CGCCCCCGACAGATGGATCTTCTGCTACTCCACCAGACATTGACAGCATAGCTGGGTTTCCAGACTCGCCACCAATGGCAGAATTACTGCCTCCTTCGGAGAAGCTTGTAGTTTGCAGAGTTTGCCCACAAGCAACTGCACAGATCAAGAAAACCAATGTTTGCAACACACTTAATTTAATATAATTCATTTACTTTCCTGGTAATAATCTAAGCACTATTCCGTTAAAGGATGGGAGAAACTGTTATCATCCTTCTATGATGATTCTTGTCTGTAGGATCCAGTTCTACCTTGACTGGAACCAATTGGAAAACATTTCCGCTAATGCCACCAAAAGAGTTAAACTCTCTCATATCAATGGGTGCTACTTCCGACAATCCAGCTTTTACCAACTGACGATTAATATCTTCTGCCATAGAAAAATAGACGGCAGAGAAACAGTTTACACTACGCCAGCAGTAGTCATGAGTGCATTCATGATTCCAATCTTTGACCTTATCAATCTTATCGAATGGATTATCCAAGACAGCAGAAAAGGCACTGATATAGGTGCTTCCCGTATGACGCTGATATAGCAAATGCAAGGCGCGTGCCGTTCGATAATTACGCTTGCCATCCTCAAAGTAATTGAGCCGGCAATCCAAGTGGAAATGAATTGCTTCATTATATAGATCCGTTGACAGCAATTGAGTAACTAGTGCGTTAACAACCGTCTCTACCTTCATACTTAGCATATTAAATAAGCTCTTCCGTTAGTCGATGGGAAACTTGACGCCATGTTCCACAGACAGCTCTTGCAAACTATTACACAGATAAGCGTGTACAGCCGCGCCTCCAGTAGAAGCAGAGGAATATCGTTTTAATGCATTGTACAATGCAATTAATTCTCCCTGCGTTAGCTTGAATTTAATGTCATAGGCATTCAACTCTTTGGCTTTCTTAACTGTGCATTTGCTACTCATATTACTCGTAGGTATCCGTTATCAGATGGGAATTTTTTCAATGCATGACTTGTGATGGTACCATTGAACCATGCCTTTACCGTTAGCATGTAATCGTTCGTGATAAGTTTCGGCTAAGCGTTGTTTTCGATAACAGATCTCGTTATGCTTAATCCTGTTTCTACAGGTACAGCATTCTGTGCCTTGCTTAGCGCCTAACTTTACCAGTTCCATAGTTATTGCTTAACTAAGTACAACTCATAGATACCCATACAGTCGTATCCACACTTAGCTGTCGATACTGTCATATAGCCTACTGCAGTACCATCATCCTTAAAGGTGACAGTGGTATCAGACTTGATAGTGCAGCCGTCACTCTGATACACGCACCCAGTATTGTCTGCCTTGCAACCATCTACCTTAACATGACAGGTTTCATCCGTATTGATTGGAAAACTTCCATCTTCCGGAATGGTAATCAAAACTGATGGTAAACCTGGACAACTACCATAGACCGGACTAAAACTTTCTACATAAGTGGCGGCGGGTTGAATGCAAAACTTAGGGGCTTCCGGAGGAGGATTATCATGATCTCCGCAACCTAACAGTAACAATCCTAGTAGTACAGCTTTCATCGAATGCTTTCAATCTCGTTAGCTAACTTGGCATAGACAATTTCGTTATAACTACCGGAAACTTTCGACAGAATGTTATGGAGAAAATCCCGCTCGCAATCATTCCGATTGCAACCATCATGAGTTTCTAAGAAATTGCTGCGATGTAGAGAATACATCTTCAACAGAATTTCCATTCCCTTTTGAGTTAACATATTATATTTATTATCCGTTATGTGATGGGAGTATACTCAGAATCGTTTATCTCAATATCGCCCAAGTCTTTTTGGAATTCTTCCAATAAGCTTGGACAGTTTTCCGTGAGACAATAGGCAAAATCATTGCCATCACATTCCCAGTTGCTACCATTGAGCGATTGACATGTCTCTTTGGCAAACTTAGCAGCACCTTCACCTTGAAGGATTGCTATGACAGCATTTTCACTGCAATCTGAATCACAAAGACTGGCTTGCATAATAAGTATCTCTACCCGTTAGAGGATGGGAGGGTTTCCTGCAGGCGTCGTTTCAATACCCGCAAGGTAGATTCCAGTTCCGTAATCATGCTAATGACAGTTTCAGTGCCACCATCTTTAGCGCCAAGCTCGGCATTAAAGCCCAAACGAAAAGCCTTATTGTAAAGACTAGTGGCTTGATCTTGAATCGAAAGAGATAGCTCACTGAAACGATCTGCTGTAATCTTCATATTAGATATGCTCCACCGTTATCAGATGGGATCAATACACTTCTAGTTTATACCAACCCTGTTCATCTATCCACACCCGTACAGGCACGTTCAAGTTAGAACATGTGTCGGTTTTACGAATCTTTCTCATGACAGCTTCCTCTGTCAATAGATCCGGCTCTACTTGAAAGACTTCCGCTGCAATGTCTTGCCACTTGTCAGGATCCAGTTCCTTACAGCAGCAGATAGCAGCATACACACTGGTAGGTGTTGCAGTAATGTCAGTTTCGTAGGGATCACATTCGCCGAAGAAGAATGTTTCACTGAAGCTTAGTTCGTAACTCATAATATATTCCGTTAGGAGATGTTGTTATCTTCTGGAACTTCCTCAATTAAAGAAAGATCTCCTCCCCTTCTAATGTAATCAGTTCCACCATCAGTGAAAATGGACTTACATCTACAGTAAACAAAGTCATGCCGATGTTTGGATTCAATAATCGTACCACACTTTTTACACTTACAGCGATTGCGCTTTTTCATTACAGGTCCTGAATATCACAGTAGCTTTCCCCAGTTTCCTCACCCCATTGGCTTCTATGTGCCAAAAGATCTCCGCTGTAATTGTAATCCCGATTGCAACCATCGCAGGTATTGGTAAAACGAGCCAATTCTACTTTGCAGCCGCAGACACACCGACCTACTGCCGGCTCGGTATAACGATGCGAAAAGTCCTGAACGTAAGGAGCATGAACCTTATGCTCGCCTGACAGACATTTCAGATAGTTATCATATGCTGCCGGCTTTTTCTGCAAAGCCACAACATCTACTTCTCCAGCTGCATTGCAGTCAAACGAGAAACCATGATGCTTGCTGGCTCCGATATAATCGAAACACAAGCTGTATTGTTCTACCTTAACACTGCGAGAATGAGAAAGAATTTCCATTGTCTTTTACTTTCTTACAATAGGAAGATAATATCCGTTACTGGATGGGTTTATTTCTTTTTTTGAAAAACCAACTGCCATGAAACCAACCGACATAAAGTGCTACTATAGAGGTAATGACTGTACGTTCCCAATAAACCAACCTAAACATCTTATATAAAAGAACGTTTAGAACAAAGAAGAATAGACCTAGTAGCAGACACCTTGTAAATCTATCCATAATTAATATACTGGTTCCGTTACAGGATGGGAACTACACCCCAAACATACTATAAGGCTTACCACTAGCGGTCAGTACAGTATGCCAGAACTTGACAACCCTGGTAGTGTAGGCACAAAACTCTTCTGTATGAGTTTTGCCATTGGACCATCCCATGGGACGATTCAGGTAGACAATACCATCTTCTACTTTAGTAATGACACAATCGGAAAAGGGAGCGCTAACAGCAGGGTTATCGATAAAGTTAACCATGCGAAGCACGGTACCTGGAACCAAGTCTGATTCTTCTGTGAGTCGAGTAAAACCATCACAGGGATATTGTTTTGCCATATTAATTGCATTCATCCGTTAGAAGATGGGATTAATATAAAAGACCCAAGACTTTTCGAATCTCAATGGCTTTATTGGTTTCACCCGCCCGATAAGCCTCATTGATTCTGTCCGCAATGTATTGCGCATTACCATGATGCGCAATATCCGTAATAGCAGGATAATGCGGATCCATGCTGCCGTTAGGTAAAACCGCACAGATAGTATAGCTGCCATTGACGGGAAACACTTTAACTTTCATATCTCTTACCTTTAGTATCAACCCGTTATGTGATGGGAGTTTGTTTTTTGCCCCGGAGGTAGTGGTACGAATGCTGCAATATGCAAAGCACATACCATATTGGGCAAAATGAAAAGGAGCAGATGCTCCTTTTCCATTCACGGCGTAACGTACTTCTTACTGACTTGCACGCCCACAATCTTATCCATGTCTGCCAAGACTGTAGAGCTTCCAGTATCAGTACTGCGATGCATTAGCAGAAAGCAAGGGACCCAACCGGTTGTAACTCCAACGGTACCGCACTCTGTACGACCATCGGGAAACCGCACCTTGATACGCTTGCCATTCTCGTAATATTGAATGAACTGTTTGGACAATCCAACATCCGAGAAATGATCTTGGAATTCCGCTTTTCGTCGCTCAATCATGCTTTGATAGTTGCGCATATTAAATACACACTTCCGTCTATGGATGGGGCTTCTGATATGTAATCTCAAATTCCGTTGGATAAGGAAACGAAGTTAAGATATGATTAGGCTCTATATCTTTCACTTGAAACCGTATCTTAGGCAGATCAAAATCTACCAAAAAACATTGATCTCCAATAAATTCAAGAGAGATACCTAACTTCTCAGCTAGATTATATAGCTTAAGAAATTTCTGATAGGTGGGATGGTTTTCTTTGAGCCTGTAAGTTTTCATTAGTGTTCCAACATTGACAGATGATCAAACTCCGAACCTAGAAACCGTCTAAAAGGTCCAGCAGTTTCCACGCATTGCTCCCACACTTTGAAAGCAGCACGGGAATCAGTATCAAGTCCAAACTCGCTGCAATACTCGTCGAATGCCATCATGCCGCAATGAGTATCAGTAATCAGACAATGAATAACGTCAGCTACATCAGGGTGGTTTGATCCTGCAACGGGAAAATTACCCCATTGTCCCAGCTTGCTATTAAAGCTGTACTTTTTCTTTCGAAGACCTTCACCTGTCTTATATAAGGGACAAGTATATCGGCGCCCCTGGAAAGACAATTCTACTTTCCACTTATTAACCTTGTAAGTACCGCTGCCTTGACTATACTTTTCAGTCTCTTCTCCTAGGTAGGTAGAAGATGCAATAGCAGCGACTTTTTTTAGGGCTTCGGATAACTGGCTCATATTAATTGTACCTAGCCGTTATAGGATGGGAACTAAAAGATAACTACAACACCATAGCTATCGGCGCTAATGTTGCCCAAATAATGCCAGACCTTAACTGCTTCACATAAAGCTGCAACGGAATTGAAAGAGCAACTCGACAATATCTTGCCAGTGGTATCGCGTATTAGATACATAGTTGTCATATTGGTTGTACCTAACCGTTACTGGATGGGATCAGGATCGTAATCTAAACAGTCTACTATGACTGTTTTTTCATATGTAGTCCATTTATCATTAACTTTTACATCATTAATGAAGTGAACCTTGATGGAAAGACAGTTATTGCAGGACCATATAATCCTTTTGCCACCAGTGCCTAATAACTCGTAATTAGCTACACGTGGAAATACATGTTCACACTTAGACATGAGGCTCAAAAAGGATTGGACCAGTTATGGTATTGCTTGGCGGTAATCTGCCGGTCTTTACACAAGCTGTCAGTGTAATCATTCCAAGCTTGAATAACAGCATGCTTATCATGTGGATATTGCTGTTTGACTGCCGGCAGTACGTTTTCTTTAAAGTCCTGCAGAGCTTGTTGCTTAGTCATATTAGACATCTTCAACCGTTACTTGATGGGAAAACTGGCAAGATTGCACAGGCATTTTAAGCCAGTCAGGCAAACTACAGCCGCGATAACCAATTAGCTTAAATTCACAGCCGCATTCCTTTTTATGCTGCTGTAAACGTTCGCTTACAATCGGAAAACAGTTTTGACACACATAGTCAATGGTGCGCCACTTGGCACACACATATTCTCCCCAACTATAAACTTGCGTTTTCTTTTGACCGCAAGAGCAAGTGGTTTTGGTAACGGGTCGAAACCATTCGTTATGGTGGTTGGTTTTTACCATTTGTCTTATACTATTATTAGTAGTCCGTTATTGGATGGGAGTAACAACATCTGCCGGAAAGATAGTTCCAGAATACTTTCCCAAGTCCCGATCCAATTGGCGAGAATCCAGAAAGACAGAAACTATCATAGCTTCACTGTAATCGGGCGGTACCATCCTTTGGTAATTAATAGTACCAAGACCATTAGGAGTGTTGACTCGCTGTCCTTTATCGAATGTCATGTTAGGTGTCTCTAACCGTTAAAGGATGGGTTAATGTATCAATTGGATACACCAGGACTTATCCAATTCTTTACCCTGGAATTCCGTGAAGGTTGTATATTCGGTGTAAATAGGAGACCGGCGCATCAAGTGAGAAAACACTTTGACATTCCAATCAATCTTGATGGTTTCCCCAGAAGCCGCGCTTTGCTGAATCAATTGCTCAGGATCCATATTGAATGCAATCAACCGTTAAAGGATGGGAAGTTTATTCAGCCGTATCGCTCGTTTTCCAAGTTACCTTCAATGATAAACTTGGCTTCCCTTAATCCGCACTTGAAAACTTCACGAACGGCTTTGATAGCAGCGATCTTTTGGGCTCCAATAGGGGTTTCCCTATTGGCACCACCCAAGTATACCTTGAACAGATCCGAAACTTGCTGCATACTGGCGCCATTAATAGTAGCTGCCGGCTTCACCAATTCCCGCTGTAGGTCAGTGTTGTGATCCTTCAGGTTAGCGATCCGATCTTCCAGGGAAGAATTCCGTTCTCGCAATGCTACTACTTCATATTGCAAGGATTCCAGTTCCGTGGTACGTTGCAGCGCTACCAATTCCTCAGTGGTACATTCGATCTTCATTGTGTATCTCAATCAGAGTATGAAACCGTTATAGGATGGGAAGCTAAAGTGTTCGGAGCTTTTAAAGCTATTCTCTAATCAGAACAACCTATGTGGATTAGTCGCCATAGATTGCGGCACCCTTACGAGTGTGTGTACCTTGACCTATTAACTTTAGCTTCATTTACGTGTATCCTTCCGTTATTAGATGGGATAATAATTTGGCTTGACGGATGGTTGGCAAGCTTATTGCAATATGCAAAGCACGTACCAACACGCGCATAAAAGAAACGGCACCATTACAGTGCCGTTATAAACTCAGACAACTACATACATCCATGTAATAGTTGTCTGTAAGGTTGCAAGCTTATTGCAACGATTAATCAACTCCAACATATTGGAATGTTCAGTAATATAAATTCCCTCTTGATAATGCCTACAAACCCTTCTCCGTTATCAGATGGGATTTAATCTATGAAGTAATCCAAACAATTAATAATAACTGGTATTACTATCGGAATTACAGCGGCAAGAATAATGCCTAACATTCAGTGATACTTACAGCCTAAGAATAAGCTTTGCACTTCAATGTAATCTTCAATCTGCTGCTTATCACAATGCAAGGACCGATCTACCACTACCTGCTTATCAGTGCCCCAGCAAGTAATATGGTGACGTTGTTCTGTTATATTATCCTCAATGGGATCGATATGACAGGAGATAACATTGTCACTGTAGTTATACCCGTTAGCATCATAAACAGGCTGTCCCCTATCGGTAGATTCCCAGGAGACATGACAGTATGCCATAATGACTAACAGGAAGATATGCATCTTGGTTCAGTGCATGCTGTGATAAGCAATGGCGGCAATGGTCCAGAACACACAGCAAGTCCAAAAGATAATGGTGCTCCCACGAACGTGGCTGGCTGGCATCAAAACCGTTTTGCTACCAGTGTCTTGAATGTTACGAGTTAGGTAATCCATATTAGTAATATCAATCCGTTAATAGATGGGAACAAGTTTGAATTAAACTTGTGCAGCAATCTGCTCTAATTGTCCTACGTAATGCAATGCCATGGCACGAGCTTTGACTAGATGGTTTCCGGTTAAGTGACGTCCCTGAAGAATCCACTTGGCATAATACGTGCCCAAACGTGCATGCGCCCCACTAAAACCAACTCCATTAGAATGCTTGGTTTCTTCTGAGGATTGTTCGTCTAGTGTCTGACGTTGATAGATAGCAACAATGGCACGCTCTACCACAACATCACGGGTTTGAATGGCAATCCTAATCTGTTCTTTATTCCAAGTCATATTAGACACCTTCAACCGTTAATGGATGGGAAACATTATGCAACCAATTAGCTGTCATTAATGTTTCCCTGCCAACTGAGCTAAACCGGAAGAAAGATAGGCAGCTATTCTAAACTGCCTATTAAGTTTTTAGAAGTAAAGGCAGAGAGAGTAAAAGCCCAGCAGGGTCGGAATCAGCAGGGCAGCCATGATGTATTGCGCGTCATTCTTGGTTACATAAAACATTGTCTTTATTCTTTCAATTAGTATCTAGGAGCCGTTATTAGATGGAAAAGTGGAAAGACTATCTTTTTCCCGCGTGAACCTTATTAATTATAGTCTTTTACGCCGCGTTCAATGATACAACCACTTACATTAACTGTTATCAGATGGGAACAGGTTTTTATGGATCCATCAACATTGGATCTTGATCATAGAAGAACATGGGGCTTTCGGCTTGCTTGACCTTTTCTCGCTTCTTATGATCTTGCCGACGATCATTACCATTACAATCGCCTGCCGGATGATAACACTCACAATCCCTACAGTACTTGTTTGACTTTGCCATGTTTCTTATATTATGTCTCTAGCCGTTACTTGATGGGATTCAATTGTTGAGAGATACGACGAAGATCGTTTTCCAGTTCTACTACCCGAACTAGATGCTCCGCGGAGTTTGCACCGTCACTGAAACTCAGGATATGGTACTTTTCTGCTTCTGCAATCTTTTGGGCATGTTGCAAGTCTCGCTTGTGATAACTAATTGTCATATCTAATTGAATGCTTCCGTTATTGGATGGGAAAGATAATAGCAAGGTTGGTATAAGGATTGCAAGATGCAAAGCCTATACCAATGTATAACATTGGAATGGGGAGAAGGTCGCCTTCTCCCCATTCCTCTCAAACTGTAATCTTATAAATTCAATCAACTATTATTAAACATTAGAGACGCCTAGCTCGGCGGGGCTCGAATCATTAAACCTCAATTATTGCTTTAGTGTAATTAATTATAATAAGTCAGATAGTTAATAGGATCCGTGCCATCAATCTCCGCCAGATCCCATAGTGTCTCTTCTAGCTTGGCGGAATAGTCATCGCCTTCCAAGTGAGGATAATTCTCATTGACCCATTCCCGGGCTCGATCCATTAACTCTTCCATATTAGAAGGATCCTTCCGTTAGAAGATGGGACTCACTGCAAAGGTTTTGGGTACTGGCACCATTCTCAGTTGCCCTTGAATGAAAAAGAAACCCGGCGTCAAACCTGCTTTTTGAGCTTGACTGAAAACCAATGAACCGGCTTTCAACATCAAAGCAGCTTCCTCATCGCCCAAACGTTTCAAGTAGGATAGTGTAGCAGGACCAACTCTCATGGTAAGAGCCTTATTCCGTTAAAGGATGGGAACAAGTTTTAGGAAAACTTGTTTTTAGAAACTCTCCACTACCACAATCTGACTAGCAGGAAAGAATTGCCGCACTGCGTTAACCTGACTGCGGGTAGTGTTGCTGGGAGCTTTACTATAATCGATAAGCTCTACCTTATCGCCATTCTTGCGGGCGATCAACATGGCGTAGGAAAACAATTCCTTACCATTGGTGCTAATGGTTTTCTCATTAGCAGCCTGCCCAGCATTGAAAGCTTGCAGAACCTTTTGAGCGTTTTTCCTCATGTTATTAATCTTCCGCCGTTAAATGATGGGGACTTACTTCGCCAGCCTAAGGTCTTTCGACATGATTGTAAACGGTACCAACCGTTATTCTTTTACAACCCGGATTAGGATCTCATCCAGTAATACTATATGGAGCTTTTCCTTTCGGTCAGCTCGGGTTTCAGTCCCCAGTTAGTTACCTTCACCCGTTATTCGATGGGACGAAGGCTTTCCCTTGCTACTACCATTCTGCTAATATAGATTCGCCTATCTGGCGAATAGAAACCTTGATCCAGTTCCACGATATAAACTGTTATGCCGACAATATGTCCCAAGCCCACAATGGTTCCAGTAATATCAGGCTTAGCAGAATCTTCTGCTAGTTCGAAGGAACGATCCAGCTTGATTCTTTTATTGAGATTCATATTAGATACCCTCAACCGTTAAACGATGGGACCTTTGCGAAAGTCTTCCGCCCATTGACTTGGCATCAATCGGAATTGTTTGGTTTTGGTATCAACTTCCAGAAATTCCAATGCAGCTGCCCTTTTGATATGTTTAGCTACACTGGAATCGTAAGAGTGCCAGCCTGGAAAACGAATGGCAAAACGAAGCAGCCGAAACAATTCTTGATTGGGCTTTTTCATTGTCTTCTCTATCGTTGAGCCAAACCAGCTTGCGCCAGAATAGCCAGAGCTTTAGCAACCAGCATCTTAGCAGAATCTAGGTTTTGCTTAGTGCGATTCATATTAATTATATTCTACCGTTATTAGATGGGAATTAGCCCGACTCTAAGGAATCGAACCTTAGTTTTAGTCAGAACATAATTCATTAATTGCCAGTGAAAGCTAATGAATTATGTTTCACTACTAACTAAAAAGGTGCCAACCAATCGGATACATAATACCTATTAATCCGTTAATAGATGGGTTGTTATTGGGGCGTGGCACGAGCCTTGCAATATGCAAAAGCCTTGCCACCCCACCAAAAAGAAAAGGGAGCCATTACAGCTCCCCTGGAATCCGTTATTAGATGGGTTGAGGATCATAGGACCCAAGCAAAACCTTTTCTCCCTTTTGCAAGATATATGCCGAACCAGCATTAGAATAGATCATCACATAGACCCGATACCAACGCTTATTCAATTGCAGCATAATATCAGTTGGAAGTTTACTCCCATATCCTGACCTAGTCCTAACTGCTAGAGGCTTAGTTCGACGCACTGCAGTAACAGACTTTTCATCTAGGTACTTCATATTAGATACACTAATCCGTTACTTGATGGGACGCTTTTTAACTCTCTTAGAGCAAAAGTATAAGCAAACCCTATGGTGGCACTCTAAACACGCTAGATCTTCTCTTGATGCTAATCGGGCTCTGCGTTGATCTTCTGTCTCTTTAGGCTCTAAACTATTCATTGGTATTAAGGACTAATACTGCCTAAGCTTCCAGTCCTAGCCGCCTTAGCTTTAGCTGTAGGAGTTACAGCGCCATTGGACTTAACTGTAATGTAACCCTCTGTTACCAATTCTTGCAATTCCTCAGCGGAAGGTTCGCAGCCCAAAAGAGGACCATGAACCCCACCCCAAGCTATGGCAGAGTGTTCCGGGTCATTGTAACGACCCCGGCGGAATTGATCCTTACGACCAGCACTATTCAACGTGACATAAACATTAATCAGATACTGAGTCCTGGCTTTCATATTAGACTCCTATCATCCGTTTAAAGATGGGCTTCTTGATTCTCCCATACACCATCACTATAATAACATTCCCAGTTTCCTAGAATTGTTACTTCTGATAGTTTGGGGCGGCAATACCAAAGCCCACCCTCAAACCAGAATTCCAAGACATCGTCATTACGATAGGCTTCCGGCAAAGCAGCAAACTCTGTTCGGCAAGCTCGGCTGAATTCTAGAGTATTCATAATTAATAATCTTTATCCGTTATCAGATGGGGAGAGCTTTACCAAGGCTTCGGATAAACGTTCGCTGCTAATGATTCCCAGATCATACAGCTTGAACAAAGCTTTAATCTTAATGAACATTACCAGCCTCCACTTAGTATGTCTTTCCGTTAATAGATGGGATATAAAAATATAACGCCTGGCAAGCTTATTGCAAGTTGCAAAGCATATGCCAAGACCAATTAAAAAAGAATGAGAACAATTAAGCTCTCATTCTTTTGGTTTAGCGACCTTGACGTTGTCGCTTGGCTGCATTGCGCAGCTTGCGACTCTCACCCTTGATGACTTTGCCCTTGCGCTTGACAATATAACAATTGAATGCTTTCATCTTTTTTATCCTTTCTAATAGATCTAATCCGTTTATTGATGGGAATTACTTAATGCCGTGTCGATTGAGAAAACCCAATATTACATCGGGAGTATACTGCACACCTTCACCATCAACTCTCAGAATCCCGCAACCTACATTGGTGACGGTAAACCTACCAAAAGAATTGGTAGTACCCTTAAAAGAATCTGCTAACTTTTCCAATCGGTCTTTTAGGTTTTGCATCTCAATAACTAGGTACAATCCGTTAATTGATGGGAATTAATCTTTAGTGAAAGTCCTAGGATTATATTCTTCCCATTCAGAACCATTCCAATATTGAATATCAATTCCAGTAGGAGCACCAGTCCAATAGTCTACCGCTTGATACTCATGTTCAAAAGTTTCACATTCAGTACCAACAGAATCTACTGCTCGGTAACTGGGATGATATGTCATATCAATAACATTCAACCGTTTATTGATGGGAGTTACTTATTTAGGGCGTATACTACAATTCCAATAATACCACCCACTACCCAATGCCCAGTAAAAAAACCTACCAGGCAAAACACCACGAAACCTAACATTACTTGCCCCAATGCAGCTTTGACAGCAACACACAACCTACTGCCACAATGGTACAAGCTGCATAGCTCATGGTTCCAATGATAGGAGCCGTGAATGCCACTTGATGAAACCAAGAATTGGCATAGGTTTGAATCAAGAAAGTCACGGCAAACAATGCCAACATCACAACAACCAACTTAAAAAGAGTATTCATATTACTTAGACCTTTCCGTTAAATGATGGGATTAAAAAATGTGGCGGTTTTAAGATACCGCCAAACTTTGTTACAATATAACTGGAAGCTTATTGCCTACTACAGTTACTGTTTGCAACGTAAAGGGGGAGGGTTTTACTTTTAGTCAGAACCCTCAGAAAAACTATACTATTAGGATCTATCCGTTATCAGATGGGAACAAGTTTAAAGCAAACTTTATGACGGTTGGCTCGAACATTGCAATATGCAAACGGCATACCAGCATCAATTAAAAAGAAAGGGAGGTAAACCTCCCTTTCAATCCCTTAAGGATTCAACCGATCCAGCTTAGCTGCAATCTGATCCACTGCCAATTCCGAATCAAACAGCACTCCAGCCAATGACTTACCATGAAAGCCATTAGCCAGATCGTCAGCTGACTGCCCAGAACACATAGCAGAAAGTTTTTTCCAGTCTGCCACTGCAATCTGGTAAGCAAAAGACAAGTCACGCTTCTTGAGATTCTGCAGGGTTGTCATACTATTAGCAGTAATCCGTTATAGGATGGGATCTCAATCAGCAACCAAAGCGCCGCTCTGATTCACAGAGTCTTTCATAATCAGCATCATCCTTTTCTTTCTGACAAAAAGCTTGCCAGGCTTCTGTCAAAGCCGGATCCTGCTGACACTTCTCTTCGTCAATCTCATCCACCACGTTTTTACCGTGACAGCGTTCGCAGAGAACGTCATATCTTCCACCATGGCGAAAATACTCTGCCTGTTCTTCTTCATCAAAGGAATCTTGGAATTCTTCTACGCTGTAAGCATAGCTACCAATATCATTGTGAAGGTGGGTTCCGTGCCCTTTACACCTTGGGCAAACTACCTTAACACTAGGGAAGGTGACTGTAATGTCTTCCCCTTCATCATTCTCATAGGTGAATTCCATATGATACCTACCTTACAATAGCTGCTTTGATTCCGTTATAGGATGGGTAGAGCTCTTTTATCTAAAAAGTCTTGGTATATTAATTGCAATAAGCAAATCCTATACCACAAAGATAAAAAGAAAAGGAGCCTTAGGCTCCTTTATTCTTTCAGTACCAGATTCCGTGGTATCCTGCTCCCGTTTCATAAATGAACTTGGGAATATCAGTTCGGAAAACTCGAACATTCAATCCCTGCTTTTCCAATTGAGCAGCTTGATTCATAACAGTAGTACCGCCGAGATCTTTCCCCTGCTCCAACCAAGAACCATTGACTTGAGACAAAATCTTGAATTGTGCCATAGTAATCTCCTTATCTCAGCTACCCGCTACATTAATCAGGTACTAACCGTTAAAAGATGGGTAAGTGCAGTGTAACTGGAATGACTGCTATGGCATGGTATAGGCTTTGCATCTTGCAGTTACTGTACCAAGACTACTAAAAGGGCTGAAAAGCTGTTCAGTGAGGCAAAATAACAGCGAAAGCAAGAAAGATGCCATAAATGATTAATAATGTTTATTAAATGATTGTAATGTAAGTATAATTAATTAATAAGACTTATAAAAGAATAATTGGTATGTTAATTGAATAATGCAGAGAGTATGCCAAACCCTGTATTGTAGCAGCAGTGAAAAGGTGGGGAGTTTGACGGTCCGAGGCGGCTGGGGACCCGGTCTACAGCTATTTTAAACACATCAAACCATCTATAAGCTCTATAATACAGTTCAAACCAATCCAAAATCTTACTTTCCTCCTTAAACCTTCTAAATCAAAGTATAACTTATCTTCTCTTTCTATCCTATTCCACCCCAAATGACAGCCAAAACATTAAAAGACATTAATTCAGCTATCTTCCCACACCCTCCCACTTTCTAACACTTTGCTCCCTTTGACAGCATCCTATGACATTATATTTTAATAAAAAGCCATTAAATTAAAATATCTATTAACAAAAGAATCTGCATCATCAAACTTTAAAGAATTAATTGGCATACATTTTACCGTTACGTATTGTTCATTCAACATATGGACATAACATTTTTCTAAGATGCAGCAAATTCTTACCTTATATTTATTACAGAAAACATAATAAACAGACCAATTATTATCATTATAGAAATAACTATCATTTTTAACAGGTAATTCTTTCATATAAAGGCTTTCATTTTATTATAATGATTAATATATTTTTCTATTATAGATTTAGCATTTGCTGCTATTACGGGTTCATGTATTACATATTCAAAGACTATAGAAAAGGGAGGATTAGCAAAGACATAAAAAGTAGGAAGAGAATTATGAATTTCCAAACGATATTCTATTAGACTATCATATTTAATAATAAGCCACCAAGAGTTTTTGTTAGAAAAGATAAAAGTATGTTTAAAATCTTTAAAACAATCATAAGTATGATCAGATTTAGAACACATTATATTACAGTGGGGGCAATTCATTTTAAATAAAAGTTAATAATTTAACCATTCGTTGGATAGACAGATAAGACTCTTCAAAAGAAGTATAAATATTCGTTGTTGTTACTTTTGTTGTATTATCAGTAAAGGTGATAAAACTACATTTATCTTCCGAGCCGATAATAGCATATAAATAATCATTAACATAGCAGTATAATGACCAACTGTTAGAAGAAGACCAAGAAGCAACATGACCAAATTCGGTACAATAATAAGAAGTAAATATGGGACTACCTAATTTTTCTTTTATTAGTGGCTGATGACAAACGGGACAAATTTTCATAGGAAGGCAGACATCTTGATATAGCGTTGTAACGTTTGATAACACTCTGAAAACGGGATAATTTTCATTTTATAGCAAGACAATTCTTCTAATGGATTCTTAGATATTTTATAAGTTTAGCTTGACAAATGGGACAATTCATTTTAGGCAAAGGCGGATATTTTTAAGAATTTTAACAAAATTTTAATAGCAGCATCAGGGGATTTTAGCGTTTCAAAGGAGATAATATTATTACTGGTATAATACGATAGCCCATAAGTTGTAGTAATTATATCCGATGGTATATGATAGAGAGCCCAATCATGATGAGAAAAAACGAAACTATGATCAAACTTAGTACATCTAAATTCATTAGAATAGAGAGTTTGACAGCTATCATAACAGAGGGGACATTTCATAATTTTATGCGCGAGGGAAGTTGCGATCGAGATATTGTATGTTGTTAAGAAAAGGGCAATAATTTTAAATATTTATGCATTACCTCTAAACTATTACACACTTGGAAGGGAGGGATTGTAAATATTTTATCATTGATTGTGATAAAATATGAATTATAATATTTTTCTAATTTAATAGTAACATCAGCATAAACAATCAGATAGAAATTTTCTGCAAACATAGAGAAAGCATGATTAATTTTTCCAGGGGAGGGAAATTATTACAGTCTCTAAACATAACAGCATACTTATCCAATTGTTTTAGACAAAATGGACATATAAGAAGATGTTTAGTTGGGATTAGCTGTAATTTGGGGGTAGCTGTAAGCCAAGCTGCTAATATTAAAGACAAGAGAAAAGTATAAAGAATAATCATAAGAAAGCTGATAAATTAATATAACGTTGCAGAATATTAAAGGGGCAGATCATGTAAAGCTTTGTAATTTAAGATATTTTTGTATACATTTAAAAGATTCATTAAAAGGAATATTGGGAATATTAATGCTTTGACTATTGGTGGAAAATTTTAAATAAAACAAACTATTTATTGTAAACAAAATGATACTGTTATATCTAACGGTCCATTCTTTTTCGTTAATAAAAACGGTATCATGCTGTTGTGAGAATTGGATACATCTAAAGAAAATTCCTGTGGGAGCTAAATATTTATATCTTTCTTCCATTTGATGGTTACAGATGGGGCAATTCATAGAAAGGCTTTCAATTTCGAAAATTTAATAAGATAATTATAACTATCTTCAAAAGATATTGCATCAATATTTAAAAAGGAGGTTTCATGTTCGCCAATTATTCTTACATAGAAGTTGGAAAGATTAGGATCATCTAGATTATGTCCTATTTGAATATTATTTAATTTTGTAAACCAGGCACCATCATCATAATGCCTAGTATCATGGTCAGGACGATAGTTACATTTATTTCTATTAAAGGTTTGCGGACCACCTTCATCTTCTTTTACATAAATCATAGGTTGATTACAAACTGGACAATTCATAAAAAAGCTTTCAATTTTAAAAGTTTTGGTGCATCTTGAAAAGACACATTATAATCTATTCTGTAATAGTGTTCTATACCTGATTCATCATTTACAATTAAACTACAACCAAATAGATGATCATATTCAATTTCCATGTTATTATGTTGCACCCACCAAGTAAGTCCATTTAAATAATAAACACAATAATGTTGCTTATTTGATTCACAGCGAAATCTTTCATCTTTATTATTTATTTTAATAAGTGTCATAGATAGCTGACAAATGGGACAATTCATGAAAAAACCAACATTTTCATATATCTATCTATAATTTCCATAATTTCACAATATTCAATTTTATCTAAATTAATTTTTATTATTTGGCGGGGCTCTTCGACTATAAAAGTATATTTATTATTAAGGGCATGGAGTTCTACATTTTCAAAAAATAAACTAAAATTAGTTGGGTTTTCAAAATAAAAATGATGAAATCCCTCTGGATTATTACCTCGACATACTCTGATGGCATCGGCGTCAGGCGTTATAAATTTATTACAAATTGGACAATGCATTGAAAATTTTATATCAGCACTACTATAATCATGATAATCGATAAAGCAATTAAAAATAATTATGCAAATGATTTAATTTTCATAAATTTATTTAATACTTCTAAAGTATTACACAATTCAAATTCTGGTAATTGGTATTCGTTTGAGCCGATCTGTAAATAAACATAATAATTATAATTAAAACCATTACTAGGACATTCTCTGCTAATTTCTATAGTAGTATTTTTATAATGTATAGAAAGAGACCAATGAAAGTCATTTATATAAACAAACCTATGATTAAATCTAACTTTATGAGAAGGATGAGGTTCAAAACAAATAGGACACATTATATAAATGCCTTCATATTTAAATATTTATCTATTACTTCTAAAGAAGAACAGGGATTAAATTGTGGTATTAAAAAGGTTTTATTTTTTATAGAAAAAATAAAATTTACAGAATTACTATCATTGTAACAGCCAACAATTATAAATTGTTCTTCTTCAAGGGTAGTGTAATATATTGCCAGCATAAAATTGTCTTCAGAAGCATAAATAAATATATGATAATAATTACTAATTGTAATTATTTCACAAGATACACCAATAATATTATTTTTAGTAGTTAATTTAGGAGAACATGGATTATTACAGATGGGACATAACATAATTAAGTAAATATATACATTTTCTTTATTTTATTAAAGAGTTCTAAGGCGTCACAATAATCTATATATGAGAAAATTATTGTATTCTTATTAAAAGTTATATGAGTTTCATTGTCAGTGGGGTAACCATCAATATTTAAATTAAGAGAAGAAACTTCTATATAATAATCTTCTAGAATATCTGGTTCAGATAAAGAAAAATAACACATAAAAATATGTTTTACTTTCTTTTCTTGTTGACAAATAAAGACGCCTTCATGAAGGTCACTTTTAGATAAATTATAGTTACAAATAGGACAAATCATAAGAAAGCAGATATTTTGTTAAATTTTTTAAAGATTAATATACAATCTTCATAAGATAAACACTTATTTAAATATAAATGTTCGGAAGAATTTACCTCTATACAACTTTTATTACTATCAAAACTATTAGAAAATTTTAGACAACTATAATTATTACCAACTAGAATTACATCAAAAATATTATAATCCTTAAATTTTATTTTAGTTTTAAAACAATTTAAACATTTAATAATGTAATTTCCTGTTCCAATACAAGACAATGTAACAGTTGAGGTTCTTTCTAAATTTTTATTACAATAATGACATTGATAGTTCATGAAAAGATAGAATATAATTTTAATTTATCAAGCACTTGATCTTTATTAGACCAAGGAAATTCTATGATAGAATCAATTTCTAAAATATTAACTTCTTCAGAAGAGTAAGCGGTCTCTTTACCATTTTTCTTAATTTCAGACCTGACAATGGATTTAGATATTCTAGTTTTATTATCTTCATAAAACATTTTGAAACAATATGGATAGATTGTTACAACCTTATATAATATTTTACTATCTTTAAAATGACAAGCAAAGTGTTTATATTCTATATATTTATTATAAGTTTCAATCCAATGGAAAGAAGACATACAAGTATATATTTCTGCATTGCCTGATCTCACTAGATTTTGTCCGCAGACTTGACAATTTATCATACTTTATATATATCACCTCATGAAAATAGAGAATATAAGTTAACTTGTTGTTTCAATTTAATTAGATTTGGAAAGTCAGGCACAATTATTTTAGGAATATTTAAAGTATAACTTATTTTATCTTTAAGAAGATTTAAAATACATTCACTTTTATAGAAATTTATTTCTATTGTTTTAGAATATTGTGGATTCAAAGGAAGTTTTACACAAAAAACTTTTTTAGAACTCTTGTCTACAATCATTTGAACATAATGATTTACTTTATTATGACAAGATCTCTCTATGTAAGAGAGAACTTTACCAATTTGATAACAAAACTTATCATTCATAATAAGGTTTCTCATCTTGCTGCCACAGATAGGACACAGCAAAGTATCATCCATATGATGGACATATAACACGATTATATTAATTTACAATATAATCTTATTTTGTCAATTAATTTAAAAGGATCCGAAAAATCTGGTTCAACATATGGAATATATGTCGTTTTTACTTCTGAGATATTTTTTCGATTATTGGTAGACTCATTACCATAAATATATAATTTCTTTTCTAAGACTAACCAATTTGCCGTTACTTTTTTATATGGATCAAGTCCGATACAAATAAAAGCAACTTCATCTTCCTTACCTTTTGTAGAAGCACAATAAAAGTAATGGCTGGCTTGAAAACAATTTTTATCCATTGCATATGTATTACCTTTGGGATATTCTTTAAAGTTATTGACTAAGGGTCCATTACATATTGGACAATTAATTGGCATTTGTTTTAATATCACTTTTATATGTAACATTATCAACTAAAATTAATTATGGTTTTCAATTTATTTAACATCTTAATATAATTATTAAAATCAAATTCCATTGCCGGAGACATAATAATTTTGGAACAATTTAAATTATTATCACAATGCTTCCAAATAAAAGTTTTATTCAAAGAATAATTGGAAGTTGCGCAAAAATTTTCCAATCTAATTTGAATATGTTTAATTACATTATCTTTGATCATTATTGAAAAATAATGAGCTGGCATAAGATCACAGGAGTAAAAGTTTTCTATAAAAGCACGACATTGTCTATTACAAATTAAGCAATGTGGATCATTTACATCAAACATATTAATATACCTGCATTACAAACATACATTATGAGTTTAATTAAAGCAACTAGACAAACAACCGTAATTTTAGATTTTAGTAATAAAGTTACTAAAAATAAAATAAAAGAATCTCTAAGAGACAACATTATATTATATACCTACTACAATAAGAATAAAAGGATTATTTTTGATAACTTTATTAAGGTAGGCGATTATAATATACAATTAGTTCTTGACGACGCTTACGATTGTAAACCTAAAAAACTTAGAGAGTTTAGTCATTTTCAAATTAGATTATTTGAATTAGGTAAAGAGATAAATATTAAAACAGATTACAGATTTAAAAAACAAAAATGGATTAAAGACAACAATGAACATCAATTAAAGATACGTGATTTAGTAGAAACCATTCTATACTGTAAAAGGCTTAATAATCTTAAGATTTTTTTATGAAAATGTAATATACGTTTTCATTTTTTTAAAGAATTGTTCTTTAGTTTTATATTTTTTCAAACTCATTGCGGTTAGTGATAGATTAAGAATAATATTAAATTCATCAGCTAAAGATATGACTGTACTATTATTTCTATAATCAGTCATTACTATAGCTGATATTTTATTAGAATTTTTTAAGTAAAAATGTTCATATTGTATGGTTAGAGGATCAAGTCTAAAAAATTTAGTATTTAATACAATTTGAGAGGATACAATAACAGAATTACATTTTAAATTTGAACATTGGCTAGTTAACCACAAAATGTTTGTTTGAAAATACTTTAGTAACTCATCTATATTGTTAGTGCTAAATCTATTATCTTTATGATGAATGATTAACTCTAGAGAATTACTATACTTAATTTTAATTGGTATAACAGTTTGTTTAGATGAAACATGACAATGTAGTCTAGAGTTATGTTGAGTTAAATTATCATAATTATTAACAATTAATTCAATATTACTATTGCAGACAAAACAAGGACTATTATATTTTATAAAATCTTTTAATAAAAGCTTATTCATATTACATCATATGCAAATAGGCACTAATAAAATCATCAATTTCTCCATCTAAAACATTATTAGTATTATTACATTCAAAATCTGTTCTATGATCTTTTACTATTTGAGTGGGACTCATAGTATAAGTTCTTATTTGAGAACCAAAAGCTACATCTTGCATAGCATCTAAATGTTTATTCTTTTCTTCTTGTTGCTTCTTTAACTCAATTTCATATAATTTAGCTTTCAACATCTTCATAGCTGTTCTTTTATTTTGATGATAATCTCTCTCACCTCTAACAGCAATATTAATCCCTGTTGGCAAGTGTTTTAATCTAACGGCACTATTAGTTTTATTTTGATGTTGTCCTCCACTACCGCCCGCCCGCATTGCAGTTATTTCTAAATCCTTATCTAAAATATTAATATCAATAGTGTCTTCTATATCTGGCATAACAGACACGGCAGCAAAGGATGTATGTCTAGTATCATTTGAACTAAATGGAGAGTTACGTATTAACCTATGTACACCAGACTCACTTTTAAAAAAACCATAAGCATAAGTACCTTCTATTCTAATAGATACTGAATCAGTACAAATAGAACTATGCTCTTCAGATGGTTTGGTGTCTAAAATTTCTACTTTGAAATTATTATTACTGGCATATCTAGCATACATACGTAAGAGCATAGTAACCCAATTTGCTGCCTCTAAACCACCAGCCCCGGCATTGATAGAGAGGATAGCAGGCAAATCATCAGACTCTTCTTTAAAAATCTGACTAATCTCAAATGCAGACAATTCTGATAGCAGAGTAGAAGATTCTTGGCTAAACGATTGTATTTCTTCTGGAAGTTCATTTACTATCTCTTTAAAAAAGAGAACCCAATTTTTAAAGTAAGTATATTTACTTATTACATCAGATATTTTTTGCCGTTCTTTCATGATACGTGCGGCAGCTTTATGATCATTCCATGTAGTAGGATCGTTACAAATATGATCAATTTCTGAAAGTCTTCTTGTAAATTCATCTATTGAGATAATTTTTTGGATAGCTTGAAATTTATCTTCACAAGCCATTATTTTTTGATATGTATTCATTGCATTAACAAATATGTCTTTAGTTTACTCTTTAACTTTGGTAGTGACATCTGACTATAATCAAAGTAAGGAAATGTAATTTTTTTGTTGGATTTTAAACTAACATATTCCATCTCATCTAGAGATGGAAATGACTGTAAAATAAAATTATCAGTCATTAGGTATTCTATAGGCGTTTCATTGGCTATTTTTCCACAATAAATATCAAAAATAAGTTCATACTTATATATATCTTTTGGCAACTCTTTATGTAAAGGACAAAATAATACCAGTTTAAATTCCCAATGTGATTTATCGCAACCTTTTATTACATAATTATTTAATAAATCTATATGTATATCAAAGTAAGATGAATTAATTAATAATATATTGTTTTTTAATAATAAAGAAGGTGTTTTTTGTAAAGAAAAACTTTCTATACAGATTTCTAAATTTGAACCACAACAGAAACAATGATTTCGGCTATTTATAAAATCATTAATAGTAATCATTTATGATAATAGAACCCAAGATTTAAATTTATTCAAAACTTTAGAATGATTAGTAAAATCAGGATAATATTCTAAAATATCAAATTCTTTAAAGAAGGATGGTTCTATATTGTTTTCTTTAGAGTCATTAAAATAAAATAGAGTTTTTTGAGTTCCATAATTATAAATCAAAGAATATTTATTATTATCTTCTAATAGAGAGAACATTTCTAAATGACATGAACTTGAATTATAATTTGTTAGGGTTAAATTATCGTCTTTATAATTAAAAGAAAGAATACTGGATAATTTATAATAACATGCATTAAACCCGTCAACATTATAGCTATTAATAGAATAGCTTGTTTCATTATAAAATGAAGATAGATTACAAATATAAAAAAAACTTATATTAGATTTAATTATAGTTTTAAATAAATTCTCAGAAGAGAAAGTAAAATCAAATTTATTATCATCCATTAATTTAATTACAAAATTGTCAGTTTTATTCACACTTGAGTGTAATAAAAACATTTTATCTCTTAATGGATAAAAATTAAGTTTTCTTTTTTTATTTGCAACATAATTGTTATTGCATTTAAAAGTTCCTATTTCACCTACTATTGCATATAAAGACAATTTTTTATTACAAATTGGGCACGTTTTACCATGCTCTAAAAAATTTGAAGATAACATGCCACTACATATAGCATTAGGAGAAAATAATTAATTTTTGTAAACGATTAAAAATATAATTAATATTTTGTTTTTCTAGTGTAATTAATGGCACTTTAATCAATTCATCATTAACATCATTTAATAATGTTGTTGTATTTTGATAATAATTATTCATTATCCAATATTTTTCTTTATAATTACAAGTAATATCATTTAAATTACTATGTAATATTTTTTGATCATATAAATCAATATGAATATCTATAGAGTACGCAAACTTATCACAATTCTTACATTTTATTATAGTTGTAAAACAATCATTATATCCATATATATTTTTAAAATCATCAACATCATTATTATAAAAAAGTAACTCTTCCGGTTCATAATTTATATATACAGACTCTGAAATTGGATCTACAACAAGTCTATCCATCTTGTCAAGATTAAATACTAAATTGAAACCACAATTATTATAAGCTGGTTGGTAATTAAATCCATCATTATTTATAGACATATTACCATCACATAAAATACATGTTCCGTAATAATATAATCCATCCAAGATTTTATTAAATATCATGATTCATAAAATTCTTCATATACTTTTTGTGTCAATCCAGCATCTATAAGAATAGGTTTATTATCTTTAGATCCCCAAGATGATATTTTGGATAAATCACCGGGCATTAATTTAAATTTTTTACCTATTTCTAACATTTCTACATACAAAGGATGTTTGGACACCTTATCAAAACAGTCAGGTTTATCTTTATCAGTATTTCCTGATACTGATTTTAAACCATACCTAATACAATTACTAAAATCATTAAAAGATAATGTTGTCATCTTTTTAAAATCTCTTTCAGTAATCTTATCTAAATATGGAACCTCTATCCAAGCATCATTTTTAGCTCGTTTAAGTACTTTATTAATATACTTAGATTTCATTTTAGGATTAGACTCTGCTTCATTTTGAGCCAATCCTTTTTCATTTTTTGCTAACTTAAGGATAGTTTTATCAGGTGTCAAGTACACAATCCTGGATGAGCCGGAAGATAAATTTTTTAAATTGGCGTTGGCATATCTTTTGCGAGCATTAAATGATTCTAATGCCTCTAAGTTTTTAAGTATTTTAGAAGTATCTTTAGAATTTTCTGGTAGTTTTTCTTTCATTGCTATTGAATAGAATGCTATAGCAAATCTTAGAAGTTTCTTTGAATTCATAAATAGATACTAGGTTATTAATAATTTATAAATTATTATGATCAGTATCAATGTCTACTCCCCTATAGATCCCCTCAACACATGTCGAGAAAAAGTTCGTTTAATTAAAAGAAAAAGGCGCTATGATTAAATAACGCCTTTAAGATAAGTATTTATTAAACAACTATCATCAAACCTAATATGATAGTGAGACTAACCTAATTCTCTATGTTTTTATATTTTTGAGTCAGGATTTTCTGGAACTCCACGTCCAGAATTAAGAGCACTTACTAAGTCTAGATCATTATAATCGAGTGTATTGTAGGCATTTTGTAATGATTTTGCAATTTCCATTCTGGCGAAATAACTTTGTAAATCATTGTTGTGTTGTAATGCTTTAAAATGATTTTGCAATGATTTTACATATTCATTAATATTTTTTAGTTCAGCAGCTCTATTTGGACTATTTGGTAATTTTTCTATTTTATTATTCAATATTTTAGATAATGACTTTGCTTCTTCATTTTTTGATTTTACCATATGTTTTGTATTAGCTACTGGAGTAGGCTCTGAGTTAGTATGATAATTTGCATTTTCTGTTGGTGCATCATCTACTGGAAATTTATTTGACCAAGCTTTTATATAATCTATTTGTTGTTTTACAACTTTCATAGCTGTTCCAAGTACTGGGAATACTGATTGTAACCAAGCAGATTTAGCATCACCTCCCATATTACCTAAATTATTTACAGTTGATAATTGAAGCAAAGCTTGATATACTTGTGGTAAAGTATCTGCATCAAAAGTATTAATAGATCTAATTACTTGATAAGGACTTCGTAGCCCTGGAGGTAATCCACGAATTTGACCACCCGGAAGATCTTCTTGTTTTTCAGCATCATTATTAATCCAATTTTGTACTGCATTTTTAACAGAATTGATATTAGCAGTTAAATCCTTATCTGAAACAGATTGATAATCTTGAGATAAAGATTGTAAAAAGTCTAATCTATCTCCATAGATAGACAATTTTTCATAAACGTCTACTTTACTAAACAATGCATCAAACTTTGACATAAAACACCTTTATGATGAAACTTATAAAACATACTTTATTATGCCATAAATAAATTTTATTTTCTATTTATAAAGGCTTGATTATTAAAAATATTGTCAGGATTTTTACAATGTACGCCAGTAGTATCATTAGCATACCATTCAATACCAATAATTCCTCTAAATCCATTACAATGTTGATGGCAAAAACATCCACAATTTAATCTTGGACCGCAAGGTAATTGTGGCAAAATAGTAACATATTGAGAATTAGCTCCACGTAAAAGAGCATAAATATTTAATCTATCTAATGATAAAGTTAATTTGGGAGGACCTAAATTATTTTTTTCAACAGTAGCTAGCCTTTGTTTTAAAAATACAACCACGTCAGCAAGGTTATAGTTAGGATAAGGGTAGAATTCATCTCGGATGACTAGAACCCTGGCACCATTTAAATGAATTTGATCTGGAAAAGTAGGATCAATTGCTACTACATCATCAAATTGTTTTCCAGTAATTATTTGATTAATATAAAGTTGTGAGCGTAATGTCGCCTTAGAGGTGTCATTTAAATCAGAATTTATAAATATGATGGCAGGTGGCAATTGCATAAATTAATGTGTAAATATTAGGATAATTATGAAAAATGGAATAGTTACAGATGAATATGGAGATTATTATTATGAGAATGACTTATTACATCGTTTAGATGGTCCAGCAGTAGAATATAAAGATGGTGGAAAAGAATATTGGGTAAAAGGCAAAAAACATAGAATAAATGGTCCTGCAATTGAATTAGATGATGAAATTAAATTCTATTATAAAGGATATTTAATAGATGTTAATTCTTTGAATGATTTTCAAATAATTGTACAAAATATGTTTAAACCTTTGGAATTAAAAGCATTTTGGTAATAATTAATTAAAAATTTCATAGGATATAGACGATCGAATCAAATTAACAGGAAAGTATTAATGTCAGAAATTCCAAATTTTAAGTTTGCATTAAGAGAAGATCTAAAAAATAATAAAGAGTTTTTACCAACAAAAGCAGAGCCACATGCCACAGGATGGGATGTAAGAGCAGCCACAAGTTTATCGCTTTCTCCTTTTGAGAAAGCTATTATTCCATTAGGTTTTAGAACTTTTTGCCCAGAGGGTTGGTGGTTTGAATTAAAGCCAAGATCTTCAACATTTGGTAAAAAACGATTGCACTGTTTATATGGTACAATCGATGAAACCTATGAAGGAGAATTATTATTAGCTTGCCAATATATACCTGAAGCTATTATTTGTACTAATAATGAAACTTCATTTAGTAATAGTAAAAAGTTAGAAATTAATTTTGGGGATGCCTTGGGGCAAATTATTCCTGTCAAAAGAAAAGAAATGATTGTTGAAGAAATATCAAATGAAGAATATGATGTCTTGTGTAAAAATAGGAATGCTAGTCGTGGAGCTAGTGGATTTGGTAGTACAGGAAAGTAAAATGAAAGATAAACAAGATATAATTAATAATCCATCCCAATTTGACGAAGTTAAAATAAAATGGGAATCAACAGCATCACAAGATTTAAATTCTCCGTTGGTTCAACCAGAAGAATTAGATGTAATTAAACAGTTTTATAATGATAATACAGATTTAAAAAATAAAGAACAAGATCCTTTCAACTATGATCCATCTGAGCCTTGGATTCAAACTTATACGGGTTTAAGATTTACACCTTTGAATCCAAATCCTGATACAATTGTAATTCAAGATATAGCTCATGCTCTTGCCATGACATGTCGATTTTCTGGTCATATTAAAAAATTTTATTGTGTTACTCCAGATACAAAAGTTTTAACGGCAGATTTAACTTGGAAGCCGGCGGGCGAACTTAAAAATTTTGAACAATTAATTGGATTTGATGAAAATACTGGAGTTGATGGTTTAAAAAAAAATAATAGGGAGAGTCGTAGAAAATTAGATAACTCATATGTTCTACATACAGGCATAATAAAAAGACATGTATTTGCCCTTCATTTATCAGATGGAACTATTTTAAAATCATCTGCTGAACATCCTTGGCTTATTTGTTCTAAAAAATCTAGAAATCAATTTTGGGAAACAACCGAAGGAATTGTAAAAGCAGTAAAGTCAGGCAAACAAAGATTTATGCTTAAATTTATTGATGTGTGGAAAGAAGATCCCCTAAATTATGAGTTAGCTTATTTAGAAGGAATATTTGATGGTGAAGCAACTATTTCAGCAAAAAAGAAAGGTTTTGTTATTTCAATTGCTCAAAATGAGGGAGAAATTTTAAACAAAATAAAAAAATTATTAGATAATAATAAAGTGCCCAATTCACAATATAAAACAAATAAAAATTGTAAAAATATTACTTTAACTGGTAAATGGTTTACTAAATTACAATCTCTTGGAAAAATTAAAAGTAAAAGATTAATAAATAACTTTAAAAATAGTTTAAAAAATGGTGATTGGCGTAAAGAATTTGATAGCATTAATATGTCCGAGATTCTAAAAATAGAAGATCTTGGTGTTCAAGAAGTAGTAGCTTTAGAAACAAGCTCTAAAACATATTTTGCTGAAGGTTACGGTGCACATAACTCTGTAGCTCAACATTCTGTTTTAGTCAGTCATTTATGTGATAGTGCACATGCATTACACGGTTTGTTGCATGATGCTTCTGAAGCATATTTAATAGATTTACCGAGCCCATTAAAAAGATCTGGTAAGTTTAATATATTTAAAGAATATGAAAACTCTTTACAAGAAACTATTTATAAGAAATTTGGTTTATCACAAAATGAACCACAAAGCGTTAAATTTGCCGATACAAAAATGTTATACACTGAAGCTAGAGATTTATTTAAAACTCTTCGTTCAGATTGGGAAATAAAAAAAGAAGCCTACCCATTTATAATAGATCCATTGCCTCCTCAACAAGCAAAAGATCTATTTATGAAGAGATTTTACGAATTAACGGGTACACCCGAGACTTATTATAATCATTATTTAAAGTATGAGTATAATGATATAAATAATAGATGAAACAAGATAAATTACAACCTCCCCAAAAGTTCTATTTTGATGTAAAAGTTGAATGTATGCTACCAGCCACTGTTACTTATAGAGTTTTAGCAGAAACACCAGAGCAAGCAGCTGAATTATATAAACATCACTCCCCAGTAGGAGTTAAACACAAATTAGCTGGAAAAAAAGAATTAAAATTAGCTGTTTACTCAGCAGGTAGTAATTTAATTAAATTCATTAGGAAACTATTTTAAATGTATAATCAAAATTTATCTTTAGTTCTTACCAAAACTGGTGTTGGAGTTTTTACTAATATTAAAATTCCTGCAAATTCAATTGTTTTAGAGTTTGGTGGCGACTTACATGATAATAAAAAAATACCTCAACCAGAAGTATTACAAATAGGTCCAAATTATTATTTATCTCCTTCAGGAAATATTGGAGATGCTGTTAGACATAATTGTAACCCCAATTGCTATCTACATATAGTAGGCAAACGAGCCTTTTTATATTCAACATATGTTATTGAGCCAAATACAGAAATCACATTTGATTATTCCACTAGTTCTACTGATACGTTAGATAGTTGGACCATGCAATGCAATTGTGGTTCATTTAATTGTAGAAAAGTTATTAGTGGCTTACAATATCTAGACCCTCTACTACAAGAGGAATATAAACAAAAGGGCATTATTCCGCTTTTTATGATAACAAATATTTTTATGAAAAAATGAGTGTAGATTTAAATAAAGAAGCCTATTTAATTGAATATTATTTTCCTAAGATAATTGAATGTCATAGTTGTAAAATACAATATAAATGTATTTGCCTATATGATAATTTTCATTATATTTGTTTAGGTTGTGGGAGCCGTCAGATGAGATATCATCCTCCCTATAAAGAAAAAATAATTAGAAATTATTGTGTAAAATATGCACATTACGTTGAGTGGTATAGAGACACAAAGCTGCATAATGAGAATGGTCCGGCAGTGGAATTTACAATAGAACCATATAATAAATTATGGTATATTGATGGAAATAGGGTGCTCGTTGAATCTAATGAAGAACTATTAAATTCAATTGAATATAAGAAATTTAAATTAAAAGCATTTTTATGAATGAAATAATTAATTTAATTAAAATAGGTACTTATTTTTATCCCGATCATTCCTCTTATTATCCACACTGGAAAGCTTATATATTAGATATATATGAGGATGGATATCAAATCTGCAGGCTTGACAATGTCATTTATGCAGGATATGAATTAGTTATTTGTTTAGATAAAATTAATGAAGTGCAATTTTGGGCTTATGGACAAAGATTTTTTTCGGAAGAAGAGATGAAAAGAGCTTGTAAAAATAAAGTATTTTGGTAAATATGACCACATTTATTGGTGTAAGAAACGGATCTCTCATTCCTAAAGAATATTGGAATAATAAAAATGAAATAAATTGGGAGACATATTGCTGGTATACTTGCAAATGGACTATAATTACTGATGTGTTACCTACAGATTTTGTTTCTTTAGCAGATAAAGAAAGTTTAGAAGAAGTTAAAAATTATATTTCCTCACATTTATCTAAATATAAAGATACTATCACATTTATTTATAGTGAAGGTAATTTAAGTTTTTCCACCATTAGAAGAATAAAATAGAAAAAGTAATAAGGAATTAAATATGAGTAATTTACAATATTATGTGATCGATACGGAAACAACAGGGCTAAAATCTGGTTATCACGAAATGACTGAAATTGGTATTATTAGATGTACTGATCGTGTACAATTATGGAGACAGATTAAAGCAGAATATCCTGAACGAGCCAATTTTGATGCTTTAGCCATAACGAAGAAAACATTAGCTGATTTAGAAAAGGGACATACAAAAGGAGAAGTAGTAGAAGAATGTGAAAAATTTTTTAATGAAGATGGCTTGACTTCGGCGCATCGCATTATTATAGCTCATAATGCGCCATTCGACAGAAAATTCCTTCATGCTTTATGGGAACAAATGGGAAAAAGATTTCCAGCAGATCTTTGGTTAGACACTATGTCTTTGACTAGAGAATATGCTAAAAAAATTGGTTTAGTTAAACCCAAAGTAAATTTACATGCAAGTTGTGAAATTGCGGGGATAAAAAAGTTTTCGGACGCCCATAACGCAAAAGTGGACAGTAGGAATACATATCTATTACACAAAGATTTAGTTGAAAATAAAAAGGTAGATTACTTACCATTTATTAAAACAGCAATTCATACAATTAACTTAGACTCTTCAACTGATGAAGAAGGTTTAGATCTTTCTTTATTAGAGTAACATGCACTATCTTCTATTATTACACGTCATAAGTTCATTAATTTTAGTAAACACTATCATTCAAGGAAACCAAGTAATTGGTAATAAATTATCAATTCATAATTTACCATATTTTTTGCTGGGCGCAATAATATTATTTATTATAATGAAGGCAACTTTTATAAATCCTTTTGGATTTTTTATAATAGGATTATTAGTTGCTATAGTGGTATGGTTTATAACAGCTGGTTTATCTTCATCTCCATATTTTACCATAACTAGAAGGGTAGTGTTTTCAATTTTATTATCTTTTGGTTGGGCACACTTTTTAGCATTCCTAGTTTACTATTTAGTAAATGAAGATAAATTTAATGAAAAGCTTAAGTCTGGAATCAATTCACCATAATATACAAAAACAAATACTACTCGCTGAATCTTATACAGAATGTAAAGGTTTGTCATTTATTATTAAATCTTGTAGATTAGTACCTATTGATTATCTAAAAGACCGGAATCCAAAAATAGTTTTAAAAAGACATTGGATAGATGAATTTGGTAATTCATTCATTATTACAAAGAATAAAAAAATCAAAATCATTTATAATGATCTATCTTTGGATAGAGATAAGATTAATTGTACAGACTTATACTATGGTTTATCTTTATCAAATATGATAAAGATAAGTAAATTAGCCTATTTGTGTGCCGGATTTGATGATGATACTTTGGAAGAGAGAAATTATATTTGTTTATTAGGAATAGATAATTATTTTAGAACTTATTTTTTTGACGGAGAATGGAATCAAATTTCTACTCTTCATTTAGGTATTAATAATTTAAAGTTTATAGCAGCAAAAACAGACATTAAATATTTTTTAAGTTTAGACAATTTAAAAAATATACCATTCCCTTGTCTTCGAGCCAGCCAATGGCTAACATTACTACCACCAAACCAAACTTGTATTGATCTGATAAAAAAGGATTATCCTAATTTATCAAGTGTTTTTAAATAAATGTTTTATGTATATATCATTCAAAATTTAATTAATTATAAATTATATGTAGGAAGAACTAATGACTCCGCCAGACGATGGAGTGATCATAGGTCAATTGTTAAAAATACAAAATCTAAAAATTATAGTAGTATTCATGCCGCTATAAATAAGTATGGTATTGAAAATTTCAAATTTATGGTAATAGAGTCATTTTCTGAAGAAAATGATATGATTGAAGCTGAAATGTTTTGGATAGAATTTTTCCGTTCGAAAATTGAAGGATATAATGAAGATTTTGGTGGTAGAGGAGCATTAAGTGGAAATAAAAATCCAATGTATGGAAAAACACATACACCTGAAGCAAAAATAAAAATGTCAGAACAGAGATCAGGCAGCGGAAATGTAATGTTTGGAAAAAATCACTCAGATGAAGCGAAAATTAAAATGTCTAATATCGCAAAATTATCACATCAAGGAGAGGATAATCCACGGGCGCTATTATCAAATGATGAAATAAGACAAATAAGAATTGACTTTAATCTAGGATTATCTTATAAAGAATTGGCTATGAAATTTAAGATTAAACGGACGGAAGTTATTAGAAGAATTATTAAAAAACAAACATATAAGGAAGTAATATGAATATTGAAAGAGAACGTCTTGAGCTTGAAGGTGTTGTTGTTGATTCAAATAAAGGCAGATTCAAAGTAGATGTTGGAGATAATAATATTGTGCTTTGTACCTTATCTGGTAAAATAAGACAAAATTCAGTTAGAATTTTAGTAGGAGACTCTGTTAAAATTGAGGTTTCTGAGTATGATATGACTATGGGTCGTATTGTTTATAGAATAAAAGGCAATTAATAGTGATTTGTGTGGTATGTGGATCGGAAATGAAACCAGTGATGTATAGCAACATAGAATGTCTTGAATGTAAAAATAGCAATCATAATTTTCTATATGCTAAAAAAAATGATTATGTATTAAGTTTATTTTGTAAAAATTTAGAATTTTCTGTAGAAACTAGTGGGCGTTATAATTATTTTACTATATGGGAGAAAAATCTACCCATCTTGGAAATGAAATTAGAAAAATTTGAGGTTAGTGATTCGTTTTTAATATGCAAAAGAAATATGGAAAAATATTTAAAGCTTTTAGCATTTACATGAATTGCCCATATTGTAATAATGAACTTACTATAAAGTATTTTGAGGGATTTATATGTAAGGATAAGCATCATTGTTTTGTTATTGAGAGATTTAAATCTTCCCAAGAACATACTCTTTATTTGTATTCTAAAAACCAAAAATTTTGCTTAATGAAGACTTCATCGAATTCTTGTATATTTTCTACGTTAGATAGCTCAAATAACTATATTAAAGTTCCTGATTTTAATGTATCAGATATGGGAAGGATAATTAAAAAATACGCCAAACTACTAGTGTTTACGTAAAATCACCAAATTCATTTAAAAAAGCATCAATTCTATCGTAAAGCTTTTGACGATCAACTTTTTTATTATTTGGTTCTTTTATAGAATCATTGATCTGATAAACAGTAACTCCCTTATGCCATCCATTTGGTCCACCTTTAAATCCTGGTGGATGATAGTGTGGCTCTAACCTAGCCATATACTTAATACCTTCTATGCTAAAAGGGATAAGCGTTCCAAAATCATTTCCTAATAATGATTTGGCTATTCTTGCAACTTCAGCTGAAGGGGCTGTTAAAGGCTTAAATCCTGCTGGTGGACCTTTAGGAGCACCATTAGGTCCAGGACCAATTTGGTTATCCGATGGTAAATAAGGATTACCCATAATAACATTTTCATTAGACATTATTGATAAAACCCTTTCGCATCATAAGAGCCTTCATGACTGATTAAATGACATAAACTAGGATCATTTAGCACATCATAAATATTTTTAACCTGACCATTAACAATTACATCTTGAGCAATTAATCTTATTCCATGAGAATAGTCGCGGTAGTGTACATTATGACTCGAACTATTAGGTAATGGTCCTTGAATGGGGGTTCCATTAAGATGAAACCATCCATAAATAACAACATTATCTTTTTTTGTCAATAAAATTTTATCAAAGATAACGTCTTTTTTATGTCCAGATACTAATTCGCCACGTGGTTTGCCAATTAATTGTTTTTCAATTTTATTATTATGATCTAAATAAGTTTGGCTGGCTAACATACTCATATCATAAGGTGGACCTTTTGGTTGTGGCTCTATTTTAATAGTGGCTGCCTTCCAAATCTGATCACACATTTTCTTAGTTGGCAAAATACAATTATATTTATCACATATTTTTTTAGCAGTTAATGGGTTCATTGGCATTCTAACAAAATCATCATCACTACCAATAGAAAAGACATCAGGCATAACCAAATAAGTTATATTATCAGTATTTTCAACAATAGATATGCTAACAAAATTTCTTAAAAAGGAAGGTATATTTCCTTTCAATGCCTCTTTTATAATATTATCTTCTCTATTTTGTCCATTATCATTAATGTTATCAGTGATAAATTGTTTACCGCCAACACAGTTGATATCTCTATCTGGTATTAAGTGACCCATAATTATCTCACTTTAACAAATCTGGCATTATTGTAGGAACATAAAGGTCATCTGTATAATTAGAAGTAATATAATTGCTACTTAACCATGCATGACCACTATTTCCCCAGCTACTGCTCCAAGAATTTCTAATACAAAACTCTTTATTATTGTTCTTGGTTCTAACTCCTACGATAACCATTGCGTGCCCACCTACATAATTGGTAGGTTCAGGAAAAGCATCGTCGCCGCCACCAAAGTTAGCAAAATCTTGATTTACTTTAGTTCCAAAAATAACTGGATGATTTGCTCGTAAAGCAGTTTCAATATCATTTAATCTGTATTGATCTAAGGTTCTTATTTTATAATAATTATCGATCTTTAATGTATTATCATCTGCTTCTTTATAAGACACAATATTAGGTTGAGCAAATACTTTGTTAGGATCATATCCCCAAGTTGTTTCTTCGCAAACACCATATTGAGATAAAGAATCCATGGCATACATAACGTATGTGCCTTCATCTTTATCTGTATCTTTGCTATATAAGCGAGCATTCCAATAGATAAACAATCTGCTTAATTGTTTTACTTTATTTGGATTTTCTAAACCTTTGATAATTTCAAAAGCATCTGCGGTAGCATTGGCAACACAAGAGCTAAGGGGTCCTTGATCACTAATTGGAGTATACTCGGGAATCATATATAAATCTGATGTATTACTTGCCCCTAATTTCTTTAAAGTATCACTGGGTACAAAAGTCTCTATTTTAGCATCTCTTTGAACAGCTAGAGGGTGATGTGGGTTAGTGTGGTCTTTTACAAATATGCAGCCATTTAATTTCATCATGTTATCCTCACTTTGATCCAGTACAAGAATCTATTTCCCCACAAGATTTAACTTCAGATAAACATTTTGGATTTAATGATACGCCATCATTTTGTTTATCTTGACAAAATTGACTAAAAGATTTACCCTTTTTAGTTGGAGCAACTACTGCACAACAATATGAATTTGTTTGTGGGTCAGATTTACACATTTGTGTTAAATGATCTTCTGCTGATTGACACATTCCGGTATCTGTAGGAATTGGAGTTGGTTTAGGCGGTACAGGATCTGATCCAATTGTTGGAGTACAATCATGCAGAGCAAATAAAGATAATAATATAATGGTTCCTTTTATCATAATAACCTCATAAAAATGCAATGAAAGCCATATAATTAATTTTTGTTAATTAATTATTTTAAATTATAGTTAGATATTTTATAATATATTGAATCTATTGCAAAAATAAGATGATGATATATCTTTCCTGGTGTCACAATTCGGAGAGTTTAATGATTAAAGACGGTCTTGTATTTGATGATGTTTTAATGGTCCCTAAACATTCAACATTAAAAAGTCGTTCACAGGTAGACATATCAGTTAAAATTGGTAATTATACTTACGAACATCCAATTATTCCAGCTAATATGAAAACCATCACTGGAATGGAAATGGCAGCACAAATTGCTGAAACTAAAGGATTAGCCATTCTTCATAGATTCATGCCGTTAGAAGATCAAATAAGAATAACAAAAGATTTAATCCATCGTTATGGACCGCAATATATCGGAGTTTCGGTTGGCGTTAAAAGTAATGACAGAGAGATTGTTGATATGTTTAGTGAGGTTGGAGTTAAGATCATTTGCATTGATATTGCTCATGGAGATTCTTCTCATTGTGTGGAAATGATTTCTTGGATTAAAAATAAATATTCCGATACTATTGTAATTGCAGGAAATGTTGCTACTGGTTCTGGGGCTAGAAATTTATGGGAAGCTGGAGCTGATGTAATAAAAATTGGGGTGGGTCCAGGTTCACTTTGTACTACAAGAATTGAAACAGGTAATGGTGTGCCTCAATTAACAGCTATTATGGAAGTGGCTGAAGTTAAAAAACAAATGATTGTTCGTGCTAGGGCTGCTGGATTAAATAGAGATTTTCCTTTTATTGCTGATGGTGGAATTAAAAATTCCGGAGATCTCACCAAAGCATTATGTTTTGCAGATATGGTAATGTCTGGGAATCTTTTTGCAGGCTGTGAAGAAACTCCAGGAGAAATTATATTGGTTAATGGAACTCCACACAAACAATATGTGGGAAGCTCAACTCACAAAGCCAACCATATAGAGGGGGTGGCGGCTTTTGTTGATTGTAAGGGTAAATTTAAAGATGTTTTAAATAAGTTGTTAGAGGGTGTTCGTTCCGGATGCTCTTATCAAGGATCTTCCAACTTGACACAATTAAAAGAAGATCCACAGTTTGTTAGAATTACGAATGCTGGTTTGAGAGAATCTCTTCCACACGATGTTAAATTATGAGGTATAAAAATGAATACATATTTTAGAGTAGTATTAGCTATATTGACACTTATCACTTTTCTTGCCCTAGTAGCTGGTTTTGTCTGGGGAATAGTAGTTAAAATTCCAATTATGGTTTTGGTTTGTTTTATGATTGCACTAGGAACTAGTGTTTTTGTTTACAAAGATTTTTTGTATTTTTTCGGTAAAAATAATGATAAAGAGTAAGTTAACTAAATACTTAATATTATTTTTAATAATTTTTGCATATCATGCTGGTATTAATGTAATAGTTGCAGGTGCCGCTAGATCATTTGGGGCTGATTGGATTGTAACATTAATTATTTGTGCTTTTGCTACGGCTTTAATTTCCTTTGCTTCTGTTTATTCAGATTCTTTGAGTAAAGAAAGAGAAAGATAATGCAAGATTGCTTTGAAGAAAAAGAATATTTAAAATTATTAAAAAATATTGTTGAGAATGGTTCTGAGAGAAAAGATAGAACGGGCATTGGAACTCGTTCTATCTTTGGAACTCAATTGCGCTTCTCTTTAAAAAATAATAAAATTCCAATGTTAACTACCAAGAAAATGTTTTCTAAGGGAGTTATTGAGGAACTATTATTTTTCTTACGGGGCGATACAGACACCAAGCAATTAGAGGCTAAGGGAGTTAATATTTGGAAAGGTAATACTACCAGAGAATTTTTAGATAAGCGTGGGCTAACTCACTTACCAGAAGGTGATATGGGTAAAGGTTATGGATATCAATGGCGTAATTTTGATGGAGGCGCCCACAAAGTATGTTTTGAAGGCAACAAACATTACACAGCTGTGTCTTTTGATGGAACTGATCAATTAGCTAATCTAATAGATGGTCTTAAAAAAGATCCAAACGGACGGCGTCACATTATCTCTGCTTGGAATCCAAACCAATTAGAACAAATGGCACTTCCGCCATGTCATATCCTCGCTCAATACTATGTAGATAATGGACAACTATCATCTCATTTTTATATGCGTTCAGTTGATACCTTTTTAGGTTTACCATTTAATATTATGAGCTATGCTATAATGAATCATATTATAGCCAAAACAGTAGGCTTAATATCTAAAGAATTAATATTTAGTGGCGGTGATACTCATATTTATTTAAACCATCAAGAACAAGTAAATGAACAAATATCTAGGGAGCCTTATGCGTTTCCTATGTTAGAAATTAATAAAGATTTAAATTCAGTAGCAGATATTGAATTATTGTCTTTTGAAGATTTTAAAATAAACGGATATATAAGCCATCCAGCCATTAAAGCAGTTATGGCAATATGAAGTCAGTTATATTATATTCAGCACATAATGAATATCTTACTATACTTTCTTCTGATGAATCTGCTGAAGTGAATGTTTATAAAGATAAAATAATTATATGTAAAGGCACAGTTCAAAACTTTGTTGAACTGTTATTTAAATATTTCTTTTTAAGTGAATCCGCCAATAAAGCAAGACATAATATAAATCCTGAAGTAATTATTTATAATAACCTTGTTTTAAATTTAAAAAACTATACTGTAAAATGTAGAAGTGAATGCCCTGAATGGTGGGATGAATTTCAAGAAAAAGTAGAAAAATATAGAAAACTTTTAATATTTATGTGAGCTAATATGATTAAAATGATTGCTGCTGTAACTAGTAATGGAGTAATTGGTGTGGATGGTAAAATTCCCTTCAATTATCCTGCTGACATGAAACTTTTTAAAAGTCTTACTATTAATTCTATAGTAGTTATGGGTAGAAAAACTTTTGAGAGTATAGGAAAGCCTCTGCCTAAAAGAAGAAATATAGTTGTTAGTTCGACACCTATTGAAAATATAGAAGTATATCCATCTTTATTTACAGCATTAGATAATTTAAATCATAGTGCAGAAATTTGGTTAATTGGTGGAGCTCAGATATATCAAGAAGGCATGAAATATGCACAAGAGATTCATTTAACTATTACTCCAGATGAAGAAAAAAATTCTAATTCAGTCAAGTTTCCATGGATAGATCCAACAGTTTTTAAGTTAGATTCTTGGGAATATCTTTATGATGCTCCTACATTAAAATATTGTATATATAAAAGAATATAATAAATGAAACAGATTTCTGATGTAAGAGATTATACTAATCCAAATGGTAATGGATTTGTACTAATTAATTATGACGATGATACTCAAAAGTTTGAGTATTCAAATGGTGATTTTATTTGTGCAAAAATCATAACATATGAGAATGGCATTAAGGACTCTTACAAACATAGTTTGGTTGGTCCTGCCGTTAGTTATAGTTATAAAAAAGAATGGTGGATTGAAGGAAATAAATTAAATTGTTCTTCTCAAGAAGAGTTTGAAAAACTTTTAAAATTAAAAGCATTTTGGTAACTATGAAAATTTATACTCTTTTTAGTATTATAAAGAAATGGTGGTATACTTCAAGAGAAGATTTAGACTTTAAATACATTTATTTATATAAAGGTAAAATTCATAGAGATGATGCTCCTGCAGTTATTTGGAATAGTGGTAGAGTTGAATTTTATTCAAATGGCAAAAGACACAGAATAGATGGTCCAGCTGTCATTGATGAATTCTATCTTAATAGACAAAATAGTATTTATGAATACTGGTATGAAGGCAAGAAGATAGAATGTAAAAATACTGAAGAATTTAAAAGAAAAATAAAATTATTATCTTTTATTTAGTTAAATTTTCAAACATATCAGCTAGAGCCATCAGTTCACCATGTTGATGATATGCAAGCTTTTGTTCTTTATGAGATTTCATATCAAAATTAGCAGCTTGTATTTTTGCTTGATCCGATAACCATACTTTTTCTTTAGTTGAATCAACTTTAGAATACTTTGGAACATGAAATAATGTGCCAGGGTCAATTAATTGACCGTCTTTCCACACTTGAATATGTAAATGAGGAAAAGTGCCTTTAGCATTTCCAGAATTTCCAATAGTAGCAATTTGAGTATCCATCCCAACTCTATCTCCTTTATGAACTTTAACCGTTCCTAAGTGAGCATAGTATGATTTGATGCCCTGGGGATGAGAAATATTTATAACATTACCACCTTTGGGGTCGGTACCAACAGATGTAACGATGCCTGGTCCAATAGAATAAATTGGTGTACCACCACTAGCTCTCAAATCTATGCCTTGGTGCCCGCCCGCATGTCTAGCATCAGTGGCTGTATTTGGTGAAAAATTACCAGAATTATAATAGTTACCTTTAATAGGTGATTGAAATCCAATAACTGGAGAAGCTGGATTTATTGATGTAACTGATTGACTCTTATTTCCTTTAATAAGATCAACCATTTCATGCAACAAACCTTGCAAATCCATATCGTTAGAGTATGCCATGTAATTATGACAAATTATTATCTATAAGGGTCTTTATTGCAAGAATAACAAAGCCACTTTTCATCAGTGTTTTGTACATAATCAAAAAATTCTTTGCAACGGAAACAACAGGTACCTTCGAGAATAAAAACAACCTGATGTACTAATTTTTCTTCGATAAAAACATAGTCATCACCAATATATTTGGCGGCTACATTAAATTTTTTATAATTATAATTATCAACTTTTAAACAGTCTTTAACAAAAATATAAGATGGAATATATAAATAATATCCATTTAGATGTTCATCAATACCTATAATTTCAAATGTTTTAATATCATCAAAGTCAGCATATGGACTTGTGATTTTAGATTCTTTCAACTTACAGCTTACACGATCTCCAGCTTTCAGTCTTGCCATTCAATAATACTAGATTATTACACTGGCTCTTGATAAAAAGATACAGAAATACCATTTGATATAACAGTACTTTCTAATAATTGAGATAATTCTGGAACAGTTTTAATTAAAATATCAGAAACATGAATTGTAGCTTTTTCATATTTAGCTAATTTAGCTGTGGCTTTTAAGGCGTTTTTTAATCCCCTTAAATCTACTTTAAGCGCATCATCTTGACAAAGCAAATGAACTACCCAAACGTCTGACTGTACAGCTGTAGTATTAATAGCGCCTAACTTATAAGCGCCAGTTTTATTGGTAAACCAGCCACGACTTTCTTCTCTAACTTTTTTCCATTTTTTATCAAAAACAGGTAAGAGTGGGTTTCCTTCAGGCTTGCCAGCTAGATTATTGAAAGATAATACAAATCTTAATCCGGCATTATGTGGATTTAAAATAGATCCATTAATTACTTTTATATTCCCGTGAGCTTGAAATTTGTTTGTGGTTTCCATCTATTTTCCTAGTTATGTGAAGTACAAACGATTATATATCAAGCTGAAATAAGTTTATCGAGTTCAAGTAATTTTGCCTTCATTTTATTTTCATCATTAAAATTAACATAATTATCTTTTGTATAATTTTTTAAGCTAAATTTAAATGGATGAAATCCTAGTTTTTCAGCAGTTATAAGGTTTTCTTCTCTATCATCTACATATACACACCCAGTAAATTCTGGATGTAGAGATAAGAAACTTTGATAATATATTAAAGATGGTTTTCTAGCCCCTACCTCAAAACTTAAATGCTTTATACAATCATCAAATAACCCAAAACTACAAGTATACGTTTGATTATCAAACTTTTCTTTTAGAGTAGCGGCATGTTCCTTACCAATATTAGATAATAAAGCTACTTGTAAATCAGTTCTTTTACTACAAGAAATAGATTTATATGTATACATTTTTTGTATTAAAAATTGAAACATCTCCCTATTAGGAACTAAGGTATCCATCCAAATATCAGTAAGTTTTTTAATAGTTATTTCTGATTTGATATTCAATTTGTCTTTGAGTTCATCTTCAATAGTTGTAAATCCTAAGTCATGATGCTCCCAAAATCTTTTAAAAAATCTCAAAGCATCATCAATAGATATATTGGCGCTTTCTGAAACTGCATTTAAAAATTTGTCTTCGAAACAATGACATAAAACGTCACCAATATCAAACGCTACATATTTCATATTTGATCTAACCTTTCATGAAGGTAATAAACTTTATCATTTAAAGAATAATTAATTTCTTGATAATCTATTTTAGATAGATTTATATCATTATAGATATTTTTACTTAATCCGATTTTTTCAGAATACATACTATTTACAATACATTCAGTATCATGCAAATTCGGTACAACTAAAGCAAATTTATTATTATAAAATGCATCCGCTAAAAAACTAGTTTGTCCTTCACACAAAAATAAATTACAATTTTTCACGTTACACTGATATTCTTCATTATCATCTATATCTTTTAATTTTAAATTTGAATATTTTTCATTTATATGGGGCGTAAAGGCAATAGTATCATAAATATTATTTAAATTTTTAAATATTTTTTTATTATTAGATAAAAGTGCCCCTACAATATTATGTTTACAGGGAACAGATTTGTTACCAATATAAGCATATGGTCTAATCCATTCAAAATTTTGTTTGAGCTTTGGAGGATCTTTTGTATCACCAAAATGAGAATAAACTAAATTTAGATCTGAATTATTTATTATGTTTACATATTTTTGATTAGATCTTCTATATAATAAATATGAATAATTAGAAAATACATTTAAACTATATTTTTCTCTCCATGGCAAAGCATAGTTCAATAAAGATGAGCTACACTGCCAAAGTGGTATTCCTAAATCGGTGGCAGCAAAAGATGTAAAATATTCTAAATCACTAATAATTAAATCTGGATTAAATGATTTAATGCTATTGTAATAATTTATAAAATATTCATTATCTAAACTTAATTTATCTTTATCAAAGTAATTATGCAAACAATTTAATGTCCAATCCACATTAGATGATTTAATAGAGTTTTTATATGCTGCTATTTTTATAGTAAATGGTTTATTTTCAATAGCCTTTAAAAATCTATTTAATTGAATTATAGAATTAAGCGTATTATTAGCAGCATATAATATTTTATACATCTAAACTTAAATTTTTATTATGTACATTTAAAATCTTTTTAAAATAATCTACTTGTTTACCAAAAGTTTCTCTAGTTGCTTTAGTATCTGCTGCTGCACTATGTGCTTTTTCATTTTTTACACCATATTTTTTAGTTAAATTATTTAAGCTATAACCTTCTGCCATTTCTCCTTTGCAAAAGTCTAAAAATAGTTCAACGGTCATAGTGTCTAAAAATCTTCTACCAAATGGAAAAGAATCTTTTGATTGACATTTAATCCATAATTGTTCCATAAAAGAACGATCAAATGAAACATTATGACCAACTAAAATTCTATTAGTGTGTGGAACGCCATCTTCCATCATCCAATTTTCAATATCCACAATAACTTTACTAGAATCTAAATAAGTATCTCTCCCATATTTAGTTTGATGTAATAGATCTTCTTTTTTATGACCATTAATTCTTAATGCGCCATCATCAATATGATCTACATTTGTTGGCTTAAGAAACCAAGTTTTTTGAGTTTCATCAGATAATCGATAAAGAGATAACTCAATAATATCATAAACTCTATCATCAAGACCAGTAGTTTCAGTATCTGCTACGTAAATAACGTAATTATTCATCATGCCTCCTAAATTTTAGCTGCTTTAGTTTAAACATGAAAATATTTATGTCAAGCTTTATTATTTTAAAATTTTCTTCATTTCATTTTTTAAATAATTGAGAGATTTTAATCCAGTCTTATATTGTGAAATAAGAAAGTTCATGCCATCAACTGTTTTTAAAAAATCTTTTTCTTTTTTTGTTAATTTGTTTCCTTCAATTATAAAAATACTTTTATTATCTTCCATAATCTTCCATTTATCACCTTTATTAGGAAGACCTATATGTTTAACTCTAATTACTTTGAAAGCAACATCATCTTCTTCATGATATAAATCATATTCAAATTTATTTAACGTATGTTTAGATGATTGATCCTTAAATTCCTCAGATATTGTTTGATTAGAATCACTACCTTTGTCTGACATGTTATCCTCATTATTTACAAGCAGATTCTCCTGCTATAACTCCCATTAAAGCGGCAGATAATATTCCTGTTATTCCTGCACTCTCACCTGCAACAAACATTCCTTCTATTTCACTTTCTAAATTTTGACCTAATAATATTTTAGGCGCCATTGGCACAATAGTAGGAACATGAAAGTATGATTTGTTTGAAATATCTGGCATAATTGTTTCTAATTGATTAAAACTATCTTTTAACCAATCATATTCAGGAATAATAGATATTTTACTTTTATCTGATAAAATAGTAGAAACTTTTTCTTTAATAATTCTATCATTTGATAAAACAAATGTTAATTTTCCAATTCGATCTGTTTGCTGAAATCCTTCATTGGGAAAATTAATATTTTTAATTAATTGAAAACTTACTTTATCACTTTTCCATCTATTTTCATTTGATCTAAATGCAGATATTGCTAAGTCTACATGATCTTCCGGAATAATTGTACCATTCCAAGATAATGGTCCAATTTCTAAATCATCATCTTTTAATATAGTACAATTAGATTTATTAAAATCTTTTAAATTAGCCGCATTGACCTCTACTCTTACTCCAAATCGAGCGGTATTGTTATCATCAATAATTCCAAAATTAGAATAAACATCATGCGCCCAGCGCCATCCACTTCTACCTACAGCAAAAATAATCTTTTTACAGCGATATTCTTGCTCATCTGTAGTAATAACGAACATATTTTTTTGTTTATGTATTCTTCTAACTTCATTATCAAAACTAAATGATATATTAGAATTACTTTCAATAAATTCAGCCATTAATTTAGATAACAAATGAATATCTTTTGGATATAATTGAATATAATCATTTAAAATAACATTAAAGCCATTTTTATTAATTTTTTTAATAGCTGATTGTGTTGGACCTTTATCTTTATAAAGGTTAAAGTCATTTACATCCAATAGTGCTTTGTTAACAAAGGTTTTGGCAGATTTAATTTTTTTATTTCCAACTAAGGTGGCAACTTTATCTACATCTGTTTGATAAAATTTTCCATCACTATTTGGAAGACAACCTAACCAACCTTCAAGCTGGCGTCGACGTTTCATTGGGGGGCGACCTAAATCAAATAAAATAGTTTTTACATCTTTATAATCTTTAGAAATTTTTAAAGCCGCAAATGCTCCTGCTACTCCGGCACCTATGATTCCAACATCAAAATTATTCATGCTTTTCCTAATATTTAGTTAGCATCGAATATTATATCAATTAAAATCAAACTTAAATCAATAAAATTAGTTTTAATAGATTTAACATGACTTGCAATGATATTATTACAAATTTAATGTATTATGTTTTTATAACAGTAAAATCAAAAATGGTGGCTGATAAGTCCTGAGGTGAGCTTGTTCCATTCCATGCAATAATTTCTACAGTATCTGTAGTTGAAATACGAACATAAAAAGTTACTCCAGCTATAGGGGCTCCTCTTAAATTCCAAATAACATTATCTCCAACTTCCGCTCCAGTTAAAGTTTTAGTAACTGTGGTTCCAGCTGTAGATGCTGCAACAGAAGATCCTAAATTACAAGTTTGATTTTTTAAAGATATTCTATCAGAAGCAAATGTTAAATTATTAGAAACTTTAGATGTACAACGATACATCCATGGTCCTGTAGCATCTCTATTAATAATAACATCTCCAACTTCCCAATTATCAGATGCTGAACTTACTGTTGGTACGTTAGCAACAGTTGAAGAATGAAAGCGATGTGATCCGAATAGGTGACCTCTAGGAAAACTAGTAAAACCAGCTCCATAAGCTTTTCCACTAGGAGCAAAACTATTGCCTGTAAAATAAGATGCTATTTTGCCAGCATATAAAAAGTTATAAAACTTATTTGTTTCATCCCACTCAAATGTATATCCATTACCTCCATCACTTCCAGCATCACAACCAAATGAAAAGACTTGATTAGATCCTAATAAACCAGTTCCAAAATATGGTTGTTGTTTGCCCCTAGTTCTCCAAAACATAGTATTAGGTTCAGTAGCTGCAGTAGTAGAAGTTATTCGACCAGCAGTTCCTATATTTCCGACTCTTCCGCTTAAAACTTGAGAAGGTAAATCAATTTTACTAACATCGGAAGATTCTGAATAACATCCCACATAAGCAGAGTCAGCTCCAGATCCTTCACATAAGTAAGCATATGCTGGCCATAATAAATCTTTACCGCTAGTGATTAAATAACCATCTGCCAATGTATGTCTCAAAAAATTAGCTTTAATTTGATTAGATGCAAGATGTACGTTTGTGCTCGGGGTAGCAACTACTGCTATGGTTCCTGCAGCAGCAATAGCTATTCTATCACCAACTGATATTCCAGCAACACTAGTTAAAGTTAAGGTAACAGTTGGTAATCCCGCCGCCCCAAGTGAGTTTGTGTTATCATAATCAGTAGTACCATATGATTCTGCTGGCAAATTAAAATTAGCTGCAGTTTGAATTCCTAAAGGAACATGATCAGTATTTGAGGCTGCTTGCATCATAATCCAGGTGTTACCTAAAAATGATGCATCAACTGCACCATGATTATCATCTTTTATCTGTCTTTTCCCATTATCTGTAATATTTACACCAAGAAAATAGCTGGCATTAGAATTATCACCAGATATGTATAATCCAGATAATCCATTTTGTAACATAGCTCCACCAGTTATACTTGAGATATCAACATTTCCGAATACGCCACGTGTAACTGCCCCTGATGATATTACGGTTCCAGCTACAGCATTAGCAACTGCATATGCTGTATCGCTAGCAAATCCAATATTTTGACACGTAAATGTTCCGCCACCTAAAACGGCTTCAACATAATAATATCCAGCACCAGCAATTTTTAAAGTTGTTCCAGTATTTATGGAAGCACCATTTGTAAAAGAAATGGATACTGTAGTTCCAGCACTTGGAACAGTAAAATTAGCTGATGTAGTTGTATTTATACTGTCATAATCATGACTTGTTGATCCATATAAATTAACCCCTCGTCCAGGAAAACTTTGCACTGATACATTGTTTGCAAAAATTTGACAAGTGGCATTAATACCACACCAAAAATTTGCTGTATTATAGCCTGGACCAAGCAAAAGCAATTCATCCATTACAGTGCCGCCAGCATTAGTTAATCCGCCATCACTTTCTCTATTTCCACCAATTACCCAAATACCAGATTTAGCAAAATTTAATTGAGGTCCGTTCTTTAATGTACCACCATTACTCTTTATGGCAATAGCTTGTGTTAATAATAATGGTGTCGCAAATCTATAAGAAGATTTTCTTCTTATAAAACATGTACCTATAGCATTATTACAACGCATTGCTCCTTGCATTCTATGCCAGGCAGGCGAATAATCATTTCCATCAGTTGTAATATAAAAATCTTCAATATCTACGTCAGTAGCTGATAATCCAACTGGAGTTGCACTAGATACGAGTTTACTACTATTTATTGTCCATTGAGTATTTGCATTAACGGTACCTTCTCTTACCATAATTCTAAAACCAGAACCAGTAGCATAACAACTAGAAAATGGACTATCAATTCTTATAAGAGGAGCATTGCCAGCAGAAGCTGTTCCAAATATATAAATACCATTTTCACTTTGATTTGTTTGTGATCCTAATAAAATAGTTTGATTTTCAGTACAAGTAACACCATCTTGCGTTCTACTAACCAAACCAGCTATATTTAAATTAGTTGTTGCTTTAACTCTAACACTAGTTCTTGGAGATCTTTCATCAACACCTGGTCCTCCTGGACCAACGGGACCAATGGGACCAATTGGTCCGGCGGGTCCTGTAGCACCAATTGGTCCTGGATCTCCATTTACACCAGCGGGTCCTGTAGGACCTATAGGTCCTGTAGGTCCAGTAGGTCCTGTAATTCCATTTGCTCCAGCAGGACCTGTGGGACCTGTAGGTCCTATTGCTCCATCTGCGCCAGCAGGTCCTGTTGGTCCTGTAGGACCTCCAGTTCCAGCTTGAGGTATCCAAGCAACTCCATTCCAAGTTAAAATATCATTTATTGAAGGATCTGTTTCGCTTATGGGTCTTCCTTGTAATCCTATTACTGTCGGAAGTTCAAGAGTACCACCTAAATCCTTATTTAATTGAACTCCTGAAGATTGCCCTATACTTGCTTCTAAAACTTCAATTCTATTTCTTAAAGTAGAATAAACTCCACTTGGTTTAACCCCTAATTCTTGTTCTATTGCAATAACAGCCCCTCTCAATGTATTATAAATGCTTCCATTAATAAGAGAATCATCTAAAATAATAGGTAGACTTGAAGAGTTGTCTAATTGAGCGGGATATTTAGTCATAAGTTTTATACCTCTAATATTATTATATACTAAAAATTTAGTATACTAAAGTATAACGTGTAGGTACTAAATATGACTAAATATCCTAATGCATATGATGATCCAGATTCTTTACCAACAGTAGATCCAGGAGGATGTGGTGGTGGTGGTGGAGGTGGTGTTGGACCCACTGGACCAACGGGACCAACAGGTCCTGTTGGACCTCCTGGGGCTCCAGGCACACCTGGAACTAATGGTACTAATGGAGCAAATGGAATTACAGGACCAACAGGTCCAACAGGACCTACAGGACCTGCAGGACTAACAGGACCTGCTGGACCTACTGGTCCAACCGGACCTACTGGTCCAACTGGTCCTCAAGGTGGACAAGTTTTTATTTATAAACCAGCAGGTGTTGCTACTGGAAATATTTATACCTCTTGGTCATTATTAATGGCTGCAAGAAATGCTGTAAATGGATTAGCCACTATTGTTATTGATGATTCATTATCTTCACCAGCTAGTATTCCAGCTGGCACATGGAATTTAAGTAAAAATACTATTATTCAAGGTTATGCTGGAGATACATCTATATTACCTTCTATGCAATTACCAGAAGGTGCAGTTTTAAGAAACTCTTATGAATTTAGAAATCTAAGAGTATTGGGAGCTGCAACATCTACTCCAAATATAATAGCTAGTTTGCCATTTGTTTCAACAGATATTAAGTTAAACAATGCTATATTTAGAACATTAAACTCTGCTACAGCACCATTAATTAGTTCTCCTTCTGGCAATATTACTATGGATGGATATGCTAGAATAGAAAAAAGTCTTGGATATGCTCCATTTGAAAACGTGGCTGGTGGTAATTTTAATTTTTATTTAAATGATTTAAGTATTATTGAAAACGATGTATTAAATATTGCTGGTGTGGTTGTTAATATTCATATTGGTGGTCAAGCTGCTTATTTTAATACTACACAAACTAATTTAATATCTACTTTAAATGTGTATGGCGCCAACATGATTGGCAATTTAAGCAGTGTTCCAAATGGATATGTTTTAAGTAAAGATGGAGTGGGTACTTCATCATGGATACCAATGGGTGGTTCTGGAAGCATACCAACAGGATTAGTTAATACAGCATATGTAAGTGATGGTTATTCCAATTTCTTTTCTAAAATTGTAGATGGATACATTGATAGTAATGCTAATATTAGTTTTACTAAATTAGCCACTATAACTACTGATAGTTTATTGGGTAGAGATACTGCGGGTACTGGAACTTTAGAGACAATTTCCGTATCTGGAGGATTAGAATTTACAGGTTCTGGTGGACTACAAAGATCAGCTATTAGTGGTGATGTAACTATAACAGCAGGATCAACTACATCTATTGTAACAGATTTAACTATTACTGGAGAAACTCAAGGATCTGTACTATATTTTAATGGCACTAATTGGGTACAATTACCTCCTGGTACTGATGGTTATGCTTTAATTACACATTCTACTGGAAATAATCCTACTTGGGGATTAGTCAATGGTGGGGCTGTACCTATTGGTCCAGCTGGTGGTAATCTTTCAGGAACTTATCCAAACCCCACAGTAACAGATTTAACTATTTCTGGACAACAACAGGGTGATATACTATATTTTAATGGAAGTAATTGGGTTAGATTAGCCGCAAATACTGATGGTTATGTGTTAACTACACATTCTACTGGAAATAATCCTACTTGGGATGTAGCTATACCTGGTGGAGCAGCCGGAGGAGATTTAACTGGTACTTATCCTAATCCCACTATAGCTAATAATGTTGTAACATTTGCTAAAATGCAAACTATAGCTACTGATAGCTTATTAGGTAGAGATACTGCAGGTACTGGCAATATAGAAAATATTACATTAAATGCAACTTTAAGTATGACTGGTTCGGGCTCTTTACAGAGGGCAGCTTTAACTGGAGACATTACTGCTTCTGCAGGCTCTAATACAACAGCTATTGCCGCGGGTGTAATTATAAATTCTGACATTAATGCTTCGGCTGCTATTGCTATTAGTAAGCTTGCTGATATTACTACAGATAGAATATTAGGTAGAGATACTGCTGGAACTGGTCCAATTGAAGAAATAACTATTGGTGGTGGAATAGAATTTACTGGAGCTGGAGGGTTACAGAGATCTGCATTAACTGGTGATGTAACCGCTCCTGCTGGAAGTAATGCAACAACAATTGCATCTAATGTTGTTAGCGGATCTAAATTTAGACAATCTGCAGCATTATCAGTTGTTGGTAATCCAACTAATGCAACTGCAAATGTTGTTGACATTGTTGCGGGTACTGATGGATATGTTTTCTTAAGAACTGGCACATCACTAACTACTGATTTTATTAAAGATATTAACGTTGATGCCGCTGCTGCTATTGCTGGTACAAAAATAAATCCAGATTTTGGCTCACAAACTATTGTTACTACAAACTCAATAGGTCTTAAAGTTGGCACTAATCCATCTAATACTGGAACTATTCGTTTAGCTCATGGAACTACTATTTATGGAAGAAATAGTACTAATAGTAATAATTCTTTAATTATTGATTGGGGAAATACCACTACAGATACCTTAAATATAGGTGATGATTCTTTTTCAACATCTATACATGGATTATCTACAATTTCAATTCTTGCAAGTGGTACTTTAAAATTTACTGTTGGTACAGATGTAACATCTTATGCTCCAAAAATACAACACAAATCAAGTGTTGCTAGCCCAAGATATCAGCAAGAAACCGATGCTTCTAATACAGTCACTTGTCAGTCCACATTATTTGCGGCTCAAGATGGTAGCGGAACAACAACAGTTGTTGGTGGTGCAGCAACTTTTCGTGGAGGTGACGCTACAGGAGGATCAGGAACTCGTACTGGTGGTAATATCACCATACGTTCTGGTACTGGTGCTAGTGCTGATGGTTATGTTACTATTCAAAAAGGTAACACTATTGTGGCGCAATGGACTACTGGCACAGCAGATTATATTACTTTTGGATCTTCTCCAGCAACTACTGGTGCAATTAGATTATCAAATGCACAAGGCATTTATGGTAGAACTACAGTAGGGGCTGATGCCAAAATGATAGAACTTAATAATGGCGATGCTGTTATTGTAGGTAATAGCACTATTAACACTGTTATTTCAGGTCCTTCAGGAGCTAATTCAATTAGATGTTTATCAAATGGATCTGATGTATTTAGAATTGGATCTCAAATTACAATACTAACAAGCACATTTCAATGGGACGCCTCACAAACATCTGCAGTTATAAATCAAGCTAACCAACCAGCGGCTGATGGTGCTGCAATGTCAATTACAGCACAGGCTACCACATTAGCTGGTGGTACTGGTGGCATTCTTACCCTTGCTGCTGGTGCATCTAGTGGTGCCAGCGGAACAAGAACTGGTGGCAATATTATTATTAAATCTGGAGTTGGAACCAGTGCTGATGGTGATGTTAAAATACAAAGAGGATCTAATATTGGCATTCAAATAGTTAATCCAAGTAGCGGAATGGTTATAGGCTTAGCTCGCACCACTGCAGTAACTTCCACTCAAATGCCAACAAACTCTGGAGATGGAGTTGTTTATATCGGAAATGCAACGACAGCACCATCAGCATCTCCTGTTAGTGGTGTTATTGTCTATGCTAGTGGCGGACAGCTTTATGCAAGAAATACTTCAGATGTCATTACTACAATAGGTTAAATCATGACTTTAATTAATCACTTTACCGTTAATTCTGCAACTGTTAATACTACTGATGCTACTACGGCGACAACCATTCATACATGGACACCAGGTTCGCACACTCCAGTTGTTGATAATTGTATAGTTGTAGTGGAAGGTACCCTTATTGGAAAACAATCAAGTAATGGAGTTAGTATTAAAGCCTCTGCTACTTTTTTAATTAGTTCAGGAACTGTTTCTTTGCTAGGATCTCAAACTTCAATTGTGGCGTCAGAAGGATCAGCCGCTTTAACATCGTCAACTATTACTTTAGATACTTCTTCTAATATTATTAGAATTAGAGCTAATGGAGTGGCTGCCACCACTATTGCTTGGAATGGTTGGCTCGACATTCGTACTAGCACTTTTTAATTTTAGTTAATATTATAATTTAATAAAAACGATTATAGGTTATAAAGACTATTATGACAATATGTTTATCTATGATTGTAAAAAATGAAGCCCATTGTATTGCTCGGTGCTTAGAGTCAGTTAAAAATTACATTGATTATTGGATTATTTGTGATACAGGATCCACAGATAACACTGAGCAAATTATTAAAGAAGTTTTAAAAGATGTACCGGGAGAATTTCATAAAAATGAGTGGGTAGATTTTTCTACCAATAGAAATATTTCTTTAGATTTAGCTAAACCCAAAGCAGATTACCTACTATTTATTGATGCCGATGATTACTTACAAATTGATGATAATTTATGTTTTAATAATTTAGATTATCCAGTATATAATTTAAACATTCATCATAGTGGTGCAATATATCCAAGAATTGCTTTAATATCTAGCACAATACAGTCTCAATATATAGGAGTTTTGCATGAATATATTGATGTTAATAATATAACAGCCAAATTATTACAGGGTTGCTATATTATTTTTGGTGGAGATGGTGCTAGATCTCAAGATCCACTAAAATATGTAAAGGATTCTAATATTTTACAAAAAGAAATAGAAAAAAATCCATCTAATCCTAGAAATGTTTTTTATTATGCACAGAGTTGTTATGATTCTGCTTATATTTATAAAGAACAAAAAAATATATTAAAATCTGCAGAGTATTTTACTAAATCTGCAGAAGCATATCAAAAAAGAGCTTTAATGGAAAATGGATGGATTGAAGAAAAATTTTTTGCAGCTTATAGATTAGGAAACGTATTAGAAGAAATGTCTCCTAATGATACTAACAGTATCATAAATGCCTATACTATGGCTTATAATCTTTTGCCACATAGAGCAGAATCTTTATTAGCTTTATCAATTTTTTTTAGAAGAAAAAAATTGTTTCAATTAAGTTATTTTTATGCTAAATTAGGTATTAATTTACAATTACCAGAAGATGGTTTATTTATATATACAAATTGTTATTTATGGTTAATAAAATATGAATTAGCTTTAGCGGCATTTTGTACTAATAAATTTCAAGAATCATATGATATGTTTAAATTTATATTGAATAACTATAATGTTAATAAAGAAGAAAGAGAAGATATTTTTAGTAAAATGTTATTATGTAAAAAATATTTATGAAACAGAAATATTCCACTTATTACCTAAATATCTAGTTAATACAGTAATATCGGCTGTAGATAAAGAATTATTATATATAATAATTTCTCCTACAAAGCCTTGCCATTTAAGATCATTTGTAGAACGTGGTCTACATCCAATGCATAAATTATTACAAGTTAAAGTTCCAACTGATTCGGCAGTTCCACTAGGATCTTCGGAGCCATTATTTATTCTTAGAGAAGCTGTGGTAGTAGATGGTGCCCAAGCAGCATAAACATTATTATTGGAATCTGCATTGGCAGTTGAGAAAACATTTGCCTGTGTGCCACCAGTAGTATTTCCATTAATAGACCACTTTACACTTCCATTAGTATTAGCTCCCCAACATTTAAATCCGTTTGCTGATGCACTATTAGCAACTCCAAAAAACATTCTATTGGAGATGTTTGACATATTGATAACAGCTAATAAAGTATAGCCAAAATCTCCACCAATAGCATTTAATAAAGTAGTATCGGTTGTTGATTTTATTCCTTGACTAGATCCATTAAAAGACATTGCTGGAAAAGAATTAATACCAGTAGCATTATAGGTTGGTAAAACAGTATTGGCTGTATTCCAAGTGACTGATGTTGCCTTGTTAGTAATACTTTGAACAAAGCCTCCACTTTGAGTAAACTTAGTGGTGTCTTGCATATCAAACCAACCTACTAAGCCTCCAATTAAAAATGGATTAAATGTAATATTACCAACTGCACGTATCCCCATAGGTCCAGTTATCATGGTCTATCCAATATTACTCTAGAAATAATTATATTATAATTTCTATTTGAACCAGATGTGTTAGCCAGAGTAAATCTAACATTTGTAGTAGAAATAGCTGCTGTAAAGGTAAATCCAGAACCTCCATTGTCTCCCAATGTTGCATTTATGTCAATGGTAGCTGTTCCACTTGTATTATGTGCCGTAATTCTTAAACCCTTTTGATATGCACATCCGCCAGAGCCGTTATCTACATAAACATCAGAAGATATAATATAACGTTTACCACTAGTCAAAGCTACATCATATGTAACGTTACCTCCTGTATTAACAGTTCCGCTAGCAATTGTAGAGGGCAAAAAATCTACTTCTACATTTTGAGAGCCAGTTGGTAAAGTTGTTATTGTTGCATATGGAGTAGCCCAAGTAGGATTATTTCCAGTTGAGTGTGTAGTTAATACATAACCATCAGTTGCTGGTGATAATTGTACCCAATTACTTCCATTGTTATATAATATGGAACCTTGTTGTTCTGAGGTAATAGTTAAATCTGTTACTGTGGCAGAATTAGATCCTGTAGCAATAGTTACATCACCACTAATAGCTGCTCTACCCAAAACTTGTGAACCATTCATAATTAAAGTACTATTAATACCAATGGTCTCTAAAACTCCAGTACCTGCAGTATCTCTACCCAATAAACTATCAGTAGCTATATTGGCTAATTTGCTAAAATCAATGGCGGCAGAAGAATTAATATCAGCATTTACAATAACATTAGAAGAAATGTCTGCAGTATTAGATCCTGCTGCAATAGTAATATCTCCAGAAATAGCAGAACGTTGTAGATTGCCGGACCCATCCATACTTAAAGTAGTATTCAACAATATATTCTCAACGTTACCAGTACCTGCAGTATCTCTACCTAATAAGCTATCAGTAGCTATAGTTTGCATTTTAGCAAATGTTACATTTGAATTTAAAATTTTCGAAGTGGTAATTGCATCACTAACAATTGTAGTAGTATTTGATCCTGCAGAAGCAGTTACATCGCCAGTTAATGCAGATCTCTGTAAATTACCAGATCCATCCATTGATAATGTGGTATTTAATAAAATATTCTCAATGTTGCCAGTACCTGTAGTATCTCTGCCTAATAAGCTATCAGTAGCTATAGTTTGCATTTTAGCAAATGTTATAGTATTCAGCTGAATAGTAGGATTAGGGTAAGTGCCAGTTAAATCACCTCCAGCAGGACCTGAAGGCGCGCCCCCACCTCCACCACCTCCACCTCCAGCTCCTATTTCCCACCATAAATTATCAGCTCCTCTGGTGAAAAGACCACCAAGCCCACCATATCCATCAGTTCTTAAGTATAAAGAACCAGGCGCATCAGCAGGTCCAGGATAACCATCTCCAACTCTAATGGTAACACCAGTATTTCCAATAAAAAATGGATTTTCCACATCTGGAGCTGGAGCAAATGGATTATTTATACGAGCCTCTAGAATATCTAATCTAGCTCTAACATTTGCATAGACTGTACTTGGGGTAACTCCCAATTCAAATTCAATAGCTTCTACAGCTTCTACTAGTGCGTTAATTGCGTCTGAACAATCTGCCATTAATTACCCACCATAACATTAAGTACTAATATTATATGATAATTTTAGCAGGCAGCTTACATATATTTTAAATAATCAGGATTTATAGTAAAAAGACGTATATTTTAATTTTTATTTACAATTTTACATTTTCCATTTACAAAATATACAACTTTTTCATCATCTAATGTAACAGTAATTTCTCCATCTATATTTTCAGTATTATTTCTAATAATATATTTTTTGCCATCCCATTTGAGATATCCGGTTATAAATATAGATTTGCTCATATTTAATATAATAAATTATTCATTAGAAAGACTTAAAACAGAATCCATAAGTCTAACTCTTTCTTGCATATTATCAGTATTAATTTGAAAATATCTTAAAGAAAACATTTCTAATAATAAATGAATTTTAGAGTCAATAGCAATTACGCCATCCCAACTCAAACTTTCTCTTACACCATCATCTTTAAGGGTGGCTTTAGAGGGACGTACAAAGAAAATAAAAGAATCCGGCGCCTGCAAGGTGGTCAGGTAGTCCCGAAGCTCGGAAGAATTTATTAATTTAGATAGGATTCTTGTATGTTGAGCAGCATAGGCTAAGTGATCAAAGCTCCTATCAGACACAAATGAAACATATTTAGATTCTTCTTCTAATTGTCTAGAAAATATCTGTTGTTGATATTCGTCAACTAAATTTAAATCATGTCTCATAGAGTCAATTTGTAGCTCTTTTTCTGATAAAATCATTCTGGCAACCTCAGTAATCATTGGGAGCTGATATGTTTCAGAAATATAACGAGCACAAGTTGTTTTACCCGTTGAATGTGATCCTACAAAATAAACTTTCATATTAATCCTTTATTATAAAAATACTTTCAAATTATTTATTTTAGACAATCTTTTATGAAATTCTGATCTATATTTAAGTGGAAAAATAACAACTACTCTACTATTTGTTGATGCTAGTGTACAATAAAAATAATTAAATCTATTATAACTATATTGGGTAAAAGTTTTTAAAAAATCATCATAACTCTGTTTATAATCCGGAATATTAACTAAGTTTTCTACAAAAAACTCATTTTTCATAACATTAATTATCAACTTTTCAATATTTTCACAATTACAAACTGTATTATTATTTATTATATTTTGTATTTGTTCATTATATATAAATATAATATTTTTATTATAATTCTTTTTTATATAATCATTAAATTCTTCAACGTTAAACATCTTCAATTAGTCTTTTAAAATCATCAATAGATATCTCAACAGCATTTGTAATTTTTTTTAGAGCATTATTATGATCTTTTGCTGAAATAATTATAATTATCTTCCCGTCAGAAGATTTTTTACATTCAATGTAAGATTTATCCTCAAATTCTATTTTCATGTAAACCTTATTATAAGAAAGCTTTTAAATGCCTAAATTTGTATAAATCTGCCCAAAATTTATCAACTGTATCATAAGAAAAAAATTCAACATAATGACTTGAATATTTAATACTAGTATTAATATGTATTTCAACTGCACGCAATCCTTTGTATTTAAAAAGTTTTTTAAAAGATTGCCATTCAGACAAAGACATTTTGGCTATTTCTGTAACCATTTTATTAATTTTTTGTTTTTCATATTCAGTGGCATGTAATGTCATAATTTAAGCCATCTTGTATTGTGTTCTGTCTGTAATAATTTCTACATAATCTTCATGAACATAAACAGAGTGTTCAAAATGAGATCCAATATTATCAGTAACTACAGTCCAACCATCATCTAACACCTTAGTTGTTGGGCTACCAATTGTTAACATAGGTTCAATAGCAATTGATAATCCTGCTGCTATTCTAATACCTTCATTTATTTCAGATTTATTAGCAACAAAGGGCGCAGCATGAGGAACATCCCAATCTAATCCATGACCACCATAATTAGATACTAAACCAAATCCATGATATTTAGCACATTTAGAAATGGCGCTACCAATACAACCCAATCTATTGCCTACTTTAATAGACTCTATGCCTTTCATTAGAGATTCTTCAGTTGCTTCAATTAAACGAACATGATCTAATGACTTAGGTTCACCATAAATACAAGTTATTGCACTATCTGCTATAGCACCTTGGTAAGTTGCCCCTAGATCAAAACTTACTACATCACCTTCTTGTAATTTATAATCAGTTGGAATTCCATGGACTAATTGTTTATTAATGGAAATACAAACGCCAGATGGAAATCCTTTATAATTTTTAAAGGTTGGAGTACATCCGGAAGAAATAATTATTTCTTCCGCTAAAGCATTTAGATCTAACATTGTAGAGGTTGTTTTATTAGCAACCTCGTTTTTAAGAAATGTTAGAGTTTTTGCTACAACTTTACCAGCCACTCTTTGTTTATGTAACCAGTCATCATTTTTTAAATTAATAATACAATTATCACTAAAAGTATTTTTAGTTTGAATTCTCATTGTAACTTACCTTAATGTAGAATTATATTTTCAGATCTTTAGATAGAAGTAAATCAATTATTTTACGATCTATTTTCTTCATTATAATATATAATTGATTTACTTCTTCTCTAGAAATGGTATCGCTATTTATATTAGTATCAATATAATTGCGAATAACAATTAAATTAGATATCTCACTGGACAATTCGGCGGTCATATAATTACGCCTTATTTTCTTGTTGAGTTATAGCTCCACCATAATTAATATCACCAGATTCAGTTATGGAATCATTTTCAGTTAAATTATATTTCATATAAATTTGAAGTACAACATATTTATATTGTAATTCTGATTTTTCATTATTGGCTAGAGCTGTCTTAGCATCCGCTAAAGAAACTTGTCTTTGGGATTTTGCCAACTCAAGAACTAAACGATCTACTTCATCTAATTTTGTCTTTTTATTTTCTTCACTCATTTCAACACCTTTATTATCAATAATACTAGACTTTTGAGAATAAGTCCCTATTTGTACGTTAGGTCCTATTTGTGTGCCAAGCCCTATTTGAATGCTCATAACGCCTTACAAAATATATTTAACATATCATTATTTAAATGATTTTCCGTTATAATAACAAATTCATCTATATCAGACATTTTAACAAATTCACGGGCAGCTTTAAATTTTTCAATATTTTGTTCGGTTTGTAAAAGAGAATTAGGTATTGATATTATCATAATAATTCTGATGCTATTGTAGCTAATTTACTACGTTCACCTTTTGTTAGGGTTACATGCCCAGAAATACCAGAGTTTTTTAGTTTTTCTATAACATATATTAATCCATTGTTAGTTGCATCTAAATCAGATCTATCAATTTGATCAAGATCGCCTGTTAATATTATTTTAGTGTTTTCTCCAGCTCTAGTGAGAATAGTTTTAACTTCTTCTTTTGATAAATTTTGACATTCATCTACAAGAATAATAGAATTAGGAATACTTCTACCTCGAATGTAAGTTATAGCTTCCATTTCTATTAATCCCTTTTTTTGCCACATTTCAAAATCTTTTTTCCATTCACGATTTTTGGCACCTAATAAAAACTCAAAGTTATCCATAATTGCTTGAAACCAAGGACTTAATTTTTCTTCTAAAGTTCCAGGCAAAAATCCAATATCATTACCTACTGGTTGTATTGGTCGATAGATAACAAATTTTTCATAATATTTTTTACTTAAAACTAATTGCAAAGCACTTGCCAGCACCATTAAACTTTTACCAGTACCAGCTTTACCAATTAAAGTTACAAGATCTATATTTGGATCCATAATTAAATCTATAGAATAGGCTTGTTCTTTATTTTTAGGAGTAATTCCCCAGGGATAAACTTTTTTAACTAATTCTACTCTATTAACATCAATTTTTCTACCAAAAGAAATTAAATCATTATTTTTAGTTTCGAAACTTACAAACTCATTTTGATTTAATTCTAAACCAAAAACTTCAGGATCAATAAATCCATTTTTTAATAAAAAATTACCAGTTCCTTCATCTACAAATGATTGATTACCAGAATATAAGTCAGAAATGGAAAATTTATTTCCTTCATAACCACATGCATCAATGCCTCGGGCTTTTGCTTTAATTCTTAAATTAATATCATTACTAATTAGAATAACATCATCATTTATAAACTCAAGAAAATGAGTATAAAGAGATGCTAAAATCTGAGTATCACCATATGTCGGGTCACCAAACCCCAAAAATTTTGGATCATTTTTTATATCATAATAGGTAGCATCTACTTTAATTAAAATATTATTATCAATTAACACACCCGTACTTATATCCCCTAATAAACTTATTTCATCAATAAGTTTAATGGAAACTCTAGCATTTCTTCCAGCTTCTCCTGGTTGTTTTTTTAATTTATCTAATTCATTAAGCACAGTAATTGGAATGATAACTTCACTATCTTGATAAAATTTAAAGCTTTGTGGATCAGAAATTAACGTTGAAGTATCTAGTATATATTTTTTCATTCATTACCTTTTTTGTAATCATCTTCCCAGATACTTACAAAATTAAATCCAGAAGATTTAAGAAAATTTTCTCTTTCAATAAAAATTTTTGTAGTTATTTTATTACTCATTTTCATCAAATACACTAAAACAATCTACAGACATTTCTAAATATAATTGTTTTCTTGGATCTAATTCTTGTAGATCCTTTTTGATCTTATAGGTACACTTATGCCACTCTGCAATTTTCTCATTTTCACAGTATACTTCTAGGTGACCATCACGATCATCAACTAATTTGATATTGTATAAATGCAGAAGGTTTCTAAGTTTAATTTTCTGAATTACGGATAATGAATTTTCACCCATCCAAAAATCTTGGATAGGAACGCCCATCGATTCAAGTAAGCTATAAAGAAAACGCATTTGCTCTTCTTCTTCTACTTGTTTGACATTGGCGTCATAATTAAGCAGTATTGTACCTTTCATAACCTTTCAATTACAATATCAGTTAATTGATATAAATATATTTAGCTTCCACACATCTCACAAGCCTCTGGATTATCCAAAGAACAAGCAATTCTTTCCTCATTATTTAACACCTCTTCATTAGTAATAGAAATTGAATTATTTTCAATTTCTTTTTCAACAGTTATTTTAATAGCATCTTTAGCCGCATTAGTTCTCATGTAATATACCAAAGTTTTCAAGCCCCTCTTCCAGGCAAGAAAAATAGCACTAGTTAATTTGGCGGCATTGGGATCCTTAATATAAAGATTCATACTTTGCGACTGACAAACATATGGTCCACGATCAGCTGCCATATTTATAATAATCTTTTGCGATAGTTCCCAAACAGTTTTATATAAATTTTTAATTTCATTTGGTATCTCATCAATATTTTGAATAGAACCATTATTAGAGATAATTTTTTGCCTTAAATCTTCTGTCCATAAACCTTGTTCAATTAAATCATCAACTAAATATTTGTTAACTTGAATGAACTCTCCAGATAAAGTGGATCTTTTATATATATTACTAGTAATGGGCTCAAAGCATTCTGTGTTTCCAAGAATCTGGGAAGTTGAGGCTGTAGGCATCAATGCAATACCTAAAGAATTTCTAACACCATATTTTTTAATTTTTTTCTTAAGAGATGCCCAGTCCCATAAATCAGACGGTTTAACATTCCATTCTTCAAATTGTAAAATTCCTTTACTTACTGGGGAATTTTCATAAGAAGAATATGGTTTTTCTGCTTTTGCAAGGTCACATGATGTTTCTAAAAAAGCATAGTAAATAGTTTCCGCAATTTGTTTATTTAAATTTGTTGCAGATTCGCTTTCCCACGAATATCTCATTAATGCAAATACATCTGCTAATCCTTGAATACCAATTCCAATAGGTCTGTCTTTTAAATTAGATCTTTTAGCTGTTTCAACTGGATAATATTCTGTATCAATAATTTTGTTAAGATTTTCCGTTAATGTTTTAGTAATCTCATATAACTTATCAAAATTAAATGTCTTTTTATATTTTTTACCTTCAACACAAGATGGAAGAGAGATGCTAGCCAAATTACATACAGCTGTATGATCTTTATCTGTATGTTCAATAATTTCTGCACACAAATTGCTTGATTTAATAGTTCCTAGATTTTTTTGATTAGATTTATTATTGCATGCATCTTTGGCTAAAATATAAGGTTGTCCAGTTTCAATTTGAGACTCCACAATAGCAGACCACAATTCTCTTGCTTTGATTGTTCGTTCTCCAAAATTAGATGCTTCATATTTTAAATATTGATCTTCAAATGCTATTCCATATAAATCTGATAATCCTTTGCATTTATTAGGATCCATTAAGGTCCAATTTCCATCTTCTTCTACTCTTTTAAAAAAAAGATCTGGTACCCACAAAGCCAAATTTAAATCTCTACAACGTAATTCTTCTTTGCCAGTATTTTTACGTAAATCTAAAAAATCAAAAACATCAGCATGCCATGGCTCTAAATACATGGCAAAAGAACCTTTTCGACGTCCGCCACCTTGGTCAACGTAGCGGGCAGTTTCATTAAAATTTCTTAACATGGGCACAATGCCATTACTTACACCACCTGTCCCATAAATTGGCGATCCTTTAGATCTAATATCATGAAAATGAACTCCAATTCCACCAGAAGATTGAGAAATTAAAGCGCATTCTGTTAGTGTATCATAAATTCCACTAATACTATCATCTTTCATTGCAATCAAGAAGCAAGAACTTAATTGGTTCTTAACTAAGCCTGAGTTAAATAATGTTGGAGTAGCATGTGTTGCTTTTTTAGTAGAAAGTAAGTGATAAGTATTAATTGCAGCTTCGACATCATCTGAGTGAATTCCAATTGCTACACGCATCCACATATGTTGGGGACGCTCAATGATCCTTTTAGTAATTTTTCCAGAATCATTTTTATCATAGATTTTTAATAGATATGACCTTTCTAATGTTTTATAACCGAAATAATCAAATAAATAATCTCTACTATAATCAATGGTAGAATCTAATACATGACCATATTTTTTTACAAATTTATAAACCTTATCTGATATTAGAGATTTTGAATTTCCCCATACATCAATTGTAGAATTAAGTTTTTCAATTACTTCAACAAAAGTAGATGGCGTTTGTTTATGTAAATTTGATATAACTAGTCTGGTTGCAAGCGTATCATATTCAGGATGTTTTACAGACATAGCATAGGCTGTTTCACAAGCTAACTTATCCAGTTCTTCTGTAGAAACTCCATCATATAATCCATTAATAACTTTTTGTGCAACAATAAGTGGATCTGTGTTTTTTAAACCTTTACACGCAGTAGATAATCTTTTTGAAATTTTATCTAACTTTACTTGTTCTTTTCTTCCATCTCTTTTTACTACAAACATCGTTCCTCATTAAAAATCTGCATCAAATGAAATTGTATTTTGGGTTGCCGAATTGCCCACACCAGACTTACGATATTCTGCCACTCGCTTTTCGAAAAAATTAGCTTTATTTTGTAAAGAAATCATTTCCATAAAATCAAATGGATTTGCACTGTTGTAGAGCTTATTATACCCAAGAGATATTAATAATCTATCTGCAACAAATTTTATATATTGCGACATAAGCTTACTATTCATCCCAATTAATTCTACAGGTAAAGATTCAGTTGCAAATTCACATTCAATATTGACAGCTTCAGTTAGAATTTCATAAATACGTTCAATTGATAATTTGTTATCGGATGAAGAGTATAATAAGCAAGCAAAATCAGTATGCATACCTTCATCTCTAGAAATTAGTTCATTGGAGAATCCAAGTCCAGGCATTAGTCCGCGTTTTTTGAGCCAATAAATAGAACAAAAAGAAGACGAAAAGAAAATGCCCTCTACAATTGCAAAGGCAATTAATCTTTCTTCAAAAGAAGCTCCTGACTCAATCCATTTTAAAGCCCAGTTAGCCTTTTTTTGAATTACAGGAATTGTATTGATTGCTTTAAATAATTTTGTTTTTTCTTCTTCATCTTTTATATAAGTGTCTATTAGTAATGAATAAGTTTCTGAATGAATACCTTCCATCATTAATTGAAAGCCATAAAAAACTCTTGCTTCAGGATAACCAACATCACCATAAAAACGTAATGCTAAATTTTCTCCAACAATACCATCAGATGCTGCAAAAAATGCAAGCACATAGCTAATAAAATGTCTTTCATTATCGTTTAATTTTGCCCAATCACTTAAGTCGCCAGAAAGATCAATTTCTTCTGCTGTCCAAAAACTGGCTTCTGCATCTTTATAGGCTTTCCATAAAGCGTGTTGTTTTATAGGAAATAACACAAACCTATCATTATTTTTATTTGTTAATACGCTCATTAAGACCTTTTAGATAAAAGTATACCAATATAGTTTAAAGCAATAAACTATATTATAAGACTTGTTTATACTTTGATGCTCTCCTTCATAATAGATAAAGCACCATTAATTGTTTTAATACAATTTAATCTTGAAATATTTAATTTCTTACAAATTTTATTGATAGACATTGGTTTATCGCTATCAAAACCAAAAGCAAGATTAACAATATCTTTTTGTTCGTTTGATAATTTATCAAAAGCCTTTTCCATGGCAGTATAGGTTTGAGCCAACTCTAATTCTTTGTCAGGACAATATCTTTCTTCAATCAAAACTGGCATTATAGATTCTTTATGAGGTGTTGATTCTTTAGCTACCTTAAGTGGATATCTTATAGTAGTATGTAAATTAGCACTACGTGAAATACGAGTATCAATATATTTATGTGCCCACCAAAAGAAAGAACCTTTATTTGGATTATAATTATTCATTGCTTTAATTAAAGCTTCAAATCCCTCTTGATTTAAGTCTTCATAATTACTAAAAATTTTGTATCGACCAGTTTTCATGGTTACTAAATATTTAAATTTTTCAATACATTGTGCTTCATGCTTTTTTAGAGCACTTTTTATCTTTACATCTTCGCTTTTTTTTGCTTGTTCTCTAAGCTCAATTAACCTAATCATCAAATCTTGTGCGTCTTGTTCTGTTATCATATTTCTCTCTTGATTTTAAAGTAATGTTATACACAAATATTGATACTACAAAATAAAAAGAATCAAATTTTTATAAATGCCTGAATTTACTTGTTGATTTCTTCTAGAATTTCTACAACTGACTCAATTGTTGATTTAGTAATCTCTTCATCATCTAAAGTTAGAACAAACTTTAACAAATCAATTACCTGTTGAAGTTTTTGTTTGTTGCTACCTTTGTTTGACATGATATCACTTATAATTATCACTGGACCAGCACCCACCAATTAAAGTAAACTGTGTTCCACCTGCAATTAGCCTTGTGACTTTTTCTGGATGCTCTTTTCCTTCTTCTTTACACTTTGGACATTCTTCCAAACGATCATGTACAGAATGTTCTATTTCAAATTCATTATGAATTGGGCACTTATAAAGATAAATTGGCATTTGTTGATCCTTAAATTCTGTCGTATTTCAGTGACAGTATAATTACTTTTTTTATGCTGTCAATTTGTTCAGCAAGTTTTTCATTTTTCTACACAATCTTTTATTTTTCAAAAGATCTTGATTATCATAACGTTACATATTATATATGATTAGCGCTTTCTGGCATCCATTTGTTGTTGTAATTTTTCATATTTACTCTCGCCCAAAAGATTGGAGTAAATTTTTTCAGATTTAGCAGCGTCTTTTTGTAATTTTTTAGCATCAGACTTAACTTGATCTATAAGCTCTTGTCCAGACAATTCAACAACACCTTTAGCTCCTAAAGATATTAATCTTTTAATTGGTTGCTCTTTACCTTCTGCCCCACATTTGGGACAGTATTCTAATTTAATTGTAATAGAGTGTGATTCCTCAAACTCACCATGGATCTCGCAAAAATATTCATAAGTTGGCATGACTTTCCTTTACCAGAAAGCTTTTAATTTTAAAAGCTTTTCAAATTCTTCTTGACTTGTGGCATCTGTTAAGATACCATCTATATACCAAACTTTACCACCATTTTGCGGCTCAAACAATCCTGTAACAAGATTTTCTTTTACAAGCGAACCATCTTGATAATAAATTTTATCATTTACATTATATAATATAGTATTTTCAACATAATGTCTAATTCCAAATTTATCATATACTAAACCATATATAATATTTTTCATATAATTAGACATTACCAATAATTCTTATATCTGATATTTTATAATCTAATAAAACAAATATTATTTCTGATAAATTATCTTTCATCCAGTACTAAATTCTTTCCAACTAAACGATATTCGATATCGTCTGCCCAGTTTTTTCTAATGTCCCTTTTATGTTTTTCACTTTTAACTTCAAATACTATAAACATTCTACCAGTATCTTCGTCGACTTCTATTCTGATAGCTTCTGCAATTACCTCATCTAACATAACTACCTACTTATTCTAAATCTAATGCTTCAATCTTATGAGATAAGTCATCTGGATCCCTCATCTCGAATTGTGCATCACTTTCTTGCATTTCCATAGGATCATCAATTAATGTACCACAAGCAAGATTTTTAATAATTCTACCATGACATAATTCACCATCTCTATTCTTGATCAAATGATAAATCATATCTGGATAACTTTTTTCTTTAGCTCTTGTTTCAATTTGAATAGCAATGTTTGCATTTTGTAAAATTAAAGCTGAACGACCAATACGATGTAAACCTATTTTTTCTTCAACGTCTTTGCCACCTTTAGCTCTATTTAATTGTACTGCACTTAATACGATTAATCCATGCACGCGGGCAAACTCATGAATTTTTTCTGCAATCTTACCTAATTTAAGCCAATCATCCATATCGGCTCCATCATAATCCATTAGACCCAAATAATCAATTACAACTATCTTTGGATCATAATTTGCTTTAGCATCTTCAAAAATAAGTTCCATACTTTCCATTGTAGCATTACGTGGCAAATCTACAATTTCAAATTGATTTGGGTACTTATTAATAAACTTTAATACATTTTTTAATTTTACAGCATCATCATTATTTAAACTAGCATTTCTAATTGATTTAGAGGGGCATCCAGATAATCTGGATAATACTCTATTTAAACATGGTTTAAATGGCATCTCCAAAGAAAAATACAAAATATTGTTTCCTGGTGTAAACTCAGTGGCGTTTCCATTTACTTGATTGGCTCCTAGCCACATTTGAATTGCCATATTCATTAGTAACATAGATTTGCCACCACCTGATTCGGCACCTATCAAGATTAATTCGCCAGGTCTAAAGCCGTCAGTAGCGAAATCTAAAACTGAATATCCTGTTTTGATTCCAGCATCAAAAGTAGGATCTTCCATTTTTGCATTGTATTCTTCTCTAAAGATAGGTACTGCTTCTTTTAGAGTACGACGTTCATAAGCTTTTGCCTGATTAAGGTTTTTAATGCTTTGAACGGTCTTTTGCATATCCAATACAGCTTTATTAACATCCATAGTTCCAGGATTTATTTTGGCTAAATTGTCGCGCATAGCAACAAGCTGTTTTTCGGCAAAACGCTTCTTGATTTTTTCTAAATCATGTTTATACTCTTTATCGTCGTAAACATGCCTATCAAGTTCTCCCCATATTTGCTTAACATTAGCAACCAATGCTTGATTATTTCCTTTAGATATTTTTTCAGTAATAACTCTAAGCGTCGGAATCTCTTTGTAGGTTTTTAAATGTGTAAGTAGAATATTGGAAAAATTCCATACTTCGGGAGAAAATAAAGAAGTATCATATTCATTAGCAAAATCTAATGCATTTTTCTTATTTGAAACCAAGGTTTTTAGTATATTTAAATCTAATGTTTCAAAATTCATTTACTATCTCCAACTCTTTTTCTAAAATCATTGCCGAAGACTGCAAATGTTTTAATATATCCACTCATCAAAGAACTAATACTTTGTTTTAGGGGACCATTAAAACTCTCAACAACATTAGGGCTATTTGTTGCCATTAGTGTTGGTAATTTATTTTGGCTTCTGGTTCTAAAAACACTTTCTAATGTTCTTGCATATAAATCTGCAGCATTATCTGAAGGCATGAATCTATTATCAAACTCGTCAATAACTAAAAAATCTACCATTAATAATTCTTTTTTTGCATTATATTTATCATCACTTTGAGTCAAAGCTACAACCACATCTGAAAGAGTAGTATACAATGCCGTATAACCTTTCTGACAAGTCTTCTTTAAAATACATGCCATAGTCATAGTTTTACCTAAACCATGGTTGCCAGCAAAACATAGCGACGTTCCGCTCATATAAGCTGATTTTAAATCAGACACATAATTATTATATTTTTCCAATAGCCTAGGATCTCCATAAAAGTCTTTGTCCATTTTTAAAGACCAATATTCTATTGGAATGTTGCTTTCAGCGTATCTATTGGCTACTATTACTTTAAGAGATTTAGCTTGATCTGTATCAGTAGATTTATTAATATTATCTAAGTAATCTTGGATCTTTTGATTTGGAATATTATTAAGTGCCCGGCTTCTTGATATTTGGGATTCCATAATTCACTTTCTTTACATCTGAAATTGTATGACTCTTAAGTTGACTAGCAACAATTTCTTTTTCTGCTTTAGATTTTAATATTCTAAGTTCAGCTAACTTTTTAGTTTTTATTTCAGAAAAGGGTTCATTAAGTACTTTTTCAAACTCTTGATTAGATTGGTCTAAAATTTTCTCAACAGGCTGAATATTTTTTTCGATATTTTCTTTATAATAAACAAAAACAATATCGCGTTCTGGATGTGTTATGATCGTTATACCAGCTTCGGGTGAAGTTCGTAATGAAATATTTTCGGAGGACCAATTTTCTACTTTTCCAGTGAGCAGTTGACCATTACTTAGACTTATTGTTACTTGAGATCCAGTTGGAACTTCAATCATAAGAATGCCTTTAACTTTTCTAATTTAAGTATTTTATATAAATTGTTAATCTGAACTTGATCTAGTCGAATTAATATAAAGTTTTTAGAGTTATCTCTATCATAAATTACAAATGACATTCCCATAGAAACTTTTCTAAGATATCTACACTCATCTTCTTTATTTAAAGAAATATGGCTACCTCCAGTTAATATAATATTATTTTCAATTTCAAAACTTAATTGAGCGTCGTTAGCCATATTATTATAATGATTTAAATTATTTTTTAAACCATTTTTATTAGAAAATATTTCTTCTGATGAAAATAATTGTGTCATAAAAACGCCTTTAATTTGCTAGCTTTAATTATTTTTTTAATTTTTACAGGATCCTCTGAAGTAAATCCTAAAATATAATAATATGAATATTTGTCATGCTTTTTATTTAAATCATGATAAATGATAATTGGTAAATTAATTTGTCTAGATAATTCCTGCAATTCTATTTCATATGAAGACTTTTTAACAAAAGTATTATGCCCGGCAACAAAATGATTGCCAACTATTTCTTTAAAAATATTTAAAGATTTTGCTTCAGAAACTTTAATTCCAAATTCTTTTTCAAAATCTGAAGAAGATATTATTTTCATACAATTTTACTTAAAATATCTTTGTTAAAGCCGGCACCAACTAATTCATTAAATGCATTAACTATTTCATTGGACTGTTCTGTCATTTGTGATAAGAATGCCAATTCACCATAAGTAGATAATGTAACGCCTGCTTTAGCAAAAATAGCTTTATAATTATCTGGCAAGTTCTTGGAACGATCTAAAGCTTCTCCCTTTTGACCAGCCATTAAAACTGAGTCCCGATATTCTAAAATTAAACCTTCATGTGTCATAAAAGAAATAGAAGTTAATTTTTTCTTGGCTTTTACTACTTTAGTTTCATAAACCCAATCAATATAATCTCTAAGTAATTTGGGTTGACTAGTTAATAAACTAGCAAGTTTTTTCATTTGAAAAACCTCAAAACACTTAGTTGGAGAGGGACTATTGAATTTAAATTTATACGGAGTTTTATATGTCTCTTGATACTTTTTGCAAAAATATCCTAAGAGATGTGTAACATTCCAGCTATTAACATCTAATGTATTTATTTCTGAAAACTTTTCAAAAAACTTTTCATACTTTGTATTTGGGGCGCCTGATAAGGAAATATTCAAATCGTCTTTCATTTCTTTCCTATTTACATAAATGACTTTAATTTAAGTACACGCTCTATTTCTGACGGAAGCAAATTTATATAGCTAACATGATGTGCCAATCCAGTTATGGATCTTCCATAAGCTGATGGAAGCACTATAATAGTGCCTGGCTTATTCCCTATATGTTCTCGTAATCTCTTAACATATATTGGTATTGCAAAATGAGCACCACTTTCACTTTGGTAGTTGGGCTCTTTTCCTAGAAATTTAGCAACTTCAAACAAAAACTCTTTAACATTCTTACCAGTAATATTATGTTTTTCAAGAACCTTATAAATATCATCTGATAATTCAGAAAAATTTCTTAGCTCTTCTTTTGTTGCTTCCAAGTGATTCCTCTTTTTATACTATTAATTACAGATCTAGAAACATTAAAAAATTTAGCTAAAGCCCTTTTCTTTTCCACTTTATGGATTTAGGTACATTTACATCAAAACCATCTTCTGAGCAATATATTTTATATCTTATTTTAGAGTGCTCCTTTAAGTAAGTAGCCTGATCTATAAAGTCTATAACTACTGCATATTTTTTACCTTTATATTTTCTAATTACTCTACCCACCCTTTGCAAAGCTTTAACAGTTGATTTTCCGCCACAAGCTAATACTAGTCCAGAAAGAGATGGGATATCTATACCAATGTCAAATATCTTGGAGGCTAAAATACAGTCTATTTTATGATCTAATAAATCCTTCTTAACTTGCTCTCGTTCTTCTTTAGAATTGCTTCCGTCTAGCAAAGCACATTTCATATGTTGTTTAAAAACATTATATAACAATTTTCCATGTTTTAAACTACTAAACAATACTAAGGTTTGGTATCCTTTACTAACTAAAGCCTTAGTAGCATCTAGAACTAATCCATTCCGAACATCATTTTCTACTACATATTTTTTATAAATAGATTGATACTGTTTTTCCAGCTCATATGGATATGATGGAACTACCCTAAATCTAATTAAAGGTTGTGCTAAAAAGTCATTCTTAATTAAATAAGACGCTGGAATATTAACTATATAGCGCCCAAGAACAGATTCAATTAATAAATCAGCGCCATCGTCCCTCCACGGACTGCCGCTCAATCCGTATAAGTGTTCAGCTTTAGTTTTCTTAAATACTTGTTGAATTGTTTCACAAGCAGACATATGACACTCATCAATAATATGAACTTTAGTGTCATGTAACATATTTAGAATGTCAGTATATTTATTTTTGGAAACATCTTCTTCGTCATTATCACTTTCTAGTAAAATGTTTTTCTTTTCTATACCTAAAGCTTGTCCTACCGTCCAGATGCTCACTATATTAATATCATGAATTTCACATTTACCATCACCAACAATTCCTATTTTTTCATCAAAAGCTTGCGAAAAAAAATCATGAAATTGGTAAAGTAAGTCTTTGCCAATAACATAGATAATTGTTTTCTTTCCTAATTTTGCAGCAATTAATGCCGCAATTAAACTTTTACCACCCCCAGTAGCTACTTTAATAATTCCACGATCATTTTTGTCAATGACATCTAATATTTCTAATTGATATGGATAAGGATTTTTATTTAATTTCTGTAAATTAACCAAAATGTCTTTAGGTATGCCTGTTGATTTTGGTGGTCGTTTATCTTCAATATCTAATTGTTTATTAGCACCAGCATAAAAATCTTTTACTCTATCTACTAATCCAATAGGAAACTGTAGAGTAGGAGTTAATAGTTTTCTGAAGCCATCCCATTTAATAAAGTCTCCGTCTTTATTAAAGTATCCGCGAAATTGAGGTGTGTGCTCAGCTCCAATCACATAAAAAGATAAATGTTTATCAAGCGCCAAGATATGATCTAGATCAGTTTCATTATGAAGTTGTGCAGTAGTATTTTTAATTATGATTTTTGCCATAGTTACACCTAGTTATACAACTTATAATATAACTAGGTGTAATTTATTAATAAATATAATTAAGAAAAAATCTCTAAATCTAATCGTTTTTGCAAGACATTAGAGATTTGTCTTAAAATTTGAGCGCGTTCGATAGCTTTTTCAGTACCAAGCGCTTCACATTCTTGAATTCTTAAATCAAGAGCTTCTACAAAACTTTTCATAAGATCAATATCATCTGCAGTATTTTGTAATAAGGCTAGAAAAGACTTTATTTCATTTATTTTTCGGTAATTTTCATAAAAGTCTCTAATATTCATTTAAATATTATTTATTTCTACGATCAACTGTACCACCCACAAATTTTCCAAAAGTTGAATTCTTAGCTGCAATTTGTGCCTTAATCTTTTGTGCGGCAGATACTGTCTCATTTGTACCAGTATCTAAATTTAAACTAAGATTACGTTGTTCATCTTTTTCTTTCACCTTAGATTGTAACTCTTTAGTATCTTTCTTTAACTGATCAACTCTACTAGATGGTAATCCAAGTCCACTAAACATAGAATATACTTTAACTACATCATCTGTAGATTCAGTAACATACATTCCCTTAAATACACCCTTAGGACTTCCACACAAATCGTTAATCATGGCTGAAGCATAATTAACACTAGCTGCAGGAATCTTAGACCAAACTTCTTTATTAGCGGCAACAATGAAACCAACATATTTTGATTGCTTTAAATCAAACCCGCCAGATAATAAGTTACCATCTAAATTATTTACTACAGCTTCAGCTATAGCAGTATCTTCAGAATAATTTTCAACTGTTAACTCTCCATAAACGCTTAAGCCTTCACCATCAATAAATATTTTAGTAAATTCCATTGGATCTAAAGCTTTAGTAGATGATGGCATTGAAGAAAATACGTTAAATGCTTCAATAGTTTCTACGATGGCTTTATTTGCCACACCAAAGAATTCCATTTGACTTACATTGTGATAAATAGCTTCAATCTTGGCATTATCAACTACTAGTAAATTGGCAATCTTCTTGCTCTTAGCATACTCTGTTAATTTAGATAATGTTTCTAATGCGTTAGCTTTTGTTTGAGCATCTTCTGTATCCATTGGTAAAACGGTCATAACAACTAATGGTTTACCAGTAGCTGCCATTAATTCAACTAATGTTTCACAAGAGCCGGCACCAGAACCACCACCTAATGATAAAGTTAATAAATTAACTTGAGTATGACCTAACTTATTGTGGACTAACTCAGCAATTTCTTCTTTATGAGCTTCCGCAGCGGCAGCACCAATTGATAATTCTTTAGAAGCCCCGCCTACTCCGTACTCTAATAATAATTTACAAGAATCTGGAACCTCGATAAATTTTAAATCTTGTGCAGCAGTATTAACAACTACAGCGTCATAACCTAATTTATAAAATGATTCAGCAATTCTAGATCCTGCTTGACCAGAGCCTAAAACACCTAATACTAAACTTCTTTCTTTTTTTGCAACAATTTTGGATGCCATTTTCTTTTCCTCTTGTTTGGCTTGATTTTTTGCTTTGAGAGCTGCTAACTTGTTCATATCAACAGCTTCTTCATTTGAAATATTATCTACAATTTCTTCTTTTTTGTCTTCTTCTGTTATTGATGTAGCTGACATACTTTTCTCCATTACGCTGGAACAATTTCACCGATAACTTTTATATCCACTGGATAGCCTTCAAACTCGGTCGGTAGTTCATTTATATTATTTTTATTATTCAGATAAACTATTATATTAAATTCATCAATACCAACCATCATAGTATTATGATAATTAGATGTAAATAAATTTTTATATTGTATATTTAATGCAGAAGCAGCTTCTGATAAAGTCATTTTAAAAACCAACTATTGGTGGTATACCATTCGATGGTATCAACAATTCCATCCTTAAATTTGTAAGATGGTTTCCACCCTAGACTTCTTAATTTACTTGAGTTAACAGAATATCTAAAATCATGAGAGTTTCCACGAGGGTCTTTAATAAATTCGACTAACTCATGTCCTTTATTTAAAGTATTACAAATTTTTTGTATCACTTCAATATTGGTAAACTCTTGATTAGCAGAAATATTATAAACCTCATTATCTTTACCATTCTCTAAAATATTTATTAAAGCTTGACAATTATCAAAGACGTGGGTCCAATCTCTAATTTGTAATCCCTGACCATAAATAGGTATTTTTTTATTTTCCAAAATGCATTTTATCGCCTTTGGGATAAGCTTTTCGGGGAATTGGCGGGGTCCATAGTTATTAGAGCTTCTGGTAATATTATAAATTAACCCATGAGCTTGGTGAGCGGCTTTTACTAAGAGTTCTCCGGCAGCTTTAGTGGCGGCATAAGGGTTTTTAGGGTTTAGGGGAGCAGTTTCATCCCAAGCTACATCATTTTCCGATGTTAAAGATCCATATACCTCATCAGTTGATATATAAATTAATTTTTCTACATTATGTTTAACGCAAGAATTAATAATATTTTGCGTTCCTAATACATTAGAATTCACAAAAGCATTAGGGGTTTTTAATGAAGTATCAACGTGACTCTCTGCGGCGCCATGAATTACAATATCTGGTCTTTCAAATTGAAAGATAACATCCATAACATGTTGATCGGTAATATCAGCGATATGAAACACATGATTTTTATTATTATAAATAGAATTGATAGCATTATTTTGTACCTTATCAACGCTAACTACATCATATTTTTCTTTATAATTATAAATTACTTTTCTGATAAAATTACCAAAAATAAATCCACAACTTCCAGTAACTAGTAATTTCTTCTTCATATTTTATTTCTCATACAATTGATACTTACTATTATTCTTATAAGCATCATGATCTAAAGTATATCTATCAGCCCATAATTTAAGAAAATAATTGGTGTTATGTGGCATAAACAATTTATTCGATGGTACTTTTTTTAATGAAGCGCTTTCCTCATGATAAATATTAGTATTACCACAATATACAATTTTCTTATTCATATTATATTTGATAGATAAACACATAGAGACATCTTCAAATGCCCAATGAAAGTTTTCATCCATTCCATTAATTCCAGACTTATTAGTAGTACATATGTTTTTAAAATATTTAGCTTTAGTTAATACAACTGCAGCTGTTACGGACTGAAATTCTCTATTCTTTTCAGAATCTTTATCTATTTCCTGATGTGCTCGATAATGCATTGGCATCTTATGCTTATTATCAATTACTACTCCAGCATGTTGTATTTTTTTTGTACCAGTATATAACAGACGGGCGCCCACTACACCAACATTTGGATCATTATTAATGATTGACATCATGTATTTTAATGAATTACTATCATTAAAAATAACATCATTATTAAGTAACACTATTAAGTCTTCATCATTCGGAGCAGCTTCAGCAAACAAATAGTTCATACCAGTTGCAAAATTTTGCAAATTATTTTTATAAGCAATACATTTTATCTTGTCATCATTTAATGAATTTAAATAACTAACAGAATCATCTTTAGAACCATTATCTTTTACAAACCATGTATAATTCAAATCTGATAATGAATTAATTAAAGTTGGGTATAAAGTTTGTAACTTATCTTTTCCATTCCAATTAAGCGTAAAAACATTAATATGCATTATAATCCTACTCTAATAGCTCCCATAATCGATATATCTCCTTGAGTATTAACCATGATAGATGGTCCTACATATAAATTGTTTATTAACGGCAAATGTTTACCGATATTATAAGCAACTGGAGTTAATACAAATTGTATTTTTTTACTAACTATACCATAACCAATGCCAGCTTGTAAAATAGAAAAATCAGGCTGACTCTTAAATTGCCCATATGACATAATTTGTAAATTAAGAGTGGGGGCGAATTCTCCCCTAAAACTTTGAATATTTAATCCACTATCAATGCCTAAAAATAGACGTGGGTTCCAAAAACTAAATTTGGCTGTTGGATATTCTTGTTTAGATTGTGATGTGTTAATCTTAACATCATACTCTTTACCATCTACTTTTACTTTAAATTTGTTGTAAAAATATTGTCTTTGATTTTCATCCTCACCAACTACAGTAATTAAATCATATTCACGAGGAGAAATATTAAGATTCCATGGTTTATCCTGCCAAGCACTAAAGCCTACTTCACCTATTGGAACATTAGTATCTCCAAAAGGCTCATTTAATTTAAGGTTTTGTTGTTTGGACAAATACCCAAATGGGTCAGCATTAGGACAAATTGTACCATCCTTACAGGTAGGTAAGGTTGGATTAGGGTTCTTAATTTCTGAGCTAGTACTTTCTACATGATCAGATTTTACTCCATTACTATTTACAACTACTTTGTTTGTACTAGTTAAATCGGCAGATAATTTATCTAAATCATTTTGAATTACTTTTAAATCTATGCCGTTTGTTTTAATAAAATTTTCTAAATCATTTTTAGTGGCATATTCTGCTTGAGCCCTTACTATTTTATCATTTAACTCTTTTTGTAAAACCACTTGCTTTTCAATAGCATTTTGTTGATCAGAATTTTGTTTTTGCTGATAAATAACAAATCCTAATAAAAGAGCAATAACTACTCCTAAAGTAAGCAATATTTTTTGAAAAGTAGTCATATTAACTCCCAATTTTTTGTATGTCGGGGCACCAATGAATAGTCCTACCGTCACCACTCTTTTCTTTTATAATATTATAACCATTAGTATCAATCTTTTTACCATAAACCTTAAAACAACTAGTATATTTTCCTTCAGCACCATAAGCGTCTTTATAAGTGCTAATGGTAGCGCCCTGATGCTTATATGACTCCTCCATAACTTTTATAATAGATTCGCATAATTTAATTATATTATCTTCAGTTAAATGTTTACTTAAACACCAAGGAGATATTTTACAATCATATAAAGCCTCAGCCCGTATGTAATTGCCAACACCACAAAATAATTTCTGATTCATCAAATCTTCACTAATAGTTTTATTACTATATTTAAGAGCATTTATTATAAAATTTTTATTATCTTTAAATGGAGTAAAGGGATCCCAGCCCAAATCATTTAATTTATTTTGTAAATCTTGCTTATTATTTGTAAACTTAATAGTTCCAAAATGGCGCGGATCATTAAAAAATATTTTAGAACCATCCGAAAATTGAAATTCAAAACAGGGATGTTTACCTTCAATATAACTCCATTGACCAGTCATGCCAAAAGTGGAAAACATATAAAATAAAGTTATATCATCTTTGGAAAATACCCAATACATAAATTTACCTTTAACATTCACCTCAGAAACTGTTAAAGGTAATTCAGATATTAATTGATTTAATTTACCTAAACCACTTTTATCATAAGCATATCTGCCTTTAAGACAAGTATTGGCTTGCATTACAACCTTATTAACAACCAATGGTTGTAACAAATCTTTACTGATTCTTAGCTCAACTCCTTCCGGCAATGGGACCTCCTACAAAATTTATTTTAACTTCAGGTATCTTGGGCATAATTTTATATCCTATAGTGAGAAAATATATTATAACAGAAAATTTAATGGACGAAATTAATTGTGAAGAAAAAGCATATTGGTTGGGTTTCTTTTATGCAGATGCTTATAATAAGGAAAAAACCGGACAAATTATTATAGAATTACAAGAAATGGATCAAAATCATTTAGTTAAATGTGCAAATTTTTTTGGCAAACCACGCCCGCCATTTAAACAACTAAAAAATAAAGGTAAATACGTTGCATATAGACTTGAATTAAACAGTAGATATTTGTCTACATCATTAATAAAAAAGGGGCGTCATGGCGCTAAAAGTTTTAATATTACATTTCCAGAATGGATTGATAATCATTTGATTCAACATTTTATTAGAGGATATTTTGATGGTGATGGGAGTATCTATATACATCAAGATCAATTAAATATTGAATTTGCTTCAACACAAGAAATGTGTATTTCAATAAACAATATTTTATCAAATTTAAATATTAGGGGGCAAATATATCACCCAGAAAGATATAAAAACAATACATATAAATTGTGTTTTGGAGGAAGTCGCCAAGTCAAACGTTTTTGTGAATGGCTTTATAAAGATGCAAATATTTATTTAGACAGAAAACATAATATATATAAGTTATATTGTGAAAATCATGTATTCAAATTTAAAGATTAAGGACTTCCCAATCAGTTAGATTGTATTCTATGTCTTGATAATTGTGTTAGCTTAATTTTATTAATTTAATTGTCAATGGCTTGAATTAAAAATTCATAAAAAACTTTTAAGTTTTGAAATTTTATCAAGCCTTAAATCTATTTCTTTTTTTGTTAACTCTAATTCTGAATATTTCACGAAGTCAATATCTTTAAAGTGATCTTGTAAAAAATATAATGGTGAATGAAAAATCAATGACCAAGTAGCGGTATTGGGCTGTAATTTAAACCAATCTGAATTATCAACTAATAAACCAATTCCTAAACTACCAGAAGAGAATCTCCAAAAATTCCAAATATAACCATCTGAACCAAAGCCTTCCCAATCACCAATTGTTATATTTGCAATGATTATACTCATATAAACACCTTTAGTTTATTAACTCGTAATAAGAAATCATCTAATTTTTCTTTAAAAGGATATAAGGTGTTATCATCAATTCTTACAGGTTTTCCAGCAGTATTATCATACATAATATATAACTTATGAATTTCTACAAATAAACCACTAGATGCTAAAGTATATTCTTTATCTTTCCAAATTCTATAACCAATAAAATCATAAGTGGAGGGTTTTCCATCAGACATAACTAACCTGCGCCAATAATGGTAACCTTGATGAGATATTGTCCAATCTGTTAAACAATATTCTTTTTCTTTATAATAAAAAATCATAAAAAACACCCCAATTTATCATATTTAATTAATAACTCATCCATTTTTGATTTAGCAGCTTCGATATCATCATATGATACCTTACTGCCATAAAGATTTTTATAAATCTTTATTACATGGTAAAATTCTGGAGTAGAGAATGCTTCCCAAATGCCAGTACTCTGGTTGTGTTGCCACTCTATTTCTGAACTAATTAATTTAAATCCTATTTCAACATCCCAGTAAGGAAAATCATCGCTCAATCTAATATAATCTGGATAAGAGTTTTTAAAATCATGTTTTGTTCTGAATTTCATCCATTTAGAGAAAACAAAAGTATGATTATTGGTTTTTACCGTTAATATCATGTAAATGAATATAGTTTTGTATACTTTAAAATAAAATTAGTAACATCCATTTTGGCTATTTCTAATTCTTTTATTTTGTATTTACGATCTTTATAAATATTATTAAACTGATATGCTATTTTTGACAAATAACCTTCGCCGCTAATTGTTAAAATATCTAATCCAGATATATAAATATAATGATTATTTATATAAAAATTAGTCGCTCCAACAGACCGATGTTTTATAATAAAATCACAACAAGAGGATGGGACATATAAAACTCTACAATAACAGTTATTCATCACTTTCCAGTGTGAAAGTACAAATTCTTGTTTATTAAATTTTAATTTCATCGTTCTATAAATAACAACTAAATTTTGTTAATTTTAATAAAAAATCATCTAAATGAATCATAGCTTTATTAAGATCTTTTTGCTTATAAGAAATATTATTAAAGGCACGACTATATATCATTGCAAAATCTGTTAAAGATCCTTGCCCATAAACTTGATAAATAATATCAGGACTAGTTAAAGGTATAAAAAATCCAATCTCATCTTTTAATACTGGATATGGATTTTTTAGATCTATTACAGAACGACTAACAGATGTTGGAATTGGTTGTCCACCGCTACCCTCATAAGAAAATTTCCAATTTGTTAAATTATACGTTACAGCATTAAAAACAATTTCCATTAGGGCACTTTATTTGTCCATTTCTTTACAAAAATAGATCTTGCATAAGAATAAAGTGCATAAGTATTAATCTGGGAACTACTTTGTTTGCCAAAATGTATAACCGGTATATCAACTACATTTGTTTTAATTCCTAATTTTCGTGCACGAAATCCTAAATCCGTATCTTCAAAATATGCTAAGCCATATTCTTCTGAGAATATTTGCGGTACATTGGCATTAGAAAATTGTTGAGTTGCTTTTCTTGGAATTTCTAACTTATTCCATGTTTCTTTAGAACCAGCAATACACCAGCCTGATAAATAAGAATTGCCAGGTAATACACAATTAGATTCTTTAATAAATTTTAATTGAGAGTCTAATTGTCCCATAGTAGGTCCTACTAATCCCTCACTACATTTCTCAATTATCTTGTCTGTCCAATTATTTTTATTAGATTTAACTCTTATATCATTATTTAAGAACATAACATTAGGGTGTTTGGACAATGAATAACCTATATTACAAGCCTTGGCAAAACCTAAGTTCTCAGGGTTTTTATGATATCGAATCTCTTCATATTCAGTACAAAATAAATTTAATAATTTATGCTGAGTTTCATCTGTACTATTGTTATCTACAACAATAATTTCATGTGTATTATGCGGAAGACTGCGCAAATCATTTAAACAAGCTTCAGTAAAGTTCCATTTATTAAACACTGGTATTACTATAGACAACATTATTCCTCACATAAATCTAAAATGCGGTCAGCAACCTTGGACCACGTATGTTCTTGAGCCACCTCTTTCATTTTAGGCGAGAACTTAGCGTGATAAGAATCATAATTCTTAATTAGATCTTGTAATTTGGCTGCACAATCAGCTGGACTTGGTTCAAAGGCTTTTGCATATGGAGATGGTTCCCAATATTGCATACTATAATCGGCTTTAATCTCCTTACCATCTATAAGAATAGAATTATCATTATTCATATAGTCCAGTTGACCACCATAACGAGGAGCCACTGTTACTTTATTTGCTGCAAAACTTTCAAGCCCTGGTAACCAATAGCATTCGGCTAAACTCATAGTCATCACTACATCACATGCATTATATAATGGCTCTATATCATCTATAAAAGTATCAATTATTTTAACTTCGGCGTGATTTTTATATTGTTTTTTAAAATTTCTAAAAATATCATCAAAGTTAATGTCACTTTTACCATTAGCACCCTTTTTAGAAATTTTTAATACTAATGAAACATCATCCTTGTTAGTAAAGGCTTGTCCCCAAGCCTTAAATAATCCTGGGATATTTTTTCTTAAATGAGGCTGAGCAATATTACATAATATTTTGTATTTTTTGTCAGATTTAATTGGATATTTACCCAAATTATTAAATCTATCTAAATGAATGCCATGTGGAATTACTATTTGCGCTGACTCAGGCATTCCATTATCAGTAAAAATTTTCTTACTAAATTGAGAGGATGGTAAAACTTTATCTACGCACTTATAATATTTAATAAATGAAGATGGAATAACTGTTGTTTCATAATTCCAAATTCCAAATCTATTTTTGGATCCACGAATAAAATGATGCCCGAAATTTTTCAAAGCAGTATATGATAGCTGCATATCATACTCTTTGTCTAATTTATTTTCTACTAATTCTTTAAAAGAATCGGGAGTTAATGCAGTATTTTCTTCAACAAATCCTTTTAAATTAGGAATCAAATCTTGTGGAAAATGATTAATACCATTGGTTGAAAACAAATCTACTTGATGTCCTTTACGGATTAATTCCCTAGAAATGTTTTGCGCAACTATACTCCACGAGTGATTCTTAGCTAAAAAACCATACCAACATATTTTCATAGATGATACTATATCACGACCATAAGGTACGTCTAACTTTCATTAATTTTTCAACCATTTCATCAGTTTTATCTTCAAATTCTTTTTCTTTAATCATAAGTTGATTCAAAGCTCGTTGTTTGGCATTTATTCTTTTTAATTTTGATAAAGAGGACCATTTATATCTAAGTTTATTTATCTCTTCCATTTCAACAAAACGATCATTATTCCACCAATTATAAATACTTAATATTTCATCCTGAGCAACTTTTTGTTTAGCAAGAAATGGATTTGTTTGAACGTCATTTTCTGATACTTTAATTGTATTCAATTCATTTTCAACAAAGCTATTTAATAGTCCGAATATTGCATATAACATTCTATCATCTACATCTAGCCATCCATATTGATAATAATCTGGATTTTTAATAGATTTAGTAATGCCATTATTAACATAAGTAATATTTTTTCTTTGTCGTAAGTCTAACATGTGGTATTTATATTTATTAAAATAATTACATTTAATCCAATAAATAAATTCTTGAATTCTTCTTTTATTTCTTTGAAATAAAGATACAAAGCATCCAATAAAGGTTGCTGCTATAAAATATTTGATAGGATATTCTTTTTTTACTTTAGCATAATAATCTTCCCATGTAGCAGACTCATCATTAGAAAAACAAGCTATAGGCATTGCATTATTTGAATCAGACATGCCTAAATCTTTAGGACCGGGAATTTTAAATATTTTATTTAAGTAAATCATCACTATCCTTACAGCATCTAAATCCTACCGAAATTTGATGAAATGATTCATCATGATCATCTGTTTTGGGGCGGCATCTATTTCTTACTGGTAACCAATGCCCGCCTTTTAAAGATGATCTCATCCATAAATCTGGAATTTTACTATGTTGATATTTTGGAACTTCAACCCATTCGTCAACGTTGCCAGACATATTATGCACACCAAATGGTGACAAACATTCAGGGTTTTGAACCACTGAATTTCTATGATCACACAGTCCATTATTGCAAATAATATCTTTCACTGTATCTATATTGCATTGTTTGGATGGTCTTGAATAGCCGGTAGTATATGGATATATTTCTTCTCCTTCACAAGCAAAATTCCATTCTGGCTCCGAACATAATCTTTTGTTCTGTTTTTCACAAAGTGATTTTGCTATTGTCCAAGATACATTGGATAATGGAATGCGATCTATCGGATTGAAATATTCTTCTTTATCTATACAAAAATTCATTTCTACATTTTTACCAATGCATTTACTTTTATTAAATTCTAAACATCTGGCAAAGGGAGTAGTTTCGGGTGGCTCCATATAAGATTTACACAATTGAATAACTTGTGTACAATATGTGCCAGTAATGTGTAACATTTCTGGTGCACAAGTTGGAACAATAAACTGCTCTTGAATTGTTGTTATAGATAATTTAGTATCTAAATTTTTATTTTGTGTACAGCCACACAGCGCTAACAAAATAATAAAAATATTTCTTTTTTTCATTATTTACGATAGTAACACCAAGTCTGTTAATGTCAACCCCAAATATAAAATTAATTAGGCAGACTGAACGGTCATAGTAACATTTAATGTAACAATATTTCCACTTACTGTTCCGCCAGGCACATATACAATGGGAGAAATTGTAGCTCCTGGAGTTAATGTTACATATCTATTAAATGTTAAATTGGCTCTTTTATTAACTGTAGTATCTACAGATTGAAACCAAGGAGAAGATGTAGTTCCCAAATAATCATTACTAAGAGATATACTTCCATCTATCTCAAACCCAGAAGATACATCTTTATTTAAAGATAATACGCAAGTAACAATAAAATCTCTTGCTATTAATCCATTATATGTTAATTTACAATTTGGTCCTAAAGTAAATACATCTCCACCAGTATAACTATAAGTGCCTGATAATGGAACATAAACGCCACTATTAATACTGGTGGTTGCACTAGCTCCACCAACAACCATACCAATAGTACCAGCATCACCCGAATCTGATGTGCTGTTTGCATCACTAAAAGAATTGGTTAAGTTTAATAAATTTTGTACTTTAGTAGAATTTATGAAAAGAGGAGAGTTATTAAATCCACCCTTTTTCAAATAAACATGTATTTGAATTTTGGTGCTTAATGTTTTAAGAATCTCATCTTGAAATAAATTGCTAAAATTTAATGTGATTAATCCGGTAGTATAATCTACTGACACTCCAATTTTACCATCCACGATAATTCCGGCATAACCGTCTGTACTCAAACCATTGATATTAGGTGAAAAAGATTGTACTGAAACAGAAAATCTAACCTGATCATTAAGCAAAGCCGTATTGTTAACATAAGAACAATCAGCAAATTTCATAGCAGGAAAACCTAAACGTGTTACACCGTCTCCTGTATAATCTACCACAAAATCATCCATAATATTAAGAGTTTTCTCTGAACCAAAAAATCCATCAGGAATTTCAAGTATTACTGTCCCTACTTCAAAATCTACCTTGTAAAAATTACCATCCGGTTTTTTAAGTTCTCCGCCATCTCCAATAATTAAATTATTAGGAACAAAATAATCTACTCTACCAGAATCAAAATCTGGTATTGAAGGATAAATTTCACAACTAGTGCCTTTTATAGCACAGTCATTTTGACTAAAACCAGTTTGTGTAGTAAAAACAGTTGGAACTAATTTTGCCCTACTGTTAGTTACAATTAATGATTCACTCCAAGTAAGCTGTTTATCAAATGATATTGGTACGGGTGAAGTATAAAAATCATGCGATGAAAAATAACCATCCTCAGAAAAAATATCTTGAGGAACATGTATTCCAGCAGCTCGACCAGTACTTAAATTAGTATAATCATCATCTCTATCTACAAATTTTTCTAATTTAAATCTTAAAACATTAAATCTAGTACCAATTTTATCATAAGGATTACTGGTAGGAGCAGGATATGGAGTTGGTGGAGGCATATCTAAACTAAGTTTGTTTATATAACTTTGTAATAAATAACCATCAGTATATGTAATATGAAAATCTCCATCAATGTCCGCACGTAATAGTTGAGATAAAACATCTCCATTTAAAATTACTTTTCTAATAGTAATTACATTTGATAATGTATCAACAGAAGTTACATCAAATCCGCCCTGGTCAGCGTCATTACCACCAGCAAATATAACTAATTTATAACTACTCAATCCAACAATAGAACTAAAATCTACCGATGAACTAGTTAGTTCAGCTAATCTTGGATCTGTTGGATTTGCAACTAAAACACCATCTATTCCAGCAGCAACAATGTCTCCAGTATTTGGATCAATTAATTGAAAATTTACAGAAAATAAATTAGTAAATGGCTGAATATATGTTTTATATCCATTTATAAAAGATGTAGTATATCCATCAGTCGTTACACTGGCATGTAAAGGTAAACCTACATTTAGATTATATCCTAAATAAGAATTTAATAAATCTAAATCATCATTATCTATAATACCGTCACCATTAACGTCACCAACAATCATTGAACACAAACGAGCGCTGGCTACCCTATAAAAAACTGAGGGATTATTGGCATTAGGAGTAATTTTTGCTCCTATAAAATCACCATTTATTAAATTAGTGACTAATGCAGTTACAGTAGTATTGTATCTTGTAACATCAGTGGGGTCATCAATTACTTTAATCAATAGTTCATCCTCTGCCATAGTGGCAGAATATAAAATTGAACTTAAGTTAGCAGAAATAGAATCATAAAATTTTCTGTTTTTATCAGAAATTGATCCAATTAATAAAGGCTCTGATGCTACATCTAAATTTTCTATATCTAAAGTATTTAACAAGTCAACTTTTGGAACAAATTGTTTTCTACTCAAAACTGGATTTCCAGTACTTTGATCTGGTACTGGTACAGATTCTAATGTAGTGGCTGATACAACCGCTTTATATACATCATTTCCAACAAATTGAATATCATCAAAACAATAATCAATAGTTGATTGCGATTCTTCATCAATAATAGTTTTTGTTATAGTAATTCCATGACCAGTATCATATGCTTGTCCATCAGATACTTTGGCAGAGTCGGTCCAAATTTTAAACCATAAATCTTCTTCTGGAATATCAACCCATAGATCACCAGTAAAAGAAGTAATTCTAGAGTTTGGAACCCTATCACTACCTACAGAAAATAAAATATCACATTTGTTTGCCGAACCAGATCTTTTAACTGCTATGGCATAATAATTTCCTGGCACAAGAACATTTCCTGTGGCAACTAAACTATTACTAAAAACAAAATCTACAGGCTGTGGCACAGAACCAAGTTCAATTCCATTAGCTAATAGTGAATTATAATTCACACTAAGTTGTGCCAATGGAATATTAGATGGAGCAAAATCAATTGGTAAACTTGGAGAAATATCACTTGGGCAATCAATGTCAGATTGTAATGGATAAACACTAACAACCAAGTCACCATTCCATACTAAATCATTTTCATTATTTAAATCTAAGTTTCTTACTGATAATAAAAGAGTGATTTTTTGAATATTATTAGTTGTTGCAACAAATTTTTGTCCTATTTGTGTAGTAACATCTCCATTTAATAATACCTTATTATCTTTTTCTCCAGTAAATATATTTAAAGAATCAATATTATATGTTGGTAAGGCATTCTGTAATAAAGCTTGCAAGGAAATAGAGCCATTAAGAAAAAAGTCTCTAAAAAACAAATTAGGTTCTACATCTTGAGCAACCATTATAGGATCTCTTGACAAAGTCATAGGCTTAGCTTCTCTAATAAGAATTCTACCACCTAAGTTCATAGAAAGATCAGGATCTCCTATAAAGTCATTAAATAAAAGTATTAAAATACTGGCAAAATGTTTTCTACTTATTTGTGTTTCATTTACTCTAAAATAAAAGGTTTCAAATTGAAGATTTCCTTCAAAATCTAATCCTATTATACCAACTTTTACAGTCTTTTTTGAAGCAACTTTTGAATTGGTAAGTGTTATTTCTAATTGATTACCAAAATTATTATCAGTTGGTTGATTTTGTGGATTAACAGCTATACCATCTAAAAAAGTATTAGTTAATAAAGAATCAAATATAGTATTTTGTTCTAAAGATTCAGATAATATGCCGCTTCCAATATGATTATTAATGATACCAGAAGTTACAGTATCATTATAATTTTGTTCTAAACTTAAATCATTATTGTCTATTTGTTCTGTATCAAACCAAATATTTTGTGTTCCAGATACTGGGATTCTTTTAGTCATATTTATCTCACCTATAATACTTAATAAATACCCTAGAGTTAGCGGGCTTAAGTATTTTTATTAATTTTTCCAATACTTCTTGAACTTTAGGACTACTATTTATTATACCAAAGGAATCAAAAATATTTACTAAAAAGCTAAATAATCCTGTTTCTTTATTCTTAATTAGAGAAAAATCAGTATTTTTAATTCTTGTATTATCTAAATCTAATAAATATGTAGTATACAAATCATGTGTAACAGGCAATACAGCATTTAAATTGCTGCTATAATTCACATCTATGGGCTCTCCGTATGGCTGATAAATAGGTCTAGAAATATTGCTGATTCTAAAATTATCAATCAAACTAAAAATTGGCTTTCTTTGAGTAAACTCAGATCCTATAAATAAGTAATTTATAGGATCTTTAAATTTGATATTATAACCATCACTCATATTAAAGCTAACTTGATCTGAAAATAAATCATTTGAAATAAGACCAACACCAAATAAAGTTTTTGAAAATTCATAGCCATCTACAAATAATCTAATTTCATCAGAACTTATTCCACCATTAATTTTATAACTTGCTTTAACTCGATGCCAAGTATTATGGACCCAAAAAGTAGGAGCTTTAACTAAATAATCAGTTCCAGAGGCTGTAATACCAAAATTAATAAACCCAAACTTATCTTTATAAATAGAAATTCGATCACCTTGAAGACCCTTAGGAATATAAGTAACGGTTACTTTAGTATTTTGATATGGTAAAATTTTATTTAATCTAATAACTTGAGTATTAATGGTATCGGATCCACTTTCTGTGGGCTGATATGTAATAATAATAGGTAAGTTAATAGATGGTAAAGTTTTGCCCAGATAAATAGTTTTTTTATCTGAACCAACCGTACCATTTGTAAAATAATCTGTATTAGTTCTATCTCCAACAATTTTTACAGAAATTACTTGTAATATTTGTTTAGAGGATTGTGCTGTACTATTACCTATACTTATACTATTTTCTTGTATAGATCTTTGAGAATCAATTTCAACTTTGCCACCAGCAAAATAATCTGTTTTATTATCTCCATTTTCTAATTTAACATTTAATATTTTACTTACTGATCCTTTTACTTTCACAGTAACATCATTAATACTAACAACATTTTCTATTACAGCACCAAATGCGTCAAAATAATATCTTTCTACAGGATCATTGCCAGTATCGTAAATTGGATTAACCCAAAACTCAATACTTCCTTCTTTTCTTGTATCTAAAATTCCATCATTAGATAAGATAATTGGATTATTTTGTATTACCACACTGTTGCCAAAATTTTCATTAACAACTACGGGAGAGAAAAAGTGATGTTTAACAATATCTTTTTCTATATATTTATCTGCCTCATTTACAAATGGAAATTCATCAAAATTAATTAAAAGAAGTGTATTTTTATCAGATTTAAGTGCCTTTAATGAATTAAAATCTTTAGTAATTGATCTTTGATTACTTGGTATACTTTCTCCAACTCTAGTGTCAGTTAACATTATTGAATATACTTTTATTTGATCCATAATGGCATTTAATTGTTTATTGCCATTAAAATCACTTCCAAAAAATACATTTTTATGTAAAGGATCAAACTTAATAGTACAGTATGTTGTATATTCTATTTCATAGAATCCTCTTGACAACATGTATCCCACACTTGGCAATAATTCTGATTCTAAAGTAAAATATCCGCTTTGTAATCCACTCCTATAAGCTGTAGTATTTAATATTTGATAAACACCACCACTAAAATTATCTAAAGGTTGAATAAAAGAAGCTACTGTTGATTCTATATATAAAGTTTTTCTGTCTTCAGAAATATTAGTAATTTTATAGTATCCAGCCACATTAATTGGCTGTTGAATTAATAAATAATTTCCTATATCAGAGTAGCTAAATAAGTTATTGTCATCTCTTACTGTAAAAGCAGTATCATTATATAAATTTTCACCATGATTCATTTGATAACTAAATCTAATAACAGGAACCTCTCCACTTAACTCGCTGTGTGTGATAATGTATTTTTCTTTTATTTCTATTGATACAGCGTCCCTATTTAAATTTATTGGCTTTACAATAACACTTACAAAATCAATAGACACATACATATTTGTAAAATCTAAGGTTCCATAATCACTAAATGATATAAACTCAGATGTTGGTGTAATTCCTGATACGCCTTGAATATACACATATACAGGCGCCGAGAAATCTACATTGTTTCCAGCTATAGTTACACTAATAGTTCTACCAATTTGTGAATTAGATGGTTGAGCCGTAATTAAGTTGCTAGAAGTATATAAACCTGCTGAATAGGTTGCATTATTAGAATTTATAGCAGTTTTAGGTAAAATGTTTTTATATATTTTTACTTCATCTAAAGATATGGGAGGTGGCATTTTTGTCATCAAGATATTTTCTTGATCATGTCCCCATACATAATAATCACGATTAATTTTTCTAAAATTTAAACCTAAAGTTCTAATCAAAATTAAATCATCGGCAAAGACATTATTAGAAATTGTTAAAATATTATTAAAGCTACTATCTTTAGAAATAGAATAAGATGGAAATAGCGCCCTGACCCCAGGAATCTCTTCTTCTATATTTGAATAAATCCAAAAATCAGTATTACTAAGATTAACTGACAATTCCGCGTCAATAACTAATGTATCCCCAGAAACCTGCAATATAGTTACAGCTAATGGCAGTTCTGAGTCCCCATTAATTCTAATTAAATAACCAGGCAATACACCATTTGTTTCAAAATTTGATCCTATTGAGGTAACAGTGTTACCATTTATTGATCCTGATAAATTATTGTTATTAATAAATACATGAATTGTAGATATTGCTATATTTGGAAAAATGTCTATTTCTGAAGTAATAGTATACTGAGTTCTATTAATAGAAAATCTGCCATTAGTTAAAGAAATAGGCATAGGAGAATTTAATGTTAAAGATTGCCCCAATATATTGGTTATAGTATAACCCGCAGTATTAAATCCGTCTTCATCTATATAAATAATATCACCTATTGATATATTATAAGCACTAAAATTTAAACTAGAAGTAACCACATTACTATTTAATACTGTATGTAAATCAATTGATGATACAATATCTTTTCCTGTTAATCCTACAATTTCTTCTGGATTAATAGTTCTAAATTTTTCATGTAAATATGGTCTAAGCTTTTGTCCATATTTAATTATATTTGGTACCTCTAATCCATCAATGAATAAATGGATTTCATCTCTATCATTTTGAGTATTTAGTTTCCAAGAAGCGGCAATATGATGTGGTTCACCTAAATTCCAAGAAGATACATCTGAACTAACTATATATGATGTTTTATTTTTATCGTATACTCTAAAATTTAAATATCCACTAATATCTTTAAAAATAGATAGCCTACTCTTAGTAGTGTTTTCTCCAAAATCCATTATATAATGATCAATATCAGAAACAAATGTTATGCCATCATCAATGGTACCGCCACCATTAAAACTTAATGTAACAGAATTAATGCCACTAAATAGAAAAACATTACTTTGTTTAGGTAAAACTAAAGTTTTAACATCATAAAAAGAACCATCTGTTTCAATTTTAATTTTATAATTAGATGTATTGGTAGAAACATATCCATCTAACAAATTAACATACCATCTTTTAAAAGTACCAGAAGGATCTATATCATAGTATATAAATAAACCATCTTTATTAAAATGAGGCTGACCTTCTACATTACTGTTTTTATTTATAGTAAATTTTCCTGAAACAAAATTCGGATGATATTCTGCAGGTCCTACAAAAACTTCTGATGGATCAATTGAATATCCATCTTTAGTAATAATAAAAGTTAAATTGGAATCATTATCTAAACCACTCCATTGTGGATAGATCCAAGTCTCAAAAGTACCCTCCTCTAATCTTATATTAGAAGAAACTGGTAAACTAATTTTTTGATCTGGATCATTAATTAAAGCCCCATTACCATATTTGGCTGGTGATAAAGTAAAATTTCCTTCAGTTTTAATTTCTTGTGGAAACAATAAACTATTACCCAAAGACCAGCCTTCAAATATTGATTCAATAACCTCAGGCTCAATATGAGAAATAGTTTTTCCAATATTTTTAATAGCATTTAATGTGGGTCCTTGAATGAAAGAAGATAAGGCTGCCATTAAAGAATCACGATATCTTTCTCTATTAAAATCAACATCAAAATTAGTTAATTCTGGAATATTAACTAAAGTTCCAAAGTTTTTTAATAGAGCATCTCTTAAAGCACCTACTTTATAACTGGCATAATATTCGGTATTTGCCGAAAGAGATTTGCTAGATCTAAAATCAATAATATTATCACCATATTCATAACTAACAATAATTTCATCTGCCACATAAGTATAATCTACAAATAAATCGCCTTTATTATAATCTATGACAATTCTAGACAAATTATTTATTGAGAAAATATAATTAATTGTAACTAAATCACCAATAGATGGTGAATTTACTCCTGACAAAATAAGCTTTAATATATTTCCCTCTTCTATTATTCCAGCATTATCCCACAAATTTTGACCATCAGAAGCTCTAGTAACATTAAAATAAAAATTAATATTTGGAGATAAATATGGAATATTTTCATTAACATTAACGTAATAATTATATCCATCATATTTAACAGTATCAAATACTTGTTTATTAATTTCTCCCACAGTAATATTAAATCCATTAGATACGCTATAATTAGCAAAATTAATAGGATTAGTATTATTTAATAGATCATTGTGCTCAAAAATACTACGTACAAATTTTACTTGATTAGTAACTCCTGGCACAAAAGAAGAATTGAAAAAAATGCCCACAGAATTATTGTAAATTTGATAAGGCGCAGATGAATTTTCATTTAAATATAATTCATCCGCACTGTCAATGTTTTCTGGAACTATACTACCATCATCAAATGAAGTATACTTAAAATTTTTATTTTTAGGTACTAATGAACTAAAACGATAATAAATATCTTCAACACTAATTACATGTGGATAAGTGGGTTTAATACTATTATATTTATAACTAATACTTCCTAAATTAAAATCTTGAGTACTACTTACAGCAATATAAACTATACCATTAATATAATCTATAACATAATCTCCTATATTTGTTAGTCTATTAATATTTACTGATTCAGTAGCATCTTTATCAAACCATCGTTCAATTATAAATATATTACCATTAGTAAAAGTAACACTAGAATTAAATGATGAACCAACACTATCTTCAGTTGAAGAGATAATTGTATTGTTATTTAAAAATATTTTAAATATTCTTAATGGCAATGCATTTTGTAGTACTGTATTTGCAAATAACATTTCATTTATTTGAGATGCAAATGAAGACCGTTCACCAATTTGAGAAATTACTTTAGGAGGATTATTATATCTAAAATATATTTTATCATCATTCCATCTACTAAGAGTATATATTTCTCCTGATGTTTCATTAAAAATTCTAAATACATTAGTGATAGGAGAATGAATTGTTCTAAAGGCATTTAATGCCACTAACCTATTTTCTATTCTTTCAGAAAGTTCTTCTTGATGTAAAGCCGCATTATAATCTAATCCTGGAATCAAAACTTCTTCATAATTAAAAACAATAGTCCCATCCTCATTTATTAAATTTCCTAAAGGAAGAGCAACTAAATCAAACAAACTAGAATCATAAGTATAATCTTGATCAGATTTAAAAGTGTATTTGTATTTATATGTAGCCAGCGGTGGATATGGTCCAGTTCCATTATTATTTAAATCTTCACCATATACATAAACTGTTCCGGTTTCATAATCAATAGCATATTGTCCAGGCAAAGATGGCAAACCATTTAATCTAAATACAATTTCTTTTTTAAATGCAGGATGTAAGGAATTTATAATATTATTATTTGGATCAGTAAATGTAACGCCTCCCAATCCAGAAATATCTCCATTAGAATCTACAATTGGAGAGTTTTTTAAATTAAAAATATTAATAATTGGAGGCAATTCTTCTCTAATCACATCAAATATTGTAGTTACTTTAACACTATTTGGATCAACAACAACACCCAAATTTTTATATTCATAAATAACTTCTACTCTAATAATAGAATCTAAAGAAAAATTAGAATTTTCAAGAATTTTATCATTAAGTTTAATTTGATTATCTTCTAATGTAGCATAACTAAAAGCATAATCTTGATCATAACGAGAGTCTTTTATTTGATATCCTAATGAAGAAATATCATATATGATCTTTGGAGTTGATGTACTTTGTAAAAATACAATACTTGTAACTTTAGTAATGGGAAAAGAGCCAAGATTTAATATTAAAGTATTAACATTAAAAATACCAATATCATTGGTTGAATTTGGTAAAATGTTTTCATTTGCCACATTTTTTTGTAAAGTAATAGGAAATCGTGGAAATTCATCATATTGAAACTTAGCAGCTCCCTTGTTAGAGCTTGGGGCTCGTCCTAAACGTACAATTTCATAAGCCCCCTCTTCATCAAGTCGATCAAAAGGTCCTGCTCCACGAACTTTTTTTTCATCAATTACATCAAAAGACAAATAATTTTCGTTTTTAACTTGTCTAATATCATATAAAGCTCTAGATAAAATTACAGATAATGATTGAATATATTTTCCAACTAAAGTAGTATCATCATCTATATTATAAATATTATCTTTATAAAAAGAACCAAAATAATTTTGAACGGGATTGTCTGGAGATAATGGAGCTATAATTAAATATTTATTTGTAATACCATCTTCAGCTAATCTATAATCTCCATGCAAGGAAGTAAATGGATGTAAATTAATAGATTGAAATGTTAAAAAATATGATGCTAAAGGGCTTAAAGGCAAACATTTAAATGTTAAAGTATTTCCTTTAATTTTCAAACTTAATACTTCTGCATTTGGAACATTATTAGTATCAGATATGATAGAAATGTTTTCAATTACTAAATTAGTATTTAAATCTTCGGTAAATACTACTTTAATATTAGAAACGTCTATTACTTCTACATTTTGTATTCTAAGGTTACCCATTATCTAGTCTCAGTATTAATTATAACATTGTTTGGAGCAAAATATTCATCTTTTTGTGCTTGCACTTTAAGTACTTGCCCAATTCCACCAACTTTATTAAAATATAATATTCTAGCTCTTGCAATGCCCGCAACTGCTTGAGCAGTATTTATTAAAGTTACAGCGTCAATAACATTGCCCAAAGTATTGGTAGTCAGCGCTGTAGTTAATTTATCTCTTAAATTCTGTAACACCGTATTAGTAGACGACTTATAATCATTATCAATCACTACATTCATAGTAAGATTCAACTCAGTTAATTTTGCTTCTCTAGCTAAAACATCTGCATTAATAGGTCTAGCATCTTCTAAATTAAAAGTAACATCTCCCAACAATTTATTATAATTATATTTAACTATAATTCTTTCATTTTGCTTTGGAGCTAAGTAGTCATAAAAGACTTTATATCTAGCACCCAAGCTGGGTTGGGTAAATGAAGTTACAGTAAATTTTGTAGATTGTGACGATTTAAATCCACTAGAAATATAAATCTTATTTATTAATGCAAATTTTTTATTACTATATAATGTTCCATTTCTAGTATATGAAAGGTTTTCAGAGTCATTATCATAAGTATAATAAAAAGTGATCCTTATTTTATCTCCTAATTTAGGTAAATTATGTGTTTCTACATCTAAAGTATTGTTTTGTGTACTTGGTAAAATAAAATCAAGATTTTGTAAAGATAAATCTCCTAACATAAAATCAGAATATAATAAATTATTTTGTATTATTGTATTTTTAACATCATATGTACTTAAAACTTTTAAAACTGTATCATCAGTAGCACTGGCAGTAATTACTTTTTCTACTTTTATAATTTTAGCAATTTTATATCCGCTAGATAATGGTGCTGTCGAACTAATATTTAAAGTTTTTCTTAAAGCCTCTGATAAATTTAACTTTAACCCAGTATTAGTGGCAGTAAAAATAATATCTTTTGCAATTGATAAAGAAGTTCCTGCAATAGAAACTACTCCAGTATTATTAATTTGATCCACGATATTTCCAATAATTCTTGTCGGAGCTTTTCTTAAATTATTATAGTTAAAAAACATAACAAAAACTCCATCATTAACATGACTAGAGTTTGTCTCATTAAATATTAACTTATTATTAGCAATATCTATTGTTCCAGAATAATTCCATAATTCTTGTCCATCTAATATTCTTACAATAGATATTTGATCATGTTTTATATTATTTAATGTATTTGTTATTTTTATTTTATTAGTTAAATTATCATAAGCAATAATATCATATATTCCATTATTATTTGCAGTATTGGCTCCAGTTATTACAATTTTTTTATATAAAATATCATTAGTAGATGAAAAATTAACTGTTAAACTAGAAATGTCAGCAACACCATTCACTAAGGTATTGGATAAATAACCATCAGTCACTCCATATAAAATAATGTTAGTATTTGGCTCTATTATATTAAATGATAATCCTGATCCTTGATTAACAAACTCATTAATAGAAACATTAAATTTATTCGGAGAATCAATGGACAATTCATTTATTTTTGTTTTTATCAATGAATTACTGAAACTAAAAGGTTGAAATTTTCTAGAATCAGTGGCATAATATATAACTAATACTCTATCTCCAATAACAGGAGAATTAACACCATTAAAAATTAATTGAAAATTTCCAGACGTTCCAATAGATACTAATCCGACATTACTAAAGTTCCATAATTCTAAATTATCAGATAATCTAATAGCTGAAATTATTTGATCAGAATTTAAAGTAAATTCCGTGCTGGGTAAATTTAATTCAACATAATATTGGTTGCTTAGATTTTTTTGAACAACCTGATGTTCTCTTCTAACCATATTTACAACACTAAAATTAGTAAATCCATTGTTACTTAATAAATTAAATCCATTGCCATTTCTACTAGCAGGCAAAGATGTTGTAGCATTTGATAACAAATCTGAAACACCAGAAACATAAGTAACCCTTAATATTATTGAAGTTGCAGGAGTATCAATTAATGTGGATGGTATAGTAATTTGATTACCATTATTACTACCAGAAACTAAGCCTGAAGAAAATACATTTTGACTATTTAATATTACTGTTACCTTATCTCCTATTATAGCCGTAGTATCAGATGGTAAAATTATGGTTGTAACATATAAGATTTCTATTCCAACAACTTCAGTAGCTGTACTAACAAAGGAATTGCCTTGTGCTGTTGAATATAATTCTACATTACTATTCTTTAATGTTACCGAATCTACACTAGAAGTAAGTATTTGTAATTTGTTAATAACAACAGACAATCTACCAACAAAAGTTCCAGATGTTACTTGTTCTACATAACCATCAGTTTCTAAAAATTTATTAGCATATAGAATACTAGCAATGGGCTGAGAAGATGTTCCTTGAAAAAAATTATTGCCAATATTTAAATCAAATTTAATTTTTTCATCTTTTACAATTGATGCATATCCCCAATCAATACTATCTGTAACAGATCTGGGATTAAATGTTCCAAGCAATCCATCAAAATCAGAATATTGATCATAATTAACAATCCAACTATAGTCAACTTGTAAAGTATCAGATGCTGTAGGTAATGTATTTCCGGCAATTTTAATTCTACCCGTAGTATTAAATGTTCCAGTTTGATCTAAATTTTGATTTGATATAATATATCTTTCCCCTGTATTAACGTTAAAAACCCTAGTAACATTAGTGATGGGGGTATGTAATAATTGAATAATTGAACGATCCGAAGTTACTATACTATTTTCATTAGTAATAGATAAATTTTGTTGAACATTAGAAATTTCTGTTACATCAGTAAAGGTAACAGCATCTTGCCCATTAAATTGCCCCTTAATTTTATCTTCACTAAAATCTGATATTCTATCTGATACCCAATGAAAAGTATCAAATCCAAAAGGACTTCCACCATAAACTCCTTGATCTTTAATTAATTCAAAGTTGCCAGAAGATCTGCCATATGAATCTATACTTTTTTCAACAAAATTACCGCCACTAATTGATCCTGTCACTTGTAATAAAGTATCTATAGGTTGGGATGGTAAAACACCATTTTTAATATCATCAATTCTTTTTCTATTAATGGTTTTACCAGCATCGGCGGCAATTTGACCCAATACAACATCATTTTTTACACTAGAAGGATCATTATTATTACTTTTATCTCTATAAATAAAACTATCAGTATTTTCTATTAAATTGGAACCTAAAACAATAACATCTACTTTACCACCAGTACCTTCTGAAATGATTGTATGAGTTCCATCAGATGAAATATTAACTATAGTGCCATCCCTAGTCATTAATGGGTCACCAGGTTCAATAACGGTAGCATCAGAAACGCCAGAAGTACTTAAAGCGACATTTAAATATCCCAAAGAAGTACCGACACTTGAGCCACTAAATGAAGATAAGACTCTGTTTCTAAAAGCAGAATCACTTTCTTGGTCATTTCCACCTCTAAAAGAATTTATATTTGTAACATTAGAAACACCAGCAATACTTGTTCTATTTAATGAGTAGGATCCAATGTTACCAGCACTTCCGGCAGTAGATGCAATAACAGTTACTTCAACAGCAAATTCATCGGAAATTCCAGCAAAATCTAACTGATCCCTAAATTTAGAGGCTATTGATCTATAATAATTAGATGATGTCGCAGAAACAGCAATACCATTTGAAACGGTAAAGGAAAATCCATTATTAGCAACAATATTATCTCCCTTATTAATATTAATATTAGCATTAATAGAAGAAAATGTTAAAAGTGCTATTCCAGTAGAAGGGGTGGCTTGTTTTCTAATAATTCCGAAATTTTTAGCAAGTTTATCTAAATCCGAACCAATTACTAATCTCATAGACTGCTGATTAGATACTGAAGATAATTCATCGTAAAGTAAAGCTAATTGACTAGAAGGTCCATCAACAAATAAATCTCTAGCTACAGTTCCTGGTTTGACGTCAAGATCTGGTTGAGCCACCCTATAAAAATCTATTAGGCTTAATATTATTTCATTGACACTTCTAATTGAAACCATTTATATTTCCCTATTATATAGTTGAAACCGTAAAAGAAGGAGTTATTGGTTTATAACCCTTAGACATTATTTTAAGTTTTACATCAAAAAGTCTTGGATCTATTTGGTTTCTAATTATAGATATATCCAAAATAGCACTAATTTGTTCATCAGCACTAACTCTTTGAAAAGATTTTACTTGAATTCCTTGTAAATTCTTAAGATTATCTAGTGCTGTATTTAATTGAGATTTAGCAATTTGTACTAAAATAGAGCTGTACATAGGGTTTCCAACGATAGTCCTAGAAATAAAAGACCCATACCAGGGGTGAAGGGCATTTGTACCAGCTGTTGTTAAACACATTTTCAAAATATCTTGTACTAGCTTTTCTGAATCTACTACAGTTTGAAGTAATCCGTTTTTTATAACTAGATCTCCACTATCTAGTTTTAGGTCAAAAGACATCATAAACTCCTGTCTTTAGTATGCTTAATTATTAGATAAATCAATAAAATCTAAATTATGACAAACCGTTATTTTCACGCAAATCTTGATAAATTTTATCCATTAAATTATAATATCCTGCTACGCTAGTTAAAAATGAGCTTGCAGTATTTGTAATAGAACTTTGTGATACATCATTTGGAATGTAATTTACCGTTTTAGTCATTCTAGCAAAAGAATCTACATCTAAAAATCCCAATAAATCTTCCTTAGGCATTATATATAATGCCCCCATAACAGCAATAATATCACAAAGTCCTAAACCACTAAATTCTCCCATTATAATTTCGATGGTTTTAAGAGCATTATTTGCATTATTCATGTATTGTTTTCTATTATTTAAAGATTTAGTAACTGTATCTGTAATGACATCACCTAAAGAATCACTAGTTTGATTATCAAATGTATTTTTGAAACTATCAAAAGCAAATCCTCCCACATCAGGAATTCCTTCCACATTAGCTGCTTGAATGTTAATTTGATTTGATGTTTGTTTTAAAATATTATTAATTAATGACTTATCAAAATTTGTCAAATAATCTAAAGGAAAATTATTAGAAATAATAACATCTCTAACAGAACTTCCGCCTTCTGGACCTACAGAGGAAGTAATAGGCGCCCAATAATATAGAGATTGTACTTTTTGTATAATCAGCTGTGATTCAACTAATTTTTTACACATTGCCCTAATAATATTAATATATTTTTTAAATTGTTGTTGTTCAGAAATATTATAGACATCAGACGTCATTTGTTTAATAAGACTTTCATCTTTTACTGAAGGAATGCTTAAAATATAATTTTTAATACTTTCTGCTGATCCAACATTGCTTTGATTATTCACATAAAATCTATCTCTGATAACTTTTTCTATTAATGGTCTTTTAACAAAAGTATTTTCCGCAACCAAAAGGTTACTTTTATTAATAGCAAATGGAACAGCTATTCTTTTAGAAGATGGAGCTACTGTAAAATCAATTTTTGGATCTACAATAAATGGTTTTATGATATGAAATCTTATTTGATTTAATTGTGAAGAATTTGGAACATTTCCATTTTCATCTTTATATTCAGTTAATTTAACTGAATCATTGTTTCCAATTTGTCCTTTAAAATTAGCAGTATATGATTGATTAGTAGGCACCATATCAAATGGATCTAAATTTTTAATAGAATCAGAAAAATTGCGTATTTGAGCTCCAGATGACAAAGCTAAAGCTGTCGCAGTAATACCATTATTTTGAGAAAAAGTTTGTAATATTGAATTAACATAACTTTCTCTTTTAAATGATAAATTAAAAAATCCATCAAATGTATTATTTGCAATATCTATTTTAGTATCCAATGATATTTTTCTATTTGCATCTTTAATAATATCAAAACCAGGATTATAAAATCTTAAATCTTTAGAAATCACTGGAAATCCTACTAATCTAAAAAATGCGTGGCATCGACTTTCTTGAGGCGTTGTTTCTACTTTTACTAATTTAGCTAGACTAGTAATAGTCTCTTTTTTTAATATCTTTAAAAAAGATTGGTTTCCTTGATTAGATGTATTTACTATACTTCTATTATTATCAATTTCTTGAATAAAATCAGAATATAATTTATCAAGATCGATATCAAAATTTTGTTCATCCAAAAAATTAGCTTGATTAGGAATATTATCCATTAAGTGCCATCCCTAGATAAATCACCAGCATCACGTCTTGGCGTTCCATCAAAATCACCATCAGCAGTTGGTACTGCACCCGAGCTTCCAACATAAATAAATTGATAATCAATACTTTGTAAAGTATGCATAGGATCAATTGTATTGTCTACAGGGATTGTATTTGTGCAGAAAATATTGTTTTCAAATGATATCATTACTGATCCTTTGCCTGGAAGTTGACTTTCCAAATTTGCTGTAAAAGATTGATATCCATCATATTTAAATTGAGAAATATTACCGAAAGTAATATGTGCTTTAATATTTTTAGCAATATTATTACCAACATCCAGTGGTAATCCAGCAGATAAATTAATACCATTATGTTCTTTTAAATTAACTTTTACTTCAATTGGCTTACTAGTAAACTGTTTTTGTGGAGTTAAATTAAAATCACTACTACACGCATCAAAACCTATACCAATCAATGTTGCTAATGCATTTTTGGAATCATCTCGTAACTTTTCTAAACATAAAGATGTTTGAGCTTGAAATTGCGCTACACCAACAGGTGTTAAATTGCCCCTTAACCCAGATAATGCATTTTGCAAACATAATAAAGCTGCATCAATATCTGGAAAAGTTTGATTATTACTCTGATTATTAGTACTATTAAGCAAATTGCCAAGCAATTGTGTTTTAATTGCAGCATCACCAGCAAAAGCACTATTAATAAAAGCTTTATTTAAAGCTAATGATGGTTCACATCCTAATGTAATTAATTGTTTATTGAGTAATGTTTCTAAATTAGGTCTAAAGGTATAATTAACTTCATCAAAAACATATCCATCAGATGGAATTGCCGGAATTGTTCCAATAGTAGAATATCGAGCTGGCTTATTAATAAAATTTTCTAAAGTTGCCTGATTAGAAATTGGAGTAATACCATCACTTCCAAAACCAGTTAATATAGTTGTACCATCATCTTCATATCCTAAACCTCCTGCTAATGGTAATGCACCATTACTAATATTAACAATTGTTCCATCATTTCTAGTATAAGTTCTGTTTGGAATATTAGTTACTATACAATTAGTAAATCTGATATATCTTGGTAATCCAACTCCTGGTAAACCAGTTTGTCTATCAAAATTAGCAGGATTATAAAAAACTCTAAGATCGACAGTATATGCCGCTTGTCGTGGAGAGGTTCCAGAATTATAATTTACATCAGTCGGAAAAAATACTGGTTTAGAGGTATAACCAAAAGAATTTTGAACTGGCACATCATATCCATCAACAATATTTATGAAAGCCTGTCCAATTTCTTGTTGTTCATCATAAATAATTAAACTTTCATTTCTTATTACTGTTCCAAAAGTTGCTAAACCAGGAATAGGAGTAGTAGGTCTTAATTCTAATTCTCTTAAATATTGAATATGCCCACTTGATCTTGTATATGGAGATTTAACAATAGTAGGACAAACATCTGGAGTACAACAACCATCAGCATCTCCTGTGCCACTATCGTCACAAGGAGGAATAGAGAAGGTTACTCTTAAAATATTTTTAATGACTTCAATAATAATATTAAATAGTGAAAGAAGAACAAATAAATTTTGAAAGATACATAATAAGGCACCCAATTTTTTGGCAATTGCTAAAACAGAAGTCTGATCTCCATCAGTAAATGCTTTGGTTAAAGCATTAATATTTCTTAACATAGCTTCAACTAATTTTAATATTTGAGCAATAATATATTCAATTAAAGCTAATAATAGCAATAATAAAGAAATTATCATAATAATTAATGCAAAAATTGGAAATAAATTCAAGAAAGCTGGTATACAATTTCTAAATAATCTTCTCATTGCCCTAATTAATTTAAAGGGATTTGGAATAGCACATAATACTTCAATAATACAAATAATTAAGTTAAGAACGGGTAGAAAAAATTTATAAAGCATCAAAAATGGAAAAAATTGGTCTAATAGCTTCATAATACCATCAAACACATCTTTTCCAAAATTAGGATTAAGAGCCGGCTTAATAATTCCTGGAGGAATTAATAATTGTAATTTATCTAAAATATCTAAAAGATCTTCTGGAAATCCGTTTGGTACAGGAGTAATGTCTGGTATTTTTAAAGCAAAAGGTATTCCAAAACCAGGTATTGGAGGTCCCGAAGGACCATCTGGTACTTGAATTGAAACATCATTTGGGCTGCAGGGACACATTTTAAATTACCTTCTTTATTTATTATATATCAAGTTTATTTTGATTCACCGAGTAATTTAGGTTCTAATGGTCCAATAGTTCCTGCTGGTATGCTTAAAGCTTGTTCTAACTCATTAATAAATTTTTCTGCAAATATCTCTACTACTTCATCAACCTTTTCAGCATTAACACTTTTTAAATCATGATATTTTAGCACATTAGTGGCTACTTTCCATAAATCTTGATAAATATCACGATTCAAATCAGCAACTGAATATAATTCATCCTCAATTGCTGGGGTGGTAGTTAAAGATCCCAAAATAGCATTAGCTAATTTTGTCATATTTTGTTCTTTAGCCTCTTCTGCTTGTAAAATTAATTTTTCATAAATTACTTGATTTAATTTTTTCATATTATATCCTTTAAATACTTCCACCAAAAATTTTATTAACAACTCTATTTTGTATAGTAACCGTTTCTGCTTCAAATTCCATATTAGAATCACTAGAAAATTTCATATTACCTTTAGCATGTACTGCTAAATTTCCGGGAGTCATTATTGTTATTCCATTATTATCACATCGTACCATATGTACATACCCACCAGAAGTAAAAACTCTTAAATCTAACACTGCCCCTATACTTCCGTTATTTGATTTTATAAATCTACTATCTCCAACAACACCAAATCCTCCAACTTGTATAACTAAATCTCCATTCATAGAAATCATAGCGCTTCTATTTTTAAGGTCTCTACCAATATTAGCTACTAATCCACCTGCCATGTCTAACCATAAAGATTGTCTATCAACAGTATTAGCTCCAATATTCATTTCTAAGGATCCATCAAAATTAACTGATCCACTTCTACCTCCGGCATTTGCATTATCACCAGAAATATTAATAGTAGAAGATACTACATCATTTAATTCTGTAATACTATTAATATCTATGGTAGTATGTGTGCTTGTGCCGGCTTGATAATTAATAAAATCATTATTTTGATGAACATAACAGGTTTGTAAAATATCATGATATGCTGTACCATGTTTGATATGTTCTTGAGTTATTCTATCAAGTGGCGCACCATCTGCAGTACCATTTTTAATTTGAATTGATCCGCGATTATTTGTATATGAAAAACCCGTATTTATAGGTGTGGATTTTGGAGCCGCAAAAGAATCATGAAAAATATCTAAATTATCATCTCTAAATATTAATTTATTTGGATTATTATTATCTTCTGATCCAAAAGTAGAATAATTTTCATATCTTGTTAATAAAGAAACGTTACCAGTTTCACTAGATGCTGGTACATTAATTTTAAATTGACCCTCTTTATCAATATCAATAAAAAACCTACTTCTATTTCTGGCATAATCACTGTTAGAATTTATATCTGGTAAAGTAATTTTTCCATTTTGACCAGAAAGATCTTTTCTAGCATTAATTTCAAAATGATATGCTAAACTTTTTCTTTCTAACTCTTTAATTCTCAAAAATGCCGCAGATTTATCGCTAGATTTTTCTGCCCTAATAGTATTTTGGTCTGCACCAATTGGAATTGGGTTCCTGTTAATATCTAAAATATTACCAAATATATCAACTATTGTTCCCTTAATGGTTTCCATTAAATAATTGGGAGCTGCCAATGTTAAACTTAAGGTATCAGCACGACTTTTACGACGATTTGGTAAAATATAATTCCTATTATTGGTGCCTCCGCCATTATAAAGGATTGATTCATTTAGATCATCATCAATGTCTGATGAATATTGAAATTCATAAATTAACTCTCTTTGTTCAACAAATGGTGGATTTTTTGAAGAACCAGTTACACTAGAATTAGGAGATGTTGAAGGATCTAAACCAATTGTATAAAATTTAGAATTATAACTATCATCCTCTAATTTTAAATTTTCATCAAAATTAGTGTTGACAATTTTATCTCTTTTAACTAGCCCTTCTACTTTTCTAGATGCTTGAGTAAAATCAAATTGATTATAAAAATTAGTACTAATATAATTTTCTACAGCATTTATATGAATTCTGTTATTGTCCGATCCAATATTAATATTAGTTTTAATATCTAATTTAATGTAAGAATTATCATTAGATTGTAATAGTAATTCATCCAATTTTAAAGATGGTACTTTAGGTAAATTTTCTGCCAAAAATGAAACGAAATAGTATTGTCCTCCACTACCTTGCCCCACTACTACAGGTGTTCCTGATTTTGGTCTTGATCCAATAAATAAACCATTATTGTAAAATAAAGCATGAGGAGCTGGAATCTCTACTGGCGGGTTATTGCTACCAATAGTAGCATTATTTAATTTAACTTTAATTACACCTTTAGCTTCATCAAAACTTTCAATAGCTCCCCGTCTTAAAAGACCTACTGATTCATTAAATATATTAGTGTCACCCATTGTTTTCCTCTTTAGAGGATTTGTTTTTATTAGAAAAACTTAATATATTTTGTTTATTAGATTTTCTCATAATTAACCTACAATCAAATTAGCTTGTTCTGTTGAAACTTGTTCAAATTTAATCCAACAGTCAACAATATTATTAAATAAAGCGATCCTTATTCTATCTTTAATGGCGCTCTCATTGCTACTATATCCATTAATCTGATTTCGGGCAGCATCAATTGCCTTTTGGGAAGGAGAGCTTCTTTCATTATCATCACTCATATTAACTTGAACTATTTTAACATCATCTTTATTTAAAGTAACAGTTCTAGAGTTACCAGTATTAGAAGTAGCAATTTGTTTTGGACCTAAATTTTCTATTGTTAATGTTTCTTGAACATTATTTGCAAAAATCAACAAATCATTATTAAGTGGAGTGTTATCATCATAATAAATTCTTAATTCTACTGAAGCTTTAATGGTATTGCCTTGTGTATTATTAGAATTAATAATATATGCTGATGTATATAAGATATTATTTATAGTTTGAGTATTAACTGCAGTAAAAGATGTAGTAAAACTATTTTTTTCTCCAGTATCAAGTACTTGATTTGGATTTGCAGAAGAAGGGTCTCTTTGCACTACTCCAATACTTGAATCATTAGCAGAACTAGATTGTCTTTGAATAATAAAACTAGATGAATCTTTATTATTATAAATTAATTTACCTATTACATCTAGTGGAATTGGAATATAATCTCCCGGAGTATGACCATAAGTTAATTCTAAAGTAGTAGTAAATGAACTACCTTGAGAATAATCATGTTTAACTGATGATACATAAAATAGTAATCCTCTATCTTCTAGAAAAACAACCTCACCTGGCTGCATATATTCATTACCAACTAATGTTACTGATCCTCTTAAAACTTCTCTTCTTGCTCTACTCAAAATCATACTCGCATAAGGTGCACATTGAGTATTTGGATCACTTAAAAAAGGCACATTAATTGGACTGGTCTGTAATAATCCATAATTTCGCCACATATCATAATCAACTGCTGCCGCAGTTACCATTCCATTACCATTAGATGGAAATGAATTTAATCCTTCTGGTAAGGCTGTAGGTGCAAGTGGATTTAATACCCCTTGAACAATAACCGAATTAAATCTAGGAGGATTTTCTTGAATACTTAAATTAAGTATTTGAGCCCTCCTAATAATATATCTAGATCCAGAACCAGGACCATAATCATCATAACTTTCATCTTCAATCATATGTTCAAATACTTCTGGAATATTAGTATTACTAAAATTACCTGGGACCAACAAAGCATTACTACTATCATTATTTGAATCTAAAGATTTATATTCGGCAGCATTTTTAATTGAATTAAAAAATAATTTAAGTATTTTTTGTCTTTCTCTAATTTTATCTGCAATTTCATTAGTAACTTTAAAAATATCAATATTCTTAGCCAATGGTATTGAGGTTCCATTAACTGCAACATTTTCCAAAGTAGTTATATAAGATGATTTTGGAATTTTCTGACCTGATACGGTTTGTATTCGTGCAATTAATTCATCTACCCTATCATTATCTTCAAAAGATTGAATATCATTAATTCCATAACCTGATTGACTTAATTTGTGTTTTTCTATAGAATCTAAAATAATTGTAGAACGTTGAGCATTAGAAAAAATATCTTTTGTTGAATTGGCTTGTTGTGAGATAGAATTAAAATCATTTCTTTGCAAATCATCTCTTTGATCTGGTTGAGCTTGAGATAAAATTTCATTAATTTGACTAATTTGTCCGCTATCTTCTTTAGATAAAAATGAAAAAGTATCTCCAGAGCCGCCCGTAACGTTACTTCCCAAAATAAATTCTACAGCAGCCGAGTCAGTATTAATTCCTAAAACTGCACAATCTAATCTAATTTGATCTTCTAAAATCTCTAGTCTTTGTTTCAATGCAGTCAATTGATCTGTAAATAAATCTTCTAGAAATTGGGGGAAAATTTGAATATTATAAGATTTTTTTAGATACATCATCTTATAAAAAACAGAACTTGGCATTCTATTATATTGAGATGGTCTTACTCTAATATGTCCTTGGGTATCACAAAAAACTTCTAAATTTAATAAGTCGGCGGTCGCAGCTATTTTATCTCTTACACTGGTAAATTCATTATTATAAAGTTTAATACCATCTGTTAATGATTGTTCATAAGCCAATATATCATAATCTTTATCGTAAAAATCATCAACAATAAAAAGATTTTTATCTTCATTACCTCTAACATTATAAGACATACGTCTAGTTAGATTATTAATTTGTCTTCTAATTAATTTTCTTATTTGTGGATCAGATGCTTGCTTGCTTGACTTGCTAGAATCAATAAATTGATTAAAATCAATTGAAGTATCATTACCAATATTTTTTAATGCAGAAAAACTTTTATCTGCCTTTTGCATTTCTTGAATTATACTTTTAGTTTCAGTAGCTAATAAATCAAATTGCTTTCTAACTTTATCTCTATCAGAACTAAAAGAAATATCAGATTGGGTAAATAAAGAAGCTCCTGCACCCATTAACATAATTTGTTTATTTAGTTCTGAAAGTTTTTGTAACTTAGCATCTAAATCTGCATTACGTTGCTGCGCTTTAAATTGAGCTTGAAGTACTTGAGCATAAGATTGCTCATCCATTACTAAATTTTTAAATGGAATAAAGTTTCCCCAAATAATATTATTTTTAGTTAAATCATTTTTTAAAGAATCATAATAAGAATAAGCAGAGTCTTGTTGACTTTGTGGGTCTCTTGCAAAACCATCAAAGTTAGCTACTGCCTTCCAATAATTAGCAAAATTATATGGTTGCCCAGAAATTAACAATGATAAAACATTCATTACATCTTGTCCTGCAAATGGTTCTTTTGTTATACTAGGAGTTCCAACTCTACTTGGATCATTTAAATCAAGAGAGTTTCCAAATTGAACTAATACTCCAATGCCCTCTTTCCATTTATAAACTAAACCATCTGGAGCATAAAATGTTTTAGTAATAAAACCAGTATTGGAATCAACACTTCTATCTTGAATATAATTATCTTGTGTTGCCCTTTGTCCTGCATTGGGTCCTAATTTAAATTTAACTAATGGAGAATCAGTATCTTGTGAATTGCCTAACAGATATTTATTTTCATCTAATAGCTCTGGAGTATCGTCTTTTACATTACTACTAATTCTATCAAATCTTGTTTTAAATGGCGTTAATGGGTCAAATAAAGATCCATTAAATGTATCAATTCCTGGCTTAAAATTAACTTTACCCATATCAAAATAAGCCGTATTATCTCTACCTCTTATATTGACCATATATTTTCCATCAGACCAATTATCTACAGCAGCATCAACAATGCCACCAAAAACATGGGTGCCTTCTTTTTCACTAATAAATTGATTTCTAATTAAAGCCCACAAATAATTAGGAAAATCTGGACCCACATATGTGGTTTTTTCTAATTGAAAATTTACACTTCCTGCAGGGTTAAATAAAGTATCTGCTGCATTTTTTAAATCTGTAAATGTTTTATTAAGATTTTGCAAAATACCGGCACCGCTAAACATATTGTTTAAGCCCGATGATAATTTTCCATCATATCTAGTTTTAGAATTCACGTAAATATGGACAGTATCCATAGGTTGAATAATAAGTTTACCAGCAAAATTTTGTCTTAATTTTCGTCGAGCATAATTGGTTTTATTATTATTAATTTGGAAAGTATTATGAGAATTTGCCTCTAATTGTAATTTATTAAAAATTGCAATAACTAATCTTTTAAACACAGATAGTTCAGAATCTGGAAATAATTTTTTTACATTACTATTAGATCCAAAAGTAGGTTGTTGAGATATTTCTAATCCATCATATCCTGCTATGTCTCCTCCCTTTAAATATTCATCAGCAACAGATACTCCCCCACCTACACCTCCAAAACCACTATTATATGTAAATAAGATGGTAGTACCTAATCGATCAATAATAGCAGTTACTTTATTTCCTAATAAGGTATCTGGAGACACTCTAAATGAAATTGGACTGGCTTTTCTATCAGATCTTAATTGATTAAGCCTAACTTTTAAATCATTAATATTTTGATCTGCACTTTCTTTTCCAAATTGAAATATCTTATGACTATAGAATGAATTAGTGGCGTCACTAATTGCCTTTTCAATATCATATTCTGTTATTAACATAGCTTGATATGGATCTGATACAGTCAAACTAACATTTCCTGGAGATCCAATATCAAGAGTAGTAAGCGTACTAATATTAGTAAATCCTGTAATTTCTATTACACCAGTTCCTTGTCCAAATTGTGATTGAAATAAATTTGTACTATCAGTTATCCAACTAGTAGTTTCTGCCGAAGTATTAAAAGCATAAATTCTTCTAATTCTATCTATAACTTTAGTAAAATTGCTAATTTCACCATTAGAATTAATGCCGCCAAATAAATCTGGTCCACCTACACTAAATCCACTTCCCGCATCATCTGTTAAGCTTGCAATAATTGGAATCAGTTGTTCAGAAATATTTCCCACAGCTGATGTAATTTTTTGAATCTTGGATAATTTTTCTAGTGCCGATATTTGTCGACATTTATTTTGAAATAAAATTCTAATAGCCTTATAGTAAAGTTTTTCATCACTATCCATAAAATCAGGACGAAAATTTTCTCCAATAGAAGAAAACATTTTCTTTTTAATTAACACAGTCGCATTAGGTTCCTGCATTAAAATTTCAAACTGCTTTGGATCAACATTATAAGGATCTTTTCTAAGATATCCTTCCTCTACATATCGACGTTCAGCAGATTGATCTATACGCTTAGATAAGTCACCCAGACTTCCATATTTTACATTTTGACCATTAACTACAGCATCTAGTGTATGAGTAGTATTTTCTCCTACAGAAAACTGGTTATTTATTTGTTGTGCTAGAGTTGCTAAAAAAGACATATTACCTTCTATTTCCTTCAATTATATTTTCTTTAGCAGATAATGGTCGTAAGTTATCAAGCGACCAAATCTTTCTAAAATTATCATCTTCCATAGAACTATATGGTAGTTTACTTTGAGGAATAATATGATCTATATTCCACGTCCAAGTTAAACTATTATTGTCATCCCAAGTTTTAGGATTATAAACTCCCCAATTATTCCAATTCATCCAAGGCTCAAATAAAGACTCCAAATGCTGTTTTAATTCTTTCATTGAATACGTTAAATATTCTAGAATTGATAAATTGTTTTTATTTTTCTTTAATGCAGTCCACACCTCTTTAGAAACTGTTCTTCTTAATTTAAAAATAGGATCATTTTCCCATTTATCTTTACTCCAGTTAGATTTATATAAATTTATTTCTTCTTTGTTTTCAACATTATATTTTTTTTGATATTCTTTTATACTTTCTTTATTTTCAAAATAATATTCCTTTGCCCTATCTAATATTGTTTCTTTATTTTGTTCATAATAGATTTTGTTAATTTCTAAAATATAATCTTTATTTTCTTCATAATAAAGTGCACTTTTTTCTAAAATGATATTTTTATTTTCCAAATAATAAACATCCTTATACTCTTTTATTTCTTTTTTGTGGATTTCACGATATCTTTTATTACAGTCTTTACAAACTCTTTGATTTTTTGAAAAGCACAAAATGTCCTTCGTTTCTCCGCATTTCTTACACGTTTTTTCAATCATTTTATCCTACATTTACGTTTCCTGAAAAGGAGCTTGGAGAAGTATAAGATGATGGTCCATCTTTAGCTGAACGTTCCCAAGGAAACATGTTAACTCTATATCCTCGAATTTGTGTTGCAGTAAATGTTAATTGGTATTCCATAAGACGATTATCTGCGCGTTCATTTATTATCATATTTTCAAAGAAACCTCTAAAAACTTTGCCAGCATAATACATTTCCACAGTAAATGCTAATTGAGCTAATGATGGAATATTTTTTGCTGATAAATTATTATTAGGAGAATCTAAACCTAAAATACCACCTAATAAGCCGGCGCCCATTGCACCTGCTGTTGGACTATTAGTATTACCTCCAAACAAACTATTTATAGAATTTCCTAAAGCCCCACCTGCTCCTTGTACTAAATTGTTAGCAATATCAGCTGCAGCATTATTTGCAGCTAAACTTAATCCTAATCCATCAAAAGCATATTGTTCTGCTCTATAAATTTCATAAAGTACATTAATTCCTTCAATACCAGAACTTCCTGTAGTACCAGAAATATTAAGTGATGTTAAATCTTCTCCCCAATATTGAAGATTAAAACCGCCTTTGGTTTTATCTTTTGAAATAAGTTTTTTATGATTATATGTAATAGCCGAAGGATTAATATACATTCTAACAATTCCAAATTCTGGAACAAACCAAGTTACAATATTTCTCTTCATTTGAGAATCTTTATTACTCGGAACTTTAGAATAAGGTAAACCATTACCATCAGCTGAATAACTGGGTGGCAAATTAAATCCATTACTTAAATTATTTTGATTTAGTGGAGTGTTATTATTTAATGCTTGTTGAGTTTGATCAAGAGTTTTGATTGCACTATCTAAAAAATTAGCCATATGTCACCTTATTTTTTTGCTCTTTGTGCCGTATTAACAGAGTAGCTTTGGTTATGTCCCTTGATTTTTTCACCACAGTCTAAACAAAACCCTTCTACATGCACTGTAATCTCACCATTAACTTCATTAGTTGAAGCTGCAACAGTAGTTATTGTAGGGGTTGGGTTTTTTGAAAGAGGGGTACCGGCTAAACTAGTAGCTTGAGATGCAATTCCACCTAATTGAGAACGAGAAGTATTTGGTATATTACCAGAATTAATAGCTTGAGCCGTAAAATCCCCAAAATTTTGTTGGGGAGTTTGGGCAACTTCAGCTAAATTAAAAGTTGGTGTTGGAGATGATGATACAACATTAATTTTATTTTCATTCTTAGTTGCAGTGCCATTAATAACTTCTTTTACTTTTGGCATGAAGTTTTTAACATCATCTATTACTCCTGCAACATTTTTTAATGAATCAAACGCTACCACTCTTGTTTTATCTGTAGAGTTTAGATCTACATTTTCTTTAGTGCGTTTTTCTCCTGCATTTTGTTTAAATTGTTTCAGATTATCTCTATATTCAGATAAAGTATCAAAATTTTCATCCACCCCAAGTTTAGGCGCCGCTGCTGTAAATCCCTTTTGTGCAGCATTAAGGGACATTATACTAGTATTGTTTCTAATTTCTTCTAAAATAGAATTAGATTTAGCAATTGCAGTATAGCTTCTGTCAGAAATTTGATTGCCCTTTTCCATTGTATCAGTTACAATATCTTTGCCTAAAGTGGTAGCAGGCTGCTTTCCACTATTTACATTTTTAAATGATTCTAAAATTCTAATAGCTTCTTGATCTGACTTAGCAAATTGTCCAAGAGGACCTTGACGTAAAATCATTATTTGTTTAGTTAATTGCGCTGCTGCGTTTTGACTTTGAGAGGCTTCTTCTAAGCTAACAATATTTCCAAATTGTTTTGACATTGTTTGTCTAACTCTATCAAAAACTTTATCAAGTTTACCTTCTCTTAATTCTTTTTCTATCTGGAAGGCTCCCATTAAGCCGCCCGGTCCACCAGTTTGCGCTGATAGAAAACCTTTCTGAGCAATAGTTAAATCTTTAAGTTGAGATGTCATACCTTTAACAATATCAACAGCAACAGATCCATTAATTCCAGTATTTTTTAAGGCTCCTACATATTGGTTCAATATAGCTGAAGCACCTTCTGCCTCATTTCCAAACATTCTAAAATCTACAGAAGTACTTCTAAGAGCAGATCGTACATCTTCTAATTCTATTCCATATTTTCCAGAAATTTCACTAATTCTAGCAGTGAATTGTAAGGCATCTTCTCCGCTAATATTATAATTTCTAAAGGCAGATCTTAAATCATCAACAACATCCGCATATTTTCTTCCAGATCCTGTAGCTAATTGAATAGTTGCAGTTAACATACTAACTTCTTTAGTAGTATCACCTGAACTCTTAACCACAGAATTTAGTGCTAATGGAATGGACCCCAATTGTGAATAATAATTTTCAACCACTTCTGTTGGTACATTAGTAGCTTTAGCTGTAGCACTTACAATGTCTTGTTGTTTTTGTAATAAATTATTTAAATTACTTAAATTGGGAGAAGCCGCCTGAAAAACATTATCCAAATTACCTGTAGCAGCTGATAATTGTAAATAAGCATTCTGTAAACGTAGTCCATTATCAGCGCTAGTTAAAAAAGTTTCTGCAAAAGATAAAACCGCTTCTTTACCCTTACTCATTGCTTGTTCTAAAGCATCTGAATCTATAACTTTACCAGTAGCTTTAGAAATTGATTCTAAAGAATCTCTGATCAATGTTTTATTTAAAGGAGAATTTTGTATTATATTTTTTAAATTTTGATATTGATTAGTAAATGTATTTAATCCAGAAGTATCAATATTATTTAATCTATCAAAAGCCGTACGTGCTCCAAGAACCTCAATACTTAATGCATTAAATACATGAGCCTGTTTCTCTGTTAATTGCTGATTTTGATTTAGAACATTTTTAGTATCATTAAGGGTTCTAGAATAAGATTCAATTTTTTCTTTTACAGCATCTAAAGCTGTTGAATACAAATTCATAGCATTAGATGCATTTGTAGCAGCATCTACTGTTTCCTGAGTTATAACGTTTGAATCATCAGCCATTTATTATCCTTGTAATTTGCGACGTCTAGTTCTTTTAATAGGCTCTTGTACCTTTTGTTCTGAATTAACGCGAGCTTTTCTTACAATTTCTGTACTTTCTTCGAATTCCTCATCTGTAGATTCATAATCGTTACCTTTCATGATCTTTTTTACAGCTTCTGGATTGTAGAAGGAAGCTAATAAATATGCGTGATTTTTAGCTAGTTCTATCTCATCATTTTGGTCTGCTACCCAATTTTCATACATCCATCTTTTTTGAACCGGGTCCATATTTACAATACGTGGATCATCTGGAGTAGTATTATATACATGTTTACATAAATACCACAGAAATCGATGTTCCGGTTCATATATTATTTTTTTAAATCTTCAGAGACCTCCTCAGCCTCTGATTTTGTAGATATTGCGTATTTTTGTTTAGCTTCTTTAGTTAAAATTAAATATTCTTCATATAATCTATTTAAAAATATATCATCCAATTCATTAATAAAAAATATTTTATCTTCAATAAGATTAGATCCAATAAATTCTTCAATAGTAATTCCATCAATTTCTGATATTGAACGGGCTAAAAATTGAGTTCTTATTTCAAAGGGAGATTGTACATTGCCATCAAATTGTGAGGCTAAAGCAATAGCTTCTCTCATTTCTTTTGACAATAATGTTTTTAAAGTAAATTTAGTATTATTAACATTAATTTCTCTGGTAGAACGAGTAATTCCAAGGAGCATTTCTATACGTTTTTTAGCCCCAACAGACAGCCTACTAACGCCTTTCTTACGATTTTGATATACCTCTTCAGTTGCCTCTAAATCGCTTTTATAAGTCATTCTAGGAGCCTGCTGTCTTGCTACTGGACGATAATTGTCCTCTTCTTCAATATTAATTCCATTTAATCTTTGTTGAAAATCAGCAATTTCTTCAGCATTTAATTTTTTAAATTGTCCACTAGTAATGGCTTCCTCTACGTTAAATTGAGGCGCATCATCATTTCCATCTGGAACGTCAAACTCTCTCAATTGTTTTCCTTGAAATTGTCTGCCACCTATTGTACTTTTAAATTCCGGCATTTTTACTCCCTAAAAACAAAGCTCACAATTGATTATATAACAATTGTGAGCCATATTATAACTTTATTTATAATTTTTCAGTTTCCCATTTTATCATCAAGGTAAATCCAGCCTCTTTAAGTAAATTTTCTCTTTTAATTGTTTTATTATAGAGTTCACCAAAGGTTTGTTTACAAATATCATTATAATCATTTGGCGCATAAATTAAAAGGGACAACATTATGTTGTCCCTCTTTTATATATCTTGTTTAAAACTAACTTAAATTATATCAAAAAAGATCGCCCGCACTACCAATATCGATCAAACCAGCAGCATCGAGAGACCCACGTCTACCACCAGACCCGGTGTCAGCAAGTTGTTCTATGTTAACGAGACCGTCACCACTCTGAATAGTAACAATACCATTTGGACCCGCACCCATATGCTTAATGCCTCTTTCTCCACCAACGGCTGCTGGAACTCCACCAGGAATTGGAGAAGAGCCGCCATTTAGTATGCTAAAGATTGATTCAGCTTCCCATTGCATACCATCTGTAATAACCCAATCCGTAGCAGAGTAAGTATAATCTAGTCCGGAAATCCAAACATTTTTAATTACTGTAGAAATTTGGCTGCCAGTATCTCTCTTTTGTTTATCTAAAATAACGATATCAAAAGGATATACTTGTGCATGAGCATGTAAAAAGCCTCTACTAAAGGCTTCAGTAATTCTTAGTCTATCAAATCTAACTCTTTGACAAGTGCCAGTAATATTTGTAGATTGATTTGGCACTGAATCAACATGACCGTCATTTCCTACCTCATCAATCATCTTTATTGATCTTTTTTCGCTAATTGCTAACGATTGAACTGCACCGACTGGTGTATTATTGACCAAAATGATTATGTTTGTTGATACGGCTGTACTGGTCTTATTAACACCATTTGGTAATGTTAAAGTAGACTGTGTATTTGCTGCAAAAGCCATGTGTGCTCCAGTTAAAACTAATAAACTAACTATATATTATTACTTATTATGCCTTATTTTATTAACTCCATCTAATAAATTTTGTTTAGAACTTAATGGTCTTAAATTCTCTAATGCCTAGCACTTCTTAAAGTTATCATCTGTCATACTTGTATAGGGCAAGTCTGATTGAGGAATAATATGATCTAATTGCCAAGTCCATGTTTTTGGATCATTATCAGTCCAAACATCAGATATAAATGTTCCATAATTATTCCAAGTCATCCAAGACTCAAATAGTGATTCTAAATGTTGTTTTAATTCATTTATTGAGTATGGCAAATATTTCATACAACTTTCGTTATTTTTGCTTGAATTTGATAATTTTAAAGCATACCATATGGAAAATGATATATTCTTTCTAAGACAGTATCCAGGATCTATTTTTCTACGAATTTTAGCATAAATTTTTGATTTATTTAAATTTAAATTATATTCACATTCTAAACAATATGGTTCATAAGAAACCCTATCGCCCTTTATTCTTTTTCTAAAATTGTCAATTGATAATGTTTCACAACATATTTTACATGTTTTTTCAGTAGCTAAATATGCAATTCTTCTCATAGATCTGCCAGAATTATCTAAATTTAAATCTTTAAAAGCATTATTTATAGCATCTCTTGAAACATTCAGTTCTTTTGCTATATTTCTTGTACCTATTCCCTGATTAAATAATTCTATTACTCTATTATTCTGATCTTCTGATCTTCTGTAAGAGGATCTAATTTAGCACCCTTAGGTTTTAATCCTAAATTTTTAAAACCTGTTTGAATAATTCGATAAGAAACTCCAACAATTTCAGCTATTTCAGCGGCTGTATGTATTGGTGCCAATTCTTTTATTTTATCTAATTGTTCTTGAGTTAGACTTGATTTTGTTCCTTTTTTAAAAGTAAGATTTAATTGTTTGGAAATTCTCCACATTGTTTGATGTGAAATTTCTAACAATTTTTCTATTTCAGAGGCGCTTAAACCTTTATTATAGTATATGAGAATTTTATCTAATTGTTCTTGAGATAGTCGACTTTTCATATACGACTATATATCATTTCTTTATTAGTTATAATTGCCCAAGTGATACTTATATAAATATAATTGACAGGATATACGGGCTGTACTCTTACGGTGATGTCCCATTGTCTTGGATCTACATCATCTCTAACAACCGATAGATCTTTGAAGTTTGTAATTAATCCTTGTGAGATTAATGAATTCAATAAAACTACAGCACGAGTATTTAAAATTGCACCAGTATCAGGAGATTCAGCTTGACCAATAAATCCTTGGAATCCAGATCTTAAGATCTTAGCTACCCTATCTCTGATAAACACAATGGAAATTTCTTGCTCTTCTGGAAATCCACTTTGTGAAGTAGTAATACCCCAAATAACACGTCCACCACCTGCAACTGGTTGTAATGTACATACACCAGCTGAAGCTAAACTTTCAAGAGTAGTTGTAGAGAATTGTTTATTTCTCAAGATAGTAAATCCACTCAATACTTTATTAGTTAATGGATTTTCAATCTTAACATCTGCAGATAAATAACCGGCAGCGGCGGCTGCTAAGTAGAAACCATCAATCAATACATTTTCGGTTCCTGCTTGTACCACAATTTGATCTGGGTAAAAATATACACATCTAAAAGTATTTCCAAAAGCATCTGGAACTGAGTAATTAGCTAAATCTTCCACGTTACCTTCTAATACATCAGTAACAGTTTCTCCTTGAATTCCTTCTAATACTCCAATGTCTTCTACTGCAGCTGATTCAGCTCCAGTTAAGTTTTCTGGTTTTAACCCGCTAATAGCACCACAGAATAATACTCTTTCTTTCTTATTACGAATATTACTCATTGCCTTACAATGGTTTAATGTATTTTGAAAAATAACAGAAATGGTTTGTTTTGGAAGAGGAACAACAATATCACATTCTACTGTCTCTAATGATTCTAGAGCATTTATCCATCCAGCATCATAAAAATCAGCTTCTTTTTCATCAATTACAGTTACTCTTAATGCATATCCGTTTGGAACCACATTTTTATTGATAACTACATAATTACTTTCATCTGCAGTATCTACAACTTCATATCTCATATTACTTTCAGTTACCACTGTTTTAGTAATAGTAATAGTCCATGGACCAGACCCACTTGGAGCTGAAATATCATATAAACCATTATCTGTGGCACTGCCAGAAATTCTTAATTTATATCCAGTAATACCAGTAATAGCAGTAAAATTAATAGAGGCACTAGATAAGGTAGCTGTTCCTAAACCAATATTAGCTGTTATAGCTCCATTAGTGGCTGAGCCTCCAACAACTGCAGTATCAGTTGCAGGATCAATTACTGCAAATGTCTTACCAGTTCCATTTGTAAAATCTGGGAAAGATCCTACTCGTGTTACATACAAATCTCCGCCCGAAACAGTATTAACAGTATATGTTCCTACATTAGCAGTATTTGTAGCATCAATTAATTTTAAAGTTTTTCCAACATAAGTAGAATCAAAATCAACAGAAGAAGAAAAAGTTCCTTTAGTTGTAAAAGCTAAATCTCTTCCAATATATCCATCTTCACCTGTAGCTAAACTTTCATAGCTTTTTACAACTGTATAGTAATATGACCATCCTGATGGTGCATTAACATTACTAGTAATAAATTGATTTGTAGTTGGAAAACCTGTAGTATCTAAAGTATAAAAATCTAATTTATTAGGAAGAATTTGAGTCTCTACATTAGTAGTATTATTTGTAACAAAGAAGTGAATGTTAGAGTTAAAATCTGGAGTAACTCCTGCAGGTAATGGAAATATAAAATCATCATCATTAGTTGATGTTGAATTCACTGCATTTTCTAATACATAAGATCTTCTTCTTGGCATAGCTGGAGCAGCTTGCACAGTAATTAAAGCTGGAGCACTATTAGCAAAAGCTAATTGAGCACCTAATGACAAACTATTGTCTGTGCTTGGAAGTCCATGTCTCTTAACTGTATCGCCTAATCCTTGTACTAAAACTGGATCATTTAAATTAGCTGTTGGAATATAATTGGCGGTTAGAGAATCACTTCTAACTAAAACACCAGAAGCAACTTTAATAGTAAATGCGTCACCTTCAACAAATGGAGCTGTGGAAACGTTAGAAACTTGAGTTTCATAAATTGCAAAAGTTAAAACATTATTAGTAACTTCTTCCCCATTAGACATCCAAATAATTGGATTTCCATTAGCATCAGAAATAACGCCAGAAACAGATCCAAATGCCATAAATTTAGCTGTATTTTGTATTGGTTGGTTCATAGAATTTCTTTGAACACCAACGCAACGGATAGTCCAGGTTTCTGGTGGAGCATTAGAATCATCTAATGTTAAACCATTTAAATAACCATCGCCAGTATTTGTAGATAATGGTACATATAATGCCCCACCCTGATCAACAAGATGTGCTCTTTGTAATTCAATTTTTCCAGTTGAAATATCAATTCTATAATCATATTTATTACTAAATGGGTTATTATCAATTAAAGATTCTAGACCAACTAATGGTACACCATTTTTAAATAATGTAGTTCTTGTAGCAATTACTGGAAATGCACTTAATCTAAAATGTCTACCATCTGCACCAGATGATGAAGAATAACTTGGATTTAAACCATCTTGCCCACCACCAACTGCTTGTGATATTAAGGTTTCATCTGTAGAACCCTCACCAATCATTGCAGCAATACGAGAACCACCAGGAATTGCGACTCCACGGGATTGAGTAATCACATCTGTGAAAACTCCAGGTAAAACATTATTTGCTCCAGGGATGTTTGCCATATTATATCCTTATACTCACTATTAGAGACTCTATCATTAAAATGTATTAATATTCCTATTCTTGGTGATATATTAACACAAATTATTGCTTGATCGGCTTAAACTTTTTAATTTAAGGGGCTAATTTTTATAAATTAATCATCAAAAGCTTCTGCAACATTAACTTCTGTATTTATAGTCAAATTAGCGGCTGCTGGGTAATTTGGATTATCTAAATAAGCAAATTCCACAGAAAACAAAATAGCATCTATTAAATTTCCTACTGGAATTTCACGGCGCCATTCAGTTCTTATATCTAATGTGATACTTTGCCTAAATAACTTATCATTTCTATCATCTGACTCTGTTGGAGAGCCAATACTAAGCGGTTTTACTAATACTCCCACGTCATATAAGCTATCAAAATGTATTTCTGTAAAACACATTGCTACTAATTCAACTAAATCATCTCTAGATCTTAAACTTCTAGTAATTATGTCAATAACAATAGATCCTTCCCAAGCACCAGCAGTAATAAATGTTTTAGGTCTACTAACTATTGTTTGATTGCCATAACCATCTTCAAATATGGCATCTTCATACTGAACTGCGCCCTGATCTCTATTTATAGAAATAGGAACATAACGAGAACCGCCAGTTTTAACCAAAATAGCTGGATAAAAAATTCCATCATATCTATAATTTTCACCAATAAATAATCTAGTACTCAATATACCTTCTGGACCATTATTTAATTCAGGATGAGAGCCTATACCATATGGTAAATCTGCTCCTGGTGGAAGATCAGTATGATCAGTAGTATTTGCAAATCCCCATTGATCTTTTGAATAATGATAATAACTATCTTTAGAAAAAAAATCCCTTAAAGTAGCAATAATGGCTTCTTTTGGATACACCAACATTGAAGCTTGAATAATATTATATATTTTATATAGATCACTTTTAAAAAAATTATTTGCACTCATATTACCATTTATATTTTAATATTAAACAATCTACCGATACTGTGGCTGCTGAAGTAGCTGTTCCTCCCCACGCAATAAATACATTATTAAATAATTCATTTGGATCCATCATCCAATTATAAGCATTTAAATTAACAGTTAATGTTTCTATAGTATCAGCAACATAACCACCACTAAAAGATTGTGTATCAGTATATGTTTCATATGATCCGCTATGTGTCTTTTTTCTAGCAAATGTTAAATCAATAGCATTTGAACCGCTAGAAGTATCACAAACTACATTAACAGATCCACTTATTATAGTAACCCCTTTTGGCAAATAATCTTTTAAAGATAAATATGCAAAATAACCAAAATTAGAAACAGAGCCGGAGTTAAAAGAAAAAGATGAATCAAATTGAGTTAAAACAGAATCATAAGGATCTCTATTATGTTTTCTGGCTATGATAACATTACCAACAGGACCAATTATTGATCCTGTGGCAGCTGAACCTAAATCATATCCATTAGTTTGCATTTGCCAGTCCATACCATTAATAATAGTCGTGGTTATTTGATTTTTATTTCTATCAACAACAGAAATTCCAGTATCAGATTCTATATTAACTACTACTTCATTGGTATGAGCAATATCTACATAAGAACTATCAAAAAAATTATCTGTTATATCTGCATCTACACCAAACAATCTTACATAAGCAAATAACTCTTCTGATTTACGATAAATAGAATTATGATGAACTTTACTAAATAAACTTTGACCATAAATTTTTTGTAAGAATATACCAAATCCTTGTGCCACACCACTAATAGAAGTTGTAACTAATCCTCTAATAGTATTACCAGCAACTAATGCAGACCCGGTTATGCTAATGCCTCCAGCATATCCATAATATGTTCCATCAATCTTGCTACCTTGAATATTGTTATTTTTAACAATAACTGAAATAGAAGATTCATTGTATGGATTATAAGTTCTAGTATAGACAGAAATTGCAATATTTTTATCTGTTAATGCAAATAATTCGGATGTATATGTAGTAATATTAAATATATTATATATTTTGCTTGTATAATTATGTCCATATAATCTATTATTATCAATTACTAAACTTCCAACATATCCATCATATTCTGGATATCCGCCACAAGCATCACATGTAATAAAATTCAAATTGTTATCTGAAATTACTACATTTCCACTAGGTAATCCATTAGCTGTTGCACCCACAATGGCGGGGGTTTTACCTGTCTCATCTACTGGACCAACAACAGCTATTAAATCATTTCTTTCAATAGAAAATAATTGTTGACCCTCTATATCTGTATTAAAATTATTATTTCCAGATACATTATAAGCAATATAGCCGGCTTTATTATTATAAATTTGAACATTGACTGCAGTTAAACCTGGAATAGAAAAGCTATTACCTGAAGGAGAATAATAATTTGCAAAATAAAACACTTGATTTTGTGCACAATAATTATTTGCAACTACAATGTTAGAAATAAGTGATGGATTAGCTATAAAATAATTTGTTTCTGTTCCTACAAATGCAATAGCTGCATCATTAACTGATAATGAATCATTAAATTTATTTCCTATGATATTAACTAAGTCAACATATTCATTAGAGGCTACTCTAAATGATATAAATGGAGGATGATTATTTACTCCACTATTAAAGACGCAATTTTTAATAGTAATATTACTTACAGCTCCCCCAACCTCATATGTACGACTAAAAATACATCCATTATCACTATTAATATTTCCTGTATTCGTAAATCCAGATGGCGTATAATTAAATGTAATATTGTCAAAAGTCACATCTTTTTTAACATAAAATCCAATATTAGAATTTACATTAAAAGTGGCGGCATCACCTATAAATGTTACCGGTAATTTTAATTGAGTCATATCAATTAATGAATCAAGATCAAAATTTCCCTTAACTTTTATAAAATTATTTCTATTTCCAAATTTATTTATCCAAGATAATACGGCTTCAAAACTTTGGAAATGACCAGACACATCTTTATCTCCTTGGTCCCCAGGTACCCATGTTAAAGAGATATTTTCTGATTCATTATAAACAAATTTTCTAGCATCTTTTACATTCAATGTTATACTAACACTAGGTGTAGTAACAGTTGAAGTAACAACATAAAGTATAACTAAATCTTTTCTATTAGTTACTAAATTAATAAAAGTACTGGAGTCAAGAACATAAGTTGAGCCACTATTAACATTATAAGCATTAAATAATCTAGATTCATTAGTAGGTGTTGGTAAATCAGCATCATAATCCAAAAGTGGAATATTTTGAATTTCACCTTTTTCATTAACACAAATTGCCCAATTTATATCATATAAAATTCCACTAATTTCTTTAATAATTGGAATGTTAACTGTTTGCGGATTAACATCTATAAAATTGCCATTAACTAAAGCGATGCCACCACTAATAAATAATTGTCCATTATTTGGATTAGTAACTGTAGAATCTAATGAAAAACCCTTTATTACACCATTAATGTGTAATAGTCTTTCTGGGGCAGAAATATAATTAAGAGCTGAGGTGCTTAAATCTTTTTCAGAAGTATTTCCAAATTGACGCCTATCTTTAATTTTAGAAACAGAATTTGTAAAATCATTTAATTGACAACTTGCTATCAACATTATTTCTTCATCAAAAGATAATGTTGGAAATAATTGTACATCCAATAATTGATTAGTAAAATTAAATACAATAGTGTTTATATCAAACATTAAATCTACATAATCAATATTGGTTTCATCATAAAATCTTACAATTTCTCCACGTTTACCATAAGAAATTGGTCCTAACTTAGTATGAGTAACACCATCATAAGAAGATAATCTACCGCTAAATAATCCAGTTATTGCATCATAACTAAATACCTGTAATGTTATTTTTGTTACAGAACCAAACTGATATCCTCGTAATTTAGGAGAAACATCAATAATTTCTAATTTACTTAACTCTGATGATCCATATAATGGAACAGACCCATTTATAATTAAATTAGAAGGGCTTGCATTTATTCTAGCACGTTCATGTGTAAAAGTTTTTCCCTCTAAATCTACATATACTTCAAATAATCGTTTAAAAGGTGTTACACTAGCTGAATCGGTCGCGCTTTCAGAGTTAAAAGAAACTGAATCATAATTAAAATATAATCCAACCGTAGAACCTAAAGGTAAGGTACTTGTAGGAGAAAATCCAGCCGCATGTACAGCGTCAAATACTGTAATATCGGTATAAACATTTGGATAGCAACCGAAATTAACATCTTGGATTATAAATCTACCATAATTGGTAACTGTAGAATCATTAAATCCTTGAACTACTAAAGTTTTACCGGATTTTAATCCACTAGTTGATAAATCTAACATTACTCTATAAGTAGTTTGCACTCTACCTACGGGTATTGGTCCAGGATAAATATTTTGATCTACAATACTAGCAAACCAATAACCATCACCATAACCATCTAATGTTTGTCCAATATCTAAACTTAATTTGTCTTTTTCTCCACCATTTACATAAAAGTTATTTCTTCTTAATGGAAGAAATAGTTTGGTAGCAATAATGGCTGATTCGGGAGATGCATATGTTTTTTGATATAATGGACTTGCTATATTAGCTCCAGTTACGCCAAAACCGCAAGGATCTACATTGACAAATACATCTACTATATTATTTGGAAAATTAATATTTGTTTCAATTTGATCATAATTTCCACTGCCATCTACCACTGCATTGATAATAGAAAATCCAGTATTATTATAGGAGTCTGCTAACATAATACCAAAGTTTCCCTGATAACTATAAGAAATAAATCTATAATTATATCCGGCTTTTCTTAATACATTATTTGTAGATTCTACAATTGAATCTAATGTATATTGTCCGGGTGTTGTTCCCGCATTTCCTGTAATATCAATTCCTGGTAATACTACATAACCATCTTCAGCATGACCAGTTGGATACAATGCTAAATATAGTAAATAATGAGCCGAATCTAATTGATCTGGGTTAAATCCATTTCCGAGAGCCATAGCTCCAGTAGGAGAACCAATAATTAAACTTGGTGTTTCAGAAAACTCATTATTTGCAGCAGCAATTGTCAAAACACCAAATTTGTTATTATTATATAATGGTCTATCAATTCTAACAACAGCAGAGGTTGTATATAAAAGATTTTTTCCAGCAATTCTAATTATAAACTTTTTGTTTCCACCATTTTGAATATACTTTTTCTCTTTTACTACAAATCCAACTTCAATTGAACCATAATTAACCCTAATAATATCACCAATTTTAACTAGAGAAAATTTTTCATCAAAAGAATTATTAGCTAAATCACTTGCAGAAGGTTTTAATTCAATAATATCATCACCAGTATTAATATCATCAAATGGTATACTGCTTGTTCCAGTATTTAATAAATATGCAATAGCAGGTGTGATTGGTACAATAGGCACACCATATCCATCTGTACTTAAACTAGAAGATCTAGAGGCTCTAGAGATACCATTTGTATATAGATTTTGAATTCTAGTTCCATATAAGAAAATACTAGAACTATCCACAAATTGAGCAAAACTTTGGAGATCTTGAGCGGTTTGAGGAATAGTAGAAAATCGATCTGTATCTAAAAATATTCCACTTGCTGTATGTCCATAATTAGAAGGATAAATAGATCCATTAAATGTAGTAATATTTTGTATATTACCTATAGGTGATCCATCACTAAATTGATGTGTTAATAATTCACTATTAATATCATTAATTAATGTATAAGAGTTGGTATTATCTCTCAAGCTTTCAAATTTATTTTTTAAATATTGTGCAGGATTTGTAGTAACATCAATTTGAAATAAAGTATGACGGTAAATTGCTCCAGCTAAATGTGGCTCTAGTTTAACACCTGTACTAGAAATCCAACCAGTTGCAGCACTAAGATTTGTATTTATATTTAAAATATTATTATACAAATCTTCAGTAGAATGATCTAGTGATAATTTAGACTCTGGAATAGCGGCTGTATTTGAAATTTGACTATTAGTAATGGGTAAAGTAACTAAACCTAAAGAAATGATAGCTGATGGATTAATTGTTCCATCAGGCAAGATAGATACACCTAATCTATCAGCAATTGTACCTGAACTACCTGATCCGCCTAATCCTACCTCTTGCTCAATATTAAATACAGCTTCTCTTAAAGCATTAATTGCCTCAGCACCAATTTCTGTAATATTATCATTTACAACTGGTAATTCAACATCTGAATCTATTTGATTTGGATATTTACTCATTTTTGTTTCCATTCTTGACTATTCTAAAAATGGTGGTTTTTCCAACATTAAATTTTATTGCCAGTTGATTATAAGTATAATTATTACTATTATATAGTTTTATAATTTCTTTTATACTATCCTCGGATAAAATTTTTGGTTTTATTTTACCAGAATTAGATTTTCTAATTTTTTCTATAGTTTCTGGAGATCTTTTTTTATTCAACCAAAATCCAGGATGACCCATATGTGAATCAGAAAGGTTTTTTTTATGTTGTTCTGAAAATTCTTTATCTTTCCAATAACCTATTTGCCCCATGTGACTTTCAGATAATTTTAATTTAACATCATCACTAAATATTTTACCTTTATTAGTTCCTGGTCTTCCTTTGAGTGACTTAGATATTTTATCTATAGTTTCTGGTAAATGTTTATGTCCAGAAACACCATCTCCACCATCAGTCAAATTGTAACCAAATTTATCACCAAATTTATCAACATTTGTTTTATATTCTTTTATATATTTAATTTCAAACTCTAAAGCCTCTTTTTCTGTATTATGCTCTGATAAAATTAAAAAATTAAAATTATCAATTCCATATTTTTTTATAGCGTTATGAAATAATGGACAATCACCATTTGCTAAAGCATGTTCTTTTTTTCTTTTTTCTATATTAGATGTTTTACCAATATACATTTTATTATTTATTTTATTTTGGAAACAATAAACATAAAAAATTTTTGTAACATTACTCATCTTTTATTAATCCTTATTAATGGATTGTCTAACAGTTTCGGCATCATTATCACTTAAACCTGTAATTTTAGACACTAAAAAAGACTTAGCAATTCTATAAACTAAACCTGATAAAAGACCCGCAACTAATCCAAATATTATTCTTCCAGAACTCGTTGATAATCCATCTGGATATGGGTATCCTGGAGCCAACCAAGCTCCCAATGGTCCGCCCACTACTGGAAATATTGGTAAAAACAAATCTGTCCAAAACTTAGAAGATTTAGAGGCAGGAATGCTTGGATGGTCTAAAACAAATTCAATGATTTTTCTAGCAATAAAAGTAACTGCCGCTACTGCAAGACAAAAAAGAACAAATTGCCAACTAAATAGTGCCTGAAGTACTGTATCCATATAAAACTCCTTAAACTATGCGATTTAATTAATATGTCATAAATTTTACCAAATTATACCATATTATATTTATATTTTACCTTCCACAGCGTAGTGTCTCTATATATGGTACAAGCTTGTGAAGATCCTATTGTAACAAGAGTGGTTAAAGTAGGATCATAAATAGTAATTGTATAAATTGAATTATTAACAACCTCAAAATCTATTCCTGGCAAAGTAGCACCAAATGATTCATCAATGGTCCATTGTCTATTGGTAGTAAGATTTGCTCCAAAAAATACATCATATTGTGCTGGAAAAATATTGGAATTGGAATTTGGTCCATTTGTATATCTTTTATTAATTTTAGAGAATCCTGCCATAACAATGGAAGAATTCATAGTAAAACTTACTCCGGGATATACATAAAATGAAGATCCTGTATTTAAACTTAAATTATATGAATTATTTACTTGAATATTTGCATTAAATATTTGATAAAGTGCATTTACTACTATTCCTCCCGTAGTAGATGTTATAGTAGTATTTCCTGAACTATTAATAGATAAAGTTGAGGCGGCATTAATGGATGTAGTTGATCCTGATGAAATATTTACAGATGCTCCTGATGTTAATGCTGTAGAAGTGGTTCCAGCTAACGTTAAGCTTCCATTGGATGCAAAATTTGCGGCAGTAGCTCCTGTAATACTTACATTTCCGCCAGATACTGTTAAAATTCCTTGAATTGTAGTAGAATCAGAATTAGCATTTCCTAATGCAATATTACCATTAACTGTTAAGTTATTAGATAAAGTAACTTGAGCATTAACAACTAATGTATTACTACTATTAGTTCCCAGAGTAGTATTTCCAGTTACATTTAAATTTGTAAAGGTACCAGAAATAGATTGTGGCTTCCAAGTTGAACCATCCCACGTCAATACGTCACCTGAAGAGGGGACCAATGAGCTTATAGGTTTACCTTGTATTTTTGTAACTACTACATTTGTGGCTGTTCCAGCAATATCTCCAGCTAATTTAACAATACCTTTTACTGTTGTGGTAGCATCTGGTGGCGGAGTTCCAATAATTGTAGCAATGGCTGAAATAGCATCTTGTACATTATTTTGAGGTGTTCCAATGACTATTGTTGGAAATAAATCTATTTGATTGGCTTTATGTCTATCACTAGTGCCATTGATATGTTTTTCATAAGAAAACCTATCAGTAGCTAGCCTTCCAACACCATCTATAAAATTAGGAACTATTGGATCTGCCATATTTCACTCTCATTTCTAAAACTATTATTATACTTTTTTATTAGCTTTTATTATACTGCTTACTTAAGCCAGAATAATATTATGTTTATGTCCAAGTACTTCCATTACTTCACCTGAAATTATGGGGTGTGAATGACCCTGAACAACATTAGTGGTTTGATTTATTTGATTGGTACTTAAAATTCCCTCATTTATAACAATTTCATGAGTATGGGGAGGAATACCACTACTAAACCCAATAGTTGTAGTTAATTTTGATGGAAACATAGCGGTATTTCTAAAAATTCTTATCTGATATGCAGGATCAGTTTTTCTAATTCTCATACCTTTAAATTTCTGACCACCTTCCATACCAATAATAGTATTATTTCTGGTCACAGAACCTACTTCATATCTAAATTCTTCATTATCATCAACATCAAATAAAACAACTATATCTCTTTGATGAATAGTCGGAACTGTTAAGGTCCATAAATCTAAGTTTAATTCAGATTCCAAACCGGCTTCATACATTTTTACACTATCATCAGCGGGACTAGTTCTTACCAATATTCTTCCATCAGATCTTCTTGGATTAAAGTATTGTTCATATCCAAATACAAATTTTGTACCATAACATAAAGGACATCTATCATCTTGATATTCACTAGATGCTAAATAACATGAGCAATGTATGCCAGTATGTACTCTTTTAATTAATACAGCTGGACGACCAGTTACTGTTAATAGTACTTCTTGTCTTTGGTTATTCTGATCTTGCAAAGATAATCCACGTAATAAATTAATATTACCATAACCATCTATACATCCCATTTCTCCACCAATATAACTACCAACACATGTACCATTTAACAATTGAACAGGATCTGTTCTATGATAACCCGCATAATCATAAGTTGGAAAAGTTACATTAGCAGAATCACTAGCAGATAAATCTGTATTTAAATTATCTTTTGTAACTTGTCGATAACCATCTACTGTAGTATAAGCAAAATTTGGATATTCAAATCTTGATTGACTCATAAATATTCTATCAAAAGTTGTACTTTCTCCAGAAATAAATAAACTAATATATGGTGACCATACATTATACCCATCATAACCATCTGTATTATGAATATAAGCATGAGTATTATCATAACCTCTTTGATCTAAATCAGTTAAAACTAAATTTTTATTTACTCTATCAACACTAGAATATTGAACTAATTCAATTCCAATTTTTACTATTCCTATGTTAGGAAAATTTTCTACATCAGCTAAAGGAATAATTAAATCAGTATCAGTAATATTTGATCTTAAAATGCTAGTAGGATAAACGCGCAAATTATCGTAAGCAATTGGTAATTGAGAATCAATATCATCAATTATTAATACAATATCATTATTATTAATTAAAACAATACCCTGACTATTATTCATGGTTTGTGGAATGTATTCCACAGGTCTAACAGAGAAAAAATATAATTGCCCCGGTACTAAATCAATTATGTTAGCCTCTAAAGAGCCATCTATAGAAATATATTTAACTCCTTCAGTAAAAACATCCTCTTTATTTATAGAATAATAAATATGATAAGCAATACCATTAGATTTATTAGAAGGATATGCCTGATACCATTTCAAATTGAAAGTTGTACCATCACCTAAACTTCTAACAGCATCTAAGCCGGCTCTAACTGGATTTAAGTAAAAAACCATACTGTTATTCTAGTTTATTAGCTCAATAATTTATAATTTTAACTGGTAATATTATACTTTAGATAATAAAATGTCTTCTAATTCTTTCTTTTCTTTACCCTTTTTATCATGATGATCTAATAAATCATCTACATAATTTTCCGCTTCATTATCGCCAAATTGGTTAGCTATATATTCCACCTGATTTTGAAAGCCTTCTTGTTCAAATTTATTATGTAAGTAATCACCATCATCAGAACTAGTAGTAGCAGTTTTCCTGGCAGTTTGCTGCAACCAATGGGTCATCTCATGTACACCATAAGAAAAATCTTTAAAAAAATCACCATCTGTTAATAAATTATAGTTAAAAATAATAACACCATGATCTGTTTTTGCAGAAACATCTAATTTTCCAAATTTCATTGGTATTAAATCTATTTCCTCAATATCAACATCATATTTTTTAAACATTTCAATCACTGTTTTATCTTTTTTAAGATAGTCTCTCATTTTTTTAATCATTCGATTAAGAGATTTAAATGGCAGCTTTTTAATTTGAGCCATTGTTAAAGATGTATCTTTTTTTGCTTCTGAAACAAGTTTATCCATACAACAATGTTATTTTATGTAATATTTTTATTATTTAAAAATACTCCGCATAACTTGACATATTAATGAAAAGAATTAATTTAAAAACAAGGATAAATTATGGCTTTTCTTGGTGTCAGAATAGCCCCTGAGGTGGGGAGAATGTTAATGGAAATTGATGTACCTGGGGTGAAAGAATCGCCTTCAGAATACCATATTACTATCCTTTGTTTTGATGATAATTGGCCAATCACTGAAGTCTCTAAAGCTTTAGAAGCTACTTATGAAGTAGTCAATAAAGAAGAGCCATTTACTATTACAATTAATTGTGTAGATAGCTTTCCTAAATATAAAGATAATCCTTTACCTATTATTGCTCGTGTTGAAAGTGATGATATTCATAAACTTTCTGATAAGCTCAAAGCAAAATTTGATGAAGAAAAAATTGATTATAAAAAAAATTTTAAAGATTTTAATCCACATGTTACACTAGCTTATGATAAAGAGCTAGAAAAATTTAAAAAATTTAAGATAGATCCCATAACATTTACTGTTCAAGATATAGTTTTATGGGGCGGCGATTATGGTGATAGTCGTTTATTCGTCAATTTTCAATTAAAAAAACCAGAAAAACGTGCTGAATTAATATCAAAAATTGAATCCTACTATAAAACCGCTCAAGTAAGTCACTATAAATATGATGATTTGGCTGTTAAAAGATTTTTAGAAATGTTTAATGGTGATGATGATGCTCTTCAAGAAGAATATAATCAATATGGTGGATGGGGATTATACTATTTTGATATAATACCTATTTCTGTCATTGAAGATAAGCCTATTTGGAGTAAAGAAAAATATGATGTAGTGTTACAAAAAATGAAAGATGGAGTAACACTAGATCCTATAAGAATTGCACATCGTGATGGTGGCGGCAAATTCGTCATTATAGACGGAATTCATCGTATAGCAGCTTCTAAAGAATTAGGTTATACTCATGTGCCTGCATTAGTAAATGATTGGGTTAAAACCCCTCCACATCAAACAAAATTATCATTATTTGATAAAATTAATATGTTTTATAAATTAGCATTTATCGATCCTGATGGTTACTTAACACCAACTCATGAGCGTCGACAAAAAGATCGATAATATTTTATGTATAAAGAAGATATAATTACTGATACATTAAGTCTTTTACTTCAAATAAAAGAAAGACTAGATCATAATATTTCAGTCAATTGCTATTGGAGCGCGGTATCTCATAATCCAGACGCGGCATCAGTAAGGTATGTGGATGCTGCAGGCTTTTATATAGTTGCCAGAATTACTAATTTTAATCTTCCTAAATTACCAATAATTTCGTTAGATGATGTTATTGAATTAGACTTATATGTCAAAAATAACCATGATACCTTGTCAAGATTTGAAAAATTAAAAGCCTTTACATGAAATACCAAACCAAATACTATAAAGATTTATGGGTATTTATTAATGATATAAAATCAGATATTGATAATAATTACCATATCTCTTTTTATCCAAAATATCGCAAGAAACATTTATTTAGATATAAATGTTTTGATTCCAAAATTATTTATCATTTAGATCCATTTTGTGATCCAAATCATATGCCAAATCATTTTGAAATATCTTTTTCGGCAGAAAATTTAATTAATTGGATTAAACTACATTCAAAAGAAATAGATTCCACAAATAAATTAAAAGCATTTTTATGAAAACAATAATTGTTGAAACAAATAAAGAAAAAGTTATTAAAGATGTTTTATTATTGGAAAAAATTTCAGAATTTTTCTTCTTCTTAAAAAAAGAATTAAATACCGGAAATCTTTCAGATTATCTAATTAATGAATTTTATTTTATTCATGACAAAGAACTTACAGGTGTTTTTCTTTATAAAATAAATAACAAAATTATTGCTTTTGAAGAAAAACGTGCCGAAGATATTCCTTATTTAAAACCATTTGATTCTTGGGCAGCATATGATTTAACAATTTGGATAAAAGAAAATTTTTATGAATTTGAAAGAATAATGAAATTAAAGGTATTTTGTTAAATGAATTTTAAATTAGCTCAGATATTATCTGATATTAGAAATAATACTTTAACTCATAATTCAACAGTATATGCTATGAATCATAAAGAATTTATCTATTCAAATAAATATGAAATGTGGATTATACCTATCAATTATATTAATGAAATTGAAGATCATTTCCCTTATGATGGCTATAAAGAATTTTTGGCTTGGCTTAATCATAAAACAAAAAACTCAGAACTAGAAAAAGAAATTCAAAGATATTTAAATTTAAAATCATTTATATGAGTAATATTATTCCTACAAGATCAAAACTTATTATTTCAACAGACCTTAGAGTTTATTCTATAATAGACTTAATTTTAAAATTAAAATTAGTAATAGATGACAATAAGCATATTCAGTCAAATTTAAATACAGTTCACTCATTACCTATTTATTGTACGTATTATTATTTTGATTTTGAAACAGATACCGCAATGTATAATGAATGCTTAATTTTCTATTATAATGAAGATGATCTTAAACTGGTGGATAATGTGGCTTTAGATAAAATTGTCGATTGGATAAAAGACAATCCAAGTAAGGTAGAAAAACTTTGTAAATTGAAATTGTTTATTTGAATATTTTTAGCTTAAAAGCTGATTTAAGATTTTTATAATTATATTGTCCAATTATATATTTGAATATAGCCTCCCTTCCTTCTTCTGAAGCGGCATAATTTGAATTATCAATTTTCTCAATTTTTATAAGATCTTTCATTATAGTTTTAACATTTAAAGTATTAAAGTAACCATCTTCTAATTTAATATTTATTTTACCCCACAAACTATAATCATTATTCATAGTTAATAATTCATTCTCATAATCGTATTTAATCCATGGATATGGACCGGCTGTTTTATCAACAAAAACATAATTTATTTCTTTGCTTTCATATTCAAATACACCATCATATGTTTGCGCATCTAAATTTACATAAAAATGACTTTCATTATAAACTGGATAGTAGTTTACATTTTTTATATGTGAATGCGTTGGACAATGTATAAATAGTTTATATTGTTCAATGTGAAAATTTTTCTCAGAAATTTTATTATTATAATAATCGGTAGGATTGAAAATATGCAAATTTAGTAATTTTTTTACTAATTTATATTTTTTATTGTGTTCTGGACTTAGTTGTAAGTATTTTAAATTATCATTTACAGAATCATATCTTATACTTCCACGATAAGTATTATTTTTAGAATATCCTTTTATTCTAAAACTAAATTTTGTTTTCTTATTACATAGTAAACATTTTTTATATTTATCAATTATAGCATCATACTTCATTTACAATATTAAATTTTCTTTCTAAATAAACACTAGCATCTCTATAGAGATAATCACAAATCTTCTTTACAATTCCATTGCCTCCATATTCTAAAACACCATGTCCACTAGAGATTCTAATTGGAGTGTTTCGATGATCTAAGTCACACTCCTTCTCTAGTATATCGCGCACTATTAATAGAAATTCTTGTGTTCCTCTTAAAGAAAAACATAATTGTTCTACTATTTTTCCTTTACTTAATGATTTATAAACGCTACCATCACCATCATGATATCCTCTAAGAAAATGATGTTTTAAAGGATGATCTTTCATCCAATCAGGCATAGTATAAATGAGACTTTTACGTGGGACTATGTTAAATTTTGCTAGGTCATCAAACATTTCTTTAGATGTTATTGAAATCTCACTTTTCCAACTATCATTCCAATTAGGATTTCTTTTAGAATTCTTTACCAAATAATCTCTAATTGGAGTTTCCGCCGCAATCAGTTTTTTTATTTTTAACAAATGTTCTTTGTCATTTTTTGATAAGCCAATATATACTTCATGCCGAGTAGAACCATATTTTTGACTTGGACTTTTTCTATTTTTAACACATCCATCAGCCGCTAAAAATCCAGCCACATAAAATGATTCTTCTGTTTGCGAAGAGAAAAAACTATGATTACAATTATAGATTACTTGTTTTTTATATTCTAATCCAAACTTATCCATGTAGTCTTTGATACTATCAGATGTAATATTTAATTCACGCCCCACTGCTTTTAAAGATTTTAATCTATTGTAAGATTCTTGTAAAATTTCTTTACTAACAAGAGAAGCGACATCTTGCCTAACTTTACAATCATAATTTATTAACTTGAAAGCAGTATAAACTGTTTGAGTATTAATATTATATTTTTTAGCGATTTTAGGAACGGTTCCTAAATTTTTAAATTCTTCAATTAGTTGTTCAGGTGTCAAAATGGATAATAGTTTATTTTTCTTCATAATAAACTATATATCAACATATTAGTAGATTCGTCGTGCCCTCAGTACAACCTACGACTTCTCAAGTGCCTCAAACGCGCAAAAGCTGGGTTGATTCCACTATTCATACTGAACGTACCTAAGGCCTTAGGTGCGGGACGCAAACTATTCTTAATATACTTTAGTTTTTCATTATATGCTGTTAATAAAGTACTATATTGAGTTTGCATCAACTCACTAACAGTTGGTGGATTAAATGACAACCCATTATCAGTAATTTGAAATTCACGCCCACGTTCAATTAAAGCTTTAGAAGCTAATGAATATAATGTAGCGCCTTCTACTAAAATCTCTCCAAATTGTTCTACAAAGTCAGTATCATCAAATTGAAAAAATGTGAAATACGGTACTTGATTAAAGTCCCATAAAGCAGTAGCTAAAAAGGTAGTTAACATATCCACAGAAAAAATATCACAATCTACATAAATAACATTTCCATATGAATCAAGAGATCTTGCCTTGCCAGCACTATTTAATCTAGATCTTAAAGATTTAATTAGTTTGTTAATGTTTCTGATAGCAACTTGTGAATAATTAAAGCCAGGATCATCCCCTAGATGCATATAACCATCTTGGTTTATAGCTGGCATTTGAGTATGTGCTACTACAAAATTAAAAGTAGATTCTACCCTATATCCATTAATGTAACCCGTCCAAATATCCATAAAAACACCATAAGGACCATTGATTGGAACGGTGAAAATATAAGAATATTTACCGGTACCTACATGCGCGACCCCAGCTGATGTTGGTGCTAAAGCCACTAAACCACTAGGCTGAATAATAGAGACTTGAGGAAATGAATCCATATCTACCGGCGCACCTGTACCATCTTTAAATTGTACAGTTAGATTAACTTGATCTGTTACATCAATTAGTTCGCCGCGCGCTTTTATTGTCATAGTTCCTCATATTAAATATTAAAATATTGATTATAAATGCGGAATAGTAGCATTATATTCTCCGGCAGCATTTGGCGGAGATTTACAAATAATTTGATAATAAGTTTGTTTTTGATTTAAAGTATCAGGATCTTCCCAAATAATATTAATAACATAGGTACCAATGGCAGAAGGTCCTGGTGGCACAGTAAATGTAAAAGAATATAATCCTACATCTATATTAGTCATAGCAACAGGATAACCATCTAATAAATCAAAATTTGGATTATATATACTTAAAATTAATGGATCTGTGGGAGCATCTGTTCTCTCTTGATTTGAGTTAAACACTTCAAAGAACAAAGTTAAAATTTGTTTAGGGGTTGCGTAAATAATATTATTCATGCTGTGGAACTAAAGCCAAAATTTCCTGTAACAGCGGTAACTACTACTTGATATGCTATAGTAGTAGTATTATTGGTGGCAGGATCAGTATAAGTTACATCTATAATATAAGTTCCAAAAGAAGACGCTCCAGTTCCTAATGTAAATTTATAATAATATAATCCTGTATCTAATTGAATCATAGATTGAGGATAATCGTCTGCTAAATTTAAATTTGGTAAAATAATTCTGTCAACTACTGGAAATAAATATCCATCCTGCCTATAGCCATCGGAATCATGGGTTTCTAAAATGATAGTTACAGATTGCCCTGGATTGTGATATAGTATCTGTGTCATGGATCCTCAACATTATACTCTAATATTAATTGGATATATACACATTTAATTATGAAAAAACAAAATAAAGAATTCTGGATTACCAATATTTCTAATAGAAATGTTAGTTTAGCCGATCTTAATCTAACAATTAAGGCTTTTAGTTCAATAAATTTATTAGATAATAAACATTATCATTATACTATTGAAGAAATAGAAAAATCTGTTCAAAGTGGTTCCATTTATAAAAAACGTGATAAAATATTCGTTCGTTCTGTTGCTCCGGAAACCATTAAAGCAACAACCATTACGTTTAAAAAAGATGAAAAGATTCCTAGTCGACACACTTCATTATTTGAAATAAAACAAGAAAAATATGAAGAATTAGACTTAACTGATGAGCAATTTGCGGATGAAAATGCAGAAATTGCCGAACAAGATCGTTTGCCACCTTTAATTAACAAAAGTTCTTAATTTTTAAGAATTTGAACTTCTGTTGCTTTTGGCAATCCCATTTTATTTAGACCTAAAGAAAAAGAAACTTTTTGTCCTTTATAAAGGGTTTTATAACCTTCGCAAGATACATCACTAAAATGAACGAAAAGATCGGTTTGTTTTATTCCTTCTTTTTCCCATAGTAAAAATCCAAATCCTCGTTTTGGATCAAACCAGCAAACTTCTCCATGATATACTTCTTTATCATTACTCATAAATTCTCCAAATCTTATTTTGTATTATATAAATGCTTTTCATTTAATCATCTTTTGCAACTAATATACCATCTACATATAATTCTCCACCACCTCCCAATAATTTCCAAACTTGATAACTTCCATATTGACCAATATCTTTTCTTTCTTTATCATTAGTACAATTTCTCATTAATTTATCAATTTTTTCAAATAATTGAATCATATCACCTTCACAACCAACTTGTTTAGCATGATGAAGGATTTTTTTTCTAGTTTCCCATTCAGGCATAACCTTACCGCTTAAATTATTTGGATCGGTAGCATCAATTAATAGGTCTGACATTATTTTTCTCCATAAATTTTAAATGATTTATTATTAAATGTACAATATGCATGATCAATGTCAATATTTTTATTGCCATCTAATTCATAAACCAAGGTTCTTTTATTTGGTAATTTTGTAGATGGAAATACTCCAATAATACGTAGCCTACCAGAATGTGTATAAGCATGATGGTTGGGGCACAATATTGCTAAATTCATAGGATCATTATTTGTGTTAATTTCTGTTCGTTCAATAATATGATGTTTGTGAAGATTTATGGTTTCATTACAACCTTCAATCTCGCACTTATCTAAAATTAGCTTACTATATTTCATCTTACACTTAAATATATCTTACCACGCCTGAACTGATACAACCGCTGATCCACCACCAACAACTCTCATCCAAAATTTGGATATAACTCTATATGGCATAGCTATTGTTTTATATGAAGAATCACTTGCATCTAATTTACAATGGACAGTACTTCCATTAAATGATACCTCAATTACTTTTGAGGCAGTACCTTCTACTGAAAAAATAACATATTGAGTACTGAAATCAATTATTCCCATAGGTTGGTAACCATCTATTGACTGTCCTCCAAATGTAGAAGCAGAAACAGTAAATTTTTGAAAATAGTTATGATCTCTACCATAATTTATATAACCTATACCAGGAAAACTATTAGTCATTACTCAAACTCCTGAAACTATGCACAAATATTGCATTATTATATTATTTTAAATAGCATAATTACAAGAAGCATCTGCATAACCTTTTTCATGCATTTCTTGCAATTTTTGTGGATTAAAATCCAATAAATCTTCAGTTAAATTATATATTGGTCTTAATATGTTTAATTTTACATATTTTTTATCAGATAGCCCGGCATTAACTAATTTATTGTGAATTTTTACCTTTTCTATATCATTTGTCATAATTCTATCTGTAGAAAGATCAATTATTCTTTTTAAGATATCAACTGTGGTAGGTTTTTCCACAAATTTTTTAACTTTATTTAAAGGGGACGTAATAATTACATCAATTATATCTGCTCCTTGTTCTATTGCTGTTGTAATAGGAGATAATTCTTTTACACCACCATCTGTCCATAACTCTCCACCAAAATTAATTGGAGATAACATTCCTGGAAATGAAGCAGATGCAATAACTGCTTCAATAAAATTTGGAGAAAACTGATCAAAAACTTTATATTTTCCAGAAGTTACAGAAACAGCTCCCACAAACACTTTTTTATCATTTTCTTGTAAAGTAGTAATATCTAAATTGCTAGTAATAAGATTTTTTAGAGGAGTACTATCGTAAAAGCTCTTTTTCCATAAAGCATGCCAGCGCCCAAAAGGAGCCCATCTTTTATAAATTTTAGAAGTATCTAATTTAAGCCATCGTTCAGATAAAACGTGTGCCGCCTTTTCTTCTTGTCCTTGTTTAAACATGCCAAGAAAAGAACAGTTAATGGCTCCTACCGAAACTCCGCATAAAATGTCATATTTTATTTTTTGTTCACCTAAAATATATTTTAATGCGCCAGCTTGATAAGCACCTTTTGCGCCACCGCCAGATAAAACCAATGCTCTCATACTTACACACCCTTAATAAATATGACAGTATATTATTACAGAAATATTTAACTCTTAATTAAAGTTGCAATAATATCTTGTGCCGCCTCTTTATAATTAGATAAAGCATAATTTTGATATTCTTGATTTCTAGTTAACAAAGCCTGATTCATGCTATATCCCCAAGTGGCTTGAAAATTACATTTATAATCCACATTATGTGGAGCATTTATTGATCTCCATTCTGCAGATAAATAATAAAACCAAAATTCTGAAACTGGTGGCCATTTGTGAGTAAGATCTCCATAAGCTCGACAGCTATTCCAATGAGGAACAATAATACTAGCTTTGGCTCCTGGCTTTAAAATTCTATATAATTCATTTACAAAATGAACTCTTTCTTCGGCATCTAAATGCTCTACGAAATGAGAAGCATGAATTTCATCTACAATATTATCTTCCCATGGCCAGGACAAAAATTCGCCTTTTTTATTTTTTTTAGTTAAATCACAAACAACATCAACCCCATCAAATTTTAAAGAGTCAACTCCGGTCCATTCAGGACCACGTTTATTTTTACCACATCCTAAATCTAATTTTAATTCTGTCATTTAACTTTCCTTAATAAATATTACCACATCATATCTGGAATTCCAAATGTGCCCACCATATCATGGTGACCTACTTTTATAGAACAATCTATGGCACATCTATATCCATATTTTCTAGCATCTGACCAAAAATATAGATCTTGAGTAGATACTCCTCCTTGAGTTTGGGTTTTAAACCAAGGACGACGAAGCTTTTCGTCTTTAAACATAGATAATCTAAATAAATTAAATCCCATTCCTGTTCCACAGCATTCTACTAATCCTCCATTTGGATCTGGTAACTGTGGTCTAAAATTAATAATTGGATCCTTTGGATCTCCCCAAATTTGAGTTACCCCTCCAGGACCTTTGGTAAAATATAATCCACCTATACAGGCAAATTCTGGATGTGTTTCCATTTGTTCAATTAATTTAATTACTCCATCAGAGGGAGGGGCATTATCATGTTCAATAGTTAAAATATATTCCCATTGACTTAAATTAGGATCTGCTAAAATTCCATCAATAGCACTTGAATAAGCATCACCTACTTCCATGCCTTGAGCTAAAATTCTAACTACCCCATTATTAGGTGGAAATCCTAAATTCCAATGAGATAATGCAACTTTAGCGGAAATAGTGTCAGCAGCTGGTAAAATAACAATTATTCTTTGTTTTTTCCAGCTTCCACCCTTTATTAGCCTGGCTCTTGTAGCATCTAAGTCTTGATTATTAATACCACCAAAATCTTGCACAATAAGTTGAGGTTTGTTTGTCATAATTTATATTATATCATCTGATTATAAATATATTAATTTTTATAATTTAGGCGGTTACATAACTACTATAAGTTGGAATGGTAATACTACCTCCTCCAGCGCCTGCTTCCTTATAAGTAGTTAAATAGCAAATAGCAGTGCTTGCATTTGCAGACCCGGAAGATGTAACTGAAGATTGATATGTTCCAGTTGATGAAACAATTCTAGATGCAGCACCGCCCGTAAAATCAGCACTATCTGGTTGCTGGGCATCGGCAGTAAAACTGTTTCCCCATGTAAGAGTTTCATTTCCGGAACCAATAGAAGTATATGTCCATGTACATGCTACAAGCGCCTCACTTGCCTGCGTTGTAGTAACATTCTGACTAACATAAGGGGTAGCTGCAGAATGATTATCTTCAGACGCTACATGCTGATCACGCGGATTACTAGTATCACCACCCACAACTTCACGAAAAAACGTGCTAATAAGAGCGGGTGTACCACCTGTAAATGTAATAGTCCAAGTATGAGTGTTACCACCAGCCCCTGCCACACACTCAAACATTGCTGTATGAAACAGTGTATCACCTGATAAACTAACTGTTGATCCAACTTGGGTATATGAATTACCCGTTGAAACGCCACCAACTTTATCAGAAACTGCTGGTGTTGCAGAGCCACCGTTATACCAACCAACATGTACAACAAAAGTTGATCCAGTTGTTTGAGTATTGATAGTGCCAGTATCTGGACCATTACAAGTAGTACCGCTGGCAGAAGTATGCCCAATTCCCTTTCCTCCAATTGAAATAGTCATTTAATTACCCATAAATTATGGTTATTGATAATATTTTTTATTTTGCAAATTATATTCATTATATCTCCTGAACCGTATATTATCATAATTTAACTTTGCAAAACTAAAACCCAATCATTATCGCCAGAGTTATTATTACCCGGAGTAGTAAAATTTTGAGCACTAAGTGAATTAGCAAAAGTTCCTATAGCGGTAAATGTTCCAGTAGTTGGATCCCACCATCTACCCGTAGATGTGCCTGCCATAGAACGAAAATCTACAGAAAAAGATTGTGTTCCTGATCCATTCGGAGGAACATAACACAACATAAGATGTCCATCTGAAGATTGAGCTGCGGCAACATAAGCGGCGCCAGCACTTTGAAGACCATTACTAGTAGTAATAAGTCTTCTCATTCCAGATAATTCAGATGGAACTAATAATTGCCAAGAAGATAAAGATCTAATTAAATTAGCAAATATACCGGCTTGATTTACAGAAGCATCAGAAGCAAATACTGATTGCCAACCTGTAGTAATTTGAAGTAACGGAATATTACCGTACCAAAATCCGGCAGTATTTCCGCTAAGAACTCCCCATCCATTCTCTTTTCTAATAGTCGTATCGGTGGCTCCCTGTGTATCTCCTTTAAAATTATATTCTTTTCCATAACATGGAATTGCTGAAGGGACTGACACCCCATTTCCTTGGTGAGCATCAATAGGTGTATAATTCCATCCTCGCCTAGCTTCTAAATAAACCTGACCATCAGTAGCTAAAGTGGGATGTGTTCCACCTGTAGAATAAGTTCCATTAAGTTGTATATAATTTTCAAAAGCCTGACTACCATCTGATGGAGCATCAGAACTTTCTGAAGGGGCTTGCCAGTCACCTGAACGAAGTTGAGTGCCACCTCCAGTAATAATTCCCTGCATAAGAGAATAAGCCCTTCCAATTCCGCTTTCTGGTGAGCCGGTCGTAGATCCATTATAGTCACTACCATTAAGCCACCAAATATTAGGGAATTTAGTTGCATTATATCTGGCTCCCAAAAACTGACCAAATGTATTATGAACAGATCTGGTATTTTGTGAAAGGGTCATATCTTGCCACCAACCTTCCGCTCCCATACCATTAAACCCCCAAGACATAGGGTAAGTCAAAGCAATAATATTTTTTCCTGCCATTAAGTTATAAACAGCATCTACACGTTGCCAATATGTTTCATTTGGAGTAGAAAAATCAGCCGTTCCAGCAGTACCATCATAAGTTCCACCAGAAACATTTTTGGTAAAAGGAAGAATACCATCTACTGTGGCTGGAGGTGCAAGCCCTCCAGGACTATAATCAACCAATCGTGACATCATTTCAATCAACAATCCGTTGTATCCATAAGACACAACCTGATCTAAATAAGTATTAATGTCGGTTAAATTTAAACGATTCATGATCATTTGACTAGAAAATCCACACACAAAAACTGGAGTTCCTGAGGTGGTTTGTAAAAAACGACCATTAGAAGAAACCACTAATCCCGGAATTTTAGCGGTAAAATTAAAAGAGGCTGTGTTAATTGAAATACCCATGATTATTTATTAGATACGTGTTATTATATTATTTATAATGTTCCATTAATTAATTCTGGAATTGAAAAATGGAGCGGACCATTAATCGATAGACCTAAAAATACATAATTATATTCTTGTGCTCCAAGACTTCCCCAAGCATTATCCATACATGTAGTGCAAGCTTCGGCAATTAATTTATAAGTATCTTTAGGTTGTTTTGTTTCCAAATCCCAACCAGTATATTCTCCGCCAGTTAAAGGCGTAATTGATACAATATGACTTGGATCATCACTTCTAGTGATGTCAGCGCTAAAATCAATCTGCCCAGAATTATCAGATGTATATGCGAATGAAGTTATATTTATTGTAATTAACATTATTTTCCCTTTTTAAATCATATTGGTTGCAGTAGTGTATCCTGAAAAATTAAAATATGGTAAACTTGCAGTTAAACCAGCACGAATAGAATCAGAATTTAATATTACAGTGCCAGGGAAAGCGCCAGAGGTAGCACTATATGTGCCCATTCCCTCTTTAATAGCATAAAAGCTTGCATTGCTTGCTGCCGAAGATGTTCCAAATGGTCTAAAAGCAATATTATTACTTAATGTATATTGCATTACGCTGCAGTTAACGGCATAACTGGCATTGCTGGAAACAGAATTTGCTACCGCTAACCAATAACGACCCGGAGTCATGGTTGAACTAATTGGTAATGGAACTGCTCTAAATCCTCCTATACTGCTAGCTGGAAACGTTGTTGCGTTTGATGTGCTCAATCCAGTGCTAGCAGTAGATACAGATGTTGAATTATTAATACCATTAGCATAAGTAATATTTATTTGTGTATTGCTACTAACTGTAGAGCTAATACCCCAACTACCAGACCATTGTGATGTCATTCTTGTGCTATTAGTTCCAGTATCTCTCACATAAATAGCTGCACTTTGTGTATAACCACCGCCACCATTGGTATTAGATGCTGTTACAGTAGTTGCAACAGAAAAGAAAAAGTTTATACGATAAGCACTAAGATATTGAGGAACGTCAAATGGTACAAAATAAATAGAATTTTGACCTAGTGTCAAATTAGTCACCATTGTGTTAGAGCCAAGAGGATCAAATTGTGATAATGTTGCACCATCACCAGACAATGTAATTGTTGCACTATTACCATTAATGCTTTGACTTAATGTAATACCATTTGTTCCAACTAATTGTACTGATTGATTAGCGAAACCAGTTGTGCCTGATGTATTTCCTTGTGTAGAAATTCCCAATACGAAAGTTGATGCCGTATTGTTAGCATTAAAGCTTGCCGTTACTACACCGTTATTACTCATTCCGAAAGTAATGTTATTTGAATTACTAAATACTACTGTTCCGGTTGATGTACTATTTGCTCCTGCTGAAAGTGCAACACCACCACCATTACCAGAAATTACTAAAGCGTTTCCAGAATATCCTAATGATATTTGTCCAGCCCCAGAAAATGAAACACTTCGTGCATCAAAAGTGGATGAACTTGATTGTCCTGTAGTATTTCCAATAGCATATAATCCATGTGTAGCTACGCTTTGAGAAGCGGAAATTTGAATACTACCATTGCTATAGCCGGCAGTCACTATACCAAGTCCATTTAATGACAACACGTTAGCGCCTAAATGAGTGGAACTATTTTGTGTAGTGTTTCCCAAAGCAAACAAACTAATATCTTGATTTGATTGACTATAGCTTGCAGTTATTGTAGTGTTTCCTGCCGAACCAAAGGTAATATTATTGGCGTTAGAAAAAACAACAGAATTAAGAGTTCCATTAAAAGAAGCAGTAATAACAGAACTGTTACTCATTCCGAAAGTAATACCATTGCTGTTACTAAATATTGCGGTTCCTGAAGTGGCGGTTTGTGTACCTGCAGATGGAACCACCACATTTTGTGTCTGCGCAGACTGCGTAGCTGAAAGTTGTATTGATCCATTAGAATAACCTGCTGTTATTATTCCTAAACCATTAAATGATAATGTTCTAGCATCTAAGGTGGTAGAACTATTCTGTGTAGTGTTACCTAAAGCGTATAAACCTAATGTTTGATTGCTTTGTCCACCACCACCGGTTTGAGCAATAACAATACTACCATTAGAGTAACCTACAGTAATGTTTCCAGAACCAGAAAAACTAAGGGAGCGAGCGTCTAAAGTACTTGATGAATTAAAGGTAGTATTACCTAATGCGTACAATCCGACAGTCTGATTGGTTTGTGAAGTAATACCGTTATGAGACGCTGTAACGGTTGAAGCATTTAATCCAAAACTAATTCCATTTGAATTACTAAACGTGATAGCTGATAAATTATTGCTAGTGGTTCCTGCACTTACGTTAATATTAGTTATGCCTCCACCACCAGAAGGTACACTTACTACGATTGATCCGTTAGAATAACCAACAGAAGCAATGCCTGCGCCTTGAAATGATAATGTTCTAGCATCTAATGTTGTACTGCTATTCTGGGTAGTATTGCTTACTGCATATAAACCTACTGTTTGATTAGTTTGAGCAGCAACTGATCCAGTTAAAGTAGATCCATTAAGTCCAAAACTAACTCCATTGCTATTACTGAAAGTAATGGAAGATAAATTATTACTAGTAGTTCCAGCACTAATATTAAAGTTATAACTTGCTGTAATGGTAGATGCATTAATTCCCCAAACAATACCATTAGAATCAGAAAATGAATATGTTTGATTTGGAATAGAGGCAGTAATAGTAGATCCATTTAATCCAAAAGAAACACTATTAGAATTACTAAAAACTAAATTAGATAAATTATTGCTGGTAGTGCCTGCACTAACATTAACATTTGTTAAACCTCCACCACCAGAAGGTACACTTACCACAATTGATCCGTTAGAGTACCCTACAGAAGCAATGCCTGCGCCTTGAAATGATAATGTTCTGGCGTCTAAGGTAGTAGAACTATTTTGAGTAGTATTACTTACTGCATACAAACCCACTGTTTGATTTGTCTGTGCGGCTACAGATCCACTAATTGTTTGTCCGTTGACACTAAAAGAAACACCATTAGCATTGGTAAATCTAATGGTACCAGTACTTATGCTATTAGCACCATCATAGATAGCTTGAATATTACTTTGAGTTTGAGCCGTTTGTGTAGGCACTGAAATCTGAATACTACCATTAGAATATCCTACCGTAGCAGCTCCTAGTCCGTTAAAACTTAAGGTTCTAGCGTCCAAAGTGGTACTGGAATTTTGAGTAGTATTACCCAAAGCATATAAACCTACAGTTTGATTGGTTTGCGTAGGAACAGTATATGATCCAGTGATGGTAGATCCGTTCAAACCAAAAGACATACCATTGCTATTACTAAAAGTTAAAGCACTTAAATTATTACTAGTTGTTCCCGCTGAAACATTAACTGCAGAAATTAATCCAGCCGTAGATGGAACAGTATAACTTGCTGTAATGGTGGATCCATTCAACCCAAATGTCATACCGTTACTATTACTAAAAATTAATTGACCATTAGTTAATTGTGTGGTACCCGCACTAACAGAAAGTATTCCTTGTGAAGATAATAGTATAACTCCATTATTATTTGGCAATGAAATGGTTGCGTTACCAATGGGATTCCAAACAAAATGTCCTGCACCCAAGTTATTACTGAATATTACGCTTTTGGCACCAGCATCTCCACTATTGCCCACGACTACCGCTTTACCACTTACTGATAAGGAAGAGGCGCCATATGATACATTGTCTTGAAAATTATCAGACATTAATAGCTCCCGAGTAAGATAAATCCTGGATGTTGTAACGCATTATCACCAGTTCGAACATAATTAGTATTTGTAACATTAATGCTATTCATCATAGCAGAACTAAATGTACTAATAGAATAACCATTTAAATAATGGTTAGTTTCATTTCCATCCACCGCACCAACAATTGTTGGACCTTGTTGACCGAAAGCTTTCCAGGTACCATCATTAGTTGTTCTAAACCACATACCTAAAATATAATCTCCAGGAGTTATATTCCAATTATTTAATGAAACTGTTCTATATCTTGTTCCTGATATTCCTCCAAATACTGAACTATTGGTAGTTTGAGATCCAGATGTCCAGGTGATTTGTTGAGAATTAGAAGATGCTAATGACATAGTAGATCCAGACATAGTAAATAATCCAAGACTTATGCTTAATGCTCCGGTAGAATTTGTATTTCCAGATAATGCCATTAATAAATTCATTTGACTAGCAGTAATATTATTTGGAATAAATACATGTTGTAATGATATCATTTGATCATTTATAGTAAAGTTAGTCATCCAGGCTGGATTTGGATACATAAAATGCGAGGCTTTAAAACTAGGTGCAGATATAATTACACTTCCATTAGAATATCCTACTGAAGCAATTCCTGCACCATTAAAACTTAAAGTTCTAGCATCTAGTGTAGTACTACTATTTTGAGTAGTGTTACCTATAGCATATAACCCAACAGTTTGATTTGTTTGAGTTGAAACTGAAATTTGTACACTTCCATTAGAATATCCTACTGTAGCAGCACCTAAACCATTAAATGATAATGTTCTAGCATCTAAAGTGGTTGAACTATTTTGAGTTGTATTACCTAAAGCATATAAACCTATTGTTTGATTAGTTTGCGAAGTAATACCATTATGTGAAGCAGTAACTGTTTGACCATTAATACCAAAACTAATTCCATTAGAATTACTAAACCTAACGGTTCCTGTAGTAATACTAGCCGCACCATCATATAATGCTTGAATAAGAGATTGAGTTTGTGCTGTTTGTGTTGCAACACTTATTTGTATTGAACCGTTAGAATATCCTACAGTAGCGGCTCCTAAACCGTTAAAACTTAATGTTCTAGCGTCTAAAGTAGTACTAGAGTTCTGAGTAGTGTTTCCTAGAGCATACAAACCTATAGTTTGATTAGTTTGTGTTGGTACAGTATAACTTGCTGTAATAGTGGAAGCATTAAGTCCAAAGCTAATTCCATTACTATTACTAAATGTAATTGCAGACAAATTATTAGAAGTGGTTCCCGCCGAAACATTAATGGCAGATATTAATCCTACAGTAGATGGAACCGTATAACTTGCAGTAATTACAGAGCTATTGCTCATGCCAAAACTAATACCATTACTATTACTAAAAATAACTGTACCAGAAGTTGCTGTTTGAGTACCCGCAGAAGGAACTACTATATTTTGTGTTTGAGCACTTTGTGTAGCTGATAATTGTATACTACCATTAGAATATCCGGCAGTAATTATTCCTAAACCGTTAAAACTTAAAGTTCTAGCATCTAGTGTTGTACTAGAGTTTTGAGTTGTATTGCCTAGAGCATACAAACCTATGGTTTGATTGGTTTGTGCAGGAAAAGATGCCGACGCAGTTACAGTTGAAGCATTTAGTCCAAAAGTAACATTATTTGCATTACTAAATGTAACTGCAGTTAAATTATTACTAGTAGTTCCAGCAGAAATATTAAGATTGCCACCAGCATTAACAGAGGCAGTAATAGTTTGTCCGTTAACACCAAAACTAATTCCATTAGCATTACTAAATCTTATAGTGCCAGTAGTAATACTATTCACGCCATCATATACTGCTTGAATAAGCGATTGTGTTTGAGCCGTTTGTGTAGGTACTGAGATCTGAATACTACCATTAGAATAACCAACAGTAGCGGCACCAAGACCATTGAAACTTAGTGTTCTAGCATCTAATGTAGTGCTGCTATTTTGAGTAGTATTTCCTAGCGCATATAAACCTACAGTTTGTGCTGTTTGTGTAGGAACTGTATATGACCCTGTGATAGTAGATCCATTTAGACCGAAAGCTAATCCATTACTGTTACTAAATGTTAAAGCTGTAACGTTATTAGATGTAGTTCCTGCAGAGATATTAATGACGGCACCACTCGGAGGAACAACACTAGCAGTTAAAACAGAACCATTAAGACCGAAGGTAACGTTATTAGCATTGCTAAATGTAATAGCATTTAAATTATTAGAAGTGGTCCCGGCGCTAACATTTATACTAGCACCAGCAGCTGGCACATTAACTACTACACTTCCATTAGAATAACCTACAGAAGCGATTCCGGACCCATTAAAACTTAATGTTCTAGCATCAAAAGTACTACTAGAAGATTGTCCAAATGTATTACCCAAAGCATACAAACCTAAAGTTTGGTTAGTTTGAGCAGCTACAGAACCACTAATTGTTTGTCCGTTGACACTAAAAGAAACACCATTAGCATTAGTAAATCTTATGGTTCCTGTTGAAATACTATTAACACCATCATATACTGCTTGAATAAGTGATTGTGTCTGGGCAGTCTGAGTAGGTACTGAAATTTGAATACTGCCATTAGAATAGCCTACTGTAGCTGCACCTAACCCGTTAAAGCTTAGAGTTCTCGCATCTAGTGTAGTGCTGCTATTTTGAGTAGTATTTCCTAGCGCATATAATCCAATAGTTTGATTAGTTTGTACGGGAACATTAGGCACTGTATAAGAAGCTGTAATAGTGGAAGCATTTAATCCAAAACTAATTCCATTTAAATTACTAAATGTAATTGCATTTAAATTGTTAGATGTGGTTCCGGCACTAACATTAATATTAGAGATTAGTCCAGCAGTTGAAGGAACTGTATATGAAGCAGTAACTACAGAGCTGTTGCTCATACCAAAACTAATACCATTACTATTGCTAAATACCACAGTACCAGAAGTTGCTGTTTGAGTGCCGGCAGATGGAACAACAACATTTTGTGTTTGAGCACTTTGTACTGGAACAGATAATTGAATACTGCCGTTAGAATAACCTACAGTGGCTGCTCCAAGACCGTTAAAACTTAAAGTTCTAGCATCTAGTGTTGTACTAGAATTTTGAGTTGTATTACCTAGAGCATACAAACCTACGGTTTGATTAGTTTGTGCAGGAACGTTAGGTACAGTATAACTTGCTGTAACTACAGAGCTATTGCTCATGCCAAAACTAATACCATTACTATTACTAAATACTACATCTCCAGTACGTCCGATTTGAGTTCCTGCAGAAATACCTTGCACATTACTTTGAGTTTGTGCAGTTTGTTGTCCAGAAATTACAAGTGCATTACCAGAGTATCCAACACTAATATCGCCGACGCCTGATATTGAAATTGTACGAGCATCAAAAGTACTACTGGAACTTTGTCCAATAGTATTTCCTAAAGCGTAAAATCCTTCAGTTTGATTACTTTGAACCCCACCAACTCCAGAAATTTGAATTGAGCCATTACTATAACCAACAGTAATATTTCCTAATCCATTAAAACTTAAACTACGAGCATCTAAAGTAGTACTAAAATTTTGAGTAGTATTTCCTAAAGCATATAGTCCAATACTTTGATTGGTTTGAGATGTAATTGCATTATGTGAGGCAGTTAAAGTTTGTCCGTTAACACCAAAACTAATTCCATTAGCATTACTAAATCTTATAGTGCCAGTAGTAATGCTATTGGCTCCATCATATACTGCTTGAATTATAGATTGAGTTTGAACTGTTTGAGCAGGAACGGTATAATTATCAGTTATAGTAGATCCATTAAGACCAAATGACAAACCATTACTATTACTAAAAATTAAATTAGATAAATTATTGGAAGTAGTTCCTGCGGAAAAATTAACACTTGCTATAGATGGAGGAGCTACACTAGCTGTAATAGTAGATCCATTAAGTCCAAAACTAACATTATTACCATTACCAAAAACTAATGCACTTAAATTATTAGAAGTAGTACCACCACTAACATTAATGTTAGACAACAATCCTGCTGTAGATGGAACAGTATAACTTGCAGTAATTTGACTAGAATTACTCATTCCAAAACTAATACCATTAGAATTAACAAAAGCTAATGTTCCAGATGTTTGTGTTTGAGTTCCACCTTGAACTGCACCAATACCAGCAGCGGCTCCAGGAAGAATACTAGCAGTTAATACTGATCCATTAATACCAAAAGTAATTCCATTACCATTAGAAAAACTTAATGTTCCACTAGTTGCTGTTTCTGTTCCAGCAATAATTCCACCCAAACCACTTGGCTGTACACTAGCGGTAACAGTATGTCCACTAGCACCAAAAGATACACCATTAACATTAGAAAAAACTACTGTTGGACCTGGGGCTTGAGTTGTACCAGCGCTGATACCTTGAACTAAACTGGGGTTAGATCCAACTGCCGCCCATAAAACAGGAGATATACTATATAAAATCCAAACAGATTTATCATCTAATTGAATAGCTATTTTGTATATATCTTCTGGCTGAAATCCAGTAGCAGATAAACGAGCTGGCGCATCAGCATACTCATATGCTATAGCGCCATGTATACCTTGTGCTATGGTTTGTTTACCGTGTTTATTACTATTTGCCATTAAGTTAACCCAATCAAATAACTCAAGAATATGTTTAATTATTAGCTTAACCGTATTTTTAAGTGCCTCTTGACAGCCTTTTTATAAAATATACGTTGTACTAATGCAAAATTTAAAAATAAATCCTGAAAAAATAAATAAAAATGCAACTTTAATTTGTGAAATATTGCAAAATCACAAATATGATGCTTTTATAGTTGGAGGATGTGTCCGAGATCTTCTATTACAACAAATTCCCAAAGATTGGGATATTTGTACCAATGCTACTCCAGAAAAAATAATGGAATTATTTCCAAAACATTATTTAACGGGATTAGAACATGGCACTATTACCGTTGCTATGGGAGAAGGTACAGAAAATCAATTTGAAGTTACAACTTTTAGAACTGAAGGTGAATATTTAGATGGTCGTAGACCTGAAAGTGTAACTTTTGTTAAAAACATAAAAGAAGATTTAGCTAGAAGAGATTTGACTATTAATGCTATTGCTTTTAATCCAATTTCTCATCAATTAATTGATCCATTTGATGGAATTAATGATTTAGAAAACAAAATTATTAAAGCTGTTGGGGTGGCTGATGATCGTTTTAAAGAAGATGGTTTAAGAATCATGCGAGTAGCAAGATTTGCTGCTAGATTTGGTTATGAAATTGAAGAAAAAACCTTCAAAGCAATGAGTTATAACTTGTTAACTTTAAGGCAGGTATCTAAAGAGCGAATTAAAGATGAGTTATGCAAAACTTTAATGACTAAACATGTTTTTTACGGTTTAAATATTTTAAAAGATACTGGCATTTTTAATTTAGTTTGTCGTTCTTTAATGGGAAGTTTTGATAATGAAGATTTTCCACCAGATTTACAAAACTGCAGCGGAGATTTAGAAACCAAAATAGCATTATTGTATCATAATATTCCTATTGATGATGCTGTAGTTGATTTTAAATCATTAAAATTGTCTAATAAAGAAATTAAAAGAATTATTTTTCAATTAGAATTATTATCATCCTTAAAGGGACACCTTCGAGTCTGTGTAGATAAGGAGACGTATATTTCAATTATGGTGCTTATTAAAAATGCAGCGCCTGATCCTTGGGAGTACACTCTAAGTCAATTTATAACTTTAACTGAAGCGCTTAATATTGATTTAAAGAGTATCTTAGAAGAGTATAGGTCAGTGACTATATTTTCTAGAAAAGAATTACAAATAGATGGTAATGATTTAATATCTTTTGGAATTAAACAAGGTCCAGATATTAAAAAAATATTAGATGAATGTTATGCGGAGATTTTAAAATTTCCTGAAAAAAATAATAAAGAAGATTTATTACAATTGGTCAAAACATTACAATAATAAGATATATAGTGTGGGTAGTGATAGAAATTATGGAAAAATAAATGACACCACAAGATATACAAAAAATAATTGAGCTTTATACTTCAGGTTTAGGATCTGATACTATTGCAAAACAGTTCAATATTCATCCAAATAGTATTTTAAAAATTCTTAAAAAGAATGGAATTAAAAGACGACTAATTCTTCGTAAGAAAATTCAAATTGAAGATGAATTAAAAATTATAGAAATGTACCAACAGGGATTATCAGCTCCAAAAATAGCTAAAAAATTCAACGTTCAAAATACTTTAATTTTAAGATATTTAGAAAAAAATAACATTAATAGGCGAAGTGCTGAAGAATGTCATCGTAAATATGAAATTGATGAACATTTTTTTGATAATATTGATACTGAAGAAAAGGCTTATTTCTTAGGATTTTTATATGCTGATGGTTTCAATTGTAAAGAAAGCAATTATATTAAAATAGAATTAGCTCAAAAAGATAAAGATATTTTACAAAAATTAGTAAAATTAATTTATAAAGAAAATCCTGAACATCATATTAAAGAAATTAAAAGAGTGAGAAAAAAGAAAGATATAGAAAAAATTTTTTATTATTCTTATTTTACAATTAATAGTAAATATATGTGTCAAAAATTAGAAGAGTTAGGAAGTCCACAAAAGAAAAGTTTAATTATAAAGTTCCCAGAATGGCTGACTAACCATGAATTACAAAGACATTTTATTAGAGGTTATTTTGATGGAGATGGTGGGGTAAAATTAACCAATGTGAAAACTCGTTCCACTACATTAAAAATAATTTCAACCAAAGAGTTTTGTCAATCTATGAAAGACATTATTTCTGGGGCGACTAATATAAATTTTGGCGAACCTTATAATGATGTTAAAGATAAAAATGTTTACACAATTAATTCATCTGGTAATCGACAAATTGCACATTTTTTGGATTGGTTATATATGGATGCATCTATATATTTAGATCGTAAATATAAATTATATCAAGAGCTTCTTTTAAAAAACATTGAAACTGATAAATTAATTTTAGATGGAACAAGAGGATATAACAAAAGATATTACAAAAAATAGAAAAGGCACTATTTTCACAGTGCCTTTCACTAAATTACTTTATTTCAGCTAACTTATTAAGCGACAGTAGTTGACTTACGACCTGCTGCAACACTACGTGGGTTAACTATAGCCAATCCTATTATCTCAGAAACAACCCAACCTAATTTAAGTTGTTTTGGTTCATCAGCTGGCAAGACTTCAATGTCTTGACGAATTGGCATGACGCCTACGAACTCCGGATCGGCCGCACCATAGATCGTGCCAGGTGGGACAATCTTAGATACCATAATATCAGTTCCCCAGATATGAGCATACAAGCCAGTTTGCAATACTTCACGCATTGTTACTGGATCGAAGTCTCCACCAGAAGTACCTTGACCACCACCTGAACCCCACTTCAAGATATCAGTGAACTCAGAGATGTTCATGAAGTACTTGGTAGTTACCAAGTCCCAACGATCAATTTGTTGCTTAATTTCAACTAAGTCTCTCTTTAGAAGACCAGCATCAGCAACGTCTGTTATAGTATTTTCAACAGAAGCAGCGGCATCTAAGGCAGCAAAGATGTTAGCATCTTCTTGTGCCATGATTTCTTGACGAGCTTTTTGAACAGCACGGTCAATTACGTTGAATCTACGTCTCTTAACCTCAGCAATACGTACAGTTGGGTTAGCAAAGATTTCGAATTCTGGAACTACGATACGGTCACCGAATACGCGAGACTCTGGACCAGTTCCGTTAGAAGAGATAACTACGGCAGCAACGTCAATATCGCGTTCGTAAGTTGGATTTGCACCTTGTGGCAATGGATCAACTACTAAGGCTCTACGAGCAATACCGTGGTAATCTAAGTTCTTACGAATTGGGTTTGCCATAGCTTGAGCTAAAGCAACTTTACCATCTTGTGTCATAATGGCACGAGAGATTAATTCATCACGCTTGTCATCAGAAACTGATGGTTGACCGGCTAAACCTGCGTTAGCTGGCATATTCTCTTCTAGGATAGAAGCATACTTAACTAATTGAGTTAAAGCATCTTTCAAAGAGCTGGCGTTCATTTCGCCTTTGCTGTTAAACATATTCATTGTGTCTCCACTAATTTATTTGAAATATTGCCAGCAAAATGCCAGCTGCACATAAGTGCGTTAATTAGATAACTTAATATTACTATTTTTATGAAAAAAAGATGAGTTATATTAATTTTTATGGAAACACAGTACGATTTTACGTTAGATATGGGGTCAGAAAACTCTAATTCAACAATATTAAAGAATATTATCCCTAATTCTTCTGTTTTAGAATGTGGATGTGCTCATGGAAGAATGACAAAATATTTAAAAGAAACTTTAAATTGTACTGTTTATATTGTTGAACATAATGAAAAAGCTGGAAAACAAGCCTCTCAATGGGCAGATAGATCATTTTATGGAAAATATTGGGGAGATTTAGAAAGAGATGATTTTTTTACACATGTTTATAATTGTGGAATAAATAATTTAGATTATATTATATTTGCTGATGTACTAGAACATTTGCATAATCCAGAAGAAATTTTAAATAAAAGCAAATCATTATTAAAAGAAAATGGTAGTATTTGGATTTCCATTCCAAATGTAGCTCATAATGCAATCTTAATCGACTTATGGAATAATAAATTCACTTATAGGGAAACTGGTTTATTAGATAAAACCCATATTAAATTTTTTACTTATTTTTCTTTAAAAGAAATGATTGAAAAATGTGGATTACAGATTGTAAACGAAATAAATCTACAAAATGTATTAGAAAATACAGAATTTAATAATGGATATGATCATGTTTCACCAGAAATTAGATTTAATTTAAAAAAAAGAAATTATGGCGAAACATACCAATTTGTCTGGGAATTAAAAAAGCTATCAAAATAAATTGATGGCTTTATATAATTTAATTATATTTTTTTGTTATTATAAAAGCAAAAGAGCGAACCAAAGTTCGCTCTTTTATTTATTCATTCATATTACTTTATCAATTCAAATTATGGATTTGGATTGAAAAACAATACTGCCCAAGTATAGCTGCGGGCACTAACAGTCAAAGCACCATCTGGTGGATTGAATGTACCAACTAAGTTATTTGGAGTGGATACCAAAGAGCCACCAGTAGTAAATTCAACGAAAGATCCAACTATTGGAGCACCAGAAACTTGATTTGCAGTCAAAGTTAATTTACCAGAAGAGTTGTAGTACAATGGAGTACCTGGAACACATGCAGTATTGGTAGTTAAAATACCACCAGCTGTAGTGTCAACTGCATCAGTAGAAACAGCATACAAACCTGGTTGTGCCCAACAAGTTACCTTGCCAGAACCTGTAGCAGTATGTGGTCCTAATACAGTACCACCAGTAGATACTTGTCCTACTGTTCCACCAACAACGGTACCAAATAGAGTACCATAACCAGCAATACCTTCGTCAGCTAACATTAGTGGACGAACAGCAGTGCCGTTTGTAGTTGCTAACTTGACACATGGACGAGTAGTAACTGGGTTATATCCATCAAATACGTCAGAAGCTGCTTTATCAGTTGCTGATGTGTTAGTAACAGCAGCTAAATATACAACTTCTCCGCCTAAAAGAGAAAGAGTAGTAGAGTCATAGCCATCGAATTGTCCTAATGGCAAAATTGCTTGAAGTGGTTTAAGAGCCATGATTTTATCCTAATTAATTTGTGCTAAATATTTTTAGCAATATAAACTTACACCTAAAACTTACAAATTTAGCGCAAATTAATGCGCAATTACTTAAATATACTCTTATGCCTAGAATTTATATAATATTTGGAAATTCTTTTCCCAGATCTTCTAGGTCTTTACCTAAGCCATCTGCCTCATTATCAACTTCTGTAACTGACTTAGAAGGCTCTATAAATTGTGAAGATTCAGTGGCAGCACTTTCTAAATCTTCTTTGGCTTTATGTTGTAAATTTTGAGCTTCAGCAAAAACTTTTAATATTTCTTGTACAGATTTTTTATAGGGAGGAATTGCATTAACTACATCTTGAAAATCATCTGCAATTAATCCATTAGGTCCATGTAATATTTCAGTTTTATCAATCAAAGATGTAATAAATCCCTTATCTTCTACTTGCCTAGATTTAAAACTTTCAGATTTAAAATTACGTTCCATACCATTAATAAGTGGTAAGATGTTTGCAAATGATTTTACTAATTCATTATATGCCTGAACCGCATTTGAACCTGATGGTTCTGATGCTAATTGAATTAGATCTTTAGCAGTTTTTGGAGTTTCTAATTTAGTAATTATATCTTGGTTCTTATAATATAAAGAATAAAATTCTTCTAATTTATTTTTAAAATCAGAAACACTATCTATAAATGATTTTGTATAAGTAGAGCCAACACCAAAATTTGAATTAGAATTTAGTAAATCATCTAATTCAGATATTAATTTGATATGATTTTCTCTAAATCCATGATCAATATTTGGAAGATGTTGTTGAGCATAAATAGCTCCAATTAAAGATGGAACTCCCACTAAAACTGCCCAAGCCAATGGAGCTAAAGCCTTTTTTTCAATAGTTTTTTCAGCAACTTGTGTTAAACAAGTATCTGCTAATATTCTTAAATTTTCTTTATTGACATTGTCTAAATGATTACCTAAACTAACTAAAGATAATACTAAATCTTTTTCGGCATATTTGCGATTAATGCTTAATCCATCAGTTGGTTTATTAACAATATGAAGTAATATATTTTGTCTTTCTATATTGTTTTCAACTAATCCATTTAATTTATCATATGATGGTGACACTACAACTGAATTTGGATGAGCAATTTCCATAATATTTTTATCATATTCCATGCCTTTAGGAGCATCAGGTTTAACATGATATAATTTTGTAATGTCATCAGCAGTTAATGCTGACATTCTAGGATTTTTTTCCAAGGCAGCTTTAGCTTTATCTGGCGCATCCTTAGAGATTAATCCCTTTTCTTCGGCTATTTTGACAAAACTTTCAAATATATCTGATTTTCTCATTAATTTTCACCATTAAGATAGTTGACAAATAGATGTCTTTATATGCGCTATTATGTTAAATAAGCACCTTGTGGCAGGTTTGTTTGTAAATTATTTGATGGTTTAATGTTTGAATTTGCCGCCACTTCATCAATAAAATTATCTACTAATTGTTTTTTAGAAATAAATTTCTTTGGTATAAAAACAATTGGATCGCCCGCAACAGTATGATTATACCAAGTAATTTCTTCTACAATATCTTGAAATTTAGAAGAATTTCTAATAACAGACTCTTGACCATTTAAACCATTATAAATTTCTTTTGCAAATCCAATTATCATATTTTCAATATTAGACTTACTATTATTTATTTTTTCAATCCAATTATTATTTCCAATATTATATCTAGTATCTATAAATCCTTCTTTAAGAGGAAATTTATGTTGAGTGCTACTTGGAATGGATTCTATTACAGTATTTTCTACTGGTTTATTATTTTTAATACTTCCATCAAAAGCATTGGGTCTACCCAAAAATTTATTAACTGCATCGCCCGCAACCATAAATCCACCACTCGACAGAACAATTTTAAAGACCCAGCTTAATACTCTTCCTAAAATATTGAGTGTCTTATCTTTTCTTGAAGAGGTTATTGTAAAGTCTGCACTTTTTTCAATATTAACAATATCTTTATCATAAGATATTAAAGATATTTTTAAAAATTTAACATCTTTTAATTGTTCTTGTATAGAAGCTGTTTGAATTTGTGATAAATCAGCTTCTCCTCCGCCGCGAGATTGAACAGCAGAATTTACTAAACCATCAATTTGTGAAGAAGTTATTTGTTTACCACTTGATAATAAAGATTTAATTTCATCATAAATAGATGATAAAATTCCAGTAACATCAATATGGAATACACTTGCTGCCAAACCAAACAATAAACCTATTTTGCCAAAACCCATAGCTTTAAACATCATAGAAATGGCACCTGGCGCCAACATATTAAGAACACTACCAGTACGATCTTCTGGATCAATATGATTTGAAACATAATTTTTAACAGAATCAGTAAGTTGAGATATTGTTCCAGCATCAGCTTTTTTATAAATTTCAATATCTGATAATAATGTTTCAACTATCATTGCATCTGTATAAAATCTAATTTCACTGTTACTTGACATTATTTTACTCTTAAAACTTGATTATATTTATTTCTCAGATAATTAATATCTTCGATATTTCTAGAATAAATAGAACTATCATCTCTATTAGTTCCAATTTGTCCACGTAATAATTGTTTATATTGGTCGCTCATGCCAGAAATTTGTGTTCTATATGCGCTATAAAATTCAGCAACAATCATTCTAACTAAATTAACTATAGTTGCTAACCCTTCTAATGTGGGAAGATAATTTGCAGGATTTTTTAACATACTAGCAAATTCTGGAGCTGAAATGTTTGTTGGGAAAATAGCCGCATTATGTTTAGTTAATCCTTTTAATGCAACCATTTTTTGACCTAAATCATTTATATATCCCATAATCCTATTATTACGATCAGCCGCTTCAGCACCTTGAGATCCACTAATTAAATTACTTAATTCTCTAGTAAAACTAAAAATTCTATCCAAATTAATATCTTCAATAGATAATGGTAATTCAGAAATAATACGACCAATTTGAGCAGTAACATTAGTTCCGCTGCTACCACTACCATTTGGACCCGTTTGCTCTTTATTTGTATGATATCCTGCTAATTCAGTATCACCACTATTACTAATTGGTTTACTAATATATTCAGCTCCAATACTGCAGGTTTGTCCATTAGGTCCCGTAATAGTAGATCCAATTTCTTGTATTTTTTTAACATAAAATGAATATTTTTCTGTATCTTTAGCGGATTGGGAGTTATTAGATAAATTAATAGCGCGCTTATAAAGAACATTAATAATAACACATTTATCAACTTGACTATCAGAATATTTAATACTAGATTTTCTTCCAGCTTTATCATAAGTAATTACTTGAGCTTCTGGATTACTAATCATCCAAGCATTTAAAGATTCTTTATTCTTTAAATCTTTAGCATATAATACGTAACCACCATTATCAACAGATAAAGTTTTAGAATCAAAATTTTTACCAAAAGAATCAATGACGGTATCTTCAGATACTTCATTAACATTTTTTCCAGGAACTGATTTTGGATTTCTAGATAGTCCAGAATCTGGTTTAACAGTATTAACTTGATCAATTAATTTGCCAATTAAAACACCAAGTACTTTATTGTCTTCTTGTTTGGCTTTATTTTGCAAGTATGTTACATATTTAATTAAAGATGGAATATTAGCATAATAATCGGCAGTATTCCATTTTCTAGTAACAGCATCTCTAGAAACATTAATTGTTATTGGAGAAAGTTTATTTTGCTCTCCTTCTGGTAATTTTTCACTTTCTCCTTGATCAAAAGCTACACGAGTACCATCTACCTTAATTTGATTATCATCAAGAAATTTCAGAAGGTTACCAATATTTTGTAAATTTTCTGTATTAAGACCTACTGGAGTTGGAGTTTCTGCCGAAATATTTGGAGACTCTGGTATACCTCCAACCTCTTTAGCTAATTTGGCAACTAATTTTTTTGCAACTTGAATTTCGTTACCAATAGGTACATTTTGCTGCGCCCTTTTGGTAATGGCGTTTGCAAGTGATTTTAATACTTCTTGTTCATATAAAAAACTCATTACATCGCCTCAATTTTTGGTTTAATAATATTGTTAAATATCTTCCAAGCAGTTTCCTCATTTGGAACACCTGCGTAATCTAGCATCCATTTCAAATATTCTTCTTTACTACTTAATGCTTTTAATGGAACATAATTTAATTTTTTGTCTGGTAATCTAGGTGCAATATAAGAAATACCATCAACCTTGGTAACATCAGATTTTGCCATTTGTTGCTCAGCTTCATTTAATGTATCTTTATTTGACCCATGACTATCATATTGATCAAATGGTCTCTTACCTTCAATAAATGGTCTGTATTCTGGACGGGCAATTACTTGTTGTCTAAAATTATTATATAATCTAGTGATAGCTTTTAAATGTTTAGTAATTTTTTCTGCCTTATCTGATTTATCTTGAGGATCTAAATTAACACTATTTCCTTCTACACGGTAACTAGATAAAATATTTTTAAAATCTTGCCAATTAGAAATATTATAAACAGTATTACTTAATCCAAAATCGCCTTCTAATTGTAAAAGAGCATAAGCAAATCCTAACATATTTTTCAATGCATTATTTGTTCTCCAGTCCCAATTACCATCAGCTTTAAATTCACTTTTTTCAGAGCCAATCCTACTTAAAGTATTCATAACAACATCTAATTCATAAATATCAGTTTGTGTTTGATGTTTATCAGGATATTTTACAACACTAGAATCTTTATTCCATTCAACCCCTTTATTTGTTTCATCTAAACCGCCCATATATTGTTCTGCAATAAAATCATTAAAAGATTTTTTTGCTTTTTGAACAGATTCAGTAGCGCCAGGATTTAATACGTCTTTATTTTTTAAAGACATAGTAGCTGATTGAGAATCAGACATAACAGCTTGTGCTAAATCTTGCATAGAAAGCTGCATTTCTCGTACAGTAGGGTTATTTATTGTTTTTGAAGTAAAATGAGAACTAGGAATAATACCACCAGGATGTTTAGCTGGTATTCCTTTAGATGGAATAGAAGTTGTAATTGGCTTAGGTCCACGCTTTGGTACCTCAGCTAATTTTTCTATTGCTTCTTTTAATAGTTTTATTTTATTTGACATTAGTCTATCCAAGTTTTTTTAAATTCAGGAAATTCTGCCGTGATTTCTTGTAAACGACGTTTTTGTCCATCTAGGGCTTCAAGTTTTGAAGCATCATCTAAAGCATCAAATCTTGTTTTCAAATTCATAATACTAATTTTTTTATCATTAATCCATTTATTGCCTGCTGCCTTTTCTTCGGAAGTAGAGCTAGGATCAGTTTGAACAATATTGGACCAAGTGGCAAGCGTAGATAATACTATATTAATTTGCTTATTAAATGCATCGATTATAGGATTAACTGTAGGCTCTTCTTTCTTGGGAGGATTTTTTATTAGTTCTTGAATTTTATAAACACCATTCTGAATTTCATTCAAATGTGGTTCAATAAATCTCCACTTATCTTCTTCTAATCCAGTGAGACCACCTAATTTGGGCTCTAATTCTTTTCTTGTGTTTGTTATCAGTAAATAAATATTATTTAATGTTTCAAAACTAATATTGTCTTTATTTAAATCATTAACAGCATCTAATAATTCACCTGTAACAAAAGTTATTGGTCTAGTTAATACTGAAGCGCTATGAAAGCCTTGATTAACGGCTTTAGCACTATTTTTCATTTTTTGTAAATAATCATTAATTGATAATTGTTGGGCAACAACTTTCTTAACAGCTTTTAAAATATCTGTGTTACTTGACAATTTACCAGTTGGTTTTTTATTAACAACATTAACAATTTTTAAATGTTGATCTAAAATAGTTTCTACTATAGCATCTCCATCTACATCAGAAACTTTATGTGAGCCTTGTGGATGTGCTTGATCTACAATATCCTCTCCAGTTTCTTTAGAAGTTTCATATAAAGAGTTTGCCTTTTTATATTCCATAAATTTGGACTCTAAATCATTGGCATATTTTTCCATGCCCTGTTCTCTAAGACCTGCACAAAGCTTAATAATATTCTCCATTAAATTAAAACTTGGAGAATAATCTGCTTTTTTTTCTAAAGAGGAATTCTTAATTAATGTTGGATCGTCTTTAATTAGTCCCTTTGCATAGGCTACTTTAATTAAAGAGCGCATTGTTGCTGAATCTTCAAATTTAACGTGCTTAAAAGTCATATGTGCCTCAAACAGTGATTTTGTCTATAATAATGCAAGATTATAGAAAGCTTATTATAAATAAAAAGATATGCAGTAAAGTATTCGTGATTATTATCTTACTATTTTTCAGTAATACATCGCCTCGATCATAGGATTCATCGGTGTTGGTGGGGCAGTTACCATTGCAACAGCCGGATGAAATTCACTTGGTTTTCTAGTAGTTAGAAATCCAGTTTCACTCACAAACAAATTAGCTCTAACCGGATATTGCTGATTAGTTTCATATTGATCTGTTTGAAAAAACATTCTCTGAAACCACACAGTAATTCTACCACTACCAGAAGTACTATCATCTCCTGGAATATTAGCTACATAATATGTATAATTTACAATTGTTCTAATAGCATTAGGACTTCCTGTTCCTGTTAAGTCGAAATTTAAAGGAGTTCCTGCTACAAATGTTATTACGCCATTAGTTGCATTTAATGCAACATCTACGGTTGAAGTAAATGTATTTGCAATAATATTAGGCTTCTTTAATTCTGCTTTTACATCAACAGGAGTAACTATAACTCCCCCCGGACCAACGACGCCTGCTGCCGGAACTACAATTACTTCATTCCAAGAAACATTTGTAAAGGCTTTTGTTCTAATGTCATCAATAATTCCAATTGGAGCAGTTCCATTACTAACTGTTGCCATTACCTGATTACCAATAACTACTAACTCTGCTACCATTCCTGGCTGAAACTCAGCTGATGGATCACATATAAAAGATACAGGTAACGAATTTCCGGTTTGTATAAGTCTAAGAATAGTATTTTCCTTTGTTATAACACAACACTACTATGTTGTCTTAGTTAGATATAACATTGTATAAATTACACTTTCCAGTCTATTAAATAAAAATAATTATAATTCGTCTTCAAAATCCATATCAGAAAGTTCTTTTTCTAACACTTCTAAATCAGCATCATTAACATCTAATTCTAATAATGCATTACCATCATCCGCCATATTAAATTGCGTACCATGATCTAACAAATTTTTTATTTGTTTATCTGGTGTTAATCCTTTAGTATGTGAATCTGATATATTTAATGGATTTTTTGATTTATTTGCTAAAGATTCTAAAAGTTGCAAAATTTCTTCTGATTTTTTAGTGAAACCTAAATCTTCAAAAATTTCAGCTGCTGAATTTAAATATTCAACTGCCTGCCCTAAATCATTAGATGCAGAAGCAACTTTAACCAATGATGGTTGCAAGAGCATATCCATATTGGTTAAAATTTCATTTTCAAACACTTTTTTATTCATTTTGAATTTAATTCAGTTGCCAAATTTTTTAATATTTCAGTAATTTTATCAGAAACTTCTGGCATATTAGCATCTTCAAAAATTGAAGCAGCAGAGTTTAAATAATCGGCAGCCTTAGCTAGTTTATTGAATCCATATGTGTTTTCAACATGATGAGCTTTTAGCTCTTTTTCCATTTCACTAACAATATCATCTGCATGACTGCCGATTTTAAACATAATTACCTCTTATAAGAATTACTTCTTAGATTTTTCTTTTGTGGCTTTTTCTTTAGCCTTCTCTTTGGCAGCTTTCTCTTTTTCTTTTTCTTTAGCAGCTTTTTCCTTAGCTTTATCTTTAGCAGCTTTGTCTTTTGCTGATTGAGCATCTTTAGCGGCTTTTTCCTTGGCTTTTTCTTTGGCAGCCTTTTCCTTTTCTTTAGCAGCTTTTTCTTTTTCCTTATCTTTATCCTTGTCTTTCTTCTTAGCTTCAACAACTAAAGAGGCAAGTTTTAAACTTAAGGTAGCAGTTTTTTCCATACCGATATTATCTAAAGCAGCAGAAGCTGTTAATAAACTATCAATTGCTACATCAAAAGCTGAAGTTTCTAAATTTTCTGCAAAATTATCATCAGCACTAGAAGAGTCACTAGAAGAATCGCTAGAAGATGATTCTTCTTCAGAATCTTTTTCTTCTTTTTTCTTTTTCTTGGCATCATTATCATCTGCCATTGAATAATCTTCATCTTCTTTTTTATGATCAGAAGCTAATAATTCATCTGAAGCAGTTTTATAATGAGTTCCAAACAATGCATTGTGAGATTCACTCTTCAATACAGTATCCATAGCAGAAGCAACGAAATCTGATACACTTTGATTTTTCATATTTCCCCGTTAATTAAAAGTTTCTCTTCTTAGAGGTTGATAATGCAGAGGATAATTGACTAAATAAGTCACCATCAGATTCTGCGGAATTAATTTCACCAGAACCAATCATACCAACTTGTGGCATACGACCGGCAACTTTAACAGTTGGAGAATGCTTTGCAACAACTCTCTTTAGTGAGTCAAAAGATTCATCATTAAACTTCATGATCTCTTCAACTTGAGTTGAAATGGATACTCTGTCATCATGACACAATCCACGAGAAACCATATCGTAAGTTAATTCATAAGCTCTTGCCATTTTAACTTTGAAGGTATTTAGTTGTTCTTCTAATTCAGCTTTTGCATGTTCTTTTACAAGTTCATTAGCAAATTCAGATCCACCATCAACTTGACTATAGAATTTCTTATAATAAGAAACTGCATCTTTATCTAATCCTTCAGCAACTAATGCATCTAGATCAGTAACATCAAGTTTACCTTCTGAAACTAATTTATTAATAGCTTCAGCTTCTTTACGTACTTTTGGTGGAGCTTGAGCAACATCCATCATAGCATCATGAACTTCTTCTAAATCTTCAACTTTTGCTAAATCACCTTCTGGTTTAACATCTAACTCAGTTGTAAATCCACCCTTTGGATGAGCATCATGTAGTAATGGACTAATTTTTAGAGCATCAGCAGCTAACTTAGCACGTAGAGCTGTACGACCTTCTTTGCTATCATAATCTGTAGAAGCAACAACATGAACTTCGGTTCCTGGCTTAACTTCTAGATTTTTTAACTCTTCTGGTTTAGCATCTAAATTGTTATCATCCACTTCATCAGATAATGAATCAACAGCATCAGATACTTCAGATTCACCATCACAACCTTCATCCATCATGTCTTTAACTGCATCCAAGTCAGCATTAGTGTCTTGGATTAAACTCATTAAATCGTCACTTGAGTGACTATCATGCTCATCCTTCATAGATTCTCCCTCGGCTAATGCATCAAGTTCAGCCTCAAATTCCGCGCGCTTGACAATTGCTTTAGTTCCACGAGCATATTTGACAAATGCACTTAGTAAATTAAATCCTTCTGCAACTGATTTCTTAGCATCATTTATAACGTCATCAGTAACAGAAGTTACCAATGTTTCATTGGATGCAGAAACAGCTCCCTTATCATACAAGCTTGCAATCAAATCTAACTCTTCTTTATGTTGATTTAATTCAGCAACAGTTTCTTTCATTGCATCAGTTAAAGCTGAATTTAGTTCTTTTCTAATAGTATTTAGAGAGTTAACATCAGATGCTGTAGCTCCCATACCACCTTCTAAATCACCCATTTCAGCTTGTTCACCAGTTAAGGCTCTTACAGCCTCAACCAAATCAGATCCTAAATCTCTAACTTTTTCAGAAAGTTCCATTACATTAGCTTTTGGATCACCTTCAGCTCCCGTATCTTCTGATGCGGCTGGTGCAGCATCAGCTGGAGGAGCAGCAACATCAGCTGCTGCTGGTGGTTCAGCTGCAGGAGCTGCTGGTGGAAGTTCTTGAGCACTCTTTATTAAACTACTTACTTTATCAGCGCCTTGTACTTTAACTTTTTCAATTAATTTAGCACCGAATTCTTTGGTAGCAATACTATCATACATTATTTCTGCACGATTACCAGATAAATCATTTACTGAGGCAGTTAATAGTAATTTATCACCTAAGAACACTTCCCAAGCACTCTTGCCTACATTTTGAGTTCCATCATTATTAGCAGCTTTAACGAATCTGGCTCTTAATGAAGCTCTTTGCAATAATTCTTTGCGTTTCTTTTCGTCAGCAACATCTGCTGAATCGGGGCTTGGATGAAGTCCATCAACTGATCCGACACCTGGAAATGGTTTTTGTCCTACCATTTGTTTATCTTCATGATCACGTAGCTGATCATTTAATTTTTCAGCAGGATATTTTACTTTTCCTGGGGTTGGTTCGTTTACTCCACCACCGCCTTGGAAATAAGCTTCTTTACTTTTTAAAGCCTTTTTAGCAAGATCAACAACAGCAGATCTACGCATAGCTCTTTCCTCAGCTTCTGCACGAGCTAACATTTTTTTGCGCTCTAAATCTCCTGGATGTAATCCATCAACTGGACCTACATCATGATCTAACATGTGTTTATCTTCAGAATCACGTACCTTTTCATTGGTTGGATCCTTTGGATATTGAACTTGACCTGGTTTAGGCTCTTCAGTTCCTTGAAAATAACCTTTTTTATTAAGCTCTGATCCTGACATATTTTCCTCTTGTGTGTTTGAATTTGCTAACTTATCTATGCTTACTTTCATTTGACTCAACTTTTGTTCAATTACTTTTGTAACTTCACGAAGTTCTTTAATAGATTCTGTTTCTAAGTTAGCAGAAGCATATCTTTCGTGAGGTGGAGCCAATCCTGAATCTGTTGTGGGAGTTGCGGAATTTTCCATCGCAATAGATCCCGACGATTGATTAAATGCAAGATCATTAGTATCTTTTCCAGAATTATTTACAGAAGCATTAATCTCTTGTAATTTTTGAAAAGCTTCTTCCATATCAATCTTAAATTTATTTAAATCTGATGAATCAATAGTAATCTCTGAAACTTTATTATTAACGCCGCCACCATCACTAACTGTAATTTTTCCAACAAAATGTCTATCAGTTAACTTTTTTAATTCATTAGCTTTACTTTCGACATATGAATTTAAAGTATTAGCTGCAGCAATAATGGTTTTAATATTAGCTTTTGGATCAGCACCATTTACAACAATTGATAGTTCAATTGGATTTAGATCAACGTTAATTTCACCATAAGAAGTTTTTCTTCTCATATGATCACAAAAATCTTGTTCTGTTCTGGCTACAGTGGCACAATCACTACAAATTGCCCTACCTACTGCGGTACCCATAGATACACAGTTAGATACTCCCGTAGAAACCTGTCTAGCTAATTGTGGATAACCTGCCTTATCTAAAGCACACAAAGCAATAACTCTTTTTAAATTACGATCATAATAGGTATCAACAATAAAACCTCTTACGTGATCTACTGAACTTGATTTATGATCTACGCAAAGAGGTTTTCCTACCCACTTTTTATATGCCTTTACTAATTCTTCTTCTGGAAAAATATCCCCATTTGAATTTCTATAGGGCTTAACATTAGGATCATTACTTGTCCAACGCCAAGTACCACCAGATTTATTCCAACCTACTTGAACCGGTTCTCCTGCAACTGTTAATCTTGGAGTACCATCATCATTAATACCGGCAGCTTCAGCTGCATGCATCATAACAGCAGAGAAATACAAAAAATCCTCAGCTTTAGGAGCGATTTTCTTTAAATTAGTGGCAAATTTTTTAAATTCATTTAATATATGTTCACTTACTGCAGGAATACAGGATTCTGAATTTTCAATCCTACTAATCTCTATTAACTCACCAAGTTTTATAAACATTAATTTCTCCCAGCGTCCTGGTTATCAGTTTCGTTGGATTCTATAGATTTATTACTATTGTTAGCAGAAATTTTCTTAGCTGTTTCTTTTTGCTCTTCAGTAAGATTTTCTGTTTCTACAACAGACATTATTTTTCCATCACCATGCTTTATAAAAGCCATATTTTTGTTCCCTAGTAAAGAGACCATAACTTGTTATTTATTATAATGAATTATTACCACAATTTACCTGCAAAGCAGATTAAACAACAATTATATATAAAATTATTGCCATTAAGTATGGTAAATTATTCTCCTTGTATAGTCGTTTCCTTTACTTTTTCATTCAATTGATCTTGTCTTTTATTATATAAATCCAAAAGTAAAGGTGTTTTTTTCTCTATTTTCATCTGGATTTCATCTCCTACAGAATCAACCCAACTAGTAGCTAAGATATTATTTTGAATATGTCTTTTAATTCGTTCTTCAATAATTTCTTCAATAGCATCACCATCACTTTGAATTTTTTCAATTTCTTTTACAATATTTGATGCAAAATCTTTTGATTCTAAATCATTAAATAAATCACTAAATTTATTTACATTTTTCTCTAAATCATCTATAGATGCAATAAGGGATTTAATTAATTTAATAGTTTGTGTATCAAAAGAAAAATCTTGCATCGCATTAACACATTTAAATGCTGCTTGTTTAAAATCATTAAAATTTTCTATAGCTTTATCTCTAAATCTTCTAAGAGCAGCTCTTGCTTTCATTACATCATCCGCGCTCATACCAGGATTATCCTTAAATGGAGTCTTCATAATATTTAAATGATCAGTAGATAAATGTAATAACTTTAAAACATGATTAAAGTGCACAAGTGCTCGAGATGCTTGTAGTTTTTCTGCATCTGACACTTCATAAGTCATATTTACTATATATGCTTTTCTATTAATCATGTATAAATCCACCTACATTTTCACTAGGTCCAACACCAGCAATACCCGCACTATTGTCATATTGCCCTACTTGAGGCATATAATCTTCCTCTAAAATATGCTCTTTTATTAACCTATCATTATCCTGTCTTGTAGGTGATTGATGATTTATAGTGCTATAAACCGGATCATCTTGATCCATAAGATTTTTTCCTAAATAAGCTTCAATAGAAAATCTATCTGCCTCATCTAAGTAAGAATCACGACTATCACCTTTATCTTCTCTAACATTAGAAACTATATCCGAATTATTTATATCAGTAGGTGTTTTGCATGATCTTATTAACTTTTCATATAAATTAATAAATGAAGGATCTACTCCAATACCAAATCCCAAACTTTTTGCCTCTGCAATTGCTTGTTCTGGATCTTTACCTTGATATTTACATTGATACATTGCACAAATTAATCCTGTTCTATCTTTGCCATGACGACAATGCACAAATGTTGGACCCCCATTTATTAAAAGATCGTATAAATCATATTTTAATAAATTTAATAAAGAGGACTTAGATTCATTCAAATCTATTATAACCTGTTTAATTTTAAATAATTTACAAGTATTAGCAATTATATCTGCACAATTTTGATCTAAACTAACAATTTTTTTAATCCCATATTTATCATGCAGCATTTGCACATCTTTAGGGCTAGGAGCTGAACCTCGGTATAAACCGTCATCAACTCGTAGAAATTTTGAAATCATTATAAATTCCTTACTAGATTATTTATAACTTCACGAATGTATTGTGCATCATGATTAAATAAGACATGCTTAACGAATGTTATACTTTGACCCATAGAACTTGAGGCTGGTAAATTTTTATTAGATAGCTCTATTTCATTTAAATGATAAAGTTTATTTTTTAAACTTTCCAGTGCACCTTGTCTTTTTTCGGGGGAAATTCTTTGAATAGTAAATTTAACAATATTAGCTAAATAGGCTCCAACAGAAGCAGCATCGCCTAATTCAGTAATGGCAGCATTTTTAATCATTTTTTTAGAATATTTAAGTTTAACTATTTTTTTAAATTTTATAAAGGTATTTTGTAATGCAATTTTTTCGGGCTTTTGTACTTTGTCTCGTACTGCTTTATCAAATTGTTTTTTATATAAAGTTAAAAACAATTTAACTTGCTCTTTTGATGCTTTTTGTCTTAATTTGCGTACAATAGCGGAATAAGAAAATTCTTCAATATCAGTTAAATCTAATTCTTTATCATCTGCTTGATTATGATCTTTATGTTTAAAAAATTCTACTTGTTTTAATCTTTTTTCAGCACCTGCCCTAGTGTCTGATTCTCCTAAATTTTTACCTTTTTCAGATACTACGCGATATTTGCCCTTCATTTTTACAATGTAGGCTATAGCTAATAATTCATCACATACTGCTTCATATGTGCTAGCTAATTTTAAAATATCATTAGTATTAATCATTTTTTAGCATATTCTTTATAAATTGATAAAGATTCCGATCCACTCTTAATAAACAAATCATTTATAGTACCATTACCATCAATTTCTTTAAGAGATCTAATAGCTCTTTCATTTATAAAAATAATATTTCCTAATTGTTTGCTTCCTTTATTAGGAAAAAAGGAATTTACAATTAAACATTCTTTAAAAGCACCAATAACTTTTCCACAAAATACAGCAGGATAAGCCACACTATTTTGTTCTAATTTAATTTCCTCAAAAGAATCTCCCAAGTAAATTTCAACAAATCTTTCTTTGAGAAGTTCTGCAATAAATTCCGCAAATGTTTTGTTTCTATTGTCATTAAAGACATCAATTGTACTAGTAATTTCTTTAATTGTAGGCATTATATTTTCCTTAAACAAATTTTAACAAAAATTTGCGATGTTCAACGTCAGTAGTTTTCAAATCAACAACTTGATGTGATGACTTTTTATTGGTAATTAATTGTGTTTTAATTTTGATTCCACCAATTTTTTTGGTAACATCAAAAAATATTTCAGCTAAAGAATTTGTTAATTGTTCTGCTACAGCAAAAGAATCTTTAGTAGGTCCTGGAATATCACATTCTACTTCTACTAAATTATTATCAGAATGAATACTAACCTTAGCTGATAATTCCTCATCTAATGCCAGTGATAATATTCTAGCAAATTCTAAAGATTCATTTAATGAATTTGCTGTTATTTTGATAACAGCATTATTATACTCCGGTTTTTTCATATTAACATATTCTTTCGCATTAATTAAGTTTAAATAATTTTCCAATAAAGTATTTACTTTATTATTTGTTTGTGGCTTTTTAATTGCTAATTGATTAAAAGTATCTTCATTTGGTAAGCTTCTAAATTTATTAAGAGCGGCTACAGCATCTTGATAATTTTTTTTGTTTTGGGCGGCTTTTAATACATTTTGAATGTCACCATAAGTAATATTTCCATCATGATCAAAATCTAATCCAGGATTAGCATTATAAAATTTCATTTCTTGTTGTATAGAAATATTAGGTAAGTGAGGTTCTATGGGATTTTTAGAAACAATAATAGTACTTGCTTTACCTTGACGAACACCTGGTAACTTCAAAGCTACTGGTAGAAAGTTGCCCACATAATATTGGGCGGCAGAATTTAAAGGTCCGCCATTAACTTTCATCATATTTTTAATTAATCTCTCAACAACATTAAGCTGAGATGAAGCAGAACTATTTCTAAAATCTTCTGGAGTTCCATGAAATCCTAATCCGGAAAGAAATTTTGGCATAACTTGAACTAAACCAGATGCATGACCATTAGGATTGTGAGCAGAAGGATCCAAATTAGATTCCACCGCCATAACATTTAAAATGTCTTCTGGCTTCATGCCAACATTATCAGATAGCTGAAGTAATTTTTGGTAGAAATTGGAATCCAATTTTGCCATTTATTACTCCTTAATTAATTTAGCTAATTTTAATAATTCGATAGAGGTTGCTAAATCAGATTCTTGAATAGATTTAGCATAAACACGAATTTTACTAGCAAGTAATTCTGGCTTTTCATTTGACATTGTTTCCAATGAAGTAATAAATTTTTGATGTGCAGATTTAACTGGAGGTATTTCTTCCTCTAAGGTATCCTCATGGGCATCTTCTTGAGCTGGAGGAACTACAACTTGATTTGGCACAGACATTCCTGATGGTAATTTTGGTGGAGCAAATGCACTAGAATTTGGTTGTGTAACATTTTCATAGGCTTCTTCTAAACTAAAATCAGGGGCTGGAGCAGGCACAGTATTAGGCGATTTTGTATTAACTAAAGGAATAGCTTCATTTTCTTCTGAAACTTCTAAATCAGGAACTTCAGAAGAATTGGGGGTTATTTCTTGTTTACCCATATCAGTATTATCAATTTTTTTATTTGGTGATAATAATTCTTGTTTTTCTAAAAATCCTTTAACATTAGACACATAATGATCTCTAAAAGATTTATCGTAATTATTATACAAAGAAGTTAATTTTTCACCAAATTTAACATAATCATCTACTTTTCTAGATGCACGTGCACTTGCCATCTCTTTTAAGGTAGATAAGATGATTGATAATATACTTTCAGATTTAGAAATTAAATTAGCAGTATCTTTTTTTAATTTAGATACTTGTTTGGGGTATCTTTTTTCCCATGCCGCTAATGCTCTGCCTCTTTCAGAAGAAATATTATGCAAAAAATCCATAATACCGGCTTGTGATATTAAACTATGACCACGAGCAATGGCAAAACGTGATTTTATTTCTGAAAGATGTTTCTTTTGTTCATCATCTAAGTCCTTAAATAAAAAATCATGATGAACTTGATCTACATCTACATTTAATGCATCAATAGACTGACTAATATCATATAATTTTTTATGAAATCGTCCTAAAGAAGCAATAGCAGTCATATACTCTCTTCTATTTAAGTTAGATTTAGCATCTTTAATTAAATCCTTTAATGAGACCGGATCTCCAGGATCTTGATCTTCAATAGTTTTTCCTGATGCAATTGCTCTGATTTTATCATCAGTAGCGCGCAAACTATTCATAACCCTTTCAAATTCTGGATTAAAAAATTTTTCTGCAGCAATGCCACTAACATTGCTCATTTCTTTAAGTTTATTAAGAATGCTTCTTTTTTGGGCAGTTTTCTGCATGATGATCCTCTAATAGTCCGCAATTAACAAAATAATGCTATATTATACATACTAATTATTTGATTTTATTATGGTGCCGGGGGCGTACCAGGAGGTGGAGTTGAGGGAGGGGGCGATAAATCTAACCCTGGAAGTCCACTAGGTGGAGCCTCTGGACCAGCAGAAGGAGATGATAATGGATTTTCTCCTGGAACAGCACCTGGCGCTGAACCAACCAAAGCTTCTGCTTCTGGTATTTCATCCTCATCATCTAAAGCTCTCAAAGAATTTAAATCCATATTATCTAAAGATATTTTTTCTTTTTTAGAAATAGCATTTTGAATGCTTTCTTTTCTAATTTTTCTAACTTCATCTTGATATTCTAGACCCATAGATCTATATAAAGTATGTAATGATACTCTCTTTTGATCATCTTGTCCTTGAGATAAAGTAACTAAATTTTGAATATAATCACCCGCATCAAAAATCGACATATGATTCCAATCTACTTCTGGAACAATAAGTTGTTTTTCTCCATTATGATATTCATAAAATCCTTGAATTTTAGAAATAGGTGCGAAAATTTTTCTTTTTAACCAAGCAGATAACATATTACGAAATTGCATATAGCGTTGTCTTAAAACATCTAACGCTACGCCACCATTAGCATAAGTGGTATCAGCACCACCATCCATTAGTACAGGTGGCACTTGCAAACCAACATAAATTTCTTTAATAATTTGAGTAATATCTCCGGAAATATCATAAATGCCCGCGCCACTTCCAACTTTTGTAACATCTACTCCTTCATGAGTAAAAACTTTAAAATCTTTATCATTTTGTGCCTGTTCAAATATTTGACGCCAAGCCTCTAAATCTGCAACGGTTGGTTTAAAATCAGCAGATCCAATTTTAACTAATGTTAAAGGATTAATCATATTATCAGCTTGAGCATATTTTGATTCTCTTAATTTATCAAATAACATTAATTGTCTAAATATACAAACTGGTAATCCTGTTCCTCTTATTTCATACGGGCTAATTCTACGAGCCAAATGAGAAACATTAAAACTATCCAATGGAATATCACCACCGCGTTTAATACAATCTATAATATGTTGATTTAATTGTTTTCTTTGTTCAATATCTGAAGGTTTATTAGAAAAAACAATTCTTTTTAAATTGTTATCTGGACGTAACATAATTATAGATTCATGTGCAGATACTGTTGCTTTAACTAACATATGATCTGGATTTTGAATAACTAAACGGTTCCACTTTCCTTTACTTTCATCTAATTCTGCATAAACAAAAGTTTCACCTAATAACCAATATTCTTGTGCAATTTGTACACAAATATTCATTAAATCAATTTCTTCAATCATATCATTAAAGAATTTTTCTACATTTTTATTTGGGCATTTAATATTTAATTTGCTAATTGGATAAGTACTATGAAGATTAATAGCATTATGTACAAATGGATTAAGTGCATAAAAACTTCTACACCATGCATTAATTATAGCCCTATCACGAGATAAGTTTAAATTACTATTTAACCAAAGCGGAGAATATACCTCTGGTCCTTGTTTAACAGTATCTCCCATACCACCACGAAAACCTCCGCTACCACCACTAACTACCTGAGCAAATTTATTCACACCAATTGATGATGTAACATTAGAATTAACTGTTAATTCATTATCAGAAGTTTTAGCATTATTTGAACCGTCTCTAAATAATCCCCTTTCAACTTCTTTTCCCAAAGTTTCTTTTCTGTATTGAGAAATATTATTTGCCATAATAGCACTAACTTGTGGGACCTCAGATTTACTATTTAAATAATTTTCCGAATTTGATGGTCCTATCCATTTTTTACCAGTTTTGTCTAAAGGCATTTTTCCTCGTTCCTAATATACCTACCTACTATGCTTAGTAAATAATATATCAATGAACAGATATAGTTAGAATCTTCTTGGAATATAACCCGCCACAATCAGTGGTTTATTTTGAAAACCTACTTGTTGTAAAATTGGATTATTATTAGTAAATCCTTTAGTTAAAACAAATTTATAAGCAATATACGCATTTAATAGTGCCATAAACCCGTCATTTGGTGTACCTCCCTTTATATAATGTATAGTAGGATCACCAAATTTTGAAATTGAGGGCTTTATTTCCATACTAGCGCAATGTTGTATTAGCCACGCGATTTTCTCATAGTCTCCAAATGGAAATTTAATATTTCCATTTTTCATTAAAGCATATAATTCGGCTATATAATGATCTCTTTCAAATTGAATTTCTTTAGGAAATAATTCTGTATTATATTTAATATGACCATTTATTTTATTATGAGCCCTAGAAACTAAATATCTATCACCATAAGAAGTATGCATTAATTCTGAAAAATCATTAGAATAACCAATGTCTCCAATAGTTAATTGTAAACTATATTGTCTCATTAATTGATCAATAATGCCTTTCTTACTTTCCATATCGTTTCTTTTAAATTTTGTTGCAAATTCAATAGATAATAGATTAGGACCTTTTGCCGATAAAATAACAGCTGTACTATAAGATTGTCCTGTAACTTTTGCTTTATTTGGATTGGCTAATTGTTCTAAGTCATTTCTAGCACCATAATCAATGCCACAAACTACGATTTGTTCTTCGCCAGGAGCAATTGACGCTCTAAATTTACGATTAGGTTCACCACATTTTTCTCTAATCTCTTCAATAGTAATTGGAGAAGTGTCTCCTTGAAAAAATTCTCCTAACACTTCATTTTTATATACTCTATCAGTGTTAATTGGATGAATGCCGGGCTTTTCATTAATAATATCTTCTTTAGTAAAAGTGGGCATATACAATTGATTAATGTGAAAGCCAATCATTTGACAGTCATCATCATCAGGATTTTTACAAGCTACCCATTTGCCACGTTCAGCTGCCTCACGTTTATCTTGTTCACAACCACAATGTGTACACTTAACAATAAACCCAGTAATCCAAATCTTTTCCCATTCATCTGATTCAGGAGTATATAAAGGAAAATGTTTTTTGCAATCTTGACAACCTAAATAATAATATTGTTGAGAAGAAACCTGCCACATTTTATGAAAATCTGAACCTTTACGACGTGGAGTTCCAAAAAATACTTGTACTCCTTTGCCGGCTTTTCCATATTTAGCAGTAGTTAAAATCTTCAATGAATTACCCATGGCTTCACTGCTAGTATCTTGTACTTCATCGAAGAAGATAACATCCGCAGTACGACCTCTAAGTCTATCACCAGTTAAGCCAGTAGATTCTACCCAAATATGATTTCCGCCTACAAATTGTTTAAAATGTAATGAATCATTGGTGGCACTAGTTTGATCCATTAAAGATTGCATGATAGATTTAATTTTAGCGCCGGGCTTCTTCTCAGTATCTTCTAATTGAAGAGAGGAAGAAATCATTGGATTAAGTTTTGTTTTAGAATAGGCTGCTGCAAGTTCTAATTGAGGAAAAGCATGAATAACTCTAATAGGCGGCTTATCACCAATACCAAATATACCAGAGCCCATAAAATACATTTCGAGGGCGCTAGCCATAGTAGTTCCACCTACCTGACGACCTTTAACCAAAATAACAGGCTTAGAATTTGGTTCTAATGCTTTAATTCCAATGTAACGATATATGTCAGCGAAGGGTTTATACCCATTATTGTGGAGCCTAAATGGCTTTCCATCTAATGTTAAATAATTCTCCACAAAACTAACTGGATCTAGATTGAGTAATTGTTTTTTTAATCTATTAAATAAATTATTATCCATCTTGTAAATTCTGCAAAAGTTCTATTACTTATGCAGAATTATTAGTATGCGACAAAAAACTAATAGTAACAAGAAAAATGAAGATAAAAAATGTATTGATTGCAAAATTATATTAAATGAAAATAATTCTAAAAAATATAATACAAATCGGGGCAAGTATTTGTGCAACATTTGTGCAAAAGAACGGGCAAAAATTAAATATTTAAATAATACTGATTATATTAGAAATCAACAAAAAATATATGAATTTAATAATAAAATTTTAATTATAAAAGAATATGGCGGAAAATGCGCTTGTTGTGGAGAAGATACTATAGAATTTCTAACAATTGATCATATCAATAATAATGGTGCTAAAGAAAGAAAAAATACTAAACAAGGGACTGGTGGAAAACTTTATAGATGGTTAATAAAAAATAATTTTCCAAAAGATAATTATCAATTACTATGCTATAACTGTAATTGTGCTAAAGGATTTTTTGGCTATTGTCCACATAATAAAAGTTAATAATTTATTATATAATAAATTAATTTGAGAAGGGCATAAGTGCATGAAATGCATCTGTATTTGAAGGGTCTGCATCATCATTAATTGTCTGATCCATCGTCCCTAAATTAGTATGATTTTCATAATTTGCAGGATTTTGTTGTTTTGCTCTTAAATTCAAATAACTTACTAATTTAACAAAATTATCTTCATCCCAATCTTTAGCTTCAGAAATATCTTTACCATGAATATTTTTTATTTTTTCAATAATTGCTGGAATAGATACATTACCTTTAGTATCTCTTATAAAATTTTCTAAAGTATTTTTAATTTGTGGACATTTTTGAATAACTATTGGTGTAGATGATTTTTTAGACTTTACTTCATTAGAGTCTGATGCAACTTTTTTATTATTATCTTCATTTTCCGAAACTTTATTCATTTTAGTAACATGATTGCTATAACCACTTCTAGCTTTCATATCTTCTACGGCTTCTTCAACTGTTGAATATTTAGACTTTGTTCCATTCATTATATTATTTATTTGATGAAATAAATAATCATCAACTTGACGTGATTGAACTGCATCTTTAATTAAAGATTTTTCTAATTTATTAATCCAATTGTCTTCATCTTGTTGTGCATCAGAGTGTTTTGAAACAACTGATTGATGTCTATTATATTTTGACATAAATTAACCTTTGTAATTAGCCGCCCAATCAAAATTATCACTTGATGACATATCAACATCTTCATCAGCCATATAGCCTCTATCTTGACGAACTGGATAACCCATATCGAATAATAATTGTTGAACCTCAGCCTGCTCACGATCAGTTAATTTATACTTGTCAACTTGTCTTTTATATAAATCCTCAATATCATGACCTGCAGAAACAGTTCCATTAATACAAACTCTTGCAATTCTAGAAATTAATAATGGAACAGTGACAAAAACACCTTGAACACCAGTAATTTTTTGTCCCTCTTTAACTAAAGCATTTTCTTGTTCAGCTTTTTTCTTCTTTGACTTTTTCTTGCTTTGTTTTACTTTATCTAAACGATCATGTAATTTTGAAATGCCATTTTCAATTTGAGCACGAACTTCTTCAACTTTATTGGCATCCAAATCACCATCTACATCCAATCTCATAGCTTTTGAAATTTCAGCATCTAATTTATCAAGATAAGACACTGCTCTTTCTAATCCTGCTGTATCATAACCAGAATGTTTAGGGACATCATCAATTCTTTCTTTTACCCAAAGTATAAATCCTTCAGACCCTTTAGAAGACCAATCCCATTTTTCTGGTTTTTTTGATTGAGCTTCATTTTCATCATCTTTTTTGTCTTCTTTTTTATCTTCTTCCACAACCTCTAGTGGTGGCTCTGGATCGCTTGTTCCACGGGGGGCGCCGGGCAAATCATCAATAACAATAGCAATTTCTCCTGGTTCATCAACCTCTAATGAATTCATATTCATTGGCTGTGCTAATGTCTCATCCATTACTTCTAATGGAACCATAGACATGTTATGCGGAGCAGTAGCTACTGGTTCTAAAACTATTAATTCTTGTGCAACTGATTCTAGTGTCATTTATGGTACCTCAGACAAAATCTTATTCATTCTTATGCATTTATATGTAGTAATTATATTTTATTAAAAAGAGATATTATCGTATAATTTATTGCCAGAATCGGTGGTTCCATAATCTGGAGATCTATTACTAAGTGTCTTATCAGCAGTCTCTTCTTCTGGATCCATACCATCAGGTAAACCTAAAATAGGAGATTCGCTTGGATTAACTTTTTCTAAAAAATCTTCTATAGTTTCGGATTCTTTACCATTATTTTGATAATCTTCGCCAAAATTTAAAGTTGTAGGCATTTTGTCCTCCTGATCATTTTCAGGAATATATTCATCAGCAAATCCACCCATAGGCAAAGCTGTTTGTATAGAATTATTTTCTTCAAGTTGAATTGGATCTTTAAATGATTCATCTACCGGAAAATCAATAGCTGTTTTTAATAATGATTTTAATATTTTAATTCTTAAATTAGCCTTTTTAGATTTTCTTTTTCTTTTCTTTTTTAAAAAATCAGCTACGCTTTTATATTCATCCATATGTTGATAAAGCCCAGTACCAGGACCTGATTTTCCATCAGTATCATATAAATTATAATTTTTAAAAAATGGCTCATTAAATCTAGCTTTATCTAATTCATGATTTTTATTTTTTGACATTTTCCTCACTTTTTACATGCGCAATGTAGTAAGGATATACTATTTCTGTAATAGGAACATAGTTCCATAAATTCATTTTTGTTAAATAATACGAAGCTTTATCTGGGTTTCTTTTAAAAGCTTCATTTAATTTTTCAGACATCACTTTATTAGTAGATATTTTTACAGATTCCGGATGCAATTGGACATATTTAATAATACTGTCATCAATTGTAAAATCTAATTTACAAGCCAAATAAATAGCCCTAATAACCCTATTGCGATTATTAGTTAATGTTATTTCAGGATCCAAACAAGTTTTTATAATTTTTTTATCAATATCTTTAAAACTTCTATGTGTAGGATCTATTACATTTTTTAAATCTAAAGATAATAACAATGCATTACAAGTAAAATCTCTACTAAACATTTCTTTTTGCATTTCTGTTGGATTTATAATTGATAATTTATTTAAATAATAATCAATATTAGGAACATTATAATTAGAGGAAAAATCTACTTTTAGACTTCCAATAAAAATACTACTATGTCCATCAGACATAACAGTTCTGGTTACATTATATTTTTTTTGTAATTCAGTAGTAAATTCTTGTGATAAATATTCTACAGTTTTATCACCGGTAGTTAAATCTATATCTGAAATATTTTCTAAATGATTTAAATAACGATCTCTGGGAACTCCGCCACATAAATAACAAGGAGATGCTCCAATCTTCTCTTGTACAGTTGTAATTTGAGAAAGTAATTCTTTTAATTTCATTTAAATCCATTATACAACTGGTGTCTTAACTGGAGTAGTTGGCTTTGGTGCTGGAACTGCTGGTGCCGCTAAATCTTCATTTATTTCAATTTCTGGAGTTTCTTTATTTGGAGAACCTGCATTATCTAATTCTGCATCTTGTTGTTGTTTTCTTTGTTCTTTTCTAGCCTTCTCTTTTTCTTCATTTTGTTTTAGAACATTTTTAATATTTTCAACAGCCGGATTAGTTTCTTTCTTATCCCCACGTAAATCAATTTCTTTAGTAACAGTTGCTCCACGAAGTTGAGACAAAATCTCTTCTATACGAGTAGAAATATAATTGGTAGATTCTAATGATTTATTTTGAGCTTCTGATAAGGATGGAAAATATGAAGCTAACCCCAAACTATCTAACATCATATCAACAATAGATAATTGTCTAGAAATTTCTCTGGTTTTAAAGATTTTAGCTAAATCTTCTAATTTAAGAACAACATCATCAACTGTTAAATTGGCAAAAGCCGCATCAATCATATTATCAAAATCTTTTGCAGATGCAGTTGGAGATTCTTTACTTTTAACTACATCTTCTTCATTAACTTCTAAAGAAGTATCTTTTTTAGGAACTTCTGAAGTAATTGGTGCAACTGTAGCTTTTGGTTTTACAGCAGGGGGAATTTCTTGCGCCTCAGCAACAAGCAGCTCATCATTAACCTCCAAATTATCTTCTACATCCATATTATCATTTTTATCTTCTTTAGTAGTGATTTTTGCAGTATCTAAATTTTCTAAAAATTTATCTATAGCCTTTGATTGGGGTTTGGGTGGCATTTCATTAGGAGCACTATCTGGAGGAGTTTGAGGCATTCCTGGACCAACAGAAGGTAAACCACCTACATCACCAGTTGCACTATATGGCATTCCTGGAGATTTTGGTGTTGGTATTTTATCAGTTGGTTTCATACTTGGAGAGTTTTGCTCTTCTGCAACAGAATACAATAAATTATAAGCTTTAGTAAATCCACGTTTATACAAACTATTAGCTTCACGAATAATCATATCTTCATATAATTTATTTGTAGAGCTTAATTTGTTAACTAATTGAATTTTCTTTTTTAAATTGTAAATAGATTCCATTAAAGATTCTAATTCTTTGCCGGCAAACATTTGTCCTTCTTGGGATCTTAATAATTTTTCAGCCGAATCTAATCTTCCAATTATTTTATGTCTTTGTTTTTCAATAATTTGTTTTTTCTCAGAAGTTGGCATTTCATTATTTGATTCGGCACGGGCAAAATCAATATCTTTTCCATTTATAGCAGTTTCTTCTTTTTTTGGCGGATCTTGTTTGATATGTAAAAAATAACCTGGTGTGCCATTTTCATACCATACTTGTGCTTTTTTATATTTCAAGTGATTACCTTCTTCATAAAATTTAAGCCAATTAAGAAAATCATGAATTTCCATTAAGTTCCAACTACCAGTAGTTTGGCGTATAGCTTGGATTCTATCTGATCCATTTTTCTCTTTATAATATACGTCTTTAACGGCTTGTAACCATTTTTTAGTATCATGTTGTCCAGGAACATGCATATATTGTTGATAATTGGGATAGGCATCTTTTTTATTAAAATCAAGTTTTGGAATATCTTCTGGATTATATTTTTCATAATTAATCCCAGTTTCATTGAAAAATTTTAATAAATTTTCAATTTTTGATTCTAATTCTGATGATAACATTAGATCCTCATCAGAAGAGGGTACAGATAATTGATTATTATAATCGTTATCAGGAGTTTCCCAAACATTAATATTTTTTTTTGAATATTTAAACATGTTTACTCGCTTAATTTTTTATTAATGTTTTCGCTTAATAATTTGGCTTCTGCCAATCTGGCTTCTGATGGAATAACAGCTTGCTGAGAGGGTGGTTTTAACTTAGCCATTTTATCATTAAATACTTCCATAAAATACAAAGAAGTCTCTAAATCCATCTGAGATAAAACGTCTTTTATTACATCATGAAATACAGAAATATGCTGATCTACTACTTGTAAAGTAACATTATGCTGAACAATTTGATCGGCGGGAGCCTCTGTGAATTTATAATATTTTTCTAAAATATTACCTAATACCTCTGCATATTCCAAAAATATTCTATCTATTTTGGTATTAATATTTCTTGGATCTTCTTGAATTTCATCAAACACTTGACCCAAACGTGTTTCAATAGCAACACATAATCTCTTGACTGTCTGTCTAATGTCTAATTCTTCATTGGCTGTTTTAACCATCAAATCTTTATAAGCTTGAGAATTATTAACTGCAAACTCTAATTGATCTTCAGCAGAGTTATTAATAGCAACTCGTGTTTTTGTTAAATCTTCTTGAATAATATTATAAATATCCAAATAATTGGATTGAAAAGATTTTATACTGTTTTCTGAAATAACAAATTTAGATTCGCTCACATTGGTATATTTGGCTGCTAGCCAATCATGAACATCTTTGGGTGAAAACCCCATAACTAATTTAGAAATAAATTCGTCTTTGTCGGGGTGCTCAATTATCTTTTTTAAGGCTGTTTTATTCATTACTTATAATATATCAAATTATGAATGTTGATATAATTATATTATTTAAATTTAAGCCTGATTTGTTTGTAAGCGCCCGGAACGAGTATCAAAGATTGAATGTGTAGTATAATCTAGTCCTTGAGTTTGATTAGCAACATCACCACCTGGAACTTTAGTTCCATCATTTAATGTATAACCATTTGAATAAGAATAAGTTTTTTTATCTAATTCACACTGCCATAAATCATCTCCCACCCTAGCCATTTGTACTCCACTATGATCTGGACAACTTCTAGTTTGAAGTGGAGCTTCTAATATTCTATACTCTTTAGTCATATTGCTTTTTTCAATATCTTTAATAGAATCTGCAATTTTATGAGTTTCATCTAATTCTTTTTGAGCACTATGATACTTTTTTGTTAATTCATCAATTTTTTTATCTTGAGCTGCTTTTTTATCTTGCAAAGCATTTGGGGGAGATGCCACTGTAAGCAATAATTCATCTAATACTGACGCTTGTTTTATAAGGGAAGGATCACCTGAGGCATCTAACGCAGAGGCTAATGCCGCAATTTCTTCTATTGATTCTGGTGTGATAACAGATTTTGGTAAAGGCTCAATAGCTTCAACTTCAATGGCAGCTGTTTTTAAAGCGGTGGCAGCAGCAACACAAGACTCTGCTACAACTTTTAAACACTCTTCGTCATATTCTGCTAATAATAAAGCTTCATTGTTTGGACTTTCCAGCCAAGATGCTATAGAATTTAATAGTTCTGCAATTCTCATAAGTGCTCCTTATTCTACTTCTTCAAAAAGATGAGCATTTGTTGATTGTAGCTCTTTATGTTTTTGTAGAATATCTTGTATTTCTTTTTTGACAGCAAATCCATTTTCTGGATTATGTCCTCTATTTAAAGCATTAATAATGGTAGTTATTTCTTCCCTTAATACCGGATCATGTTCAAATACAGTATTCCAATCTTCTTTAGAAGATAATCCATAATCGTCACCATGCTGTCTAATAAAATCAATAATATCATTAGTTGCCAATGGTGCTCGTTGAGGAGTAAATCTATTAGGAGTCTCTTGGTCAATATCAACAACTGAGCTATTGTAAGTGAATTTTTCTGGAGCCATTACTTCTAATTGTTTAATTTGATCTAACATTGTGCTAGATAAACTAAAAATTCTAGACAAACCTGTTCTGGCTTTGCCTTGCATATCATTTCTAGCTTTGATATCACGTCTTTTAATGATGGGTATCATTTCAAAAATAAGAGCCGAAACATGAGGGAACTGAGTTGCTACTAAATCAGAGGTTCCTTTAGTAGTTGGCTTTCCTTCAATACTAAAAGACAAATCTTTATTTTGTTCAATTAAATTAACAATTACTAACAATATCTCTCTAATTTCTCCTAAAGAAAAATTTTCTTTATTGTTATTTAATATCTCAATTAATTCTAATAATCTTTTACAAAATTTAAATCCAGCTATGGCTTTTCTTTCATGTGGATTTTTAACTTTACCTGTGCTAGCTCCAGAATCTGCACAAGCTCTCAATACTGGAAATAATCTATTTGGATATCTCCATAATGTTTCAATATTTTTGCGCAGAGATGATTCAAGATTGTCAACATCTCCAGCAAATTTATATTTTACATTAAATAAAGTGGCTAATCTATATATTCTCATGATTATCCAAAGATTTTGGAGTTCATGAATGTTGCACCATCATAGGTCTCATCCATGTCTCTTCTGTAAAGAGGTAAGCAATTTCCATGCTTATCTTGATAGACCTTATGAAGTGGTAAATTAGTATGACCACATACTGGATGTTGACTATTAGCACTCTTAATGATAAGACAGCATTTAGCTTCTTTATCAGTAGATACTTCTGCTGTTTTTCCAGTTAAACCATCTAAATACATTTGAAAGCCAGTCGCATAAGCTTTTGTATCTCCAGTATTAGATAATACATTTAAAGCATCCTCTGCTTTAGAATGATTACCTTCAGCTAGAGCAATTCTTATATTATTGACTAGATCACTTGGTTTAAGTGCAAATTGTGGGGAAGCAACAGCTGCCGCCTTAAAATCTGATGCATTATTTACTCGTAATTTATTAATTGTATTAGCGTCAAATGCTGCCACACTTCCATTACATAACATAATAGTTGGAATTATAACTTTATTATTGGCAATTTTAATTGGAACTGTAAATCCAATTCTTCCACCATCAACAGCTACGCTGTAGTAAACAGTATTCTTATCACTCTTAGCAACTGCTATTTGTGGGTTTTTAAATCCAAAAGAAGTTATTTCTCTATTTAAATAAGAAATTCCTGCGGTTACAGCCGCACCATGTTGCCAATAAGCTTGACCATGAGGACTCTCCAATTGAGCCTCAAAAGTAGTAAAGTCTTGATGTTCTGGAAGAACAACATCATTATATGTTTGTTCAACTTCTTGACCAACAATTTGATTTTGAGAAAATTCTGTATTAGCTTCTCTTTTAGCATTTAATTTAGTTAATGCCAATTCTGCATCTGAAAGTTCAAAAGTTTTAATGGAAGTATTATTTAATGCATCAAAAACATTGGCTGCACTAACTTTTAATTTTAATCCGACACCACTTGTTAAGTAATTCTTAATATTAACGTGGTTTAATTCTTCTGGACCAGTATTCCCCATAAATAAAGATGCTTCCACAACATTTTGATTATGAACTTCTACTGGAATTAAAATGCTAGTAATGCCCTTTGGAGTCTCATAATTAGCCTTTAATACAAAAAATTTATCATTACCATTTTCTATATCAAGTGTAGTTGGTCTTAAATTCCAACCACTTAATGTTGATGATACTGACTTAAGAGCTTTAGTGGCTAAAACTTGAGAATATTCTTTTAATGGAACACTACTATCAAAAGCACTAGTTAAGGCGTTTGCTAATACCGGATCTGCAACTTCATAAGTTTTAACTTCAACAGCATCATCTCGTTTATAAGTAGTAATAGAAGAAGCTTCCTCTTTTAATCCTAGTTCATCTTTAAATAATTCTGCAAATTTAGTATTTCTTGAGTAAAGCTTATTATAAAGAGACTTTAAATCAGCCTTACGAATGAATAATGTGTTATTAACTGCCATTTTATCGATAACAGTGGCAATTGCTCCAACAGTTTGATCATGGGGAAATGCTTCCACACATTTTGCTAATTTGGCAGCAAGAACTGGTGTTGCTAATTTTTCATTATCATCCAGGTTCTTAGCTATAAAACCAACTAGTTGATTTAATTTTTCGTGGCTCATTTAGCGTCCTATTTGTTAAACTAACTCTGGGTACTTAAGTAATACCTCTTTTTTAGCTGATGGAGATAATTGATTTAATAAAGCATTTACCAATTTTTTATTTTCAGCTAATTTTGTTGGTAAATAGCTAGAAACTTTATGTAATTCTTTTGCCGGAATTCCTAATTTGGATGCAGCTACCTTAACAAGCGGTTCACCTTTATAAGAAATTTGTAAATCTCCCGCTGTTTTTGAAACAAAAACATCCCAAGCAGCTTCAGATTTCATTTCTTCAGCGTCATTGTCATAAATGGCAACAATATAATCACCATCATCTGCACTTTGTACTTGCCAAAGTTCAGCCCCTTTATCTTGATCTTTAAATCTAACAATATCAAATGCTACGGTCTCAAGTTGGTCTTTGACGTCAGCAAGTCTATAAGCTTTTTTATAGATTTTATTCTCAACACCTGTGTAATCGACTGCAAACTTTGTCATTACTTCTCCCGTAAACCTAATAAGTCCCTACCTTAAATAGAGAAATATTGATAATATTGTCTGCTTTATTAATAATTAAAGCTACTTATATTTTCCAAAATATTACCAAAAAGCAGAAAGTTTTAATTTTTTAGGAAAATCTTCCTTGGAAACCTCTTCCCCATTTAAATAATACTTTTGTGTTTTATTCCACATATCTATAACTGCAGGACCATTTTCACGATGTAACTTTCCATTTACATACCAACTACAACCATCAGAATAAATTATCTTAGTATATTTAATTCCACCCTCTTCAACTTCTTTAGCAAAAGAATCGCATGAGGGGAGCCTATATGGACCAAAAGGTATTAAAGTCATTTTCTTCTTTCACGTCTATACTCATTAAAACAATCTTTACAATAAGTATCTAAACCTGATTTAGTTTTCTTATTAATTCTAAAACATGAACTATCTTTAATTTCATGACATCTTCCACACTCTTTAGTGTTAGCAATAGAATCATAAAATAATTCTATTCTTTTGGGTGCGAGCTGCCTTTCAACATTATATTTATCATCTTGCTGCTCTTCAATAGATTTTCTACGATGACATAAGGCGCATAATACTTGACACTTGGATAACTCAGACAATAAAGTAGATTCTTTATAATTTTTAAGATCGCAAACATCATACAATTTTGTTGAAGGATCTATATGATCAATCTGCATATTATATAGTTCATATTGAATTTCACAGATATTACAAGGTTTATCTTTAAAATCGTTTATAATATTAATATTTCTGATTTGGTGTGCCCGATATTTTCTATCATCTCCTAATTTTTCATTAAATCTATCATATGTTCTTTTATTATGACACAATAAACAAATTAAATCGCATTTTTTAATTTCTTCTAAAATAATTTCTTTAGGAGAGTTATCTAATAACATACGAGTTACTGGTTTTATTTTTAAACCTTTTTCAGGCACATGATCATAATCCATACAAAAGGGTTCATAAATTTGACCACAATCCATACATGGAGTATTAGATTTCAGATCTTGAAGCCAGGAAATACGATTCTCCCTCCGGGCATTTGTATAATCTTTATGTCCTTGAGGATCTTTTTCTCGTCTATTTTTTCTATATTTTTTAAAACATTCTCGGCACCAATAATGTAATTTATCTGGAGCTTTAGCTTGTTTAGGAAATTCTGATTCTAATTTTTCTTCTTTACATAAAGAACAATTTTTCATAAAAGATCATATATCAAACACTTTTCGTTTTTGCTCTTTTTCTTTCTTTTTACCATTTTTCATCTCGTGCAGCCTGCATTTTATTAAGGATATCTTTAATTTTGTCATCATTCTCTATTATCTTTCTTATCTTTTTCCTAGCGCCGCCATAAACTTTTTTCCCATTCTTATAATCTACATTTCCGTTCAAACTTTTTGTTATACTGCTTTGATTCACATTTAGCATTTTAGCTATTTCCATTTGAGTATAGCCATCAGCATAAAGTCTAATTACTTCTTTTTGTCTTGGAGTTAATAATGTATCAACTACTCTCCAGAATTCAACTTTAAGTTGTTCTTCTAACTCAATAAGAGTTTCATTATAATCAAATGGGTTTAATCTAGCTGATATGGAATCTTCATTACAAAATGCTTCCATCATATCATTAGAACATACAGTTTCTAATAGTATGTACTGGTACTTATCTGAGCGATTCTTTCTCTTTTCCATAATACTCCTTTTATAATTCTACCTTATGTCTCAACAATATATATCTAATAGTAGTTTTACTACAATTAAATTGTTTAGCCAAAGCAGTTTTATACACAACAAGTATATATCAATTAGAAATAAGTAATTCCATGTTTTCATAAGGAATAACCTTAAGATATTCATCTATATCTTTGTATCCTTTGGGGAGATAAAAATTTTGGATGTTGGCATATTTGCCAAATTTATTTATAATCCTTTTTCTACCTTTCTCTCCCGCCTCATCCGCATCAAGTAACAAAAATATATTATTAGTATATCTTGTTATCAAAGAGAATTGATGCATTGACAAACTAGCCGAACCAATACCTAATACGTTATCAAAACCTTTTTCATAAGCCTTAATAACATCAAGCTGCCCTTCGACTAGAAAAACACAATCTTTATCTAAAATAGCCTTCTTATTTTCAAATAAACCAAAAATGTGATGTGTTTTACTAAAATAACTATTTTTATATTTTGAAATATTTTTATCTTTTCTTTCTTCCTCAGATAAAATAGTTCTACCAACTAAACCAACTACATTACCATAACAATCTTTAAATGGAATTATAGCTTGATAATCTTCAAAATAACAAAAATTTAATATTCTAGGATATAATGAATCTTCTATTTCTTTTGAAAAGAGGAAGCCTTCTTCTTTAAGAGCATCTTCTCCAACCAAAGAAATAATTGCTTTAATATTATTAATTGAAGGAAAATAACCAAATTGAAAAATTTCTTGAGTTTTTTTATCAATTCTAGAATTTAAATATTCTTGACACGCGGCGGCTTCAGGATACTGTTGTAATAAATATTTACAGGCGTCTAATATCTTTTCTAAATTATTCATTAGATTTTAATCTATCACGCAATATAATTTTAAATGGCTCACTTAGATGAGTAAGCGGTTTTTTACATGATGCACAAACTATATCATTGCTGATAATAATGGGACGGTCTTCTTTTCCACAAGAATTACACTTAACACCAAAAGCAACAGTTGCTTTTTTTCTAAATTGTTTATTTGATTTTAATTGTTGTTTGGTAAAGTTAGTTACATTAGTAAGTTCAGCCTCACAAATAGAGCAATATACTTTGTTAGTATTAGGATCTAAGAAAGGTTCCATTTGTTGATAGCAACCTTTATTAGTACAACTCATAGAAAACATGTTTACTCCAAAGCTTTAATTAGGGTTTCAACATTATCTGGATAATTAACATTCAATATAACTTTTTGGTTTCCAGTACCGTTTACACCTACCCGAGGTATAATTATCTCTTCTTTATTTTTAGATAAAGAATTTATTGTAATTTCTTTATTTCCAACAACAGTTTTAACAGTTTTGGTTGTTCCTTTTAAAGCTTCAAGTAAAGAAATATTTAAATTAGATACAACAAAATCATTTTCCAAAACTAATTCCGGATCTTGATCAACTTGTAAAATTAAAAAAGCATCACTATATTGATCAAAATTACCTATTGAGTTAGCATAGTTCCCCATATTTTGTAATCTTAATATATTATTGTTATTAACTCCACCAGGAATATGAACATTAACTGATGATTCGCTCGATATTATACCATTATTACAATCTGTACATTTTTTTGTTTTTTGATTAAGTGAACAATCACATTGTCTAATAAACATCATGTTACCGGAGGCTTGCGTTATTCTGCCTGAGCCACCACATTTTTTACAATCTGTATTTACTTTAAATGCGCCTTGCCCATTACATGAGTTACATTTTATATTTCTATTATATTTAATATTTTTTTCACAACCCAATATAGATTCTTGAAAAGATATTGTAGATGTTATTTGAATAGGTGGAGCGGAATGTTGTCGTTGAGCTTGAAAAGGATTACCAAATGGATTTCCTCCAAGACCACTAAAATCAAATCCATGGAGTGGATTGTCAATAGGCATGTCTTGATATTTTTCTCTATCGCTTGGGTTTGTAATTCTTTGATAGGCTGAATTAATTTCTTTAAATTTTACCTCAGCCTCCGGATTATTTTGATTTTTATCAGGATGCCACTTTTTACTAAGTTCACGAAAACGCTTCTTAACGTCATCCTCGCTAGCATCAGAAGTTAAATTTAAAGTTTCATATGCTTGATCTAAATTCATTTCCTCTTAACCTTCTTACCTTTTGGTTTTAATTTTCCAGCCAATTTTAAACTATGATATAGGGCTACTGCAATGCCATCTGCCATATCATAATTTTCTACTTTTATTTTACCTTTTTTATTAAGCTGGTAAGGAAATGTAATTCCTAAATGTTTGGACACAAGTGTCGGCATATCTTCTTTTTTAGGAAAAGAATTATTTATCTTTAAACCATGTCTAATTGTCATTACGCTAAATAATTCTGGGCTCTTATTTAAATAGTCATATGCTAATAATGCAATCATTCTATTAAATGTAGTTAATGTAATAATGGTTTTAGCTGTACTTTTCCCCTTCATGAATTGAATAATATTTTCAATTCCTATATGATCAGGCTTAATACTTTCAATAATTTTTTGAACTTTATTTCTAGTATCTACTATTCTTTCAATAATAGTTCCCTTTTTAATAGGTTTTAAATAATCATATTTTATAATATGAATTTCGTTATTATCATCTATTGATAAAGCACACCATCCAATAGTCGTACTAGAAACATCAAATCCTAAAACAATTTTACTCATAGAAGAGTATATAACAAATAAAAAAGGGAATGTATTTCTACATTCCCCTTCATTACAATATCAATTTAGATTAAGCATTTGCATCATAAGATGGAAATGCGGTATCTAATGTTTCATCATCACTCATATCAACTGAAGCAACTTTAGCTGGTTGTGCAGCAACGGGTGCAGCAGATGTTCCACCATTGATTTTATCGATTCTTTTTTGAACCATCTCAGCAGTGGGAGGTGTTACTTTTCTCTTCAATTCATCTAAGTCAACATTATCTTTAATTACTTGATCAGCAGCTGATAAAGGTTCCTTTGAAAGGGGCTGAACTGAATAATATCCAGTAGCTCCACCATTTTTATCAACCACAATGTTGATATCATATTTGGTAGGATCTCCCCACTTAGGATTCTTGGCTAACTTTCTAACATTTGAGAAAACAGCAAAAGAAATATCTAATATTTTGTAAGTGTTTGTCTTACGACTAATAACACCTAACAACCAACGTGGCTTGGCTTTATCTCCAAGTGCACATAATGGACAGCTGCCATGTACCGCAGAACAATAAACTTTTTGACCAAAGTCTTTTTTATCGTTTGGATCTTTCTTATATTTATGAATTAAGAATTGGAAAGGTTGGGTAACAAGTCTTACCTCGTTATCTCCTTCATCTAACTTTAGCCAAAGATCCTTATTTGAATCTTTTTTATTTCCACCTGAATATACTTCATCACTCCAATTAACTTCACCGAATGTTGTTGTCATTTTATTCTCCGTTATTTTATCTATTGTACATAAAGTACTTTTATCTATTTAACATAAACGAACTTATTATTTAATTTAACACTTAATGATTAGCGTGAAAACTTAACATAACGAGTACGACTATGGTCGGTTGTACGCCCAAACTTTACACTTACTTTATTGTTGCGTAATCTGCTTACTACTCTATTCAAAACTACTCTAAGAGCACTTGGAGAGCCTGGTAAGACATTAGAACTCTTTCTTCCTAATACAGAAACCAAGGCGCTATTCAAATCGGTCATTGTGCCGGTCCAAGCAGAACCCTTTTTTACACTTCTTACCACACTAACTACACCATTATAAACTATGTTATCAACACTATTTACAACAGTTGATCTACGAACAATTTTCTTACTATTAGATGCCATATTATGCTCACTTTCTTATTTGTTTTTTGCTGCTTTATAAGCAACATTTTTTATCGATAAAATTCGATGTATTGGAAATATCATGTCACAAATATTTTCTTTAGCTATTTGTGATGCAAATGTTATTGCATCACGTTCAAGCTCTTCTAATTTAGAAGAATCAATATAGACTCCTTTTACTTGAACAAAATTTCCTTGAAACTCTGGTCTATCTAAAGATAGAAAATATGGTTTCTTTTTACTTTCACTTAACTCTATCAAATAAGGAGGTTTTTTAGATAATCCACCAGCATTTGGTAATGATACTGTTGTTCTGATTGCAATATCAGTCGACATTGGCAGCCTTTCTTCCACGCTTTTTTGGAGTCTCCTCTGCCGTTTCTTCATTAGAAGAAACCAGAGAATTGTTTAATGTTTTTTGTTGTTGTTCTAATCTCTTTAACTCTAACTTATGATCGCGAGCTTCTGAAATTTTTTGTTCAAGTTCTGTACAAAGCGCTGAATCATTTTGAAGCGCATCACAATATTTACCAAAACCCACCCATTTATGATCATTATATTCATGAGAAACTGAACTTGGCTTCTTGACAACATCATAATCCAGTGCTAACTGAGCAACTTCAATGTGACGATCTATAACACCAATTCCAAAGTCTACTTTAAATTCACATTTTCTTGGCCAAGGACCAAATTTTGATTTTTCAATAGTTGCCCGAATAGTTTGCCCTATCTTATTTTCTTTTTCATCAAGAATTTTGGCGTCGGCGCGAGTAACAGGTTCAAAATAAACGTTAGCACTTAAAAAGTGAGCATAGCTATTACCACCAGAAAAGGAATGATCTACTCCATAAGGATCCATATTTGCTTTTTTATGATTAATAATAATAAATGGAACATCTGCTTTTTTAACTTCTAAGGATAATTTACGGAAAGTTGTTGTTAAAAATCTAGCTAATAGTGCCATGTTCATTTTACCAACGGCAGAAACATCTTCTCCTGGAGGAATGATTGACCCTAATGAATCTAAAACAATTATGTTAATATTAAATTCGCCACTAACAATTTTATCTAAAATACCTTCTTTAGACTTGCCTTTTAAAATATGAGTCTTGGCATCCTCTTTTGGAACTCCCAAAACCATTTCAAAACATTTTCTACCGTTAACTGCAGTATCACCTTCTACCAAGATAACTCTTGAAGTATCTACTCCAAGAGCCTCTGCCCAAGAAGGATCGAATGTTCCTTCGGCATCAATAAACAATTGCTGAGCGGTAGGATCATCCTGTTGTGCTTGTTTCATGGCAATCATTGCCATCAATGTTTTACCTGAGCCAGCAGGTCCATAAAATTGGATTAATCTACCATTAGGTAATCCACCCGAAGATAATGCATCGTCTAATAATAACGAGCCCGAGGGGATTACTGATAATTTTTGCCCAATCGTTTCATGTGCAAATTTAAAATCTAGTTGAGCGTCTGAATCTGCATAACTTTTAAAAAAGGCTTCTAACTTATCTGACATTTTATCTCCACGCTTCGGGAACTTAATTCATACTAGTTTATAACAGTCCGCTATTTTGATTATTTATCAACGATAAATATTTTATTTCAGCTTATTTTCTATATTATTCCCAACCCTCTGCCGTTTTTTCTGGCTTTAGGTTATATCCTAAAATAGTTCTTCTTAAACCGGCAGCAATATCTTTATAATGATGATGCGCACGAATTAAGATATCATATTTTTTTTCTAGTACGACTTTACTACCCTTTGCTTTTGCTAATTTGATTTGTACTGCCTCTACTTCAGTGGAAGATTCACCTGCCCACTTTTTCATATCGGCTGTTGTTCTTGATCCATCAGGAGCACTATACTCCAAAGATACTCTATTTTTTGTACTGTTTACTTTAGTTTCAAGGTAGCCAACTGTCTTGACTATTTTGCCTAAGTATTCTGTTAATATATCAGCTCCTCTTAAAGATTGTTGCTGTAACATTTCTGCATGTACTAAATCTATTGCCTCTTCAATTTGAAGTTTTGATAATACTTGTTGAATTTCTGTTAGATCAAATTCAGTAAAATCTTCTTCTAATTGATTTCCCAATAAATCACCAAGTCTTACACTATTACTCATGGTGTTCCTTATTAAATAATTATTTGTCTTTTAATTTTTCATCAATTTCAGCCATTTTGACTTTCATTTGATCACATATATCTTGCACTTGAGATTGAAATAATCTTAAATATTGGTGCTGCATTAAGCTCATTAAAAATAAAAAAACTTCCATACTTGTTTGTCTTTTAGACGGAGGTCTTAAATAAGTAATAATTCCATGATCATCTGTTTCAAATAAATCAATAAATAAATCTTCACCCTTATTTGTTAAAGTAGTATAAGATTTAACTATTTTATCATACATAGCAGATTCATCAGCCGTCATATCAACTCTTTTATTATTAATAATTTTAATCATATAAAGGATCTCAAATTTAAGAATTTTATTATATTTCCAGAATTCAGACATTCTAAAAATAAAGGTCCATTAACTTTACGATTAAAAAACACTGCTTCATATAATTTAAATATTTTATTAGACGTTTCATTGTTATAATGAATATTTTCTAATTTTCCATTTTGTAAATTTTTGAAATGTATAATACGCATAAGCCATTCATCATTAGTTTTATTACAAGCAAACCCAATCCTTAAAGTGCGTGGATCATCACTTAATAAAATGCTGCCACCATGTTCTTTTACATGTTTTTCAATATCTGAAATCATTTCAAAAAAATTATCATATTCTTTTTCTTTAGTAGTCATAATTATCCTGATCTAGAAAATCCACCTTTTCCACGGTTTCCGCCATTCTCAAAACTTTCTCTTGAATTTGCTTGTTTATCTTGCATTCTTTGCAATAATAACAAATCTTTATGATTTGATGGAGAATTTCCTTTGGAATTTGCCATAGCTAAAACAGCTGCTGGAATATCATCATCTACACCATTAAAATTATTAATAGAAGATAATTCATTTAATTCATCTGAATCTAAACCATCAATATCATTTTCTGTAATAGTAGGATTTAATCTGCCTGTTTTTTTGATTTGATCGACCATGTTTTTAAGATGTTGAGTTTTCTCTGAGGTATTCTTGAATCCATCAATATTGGGTTTAACGGCTTCGGCTCTTTTGAAAAATTCATCCGTTTTTGTATCGGACTGAATTTTCTTTACTTCCACCTCCTCTTCTTTATCATCAGAAATTTTAACCTTAATTATGCTGGTTTCTTCTGGCTTATCATTTAATTTATCAATAATATTTTTTGGCAAAAAACTTACCAAATTAGGAGAGTCTGTTCTTATATAAGAATGATTTAACAACATCCAATCATTTAATTGATTTGGATATTTATTTAATTGATCAATAGTAGAACTTAATGTTAAAAATAAATTCTTTAGCTCTTCATCCATAATTTCTGCTCCACAAAATGGACACTTATTAGTGTCTATTGCGTGCTTCCATTTAGGATTAATTTCAGTTTCACAAGATTTACATTTCATCTTTTTTTACCTTAGGATAAACATGTGGAATTTTTCTAGTAATTTTAGAAAAAGAAAAACTTCTTGCATGTAAGTTATTAAAGATAATCTTTTTCTTTTCATCCATACTCTTAATATAGTTAGACTCAACTTTTCCACACATTAAAGCATCATTTAATTTTTGTTGCTTGTCTTTATGAACAATGTTATTTATTTTAATTAAATGGTGTAACATGGAATTAACTGTTCGTATAACTATACCACTATAAATTTGTTTAAAAGAACTAAATTTAATCATTATTTTTCTTTCTTGGTCTTCCTCTTTTGGGCTTTTCAATTAGCCCGGGACCTGGTTTATGCAATGCATTATATAAATTCATAAACACAGAATTTTCTTCTAAGGAAGATCCTAACAAACGATTAGTAGCATTAGTAGAATAAGTATAATTTTGTGTATTTATATCAGGATATGTTAAACTAACCCCAATACCAGATAAAAATGCATCTGAATTAGGATTAGATATTGAAGATCCAAAGGTTCCACTTGACCCAAAACTAACATTACCAGATACTTGATTTTGTAAGTCTTTCACTTCATTTACAGATATAGTTAAATTATCTGTTATAGAAATCGGGGCGTTTACTAATTCATGAGCAACTTTCTCTGCATTAGCAACTGTAGTTTCTTCATTAATACCTATAGAATTGTCGGAAATATTTTCCCACACTTCAGGTTCAGGAATAAAAACAAATGGCTCCGGTTTCTTAGTTGTGGGGATAAAGTTTTTAAAATGCTTTTGAACTTCTTCTGATTTTGGTTTATTTCTAGAATATTTTGGCTGCTCTTGACCTAATAATTTTAATTGAAAATTAGAAATAACAAAAGCAGCAAAATCTTCAACACTTGAATTATTAGAAGTATATTCTATAGTTTTTTTCAAAAACAAAGATAATGCTTTATTTGTATCTGAATCTTCTATTTTACTATCAACTATTGGTTGATCATCATCCTCAACTAAGATAGTACCAGAATCAGTTTGATAAGCTCTTACTGGCATTTTGTCTGTTTTGAACCAACGCCAAGCCGTCAAATATTTTACACCTGTTTTTTCACACCAATCTGCTAATTTTATTGTCTTCATAACTTCCTTTGATATCTTTTATATCACCTAATTGATAGATTAGAAAACAAAATGAGATATTTGCATATTTATGATAATTAAATAAAATTAATCATTTGTCTCTTCATCTAAATCTATTAAACCTTCATCATACAAGGCATCTTCAATTTTCTCTAATAAATTAGAGAGATCCGTGGGATTCTCAATAATATTTTCCTCAGTAGATATCCCATTTTTAGCTTTAGCAAGTTTTAAGTTTATTTTTTTAGGTTTTAAATCAGAAGGAACAGAAGGGGGAGTTGCTACATTAAATAGTCCATTTAAAATAACACCAATATCATCTTCATAAATATTTGTAGTCCCAGTAAAACTTAATGCAATACCCGCATCAAATACCGCTTTACTATTTACTTCCTTAATGCGTCTTTGTACATCAGCCCATCTATCTGGAAAAATAGTACAAGAACATTGTTCTCCATTTTTATCTTCAATAATAGCTTTAATCATAGATTGACCATAATATTTAGAAGTTTCTTTTTTAACTTTAAACTCAAAAAAGCTCCTAACAATACAATTAATAGGATCTAGTTGTGTTTTATTTCCAGCTTTTTTAATATCTCTTATTGTTTTATGATCTGTATTAAAGAAATTTTTATAAGCTTCATGCGGCTTACACACGAATGATTCATTTAAATAATATGTTTCTAATGCATATTTTTCTGGTATAGTCCAATCTTCTTCAGAAGTCCATGGATAAATAAATTCTTCTTTAGTAGGATCATGTTTTTTCATCCAAACCTGAAGTTTTTTACGATAATCTGAACAATATAAAAACATATGTTTTCTAGAAATTTTAAAAGCATCCAAGCACCCTGATGCGGCTAAAGCTTGAATAGTATTGGCTCTAACCTTTTTAGAATCAACTCTAGACATAAAATCTAGAAAAGAATGAAAGGGTCTTTTTAAAATAATATCATTAATGGCATCTTCGCCTACATATTTAAGAGCATCTAATCCAGTAATTAATTTATCTTCACCTTCCATAGTATAAGATAACAAGGACTTATTAATATCAGGTGCAATAATTTTTACTTTATGTTGTCTAATTTCTTTTTTAATTTTTTCAATATTAGCTTTAGCATCAGGGGCATTAGATTTAACTTCAGCCATTAAATTAGCTAGCAAAAATTCAATTGGATAATGTGCCTTCAGATAAGCAGTCTTATAACTAGTCATAGAATATAAAACGGAATGCGATTGATTAAAACCATAACCCTGAAATTTCTCTACTACTTCATCCCAAATACGTTTTGCTATTTCTTCATTTACACCATTCTTAACTGAATCAGTAATAAACTCTAGTCTCCATTGTTGAGCCCTTTTGGGATTCTTTCCTTTTTCTTTAGTAAGTTTTCTTAAACGATCGGCAGAGTGCAAAGTCCACCCAGCTATATCTTGGGCAAGATACATTAAACTCTCTTCATACAAACCAAAACCAAAAGTATTATTAAATGCTCTAGCTAAGTTTGGATGCAATAAACTAAATGGCTTTTTTCCATCTTTGGTAGAAATAAAATCCTCACGCATATCCCTAGCAGAAGGACGAGCTAATGAATTAATATAGCTAATATCATTAATGGATTTCGGTTTTATTTTTCTACATAAATCAATAGTTCCGCCAGAAGTTCCCAATTGAAAAACACAAAACGTATCGCCTTTGGAAACTAAATCATAAGATTTTTCATCATAACTATCATAACTCAAAGCCTCCAATGGAGTAATATCTTTTCCTGTTGCTTTAATAAGTTTAATTGTTTGACCAATAATATCAAGAGTAGATAATCCTAATGTATCCATCTTGACCAAACCATTCTCTTCTGCTTTTTCTTTATCATATTCTAAGGCTAAAGAGCCATCTTTATCTCGACGTAATGGTACAAGTCCAGTTAATGGTCTAGCAGATATAATAATACCACCCGCATGTGTAGACCAAGCTCTAAACTTACCACAAATACTTTTGTATTTTTCAAATTGTGGATATTTTTTTACATATTCTGTAAATAATGGAACCTTAATTAAGGCTTCTTCAATAGATTTGATATCTCCCGGCAAACAATCAGCAACATCATTGCCAATCTTTATTGCATCTTCTCTAGAGCCACCGAGTTCACAAGATCTTGAAATGTCCCGGGCATATACTTTGGGCGTGATAGTATTAACGTTAGAAACATGAGCTACATGATCTTCGCCATATTTTTTACGCAAATATTCTTGTACTAATGCCCGACCAGAAGGGGCGAAATCTGTATCAATGTCTGGAAAGCTAGATTTTTCTTTATTATGAAATCTAGCAAAAATTAAATTATATTTAATAGGATCTGCTTGATGAATTCCTAATAAGTAAGCAATTAAAGATCCACCGACTGATCCTCTCCCCTCACCCACTGCAATATCATTTTTTCGTGCCCAATTAATATAATCTGCTACAATTAACATGTAACTAGAAAATCCATGAAATTCTAGTACATCAATTTCTTCAGCAATACGATCATCATATATTTTTTTATCTTCTGGACTTAGATTTAATATTTTAACTGCATATGCCTGTGCACACCTAAATCTTAAATATAAGTTATCATCTTGTAAGATTTTAATTTCATCGGTTTGATTATTTTTCCATATAAGAAAATCAGAATAATCTTCTTCCTCCGTAATTGGAAAAACTGGTAACTCTTTACCAGAAGGATTAGAATATTTTGGATCAATCCAATCTGGCATTTCACACATATTTGCAAAATAAATAGTATTGTCACATAAACTTTTTGCAAAACCAGTTCCATACATAGCATCATAATTTCTGGCAAAAAATGATTCTACTTCCTCGCCCGATTTTAAATAAAAATCTGATACAGGATATTTTAATCTAAAGTTAGAAAAAACAGGCTGATGAGATCCAATAGCTAACAATACATCATGAACCTCATGATCTTGCTTTGTTAAATAATGAGAATTACAAGCCGGAACAATTTTAATATTATGTTTTTTTCCCAAGAGTATTAATTGTCTATTAAGAAAAAACTGATCAATCTCATCATTGTAAATATTACCACCACGCTTCATATTATTTGGTTGAATTTCAATTCCCAAATTATCTCCAAATAAATCTTTTAATTTTAATAGTGTTTTTTCTGCCTCATCCATTTTACCAGTATTCAAAAGTTGCGACACAATTCCATTACCGCATGCAGTTAGACAAATTAATCCATCTTTGTATTGTTCTAACAAATTCCAATCGACTAATGGATACACTCTTTTACCAATAAAAGAACCTTGATCAAAACCTTTTTTATTAATAGTTAATAAGTTTCTATAACCTATCGCATTTTTAGCTAATAGAATTATATGTCTAAACTTACCTTCCAAATTTTTTGCATCATTAACAAAATAACATTCACACCCCATAATAAGCTTAACACCAGTTTCTCTGGAAGCCTTTAGAGCATCCCAAGCTGCTGCCAAAGTTCCATGATCAGTAATGGCTATCGCTTGTTGTCCAAGCTCTTTAGCTCGTTTAAAAAGATCTTTAGTGGCAATAGTAGAATCTAATATAGAATAATCAGTTTGATTATGCAAAGATACAAAATCAGTCATAGTACTTTCCTTATTGTTGTGTATTTTAATACATCACATCAGGCTTATAAAAAGCACTAACATCTAAATATAGATGTTGTGTGATTATCAGGGAATACAATTTATAGTGACATTAATTTTCTTAATTCTTTATGTTCAAGAAGCCCTGCATTATCAGAAATATAATCAATTATTTTAAATTGCTCTTTCCAAAAATTTTTGTTAGAAGATTTCTTGCACAGTAAATTCTTTATATCATTGTAATAAATTCTCTTTTTATCAAAGAGAGCATGAGAAATAATTGTAATATCATCCCAATATTTTTTTAAAATTATTGCAGTTTCTTTTAACATCTTTTGTTTTAAAGCATATCTCTTTTTTCCAGCTGGAGCGAGATTATATCTTCTAAAAATAAATGAAGCCGAAGCTATATCATCTTCGGAACCATCTTTTAAAAATTTAGGTAATTTATCTGATCCTGAAATAATTTTAAAATAAATACGTTCGGCACATGTGCCAGCATAACATAAACCAATCTCAGATTTTATCCAATAATTTAATAAAATTGGATCTTCAATAGAATCATCAAAAGGCGCTTCATAATTAGTAGTACCTTCACCTCTAGAACTCTTAGAATTATTAAAGACAGATACAGATCCAATCTTCATAAAATTTAATAGTCCAAAAATAGTATGACCAGCCTCATGATAGGAAACTGCAATAAGTTCGTGAGTTTTAGTTACTTTCTTACGAAGATTATTGATGGAACCTACCTTATTTGGCATGTTTTATCCTATTTTTTCTAGTTGCGCCTCCAAATCTGGTATTTTTTCTTCACATCCCGATTTTTTACATTTAATTTGTAGGCGATCAGATCCTAAAGGTCCTGACAATATAAAGTCCGAATTATCGGCATATAATATACCAGCTTGTGTAAAATGTTTGGATTCATTAAATCCTAATTCCACTAATTTCCTTAAATGTTCAATAGTTAGCGGAGTATCAGTTTTTAAAATAACTGATGTTTTACCGCAACAGGCTTGAACTGTATATCTTTCAGTTTTCATTTAAATCAATCTTCCTTATGATCTAGGTCTTCCCCCTTACCCTCAAGCAAAAACAAAGCATATTTAATTTTAGTGGTCTGTACTTTAATAGCGTCTCGATACGGAGCAGAGTATTCTTTTACTAACTCTTTAGCCCCATTAAGCTTAGTATCATCTTCTTTTGCTTTTTCGGTGGTATAAATGTTACCTTCACAAGTAACAATAATTTTCTTTAATTCTTCAGCAGAAGCCGCATCTGCTGTGTCTTTAAATTCTGGAAGTTCTTTTAATACTTTTGCATATTTTTCTGGAAATATTACTTCATTACTCATTATTCATTTTCCTTTATTCTATAATATTTATTGATTTAACAATAAAATCTAATGTATGTTCATCTTTAATTCTTGAAAACAGAATTTGTAAATATCCTGTTTTTGAATGTTCTTTAATTATTTCATCTGGAGATTTATCTGATTTTGATTTAGCAATATTTTGTTTAATCATATCAAAAACTTCTTGATCACTTATTTGGGCTTCCGGCTCTTCTTCTCTAATCTTATCAAGAATTAGAGCAAGTTTGCAATTTTTTTCCGCAAGAGCTAAAAATCTTTCTTTATCTTCATCAATACTTGTATCCCAATTAACATTAGATTTATGTGCCAAATATTGCGCTTCAGATAAAGAAGCCCAATGTGGAACTTCAAACTTATTATCATCTACAATACGATTAACAATAGACTCTAATAAGGCAGTTCTTCTATCATCTTCTGCTTTACTAATAGCTAATCCATTAACGTACTCTTTTAATTCAGAAAAAGAATTTTTTCCAAATTTAATTGCTAATTGATCGTCTAATGGACATAGTAAATTCTTAGACCCCATAGTTAAAGTAACTGTAAAATTAATAGTTTTACCCTTTAAAGAAGGTAATCCATGTTCAGGAACTACTATATTAAATTTACGAGTATCGCCAATGCTCATCCCTAACAAATTATCATCAAACTCTTTTAATTTACTAAGACCAACTGTTAACATTTCACCTTCAGCCGAAAGAGAATCTTGTTTTTCACCATCTATCATTCCAGTATAATCTAAAATAATATTATCACCTTCCTGAACAAAATCATTTTCAGTATATGGTACAATTTCTCCACCACGAACACGCAAGTCTTGTAAAATACTTTCTGTGATTTCTACGGGGTTTTGCACATTGGCGGGGCGAGGAATATTTATTCCTTTAAATGGAGCTAAATCAAAAATAGGTTTAGTTAACACTTCAAATTCACAAGTAAATTTACCATCACTCAACATTGCTGTGGTAAATTTAGGAGCACCATGTGGTTTAATCTTTTTTTCAAATAAAGTATTATGATACGCATCTTCTGCTAAAGCCCTTTTTAAAGAAGATTCAATTTGATCTCGATAATGTTTTTTAATTGCCTCCACACTAGCTTTACCAGGACGAAAACCTGGTACTGGAGCTTTTTTAAAAACATTAATAACTTCTCCGCGTTTATTTAGTATTTGATCGGCATCTGCCTCATAACTAACTAATAATTTACATGGTTCCAATTCTTTTATTTCAATTTGCATTTTTTCCTCATTACCAAGTTACTTCACCATTAAATATATTTGCTTTTTTCTGTCCAGGCTCACATAAATTTAAATATGGACAATAAGCACAAAGTGCTGAAACAGTAGGATTATACTCTGTTTCACTTAAAATTCTTTGACTATAATCTACATATAAATCTCTTGCTTTCATAGCTTCTTCTTTAGTAAATTCATACGTAACATATTCAAAATCATGTCTTAATAAGATATAAGAGCACCTGACTTTATCAGCATCAGGATATTCTTGTGAAAAAAGATAATACGCATATGTCAGCAATTGTAGATCGTTATTTTTTAAATATTTTTTATTTTTAATTGTTTTATAGTCGCCCACGTGAATAATACCATCATCATCTAATTGAATTCTGTCAATCATACCATTTAAAATAAGATTGGGAGCGCATTCAAATTCAAATCTTTTTTCACAAGATAAAACATTTGCAGAAACATTATTTTTCTTATCATATGTTACAATTTTTAAATATTGATTTATAATGTCCCAACATTCCTTTTTCATTTCTGGTGTCATTTTATCTTTATATTCAGTTAAAGCATCTTTAAATGCTTTAGACATAGTTACATTGTATTTTTCTTGTGAACCATTAATATAAGTTAAATGAAAATCTTCTAAAACCTTATGGCAAAATTTGCCAAAAATTGTATAAGTATTATCTTTTTGAGGCAACTTTAAAACATATGAGAATTTATATCTAGCTTGACAATCTAAATATGTTTTAGTTTTAGAAACCGACAACCGTAAATCTTTTATTTTATCTGACATTATAATTCATTTTGTTTTATGTGATACGGATTTATATAACATCTTACAAATGATTACAAATATTTACAATTTTTAAAATAAAACTCTTCTTTGAAACGGCACCCATTCATAGACATAATGAGAACCATTTGATTTACCGCCACTTACTACGCCTGCCAAATTACCATCCCATGTGCCTGTTGGTTTATAAGGGGTTTTTGAAATGATCCATCTGTTAGTAGATGTATCTAAATAATAATAAGTTATAGTACCATCTCTTGGATTATAATGAGACCTTAAAAAGGAGCCTGTTGCGGCGGGGGCATCCATTGCTGTAGTATAAAAAGCATTACCATCACGTGAACGTTCTGGATTATCTAAAGTAAAAAATTGTCTATTAATAATAGGTGGGTCTTCAGGATTTTCTTTAGAAAAATCCTGAAAAATAACTAAAGCTCTAGGATCAAACATATTGCTAAACTGATCAGATTCTTGTGGTGGAGAAGCTGGAACATCTATAGTTACATTTCCTGGCAATGTACCAATACCTGGTCCTTGTTGTCCTTGAGCATTTTTAGTACTGTAAATAATACTGTAATTTTCAATAGTATATGGCTCATTTGTAAATGCTGCTGGATAACCGTCAGCGTTAAAAGCATTAGAATAAGTTGGTAATATAGAATTGTCTACTGTAATACCAGCTGTATTTACAAACATTCCAACGGGCTGAGACTCATCGGTTCCAAATGGATATAAAGGATCTGCTTGAGATCCAGTTGGTTGATCTGTAGTAGAATGTGCTAATCTAGCATTATCTAAAATATTTGTTTGATAAATTTCAGTAATGATTGGAGAATAATCTGTACCATTAGTGGCTAAAACTTTAAGTGTAATAGATAATGTAGAATTTGGTATTAAAATAGGTGTAATATAAATATCAGATAAAATTGTAGGATCTTCTCCATTTAAAGTATAAAATATAGTAGATGTAATATTGGAAGATAAAGCAATATTTCTAGGTATACCTGATACTACTTGTTCTTCTGATGCTGTGATAGTGATGCTTATAACTGCCATTTAAACCAATGTTAAAAATTTTGTGCTAGGAGGAGTCATTTTTTTCTTCAACATAACTCTATATATTTTATGAGCGATTTTTCTGAATAGCTTAGCTAATTCTAAGTAAACATCTTCGCCTTCTCTCCTATACAAAATTATGAACTTATCATGGTATTCTATAAATTCTAAATTAGGTAAAATACCTTTATAATCATCTTTTTCTATCAAAATAAGTTTATTTAAAGCATAAACCATCAGGAACCTATAGAATTTATAGGGACCCATTTCATGGTATTTAACAACAAACTGTGACTTTAAAATATCTACATCTGACATTTATTGATATGCCAAATTATACTTATTATTTATTTAATTTATTTACTACATTAAAAGCTTCATTTTTTAAATCATTTAATGATCCATTATTAGATATTACATAATCAAAATTTGAATCTGTTATTTGGTCTTGTAATGATTCACTAACATGATCAATCAATTGCGATTCTTTTCTGTTAATTCTAACAAAAAAGAATTTTAGCTCTTTTAAAAAATCAAATTCATTTTTAAATCTTAAATCAGGAACTATAAATATTGAACCTTCAATTTCATAATTTGAATCAAATAAAAGTGTTTCTTTTAAATGATCAATCCAAATATTATCATTATATTCTCTAGCAGAAGTTCCAATATCAATAAGGGCTTGTCTTATTGTTAAAGGTATTCCATTTTTATAAGCATTAGGTATTATTTCATTTCTAAACTTTGAAGAACCAAACAAATGTTTTTTCTTCACATTTGGAAACATTGTTTTAACAATTTTTTTTATAGGATCAGCAAAAGCTATTTGCTGCACGTAATAATCAAAATTAGGATCTCTTCTTTGAATTTCTTTTATTAACAATTTAGATAAAGTATTTTTTCCTGAATTCGCCTTACCAGAAATAGCTATTTTAATCATAAAATATTCCTTACCAAGATGAAACCACCGACGCGCTTGATACCATATTTATATCTTGTTCAACGAGAATGGCATGCAAAAATTTATCTTTTAATCTATCATTATGAGTAATAACTAATATTGTAAAATCTTTTTGAAAAAACTTTACAATATCTGCGAAAGCATCAACGCTTGCTTTATCTAAAGATTGATCTATTTCATCTAACATTAAAAATTTAATATCTGTACCAATTATTTTTTGTAACAAAAATGAAAGACCCAATTTTAAGCTAAAAGTAATAGCTATTTTTTGGGCTCCAGAAAGTTGCTCATAATATCGCTCTTTACCATTAATATGATAATTAATTTCTAAAGTATCTGTTACATCTTTGGTTTTCTCTACTGTTTTTTCAACAAAGAAAGATAATTGAAGTCCTGGCTTTAATTGAGCTAATAAATTATTAGCTTCTATTTGTAAATCATCTAAAACATTTTGAATTATAAGATTAGGTATTCCAGTAGTAGAAAATGCTTGTATTACTTCAGGATACATTTCTGATTCTTGTTGAAGTTTATAAAGTTCAGATTGAATTTCTTTAATCTTTAAAGAATCTTTGTTTTTTTGTTCTACATTATGTAGAATAATAGCCTTACTGCTAGTGGCTTGAGTTATCTCTTTAGATAGAGAATTAATGTTACTATTAGTCTCAGTAAGTTTTACTTTTAGATTTGATATTATATTTTTTACTATAGCAGCTTCGTTCATAGAAGATTTTTTTAACTCTTCTTCAGATTTTATTATTTCTTCATTTTTTTCTGCTAATTCAGAAATAAATTTATTAAGCAACTCTAAGTATTCATTATAAAGTACTTTTTTATCTTGTATTTCTTTATTTTTAGAAGAAATATTAGTATTGATATTTTCTAATTGCTTTTTAGATAAATTTAATGAATTAATAGTTTGTTGATCTTTTTGAACATCTATATTAATTTGTTGTATTTCTTTTTGAGAGTTTTTTATTAAAATATTTGTTAAATCTAATTCATTATTTATTTGCTTTTGACACTCTATTTTGTGTTTTTCGGTTAATATTTGACGACAATGTTTACAAATACTATCATTTGGTAATGGAACTTTCAACTCTTCACATTTGGCTAATGATTGTTGAATAATTAAATTCAATTCTGTTATTTTATGTTTTTTATTTGTTAATAAATCTGTTAAAATATCAATCTGTGAAAAATCTATTTCAATTAATTTAGATTGTTGTTCCTTAAGAATGTTAATCTCTTTAATAAGATCATTTGCCGCATTTATTGCATTATTTTTTTTAGAAGTATATTCTTTTACAGAAATTTCTAATTTTGATTTTTCAGATTCTAAAGTCTTTCTTTTTAAAAGAAGATTTGAAAATTTAGATTCTAAATTAGAAAGAACATTTGTTTGATTATTTATTTGTTTATTTAAATTATCTATTTCAAATTGTACTTCATTCAATGATTCGGTTTTTTGCGCAATCAAATCATCCAAACTTATAATTTGATTTTCAAGCAATTTTATATCTTTAAGAGGCGTGCCTAACGTATCTATAATTATTTTAGATTTATCAATTTCTTTTGATAAAATAGAATATTCTTCTTTTGCTAATTTTTCTAACTTAGAATAAACTATAATATTTAAAGCATCTTTTAAAATACCTTTTCTTTTTTCAGGTGTTGCTGTAGCTAATCCACCAAAATCATTTTGTATAAAATGAATAGTGCTTCTAAAAGATTTATAATTAACTTTAATTAATTTATCAACATCTTTTTCTGTATCAGATGCCCTGCTTCCAGATTTATCTTTCCAAAATTTATTATCTTTATCAATAGATAAAGGCTTATAAATTACATTAGAGTTATCAATTAGTTGATGATATACATCAGTTTCTACGCCAATTTCGGGCGTTCTTTCATATAGAGAAAAGTCTGTACTTTTTCTTGTGCGTCTTCTAGATATTCTATACTCTACATTATTTACCATAAAATCTAATGTAACACAACAACTATCACAACCATCTCTAATTATTTTTTCTAAATTAACATCGGCTTGGTTAAATAACACATATTCTATGGCTTTAAAAATAGTTGTTTTCCCAACACCATTTGAATATAATTCATTATTATCTACTTTACCTACAATAAGAGCAGAATTAAATTCTCTAAAATCTATAAAACTAGAGCCATGGCACATAAAGTTTTCTATATATAATCTAAGCGGTTTCACTTTTCTGAATCCTTATATTTTTTTACAAGACGCATAGATAAATCTATAAAAGCACTTTTTTTATCTGAACTAATATATTTTTCAGCATAAGCTTTAATGGCTGTATTAACATCCATTTTAGTATCAATATTGTTTGATATATCTCTTTTTATTACAGATACTTTTTTTGATTGAGAAATAGATGAAATATTAAATACGCCAAGATCTAAAAGAGATTTTTCAATCTTAGATTTATTAATTGATTCTAAATCAGAATCAGCTAATGACACCTCTACTTTTACTATTGATTTATCAAAATCATCTCCACTATTTTTAATTTCATCTAAAACATATTGTGTTGGATCTAAAGTATCTTTAGGTACTGTAACTGTGATTTTTTTTAGTGGTCTAGTTGGTATTTCAATATTATTAAAATTACTATCTTGTGATACACAATCAAAGATTATAATATTCTTACTATGATCTGTTTCTCCAAAATTAGAAATATCCATACTGCCAATATGTGCAATATAAGGAGATTTCTTTTGCATTACTTGTGGTTTATGAACATGCCCCATCCAAACAAAATCATAACCTTCAAACATATTTAAAGGACAAAAAAGTTCATTAGATACATCATCAATTTCATCACCAACAGGAATAGAACCTTCAATTGCTAAGTGTCCAATTATTACTTTTTTATAAGTAGTAGGTATTCCTGCCAACTCATAAACCAATGAGTCCTTCAGAAGACTCATAGCTTCAGCATTAGAATTAGTGCTAAAAGATTTTCTATCTCTAAATGGCATTAAAGTAAATGCCGTTGTTCCTATAAATATAGTATTTATATTTTTATAAACAGTTACGTTTGAAAGATCTGCTTCACTAACAACATCCAAACAAGACGTAAACATTGAACCACTTCGCAACATATCATGATTACCTAAAATAATATGTACGAAAACATTGTTAATTTCACATTTTTTAAGCCAAGAAAAAAATATAGCAATAAGTGTTGGGTGTGGCTTTGGATCTTCAAATACATCTCCAGTAATAATAATATCATCAACATTATTAGTAATAGCCTGCTCTAATGTCCAATCTAATAAATTAGACTGATCAGTTACTCTACTATTAACAATAGATCCTAAAGATGTTTTGCCATATGACAATCCCTTACCGAGATGAATATCGCCTAAAATTATAGTTTGTAGCATGGTGTATATGAGTTAATTATATAAATAAATTTATCTATAGCTGATTCTAAACTTTCATTATCATTATATAATTTGTGTTTATTATATACCTGATCATATACCTCACAAATTTTTTCAATAAATACTTCTGAATTTTTATCAAAATGAGTATGTCGAAATTTTCTAACAGATTCAGAAAATTTTATTACCAAATCCAATCTAACATCTAAATCTTGGTTGTTTAAAACTGAAGACTCGTCATAATTTATTTGAAATAAAGATAATATTTTTTGGGCGGCATTAATTTTAGATATACCATCCATTTTAGATACAAAATCTACGCTATTCCCATGTGAGGCACAACCATAACAATAAAAAGTATTAGTATGTAAAAATATTTGAAAAGAAGGTGTGCGCTCTTTTCCCCCTTTATGGTTTTTAAGAGGGCAAGTAATTTTATTACTACCAGTAATAATTTTTATATTGTATAATTTAAGAACTTGAGAAAGTGCAACGTGACTGGCTTGATTGATTAGGTTTTGATAAAACTCTTTTCCTGTAAAAGTTTCAATAAAACCTCCATCCTCCCAAGATGTCTGGCATTCACTATCGGATCTTCCACTGTTTGATAATTCGCGCATGATTGAGAATATTTACTATAATTTTCTTTTTCTTCAGCTATAAGGGATAATAACATCTGCTTAGATATCATAATAATTTATCCATTATGCTTAACATTGTCAAATGACTCTAATTTAGAAACTTTATATTCTAATTCATTTATTTTCATATTTTGAGATAAACAAACTTTTAATAATAATGTAATCCAACTTAATGATCCCATACCTTCTTGCTCATCAGGATCATTATTAATAGTCACTGCTAGTTGAATCATAGCAGCAATTAACTCTTGCTCCATTTGACGAGTAAATAAACTTTTATTTTGTTTTAAAGTTTTATCTTGTAAAAGTCCAATATATTTTTTAGATAATTCAGCCGCTTCAGCCTTATATCCTGATAATTTTTCTTGACTATTTTTTACTTGTTTTTCAAAGTCTTTCTGATTAGGCTTTTTAGCCATTCCTTCAAAAATAGATTTTTGAGAGCTAATTTTTTTTAATCCAGATTTTTTGGGAGTTATAACTTCCTCATCCTCTTCATCAAATGGCATAATAATCCTTTATATTGAATTGGCATAAGAAACGGTTAAAAATCTACCAGCCATTTCAACCTTATACTTATCACCTAAAGAAGCCTCTAAGGCTGGTAAAAGTGCAGTAACTGTATATGTTAAATAACATTTACTAGGCTCTATAGCAGTAGGAGTACAATAATTACTTATTGTTTGATTGGGTAAAGCAAACATATTTATTTGTTTATCTTTAATTTCTTCCCAAATTTTGGCTGCAACAGTTTTGTTTTTTTCAGATTTTGATTCCTTAACTTCCATAAAATCTCCTAGTACAATGGTATTAATTTTTACATATATCAGCAAAAGCGCTCTTGAAAGCTGAAGTTAAAACTAATCCATTTATTCTTTTTATTTCTTTTCCATTATTTAATATCAAAACAGTTGGGATTGACTCTACTGAGAATCTTTTAATAAAGGATTTAAAATAATCCACATCTATAGCAAAAAAATCTATATCTGGATATTTTTTTGCTACCTTAAAAATCATAGTTTGCATTTTTTTATGATAAGGCATCCATGATGCATAAAAATACAATACTTGTAATTTTTCTTGTAAAATTAATTCATCTTCTGATGTTAAAAACAACATTAATTATCTGTAGATTTTTTATTATTTATATTTTCTAAGTCCTCAATTAAACGATCTAGATTATCAGTTACATTTGCTTTTTCTAAAACTGATTTAAGAATGGTGCGAGACACTAATTTTATTTCTTCTTGAAACTCATCATTCGAAATAAGACCCTTTTTAATAAGAAGATTTTGTAATGCTTGTACTCTTAATAAAGCATCAGCGATTAAAACATCGCTAGTAATATCTGATTTATTCATTTAATCCTCGACAACATTTCTTATACTTTTTACCTGACCCACAAATACATTGATCATTTGGTCCTACCTTATTTTTTTTATTCTGTGGTAAAATATGATCCATAAACAATGATTCATTTAAATGATCAATTTCATGTTGACAAACTACAGATAATAATCCTGTTATAATTAAATTTTGAGGATAAATATAATTATTAGTCATATGAATTTCATTAAATCTAGTAGTGTCTTCTACCCTACCCGGAAAAGATAAACATCCCTCTTGTCTAAAAATTCTAGAATCATAAGCATTATTAATGATTGGATTAACTAAATTAATATTTAAATCTTTATTACCTAATCTAATTATAGCAATTTTTTTAGCTATACCTATTTGTGGTGCAGCTAAACCAATACCACTTTTACCTAAACGATTAGCATTAGTTAATTCTCTTTCTAAAAGATCAATTAATTCTCCCGCTTCCTCAGGTAAAACATCTTTACATTTTACACGTAGGGCGGCTTCATTATTCGTAATAATCATACAATATTTATATATCACACCTTATTTTTATCGTTTACAAGCATTGCAACCAGCAAAATAATGTTTTATCGAGGCTGAATTTTGAATTTTTTTTAAACAAGCAGCACACTGTTTAGAAGTTAACGAACAATTTTCACAAATTGTGTAAATGGAATTATTTACAGATCCATGACAACGTAAACAATTTTTATTTGTATATTGAAAAACTAATTTTCTACAACCAATACATAGCATAACTTATTAATATTAGAATATTAATAATATGCTTCCAATCTATCCATTCATTTACGAAAAAATAAAGATGAAGAATTTAAACAAATTCCATTATATATAGAAGATATTTATTATCCTATAAAACATGAAGAAGAATTAGATGAAGAAGAGTATGTTATTATAATAGATTTATTATAATTATTTTTTCAAAGTATCAAGAATTAATTGAGCCTCTTTAAATAGCTTTTTTGGATCAGAAAAATAAGCTTCTACAATTTCACGTGCTTGACGATAATCATCAGTAGGATCAGATTTATTAAGGCAAGATTGACAAATCTTAAAATAACTAGACGCAGCAATGCTCTCTAGTTCATCTACATTAAATTCATTAGCACATACTATACAGTTACAGCTTTCTTGGCTCATGATCAGTCCTATATATCAAAGAGACTAATTAGTATTCGTAAATATTGAATGATATTAAGACATTAATTCATTAAATTAAACTGTATTCATTAAAATATTATAAATATTCGTTTATTATTAATAAGTTACATTAAGTTCTTCCTAAAAAATCATCCCAATCCTGATGCCAATAATCTTGTGGATCTGCCACATAATACGCTGAAGAAAATGAAGGATGTGTTGGTTTTTTTAACAAAGTCATGTTTGCTTGATCTGGAGTATTATCTGCCTTTTTATTATTACATATTTGACAACAAACTACACAATTAGTGAAAGAAGTAATGCCTCCCTGGGCTCTTGGTACAACGTGATCAATAGTTACTTGAGATGCAGTAAGCTTTCTGCCACAATATTGGCACGTAGATCTATCTCTTTTAACTAAAGCTTTACGACTAAAATTAGAATTATAATAATGTCTTTTAACAGGATTCTTTAATCTTATTATTGAAGGGTGTTTAATTTTATCTGGTCCCCAACTAATATTAATATCCCATGCAGATACAACTTCTACTTTATCCTTAAAAAGAAGCTTAAACATTTTTCTCTCTGGAATAAAAGATATTACTTCATATCCAGCACTTAATAATAAAGTTTTTCTCGACATAATATATGGTTAAATCCTTAAAATTTAAAAGTCAAGTGTCTATAATTTATAATAATTTTGAGAGAGATATAAAAATATCCTCTCCATTGCAAACTTCATTTCCAATACAAGTCCAACCATCTTTTTTTCTTCTAGCAAAAAGCTCTAATTTATTGGTATCAGGAAACATAATTTCCAATGAATTTTGGAGATGATCTGGTTTTTTAGAATGCTTCATGTTTACATCTAAAGATACTGATCGTTGAGATTTATTTTTTAATAATTTATAAATATTTTTGTTATTAATTCCCACTAAAGCAATTTCATGAGTTTGTCTAAATAGACGACCCATACCAAAAGCTAAAGTATCATTTAAATTAAATGATTTAGAAATATCTAATATTGTTTTTTTAAAACCGTTATTATTAACTTGAATAACAAATTTTTTCAATAAAGATAATAATGGCTCTTTTTTATGCTTTACCCAAATATAAGTTTGTTTATGAATAAATCCCCAACTTTTCATAACATCTAATCCTTCTTGCAGTAAAGAAGAAGGAACCCATAAAACTAGGAGGGCTCCATTAGGATCCGAAACCTGTTTAACAGGCAGCTCTTTAATCCTAGAAATTGTCATGGTATTGTAATTGGCTTGCGCCCCTCGAGCGACATCTGACATTTTAAGAGAATCTAAAAACGACCAAGCCGGATCAGCCACAATAGTCTGGAATTTTTCTTTGCTCATGATATTTCCTAACTTTTATATATCAGAGCATTTAATATAGAATATTTATTTAATTATAGCCATTGGAAGCTCCAATGGATTAGAACTCCCATTAACTTCTAAATTTTGACCTATTTCTACTATTTGCTTTGTAATATGATCTCTTTTTTTAATAAGAACACTATATTGTCCTATCGGAAGAGAACACATCCACTTACCAGTAGCATTTGTCTTTAATTTTTGAATAACCTGCAAATCATCTTTATTAATTATTTCTACATCAGCTAAAAATAATGATTTTCCATTTTTATCAACTACCCTTTGAACAACAGAAACTACGTTACTAGTATTTAGTTTTGTCGCAGGTGTTGATGTTACAACCTTTGTTTGTTGAACTTCATTTGTTTGTGTTGGAACAATTACCTCTACATAATCTCCTTTAGGAATTTGTATAGGCATTTTTGTAGACTTTTCTTTCTTGTCAATTTTTTTGAAATAAGAATTATCTCCCGCAAAAGTTTCTGATCTTGATGTTCTGCTAAATCCATTACTTGCTGGAGTATCATTAATATGTAATGCCTCTTCGGCAACAACAGGAACTGTTGAAGGTACAGATATATTAACTGCTTCAGCTGTAAATATTGGAGATGAATTTTTCTTCTCCGATAATGAACTTATCACAGTATTAAGTTTATTTGATAATATTTTATCGGATAAATTATTATTTTGTAATAATTCAATTAATTTTTCTAATTTTTGTTCTATCGATAATAATACATCAGTTGCTTTTCTAGAATCTGACACTCCAACACTCCTTATTGTAAAAATACTCCAACTTTAATCTGTATTTTTTTCAAAACAACTATATTTTCTTCTGAGATTGGTTCACCATTACATAATACGTGCTCACCAAAAATGAGCGCGCGGGCTTCAGTTTCAATCTCTTCTACTGGACCTGAACATATAGCCTCTCCATAAAGAAAAAGAAGATAATGATCATTTTTTAAATCATTAACAATTGAAATAAAACTCTGATCATTATCTTCTTTTGTTGGGTCAACTTCCTCAATATAAAAATTATTATCAATCATTTTATGTGATTGATCAAAAACATCATCAATAATTTCCCCATCAAGAGAACTCCAGGTTTGTTGTGGAACTTTATTGATATTAGGTAATACTACTTGAGATACATTATCTTCTCTTATAGAAAATTGTCTATTTCTATTTGCAACATCTTGAGATTTAATCATAGGAGTATTAGGTGGAACAATACCACTTTTATATTCCATAGGCTCTATATTTAGCTCTTGATATTGTGGAACAGGAGGTTGATAATTATCTTTTATATTTCTTAACTTGTTTTTATAAATCTTTATATTGTTCATTATTTTCCAGTTTTAATCTAAAAAGTCATTTTTGAAAAAATTCTTATTTTTAAATTCTAATTCTTTCATTTTTCTAATTGACTCATTCTTTTTTCTTCTACGCTTATCAGAAGGCTTTTCATAAGTCTGCTTATCTTTATAAGCAGATAGAACTCTTTCTTTTTGAACTAAAGCTCTAAATGCTTTTAATGCCCTATCAAAATTATTGTTATAAACTCTAACTTCTAATGGACGAGCTTGCAATGGTTTAATATGTGCAAACTTACTTGGATTAACAGACTCACCTCCCTTCAAATCTCTTTTAAAGGGTTTCTTACTTTTGTTATCTTTATTCATAAATATCAACTAACCTATTTTTAACTTTCTGCTCTAAATATTTTGAAGTATTAAACATTTTATTATTCAAAATATTTTTATCCTTAATTAAGCACAGTAGTGCTTTTTTTACATCTGCTTTAGTAGGGGCTTTTCTATTTCTAGAAAGAGCCTCATACATTGCAGATATATAAAGTTCTTTTAAATAAACATATGAAAAATTATATTTTTCTGAAATTAATGATAACTCTTTATAGTAAGAGTCGTCAAATAATTTTCCAAACCACTTTTTAAGATATATATGAGCCATTTTCTGATTTGGTAACGGTATCTCATATTTTCTGTCAAATCTTGAAGGTCGGTCTGTAATAGAGGCTTTTAATTTATGAACCTCATTAGCCGTAGCTATAACAAATAGTCCATTTTTGGCAGCAATACCATCCATCAAATTTAAAAATGAAGAAACGTCCACCTTATCAAATAATGAGTCTAAATCTTCAAAATATAATAAAGCTGGACTTTGTTCTTCAGCATAAGAAAAGGCTTCTCGTACCGTATCATCGTTTGCATTAGATGAAATAGTAACTGGCTTAAAATTATATTTTGATATAATTGTTCTAATTAAAGAAGTTTTACCATTACCTGGCTTACCATATAACAGCAAGCCACGTTTCCATGGAATTTTATTTTTTTCATAAAAATCTTTAGAATTTAAGAAATTCTCTACTATAGATTTAATTTCTGTTTTAATATTATCAGGTAAAAATAAATCTTCCCAACCATAATCTTTAGTATATGGAATATCTTCTCCATCTATTACTTTAATATTAAGGTTACCACGATCTCTTTCTTGAACCCATTCATCAAATTTATTTCTTAATTCTAGATAGCCATTAAAATTATTAGAGGAAGTTAAAATAAAGAAACTTACTTCATCTTCATTTTGATTTCCTTTATGAAACAAAGCTGCATGAATAAATTCACAATTATTATATTCAATTTTAAAAACGCCCTGTGCGAAAAATTTTTCGTGCCCACTATCAGTTTTCCAAGAAATAATTGAATCTTTATATAAACAAGTTATTTTTATTCCATATTGTTTGGCAAAAGCAATAAATTGTCCATCAATTATAATTCTATTATGAACAAACTTATTTAAGTTTTCAATGTCTTTTAAGTTATTCTTAAACTGAATTTCAACCCAATTCATTAGTTCTAAAAAGCTTTCCCTTGGTCGAACCAGATGAGCCCCACACTTATAGATCATTTCTTGATCTAAAGGTGATAGAATTTCTTCTAACATTTCCTTTGTTAGATTTTCTTGAGATTCTATAGTGCTCTTAGTTAAGAATTCCGTTATTTGATTTTTATTCATTATATAAACTTCTTTATTATTGTATATTTCTAGTATTATAACATTTAGGATAAGAAGAACATGCTAAAAATTTCCCACCTTTTGTATCTCTTGTTATCATGGGCGATCCACATTTTTCACATAAAAAACCACCTTGATTAAGATAAGCTTTATCTAATTGTTCTTTAAATTCTGGGTAAAATTTCTTTAACATCACAATATGATCTACTTTTCCATTTTCAATTTCATCTAACTGAAGCTCCATTTTTGCTGTATAATTATAATCCATAAATGAAAAATATTGAGTCAATACATCTGTGATCTTTTTACCTAGATCAGTAGCATGGAATACATTTCCCTTTTTTTCGACATAATTCCTAGAGCAAATTTTTGATAACAATTCTGCATAAGTAGCTGGTCTGCCAATATTTTTGTTAACTAATTCTTTAATTAGTTTATCTTCAGAAAATCTAGGCGGAGGCTGCGTTGCTTTTTTCTCCATCTTTAAATCTTTTTTCTCTTTAAGAAACACAACGGCACCTTCTTTAAGATTTGGTATCTCTATCTTAGAGATCTCTTTATCATCATCAGCAGAAACAAATAATTTTAAAAACCCTTCTGATTTCAATGATTTTCCAGTTGCCTTAACTTTTAAGTTAGAATTAGATTTGGGATGAGCAATAACAGTAAGTGTATCATATATGGCTGGCAACATTTGACTAGCTACAAAAGCGTTCCAGACAGCTTTATAAACTAACTTTTCATCAGTATCAATAATGGCATAATTATCTTCATTGGGCTGTAACGATAAGTCTGTTGGATGTATACATTCATGAGCATCCTGAACAGAATCTTTATTTTTAAAGACATTTGGTTTTTGTGGAACTCCCATTTTATTTTGAGTTAACCAATCTCGAACAGCGAAAATATCTTCATCAGAAACTCTAACAGAATCAGTTCTAATATAAGAAATATATCCATTCTCATATAATGACTGAGCTGCCTTCATAGTTCTTTCAGCGTTAAAACCTTCTGTTTTAGACATAAATCTTTGTAATGTTGACGTAACTAATGGTGCCTGTGGTGACTTTCTTTCTTCCTCTGCCAAAACATTTAATATAATGTATTCTTCTTCATCAAGAAGATTTTTAGTATTATTAGCGGTATTTAAATCTAAAATTTTATTAATATATTTTGTTGTAAACTTTTTACCATCATTATCTGTAAGATTAACTTGAATTGTCCAAAATTCTTCTGGAATAAAATTTTCAATCTCTCTCTCTCTATCAATTACCATTTTAGTAACAACAGATTGTACTCTACCAGCTGATAATTTGGCTCCAAAAAAGTTCATTAAAAATGGAGATGCCTTAAATCCTACTAGTCTATCTAGTATTCTTCTAGCCTCCTGAGAATGAAAAAGATTCATATCAATATCACGAGTTTCTGTAACAGCTTTTTGTAATAAATCTTTTTTTATCTTATTAAAAACCATTCTTTTAATAGGTTTTCCAGTATCTGCCAATCTAGTAGCCAAATGCCAAGCTATAGCTTCACCTTCTCTATCGGGATCACTAGCTACAAAAATACGATCTACTTTTTTAGAAGCAGCCAATAAAGCATCTAAAATATCTATTTTATCGTCAGATAAAACATAGTGAGGCTTAAAATCATTATTAATATCCACACCAAGCCCATGTTTTCCTCCTTTAGCCAAATCTGTTATATGACCTTTACTTGCCATTACTATATAATCTTTACCAAGATATTCTTGTATTTTTTGTCCTTTGGCAGGAGATTCTACAATTATAAGAGTTTTTGAATTTTTCATATTGCTAATTACCTATTTACTAAATATATTGTATGTACTAATATTAAATTATTTAATTATGTTTGTTTCGTATAATAATATAAATTCTTTTTTCAACGAAATATTATCAGACATAGATTGTCAAAGAGACACTAGAGCCTATATCATCAGTATATATGATAAATATAAATCCAACACTTTTGATTTATCAAAAAATAGTATCACATTATTATATGCTGAAGCTAAACTTCAACATAATTTTTCTATTTATCAAAATATAGGTGATTGGATATTTTTTTCTAATACTTTCGCCCCCAATCATTTAAAATATTCTTCTAAAGAATATTATGATATAATTGCTCAATCATCTTACTATTCATGTTATTTATTAATAAATAAACAATGGAAATTATTTGAAGAACTTGCAGATAACTTTAAACTAATAGAATCACAAGTGAAAGAAAAATTACATAAAATTAATATGTAAATTTTTTATCAAATGTTATTTTAGATTTTCGTTGTTCAATTTCTTTTCTACCTTTAGAAGAAGAAACATTAAATGCCCAATTAGTTAAAGAACATTCGCAATATAAAATATCATCAACATTTATTGATCTTAATAATTTTCTTTGTCTATGTATCTTTGGATTATATGCAATAAAATTTGTTGAATATGATACATCTTTTATTTTTAAACTACGACAAGTTATAATAAAATCATCAGGCTCTAAACGTGTCGAATAATGTTTATAATTTATTTGATTATCTGGTTTTCTTTTAATTTTCTTTTTTGAAACACGAAAATAATAAGTTGGACCGGTCAAACAATATTTACATAATGTACGTACAGGAAAAGAGCTAGAAATTTTTATTTTAATCTTTGGTAAAGAAAATTTTTTCATATTTGATTTTTTAATAGATAATTTACTTCATCTATAATATGAGTCCTAGCTCTATTAATATACACCATTGCTCCCATTTGATAATGAGGCGCAATTCTTAAATGTGAGACTTTAACTTTTAAAGATTTTGGAATACTAGTTAATTTTATTCTAGAAAAACTATAACTCTCAACTAAATGCATAATTGGCTCATCAGTATCTGATAATACCACATTTAATAACTTACCAATATAAAAAGGTTTAACATAAGAAGCTTTTCTACCACCAATATATATTTCCTGCGTATTATTTTTAATAACCCCTTTGTTATTAATTTGTCCTTCAAAAGAAGAAATTCCATCAAATAATGATAATTTAGAATCAAGCAAACTCTGAATACTAAACACTTCATTATTTTTTTTATAAATAAGTGGTAAATTTGATTCTAAAATAGAAACATATTCTTGAAATAGTTTATGTTGAAACCCTCCTGAACGAGATTTTTCTAATAAATATGAAGACATTTCTATAGGACATTGTTCTATTATTTTTTTAAAAGCTTGATATGCAAATAACTTATGCTTAACATTAAAATTAAAACTATCCCAATGAATAGCGCTTATTTGCTGATCTATTACTTCTGTAATAGTTTTAATTTTTAACTTCATCTCTTCTGAAATTTCAGTATTATCTAATACATTTATTTCATTATTTAAATGAAAATTTTCTTTAATTGTTTTAAAATTTTCTATTTTAGAATCTGAATTTGGATGAATCATTTTTTTTAGATCGTTTGATGATCCAACAAATAAACAATCTATATATGGGCAGATTATATCTGTAGATTTAGAAAAAGGTTGGGGTATAAATCTACTACAATCAATACACCTAAATCCAATTTTAGCATGCTTTTTAAATGTAGTAAAAAATTTTATCCATTTTGGATCATCTGTTTTTTTATAACAATCAAGACATTCCTGGCAAATTAAATCGGATTGATTAATTAATAAATTTTGCTTTCCTAGAAATAAGCAACCAGGACAGATAAAATCTTTACTTTTTTTGACCAAAGGAGGGTTTTGTTTTTTACAAAAATCATTAGCGGCATAAAATAAATAATCTTCTAAACCTTCTGTACAATTATTTTTACTAATAAATACTTTGCAAGTATTTTGTAATTCATAAAACAATTCTTCAATAAAAACTCGATAAGATTTATAATTATCATTTTTAAAATAAAGTTTATGTAGAGTAACAAGCCCCAATTGTCTGTCAACTAAAAATTTATTTATTAAAATATCAACATCGTTTAAATCATTATGCATAATAATTACACACTTCGTTTGGAGTAGTATATGCTATTTGAAATCTTTCAAGTTGTCTAAAATTATCTCTAATGAGAGCATCTCCTTGTCCTAATAAGTTTTCAGCACCACCAGTATCTAATATTACTTTTGAGTCAACTTGGCTGGCAACTCGACAGGCTATTCTTGCAGGAAAATTAGCTTTAATTGTTCCGTTAATAATATTAACGGAAGGTCTTTGTGTAGATAAAATTATATGAATTCGAGCTGCCCGACATTTTTGAGCTAAACGACAAAGTTTATTATAAAATTGATCTTCATTATCCTGCATAATTAAATCTGCAAATTCATCTACAATAAGCAATATATATGGAAAATCTGTAATGTTTTTACCTTTTCTAAGAAGAGAATACCTTGTTTCCATTATTTCTAATAAATTATCTAACATAAATAAAGATTCTTCATAAGAATAAACTACATTCACTTTATCTTTAATTCTTCTATCATACTCTGAAAATTCAATATTCTTTGGGTCCATTAAAAAAAGTTTTGCTCCAGAATAATTAAATACATTAGCAATAATGTTATGCAATAAACAACTTTTACCTGAACCGGTAGTACCTGATACAATTAAGTGTGGATTTTGTGTTAAATCCATCCACATTTTTCTACCATCAACTGTTTGACCTAATAAACAAATTAAGTCTCCTCTTGGGATATTTGTATTAGTAAATAAGTCAAATAAATTAAGGCTTGAAGCTCTCACTTGGGCAAACTCTAATCTTATTATACCTTTATTATGTATAACTTTAATGCTAGGTTTACACGGCGCCTGTAAACTTAAAGAAATTTCATCAAGATATTTTGTTAAATCTTTAACTTTAGTGCTAGGATTTAATTTAATATCATAATAGAAATAGTTGTCTATATGTTTATAAGCAACGCAAATTGCTTTAATTTTAAACGACTGTAATGTTTTATTAAATGAATTAATTTTATCTATAGTTTCCATGGAAAATCTAAGTTATGATAGATTTTTATAAAATAAAAGCAAGTGCTTGTAATTTTAAAAATATTAAATATTTGAAATTAATCCTGCTAAATGACCGATTTTAATATCTGCTATAGCCGCAGTTCCTGAAGGTACTTCAATAACTAAATCTGAACTTTTATCTGGACCTAATATTTTAGTTGAAAATGGCTCTCCATAACAAATATCAATAACTTTACCATTACAACAAAAAATAATATCAAGAGGGGCTTTGGTATTTTTCATCCAAAATTTATTAACACGAGGTGTATTGTAAGCAAATGTCATAATTGGTGCTGGCGGCTCAATGAACATTAATCCTTGTTCTTGTTCTTGAGCTGATTCTGCTAATAAAGAAGGGAAAATATTATTATTAATAAATACATATGTATTTTTCATATTATCCCTTTTTAGAATACATCTCTGTTAAATCTTTAAATTTTTTGGTTTGAATCATCTTTTCAAGTTTTTCTTTTGTTTTTTTATCTAATTTTGAATCATAACCTGATAATCTATTATCTTGTAATAAATCTACAAAAGTACGATCAAATAATTTACCTTGAATGGTGGCTTCAAGAGGTTTCATTGTTGCTTTAATCATAATTATTTTATTACTAATTTCTGATAGCAGTGATTTAATTTGGTTAGCATCTAATTCTTTTTCTAAAGAATTCATTAATTTATCAAGCAACTTAATGGCATCTCTAGCTAAACGTGCGGCATCTAATCTTAATGCCGAAGTTTTATCAAATGGATTAATATTATGATTTAATTTACCAACCCATTTATCTAATAAATTTTGCGCAATGACGTGCAAATTAGCTTTTTTATTTATAATATCTGAAAGATTATCAAAAGAGGTTCCTCTCTTATTATTAATATCAGATATTATTAATCTGTAAATATTAAGTATTTCTGGAGCCAATGCCTCTTTTACAGAATCATCTGCTAAAAACTTTAAAATTAAACTAGAAAATTGTTTAACTAACAAAGCATCTAAATCATTAAAATTAGCATAATTTTTACGAAAATCAGTAATTGCTTTGGTTGCCTGATCTATTTCATTATTAATAGAACTTTCAGGTATAGAATTAGTTACATTGTTTTCTAATAAAGAAACTGCATTTAAGGATTCTAATACAAATTTTAAATGATTTTCAATTTGATGTAATAATTTACTTCCTACAAAAATACTTTCTCCAGAAGAACCTACGATAGTAGCTTCAAACTTTTCTAAGTCTTTTTCTAAAATAGTACAAGCTCTTAGCATAGAAAGCCTGTATTTTCTTATTCTAACTTCAGAAGAATCACCAAACCAAGGTCCTTTTAAACGAGAAAAAAATCTACTTACAGTATTTGATCCTTCTGCAATTAAGTTGAAATTTAAACTAGCAGCAGAAAGTTGTTGAGATAAATCAATTGTCGAAGATGGTTGAGTAGAGATAATATTTTGTTTTGGTTGTTTTTTTCTTCTATTTTTAGAATATTCAAGTTGCTCTTGAATAATTGAGTTGCCCTTTTGTGCTAACTCTTGAAAATCAGATGCTAAAACCCCTAAAATAGAATGTGGATCAGCTGGAATTGGATCCTTAATATAAGATCTTTCCATATGAAATTTGGATGGCCATCCATTCATCGTTTTTTTTAAATTTATTAAATCTGTAATAAAAAGCGAAACATCTTTATTCCATAGAGATTTTGCTTGCCTTAATTTCTCTTGGGCTGGATCGGTAGATGGTTTTCTGGCAATTTTCTTCATTACTAAAGAATAGGTAATTATTGATATTATCAAAGAATATCATCAATAATTCCATATTTTAGCGCTTCTGGAGCAGTTAACCACAAATCTTGTTCACAATCCTTTTTCAATTTACTTAAAGGATGATTAGTGTGTTTTGCTAAAATTTTCATAACTTTATCATCATTGTCCTTTAAAAAAGAAAAATAATTTTTAGAGTTAGCAATATCTTCTCCTGGCATTGGAAAAATACATTGAATACCATGAATCATGATTTGAGAATTTTTAAATGCATAACGCTTTCCCTTAGTTCCAGCTGCTAATAAAATAGCACCTGCCGAATAAGCTCTTCCCATACAAATAGTACGTACTGGTGATTTAATCATCTGAATGATATCATAAATACATGATAATCCAGAAGCATCTCCGCCAGGCGAATTAATATACAAAAATATATCTTCATGACTTATATTGTCATAATATAATAACATTGCAACTAAATCTGCCGCTGTTTTTTTAGTGACAACATCAGAAAAGAAAACCACTCTACTCTTAGCAGCTTTTATATAAGTATCATAATAATGAGGAGAATTAGATTCAAGTTCTTTATGAGAATGCTCTTCTATTTTTTTCATTAAATCCTTATTTTTTTCCAAATTTAATTATACCATCAATAAACCCATATTTAGCAGCTTTTGCAGGCTCTAAAAACACAATCCTATCAAAATCTTTAATTATTTGTGTTATCTTCTTATTACTATGTTTAGCTAAGATTTCCATCATTCTTTTATTATCTTTAGTAACTTGATTTAAAGTTTTGGTAGCGTCAACCATATTAGATTTTTTTGCCCATTGAGCAATTAATTGTCCTACAGCTATTATAGAATTTTTAGTTGCATATCGTTTACCTGGAGATCCTCCAACTAATAAGATAACAGATTCATTCATAGCACTTCCAAAACAAATAACTTCTATCTCAGAAGAGATCATATTCATAGTATCATAAATCATAAAAACAGCTCTAATATCACCCCCTTCAGAATTTATAAAAATAGTTATTTTAGCGTTAGGATTTTCTGCATCTTTTAATAAGAGAGTAGCTGAAATGTCAGTTGCAACCTTATCATCTATAAAATCTGTCAAAAATAAAATTCTATCGTTAGATAATTTTTGATAAATGTCAATCGGAACTTCACCGTGCTCAGTAGTTTCGGTTATGATTGTATTCAAATTTAATTCCTTTTTTGCTTTAATTCTAACTCTCTGTCTTCAGCACAAGATACACATGTTAAAAAATAAGGATTTGCAGTTAATCTTTTTTCAGGAATATCTCCTTCACAATCATCACAAATACCATAGCTAGAATCTTCTATTCTTTGCAACGCATTATCAATCTGAGAAATTTTCTCAGCGTGTCGAGAAGCTATTCTATTTTGCATTTCAATTAACATAGCGCCTTGAATTTCATCAGTCTCATCACCATCCAGATCCACTGATTCTATATCAGAATCTACTTGAGTTTTTGATAAAAGACCTTTTCTTTCTTTAATTAAAGTTTCTTTAATTTTTTTAATAAACGATTTACTTAACATTTAATATCCTTAAATCATAAATTGGTACAATAGTAATACCTTGTGGTTTTTGTAAATTTTCTCCATCAACTCTACTATTAAATAGTAGAAAAGCTTTATTTTTAGGCTCATGCAAAAAGTTTGCTTTTACATTCCAACCATTATATTCTGCATTTTCCCATTTAGTAGACATTTTAATTGACATAGTATTTTCTAATACTTTAGTTTGTTTTTTATAAAATGGACCTAAAACATCTTTAGGTTTGAATCCAAATTCATTATCAAATAAAATAACAGCATCGTCTATAGACGATGCTTGAATAGCTTTTGTTTTCAATTCATTTATTGTACTATTAATTCCTGTACAAACAAAAAATATTGGTCTAGGTTTTCTTTTCCTCTTCATCGTAAGCATCCTGGAATGTTTTGTCAAGATCTAAAAAAGAAAATAACTTTTTTCTTAATAAAGAAGCTACTGAAAATTTTAATATTTTAGAACCTGTTGATTGCATGACCTGTTGATATCTAACATCGAAATATTTTTTTGGTTTAGTTTTTTGTAAAGAAATTTCTCCAAAATTATGAATCTTAATTAATTTTTCATTTTTTAAATCTTCAGCAATTTCTTCAAATAATATATTTATTATAGATCCAATATGATAGTAATGAATATTATGAGACTTAGAATTAACAAATTTCCAAAAATCTCTTTTACTAACATTATCTTGATTCATAAATCCTTTTTATTTTATTAATGGAAATATTAAATAAATTTAATTTTCTTTTAGTTTTTGATAAAAATATCTGATATTCTCCATGAGAATTAATTATATTTTGTTGTTGTATATTATAATATAACGCATTATCATTTGATCCATACAAATCTTTTATATGTTTTTTACACATAGAACATATATTATCAATTTGTTGATCTAAAGAAAATAATGTATGAGTTTGTTTTTCATAGTCTTTACCACAAATAGCATAATACATATTATTAATTTTAGACTTACAATCTAATAAACATATTTTATCTTTATTTCCTAAGATAGCAACAAGCATTACTTTCCTAAAACCACTTTATAATATTCATTATATTTTATTCCGCGCAAAATACAATCATCAACTTTATATATTACTTTATACTCTAATAATTGTTTAATACAATATAAAATATCATTTTGAGAAAAAATATCTGATTTAATCTCATTAATTTTAAAACTATTATCAGTTAATAAATCACAAATAAATTTGCAAATATGTTGATTTTCAATATTAAAATATTGTAATAGATTTAAATCATCTTGTTTTACAATTTTTTTCTCCGAATTAAATATAGTAATAACATCAAGAAGTTTTGATCTTTTTATCTTCAAAGATTCCACTTCTTTAATTTTTTGCTCAATAATTTCAATTTCTTTTTTAGCTTCATTGATTATTTCTTGCGGTAAACATTTATTATTACTAGAACAAAAGGTTATGAATTCAGTTAAAAATTCATTATCTATTTTTTTACCTCTCATCAGTAATTTCTCCATATATAGAATTGTGGAATGATAAAAATGACTTTAATAAATTAAATTCTTGCTCATAATTAATAACTTTATTCCAATTACTATTTAATTCCTTTATTTGTTCCATCCCAGCTAAAAAGGTGGCTTGCAAATAGGTATTGCATTCCATCCAATTTTTACCGTCTAAAGTACAGGCAATTAAAGCATCTGAATTATAATTTTCATTCAAAACTAAATAACAACCATAAATAGGGGCATCTTCTAATTTAACTATTAAACTATATTCTTTAATATCTTTTTCTAAACTACAATCTGCTACTAATAAAAATATCTTTTTACCAGAAATCTCGGATTGACAAGACCAAACTTTATTATAAAAGTTATTAACACTATCATTTAAATTAAGAGTTTGATCTAATAAAAAATCTTTATCTAAAAGAGATTTAGCACCTACAGTTTTGATAAAATCAGATTTTATCATTAACAAACTGCAAAAAATATGTTCAATTATAGTTGAAGTTAATTTCAAATTCATTTAATACTCATTGCTTGATTTAATACTTGTCTTATATCAAAACCACTGGGAGAAAAATCTAAAACTGGAAGTTCTTTAGTAGATTCCTCAATATATGATTCAAAATCAAAAGAATCACCATTCAATCTTCTAGAGGCTAATTCTTCCATACAATATGTATCTAAATCTGAATGTAAACCAAAATATCTTGCAACAACAATCATTTCACATAATTTTTTAGAACTATGAGTTGGAATTTTATCTTTAATATCTGTAATATTAAATTTAATATTGTCAATAGGTTCATTATTATCTAAATCATTAAAATCAAACATTTTTCCTCATAGGTGGTGGAGTAGATATTTTTACTTTTAGTGCAGGTAATATACGACCTTCTTTTCTATATTTAAAGAAATGAAATTTTGTATCAAAAAATAAATTATTAAAATTAAGTATTTTTCCTAATATCATTAATTCTCTTATAGACTCGAATATCAATTTGACTATTATAGTAATTTCAGTTTTGTTTAATATTGGATATTTAAAATGTATTCTATCAATTAAATCTTCATTATATTTTAAACTTATAGGAAGTTCTTTGTTAATTATATTAACAGTCTCATTATGAGTATAACCTTTAAAGAAAAATGACTTAATGGTTTTAGTTTTCTTCATGTGATCGTATATAACACCTATTCCCCTATAGATCCCCTCAACAGATGTCGAGAAAAAGTTCGTTTAATTTTTTACAATTATTAACGAAAGATAAAATTTTGACATAGTTATATCTTCTTTAACTATGGGTATTCTTACGATTAAAAAATGTCAAAATAAAGTTTTAGTTGTTGGACCAATTTATGACAAAGTTAATATCTTTGATAAGATTAAAGAGATGGAATCTAATTATGATTTTATTATTATAAATGGTAATTTATTATATCCTTATCAAAGGATAGAAGAATTAAATAAAAGAATAGATTTGTTTAATAGTAAATGGATATTTAATGTAGGAGAATTTGATTTAAGAGCCTTGTTAGATATTACGCTTCCAGAAAAAATAAGAACGTGGATTAATTTGAAGCCAAATGCAATTATAATAGAATTTATTAATAAGTTTAATTTAGTTATTGTAGGGGGCGGGTTAACCCCAAATATGGAAAAGGAAGATTTGCAAGATAATTTAGAAATTAGTTTTGTTTCATTATTTAACAATGAAAGTTGGCATAAATCATATGGTGGAGCATATGGTTATATAATAAGTAACAATCCTTTAACTGAAAAAGAACCGCAGTTTTATAATTATTCAATGCAATTAGGCAATATTTATAGCTCTAATAATAAAGTTTATGCCCAAGAAGTTGATCAATATGGTTTAAAAGAAACAATTTTACTTTAAGATACTAATAAAAACATATCTTTTTGAATTTTCTTTAAAGAAGTAAATATGGATAAATGTAATAAAGTTGCAGCTTTGTATATTGCTACCCTTAAAAGTTTAGCTATTATACATCAAAATAATCATTGGACTACCAAAGGCGCTAGTTTTTATGGTGATCATTTATTATTTGAAAGACTTTATAAATCTGTATTAGAAAATTTAGATGAAGCGGCTGAGAAATTTTTAGGACTTATTGGTAATGACTGTTTGGACTATGAGTTTCAAAATGAACTGTTAAACAGGGTTCTGTCAAAATATAATAATCTGGAAGGCTCTCCAGTGGAAATGTCCTTAGCAGCTGAGAAAGATTTTATTAAATTGTCCAGGGACGCTTATAATTGTTTTGATGATGAAGATAAGCTAACATTAGGACTAGATGATATGATTATGTCAATTTCTAGCAAAAGAGAAGAGGCTGTTTATTTATTACAGCAAGTTCTAAAAGGATAATATGAATAATCAAAATATCTTAAAAAAACTTATAAAAATTGCCGAATTGCAACAAAAGACAATAATAAAATTGTCTCAATTAAATAATGATATGGAATATTTAAGTAATTTTATTAAAAATTCCATTGCCTTATTTTTGGTTAATAATGGAGTATTTGCTAAAGAAAATCACACTTTAGAGCAAATAGATCAGAATAATTTTAAGATTATGATTACATTATCACCTGCCACTAAAACACCATTATCAGAGAGTGTTGTTGATGATGTTAAGGCATTTTTAACAACTAAATTTCAATCAGACCCTAATCTTAAATCTAAATCGTTTGATTTGGATGTAAAAACTACCCTTTAATTGAGGAATATCTACATGAGTGACCAAGAAGTACTAAAAAAATTATTAAAGATTGCTGAGAATCAACAAAAAATTCTTATCAAACTTGCCCAAGCACAAGCTCCCGCACAAGAACTTCCAGCTCCAGTTCACCCAAATGTTAAAGAAGCTGAAACTATCTTAGGCGCCTTACCTCCAGCTGTTAGAGCTTTAGTAGGTGTTTTAGAAGTTCATCCATCTAATGATGCCGCTTTTGATGGTGTTGTTAAAGTACAATTTGTACCAGGTAAAGCTTCTGATGCCGCATTCAAAGCTATTCAAAAAACAGTAGAGAATTTAGCTAGCAGAAATATGTTACCAGGTGCTAGTTATGCAATTAAGCAAGTAGCGTAATTATTTATACTTTTCTGTGTAAATTTCAATGCTTCTAAATTGAAGTGCTTCTGTAAGCGCTTTAAATACGTTGATATTGTCAACTAAAGATATATTAGTAATAGTTAATAAAATCTCGCCCAAAATGCGAGATTTTATTGCTTCAGCTTCTTCTTTTGTAAATTCTTGATCATTAATATTTTTATAAAGTTTGAATTTTAAATCTAGTTCCATTAAAGATGCAGAAATAGAAGTTTCCGCTTCTTGGTGGAGTTTTTCACATTTTTCCCATAATTCTTCAAAATGTTGAGTCATACAATATTTAATCCCCGGAATTTTTTTCATCCATTGGAGCTATTTGTAATTGTTCTTCACCTTTATCAGATACAAAAACTAAAAACACTACACCCTTTGAACAATCAATTAAAACTGGAGCCTCAACTTTGCCTACATAAAAAGTGGCACCATCTTTATCTTTTCTGCTTTTTAAATCAATAATTACATTTTTGCTAGACATAAAATCTCCAATTAAATATTTCTCATATAATTTTTCATACATGCTTTAAGAGCATCTTCTGCTGATGTCATATGAAAACCATCAGCTTTTAACTTATCTGAATTAAGTATACAATTAGAACGTTTAGCTACAGTTAATGATCCTAATTGAGATTCATTAATTATTTCAAAATTATGTTCTGGAACATAATTTTTATATTCACTCATAATTTGGGCGGCAGTTAATGTTCCCGGATTAGTTACATGATACATACCAGTTTTATGGTTATTTGCACACCAATCGATACACTTTACAAAATCTGACATAAATGTCATAGAGTTTGGAATATCAATTAATTTGTTATATTTTCTGAGTTTGTTAAGCAAATTTCTTGGATGATTTTTATCCGAAATTGGCATTCGCACTCTTAAAATAGAAGTATTAGGTAAACTTCCAATTAATAAATCTGCCGCATACTTAGTCTTGCTGTAATATGATTCTGGATTTGCAAAATCATTTTCTTTCCAACCAGCCTCACCAGAAGGTGAGGTTCCATAAAAAATACAACCAGAGCCGATGTGGATAAAATGAATACTGTGCTTATAACAAGCCTCAGCAACTATAGCTGGAATAATTGTATTAGCAGTATATGTTTCATGCTTAATTAACTCACACTGATCCACATTTGGGTTACCACAACGCCCAATACAATTAATTAATATGTCTGGCTTATCTCTGTCTATAATTTTTTCTATTTGTTTAGGATCTGGAGTTAATCTATCCAAAATGGATAAATAAGGTAAATGGTCACTTACAAAGCCTTTACCCAAAGTTAAAATTTTCATATTACCTCAATAAAAATAACAATCACGAATGTTATTATAACGATCCATTTTGTTTGTTATAAAAGAAATTATTAACAAAATTAATAGATTCATGGGTACCAGCATCACTCCACATACCTTCTACAAAGGTATAATGAAGCTTTCCATCTTCTAAATATTTTTTAATAATATCAACAATTTCATATTCACCACGAGGGCTTGGTTTTAAATTATCGAAATAGTTAAAAAAATTATAATCAAATTTATAACAACCAGTTACTGCATAGTGATCCAAATCATTAGAGAGTTGCTTTGGTTTTTCTACTAAAAGTTTAACGTCTTTATTAGAATCAATTCCTGCCACCCCAAAACGATACAATTCTGGATGACTATGCAAAACAATTTGTGCACCTTCTAATTGTTCAGGATTTAATTTTACAGGTTTTTCAAAAATGTTATCACCAAGAATTACAACAAAATCTTCATTAACAAATTTTTTACATAAATTAACAGCTTGAGCAATACCCATAGGCTTGTCTTGATAAACATAATTTACGGTCATATCAAGATGACTGCCATCTTTTACGTGAGAAACCACTTGACTAAAATGAGCTCCTCCTAAAACGATTGTCAGATCTGTTACGCCCAAATTTTTTAATGTATCCAGAGGATAATCTATAATAAATTTGTTATAAACTGGAACTAAATGTTTATTAAATAGAGAGTTTAATGGAGCCAATCTTGAACCAGTGCCACCAGCCAGAATAATACCTGATTTAACTTGCATACAAGTTAATATAACATTAGTTACCTTTTTTACTTGGCATTACTACAACCGACATGAATTTCCCTTCCATTGAAATTGGAGGAGGTACTGCAATTATGTCCTTTAATTGTTCTAATAACCAAAGAATTCTATCTCTACCTACTTCTGGATGAACAATTTCTCTACCTCTAAATCTAATAGTAAATTTTACTTTGTCGCCTTCTTCAAGAAAACTCCGTGCAGAAGCCAATTTATGATTTAAATCATTCTCATCAGTAGTAGGGCGAAAAGTAATTTCTTTTAATTCTTGAACTTTATGATTCTTTTTAGCTTCGTTTTGTTTCTTTTTTTCATCATACTTAAACTTACCATAATCAATAATTTTACAAACCGGCGGCAATGATTTAGAGTTAATTTCAACAAGATCTAAGTTTTGTTCTCTGGCTTTTTTTAGAGCTTCTTGTGTTGAAATTATTCCAACATTATCTCCATTACTATCAATCAATCTAACTTGCAACACTTTTATTTGAAAATTAACTCTATTCTTAGTAATCATTCTTATTTAATGTTCCTTATATACAAAAATAAATTATTTTAAAGATCATTTTTGATCTCCAAACACTCTTCATCATCAACTTGATCAGAAAATTCTGATTTAATTAATTTAAAATAACTTGAAAGTGGCTCTTCAAAGCCATATTCATTATCTGCCTCTGATAGTGATAATAAATTAGTTTCTCCCCATCGACATTCACTATAAAACCAATCCCAAAATTGGTCACCATTGACATTATAAAGATTAATTATATAATCATTAATTTGTCGCGCACTAAATATTATAGTTTTAATTGGGCTGGGTTTTTTCATATTTTACCATCTAACATAATATGCCATATATGCTGGATAACTAGGACCATCAATATCATGTGTGGCAGGTTGCCAAGATTCTCTTACATAAAGACCACTAAAAGTTTTAATTGCTTTAACTATAGATTCGATAGGAATATTATCAGGGATATGAAACAACTCTAATTCCTTAGGCAGATGTTCATCTCTATATCTATGTTTATTTAAATCATCTATTTTTAAATCTTCTTTGGCTATTAAATCAAATAAAAAGTTTTCGACCCAAATTTTGGCTTCTGGGACTTTGCTTTCTATTTTTTTCAATTCAATTTGTCGTCTAATTTGTTCTTGTTTTGCTTTTTCTTCATCTATTTTTTGTTGTTGATTTTTTAACAACTCTATCTTTTTTTGAATTATTGGATTCATAAATATCTACTCCATAGTTTTTTAATATGGAAATATCTAATTCCCATTCTTTTTGGCTACGTGTTTCCCAAATTTTAAAAACAGAATCAATGTAGTGCTTTACCGCTACCTTGTCAATATTATTAATTTTTATAAAATGATTAAAAATTATCTCTTCTTTACCTTGTATTTTTGATAAACCATAATGTTTAGTAGCGTGACACATTGGACATAATGCTATCATTCCTATTAATTTTTGTATTAATTTAAAATCATCAAATTCCCACATTTCATGACATTCAACTGGGTGCTTGTTTCCTTGCTCACCACATATTTGACAAAGATTATAGGCTTCAGAATAAACTTTATTTCTAATAATATCCCATTGCTTTTTAGTTACGTTTGATCTGACGTTGCTATACCATGAAGATGCTGGTATCAATTCTATTTCTAATAGCAACTTTTTCATTGGTGGTTTGTGTGAGATTCAAACTCACGACCAAAGGTTTTAGAATCCTCTGCTCTAATCACTGAGCTAACAAACCATTTGCTCTCCTGGTAGGATTCGAACCTACGACCAATGCTTTTAGGGAGCATAGTTCTAACCGCTGAACTTACAGGAGAATATAGGGCGCCAGGCAAGATTTGCACTTGCATCCTTTCCATTAAATATGGACTGCTCGGTCTTAAGATACTCATTTATTATACATCACGTTAATGTACTACTTTCACTTTAATTGAGCTACTGACGCATAAATTTATTTTTCTTTCATAGCTAAATTTAGTTTGCTGCAAAGTTTTTTACTTTTCTTGCCTGGCGCCAAGGCTATTGCAGTTACTGCATTATCTATATCTGGCTCTCTAAATATAGACAACTCAATTCCTAGTTCTAATGCTTTTTGAGACAAATCTAATAAATCTTTTTCATTATTTACAGATAGAAATCCTAAATAATTAGATTTCTCAAACCATTCTTTATTAAGTTGAGGATGTTCAATTGCAAACTGAATTGCTGCGTGTATACCTTGCACTCCTTGATATCCTTTTGAAATATCTTCACGAGTCACAACATATAATTTATCATTTGATTGAATCTACGACATTTATTTTTCCTTTGTATTAAATAATTTGTTACAAATAACCTTACCACGTTTGTTAATTTGATTCCACTTAATCTTAAATGATTCTGATTCTATTCCTCCAAACATTTTAGCGTTAGAGTGTGTCTCAGCTAATCCACTTAAAAGTAGTGTAATAGCTTCTGGATTTTTTATAAATTGGTCAATATCTACAGCCTTCATTTTATGAATTAACATATCCATTTTCATAAGTTTAGCTGCTTGTATATTGCCGCCCACTTTTAACCAAATATCATAAGATTTATCTGCATGATTTGGAAAATGTCTACCACCTTCTTCATCAATTAGTAAACAATAAGGTTTGCCGCAATCATGAAATATAAGATATTCTTTAACAATATCTTCGGGCAATAATATATTTAATATTTGTTCTCGATATTGAAAAAACCATTCTGGTAACCTCCATCCTGGAAGTGCGGTATTTTCTTTTAACATAAATAATAAATCAAAATAATGCTCTTTTACTGAGAGCCCGTGCTGATAAATAGACTGCCCTTGTGTTTGTAAGCAGTTTTGCATATCTTTGATTAGATCGTTCTATAACATTTAATTTTCTCCTAATTTATATATAACAATATTACATAAAAGCTTTAAGCTTTAAAATTTTTTCAAATTCTTCGTTAGAGCTACAATTAATTTGTTTTCCTAACAGAAAATACACTTTTCTATTATAATAAGGCTCATTATATAAATAATAAACACCTGTTGCTAATTTAACATTAGAGCACCCAAACACTGGCTCTATATAGAATATTTTTGCTAAACCATTTTCATCATAAAAAATGTCAGTTAATATTTCCATATCTTTAATGAAGAGGTTGCAATGTTAAAAAGAGTCCCTGCCATAAAAACAAAATTTACTAAAAATGATTATATTAAATCAGTAACTATAGCCTGGAAAAATAAGTTTGGTTCATTTCCAAAAAAAGAACAAATTGGCGTTTTATATTCTCAATGGGGAGTGGAAACGGGAGAAGGACAATCTTGTTGGAATTTTAATTTGGGAAATATAAAAGCAATAGATGATCCTAATAAAACTATTGAGTATTGTGCCTTAACTGGAGTTTGGGAAATTATTAATGGAACACGTGTCGTTTTAGATCCTGAAAATCCTGGAGCTTGGTTTAGATCATTTGAAAATATAGAAGAAGGCGCGTTCTTTTATCTTGAAAAACTAACAAATAGATTTAAAAGTGCATGGTCCGCTGTTGAGTCTGGTAATCCTGCCGCCTTTGCTCATTTACTCAAATTAGCTTATTACTATACTGCATCTGAAGCTGATTACGTTAAATTAATGAATTTTTATTTTAACAAATATATGAATGATAATACTTTTGAAAATACTATTAAAGAATTATCTAGTGATCCTGAACCTATTGATACTTCAAATAATAATTTCTTTGATACTTTTAAAAATATATTTAAACAATAACAGTATAATTGGTTAATTCATTCATTAATGATTGACTAAATTCTTTTTTGTTTTTTGTCGTTTGTAATAAATAAACGGTCCATACATTTAAAGTACTTAAATGCTTTGCGGATAATTGTTTATAAATTTCTTCTGGAATGCCGCCATATTTAGGATAATAAATATTGTAACCAAAATAGTCTCCAAGAGTTTCTGTATTAGATTCTGCTTGTAATAAAATGGTTTTTCTATTATCCCAAAACCAATCTATTAATGGTTGCAACCAATCTACAATTTTAATCATGATGATATTTACTTATTTGGTGGAATCGTCCGGTACTGCCCCGGAATCCGTGATAATTCATATTGAAAATCATTCACAAGTTTAGTTAATTAAGAATGTAATTAACAACATTTGTAAAATTTGCTTTACAGGCTATCTAATGTTTATTTTATTCTTAAATCCATAGATAATTTAAGAACTATTTTTAGTGGGTTAATACCTTTTTGATTACCAAAAATATCTCATCTCAAGGTATCCATCAAGCAACTTGTGCTAATGGAGCAATGCTATTGTCGTTTGCATTTGAACGTTTATTGTTTATATTACCCTTTGACAATAATTAGGGACTTGCAATTCAATACTTCAAACCACGTCGAAACTATGTCGATCCCATATTCGTAACAACAGAATTTAACTTCTGCTTTTAAATTGATTAGCAGGTATTGGGTGAGCATCATTCAAATATGAATAATATCCGCCTCTACCATCATCAATCCAAATTTTATTAGAACTACAACTACATATTAAATAATAATCAACACCCATACGAGTGTCTTTACCACAAATATGTCCGCAATTTGAACATACATAATTCATTATAATTCCTATAATATTTGGAGCTGTGGGCGGGAATCAAACCCGCGACAACCTGCTTACCATGCAGGGATTCTATCACTGAATTACCACAGCGTATTAGATATTGCTGAAATGTTGAGAATAATGTTACATTTCATTACTCTTTATTCTCAATATCTATTGGAGCTGATTAACAGAATCGAACTGTTGTGACCGCGTTACAAGGGCGGGGTAATACCACTATACTAAATCAGCGTATTTAAAAATGTTTTGTTATGCCTATAATATAACCTCTGGTAAAGTTTCGTCAAGTCAAACTATTTTTAAATTTTACAAACCATTTTCTCTAAAAATATCCATCCCATTTTTTAAAATATTATTTAAAAAAGATTGATCTCTAGTAAAAATTGGCAATTCCGAATTAAGAAACCATTTAGCTTTCATTTTACCATCTACTATTTTAGGAACCTTATAATAACCTATTCCTCGTTTAAATGGTAATGGATAATTATTAAAATCTATTTTAGCTTCTTGTTTTAATAAGTCAATTTTTTCATCAGAACTTAATCCAGATAACATTTCTTTAATAGTGTGTTTATCATGAGTTTTTAATAATTCGTATAAACAAGCAAAATGAAGAGAACTAAGAAAATTTTGTTGTTGCTTAAACACCATAGTATTAATAGCCTCTGCAACTGTAGGTACTGGAAATATTTCACATGTAAATATTGGATCTCCCAACATATTCATTTTAATTTCAGAAGCACATTCATTAAAATGCATGGTTGCAATAGCAGAGGTAACTGAACAAATTTTTTGTAGATTATTATCAAACCAAGGAATAGTATCATCATTTTGATTATTACGCATAATTAAAGTAATTTCATCGTTATGTTGATAACCAAAAACGATACCTTCAATATCATTACATAATCTTAATCCAGTAGAAAACATACATTCAGCAAAATTACTATCATAAGGCTTTTCTAATAATGAAGTAATTTTTGAAAAATTTTTACCATTAACATTAATTATTAGCGGAACTTTGTTAAGCAGGGTATAATTTGTAGTTTTTTGATAAGACTCAATGCGGTCTTTAAGAGTATTATTAGACATTTTATAGTCTCTATAACTGACTTATTTTATTTGCAATAAATAATTTTGAATAATTGTTTTTAAATTACCACCAATTTTGGTTCTTAATTGACCATTATTAGTTACAGTTGGTAAATTAATTAAAGATTGATTATTAGTTAAAATTTTAACTTTTTCTAATATTTGGTCTTTAGGTAACAAATGGGTAAAATTTTGTCCCAAATTAGTATATAAATAATTGTAAACCGCTTTACAAAAAGCTATAATTTTTTTTAAATCTTCAGAGGGAACTTGTGATGAACCTGCATTAAAATTATTAGATTTCATCCAGTTTAAATCAATTTGACCATTACTAGTATAATAAAGTGCATCATTTAATACGTTAGACAATCCATTAATCCAAGAAATATTATTGGCACCAAAACCTTGAATTATAGTAGGATAAGCATTTGTGGCTGTAAAGGAAGTAGGAGATCCTGCTACTGATTTATTTTTATTTACCTCATCAGTAACCATTTGATTAATAGCACCTTGAGCTATTTTTTTTAAAATATTAAAACGACCTTTATTTCCCATAGTGTAATATAATAAAATTACCTTAAAATACTAAAATGACCGTCACAAACTTCTGCCGAAAAACCTTTACGATTAAGGGTCCACATCATAAATTTTTCCGGAAAATATTCTTCTTTTATTTTAAAATATTCTGGAATATCAAAATAAGAAGATGCATATATATCCATGTTATTTGGGGAAGCAATAGCAAATTGATCATTATACCATTGTGGATGAAAAATAGAACGCGGTATAAATATTTTATTTTCAATATCTAAATTTGGAAGATTAATATTACCATGAAATAATAAATCACTTCTACATCTAATAATCCAATCATATTCTATTTTATTTTCTAATTGATAATATTTTCTAAGTTCATTACATGCAAAGATTTTATAAAACATAGAAGCCATATGATGTGGTGGCTTTGGCTCATTTAATAAGTATGGTGCATACGAAACAGATTCTTTTCTTAAAGTTTCAATAAAATCACTTGATTCTATAACTATTTTCTTGGGCTTATATGATAAATTAATTATATCTAACTTATGTTCAGTATTATTAATGCTTGAATCATGTTTAAATCTGGATTGATATCCTAATTTATCCCAAGTGTGAATAAAAATGTCACAATCATATCGACTAAGAAAATATTTTTCTAAAGAAGGAAAAGTGTTTTCAAATTTTCTTAAATGACCTGATAAGCAAATTGCTATTTTCATTTAATGAATCCCAATGCCCGCTCTAACAACATATTATCTTGTACCATACCATTAGCCCTTCTAATACTATATTTAATATAATCTTTAATAATTGGAATATTATAGGAATTAACGTGAGCCATTAAAAGTTTCTCTGGATTTAAATTGGCGCCATTTTGTAATAAGTTTTCAATATTAGAATATAGCGAGCAATATATATCCATTAAGGCAGAATTACCAAAAGCTAATTGATCATTAATTCCACCAAAATTTCCATACATAGGAACATGTATAGCTGATAAGTCAGTGCCAGTAGTTAATGGAAAAGGTTGATCTAAATGTAGGTCAGATCTGTATCTAATAACACAATCATAAGTCATATTATTTTCTTTTTCATATTCTTTTTTAAGATTATTACAAGCCTCAATTTTATAATACATACTAATTGTTCCGCCTGCATCTCTGCCATGAACCGCTCTTTGTTTCATAAGTGGTGTTAAATCAAACAATCTAAAAGGCTCAATAACGATTTTTTTAGGGTTATAAAATAATTCTATTTTCTCTAAATATTTTTGTGTATTTACTAAATGTAATTTATTATCAGTAAATCTAAATGATGAACCCATAATATCCCAAGTATGAATAAATACATCACAATCATATTTAGATAGAATATTATCTTTGAAACTTTGAAAGTTATTTTCAAATGTCCTCATGTGTCCAGATAAGCAAATAGCAACCTTTAATATTTTATGTTGTGGATTTAATTGTTTGGGGCTAGCACTAATAGTATTAGAATGAGTTACAGGTACTTTACTGTCTTTAAGTATAGGCACAAAACCTTTTATTGGTGGAGGTGGAACTGAAGATTTATTAATAAAATTTACAGAGTTAAGTTTACTTGCAGTGGTAGATTTAATAGCAAACCAAATTCTTCTTTTGTTTAAATCAATACTTTCATCATTAGATTCGATCCAATCATAAATATTTTTTCCAGAATTACATTTAGAATTATCAATTCTTTTAAAATTCATACCACATTCTTTTAATATTCTTTCAATTGCTAAGGCACTGGGGCGGCATCCTAATCCATTTGCTGAAAGATTACTAAGTTTAGGGTTCTCGGCAACAGAAACGCACCTATAAGCGTCATTAGAGTCACAAACGGCACTTTCCAATACTAAATGTGTAGTAGATTGACAAATAGCTTTTAGGTGAGCCTCATAATCTCTCAAATGACATAAAAGCCCAACATCAATAATTAAATCAAATTTTTTACCAATAAATGGCCAAGTTCCATCTAAATCTGCTTTAACTACTTTAATACTAGAATATTTTTTTGAAATTATCTTTAAATAATCTTGTCTAGCATCAACACAAGTAACATCACTACCTAATCTACATAAGGCTCCACTAATATCACCATGCCCACAGCCAATATCTAATACTTTTTTGAATCTCATAAAATCGGATCCATAAAAATCAATAATTGTTTTAATTATACTCATTTAACACCAAATTATTTAAATTATAAGCTTTCTCTCATTAATCATATTTAAAAATATATTATAATCTTCTGGTGTGCCTAATCCCCAAAAAGCATCAGTAGGAATTTCATAAGGAATAACTATTTTATTTTGATCAATTAAATAATTGTAAACTGGTGCAACATAAAATTCATTATTAGTTCTATCATTATTTTCAATCATTTTTTCAGCCGCCTCAACAAAATCACTTCCTTTATTAAAATAATATCCACCAATAGTTGCCATATTACTTATTGGTTGCTTTTCTTTAACTTGTATTATACAATTATCTTCATTTAATTTAACATAACTCCATTTAGGATCATTTTCTTTTTTAAAAGTTAAAATGCCACCATCAGCTTTTGATGTTAACATTTTATTAAAAAAATCAAAACTATTCCAATTTAAAAATTGATCAGAATTAATAATAAATAAATGATTATCATTATCTATAAATTCTTTACCTTTTAAAACTGAACAAGCTGCACCTTCTGTTAAACCATCCAATTGAACTATTTTACAATTTTTTGCAATTAATGGTAATAAGTAACCTAAATTATATTGTTCATAATGAGCCTTTTGAACAATAAAAACATATTGAGCCTCAGTATTTAGATTTTCTACAACGGTTTGTATCATAGGCTTACCATTAACATTAATTAATGGTTTAGGTAATGTAAAACCCATAATACTAAATCTAGAACCTAATCCAGCCATTGGTAATACAATAGTTAATTTATTATCAATCCATTTTTTATTTTTAGGCGTTATTTTATTAATAGTATTTTTAATATGATCATAAGTAGTATCTTGTTCAGAATCCACTGTACAAACATAAGCTCCTGAACGCTGGGCTGCCTCCCTACCATGCCCACTATCTTCAATGATTAAACACTCTTTAGGATCTAAAGATGCATGTAAAAAGCTTTGTAAATAAATATCGGGTGCTGGTTTTTGTCTTTTAATATTATCATTACCAATAATGTGATCAAAAACGTTATATATGCCAAGTTTTTTTAAACCGAGTTCTACGGTTTGATACATTGCATTTGACACACAATATATTAAATATCCTTCTGATTTTAATCTTTCTAAATCTTGTTTTAGATTTATATTTTCAAAAATATTATTTTCAATAAAATCAATTGTATATTTTTGTTTTAAATTATTAATCTCTTCAATTAGTTCTGATGGCAAGTTCTTTTTTTCAACCAACATTTTTAATTTGGTTTTAGTAGATAAGCCATTAAATATTTTATCTTGCTCTTCTTTTGAAATTATAAATTTTTCACCCGCTAATTCAATAATAGCTTGATTTAATGACACATAGTGAGCTTCTACTAAGTGACAAAGAGTTCCATCATAATCGAAAAACAAACCTTTAATCATGTTTCCTCATACTTAATATGACAATATTCTTATCAATTTAAATGAGTAAATTATTTATGATTTAAATTCTTATATTTTTCTGGAAAATCTGTACAAATACCACCAGAAAAATATAAATTGCTTGGTTGAATTTTATTTCTCTCTGGCATTACAACTATACTTTTAGCATGTCCCACTAACTTACCAGGATAAGTCCAAAGCCACCCTTTAGATGTTATAGTGGCATCATCTGTATTATGAAAGAAATAATGTATTAAATTACCTAAAGAAGCAAGCATATGTAAGGTTTCGATATTTTTAGCATGAACCCAAATTTTATTGTTAGATAAAAATGATCTATCAACTTCATATTGTGGAGAATCATGTCCTAAAATAAATTGATTTCCAACAAACCAAACATCAATTTCAGCATGATAACCATTTTTTAATGCTTCTTTAATATAATCTGGGTGATTTTCTTTAGATGGATTGGGTCCATTGCAATTTGCCCTATGAGCAATATAAATCATATATTATCCTTAAGGGAAGAAATATGTCCCCCTAATTATATTAGATATTATTAGCTGCTTTCCAAAGATCTAAGACACGATCTTCTTTTTCAACATTGCAAAATTCATCATGCTTATCAAATAAATCAAAAGGCATTTTATCGCCAAAAATATCTGCCCTGCCTTTAGCATTTTTGATAGCCCATTCTTCTTTTGATTTGCTAATATAATGAGCTACATACATCGAGTCATGAAGCGGGGGTATATTAAAAGGACTATTATTAATCATAACATGATTTGTATTAACAGATACTTCATGTTGAGCCAACCTAGGATGATGAGGGTCATGTGTCCTTACTGCCAAGGTTCTATCTGGTTGACAGATAAATTGAGTATGATTATTAACTCCTTCTTGGCTTTTAGCTCTCATTAAAAATCTTTCATATACAGATCCCTCACCTTTTTCTATTCTTCCAGAAGAGCCAAAGGTATGCCAGTTGCATTGTAAACTAGCGTAAGATTCATAATCTTTAAGAACTTCTTTAATATCATTTTTTTTGACTGGAACTAAAACTTGGTCTGCATCAATCAAAGCTAACCATTTAGTTTTACCTTGATTATACTTAATTAGCTGCGCCCATCCTTCAGCATGAATATTTTGTGGAATATCAGGAAAATGAATAATTTCAATATCAGGTTCATTACCTAAAAGTTTTGTAAGTGGAGAATATTCTCTATCAAAAAATACAAATTTTTCAACCCCAAGATGACGATGCAATTTAACAAAATCTACCATATAAGATTCTTCTTGTTTTAAACAAGAACCTAAAGTTAAATATTTCATGTAATAACTCTCTTTTTTATAATCACAATTTCTGGCTCTTTTCTTTCTATAACATTAGAGAAACCACATTTATTACATTTAATCTTTTTATGTATAGCCCTTTCATTAGCTATAATATTACATTCACCATTACACAATTTACAAACCAAAAAAATCATATTATCCTTTATGTAAATGCCATTAAGTTTTTTAATTTAGGATCCAAATGCTTAGTGTTTACTGTAATATTTGAATGTTTATTCATAAAACTTAAAATTTCTAATCGACAATTATTTAACATCGAATTGTTAAATTGATTTCTTTCAAAATTAATTGTCATCTTTGAAAAATTTAACTGATATAACATAATGCCAGATTTATTATCATATCTACGAGTAATATACACCAATCTACTTGTTCCTGGATTAGAATGTATTTTTACTTTTTCAATTTTATTGTTAAAAGAAAAATCAACTGTTTGATATGGGCTTACTGATAATGTATCATAACGTTTATGAAAATCTAATCCAGTATAATTTTGATTAACAGATTCAGCCACAAATCTAGGATAAAAAGAAATACAATTTGTATAAAGTTTTACTTTAATATCAGGAATTTCTTTTTTTATAAAATTTACTTTTTCTGTAATATATTCTATTTGCTTCAAATACTCACTAATATCTTTTAATGATTTGCTTACTTTCATTTAACCTCAACTAAAACCACTCTGATAATATATTTTTTCAGATTTAATTTGTATAATTTCTTTTGTTTCTAAAATAAAAGCAGTTAATTTACCACCAAAACAACAGCCTGTATCGATTCCATAACAAAAAATTCCAGGTAAAACTTCTTCAATTAAAGGAGTTTCTAAAGAATTTACATTGTGACCATATACAATTGATTCCGGACCTTTCCAAAATTCTGTCCAAAAATGGGCATCAGTTGCTTCTTTGCCTAAAGTAAAAACTTTCTTTAATGAGATAAATTTTCTATTTTTATCAGTATACCTTAAATATAACAAGTCGTCTTTACTTTGTTTATCAATAGATAAATTTGGCTTTACGCCTGCATGTACAATAATAAAATTATTAACTTGTATATAGCTCGGCATTTTGAAAATATAATCAATATCTTCTTGCGTTAATTGTTTATAATAATCTTTTTCATCATAAAAATTAACTTTAGTACCAAAAGACTTATACCATTTTAAGAATTTATGTTCATGGTTGCCCATAACACATTCTAAATTCAATTGTCTGGCTGTTCTAAGTACACCAATAGAGTCGGGTCCTCGATCAATTAGATCTCCCAATAAAATAACCCTATCTGTATTGGGATTGTAATTTAATTTATCTAAAAGATTATTAAACTCTGTTAAACAACCATGAATATCACCAATAATGATAGTACGATATTCTGTATTATTCATCACAATACTTTACATTTATTTGTAATTTTAACGTTATTTTTTTAATTATTAAAAATTTAACTTTCATTACCTTTATCTAAACTCTTTTCTGGATCATCAAATACTATTCTAGTACTACCTTGATGACCATGTATCCACTCTACATCTTCCAATGAATGATATACATTTATGCTAGAATGGCAACCTAACCAATGAACAACTACCTGTCCATCGTCAAATAACACACCATCAGCTACATTTCCACAACCACTCGTACCACTTACGTCTTTTATTCTTTCGAAATGAAAACGCCTCATTGTAATTTCCTTTTGTTTCCCCTCTACGCAATATCTGGATATTCACATGAAAATTATTTATAATAAGCAAATGGTTTAGGAAAGCAATTTATTCTTAATGATTACCTGGTCTTTCCAATGTTCAGAAGTTTGAACATGATTAGCTCTAACTATTTTTGCTTTATTTTTCCAAAAATCATCATTAGAGAACTCATTAGTAGTAGAAAATACTAATCCCTCTATTTCTTGACCATACACTGACTTTTGTCTCATAAAATTGCTACTTAATTCTATTAAAGATTTTTCTGTAGAAAGCTTGCCTTCATACAACACAGGGACAGTTATTAATCCTAAGTTTACTGAAATGTTTTTTACATCTTCCCACGATAACCAGTTATTAGTTAATTCATTATATATAGCAAAAACATGAAAATAACTATCTAAGCTATTGTAATAAATAGAGTGTTTTGCAAAAGTATATTCCATAAATATAAATAAATTGTCAGGTATTTGAGATCCAATTTGTGAATGATATGATTTTGCTAAGTCAAAAGATTTGTGTTTTGGAGATGATCCATGGCTTCTTGCAAAACAATCATTTTTTGTAAAACACAAATTACTACCATCTAATTTTTCAGATACAATAAGATTTGTATTTAAAAAATAATCATTTTTTTCTAATTTTTTATCATCATTTGTACAGCCGGGTGAAAATGTTAAATGATAAGTTCGTGGGTATTTCATAATTAAATGTAGTGTTCTACTAATATTTATATATCAGTGATATGAGGCAGTGTTATTGTGGAATTTTTCATAAAAATTTGAATAAATATTGTTCACAAGAGTGTAATAAAAATATACGATTACGATATTGCCTAAAATGTAAGAATCCATTTTATTTAAAAAATTTAGCTTATGAAAAAAGGGGTCAAGGAAAATACTGTTCATTGGCTTGTAGTAAATTTGCAACAAAAAAATTCGATTTGAACGAAGATTATTTTGAAATAATTGATAATGCTAATAAGGCATATTGGTTGGGATTTTGTATGGCAGACTGTTATAATAGCTCTGATGAATTAATATTTGAATTATCAGTTAAAGATTTAAATCATTTAGAAGAATTAAAAAAAGAATTAAAATCAAACCAAAAAATTAAAGTTATTAAAAATGATAAATATTGTAAAGTGCGATTTAGTAGTAGGAAGTTGTGTCAAGATTTATCAAATTTAGGTTGTGTACCTAAGAAAAGTTTAATTTTACAATTTCCACTAATAAATAAAGAGTTTCACAAAGATTTTATTAGGGGAGTATTTGATGGTGATGGCTGTATGTATATTGGTAAGAAAAATAAATCTTGGAGTTTATATTCAGGATCAGAGTTATTTATAAAAGAAATTTACAAAATACTATTAAATAATAATATTAATGTAAAATTAAGAAATCAAGGAAAGGGATATGTTATTTGCTTATATAAGCAAATAGAGATTGATAAAATATATCACTACCTTTATGATAACGCATTTTTCTTTTTAAAACGAAAGAAGGATAAATTTGAAAATTTTCTATAAGATATTATTAATTATTATTTTGGCGATATTTTGTAAAGAAGTATTTATTTTAATTCAACATAAAGAATTATATACACAACCAACTGAATTTAATTCAATTTTATATTTAGATTTTAAATTTAATGAACAAGAAATAAAAATGATTTCTAATGCGGCTCTTGATTGGCAAGAAGCTACTCATGGTAAAGTTAAATTTACCATTATAAATTTACCTACAAAAAGAGAGGTAGATCTTCAAAAAGGAATTTTAATTCTTAAAGTAGATTCTATTGATCCAGAAATTATTGCTTTAGATATCACATCAGGTAGACCTAGTATTTTGGGGTTTTGTAAAAATTATGGAATGATTCCATATATTAAATTAGTGCCCACTAGAATGACCATGAATAATTATCAGGTTGTCGTAGAACATGAATTAGGTCATTTAGTTGGATTAGAACACACAGATGAACCTGATACTTTAATGTACCCTATAATAGATATGGGTGCCGATAAAATTACAGAAACCGATATTGAAAATTTCTGTAAAAAATATGATTGTCATTAACTAACAATTAAGAATTTTTTCATTTTAGATTTCTTTACATATTTGGCAAATTTTTGAATTTCTAAAGTATTATCTAATTGTAATACTGCCGTCTCTATTTTATCAACATTAGCTGTTTTTATTTTTTCTGCAAATAATCTCATGTAAGTAAAAGATTTGGATTCAATAATTAAATCTTCAATTTTAGATATTTCTTTTGGATCCTTTAAATGCCTAGCTAATTCATATAAATATCTGGGTTTTTTTGAATTAAAAATTATTTTTTTAAACTTAGCAACATTCGCATTTTTCACATGTTTTAAATACATATGAGCATATTTAACATTTTTAGATTTTAAAATTACTTTTTCTAAAGAAAGTAAATCTGCATTCTTAACAAAACAAGCAAATTTACAAATATACTTGGTTTTTTTTGAACTTAAAACTAAATTTTGTAATGCTTTTACATCACAATGTTTAATGTTTTGAGCAAATAAAAAAGCATATTTTGCGTCTCCATTATCTAAAATCACTTTTTGCATTTTATATATTTTATATAAAAAGTCACAAGCAAAAAAATACGCTAATGCAGTATCCTTAGCCATTATAATTTCTTCTTGTAGATGCTCTAAAATCGTAACCTTTAAATCATCAAAGGATTCTTTATTAGAAAAATTATTTAATTTTTTCTCTTCTCTAATTTTAATCCATCTTAAAGAGTCTGAGCTAAAATCACTTTCAAACAAAAGTTTGTTCATACATATTATATATCATTATTGTAATTCAATGCACTATAATATTATGATTACTCACTATATTTTTTAGAAATATCTAAAATATTATCCAATAAACTATTAGTCCAAGTCCCTTCTTTTCTTGATTTTGCAATAAAATCTTTCATATTTTTGCTCTTACCAGCATACATATGAAAGAAAGGAGTTTGCCATAAATCTTTTTTGGATTGTAAAGTAATAGCAAAAGTTTTCTTATCTCCAACATTAATTGCATTACTTTCAAGTAAAAGATTTTGATATTGTAAATCATAGTCCTTAAACATTTTAACAACATTAGATTTAATTTTTAAAAGATTATCTACAATTTCTTGTGGTAATGATGCCATTACATCATCATCTTTTTCAGAAAGAATTAATTCTAAACAATTTCTTTCAGATGAACCTAATATATCTCTTGCTTTATTGAAAGCTACATAATTAGCATTTTTAACTTTTATTCTATTAAAATTAGAGTCTAAAACAACTACACCTTCATGTTCCAAGGGATTTAAAGAAGAGACCCAATCAACAATTTTATTTATATCAGATAAAGAATAAGACTGTACAGATGGGACTCCAAACAATGAATTGCAGACAGAATTAGAGATAGGGTTTTCTTTTAAATCATATACGTTGTCTCTAATTGAGAGTAATGTAAGACGATAATCTTCATATTTAACTACAATTCTATTTAGAGGAGTAGTTAATTCAAAGCAATAAGTTGAGGTCGGATTTAGTTTCATACAATAGTGTTGAAAAGACAAATCTGAAGTTTCTTTTAATGCTTTTTCAAATAAAGTCCTAAATGTATAAAGATTATTATCTAACATAATATCAGCATCAGGCACCGAACGAGTAGCAACACACCATTCATCTAAATATACATCATGATATAAAATGCATAAAGTCCCATCAAGCTTTTCCAAAACCTGTAAATTGGGATCTGACCAATCTATTTGGGCAGCAGATCCCTGTCCATGATTAAAAAATCTTTTCATAGGAAAAGCAACTATAGAAGTAACTCCAGGAATTAAATTTGCTCTATTAGGTTTACCATTTTCATCAATGGTTCCGATTAAAATTTTTCCAGTAGACAAGATTAGTCCTCTACACTCTTGAGCTAATGGATCGTTCTCTTTAGCCTCAATTTGATCATAGTTTAAAGAGAATTTATGTCCTGATTTAGAAAATGTAGCATAAACACCATGCTTAATTTGTAGATCGTAAAAAGAGTTTGTCTCTAAGAATTCTTGAACTAAAAGCTTCATTTATTTAAACGCCTTCATTTTGAAAATCTTCCCAGCTTGGATCGGATTATATATTTTACCATTGTAATAAAATTGTCCGGGTCCAATATAACCTATATGACACTCATTGCATTTAAAACCATAATAACCATCAAAAGATTGTTTATATGCTTTCTTTTGTTTACAAATAGGGCATCTTCTTGCAGAAGGATCAGCTACTGGAGTAATGCGCCTAAGCTCATCCATACCCAATTCAAACTTTTTTATTTTTGCCGTATAATCATTGCCAGTAACAATAAAATTAAGAATATTTAATATTTGGGGATCTTTTTGTATTATACATTCATAACAAACTTTATTATTTTCTGTAGTAGCTACATAAAAACCTTGATTAGAATAAGGTGCATTTGTATCAAACAGACAAGTTTCTATAAATTTGTTAATGGGAAGTACGCCAGTTATATAATAACCATAGGCTTGATTATTTGAATCATATTCTGGATCATGGAAGATAATGAATTGCTGTGACATTGATTAAAAGTCGCCAGGCGCCACTTGCAGGCAAGTAAGCCCTAAGGACCTCCAAAGAGAAACCACTTGTGACCGGTCATCCAGAATAAATTTTATATTATATTTTCCCTTAATATATTTATCATATAACTCACTCTTAATGATAGAGTCTTTACGCTGATCAGCTGTCGTTCTCATAAATAATTCATATTTAATATTAGAATATTTTTTAATATGCGCCTCCGTCTGTACACGGTAGCAATCTTCACGTCCCGAGCAAAATATAACTTTAACGCCTTTATTATAAAAAGCTTCTACAATGTCGCGCACGGGCTCATTAATTTCATCTTTGTCAGCTTTAGAGGCATCATATGGACTTCTAGAATGAGCAGAAGGATGTTTAATAACAGCTTTGCCATTCTTACCAATAGAATTGAATAATGCCCAAGTACCATCAAGATCACAAATAATAGCATCTGGAAGATTTACATCGTAGGATGGAGCTGAAATTACTTCATTTTTATCTTCTGGTTGAAATACTTCAACTTTAGGCTTATAAAATTTATGTTGTTTTCCACCAGAAGTCCTCCACATTTTACGAATAACATCTTCTGGAATCTTAGAGGTCCCTTCTCTTTTAGAATTTCTGAGTAAAGCCTCTTCTAGTTCAACATAAAAGGCTTTCTCCATCACCATAGCAGGGATATTCATTTCCTTTACAATATCACAAACCTTATCAAAGTTTCTTGACGTAAGGTTCGTTTCATCCAAGATTATATTACGATCTTTCTTTAAAGCTGAACGTAGTATAGCATCAGAGGCTTCTGTCACTAATTTTTCATTAGCATCACAAAAGTGATAGTTAGACATCATATTTCTTAAATCATCTCGATTAATACGAGTGGTTCCTTCTGGATCTTTAGCAACCTCAGCTTTTGCCCAGGTACTTTTAGAGCTTGCTGGTATCCCAACTGTTAATATAATTTTAATCATAATATACCAATTCCCATTTAGTCTTAATTTTATATCCTCGACGAATTAAAGCTTCTCGAGCCGAACGTCTACTCTTTTTATAACCCTTATGCTTTAATTTGCTAATTACTTCTTTACATTCTTTAGGATAACAATTGTTTTTAAATTCTTTAAAAGAATGATTCAAATAAGCAAATTCTATTATTGCTTCTACAAGAGAAGAGGCTCCAAAAAATATTTCCCAATTAATTCTCATTTTTTCATCTTACTCATAAAGTTATCGATAACAGAATCTGGAACTGATTTTACTTTAGAGTAATAATCCTTCCAAGCAACGATTGCATTTTCTGGAGATAAATTTTCTAAAACTTCAAAAGAAGAACCTTCACTGCTAACATATACCCTCCAGGCATCACTTTCCCAAACCCAATGTTTTACAAAGCCTGACCAGCAATATTTTTGTTTTCCCAGCTTTTGTTTATGGTGTTCTATCGAGGATATGCCAGCCGGTCTAATATGCAATTCCTCTATAATTTTTCTATCCATAAATTTAAAATGTTCAGGTAAAGACATCAAATTAAGAAGTGGTGTGGTTTGATCAGATTTTTTCATATTAACTAAATGTTGTGTAAGTTTCTAATATATGTTGAACCCTTTGCATTGCCTTACTTTTAGATTGCATATGACCACGACTGGAGCCTGTAACATGAATCCATTCATCATTTTCAAGTTTCTCTAGTCCGGTATAATAATTTATATCAAATCTTTGATGTAAACAAATTCTAACTGTATTATCAGTTGACTCAATACTCCAATATGTATTTTGATAATCTGGATCTATCACAGGCATATTATTTACCTAAATAATTTTGTAATTGTTTTTAGAAATCTAAAATTTAGTTATATTTGTTATTAAGAGCCAATATACAGTGTAATTTTTTTGGTTTTATGATTAATATTAATACCTTCAATAACTAAATCTTCTATTCCGTGCCAATAACTATTATCTTCGTCTTTGTCTGCTATTTTATATTGTTTTTCATAGCATTTATGAATAAATTTTAATAGTTCTATTAATCCTACAGATTTTTTTGTTTGTAATTTAAAAATTCCTGGTATACTAAATGGATAATCAATAGTTAAGGAATAAGTAGAATTTTTTGGAATTAAAATATTCTTACCTTTCCAATATTCTATGCTGGTAAGTCTAATATCACAATTCATTTTTTGATTAATTATTTTATTTTTCATTTAAAAAACTCCGCCTGATCTACATATTCGATGCCACTTCTTTTCGCAAAAGTGGAATCGCTCGTAAAGTCTCCAACCATTTTACATTGTTTACGATCAAGCTTATGCTTTAACATCATCTCTACAAATTTTCCTTGCATTGGTTTTCTACAATAACAAGAAATTGGCGCAGATTGATGAGGGCAAAAGTTATACTCAATATCAATGCCTAATAGTTTATTAGTATGTTGAAATAGCTCATGAGCTACTGCATCACTCAAATCACCTTTATATATTCCGCTCTGATTCGACATTCCTAATAATAAATAACCTTCAGATTTATATTTATCTAAAATGGCTTTTCTATTTGATTTAATTTCAATTTGATCTTTAGTAACTGGATATTTACCATTACCTCCAATACATTCTCTCAAGGTACCATCATAATCTAAAATTAAAGCCTTGTTTGTAAAGGTAGGATCGTCAATTCTATTGAATTTAAACATTTCTACACTTGAGAAACCTTCAGCAACAGTTGGTTTTTCAAATTCTTTTTTGTATTTAAACATTACTGCAGGAGGAAAAATATTGGGGTGTTTAGCCTTTTTAATAAGCTCTGGTGTAGGAAATTCACCTAATATGCCAATTGCACGCTGTACAAAGTTAAAAGTAGCTTCTTCAATAGTTGTACTCATAACAATACATTTAATATTTACATTTTTGCTTTTTGCTAAATCAATAAATGGCTTCCTACTTTCAACTGTAGGAAATAGATTATCTAATATGACATTCTTATTATCATTTAACAGAGCCTCCATCTTGGGAAGCAATTGTGCAATAGTTCCACCTTCAGTGTCTCTATTTAAGATACTGTAACCTTTCTCTGCTAATTTTTTAGTTACAGTACTCTTGCCACTGGAAGGAAAACCACAAACAATTATAACTTCTGACATTTATTATTTTGCTTTCTTACAAATTATTTAAATCTTTATGTTTTATTTTTACATAATCAAATTCTGATACAAATTTAACTGTATATTCTACATCTTCTAAATCTACACTTACTTTTTCAATTTTAAATATTAAACCAATAGTTCCTACTGGAATTTCTTGTTTAATAGAAAAATCAAACCAACCTTTAATAGGTTTTACCACTTTTACTTTTTGACCAATGAAAAACGTTCCATTTGGTATATTACAATCACGACACATACTATTACTCCAAAATAAAAAACCAGCTTTAAAGCTGGTTTTGCTCTTGGCTTAACTTATTAAAAATAGTTTATAAATTTTCCTTTAATAAATTTTCTAATCCAGCTTTGGTTGTTAAGCCAACTTTAACTCCAACTTTTTTGCCATCTTTAAATAACATGAGGGTTGGAACGCCTCTTACATTAAATTTACCAGTAACTACTGGGGACTCATCAATATCTAAAGATAATACTTTTACAGAGTCTTTATTAGATTCTGCAAATTCTTCTAATATTGGCAATTGTCTTTTACATGGTCCACACCACACTGCACCAAATTCTATTAAAACTGGTACTTCAGAATTTATCACTTCTGCTTCAAAATTATTATCATTAATGTGATTCAATGCGCTCATTTATCCTCGATGTTTATAAGGTAAATTTTATAAAATAAGTGTCAAGGGACAATGTTTTATTTTTTGAATTGTAATTTTTCAGTTATTTGATTAAATAAATCAAAAAATTCTTTACACTCGTATAGCTTCATTTTAGTTATCATATTAAAGTCAAATGAATTATTGAGTCCCATAACCTTGACCTCTTCACTCATCTCATATGATTTAAAAAACTTACATAAATTTTCTAAATCAGCAAATCTGTTTTTGGATTTGCGATTGTTTGTTAATACTTTATTTTTAGTATAATAACAAACTGAAATAGAAAATATTAACTTTTCAGAAGGTGATAGTTCATTAAAATTGAATAACATTGATCCAGTATCAATTAATTGATGAATATATGGTTCAAACCTTCTAAAATTCTCATACCATATTTTAAATCTTAGACCGGCTTCGTTACCTACAAATCCAGAAATAATTTGAGTTATACTTTCTATATCAGAAATTTTTAATGATTTGGCTTTTAACAAAGCTTCTGATGCTAATGTCCAACCTCTTGGAGAGGGACTTGCATAATTAGAATCTTCAATTTTACCACAAGCAAATTCTATATTGTTTTTTAAGAAACCCAAAATTAAATCATTAATTTGATTATCTTTTGCCCATTCAACCCATTTGTCAAAATTAAATGATAAAACATATTTTGCGCCCCTATCTAATAGGGCAGAACTTATTTGATTAGAATAGGAATTCTCATTAATTAAATTTCCAGTAAGAATACAACATAATGCATTAACTTTATTATTGTTAACTTTACCGAATTGTAAGATTTCTAATAATGGAGCTGTAACTTCAATGGGGGCTTTATCTACTTCATCAAATAGGATGATGCTATCCGGATCAGCATCTTCTAATAATCTAGGAAGAAATTGTGGAGATTTATAAGTTACTACGTCTCCACTACTATGAATATCAGGATAACCAGCTAAATCAGGTCTTTCAACCACACTTAAATTAATATAATTTACTTTTACCTTACACTCTTGTGCTGCTTGTAAAATTATATGTGTTTTACCCACTCCACGTCTGCCAAAGAGAAATAAGTTTTGACGTGATTTAATAAAAAATTTACCTAGCTTAAGAGCTTCTTCTTGATTTATTTCTGAAAGATTTAGTGCATTACTCATGTTTCACATAAATATATAACATGAGTCTTTACATAAGCTTATCACAATAAGGGTAATAATTTTTGAAATTCACTATGATATTTAACAAAGTTAGCTAATAAATCTTGATCTTTAAGCGATAATATTTTTTCTAAAAATTTTCTTTTAGAACATTCATAATTTATTTTACTATATAAAACCAAGTTATATCCATCAACTTTATCTAGAATCATGTCCTCAAAAGTTAAATAATCATATTCAAAATAATATTTTAAATATGTTCCCCACTTACTTAATAAGTTAATGTTATTATGATAGTAGTTTATTAGATAATAAGAAAATTGAAACCTATCATAATTACTGATCAAATAATTAAAGTTATAATGATCAAAAGTTGAAGACTTGTAAAAAATTTTGAGAATTAAGGAAAAATAGTCATTATTTGGCAAATGCTGACCTTCATAATATTTAATACTAGCTATTTGTTGACATAATGAAGAAATATCAAAAGAAGATAATGATGGTACCAAAATTTGTATATAGTTACTTAAGGAGATAAATTGCTTTTTGATAAGCAATTGCCGAATTATATATTTATGATTTTTTTCTATAATATTTAGAAAATTATTTATAACAAAATTATCAGTAAAATCATCTAGAGCCAAAAAATCATCTATATAATTAAAATATTTATGATGATTTTGCTTTTTTAATTCGTTTAACAATAAGAGGGCATATTCTTTATCTTGACAACTTAAAAAATAACTTATTGCTAAATCTAAAATTTCATCATCGTTTTTAACAAAAAATTGAATCAAATGTTCTTTAAAAGTACTACCAATATAATATCTTTTATTTTGAAAAGTAGATAATATTGAATTTAAATTAAGAATATTTTGTTTATTAATAAACACCTCTAACATGTTATCAAAATACATAACATCATTAGGGTTCTCTTCTAAATAATTATAAAGTGGTTTAAAGTCTTTAAACCATTGATAGAACAGTGAAATTTGCATTAATTATAGATTAATTTTTGTTCTTTTAATTCTTTAAGAAACTCTGGAATATTATATTCAGATTCAAAAATCTGAAAACCAACTTGGATATCTGTTTTTCCTTCTTTTTGTGCTTGTTTAGTTATTTTATGTATATCTTGATTCACTGCTTCAGCAGAAATAGCAATGGATACTAATTGCCATGAACCTTTGGGTCTATTTTTTATATAAATTCCATGAATCATAATTTTTCCTTATTAAGGCTAACAGAATGTCCACAACCACATTTTGAGGTTTCTAATGGATTAACAAACTTAAATCCAGTATACATTAATTTATTTTCCCAATCTAATTGAGTGCCATTTAAATATAAAATACTTTTTTTATCAACTACAATTTTAATATCTTCCGAAAAAAATAAAAGATCTGTTTCTAATGGTTCTTTATCTTCATATTCAAGAACATATGAAAATCCAGAACAACCACCACCTTTCACTCCCAATCTTATATGACAATTTGAAGAGTTACGTTCCACTAACTTTTTCTTAATCTCTATTGCGGCTTTGGGAGAGATGGTGATTATATAACTCATAAAATTATGCCTTATTACGGAGAGATATTTTTCTTATCTTATCATAGAATAAAATTTCTTTTTAACAGAATACATTGAATAGTTAGAAATAGATTTTTCTATTAATTGAATGCATAATTTATCTAAAGATTCTTTATCAGGAACTTTAGGAATAACATTACATGTATTATACAGTTCATTTAAGTTCTTCTCTTTGGACTCAGCAAAATCAATTAATTTTTCATAAGACCAAGCACCATTTCTAATAGAAAGAAGCTCTTCTCTATCCGGGCGCTTTACAATAACTTTACCAGTTGTTAAAATTTCTTCACACATCCTAATTAGCCTAACCAAGTGATAAGCGTGTTTACAATCAAATCCATATTTTTCTTCTAAAGCTGCTCGTGTTGGATTGCGATTAGCTTTCCAATTATTATATTGGTCCCATTCACGTTTTCTAGAAGTATACTCTCTTTCTTTCTTCATTATTTCTATGAAATTATCAGAAAGCCCAATTTTTCTAGAAGCTGCCATCCAATGATCATCACTGGTGATTTTTAATTCAGCCAACATTTCAGACATAATTGTTCTGATGCCAATTTTAGTTGGCTCATCTAAATTGTCCATAAAATCAAATTGAGCTTTATCTAATTCTTTTTGAATTTCGGCTTGCACTGCCATTAACTGATCTTGTGGAATCAATGTTGAATCTGGAAGACCCATTTGCTCACGAGTGGGTGGTTTTGCTGGCGGATTCATTAACCATTTTTTATGTGTTTTTATTCTCTTAAGTTGACTAACACTATAACCCAAGAACGTATGTTTCGCTTTTTTAGATAAAAAATCATTACGTCTATCTAAAATCATCTCGCCCAATTCGTCAACAAATAAGTGATCTTCTGGAGAAGTATGCAATACTTCAATAATATTAGGATTGTTGTCCATAGCAAGATTAAAAAATTTACGAAGTTCATAGATTACACAATCTGGATCTGGAGCTTTTAGCTCCAACTGTTCAATTCTATGGACAGTTCCCAGATAATAATTTTTGGGAGGAATAAAAATTCCTTTAAAATCTTCATCTGAAGATTCGGTATTAGTTCCATAAGCGTGGCTGCCATGACGAACTAACAATACGGTTTTTTGTTTAACCCATTTTAAATAGGGTTGTTTTTTACAAATTATATCAAATAATTGGTGTGTCATTTAATTATCAAACCAAAAAACACATCTTACTTTAGATGGATCTTTATTTAACTTTTTCATTTTTGGCACTACATCTTTCCAAATAACATTATTATTTATAAAACTAATAAGTGGTAATTTTACATTATCAATTTTAGCATATTTATATAAGTACGTATCATCATTGGTAAAAGCCAATAAATTACTTATTTTTTCTAATTCTTGAAAAGAGATAATATTATCTTCGTCACGTTCATATAAACAATTTATGTCTAAATTATTAGAATTATTCAAAAAGTTTTTATATTCTGGAGGGCTTAAATAGATAGGCTGATCTATTATTATATTTTCAAAATCTAATAATTCAGTCAAAAGAATATATGATGGAGTATGTGCATCACTACCCCATTTTTTAAATTCTCTTTTAACTAAAACTGAAGCATCTTCAGGAAATCCTCTTGGAGCAATTGGTGTTGGTAATACATTTGATCTAACGCCCGCTAATAATCCAAATAAATGGTAACTTCTGCCTATATACCATCTAATATTTGGATCTTTATCCCATTCAGGACGAAATTCTGATGGTTCCTTAACACAATGCCATTTATCTTTATAATAATGTTCAATATAAAAATGAATATCACAACCCATTTTAAATACCTAATTTAAACTTTCTAATTATAAGAATGCCGCTATATTTTTTACTTCTGGAAAATATGGAAGCATATATTTAATATCACTCATTTTGTTTTTAGCAGATAAACAAGAAAAAACTATTCTAGGAGAAATAATTGAAACTTTCTTTATTAATCTAATTAATCTATCAGCATTAGATTTAGTATGAGTATATTGTCGTGAATATAATTTACTAATATAAATTTTAATTACTGATTCCGCTAAAGAACAATCTAATTCCAAAATATTTTTAATATTATTAAAATGAGAATCTTCTAATAAAGTATGATCGCATTGATTTAAAAATGCAATTAATTTTCTTTTATGTAAAGAGGAAAAATTTGATTTTAAACCAATCAAAATTTCTGAATCAGAAATTAAAGCAAAAAATAATCTTTTATTTTTATCGGAATTTCCTCGTTCAATTAAAAGATTGCCTGCTAAATCTATAAGATACTTTCTATTATAAACTACACCATGTTTTTCTAAAGCTTTAAGTATTACAAAATTCTTGGAAGAATTATCTATTTTTTTAGAAATACTTACAGCATAATCTTCTACTCCAGAATATAATAAAGGAATAAAATGTTTTATGACTTCAATAGTACTATCTATTTTGAATATAGAGGGCAACTCTTCTAAAAAATTATAGGCAAAATCTAAAGCTTCATTTTTATTTTTTTTAATTTGACATAAAGTTAAATAATGTAAAAATTCCACATCATATTTAGGAGAAATACAAAATTTGCGACGAATTAAGGTTGACATTCTTTTTTCTAAAAAAGAAGAAACTTTCTTAGAAAGACCTTTATCTTGTAAAGAAAAGATAAAATTTAATCGATAAAACCAAAGTTCTTGATTATTTTCCCAAAAAATATCACAAGATTTTACGAATCTATCAAAAAAATATTCTGAATGTTGAATATAATTACTATGTAATAATAAAATAAAATTATTTATATCTAAATTCAGATTATTTCCAAAAAATAATAAATCAGTTTGTTCTCTAAACTTAGGATTTATGTTTTCTAACTTTATTACCATACATAATTTATATCAATAAATTAGTTGGCATCAATATAATTTATTTTTAATTACCACTCTAAATCATCAACATCTAGTTCATCTTCAAATGGATAATCATCTTCAAAATGAGGATTACCTTCAAATATATCATTTGAAGGTGCCACACCTGAATATTTTAATTGAACATCACTAGAATGTTCCGAATTTACAACACCTAAAACTGTATACTTACAAACTCTCATTTTAGCATTATTATAATCATTGGGTACAGCTACTACATCTGCTGGATTTATTTCTACCTCCAACATAATATCAGTATCTGAATTTGAGCTAGCAAATTGTGTATGAGCATACCACCAATTTGCAACATGTAATCCTTGACTACAAGTTTGATCTGGATCTTCATTAACTTGATTTCGTGGCATAGATATAGTTTTCCCAACAGAATTATCAAATGTTCCGCTGTGAATATCTTTAAAATCACCCCTTACTCTTTTATAAGCAATGAAATTTCCACTTTCTGTAATTGGATGGTCATTTTTTTCCAAAAATGAATATAATTCATTTACGGCTCTAAAAGATGGGTTTTTCTGAACCTTTTTAGCAAAATTAAGCAATGGTTCGAATGGCAAACCACTATTTGAAAAATTCAAAATTTTATCACTAAGCACCTTAGGAGCTGGAATATTATCTACCAATATAACTCCATCTTGAACAATAAATTCACCTTGAGACATTTTTTCAATTCTCTTGGCTACTGAAATGAGATTTGGAATATCTTCCAGGCGCTTTTCTTTTAAAGCTTGAATTAAATCTTTTGCTAAGGGTTCATGAAGTGGAACAATATGTGTTTTCCCCTCAAAATTAACCGTTACATTACTATCTGATATAGCCCACGAAAATTTGTTTTTCATAATATTTCTCCTAAATTATAATGAATCAATGAAATTAATATATTGTGCGATATGTTCTATACTTACAACATGCTCTATGTTATAGCTTAATAATGGATATTTTTTATTACACTCATCTTGAATTTTTTTGTAATCTAATTCAGGATGAGCATTCCACCAATCTTTTATTTGTTTATCTGTAATAACAGAACATAATTGTTCATACAAAGGAATTATATAGTGTTTTTCTTTCAAAGAAAGAATCTTTTTATTTGCAATAGCCCTTTTAGCATAAACAGATTTGTCGTCTATAATATTTAGTAAATCATCTGTTTTTTGATTCTTATAATTAGAATCATTATAATAAGAATAATTAAAGTAATTAGAAACTGCCTTTATTCCTACAAAATCCATATTAGATTTAACAATTTTTTCATTAATAAAATCATCTAATAACACAAACCCATCAAAATCTTTCTTAATTCTAGCAGGATCAGTATCCTTCTGAATTGAATAAAAAGAGGCTTCATCTTTAAATATTTGGAAAATAGACGATAGTTTATCTCCATAATTAGACTTAGTGCCATTAAGACAAATATTTTTGTGCTGCTTACCATAGACATTATCACTTCTTTCAAAAAAGCATAATACTTTAGTTTTGCTTTTATCATCTTTAATTTCGGAGAAAGCTATCTGTTCATATTTGGGACCATAATATGACGGATAAAGTTTAAAAACTAAAAGTTTATTTGCTGTAATTACTTTATTTTGAGCAGGTGTCGCTGATGTTATTGTTGATAACATCTTACATCCGATACCAGTTAAATTATATTTTTGTTCTAAAACACTAAAATTGTCGGAACATGGTTCCATAACTTGAACTACTTTGGCACCATCTTCAAAAGCTTGTTTTACATGCTTATATGTAAGATTTTCTATCTTAAGATCATTATAAAATAATGAAATTTCAGGATCTAATCTTAAAATATGAGACGCCTTTGATTTAAATCTTATCTTATCAGGATCTTTGCCACGACGTGTTCTAGTTTTAAAAAATTCTGTAACTATTGCAGCACTATATACATCAATATCTGGACCATAAAGCTTAATATTATTCCAATTTAAATCTCCTAAAAAATTTAGATTATTAAATGTGGATTTAAGTTCAGTGTAAAAATACTTATTTGCTTCGTGATATGATGAAAAAGAAGAAATTTTATTATTAACCACTTTGATAATTTCTGAAGTCACTACATCCAATCTCTTTGTAATTTTATCTTCAGTTGACTTATCAATATAAATTGACTCTCTATTTGCTGAAAGAGTTAATTCACCAATATTAAAATATAAAAACAAATATCCTTTACAAGCGTCTATAATTTTAGTGCTAGTAAATTTTCTCAAAGCCTCCATTGAGACATTATACTCAACACCTTCAACTAAAATTTTTACTCCTCGTTCATATTTAACCGGATCATTATAAGAGTAAGAACTATTCACGCTTTTGGTAGCACCAATCTTCCAACCAGTTCCTTCTAATGAAAAATTATATTGTGTCCAAGCTAAATTGGTGCCTTTAATAATTGGTTTGATTTTCCAATGACGAGTGCTTTGTTCTGTAGCAATAACAAATTTATTAAAATCATCTCTTTTAATAGGGATTACAATTTCTGTTGAATTTTCTTCTTCAACAGACTCATCACCCATAAGAATTAACTTTCCTACTTTTGTTTCATCAATAAAACAAGCATAATTATATTTTATTTTATTGTGTACTGTAGTAATAGTAAAAGTATCACTATATGAAAATGGAGTTTTTGCACCTAAACCAAACCCGCCAGTTTGTAAATTATCATTGCGCTTAGTGCTGGCAGTATATTTTATAAAAATGTTTGACATACGATCGGGACTGATGCCTGGACCCCAGTCTTTAATTTTATAAAATGGTTCTAGTCCATTAGGTAATGTGATTTCAATAGGTACATTGTTTTTACCTACCTCTATATGGGCGTCCCTTGCATTGCAAGAAATCTCACGACAAATTGCCAAAATGGGATCAGAATACATTTTATTTCTCAAAATATCAAAGATCATTCCTTGATCTTGAATGGAGAAAAATTGTTCTTTCAAATTCCCAGATGTTTCTAAATTAGGACGCTGTTCTGTTAGTTTCATTATTAAAATCTTTCAAAATATAAAAGGGAGCTTTTGAGCTCCCTTCAATTCTAATTTATTATATTTTTTATATTGATCTAAGATCGAATACCCTTCCAAATGGAGCATTAAAGGAACTGGCGCTAGTAATTAGCCAAATTACATCAACACCAGGATTAACCATTTCTGCAATATCAGAATCTAATAACCAACCATCAGTAACTACAATTAGAAAATCGCATTTACCGATATTTGCTTCATAATCTTTAAAAAATGAAGCAAACATAGTTCCTCCACGACCCACCACCTTTACTTTAGATAATTCTTCAGCATTGGCTTTCTTAATTTTGGTAGCTTTATCCCAATAAATTTGAGCATCAGCAGGAACAATTGTTCCTTCAGATCTTTCATCTAAAGAAGTTAATTGTGACAATCCAAATGCCATATCATCTTTACTCATAGAGCCGCTGGTATCTAATAAACATCCAAAATCAGCATGATAATTTTTTCGTTTTGGAACTAATAATCCACTAAACATTGGGCGAGTTTTAAACCTTGTCCAATCGTTACGACCATTACCAGCTCTAGATTTAACTAATTTGGTACGAATAAAATCTTGCCAAGTAACTTTTGGTGCAACTAAAAGTCCCAATTCGTCTTCTAATGAAGAAGGAACATGTCCTGCCATTTTACGAGCAGCTTCCATTGCATCAGAAACTCTTTTAGCAAGTTTTTCTTCTGACTCTTCAGTATCCATATGATCATCAACAGTTCCGCCTAAACCGAATATATCAATACCATCACCGCAAGTTCCACAACCATGACCACAACCTTGTCCTTGGTTTTGACTGTCTTGATCTCCTCCACCTTGACCATTACCCTCTTGATCTCCAGAATGGTTTGGACAATTACAAGGATTACCATCTCCATGATCGTGTTCATCATTTTGATCTTCTCCTTTACCGTCTCCCTTGCCCTTATCTTTAGATGGCGAACCTTTGTCTCCTGGCTCACCCTCTCCCTTTTTACTTTTGCCCTTTTTCTTATCTTGTTTAGACTTTGGCTTTTGATAAAATCCAATGGCACCACATTCTGGACACTTTGGTAATAAATTATAAAGATAATCGTATATCTTTTCTGGACGTCTCATTTCTTCATCAAGACCCGGATCGGCAAAGAAGAATCTATCTTTCTTCTCACGTCTTTCCAGTTCCTTAATTTGATCTTCAGTTAATTCCTTATCTTCATTTGCTTTGGGCAAATCTATTTTAGGAGCGTTTTGCTCTTCAAGAGCATCATCAATCAATTTTTGATCTTTAAATGGATTTCTAAGCAATTCAGCATATTCTTCTAAGGTTTTATAGTTTCCCAAATGTTTTGTAAACATTTCTTTTGGATCCATTTTTCTTGCCTTAAAATCATCCATAACAGTGCCGTTAACAATGTAGTCAACAGCAATGTTCCATAATTTAGGTAATCTGGATCCTCGTCTTTGAGGGTGCATATAAAGAGCATGCCAGGCTTCATGACCACAAATAATTCTTAAACCAATTTTAGATTGTTTTAAGACAAACTTAGGGTTCCAATAATATCTCTTACCATCAGTTGCGGCAGTAGGAATATTAAATGTAGCAATATGTTCTACTGGATACATTAGACCGAAGATTAACGGGTCTCCGCCCATTCCGGTTCCAACATGTTCATTATTATATCTGGTTCCTAATTCTAGGAAAATTGTAGATAATTTTTCTTCAGCCTGATGAATCAATTTGTCGTCTATTTTGCCAATTATCTTAGAAAATTTCATTTAATCTCCAAATCATATATATCAGAGAGCCCACTACCATTAGCTATCAACTTGTTTGTTGATTTTGCTTAATAGATCTTCCCAATCTGGGTGATCATCCAGAGAAAACTTAATTAATCTCTCAATTTGAATTTGGCTTCTTACTGAAACCAAAATGTTTTCATATGGCACTTTTTGTAAGAACTTACCAACAAATTTAACAGATTCTGGTAATTTGTCTGGTGATGCCTCATCCAATTGATTAGCCAATCGTGCACAAGTAATCATGCAAGACACTAATTTCTTAGTTGGCTCCAGTGATTGAAACTTATCATTAACATTTTTACCACGGAACACGTCATCAATCATTGGGAGCAATTCCATGTAATGTTCATAATAGCTGCTATAACGAATGCCCGCTTCTTTACCTACGCAACCACACACCTTTTTATTTAAGATACCTGAATCCCAATTAGCAGACTCTCCCTTAAAGAGGATTTGTGAAGCACGATCCCAGCCACGAGGCGAAGGATCCGCATAACGATCTTCCGGGTCAACAGCACCAAACAAATCCTTTGGATGATCTGTAATATAGGCAGTAACAGATGGATGAATTAATCCAGACTTACCTGCCCATTGAAGCCAACTAGTAGCGTCAGCTTCTACTAAATATTTTTCTGCTCTATCTAGTAATGGTAGGCTGGGACGCGAACCACCTTCAGAAACTAAATTGCCAGTCATAATGACAGCTTTAAGATTTGGCAATTTCTTTCCGTTAATAGAACGAAATTGTGTAAACTCCAATAAGGGAGCCCACAAACTAGGATCGGCTTTATCTACCTCATCCAATAGAGCCACAACGGGCTTTTTTCCTTCCATCATTTCCTCATAGAAACCTGGCAATAAGAAATCCACAAATCTTTTCTGTTGTTGTGCTGCCATGATATTAGGATAGCCTCCCATATCAACGCGCTCTAATACGGACAAGTTCATATAAACCTCCGAACAGCTCGCGTTTTTAATTTCTTGTTTAGAAATTTCTGTTTTACCAGTTCCTCTTCTGCCGAAAATTCCTATATTGCCACCAATTTGGATCGTTCCCTTTACATGTTCCGCCAATTCTTTAGTATTAAGTTTTTCTAAATTAAAATCCGAAGTAGCAATTTGTTTTGATTCCATAATGTTTTTCCTCCATAGATAGGTAAAGCGTAATTTAAGTTCGAAATTTCTAATGTCAATTGGTGTTATTTTTTAAAAATGACACCCCAAATTTTTGTAAATTAGGTTAAATTATAAAAATGTTAATAATGTACTTATTTTTTTGTCTAATTTTTCCTTATCATTAAAGTCAAATTTAACATAAGGGATCCATGTTTTGAGAGATTTAGAGTCTGAAATAACACAAAATTCACAAACCTTTAAATCAATATATATGTTTTTATTTTTCAATGAAAAGAAAAATATTTTATCTTCTTCCGTATTATGTATTACAGCAAAGCTTTCAAAACAAACATTACAAAAATATTCTGTACAATCTCTGGAGCTAATGTGTCCAAGAAGCGTTAAAATATTTTTACAGTATAAACATTTTGGTTCATTACCATAATCTGGAAAAATATCTTGAAGTTTCATTTAATTTAATGAATGTGAGTCTGTTTCAAATTCTAATTCTTGTTTTTTAAATTTGTCAAGTAACATTAAAGCAACTTCCCAAGGATCTCTACCAAATGACATAACACCAGCAGTATATTGTATTCTAACAATCAAATCCGGAGAACAATTTAATTTTTCTAATTCTTCTGATAAATATAAACTTGCATAACATACTTCTGTTAATGCTGATATGCCTTTCACATTTATTAATCTTGGATCACTATCTAGACTTTTTTGCCACCTAGTAATGTCTTCTTGTTTTATAAAATATGGTCTATTAAAACTCATTCATTCCTTAATCTGAGTTTGCAATTTTTAACAAAATATCTCCATGACAAGAATAAGTTGGTTTGCAAAAACATCCAAGCACTTTGCCTTTAAGCTCTCTTTTAGCAGCTTCCAATAGTTCAGGTTGGTTAAATATCCAATCTTCATAAGCTCTTATAGCATCCTCTCGAGAGTCCACAGGATAAGGAGCTGATGAATTAGGTATATGGGAAAATGGGTTGCCCCATTTGGATCCTCTCCCTATATATATGTCATATGGATCAAAATTAATATTAACTACTTTCATATAAAGTTATCGACCTATATCCATACCTTTTGAATTAGTCCAACTAATATAGCAACTATAATCTCCACGCTGAATAGTAACCCTACAGTCATAACCAAGCTGTTGATAATAACAAGCAAGTTTAGTGGACTGGTATTGTGTTAATTGCCCAACCATTGCTTGAACTGTAAACTTTTCTTCTTTAATAGCTTCAGAAATTCTATCATTTAGATTTTTGCAAATTTCATTTACTAAAATAATTTCTTTATCTTGTCTATTTTTAATAGCACTTTCAGTTAATTTACGTGCTTCTTCAGCTGTTAACATAATAATCTCCAATATTAAATATGGTATCCCCGGAAAGAATCGAACCTTCTTTGATCTGTTTCGTAGACAGATAACCATCCATTGGCGAGGATATATTTGGTGTCTCTAGAAGGATTCGAACCCTCATCGACCGGGTAGAAGCCGGCAACTCTATCCATTGAGCTATAGAGACATAATATTATTTTGTGATCCTAAGGGGTATCGATCCCCTTTCTGAACTTTGAGAAAGTTCTGACCTAGCCAGTAGTCGATAGGACCAATGTTTATTTATATCTTAATATTAGTTAATTAAAACCATCTATCATGATCAGCTCTCAATCTAACCGATTCAAAATTATCATCTTTCTCAACTATCTCAATTTGTTTTCTATCTAAAATGCCATGAACAGTTTTTCCATCATCAATTATTCTGCTAACAACTATTAGATGAACACTGTATAAATCTTGTGGCAAAGTACTTTTTACACTACATGTTACTAATACAGATGCAGCACCATTATCAAATAAATCGTATACTTCTTTTTCTATTTTCATAATGAATTAATATTTGTGAAATTAAGATTGGTGATCCCAGGGGGTGTCGAGCCCGCCACTTTCCGATTGAAAGCCGGATGTTCAGTGCCGCTAAACTATGGGACCATTTAAAATTTATGGGGTGATCGAGCGGATTCGAACCGCCACTTTCTGGGTCACAACCAGATGTGCACAAACCAGTACACCACGACCACCATAATGTGAACTAACTATATCACTTTAAAATAATTATTAATTCAACAAATATTATATTTTATTAGTAGATAAGTTTTTGATATTTAATAAGAAAGTCTTTTTTGCTTATACATATTGTGCTTATCATAAAAGGCATTGCTTTTACGATCATGTGGCGCAACACATAAGTGTGAAGATCCAGTATGTTTACGTGCCTTTTTTAATAAAGCTGTTGCTATACCAGTACGACGATGTTTTGGATCTACAAATACTTCAAATAAAGCACCATCACGTTTGCTGACAAAATTACTTCTTTCAAATGGAAAATTAGAATCTTCTTTACTTAAAAGCGCCCAACCCACCATTTTGTTTTGCCTTTTAGCAGTAATAACTTTTACTTTAACTTTTCTTTGTTTAGCTAAAATAGAAAGATTATCAAGTTCATAATTCATACCTGACCAAGATCCTAATGTTAATCTTCTTAACTCCGACATAACCTTGTTACTTTTGTAAACACTATTGAAATCAAATATTTCTATAACATCTTCTGTTTTAGCTGTTGGAGCAACTCGAGCTTTAATCCATTGTAATAAATTCATAATAAAAATAACTTTCTAAATTAAAATTTGGTGCTGAGAAAGGGACTTGAACCCTTACGCATTAGCGTCTGCTTTTGAAACAGATGTGTCTGCCAATTCCACCACCTCAGCAATATAATTAATGTTCAAATATTAGGTGCCTTAGTAGGATCTATATAAATAATTTTTTTATTTAAATTCTTAGCATAATTTACGCAATTAGCCGTTCCACCAGTTTTATCACCATTATAAATTGCAATTAATGTATCACAATTATCCACCATATATTCATTTCTAATTTGCATTTTATTAGCGGCGTAACCACCAGGACATACAATTATTTTTTCACTGGCATGAGATAACAATTGATTATAAATCTTTTGTGATTTGACTGTCCAATTTAATTCTTGTCCTTCAAATGGAATGACTGCTACAAATGGAATCTTTAATCTAATAGCAATTATAGCTGCCCATTGATCTACTCCCAGAGCCATTCCAGAAATAATTTTTGTTGGATTTAAAGAAATTAAATTGTTTTGTATCTCTTTATACACATAATTATAGACAGGATTAGGAATTTTATAACCTATTTCCTTATTGGGAAGTTTATCTGGTCTATGACCGCTAAAGGCAATTATCATTTAACAATACAACTTAAATTTAAATTTTTTCTTTTAGAGCTAGAAGCAGTTTTATAAATAGCCCACTCACGATAAATATTTGCTTGTTTCTTTACTTCTTTTGAATATTTTCCTTTAATATCCAGTAAGCATTGTCCTAAAGATAAAACGTCTTTTGACAAGAAATTTAATATAGAATAATCTTTAATTGGCTTTGGAACTAAAGATAAATAGGCTAAAATGGCGGCATCTAAATTAGAAATTGTTTTAATTTCATTCTTTAGATTAGTTTGTAAACTAATCTTTTCATACTCTTTTGATAAAAGAGCTTTTATTGCAGATAAATTACCAAGAAAAAAAGCATAAGTATTGCTCTTTTTCCCATATACTAAATATACTGGCTTTTTAACTTTTAAAGATTTTTTAATGAGAATACCGCCTAAATTTGCACAAGTTTCCGTATTTTCATAACCATTTTCTATAAAAACAGTTGCAATCTTTTTCATTATAGGATTGAACTTCATATACTTATTTTGAGACAATAATTTATCATAAATATCATCATAAATATTATCTAAATCTGTTGATTTTTTAAATATTGCGATTTTGTTCATTATAATTATTAATCTCTTCTTGTTCAATAGCTGTTTTAAATTCTTCTCTTAATTGTTGAAATTCTCCATACCTATCAAGGTAAAAAATCCCAACATATTGCCCGCCTAAACAACCTAACTCTTCATATTTTACTTTTACTTTTCCATTAATAATAGTATTAATATCGGCTGCAAAAGCTGGAATTTCATGATAATCTTTAAATAATAATACTATGGGTAAATTAACTAAAATTTCTTTAGGCTTTACTTTCATTTAAACCTCAATAATTTGTTGAAAAACAGCAGCATTACTAAATAACATGTTATTTATCATACTTAAACCACGAGAATGATGTATATGTCCGCACAAATAATAGGTTGGACCATTATTATCAGGAGATAATTTTTTAGATAAAAGAGCATTAGACATAACAGAGTTACCTAAATGCCTTTGATCATAAGATAAGTCTAATATTTGATAAGGTGGAGCATGACAAACCAAAATATCTACGTAAGAGGATTTTATTTTTTTTAACATACTCTCTACTTCCACAGACATTTCCGGAACTTCTCTTTCATATGCAAAGCTACCATTTATATAAGGAACATAAGGAAAACCATAAAAATTAATATTATCAAAACTATTAATTTTATCATGCAAACAAATAGCTTTAATGCCATTATCTATTAATAATTTTTCCATTTCAAAAGGATCGGCATGATCATGGTTTCCTAAAGAAAATAGAAATGGATGATTTTGGACCCATTCTTTAAAAAATAACATATTATCTTTTAACCAATCAAGTTGCCATAAACCTACTTGATCTTTATATGGAGGATTGCCTGGAGGATCTGGAAAAAAATCTCCAGAATGGACCACGATGTCAAAACTGCCATACAAGGGAACAAAACTCCCATGAGTGTCGCTTATATGAAGTATACGCATAAATTTCTCTTTCGAAAAAGCTTTAATATATCACACTGTTTCTATATTAACAGAAACTTCTTTTATTTTTTTTGGTATATATCTCTTAACTTTTTTGTTAATTTCCTTAACAAAAATAACAACTGTCCATCCGTCTTTACCAGATCGAACCTCACTACTATCATACCAACTATAATTAAATAGCTTCATTTTCATCAATAAACGACACTGATTGGCTTCGTTATATGTTACCATGATTCCTTTAATAAAAATTAATTTATATTGAATATTTCAATATAATAAATGGGTACAAAATGTCTAATAATTTAATACAAAAATTAGCTAATAAATTTCTAGAACATCATTTTGATAATGATAAAATGGAAAAACAAAAAGAAATGTTTGAAATTTTCTACTATGATAAAGTAGGAGAGCTTAAATCTATTATTAATGAAATGTCTGGTGATTTATTATTAATCAAAGAAAAACATTTGCATTTAGACATACGACAATTGTTTGGTAAGGTATATCAACAGATTATTGATCTTTATAAAGAAATAGATCCTCAAGATCCATATCCTGGCACCTTAAACCTAATCAACTGGGCAAATTCTAAAACTAATAAATCAATTTTAGAAAATTTAGACTTTCTAATTCAAAAACACTTGGAAAAGAATGAAACCCTTTTGTATGGAGCTAAAAAATTAAAGCAACCACAAGTAGTTAGTATTAATCATTTTCTAACTTTAATTCCTGCCTTAAAACAATTCATTTTAGATAATCCGTCATTAGAGATTATTCATCAGAATGAATTATCTAAAATGGTGGAAGATCAAGAACCGCCCAGTGGTCCAGATGAATCAACTAATGTAATCTAATTATTTTCTTGGAAACAAAGATGGTTGAGTTTGCCACATTTGAGCCCAAAGATCTCTTGTATTAACGGGGTTTACAGAAGGAGTTACAACAGGCAAAGATGCAGCCGGAGTTGTTACTACTGTTAGTGTTCCATCATCAGACTTACTTAAAGTACCATTAACTGTCTGAACGGCAGTGGGGGCAGTAACATTTTGATTAAATGTTTTTTGACGTTGTTGTGCATTGTAAAGATTATCCAAATCCCAAGAAGCTGACAATGGATGATAAAGAAGAGCATCAGCAGTTGAGCCATTAGCTAGCGTTACCTGGATAGGTGAACGATCATAATTATTCACTTCAATTTCAGTTTTCCATAATTCTCTTACTATATCACGAACTTCTTTGTGGCGGGCGTGAGGCATTGTTTGTTTTACGACATTGCTAATATCTAATGCTGTAAACAGTTTGTCATTATTAATAAAGTCTTTAACAATTTCTAATACTAAATCTTGTAGGTTCATAATGTCCTTTAATATGGTTCAATCTTGGATTTACTACATCATAAATTTTTTAAAATGATGCGCAAGGGGGTTTAAATTTTTAAATTAACATCCCATGGATGATGTTTGCCATCCACAAGAATCTAAAGTGCTCATTAAAATATCATTTGCTTCATACATATCACATAAGTTATCGGTTCCGGCTTGTTTTGCAATTTTATTTGCTTCTTTAATTAATTTTGAAGCTTCTTTTAATTTACCTGCTGCTTGCTTGACTAATACTTTATATTCTTTTTCCATAACAGACATTTTCTGTTTAGCTTCTTTCGGTAAGAAAAGAAGACTTATATTTACATCTACTGCATCATATCCAGTAATTTCACCAGTTGTTTCACTATATTTTGATGTATTAAACCATACATCATCCCAACGAACTGTTATTTTATTCTTAATAAGAACTTTTTCAATAGTTCCTAAAGCTAAACCACAATCTCCATGTTTAACAATTTTAGAAGTCAGTTCTCCATTATAGTCTTCAAAGGCGGCAACTCTATCTCCAACTTTTAATTTCTTAGCTATTTCTTTTTCCATAACTATTATTCTTTCTTAAATAGATCAAAATATTCTGAAGTTCTTAATTTATCTCTAACAATCATTAAAATCTTACCAAGATTATTTTCTCCGGAACCATCCGCACCTAAACCCCAAAAATAATCTACCGGAGAATCTTCTGCAATTTCTTCAATACCTGTAGAAAATAATCTTTCTCTAAAATCATGATTTTGAACAAATTTAGCTAACACACATTCATACATAGTGGGAATCTTAATTTCATTCCAATCATCACGAAGTTGAACCAATTGTCCTAAATCTCTAGCTTCACGAGGATGTTTAGTAGAAAGAATTTTATTAAACTCTTCAAAATTAAGAGTTTTCTGTGATTGATAGGCGCTTTCAACATTCTTCCACCAACGCCCATAAATAAACATGGGTGATTTTTTAAAATTATTTAAATAACCATAAGGCTCTGCTGAGGTATAAAACTTAATCATATAAATGCTTTAAATCTAACAATGCTTAAAAACTCTATAAGAGAGCTGGCTTTAACTTCTTTGTCACGCAAAAAATATTGGTTTAGCGATTCTTCATTATACTCTACAGCAGCACCATCTTCTCTGTGCTTTTTACCATCAATGTACCAAACTTTGACTTCAGCAAATTCTATAGCAGGTGCACCTTGCCGATGCCGCTTGCCGTTCAAAAACCACTCTTTATCTCCACTTAACCAAATAATGGCTGGACCATCTTCACGATGTAATTGTTTTTTCTCATTAAAATACCTAATTGTACCATCTTTTAATGTTACAGGAGTACTCATTAAATATCGCCTTCTCTTTGATAAATAGAAACTAGAGTTCCTTGATCTTCATATACAAACTTAGCAAAATTTTCAATAGTTCCTTTATACCATTCCCAATCACCTCCCGCAATCCCACAACCAATACGGTAATTAAAAGCAACACTTTCTAAATTATTTACCTTAGCCAATTTCAATAAACCCTTATAAAAATAATCTCTTCTTGCTTTCTCATTATCTATAATATTATCATGTGGTCCGCCCGGATAAAATTGTCCCATGAGATTAACAACATATCGTTGATCTTTTCCATTTCCACAAATAATTATATCTCCAGGAATATCTTCTTCCATGCGATTTGCATAAACATTAGCATACGGGAATTTTTCAAAGATGCTTGCAGCAATTCCAGCTGCAAAATGACTCGTACAATTGCATTGATGTACTAAAAATTTTTCTTTAGCCTCAAGTAAATTTCCTTGAATTATAGTAATCATTAAACTCTCTCCATAAATTATATTTCCGGTTTAAATAAACTGTAGCATCTTTATATAAAAAATCTCCAACTACTTTAGTTAGATTATTTCCACCATAAGTTAAAACATTGATAGCTCCATTAGAATTAATAGATTTATTTGTTATAAGTAATTTATTACAAATAATATTTCCAAAATTATTTAAAAAACTCAAATTACCAGCAATTGATAATTTAAATTGATCTGTTTCTTTACTATTTTTTAATCTATAAAGGCAGCCATCACCATCAAAATATCCTCTCATAAAATGATTAGTTAGCCACTTTGGAAAATCATAGGTTTTAGTTTTACGAGGTAAAATATTAAATCTTTCAAGCTCTTTTGTTAATGGCAAAGAGCCTATCCCAATACGACAAATAACCTGATCATTCCAATTTGGATTTAATAAACTATTTTTAACTAATTTATTTTTAATCGGATGATTTGATTTAATATGTTCTTTAAACAAAAGAAGATGATCTAAATCTTTTTCTGCTAACTGCAAATACAATGTTTTACTGTTATCAGTCTTTCTGTCTGAAATACAGCCATCAGCAGCCAAAAAACCTGCCCAATAAAAAGACAATTCGTTGTCACTTTCAAAAAAATATTCGTCACAACCATAATTTCTTACTTTTAAAGCATATGGTATTTGTAATTTTTTAAAATAATAGATTATTGTTCCTTTAGCAACGTTATACTTATTGGCAATTTTTGTTAAATTATTTAATTCTTTATAATCTGCTTCAAGCATTTCTCTAGTAATATTCAACATTTTAGTTTGATGATATGGCATTAATCTCCTTAATTATACATATATCATCATGACAAAATATGTAAATATTACCACCAATGCTTAATTAGAACTGTTTCACCCTCTTCATCTTTGTTTGGCGGAGGATTAGCGCCATTTGCAATTAACCATGCATCTAATTTTCTTCTGTCTTTTGCCCACTCATCTTCTTCATCTTCAAAATTTTCGCCATCAATAGTGTATTCAACCACTACATCATTAGATCTTTTATCTTCGAAAATTCTAAAGAACGAATCTTTTACATCATCGGGCATGCCAGGGTTCCACTGACAATCAAACACTTTCATTGTTTTATAATTATTAGGCATTTTTATTATACTTATCTAGGTAAATGTAGGCTTGTTTTAAAAGCTCATCACTAATTGGCTCTTTAAATTTGTATTTATAGAAATCTTTTTCGCTAGAATACTCTGGCAAAACATTAACAGGATATTTGTCCTGCAATCCTTTTAGAACTAAATTAATTATTTTAAGGGAAGTTAACTTGTGAAACACTACAGAATCATTAAAGATAAAAATTCCCATATTATTCCTTTACCTAATACTACCATAAAATGGTTCAAGTTTAAAATAATACCTAATCCCACCATTACTAACGCAGTTTAGAACTTGCGTCCGATTTATTTTAAAGTCTTCAAAATCTAAATTTTGTTCTTTACACATTCTAACTAACGCTTCAACAGCATCCCACTTTTGGCGGAAATAACTTTGTCTTTTATCGTTAGCAACACTAACATGTGAGTTATCACATATTGAAACAATCTGAAATAATTCTTGTACTGCTATTTCACTCATGGATTTATCTCCAACAACTTGTCCCAAGCCAAATCCTCTAAACCAAATTCTTTTTGTAGCTCCAACATTCTAAGATTCAGAACGTCTCCACAGTTAAAGTCTCTTACATTCTTATTGTAAGAATCACTTAAGTAGTACTTTAACTGAACTGCTACTAACATTCGCTTATGCCATTCAGCAAATGAACCATCAGTAAATATAGGGGTCTTAGAATCAAAACGATCAAAATCTTTTTCAGAGATTCTGTCTTTATATGATTCCCAAATTTTGGTTCCAGGGAATGGCATTAGAAAGTTAGCGCAAACTTGCAGCGGCTTTAGATCGACAAAGGCTTCATATAAGGCATAATAATTAGCTTTAGCCTCTTCAAAGGTCTTGCCATCATCATTGACAATAAATGACATAACATGATTGAGACCATTACGCCTAATATTCTCTACACCCAGCTTAAGATTAATATTCTTTCGGTACTTAACCCCAACATCCTCTAAACCGATATTTAGAGAATGCCAACCACTCTCTTTAAGAACTGGTAATAGCTCAGGTCTTTTGGCAAAGACTCCACTAGTACCGAAAGAATATAAGACTTTAAACTTGTCTTTAAATAAAGGTGCTACTTCTGTCATCATTGGATGAGTAGCAAAACTTTCGTCTCTAATAAAAACAGTAGTTGCTTTATGTTTTAAAAGATCTTCAATCTCTTCTTCTACATATTCTAATGTAGCAGTTTTCATTTTTCTGCCCGACATTGATGGAGTAGAACAGAAATCACAATCATAAGGACAACCAACAGAAGAAACCATAGAGCCACAAATATCATCTGGGTAAATGTCCGGATATACTTGTTTCATAGTAGTCATATCGACTAAATCTCGACGCATCTTGGTAAATCCAAAAGAACCTTTAGATATACCAATTGGTCCATCAATGATTTGATCAATATTATCACAGTATCCTGTTACCACCTTATGAGCATAAGGTAATACTTCTTCTGGAAGTGCTGTTGGATGATATCCTCCAGCAATAACTTTATCCCTACCTACTTGATTTGAGAAATTAATAAACTCATTTAATCCACGAGTATATACTGAACATAGATATAAATCAATGTCTGATCTTGGATTGTTGTCCTCTAAGAATACAAGCTCCCCAAAAGATGGAGACAAGAACAGAACTGATGGTTCTAGTTTTTGAGCAAGAAGGGTTGGTCTTCCTGCTGCAAAATTGTTAGTTAATCGTGGAAAAGTTAGTAATCCAATTTTCATTTGGCTTGGGTTTCGAATTCAATAATGTATCTTAAACAATGTTGTTGGTCTGGACCAGATGGCGTATATGTAATAATCTCGTCATTAAGAACTCCGCTCTTACCACCTTGAGCGAAAACTGAATGACAAGGAGCAATGCTCTTCTTATTGTAATAGTGAGAGCCATTAGCATACTTGTAATTACCAAAAGCAACGTCTCCCAAGAATAAATAAGCCGTCTTATTAGTGCCTTGAGCCCAATAGGAGCCCCGAACGTCACAATAGTTAATGCTCTTGGTGCTATTAGTTGCCCAGTAAACACCGTCACCATACATGCTGCCAGCATGAACTACACCAGAAGGTCTGATTAATAGACCCTTAGTAGTAATACCAATCATGTTTGCTCTACGAGTACCATGCCAACCAGGAGAAACGTTTGCTTTAGCATACAGATCTCTTAAATCCTTAGAAAGGTCGGGGCGAGATTTAACTAACTTAGCATAAACTGAAGAGGGATCATGCTTACCACATTCCTTAGCAATCTTTTCAGCACTCTTAAGGAAGTGTTTTTCTTCATCATGACGATTTACCTTGTAAATCTTATGCGTCTTAAGCTTGCCTAAGCTACTATGATTGCTAGCACGAGTTTCATGCAACATAGTATCAAGCCATTTCCAAATAGGATCTGTTGGATCAATGAATGAAAGATCGGCTTTAAGTGTAGAATACTGAGAATCTACCGCTGATTTTTTAGAAATAACACTTTGAACGTTCTTAGCGTCAGCAAAAACATCTAGAATATCGAAGGCTTTGTTAATTTTGTCGTCATTATCAAGACGAAGAACATCAGCATTGATTTTACCATAACCGAAGTTGTGAGGAATATTGCTATAATATGAATTAGTTAACTTATTAAGCTCTAAAACATCTACAGACTTAGCGTGGATAATAGTTCTAGCCTCATCAAGAATAGTTTTAGCCTTATCAATCTGATCAATTGATAATTGCCCTAGCGGACACTTTTTGGTATCTAGATTTAATTCAATGAATTCTTGAGTAACACCGAACCAAGTTCTAACTAAATCGCCAATTTCTGGATGAAGTTTGCTTTTTTCTTCTTCTTGAACTTTGACGCCCATTTTCTTTAGGGTATCCACAGATACGCTTGTGGCAGCTGTATCAACTTTGGATTTGCCTTGCTCTGAACCAACATCAGCTTTTACTAGTTTGACTTCGACATAACCTTTTTTAGTTTTAGATTTGATAATCTTTTCGGCTTCTTTTTCTGCGTGAGGTTGATTTGCTGCCACACGGTATTCTTTTGCTGCAGTACCACCAACTCGACCATATTGAGTAAAGATACGAGAGCTACCATCTTTGGCAACTTGAATTTCAAGATTGTAATACTTATTATTATTGTTGATAATGTCAGTAAAATTAAGAGTAGTTCTCTTAACCACATCATAATCATTTGGAAATGAAGGCTCTTCGCCTGCCGAATAAGCTACTAATTTATCTACCATAGTATATTACCTTATTGTTTAAATTGAAAATATATAAATGTTGAATCTATTTTCTTCTGTTTTTCATACCTTATACAAACAGAAGAGTTTTTATTGGCTTTATAACAACAAACAGCATCTTTATTACATACTACTTGTGGCTGTTGTGGACGTGGCGTCTCACAAGCCAGCAATAATAATAAAAATGCTAATAAATATTTCACATAATATATGCTGAAATATTATAAATAATTATTTAATATGACGATTAAGAAGAGATAAGTCATCTTCTACATATCTGCTGCCCACCCAACGATAACCATTTTGTCTTAACTCAAACGTAGAATCATCAGAGTCATTAGTTAATGATATTCTAGAAGGATCAACATTATTAATAAATTTGAAAATTTCTTTTGAAAGAGTCTTAGAGTATTCAATCCAGTCACTCTTTTCTTTTGTAGAAAGGCTAGTTGCAATATTATATTCCCAAATTTCATTAATAATTACATCATAAATTTGATCTTCATACAGCAGACATACATCACCTTTTCCATTATGATCGCATAAAGCATACCATGAACCTTTTCCCAATTCAAAGCATGTTTTATTTTCGTGATTTGCTAGTGTGTATTCTATTCCCATAGTTTAGTTAAGATAAATTTAAAAAATTGCGTGTCAAGGGGGAGACAATTTATTAAATAAAGAGTCAAAAAAAGCTACAACTGTAGATCCTGCTAAGCCCCACAATATGAATAAAGAAAATTTAAAATCTATGCATTGTAATATATATATTACATAGCCGCAATGAAAGCCTACGCAAAATGGACAAGAAAGTAACTCATAAAAAAATATGCCTAATTTAGAGCTTTTTAATAGCTTTGATCTTAATTTGCTAAAAATATCAAATGGTCCAGAACTATTTCTTACAAAGAAAGATAAACTATATATTGCTAAAATCATTATAAGGTAAAACATATGCTAACATCCAAGATTTGTAAAAATTGTCAATTAGAAAAAGATATAACACTATTTAATAAAAGCGTAAGACATAATAGAAATAATATTATAGAATATTCTTCTATATGTAAAGATTGTTTACGCATTAAACGTCAAGAAAATAGCTCTGCAAAGAAAAAATATGATCAAAACTATGCTATCAAAAATAAAAATAAAATTATTGAAAGAGGAAAGCTATATAGAAATAATAATAAAGAGAAAATAAAAAAGAAAAAAGAAACTTATTACCTTAATAATAAAGAAAATATTCAATTAAAAGCTGCTCAAAAATATTTAACAAATATTGAGTTTAGACAAAATAAAATAGCAAAAGAAAAAGATAGATATGCTAATAATAAAGATGCTATTAAATCAAAAGTTAAAAAGTATAGAAATATAAATAAAATTAGTATTAATGAAAAAATCGCTTTTAAAAGGAAACATGATCCTTTTATAAAATTAAAACATACAATTAGTGTGTATTGCCGCCGTGAACTCAAAAAAAATAATTCAAGTAAAAATAATGAATCTGTTGTTAATTACTTAAATTATACAATTAAAGATTTAAAAGAACATTTAGAAAAGCAATTTGAGTCTTGGATGAATTGGAATAATCATGGTAAATATAATTTAAAGACCTGGGATGATAATGACTCATCTACTTGGACTTGGCAAATAGATCATATTATTCCTCAATCAGATTTGCCTTATACAAGTATGGAAGATGATAATTTTAAGAGGTGCTGGGATTTGAATAATTTAAGACCACTTTCAAGTAAGCAAAATGTTATTGATGGAACATCAAGATCGAGACATATTATTAAATGAATGCCTTTAATTTTAAATATTTAGATAATGCTTCTTGACATTTCTTTTCGGAAGAACTTTGTATAATTCCATTATTAGCTGTTAAAAATTTATCAAATATTGAACCTGTTTGTTGTTCAAAGTATAGTATTTCCTTATCTAATTCATTATTTTTAAATCCTGGTCCCAGATAATAAACATAACAAGTACTGTTTGACATGATAGATAAACAATAATTTCTACAAAAAATAACAAGATGCCTATTAATTCCATTAAGCTCTTTGACTACAACAGTTCTAGACCGAAAAATTACGTTATAGTCTATATAATAATCTGAAGCAATCGTATACATCTCTTACCAAAAGGCTTTCATTTTTAAAATAGAATCTATTTTCTTATCTATTTCTTGAAAAGAAAAACAATATAAGTCTTCAAAATCTATCCAACTAGTAACCACCAACCAATCTAGTTTTAATGCATCTTGATGCCTTAAATATATTTTGAATCCATGTGTATTTTTTAGCTTAAAAACTCTGGTATCGTAATAATTTAGTTTTTCAATTACATAATTTTTAGTTCTAAATACCATAAATTAATAACTCATTTTTACTTTGCCAAGAACTTTTCTCACCATTTATACAGTATCTAGTAGCAAGATCAACTATATTTTGATTTTTATATAAATTTCTAATGTAGGGGTCATCATCATAAGATAATAGCCAATTTTTTCTTTTATTAAGAATATCTGCCAGTGCCAAATGGCAGGATTTAGACATTTTTTCTGAATACAACATATCTCCCTTGATAAAATAGGGAGGATCACAATAAGCAATACAATCAGTAGATGTTAATATATTATATTTAATATAGTCTAAATTATCAATGGTTGTTCTTCCTTTAAGCAAATTGTGACATTTAAGAATTTTTTCTTTAAGTTTGTTTAAGTTCCAACGACAATCAACTGTATATTTAGATAATTGTTTCTTTCCACCTATAGGTCCTGAAGATAATATTCCACTGAAAGAAGTTCTGTTAAAAAATATGGCGTAGTAGGCTGCTTCAATATCGCTTAATGGAGGCGTCTCACGTAATTTATAAAAATGTTCTAACGTAACTGGCTGGTCCATTAACTTGAATAGTTCAAATAATTTATAATTATCATTATTGGAAACAATTTGCCAAAAAGAAGCTATCCAATAATCTTTGTCATTGCCATATAATTCTATATTAGGATATTTTTCGGCAACTCTTAATAAAACCGAACCCCCACCTACAAAAACATCAGCAAACTTACTTTGTTGTTCAATACCTAATTGAATTAAATATTCTTCAATAATTGGTAAGAGCTTATTTTTAGCCCCTGGATAGCGAAATGGAGTTTGTACTTTCATAATTACCAAAAAGATTTTAAATTAAAAATTCTTTTAAATTCATTCCATGTTTTCCAAAATTCATCATCGTTGGCAGGAGCGCGTAAAGCCCAATAATCATTATATGGAGTCCTTAATTTTATACCATTTAATTTGGCTTCTTCGGTGCCATTAATAAATGCGTCTGATTTATTTATAAAACAAACATTCTCTCTTACATCATACAAAAGGAAACAAAACTTTCCAGAATACATGTATTTCAATTCATAATCTCGAAGATATTTTGAGCCATATAGATTTAAAGCGGACTGCACTTCACTATAAATTAATTTATTATTAAATTTGCCATAAATCTTTTTCATGTTTTTGTAAATTTTCAAAATATACTGCAACCTTATTGCCACGTAAATTTTGCTTTTGCATTGCTTTAAATAATTTATTATCATGAAGCCATTGAACTTTGACAATAGCTTTGATTTCACCTTTTCTTTTGGGAACATTTAATGCAACAAAAGCTACATAATGATTATCGTCTACTGATTTAAATACTCCAGTATCACAATCATATTTCCCACCATTACCAAACTGGAATACCCATGATTCTCCAAAATGAATTGCCGATTCAATATCTTGAGATTTAACGGCAATTCTTATATCTGAAGCTTCATCTTTTAAATCTGGCTCCCAAGATTTATTGTTTTTATCATAAATGTTATGATCTGGAGGGAGTAACTTAGGGAATTTATTTAATAATAAGGAATGAACTCCTTCTTCCCCTATTTTTCCATTTCGAATGTCTTTAACTATTTTTTCTACATCAAATTGATTTCTTCTAGCATATTTGTCAGAACTAGTTGAAACTGATTTTTTAGCGAAGGTGGTACATTTCTCAAAAACTTCTGGTGTGATAATAAATTGTTGGCTCATAAATATGAGCTATAACTTCTATTAATTTTATAGAAAAGCTTTCATTTTAAAAAATTTATCTAAACGTCGTCTTGCTTTTTGTTCTGTATATCGTAAAAAGCAAAAGTCGGATGTAAAACTAGCCCACTCATTTAATAATGAAAATCCTTCGCTTTTCATAGAAAATAAGTGTGAATTATTTCCGATTCCGATTTCGCGTATATTAAAGATACCTTGCGATAAAAAACCTATTCGATATTTATCTATATGTAAATCAATTATCTTAGATGTTGGATATACTTCAATATGAAATATGTCATAAGTGTTCCATAATTTATTAGCACTTATTTTTAAACACATTAATTGATTATAATCTAAATTCATACAAACATACCACAAGATGCTTTTATGTCTGGACCCACCAATTTTATAATTTGAACCTTACTATTGAAATTAAGTCTTTTCTTAAAAATATTAAGGTTTCTTTCTATTACTTCTTTAGAACTTTCTTTTCCTTGTTCAATTGAATATGGATTATAACGGACCAAATTAAATTCACACATTAAATTATGTTTAACTATAGCATCACAAACAGAATGAATATCTTCTTCACTATCATTTTCGCCAGAAATAAATGGATAATGAATTTTTACTATTTTTTTAGACAAATCTTGATATTCTTTAATCATTGGTAATGCTTGATTAGGAGACATAGCGCCAGGCATCCACTGTTTTCGCCATTCATCATTCATAGAATATAATGAATAGTAAATAGTAGGATGTATGTAATTAAATATACTAGATAGTGGGCGCTTAAGTGTTATTGGCATTATAGTCGAAACATTAAACTTGGCGGGCAAATTTTCTTCTTTAGCTACTTGCCCTAATTTAGATAATAACTCATCACCTGATTCCAATAGCACTTTGTTTGCTAGAGGCTCTCCTCTTGCCATGAAATTAAAATTAACCCATTTTGCCTTGGTAGTTTCTTTACGATAATGTTTAAAGATCTGAATAGCTTGTGCCACAAAATCATTGTGACTAGAATCTGTAAATGATGTTTGACCAGTAGCCGTTAAATGGCAAAAGGAACAGAGACGGTTGCATCCCGTTTGGGAAGATAAATAGGCAATAAAATATTCATCACACTTTCTAACAAAGCGGGATTCTAGAAATCCCACAAGTTGTGTTTCAACAAAATTGACTGAAGAATCAATTGTAGAATTCAATACTTGCAATTTATTCATAATAAAACCGTTCTAAATGTTAAAGAAAGTCTTCTAGTCCTGGGAATTACTTGATTAGCTATAATATCTTGAGTTCTAGCAGGAATAGAGTGCAGCCATTGATATCTTGCTTCATTACTTAATACCAATAAGCTAAGAGGAGCCAATGCCATTTCACCAACCATATGGTTCTGAATATTTTCAAAAGCCATGATACAAGTAGAATTTAAACTTAAAGAAGCTACCGTATCTCCAAAACAAGTAACACAATCCACATGTTTGTTAATACCTTGCCCTGGAAGATACTCATTAATAATAACCTGGTCAGGTAATTTGCTAAAATGCTTATCATCTACAAGCTTGTAACAATATTTTTCTAACCATAATGGTATTGGACCTAAATATAATGATTGATCAATTTTCTTAGTAGTATAATCATACTTATATCCATAATGCTGAGTTCTTCTTTTTAAATCTAATGACCACAATTGCTTATTAATAATATTAATTAACTGCAACTCATTATCTTGAGATATAAAATTAGAAATATATTTGAGTCCGTTGATCATATGACGTACAAATAATCTATAGGGACCCAAAATTCTTTTATTACAGTATGATAATCGGCAGCTACATCAGCTTTAACTTTAATTACTGATAGTATACCATATTTTGGATGATCAACTTCTATTGGCTCTGAAATAATACTGACATAAGAACCATTTTTAATGGATACATCCCACTCTATTCCTATTTTTTCTATGTTAGAAGAAAAGTTAAATGACATTCCAATCTTATTAGCTGATCTCAAAAAGATAACATTAGTTGGTATTGTAAATTTTTGATACGCAATCATTTTATTAAATCCAAAAACTCATCTTCAGAAATAAGTTTAGTTCCATATTTGCGGGCACTGACTGCTTTAGAGCTTGTACTATTAGTATCAGCAATTACAAGATAAGTTAAACCTTTACCAACAGAGCTTTTTACATCTCCACCAGCATCTTGTACCATTTTTTCAAGAATAGCTCGCTTAGTTTGCATGGTTCCAGTAAAACATACGGATTTGTTAGTTAATTTGCCAACGACCTTATCTTTAATCTTGACTCCGGCATCTAATATATCCAAAATCAAAACCTGATTGTCTAACAAACCATCTGCTAAAAATTTAGCTTTAGTCGGACCCACTCCTGGAACCTTCTCAAAATGTTCTGCTTTAAGCTGACCAAATTTTTCTAAAGTATCACACCCCTCATTCATAATAAGTTTAATGGTACTAGCGCCTATCATGGTTATACTTAATGCTCCAAGAAATGTTTCTAATGGAATTTCGGCATTAGCCCAAAGAATTTCATAGCATTTCTTGGCTGACTTCTCGCCCATTCTATCTAAATTAGCAAGATCATCAATGGATAATTTATAAATATCAGCCACATCATTAACTTTTCCAGATTTAACTAATTTCTCAATTAGAGTATCTCCCCACTCTAAAAGATTTAGCTCTGATACCCAGTTTTTAATACGACCAATTATTTGGGCAGGACAATTCTCAGAATTAGTACATTGTAGATTTTCACCATTCATAATAGTGTGTGCCCCACACTCTGGACAATTCTTTGGAGGAACAGCAATAGTACCAGTTCCTTTAATTAATTCTTCAATTTTGGGGATGACATCATTTGCTCTAGCAACTAGAACAGTTGCCCCAATATCTAATCCTAATTCTTCAATATAAGACATATTGTATATGCTAGCTCTTGTTACTGTAGCTCCAACTAACACTACCGGATCTACAGTAGCTACGGGAGTAATTCTTCCACTATTGCCTACTTGCCAAGTAATATCCCTAATAACAGATTCTCTAGTCTCATTATCAAATTTAAATGCTTTAGCGCCTTTGGGTCTTAAATCTTTATCACCTAAAGCAGCTTGATCATCTAAATTGTCAAGACGAATAACCAATCCATCAATATCATAATCTAACTTATCTCGTTTAGTATCTTGGTAATCTCTCCAAAATTTGTTAACTTCATCGGCAGTTTTGACTAAACACCAAAGCGGAGTTGTTAACCCTTGGTCAACTAACCAAGCAAATTGCTGTTGCTCCGCCTGAAACTCGATATCTCCTAAAGCTTGATAAAAGAAGATATTCAAATGTTCTACCCCTATGCCATCTAAACGCTTAGCTACTCCAGAGGCAGCATTTCGAGGATTTGCTTTATCTGAAAAATGCTTTTGATGAACACTCTTCTTCATAATAATCTCGCCCCTCAGAGAGCCAGTAAACTTATCTTTCAATTGAGAGGGTACGCCGCTCATTTTGGTAACGTTAACTGTAATATCTTCCCCCTCGATTCCATTGCCTCGAGTTATGCCTTGTATTAATTTACCATTTTCATAAATAACTTCAATGGAAAGACCATCCAATTTTTCTGTAATTAATAGTTTACCATTGGTAGGGAGTGTATCTACCCATGCCGTTAGTTCTGCAGGCAAATTAACCTTATCTAGAGATCCCATAGGGATTTGGTGTTTTGCTTTCTTCCATTCAGAGGGCGCAATTGGAGCACCAATAGCAGTAACTGCCTTATTTTGAGGATCTAGTGTTTTTAATTCATCTACCCAAGCATCAAATATACGATCACTAACAGTAGGCTGATGATTATAATAGTCTAGACGAGCTTGGTTAATCTTAGATGCTAATTCTTGAATTCTATTCATATTATCTCTTGAAGTCTTTCTTAAAGGATTCTACAATTTTTTCTATCTTCTTAAGATTACTATATGCTCTTTTTAATTCTGACCTGGAACATTCATTTTGTTTAGCTAGCTCAAACATCTTGGCGGTCATATTACAAGCACAGTAATAGGCTTTTCTAATAGAAGTATCAGCGTCTGATACTAAATTCTCCAAAGAATTTTTGGTTTTGACAGTATCATATAGAAAGTCGCCATACAAATTTTCTAATTTTTTCATGGGGCTGGATAAGTGCAAAGCAGTTAAATTGCAATTTATAAAATTGTGAAAGTTATGTAGATACACAATAAGGCTGGCAGCAGAGCTGTCAAGACGTCTTACTTTTTTGTTTTGACTTTTAGTTGTTTAAGATACACATAAGGTGCACTTACCCCTGCACTAAAATGGGTGGCTGCCTCCAGAGCCTTCTTCAATCTAGCTTCTGGTTTTTGCCCAACAGAAGTATACAAAGATCCTAATGCCAAATCTTCTCCACACCCACAAGCAGAGTATTGCAAGCTTGGCTTAGCTACCTGAAAATCTCCAAAAATTTCATATAAAACACCATTGTATCCTACAAGAAAGTTACCGCCTTCATTATTATCATGACCGCTGGCTTTTCCCCAACCACCTTCGGCAAAACATCTTCTAACAGCATCTATAAAATCATTTACCATATATTCCATATCTGTCTGCTTATGACCTTGTTTTGGTGGATTAAGCCTATATTGTAATAGCTGTAACATTCTAAAAGAGGTGGTTCCTCCTATTAGGAAATCTCCATTATGGAAGACTTTAACATCATCCCTTACAGTAATAGAAAGTCCACCAACTCCAGCACTATCTCCGCCCATATATACTCCACTTTTATCTGCGATAGCCACGATACAAGTCATGATAACTCCATTTAATGTTGGTAACCTAAATTATTTATTGAATCCATTTATTTTATTAAAATCAATAATTACAAGTCATTTTTAAGTTCTATCATAACACTATATCGCTCAACTAATCTTCTAATTTCATCACGCACCCATTGAATATTATTTTTATATTGAGTCGGGCAGATAGTTAACAAACTGTCAAATAATGGATTATAAATTTCCTTAGTTTCTTTAATTTGTTTCTTTTGAAACTCTACTGTCGTTCCTGGTGTTATTAACGATCTTAAATTATCTAATCTATCACAGGCTTTAATAGCCAAGACTTTCCAATTATGGCAATTAGCTAGCCTTTCGTGATAGCCTTCTTTGGGACATTTAGATAATAACTTAATAATTTGAACTGTTTCTAATCCAAAAGAATGCTCTAATAATTCTGGAGTTAGATCGGCGGTATCTTCAAGAGCATCATGTAATAGAGCGGCTTTAATCATGGTGTCATCCATAATCTTCATATCATCCATTAAAACAATTGTTACTCTTCTAACATGTTCGAAATATCTAATTGGATTGCCATCACTGTCTGTTTCTTTTCTCTTTTGAGCTCGATGACCAAATTTAGCTAATACATAGGCTAATTTAATATCCAGCTGAATAGATGGCGAGAAATAAGGCTGTATACGCTTTTGAAATGATTCTTTATTTTCCATTTTTTAAATCTTCTATACATTCTTTGTTAGCATCTTCTTCAAGAATACCATATTTTTTACATAAAAACAATAAAACTTGTCTATCTGTAACTGCTTCATAACGACAAAATATACATGATTTTATTTCTTCATATTCATCATAATCATTTTCTTCTCGTTCTTCTTCTGTTGGCTCTCTGGATTCATATTTGCCACATTCAGTAGAACAAAAGTTACATCCGCAATCGCAAGAAAAATAGTCTCCACAATCTGCATAAGTCTCGCCACAATTTTCACAAGCATAAAAATCAACACCCATTTAAATCTCCTGTTATATTATATATAAATGAGAAAAACTACAATTGCTTATATTAAGGCAGCTTTAAGAAGAACTTGGGGCAGAAGTAAACAACGCCAATCTGCTTTAAATGCCGCTAAAATATCCTATGGCATTTATACCTGCGCTATTTGTAAAAAACCAACAAGAAGAAAAGATATAAATGTAGATCATATTGTACCAGTTGGTAAATTTACTACATTTGACTCATATATTGAAAGATTATTTTGTGATACTTCTGGTTTAAGAGTATTATGTAAAGGTTGTCATAAAATTAAAACAAAATCAGATATAAAGAAGATGAATTCTTAATATTGTGTTTTTACTAAATTGTTTATATAATCTCTATATTCAGAAAAAATGGGAATCTCATTATCAACTATCCATTTTCTTCTAATAACTTGTGGGGGTTCTAAATAATGCACTCCAGGTTGCGGAACAAAATCTGGATCATTGTTTTTAACAAATTCAGATTTAATAATACATCTGCCACGTTTTTGTTGTGTAGGACAATCGTTCCAATTGATACCCTTTTGAAAACACATCTCTTGCAACTGTGAATTATTTTTATTATTACATTCTTTATGAGAATATAAGGTTCGGGCTAACATTTGTACAGAATTTCTTGTACAATCTTGTTGCCTCCACAGAAAATAGTTACAAACATCATCTACTGGCAAAATAAAAGCCCTACTATCAAACATAGCCATTTTAGTTTTACCAAAAATAGTATCTGATATAGAAGTAAATTTAGCAGAAGCCATAGCCGAAGAAATACTGACCATTTTAATTATATTATTATCAAACCAAGATTGGGTATTTAGCGTTTCATAATTATTTAATAATAATGAAATTTCATCTGACTGCACGTATCCTATTTTAACTCCCTGAATATTTTCGCAAAGATACTTAGCCGTTTCATTCATACAATTAACAAGATTGTCATCAAAAGGACGCTTACATCCTTTGGTATAACTATGAAATGCTTTTCCGTCAATACGAAGAACAACGGGCATACGCTGAGGAAGCTTAACCCTATAGCAGTCCTCAAAACTTTTCATTCTATCACCTAAAGAATCTTTACTTGACACTTTGTTTTCCTTGCTCCCACTTAAATTTTAAATAACTACCTAAATCAGAATATAATTCATTTAAATATTGACAAACTTCATTATATGAATTTTTATCTTCATATGGTGGTATTTCAATCCCCACAATTTCTGCCAAATCTCCACAAACATATGAATTGCCAAAAGGTCTTTTATCGTCTAAACCCCAACCACCATATTCACATTCACCACGCTCTAAATTTTCATAAAAAGCGTCGGCAAGTAGGTCTAAATGCGCCAATCTTTCCGGATCTGTTTCAAAAATTTTATTGGACATAATCTTCACCTAATTCTGACCAAAAAGATACAGTCATTGTCATATTTGGGCTGTTGTTTATTTTTCTAATTTTTAGGATCTCTTTTTGAGCCCAGTTCAAAGGATGTTCTTCTATTATTTCCCCATAAGGTCCGCTTTTCCCGGCATAATAGTTCCAAGTATAATAAACAACATAATATTTTTTATTCATCGACTAATCTTTCTAGAATGAGACTTATGAACTTCAAACTCTGTAATATATACTTCTGCTAATCCTGGGCAATCTAATAATAAAGAATTTTCTGCATTATGCTTTTCCGCCGCATTGGTAAAATTAAATGAGCCAGTTAATACTTTTTGCCTATTAGAAATAACAACCTTATTATGCGCAATAGCATGTTTATCATCTATATAGACTTCAACATTGCTATTTAATAGCGTATCCATTTCTGAACCTTTTCCATGTTCATTAGAAGGATCTAATATTACCTGGACATCAGTGCCTAAGGTCCTCATATACACTAAAGATTCTGCAATTTTCTTGGATGTAAAAGAATATGATAGCATGTAGATACTTTTGTTTGATTTCATGATAGTATCCACTACCTGTTTTTCAGCACCCCCATTTGGAGAAAATTTTACTTGCCATCTACATAAGCTTTCCTTAGAAAGACTGGCTACTAGAACTTCAGGGCAAACCTCTGCTTTAATAGGTCCCAATTGCTGATTTTGGTTGTTCTCATGATTTGATTGACAACCAGTTAACAATAACAGTAATGTTATAATTTTCAACATTTTATTGTTTTTCATAATATTTATTGAATACTTCAATAAATGGAGCAGCTTCCCCATTTAATTTTGTAAAATAGTTTCTCCAGCCTGTAGCTAAAAAGGCTTGAGCCTCATCTGGTAAAACCTGTTTGCTATAACCAACTTTTTGCAAATCTTTATAAAACTGATTTCTAAATTTAGGTTTTAACGCTTTAACTAAAGATAACATTTCTTTTTTATAATTTTTATTCAAATAAAACATACCATGAGCCACTTCATGCTTGACTGTATTACTACGTCCTTTTTGAGCCCCAATTAAATAAAAATCTATATTTATAGTTCCATATTTTTTTAAAAGCTTGTCATGAATACTATCAATTATGCTTGTCATAACACTATCATAACAAGTATAATCTTGAGCGGTTCCAAGCCAACATTTAAGCAAAACTTTGCTGGGGACATTAAACCCACTCCAATCTGTAGCATAGGTAAAATTTCCCTTACTATAATGATTAGAATACCATTTGATAAAATCAAATAATTTAAAATTATGATTTCTAAATTGCGAATTAGGTGATTCATAAAACTCTTGATATCGGCAAAATGTCATGCACATATCATAAGAATCTTCAAATTCTGCCAGAAATATCTTAGGTTTTACTTCTTTTATTTTAAACTTAATTTTATTCATCATTCTATATAAATGCCTTTAATCTCAAATATTGTAAATTTAATTTATCTACTTCTTTTCTAGATAACAATATGTTTGTTCTTTTATTAAAATCTGTAACCTTATATTTATCTTCTTTGCTAAGATAGCTAACATAAATGTTATGTTTAACTAAACCTTCAGTTCTAGGTTTTAGTTTTCCGTTATCTTCTACGCCCCGAGCAAGCCATTCTACTTTATTAGATAGTTTTAAGGCTTTACCTGCGCGCTTTTGAGATAGTTCTATCTCAAATTGAGGTATTCTTTTTAATTGGTAAACACTATAATAATTTCTAATAGCCTTATATGATACATGTTTTGCAAATTTATTAGGTTTATCTTTTTTTGCAATGCTTGAAACAGGATCAATATTATATTTTTTTCTTAAACGAAGAAAAGATTTTGGGCTAATTCCTAATTGTTCGGCGCATCGAATGGTAGGTAAAATGTTACTTTTAATACAATCAATAACAAAATCAACATTAACGTCAGGATTGTCTTCTAATAGTTTAGAGGTTATTTTACGTGCTTCTAATAATTTAGCAGCTAAACGTTCTTTTTCTAAACGTTTTCTGACCATTCTAGTGTCCAGACAAGGGCTAACATTATTTAAATTTATATTCATATTAATTTAGAAAACCTCGGTTCAGCCAATCCAGTACCATAAATCCAATTAAAATTTTTGTATTTTCTAATGCCGTAAGATCCAATTTCAATATTATTGATTGTTAAATCAATACCTTCATTAGTTTTTATTGCTTCTATTTTTTTAGAACACAAAGATGCTTGTACAACATTAGCGTCAGCAACAACATTAATTAAATCAAAATGATCAAATTGATAAATTTTTGAATATTTTATTAATTCAACTTTAAAAAAATACTTTTGATGATATTCATCTTCTATATCATCTCTAAAACATGGAGTGGCTGCTACATATTTTCCTTCTGGTAATTTACCATTTAATATTAGATGTAAGAAGGATTGTTCAGCAGATCCAACTAAAAATTTATTTTTTAAAATAAAAGCTCTTTTATTTGGAGGCAAAGTTATATCAATGGCTTCTTGGTTAGCTACCCATGGAACATCTATAAATGTGTATCCTAAATCTTGATACTTTTCAATAGCTGCGGATATTAAACGATAATTAATCACTTTCTGTGTCCAGATTTAAATGCTCTTTTAGTGGCTTCAGACATTTTTCTTAAATCTTCCATATTACAATTATAAGATTCTGCAACCGCTTCCAATGCGCCATAAATATCAGATAACTCTACAATAGCAAGTATTTTATTATTCTGGGTTTCTGCATCTATTAATTCATCTAGTTCTTCTTGAATTTTAGAAGATTTACCAAGAACACCTTTTTAATTAACGCAACATGATACCCCATTTATTTCCTATTTAATCTGAAATTTGCATGATATAATTATTTAGGGCAACTTTAAATGCTGCCATATAAGCCTCTTCCCCAGTAAAAAGAAATTGAAAATCTGAACTTAGAAGCCCCTTATTTTCTAAAACTTCACATTTTATTCTGTGTTGGGCTGCACCAACTTTAATCTGATAAACTATCGTTTTACGTATAAGTGCACCTAATGTAACGTTATATGTAAAATACGTTTCTGTGTTCACTTTAATACTTGTAATTTTTTAATAACTTTAGGACATAAACTCTTTTTCATTGGCCAAAGCCCAATGATTGTTTCGGTATTAGGCTGAAGTTCAGTTAGACCAGCATCTACAACTAATACCATACTATCTTTCATAACTTCTTTTACTTTAATCCACTCTTTTTCATCAGCTTTAAGTACCACTTTTCTAAAACTTGAATTTAGCCAATCTTTGAATAAATCTAAAAGTAGACATTGTTCTTTCCAGCCCGTATTTTTAATTGCTGAGTTAGTTAAAAACTCCATATATTTTAAAGTTAACATTTGACTAGCATGAGCACATTGTGCAGCAGTTTTACCAATACTCATTTCCAAAGATTCTCGTACAATTAAGTACATAATCATAGGATCCTCTTGGGAAGCCCTTTTTGCAATCTCTTCTGGTGTTTCTTGAATTTCCATTACAATATCCTAATCATTAATTATTAAAATGTCAAGCTCAGCTATTTTTATAAATTTATGCCACAGATTTTCTAACAATATATAAAGATTTTTTTGCCCTAGTTGCTGCAACATACGCAATATTAGCTTCTTCATTTGGCTTTTCAACAAATTCTAATTTATCATCTAACCATTGTCTAAAGGTCCATCTGAGAATAAAAACTTCATCTCTTTCTAATCCTTTAGCTCTGTGAACCGACGATAAAATTACTATATTTTTTTCATCAGTATCATCAAATAAATGCTCGATCTTTTCAGAAACTTCCTCTAAAGTTTTATGATCTTCACACAAAGAAACCAGGCATTCGTACCTATCTAATACGTTATCCGTATTAACTTTTTTAGATAAAAGTCTTTCTACTTCTTCATCTTTCCACACTTCCAACCATTTTAAGAATGCAGGTATTTGTTTTTTCTTTGATTTTTTGATTAGATAATTAAGTTGCTTTCCAACATCTCTGCCGCGAATATTTGCTTTAATTCCTCTTTTAATTAAAAGCATACAGATTTTAATCATAGGAGCATTAGTTCTTGACAAAATGAATGAGCCCGGTTTAACAATATCATACATTTTATCTGTTGTAATATCAACAACTTCACCTTCCAGAGCAGTATCTGGGCAAGTAATGTCTGGTACCCATTTTTTAGCTAAATTAATAACTTGTCTGGGACAACGATAAGATATTGGTAATTGTAAAAATTTTGTTGAATTATCTTTTTTGAGAGCATCTACTACTGTATTATCAGCGCCTCTCCAAGAATAAAGAGCCTGATTGGGATCCATAATAACAATTATTCTACCAAAACTAGCTCTACTGGCTTTACGCGCCATAACCAATTGTGATTTATTTAAATCTTGCGCTTCATCAACATAAACATAATCATATTGTCCTAACGATAAATTGTGCACAAAAGGCAACCAGCACATATCATTGAAATCTATTTTATTAGATATTAATTTGTTTTTACTTAAAGTATTAATAACTAATTTGATAAATTTTTCATCATCCATTTCGCAAGTATCAATTCCAAAATTCAGAATTAAATCTTCTATTTGTTTAGGGGTATCTGATAATGTATATTTGCAATAGGCTACCGTATCACAAATATTATTGATTAAATCAAATTGAGTTTTTTTATCTAAAGATTCAGCAATAATATTAAAAACTTTATTATCATCTAATTCTACAGCTCCAAATTTTTGTTTAATGGCTCTAAAACCAAGGCTATGAAATGTAAAACACTCAATATAAGAGGGTGAACGAGATTTTAATTCTTCTTGAATAATTTTATTAAAAGCTAATGCTAAAGTTTTTTTTCCTTTAGGAATATATTTGAAACTTTCAATGGCTGAAGTTGTTTTAGAACTGCCAGCATAAGCTTCTACTATCAAATGACCACCATCTTTAGCTATATTTTTAAAAATACTTTTTTGATAATCTGACCAATTGTGTTTAATATTGGACTTAATAATATGTGAATTATTTGGTTTTTTGGGAGGAAACTTTTTTTGCATTATTCTCCAAATGTATCAGGTAAAGGCAAGCAACTTGCGCCTTTTCATTTCTTTTTCATTATGTTCTAGTTGAGATTTAGAAAATTCATATTCAGAATAAATTCCGCCCTCTTCATCATATTCTTTGTTCTTTTTATTGCAAAAATTATTAATAGCAGATGTTAAAATTAAATGCGCCTCATAGTTACAATCTTGACTGCCTTTGCCAAATTGGGGCATCCATCCCTTCCTTAAGGAATCCAGAGATTGACAAAACTGAACATGTTCTTTTAACTGTGAACAAATAAGTTGTATATTTTTATCGTTTAAATATTTACCACTACCAATCAAATCCATCAAAGCTTTCTTGTACAACAAAAAGTGCCTAGATTTATAATTGTTTATTGTAGATTCAATTATTGAACTATAATCATCAATCATTTCTTCTAAAGCCTGATCCACTTTTATTTTTAACTCTAAAATCTCAATTGCAGTACTATTTCCTTCTTTTTCAAGTTTTGCAATTTTTTCTTCTAAATCACGTTTCCTAGCAACGTCATCCTTGATTTTATTGAGATAATTGCCCATATCAAGATCTAAAAAATTATTCAATTTTTCATAAGCCCAGCCGCCTTTATCTCGACAAACAATTATTTTATTCATAGAAATCATGGCTTGATAAATATCTTCTAATACAAACATCACCCCCAAAGTACAGTTTTTCATTTTTATTTCTTCTTGAGAAATAGAATCAACAATGTCAGTCCATCCCAAATTAGGATCTGTTAAATCTAGAGGGCAACATTCTTCTTCATTATAATTTTGATCTATATTAGAAATAATATTATTAAAAAGTAATTTAGACGTATATGTATTTTTTACTTTTTCTACACTGCCATAATCATTATATTTACCAACAAAGCTTAATCCATATGGAGTCCAACGATCATCAGAATTACAATAACCGCCATTTCCTTGACGATAATGTAGTTTGCTGGTATCTGCTAAAATAAAAACTCTTACCTTATCACCATAACTAATTGGTAATTGTGAAATTCCACAGGTTTCATTGAAACTGCCCATATTATTGCTTATCTAACCTTCCTATTGTAGTTCTTATTATATTATCGCACATAAATTTACCATATCTGGATGGATCATTTTTTTCTTTAGTTTCATCTTCTGGTCCATGATAATGGAAAGAAGTAACGGTAATATCTCCATCATTCTCTGATTCAGAAACTTCCATATAATTCCAATAATGTTGCTCGCCAGAATTACACAGCCAGCTAGCAAAGTTATCTAGAGCCTCTTGGTTATCAAATTCAATGGTTAACTTTTTCATCTTACCTCGGAAAAAACATTAAATTAGATCTGTCAAATAATTGTTTATCTAATTGCAATAATCTGTCAAAATTTTCTACTACAAAAAACTTTTGATCAATTCCTTTTAAACCATTTTTAGCTCCAAATAAAGCACCTACAATTGCCGCGGTAGTATCAGTATCCCCGCCAGATCTTATTGCAGCAACAACCGCTTCATGATAAGTATTAAATTTAAGAAAACAATATAATGCTGATGGAACTGTTTCTTGTACATTGGCTTTAGTTCCTAATAATCTTAAAGCTTGTGGAGCCGTCACATCACCATTCAATAGAGAATCTAAACTATAAATAGTGTTTTTTAATTTACAATCTGGTAAATATTCATATATCTTATTTAATAGGTCTTCCGTATCACCATTAACAGCAAGAGCGGTTGTTAAAGCAATTGCTAAAGCTCCAGCTTCGGCATCTTCAGATACATGAGTAATAGCACTATCAATTTTAACAGCAGCTATCAGTGCTTTAAAGTCGTCTCTATAGTAAACTCCAAAAGGAGACGCCCTCATAGCAGTGCCATTTCCTAAGGAACCTACAATGCCAGATTCGCTCCAATGTTTACCATCTTTAATTGCTGTTAATGCTGCAAGAGTAGTTTTACCATAACCTCTAGCTTCTCCACTAAAAATCCAATTCATATATCTAGTAGATAAATCATCTGGATCAAATCCGCCATTCTTAATTAAGGATTCTGCCACCATAATCATCATTTGCCCGTCATCCGTATAATTACCCGCATTTAATTTGTGATATTTACTAGGTAAAAAATCATATCCATTCCAATCAAGCAATAATGGATTATTGATTAACATTGTTTCGAATGGCATTCCAAGAGCATCACCTATGCAGCCTCCAACCAATACATTACACATAATTATACTCTTTTCTAAAGCTTTTAGACATCTCAACTAATTCAAGATACTTTAAATATTTTCTATCTAAATAGATAGAGCTATCCTTATATAAGAAATCACATACTTTTTTAATCTGTTGATTTCCAAAAACTCTTAAAGTAAAATTGTTATTTTCTCTATCTTTGTGACGTTTATTAATTTTAAAGTTAACATTTAAATCTGATATTATTTTTCCCATTTCATCTAACATTTCTTTAGTTGAAGTGATTGAAAATTCGGCGCTTTTTTGTTTGTTTTTGCACCTTAAAAATATTCTTTCATTAATAGTTAACATTCCATCACCATCAAAATACCCTCTCATAAAATGAGAAATTAAATTTTTTGATAAAAAAGGAAATTGTAAAGTAAAAGTTTTTCTTTCCCCACAACCTCGGCGTTTTAAATCTAAAGAAATTTTATTATTTATAATATAAAGACCAACTCTATCTTCATATTCTTTTACATCTATTTTTCCATACAAAATAATTTTAGATATTTTTTCTAAAATGTCTTTATCTTGTTTTGCTAAACTAATTTCTATTTTGTGATTTTTTTCATAATTACAACCATCAGCATACAAAAACCCTAAAATATAAGCCTTTTCTTCAGAATCAATATTTTCAAAAAAACTTTCATTAATCGGAAACTTGCGGCGTGTTATTGATTGTGATATTATTTCTAGCCCTAATCTCAAATAACCTGACCTTAATGCTGAGGCGGATATTTGTTTCATCTTTGCAAAAGCTAGTATAGATAAAGTTTTAAGATTTAAATATTCTTTATGAAGTTTTATAATTTCTTGATCTGTAAATTTTTTGTTAGACATGTATAGATCGCCACATATTGATAGTCATTTGTCCATGCACGTATTATTTATATTTTGAATTTCTTTTTCAGAAAGTCCCTTATCTTTTAATTTAGAAAAAATTTCAGATTTCTGACGTTTTAATTTTTTATAATCTGAATCATTTTGTAATGATTTCCATTTTTCAGAGGCGTTTTTTTTGCATTTTTACAAAATCAGACGCGCTAGTACTTGTAGTGTTTTCCAATTTTTGTATTTTTTTACAAATTTCTTTATAATCTGCTTCTAATGTCATATTTACATCCTTACCAAAATCCTTTTAATTTAAGATACTTTTCAAATTCTTTTTGAGAATTGCAATTAATTTGACTACCATTTATATACCAAAACTCATCACCATCAGCTGTAATAATGGCTGGACCATCTTCTCGATGTAGTTGGTTGTTTATAAACCATTCCTTTTGTCCTTCAACAAATTCAGCCGCTGGACCATCTAATCGATGGTATATGCCATTTTGTAACCACCATTGATTGCCGTCAGCATCAGTAATAGCAGGACCATCAACTCTATGATGAATATTATAGTATTCATCTTTAAAATATTCTTGATAGTTTCTATATCCAGTTTTAAAGTATAAAAGCTCTCCACTTATAGTATCTATATAGCTTGACTCTATCATTAATATTTACCATAACAATTTTAATTTAAGATACTTTTCATATTCTTCTTGAGAAGAACATGGAATTTTTTCCTCTTGATAAAACCATTCTTTATTACCATCTGCAAACTCTGAGGCGGGACCATCTAACCGATGAAGCTTACCATGTTTAAACCAAAAGCGATCTCCATTCCAACATTCAATAGCGGGACCACCTTCTCGATGATATCTATTTAAGTCGTCCACATAAATATAACTTGCCCCTCCTCCCAAGCTAGGCAATGTTATTCGTCTGTAATAATTCATTTTGGCGCTAACTTTCTAAACCCCGTCATCAAAGAATTAAAAATAGGCTGATATTTTTCTTTATATGGGTCCCAACTTTCATTTGGATCAGTAAAAATATCCTCCCACAAATGATTACTAGAAGTATAATCTACAATTTTCTTTTTACTAGCAATTTGTGTTCCAAAATCAATAATCCTTAAAGAATGAAATAAAGATTTTTTTGCAAGATAAATATCGCGATCTTTCTCTACCTCAAACTTCTTTTTAGCTTTTACAAAACTATGCGACGATTTCTCACTAATAGATAATCTCAGCTTATCTATATGTAATGAAAAATTAAATTTCTTATCTTGCAATAAGATTAATTCATTTGGTAAAAAATAACATTCTAAAGCAGATATTTTATGTCTATCTAATAGATCTTGAAAAGATGATTCATTATAACAATGGATAGATAAATTGTTTTTGGTAATAGCAAATTCATCTTTTACAGTATCGTTTTTAAAAATAACTATAAAGTCATAATCTGATTTTTCATTTGCCGTTTTGTAGACACGACTTCCATAAGGGAAAATAGTTAAAACGTTTGATCTTTGTAAATCAAACGTTTTAATAATATCAGAAGCATTTACCAACTAGAACTACCTACAGTTTTTACATTATTCCTAACAGCTTTAGGAATATCATTTTCAGGAATACATTTTTGTTCTTGACACCTGGGACAGATTACATAATAACTATCATAAGATGGCTCTCTCATATCGCCACTATAATGTTTTTTATGCAAATCTGTAGTTTCAGCCTCTAATTCTGCACAACATTTATTGCAGGTAAATTTGTGTGACCAAGTTAAATCAGGTTCTTTAAGAATTTTCATAATGCCATCCTTGCCATACACTCATCAAAGGTAGTATGATAAACAATATCACCATGATCAAAAACTACATTCATCACCGACAATGGATGATATGTTTGTCCTTTAGCTAAAGCTACAGTCTTATATTCACCATTGTCTAGAATTAGATCTAAACGACCAGCTTTAGACTTTTTGCCAGGATCAGTGATTGGATCTTTTAGAACATCCAGCTCTATTCCATTAGCTTCTGCATAAGAACATTTAAAAGCAAATTTTTGAGTATCACGATTTACATCTTGAAGTAAACCTCCCCCAGATCCTAGCGCAATATTAGAGACACTCCAACCTAAATCAACAACTAATTGTAAAATATCTTTCATAGAACGACGATTAATACCATCTCCCCAAATGATTCTTAGATAGGAAGGCAATACTTTATACCCTTTAGTATTAGTTGTAACTGACCCTGTAGGTAGATGCTTTTCAAATAACTCTAACATTTTAGGCAAAACTTCGGAAGGTTTTCCGCTATCTGGACGAACTACTAATGTACCACCTGATCCAGCAATTAAACTTCTAACTTCTTCACTGCAAACCATTTCTACGAAATTATAAATATTATAGCTATCACCCACACAAGCAGATAATTTAGGAACGCCTGGAATAGTAGGGGCTTTAACTAAGGTTTCAGTCACCCAATCGATCAATGTTTGTTTTTCATTCTCACGACCAGAAATAGTCATGGTAGAATGTTCAGTGGCACAGATAGAGAATCCTGACATATCACAGTCATAATAATAATTGGCAAGCTCTACACCAGCTAGAGTATCTGATCCAAAGAAGCTTAACAAGTGAGCCATACCGCCCATTTCTGCTTGTTCAAAGCAAGTACAGCCCCTCGATCCAAAATCGTGTAATTTAAATTCAATTTCTAATTCTGGAAAATCAGAAGACAAGTCCAACATCTTTTTCCATGTCTTCTTTGCTTCTCGACTGGTGGTAGCAATAGTAGAGGCATACCACAAACGTGAAAGTTGTGTTTCCAGCCAATTGACAATCCAAAAACAATCTGGATCATCGCATTCAATTGTTAATAGAACGTTCGAAGTTGGTATATTCAAGCCTTCAGGAATGGCTCTAATAACAACTGGAAACTGTCCATTGTATTTGTGATACATGGTAGTAAAACCGGTTTTATTAAAAGGAACCCCATGTTTAGCTGCAAGAATCTCTGCCCGTTCAATGTCTTTTAATGTAAATCCTTTAGATAAGTAACGATGTAAAAATACTTGTAATCCAGCTAATGTGGCTGTTTCAAATTCTCCACCTCGTGACTCAAAGTAGCTAAACATTTTAGTTACTCCGCGTTTACCATATAAAACATAATGGCTAAACTTGTAACTATCAGTATCAGTAACGTTACTATGCTCTAGGTCTTCTTTTCTTGTAATAACTTTTGTCATTTTATACTCCTTGTATAATTTACCAATCATTCATTCACTATGAATTTGGTTAAAACTTATTTATAAAGCTAGAAATAATATGATAATGATCCTCAAAGAATTGATTTTCTTTACCAAATATTTCATTAAGTGGAATCCATGTTGCTAATGCAGCATCATCAGACCCTTTTATTCTTGGCAACTCTCCAACGCCCAAATCAATCAAATATGCATGAGTAACAACTCTTCCACGACTAGATCGCAATGGTTCATCAAAAACTTGCATTTCGGCGATTGATTTTCTTAAATCATGGATATTTACAGATATTTTAGTTTCTTCTTTTAATTCTCTTAATGCAGCATCTTCAATCTTTTCACTTTGATTAATAAAGCCGCCCGGTAAAGCCAACAAACCTTTTCCAGGATTAAATTTTCTTTTTACTAATAAAATATGCCCTGATTTTAAAACTACTGTATCAACAGTTACAAATACTGGAGGAAAAGGAGCACCTTCCCAAGCAGACTTATATCTTCTTATATAATCAAATTCTTCTTTAAGATTTTTAAAATTTTCGGAATTTTGAAAGTCTTTCAAAAACATTTTAGAAGAGGCAGGCAAATGTCTTTCATAAGACACATCATACGTAAAATATCTATTTCTTAAATCATGTGCATGATGATCATCATTATATTTAAATTTAATATTTGAATATTGTGGAAATGACTTTAAATATGCCGCTTTGTCTTCTTCAAAAGATATAAGTGCTACATCTTTGTCTTCTGAATAGTTAGTAGATTCTCTTATTTTTTGTTGTAAAGTAAGTGTCCATAAATTATCATTATAAAGATAATCATTCATAAATATGAAAGAAATTCTATTTTTTTTATCATCCGATAAAGAATTAACAATCATTTCTTTTCGTTCGGTTTCATTCCATGGATTTCTTAATGTACGAGAGGTATTAGAACTACCAATAACTATAATTAGATTATCTGCAATATTAAACGCTTCTTCCATAATTGCCTGATGAGCATTATGAAATGGTGAAAATTTTCCAATAAAAATACAATGTTTATAATTTTTCATATTTACTCCTCCTTGGAGCGTTAAGCTTTAAATCCCTTTCACTAAGGGAAAGCTATAATTTTATATCAAGTTATTGAGTGATTTTTTATTCTGTTTATCCAGCTTACGAATTTTTCATATACCATAGAGTTTTTTATTTTATTACATTCCCAACAACAAGGTACACAGTTATCTTCAAAATAACCTAAAGATGAATCTTTTCTATCAATACCATTATAATAAAAATCAATTATGTCGCGCCTTCTTTTAACATAAAATCTATTTGAAGGTTTAATTCCACAATAGTGACAATTAGAATTTATTATCTCTTTAAAATATTTTTCTGATAAATTAAAATCTAAATTACGTATTTCAGCCCCATTTTTATAAGACCTCATAACTTCAGTTAAAAATCTTTTTTCTGGCGGCATTAATGGTTTAGTTTTCTCTTTTAAAATATGAGACATACATCCACAACTTTTAGCTTTTCCTTTAATTAAAATTCTTAAATGTACATTTCTGATGTTTCCACAAATACAAGTACATTCACAAGTTGCTAAATTTGCATTGTTAAAATCTGGAAATATTTTATTTACTTTATAATATCCAAATATACTTCCAACAATGCCATGATAATTTGGATTACATTCTACTTTACCACAATATTTTTTTGTTTTATAAAGATCTCGGTTGTTTGCCCAAAATTTAATACCACAAATACACTCTACTAAAGACTTAGAATTTTTTTGGGAAGACTCAATCACCAATAAAGAACCATACCTTTCACCTACTTGAGTGAAATATTTTTTAGCCATTTATAACTCCAAAAGAAGATTAAACCCCTCTCTGGAGCAATACCTAAAATGTATTTATTTTAAAGATTCCCTCTCCGGGAATTGTTATGGATTTTGGTGATAGAATCAACCATCACCAAAATTATTTTATTCAAAATTTTCTTCTGAAATTATTTCTAAATCAATCAAACTTTGAATTTTTTTACTATTTGTTGATATGCTTATACTATGTGTACAAGCATCTACAGAAACATTTTTAATATTTTTTATAGAATTCGCAACAGTTTCACATATTTCTGCTGCAGATTTATATTGCTCAGCTAATGCCATAAACGCTTTGCTTGGGTGTTCTCCATCAACTAAATGAGATCCCAAATCATCACCTTGTTTAAAAACAGGTAACCATAAGCTATAATATTTCATTGGTTACCTTAATTAGCTTTCTTATCTATATCAGAATTATTTGCCGGAACTTCTACTAAAGGTCCACCACAATCTTTACAAGTACATTGAGACTTTTGTTCTTCCCAGTATTCCTCTTCAGTCCAGCCACAACAAGATAAAGATAATGTCCATAAAGCAAGAAAATTTGCTGGAGGAGACTCATCATCTTTTAAACCATTAGGCATAAATGCTTCGTGCAAGGCATCAAAGATGAAATCAACTGCCGCAAATTCTACTTTTTTAATAATTTTTAAATCTAAATCACTACTAATTTTCATAATAAACTCCTATAATTTGTTTTGATATTTTATTTCAAAACTCCTCGCCGGAGCACATGAAGTTTATAAAAACTCGATCCTTGAGTCTTAAATTATAAAATCTTCTTATCCTGTACTATAACAACGCCCTTAATCACTGTCAATTGTTCGTAATTTTAAAAAATATTTTTAACTAAAGAGTAAATATTTCTGCACATCAAACAATGGTTTTTCTTGACCTTTTGACTCATACATATTTAAATAAATAGAGTTATAACATATAAAATTAGCTAAATTTCTAAGAGAAAGTTTAACATATTTTTTCTGTTTGACATGTCCAGTATATTCTAGTATTCTTTCTTTTACAATCTTAGCAAAACAAATAGATAAGTTATTTATAATATTTTCATCTAAATCTACTTGATCTATTTTTTCAATAAGAGTATGAGATTGTTTCACATCAAACCTGTAATAAGAATTAGGATTCAAAAGCAATTTAATACCTTCTTCAAGAGTTTCGCTATTGTATAATTTATAAAACAACATCCTATTTTTTACAGATTTTTTAGTAAAGGCAAGACAACTATTATCATTTTCATATTTTTGACTAGCAGTACTGTCCCAATAAGGCGCCACTTTAATATCTGGTAAAGAAAAAGATACTGAATCTATATTGCCAATGTAAATGTAACTTTCTTTCTTCTTGGTCCTATAAATTCCGCCTACTTCAAGTGTCTTTTTAGATACTGGTTTTTTATCTTTTTTGGATTCAAATTCCGCAATTAATTTATATAATTCAGACCCCTTGCGGACTAATTTCATTTGGGCACCACATTTTGCCCACACAAACTCGCCTTTTAAAATTCCCCCAGCTTCAATTCCTTCTTGAAGCATAGTATCCATAACTACATCTTCTCTAACATCAACTAAATAATTATTTACTAATGCTTTATAAGCTCTTCCGCCATTACCGCGTTGTTCAATACTTAAAAGTCTAATACCAGTAATAGAATTATTATCAATAATTTCCTTTGTTGGAAGAGGGTGTTTGTTTTTATCTGTTTCTTGTCGACATTGCATTCTAATATCTGATACAGCCCAATTATTGGCTGTTAAAAGAGATTTTTCATCATTGTTGTCAACAGGAAAAGCAGGAACAACCTCTTCTGTTTTATTGTTAGCATTGGCTCCATGATCCATATCCCATTCACAACCCACACCAATTTCTCTTTTTATAGAAGAAATATAACATATTTCCTTAGGAAAATATCCAATAACTACTTTATTACTCATCTAAGATTTCCTTAATCTTCTTTGCAAAATCTAAATATGTATCCACAGAGCCAATTTTTTTAATAACATCTTCTTTAGAAAAAGATTTAACTATTTTAGAACCATTTCTAAAATTAATAACTCTAAAAGATTTGTGATAGAAAATATCCCACACTTTTTGTTGAATACTTGCTACCGTATCATAATAATTAAGTCGTACTGCTAGTTGTAAAGCTTCGTTATTATATTCTCTGTTATCGGACCAATACTTGCTGATAAGCTTAAGAAAATCATATTGACAATATAATTCTTCTATTTTTTCTAGTTTTGATTTTTTCATTAATTAAAATCTAGCATAAGCAGTTTCTATTTTTTTATTAGAAGCAGTATTTAATCTTGGAGTTTTGCCCAACTTAATACCACGTGACATATCTCCTGGAAAACCTGAAGCATGTTCTGCTGCTATATTATGTTCTTTTAATTGAGCCACTAAGTGATCCCACCACAAATATTTAACTCTTAAAGTCTCAGCAAAATATGGATCTTTAAGACCAGCAGTATATGTAATATTTTGCTCAACATAATCTCCAGCACCAACTCCAGGAGCAACTGCAGAAGCTTCTAAAGCAACATCCATTGAATCCATAACGGCGCCGCCAACATTATTAACAGAACAACTAAAGTCTCCCGTTGATGCGGTAGAAGAAGCACTAAAAGTATCACCGCCACCATTGGAATTAAAAGAAATTCCACTACCATAAATATAATTAGATCCCAATTTGAAGTTATCATAATAATTTGGTTTAGTCCACCAATAATCATTATAATTCCACCAATTATAGTAATGGTGGTGATGTTTTTCAACAAATCTCTCTGGTTCCTTATGCCCTTCACGGAATACTGCAACAGCAATAATTCCCATGCTAGAATCATCACCATGGGTATGTGTAGCCACAGCATTACCGGCATGAGTAAATACAAACTGAGCCCCACCATTATAGGATTCTGGCCAAGCTTTAAGAACTAATTCGCCATAAGGTTTAACTACCCACATATCCTTGCTAACTTGTGTGTTGGCAACATCACCAGTTAAAATATCAGTTCCATCAATGGATAATTTTACTTGAACAGTTTCAAATGATTTATTTTTAAATTTAATTTCAAAGGGCTCATTGCCCCAAACACCTATGGTATCAATACCTGCAACATGATGTTTTTTAAGAGTTTTACCACTGAATTCTGGTAATCTGCTAACCACTTCTAAAGAATAATTTGACATAATTTATCTCCTAAATAATAAAGTCTCAACTTTACATATATCATAAATTTCATAGATTATATCATTATTTATCTTTTTTATCATATTTATGATAATTTTTCAAATAAATTAGGATCACCCTTACAATGTTCTTTTAGTTTATCTAGCCAAGCTTGTGATTTAATTTTAAACATAATTGGCATTTTTGCTTTGCCATCATTAGCAGCTTTACACACCACACCTTCTTCACCCATGCCTTCAAGAGTTGACTGCTTTACCGCGTCAAATAATTCAGAATTAACTATTCCTTGGTAAAGGACCTTTGGGATATCTAAGTGTCCAAACAATTTTATAAATTGTTTAGGCTCCATAATGCCTCGTTTAAAAGGATTAACATCAATTAATGTTACAGTTTGCTCTTCTGATTCAGAATGTAGTCCAGCAAACGAAGATGGTCCATAAAATTCAAAAAAGCAAATAGCATCTTGATACTGTTGATCAATAAAGATCTTTGTTAAATCAGATTCATACTTTTCTTTAATTAAAGCAATCGCTTTACCTAAAGGTTTATGTGATGCATCAATAAGTTGAGTGCGACTACCAAACTTATAAAAACCTTTCTTTTTATTCCATTCGGCTCTAATATTAGAGCCATCAATTTTTTGTTGACAAATAAAATGTCCATTAGGGAAATTATCTCTATTCATAGTTTTTATTGAAGGATATTGTTTCATATGAATACTTTTAAATTATTTGGTATAAATGGTTTTAATTCACTATTATAACGATAATTGCTCAAATCTTTGTGGGCATTACAGGAACAACGCATTGTAAACTCTCCACTCAAATATTCAGAATAAACCGCATCGTTATTACAATCTTTTTCAAAATTACATTTTCCGTTTTTATAAGCTGCTTCAGGTCCGCCATTATCTTCCCAAAGTCTATGCTCATACGATTTAAGATCTAAATCCCAAGAAGATTCTCCAATATCTTCTTCAGAAAGATCAGTGTCTCCAACTAATGGTTTTATTTTAAAATTCATAAATAAATTTCTAAGGCATAATTCACATAAATTAAAAGTATAACTGGTGGTATCAAATAAATGATATGAATCAAACCCTCCTACCACTCGAGCATTAACTAATCCATGAGGAATTTGCCTATTCATGCTCCCCACAGGACACATTGTGTTTCCACAATTGTTACATAATACCTCTTTAGGATCAGGAACTAGTCTTTTATTTTTGCACAAACCGCAATCTTTTTCTAGCTTTTGTTCAAAAGTCCAGTTCATACACCAATCGCAATTTACATATTTTTTCATAATAAAAATAAAAAAGCCACCTTAAAGGTGGCTTTATCTTTCAAATACTGTTATTTTATTCTAATACACAAAGCAAACTATCTTCTCTAACTAAATAAACAACTTCACCATTTATAGTTGTTTCTTGCGCCCCTTGTTTATTAAATGTGACGCGGTCTCCTACCTTAACCTCTAATGGAACAATTGTGCCATTCTCGGAAAGATAACCAGATCCTACAGCCAAAACAGTTCCGACAGAGGCTTTATCTACACTAGCAACTAAATGAATACCTCCAGCAGATACTTTATCGCCATCTTCTTTTGTCACAACTACTAAATCTCTAATTGGTCTAACGTTCATTATAAACTCCTTGCCAAGAATATATCAGAAGGTTTCGCTTTCAATAAGCTGAATAATTTTTTCAAAATTAAATTTAATTTCTTTTCTATTATAGATTTTATATAAAGACATATCGCAGGCTATTAAATATTTTTTCAAATCTATATCTCTATTTAATTTTAAAATAGCCTTAGCAGCATCTATAATATCATTTGGGACAACACATTTAGGATCTTTAATACAAAACTCTTTAGCTATGTTAAGCACCTTAATTTTTAAATTAGCATCATAAAGTTTTCTATATTTCTTTAATTTAGAATTGGACCAGTTATAATTTTTACAATATTGAAAAAACGGAATATTTTGTCTTTTATTATTACATTGAGCACAAGCTACGGTTAGGTTTGTAGTATTATAAGTTCCACGTTTAGATACAGGAACAATATGCTCCATAGTAACATCCTTATTTAATAAAGGATCTTCACAATAACAGCATAACAGACCATCTCTCTCAATTACTTTTTGACGAATACGTTTTAATCTATCATGATCTGACAAATGAATTATCCTTTAAATGCGAGCAATTATTAATATAACGAACTTTCCACCCCTCATGATCAAAAGTTAATTTAGATACAGAAGTATTATTTATTGCAATTTTCCATGTGATACTTTTATCAAAACCCATTATATAATGCAATAAACATTTAATAGTCATTCCATGAGAATAAACCGCAATATCTAATAACTTATTTTGTTCATTTAATTTTTTATTTGATAAAGCAATTATCTCTTGATTAAATAAAATTGTTTCATCCAACCATTTAGAGGCTCTTCTCTCCACAGCATTTAAAGATTCGCCATTTGGTGGAGCAAATCCATTAGTAAAATAATTCATAGAGAGCTTAATATCGTTAGTAATGATTTCTTTTCTAGAAGATCCCTTCCAATCACCAGCATCATACTCTCTAAGATCATTACAAAAAATAATTTCTCCAAAATGAGAAGCAGATATAATCGCAGTATCTCTTGCCCTATCATAGGGAGAAGAATAAACTTTATCAAAGAAAACTCCGTCCTGAGTTAATTTTTCTCCTAGAGCGGTGGCTTGTTCTTTTCCTAAATTGGTAAGAGGAACTTCTGCTGTTTGCCCCATTTTATCCGGATCAACATTGGCTTCAGATTGACCATGACGTATTAAATATAAATTAAATGAAGGAAATTCTAACATTGAGTGGTTCTTCCAATGGTGAGGTGAAGTCCAAATTGTGGATATCTTTTTAGACCATATGCTGATCTTATATCTAATAAGGCATCACATTTAACCTTAAGCCAATAATATTCACCATTATCTTGAACACCGGGCTCATATTCAAATTCAATTAATTCGTTTGCTCTTAACTTCCACAAATGATTATTTGGAATTTTTTCTCCACGTATTACGCTAACGTGAGTTCCCCACACAGGTCTTGTGAGTTTTCCAAGCCAAGGATATTCCTTATAAAATAAATATCTGTAGTATTTAGAAATCTCATCATCTGCCATTAAGACAAGCCATCGATCGCTGTTTGCAAGATGGGTTTTTGGAGAATATACTAATTTACCGATGGATTTCATGCTAATTTTTAAATTGTTGGTTCCAGACTTAGGGCTCGAACCTAAATTCAGGGAATCAGAATCCCTTGTCCTACCAATTAGACGAATCTGGAATATATAATTAATGTTTGCTTATTACTTATAAAGATATTTTACCAAGATTAAGACTCATTCATATCCTCATGAGTACAATAAGCCATATCTTTTAAATCGCACACCTCATCAAAAGTCATATCAGCTTTTATTACAGTGACTCCATGTTTAGTGTTTGTTATTATATGGGCAATTTTCATTTCAGATAATTTGGCAGAGATATCATCAAGATTATATCCGTCTTTAGGTTCAATTATAAATTCCATTATGCACCTATAAATGGATGCCAGCCCAAAGTATCATTCCAAAAACTACAAAAAGCTTCATATGATTGAGTTACTACATCTTCAGAGTAAGCTTTTTTGAGGGCAGTTATTTCATTAAAGAAAACTTCTTTATTTGTTCTTAACTCAGAAATTTCATTAGCAAGTATTTGTCGAGCCAAGAATGGATCCCATTTAATAGCTAACGCTTGATGCATCTTTAACTTATAATTATCTTCTGATGACTTTTCTACTTTTTCAAATAGAAGAGTTAAACAGTCAGTTAACCTATCAAAATACTCTACAGGATCTCTGGTCCCAACACTTTCTTTCATCTCTTTTAATACTGTATGATAATCTAAACTCATTTTCCACCTTGTGAAGCCCAAAACTCTTGGTAATATTTAATTTGATTGTCTAAATCTAATGGCTCATTTTTTAAATGATGCCAAAAACTCTCAATAATAATTCCTGACATATCATCCGCATGGTGGATGCCCAGTTCATTAAAGTACTTTGTCATTGGTCCACCTTTCCATAATTCCCAATTATTTCTAATCCATCGACCTAAACCATGATGAAATCTGCAAAGTTTTTCTTTTGGCATATTCATGATTTCAATTTGATCGGCTGGATCAAGTTCTTTTTTAAGAACTAAGAAGGCTTCTTCTAAATTAGAAGGTTTATTTGTCATATTAATTTTGCAACCTCATCAGCTAAATCAGTCTTTTCTTTTACCAAACCTTCTCCAACTTGGCATCTAATCATGGTGGCTACTATGATTTCTCCACCCAATTCTTTACCAACTTGAGCAACCACCTCTCTAACTGAGGTCTTTGGAACGACAACTGATTCTTGATCTAAGAGACAAGACTCCGTATACCACTTATTAAATTTCCCAACCAAAATCTTTGGCCAAGCTGCTTGTGGCTTACCAGCTTCTATTAATTGAGTTTCAAAAATAGCCTGCTGCCGAACTTTAATATCTTCTGGAAGATGATCTGATGAAATCGCAATTGGTGCCATAGCAGCAACTTGCATAGCTAAATCATTGCCCAATGCAACAAATCTTGGGTCGCTTGCTGCCTCTACGGCAGGAGCCTTAAGAGTTAATATTACTCCTAACTGTGAACCGGGGTGAACATAATTAAAGACTTGGGCACTAGGGTCAATTACCTCCTCAACCCACCAACGACGAATAACCACATTCTCTTTTGTGGTAGAAACTATTGATTCTACTGCAGCAGATACTAAAGGATCATTAACATCAAACTCTTTATTGAGAACGGTAGCGGCAAGTAAGCTTTGCATAACAATTTTAGCTGCTGCTTTAAATTGTTCACTACGAGCAACGAAATCAGTTTGACAATTGATTTCTAACATAGCCATAGCATTAGTATATGGAACTGGACTAACTTCTACTAAACCTTCAGCAGCTACTCTTCCAGCGCGGGCAGAAACAATATTTTTGCCTCTAACTTTGATTAAATCAATAGCCTTTTCTAGATCATTATTAGTTTCAGTTAAGGCATCTTTACAATCTTTCATACCTGCTTGTGTAATTTCACGTAATTGTTTTATTAATTCTAATGTGCTCATAATATATTCCTCTGCGGGAAACAAAATAAATTTTTAAAATTACATGTCAAGGGGCGTAATTTTAAAAAAAGGTACGTAGGTGAGTGAGTTTATTAATGTCTTTTACTATTTGAAAAATTGTTTTTAATGGAACTCTAGAGCCGATATAACTTGGATGTGTACGATTTCCACTATCTTCATAACTAAAATATTTCTTCCATTCAAAAAATTTGAATCTCTCATCTATGCTGGGAGTTATTATTGTTATTTGATCTTCTTTAAGAATTTTCTCATGAATATGAACTTGAACTGTATCATATAAGCGCAATGAATCAAAAAAATCACGTGGGGAGCAATTATTATATTCACTGGCACATAAATAAATTTCAAATGAATCAATTATGATTGGTTGAAAAGCGCCTTGTGCTAAAGTAAAATCATCTGAAAAAACAGGTTGACGCGGAAGAGAATAAACTAAGTCTTCTATTTCTGATAAATTAGAATAATTCATAATTATAATTAAGACGACTAGGCTTTAATAAAATTTTTTCTAAACATTAATGTTTTATTCAATTTTATCTGCATTCGTCTTTGGTGCGGGTGAAAGGACTCGAACCTTCGGTGTTTTTATTTTCAGTTTGGAAAACTGACTCAATCGCCACTATGAGACACCCGCATATATTACATATCAAATTATTGATTAATATATCCTTTATGGATACCCCAATTATACCAAGCTTGACAAATTAAATCAAATCTACCAAAATCTTCTTCGGCAATTGTTAAATCACCTTTGGATAAATAATGAAGTGCTACAATTGCCCACCAACTATCCCATAAATTATTTAGTAATAAAGGAATAATATCATCCCCTAATGCTACTAAATTTTTAAAATGTGGATTATCAGTATCATGAAAAGATAAGAATTTAGTTTCTTCTTTTAAAGTTCTATATAAGTCATAAAATTGTTTTTGAATCATTTGCAAACCGCCTCATCATGTCCTATTGGATATCCAGTAGATGTTCTGCTAATTTCTTTAAAATGAACTTCGCACATTTTACCATTTACTTCTATTAATCTAACTTGTTGACTCGCAGAGCGAATAATGCCGACTCCTGCTATAAAGATAATAATAGGAATTAATAACAATATTAATGTTGTTATAATATATCTCCAATTTTCATTTTGAGGCTTGTGACACAAACACTTGTCTTCACAAGGGCATGGAATATTATAATGTCTTTTAGATTTCATTTGTGCAAACATATTTTTATCTTAAATGGTACCTCGTGTTGGAATCAAACCAACGATCTTTTCCGTGTAAAAGAAACGCTTTATCTCTAAGCTAACGAGGCATATAGTTTGGTGCTGATAATTGGATTCGAACCAACTAATAAGCGGCTTATGAAACCACTGCCTTTCCTAACTGGCGCTATCAGCGTAATAAATGATATATCTAAATATTAGATTATTTCATACTTTTCATCGGATCATATGAGAATCTATGTAACTTACATGGTCCGGATTTATTTATTGCTTCTAAATGTTTTGCACTACCATAACCAGAATTATTAATCCAATCATATATTGGAAAATCTTTATGCAAATTAAACATCATATCATCTCTATAGGATTTCGCTATAATAGATGCTGCTTTTACAGTGTTAAACTTATCATCAGCCTTTATTATTGATTCTACTTTAAAAGAAAGATTATATGAATTAAAGTTTAAAGTTCCATCAGCAATTACTCTGTCATCTTCGTTGTATAAATTATTAAATACCTCTATATATGCATCTTTTAAAGCGGTAGCAACCCCCAAGTTGTCTATTTGTGTATTTGATCTTTCCACTAAAGAAAAAGTTATTAATCCTTCTTTAGCAAGATTTTTAAGTTTATCTGCTAAGTCTGTTCTTTGTTGATGGGCAGTTTTGGATTTATTAGTTTTAAACTTTTTAGAATCTTTTAATCCTGGCATAAACCAATTTTCTAATGCTCTTACTCCACAAACCACCAAAGGTCCTGAAAGAGCACCATAACCACACTCATCTGCCCCAATTATGAATGACATTAAGCAAACACCCTTAATTTTTGAATTTTATCGCAGTACTCTTGACACTTAACACTAATCATTTGATTATCAATATTTTCCCAATCTATTATTTGATTTCTTATATTAAAGGTGTTACTACAATGATGTTTAATCCAAACTCTTACATAAGCCGAAGTATCAATCTCAACTTCATTCTGTCGAAAAAAAATAATATAATCCATTTTCACTGAACTAATTTCATCTTTAAATCGATATATCATAAATATTATCCGCCCATAAAGTGCCCAGAACCAATACTAATATAGAGATCTGCAGATTCAAAAAATTCATAATCTGGACCAAACAATGGAAGTTTCGGCAACTTAGCATAAATTAAATGATGAGGACCAGATGATTCTAATTTTGCAGCCATTTCTCTTAAAGTCATTGCTATTTTTTTAATATATTCAACGTCTCCATATAAAACTTCTTCTGCATGAGATTGCGCTCTATCATATGAATCTCTATCTTTTTCTTCTTTATAAGAAGTTAAAATATTTTCTAAATCTTTATCTTTAATTTCTTTTGCCCAGGCAATTTTTTGCTCTAATTTTTCCGCATCTATCTCTTGATATGTTTTTGGTCTTTTATATTCTGGATCCCATAAAGCATCAGATCCTTTTTCATATTTGGAAAATAATCTATGAATTCTAGTATCAGAATATCCTCTACTTTTAGCCTCTGTAACTATATTATTATAAAAGTAAGAATAATTTTTAAGATGATTAAAATATGGAGACATCACAAAAACCAATTGATATAACATTTGACCATTTAACTTTGAACAATCAATATCATATAAAATTTCATCTATTAGATGTAAATTTTTCGGTATGTATGGAAAATCTTTTAATAAATACTCAATAGATTCCTCTTCGCCCACAGCACTATTGGTATAAATATCTTCTAAAACTTTTTCTTTAATGTATGACATTTAATGCCAACCAATGGAAGGTGCCTTTTCTTTTGGCTTATCTTTATTTTCTTGATCTTGTTGTTGCTGATCTTGAGCATCATTAGCTCCACAAGCAGAAGAATAACCATAAGCGCATTTGTGACAACCGCTTAACAACATGCATGATAATATTATTATATTTTTCATTATTTTTTATCCGGAATTTCAAAGTCTGTTTTGTTCCAAAATCTTTTAAAGATTTTATCCCACATAAAATTAAATATACCATAATTGGTATTCATATCACAATGATGAAGATAATGATACTTAACTAATTTATTATACCATTTATTAAAAATTGGAACTTTACATAACCAATGATTCCTAATATGAAAGGCATCATGTAAATAATTATCTATTAATCCAATAGAAATCATTTCCAATATAACAATTATACAGATGACAAGTGATATAACACCAACTAACCACAATAAAACTACACTTAATAACATTGGCAAAGCTAAAATAATAAAAAATTTAGGAGTGGCATCTACACCTGCCTCCCTATAAACATCCGAAAAAAAATCTTCAGGTGGATATAACTTTTCATGATGAGCCATATGGCTTTGATTAAACATCTTGGTTTCTTTTTTATGTAAAGCCCAATGTACTACAAACCCAAATAAATTAGTAACTATAAACCCAATAATAAGAAAGATGAGTAAAACAAACATTATTACCTCATACAAAAACAGACAGCTTTGCCAATTTATGCAAATATTTTATTAGTTCACACAAATTAATAAGTGGCATTTTATTTAAATCATAATGATTATAACCTTCATATTGAATTGGTTTATAATCTTTAAATCTTAGATCGTCACTTATTCTAATGTGTTCATAATATGAACCTTGAGATTTTCTTTCATTTAAAATAACATCTACTACATTGCAAGAAACTATATTGATATTTTTAGGTTGCTCTTGCACTCGATGAGTATAAATTTGTATTAAAAAATCACCAACAGCATATTCATAGTGTCCAGACTTTAACATTTTTAAATCTGCTAGACGACGTTTTATAACGTATAAATTATTTGTATTCTTATCAATAACTTCCATTTTACTTTAATTTATATTACCAACTTTATGTTCTGATTGATACTGAGAAATAAGATTGATACAATCATTAGCTTGACTTACTGCATCACCTAATAAAGGGTTAGATCTAATTGTTACTAAAAAGTTTTTTATATGTGGTAAAGATTCTTTTTTTACAAATCCAGTTTTAATTGATTCTTCTACTCCAACTTCAAGGATATGTTCTACTTGGTTCTGAATTTGCCATCCTAAACTATTATACTCTCTGCAAATATTAATAATATCTGATATGTCTAATGGGATACTATATTCTTCATTAGAATCAACTGTTTCAGTGTGCAAGTAACTTAAAGTACCTAAATCTAGTGCATTCATTGTGCAACTCCATAAAAATCAATTATTTAAACAGTTTGTGAATTTTAAATCTATACCTCCTATAATTAAGGTCCATACTAATGTTATAATATTGGCAATTATAAAAATGCCTTTAATTTTTTCCATTGTGCTAATGGCATTTCCTGAAAGTCCTCTGAATGTAAGTTATTAAAAGCATAATATTTATATTCTTCATATATGAGATTACTATCACCATTAATTAATTGTATTATAAAAGAATTTTTTATACCAGGATCTTCATCAATGACAATATGTTTATTACCTAATAACCCGCTATAATCATTTTTTAATAAAAACTCAGATGGAATATATTCTAGCCCCCATGTATTTTGAAATAATTTAAAATGTTTCATTTAATTTTTTCACTAGCAGCAACCGCTAACTCATAAGAAGATCCAATTGCATTATATAATTCTTCTATTGAAAATCCTGGGTGTGCTATTCCAGTAGAATAAAATTCTTCAGCTTTCAAATGACAATCATCTTTACATAAAGTAATTCCATTTTCTAAACAATATCCTCCGTGAGGCATGTTTTTTCGTGATGTTATGTGGTGGATATCGAAAATCTCTAATGCTTCTTCCATCGATTTGGCTTTCTTGCCACACTTAACACAAGATAATTTATCTCTCTTTAAACAAACATCTCTAAACTTTCTTCTTATTTCTTTTTTATCAGACATTATAAATTATCCATCCAACTCACCGTAAATGATATCAAACCCAAATTCTTCATACAGATCTAACATATCATCATATATTTCTGGAAAATTTGTTTTTAAATTAGTAACTGCATTCTTACCATCATGGACTTCGTAAAATATGTTTTGTAATATATTAGATCCACATAATTTTTCCAATCTATCTAATTCACTAATTAAAAAATTAATATCTAATTCTTTATCTTCATTTATTGGATGATTTATTTCGATGTATTTTGGTATATTTATTAGCTGAGTAACACTAGGAACAAAATTGTAATCTGACTTATAAGTAGTCGCATATTTTGATCTAACTATTTCTGGTTTCGAAGAAGCATACTGCCAAACTACTTGTTTACCTTCAAATCTATCTGGAATAGATTTCATGACATCTAAATTACAATAGTGTACAAATACCACCATTTTACCAAACGAATCTACTCTAACACTATCAAACCAACCATTTTTTGATAATAAATTACTTAATTCTTCAATACTTTTTTCATTAGTCATACATTAATCCTCAAATAATAAATAGTATAATACTTATAAATTATAAGTCAAGCTATAATTAAATAATAAAATTTGGCAGGTGACCCCAGGATCGAACTGAGACTAAATGTTTTGGAGGCATTTGTGCTACACATTACACCAGACACCTGTAATGATATAATTATATCAAAAGTTTACTAGAATTACACTCAAAAGAGCCAACAAAAAAGCAATCATTTTCCAAAATGAAATACTGTCATGAAAAATTATCATTGATATTGTAAACGTAACTATGGGACTTAATCCTAAAATGGCAGAGACAACTCCTGCATTGACGTTCCCTCTTAGAAGATAACTAAAAGCTATTCCTCCTCCAATTCCTAAGACAGTTGTTAGACTAGCCATAGTAACACCTACAACATTTAATCCCTTGATTCCAGAACATAAATACCAAAATAAAGGAATAAGAAGCGCATGAAGTAAACAAGAAACCAATTGTATTTGATAAGGATTAATATGATCTACACTTATTTTTCTAGTAAATGCAGCAATACCATATAAGATAACGCCTAATAAAACATAAAAAATATAACCCATATTAACACTCTTTCTTGGAAGAGCACTATGGAGGAAAGCATCGTACTTGAAACGAATACCCATAAGGTACGCACTACTTAGCAGGCAGGCTTAGAACCTTTCTAATTTACTTTCCATAAATATTAAAATGAAAGATTCGAACTTTCGAGACCTATTCAGATCCATCACCCTGCACGGATGATCGTTTTAATCCACTCAACGCAATTTTAATATTTGGAGGAAGGTAGCAGTAATCGAAACGCACTCTCTATCAAAAGAGCCACTAGTTTTCAAGACTAGGTCAACACCCCGGTTGATTTACCTTCCATATTTGTTATATCATCTTATTAGCAAAATTTGCAGAGAGGCTATGATCTGATGATATAAATATATTTATGTTGTATAAAATAGGAAAAGCTATAATAAGTGGAAGAAAAAGATTATGTTATTTTGTTAATTGTACTGTTTGTGGAATAGAACATCCAAAACAAAAAGAAGATTTTATTAAAGGAATGAAAACTAATAAAGTCTTCTTTTGTACTCGGAGTTGTTTTGCAAAATACAATACAACTAAAATAGAAGTTAATTGTGAACAATGTAATGTTACTTTTGTAAAAAAACAAAATCAAATTAAAAACACTAAACACAATTTTTGTTCTAAGTCATGTGCAGCTACTTACAATAACAAAAATAAAGCATATGGTATTAGAAGATCTAAACTTGAAAAAATTATAGAACAAAATATTTTAAATGAATTTTCAAAAATTAATTTTATCTGTAATGACAAGATTGCCATTGGTTCAGAACTAGATTTTTATTTTCCAGATTTAAGAGCTGCGATTCAAATAAATGGAATATTTCATTATCAACCAATATATGGTCAGGACAAGTTAGATAAAATTAAAATTTTAGATGAAGAGAAACGAAATAAATGCCAAGAACAAAATATAAAATTATATGAAATTGATTGTTCGACTGACAAATATTTAAACAAAAAACTACAAAATATACGATGGAATCAAATAAAAGATATTTTAAATTCCTTATTGTTGGCGGAAGAAGCTGGTCTCGATCCAAATACCTATACAGGTACGACTAGTTTTCCAAACTAGCTTGACGCCTAGTCAATTCATCTTCCATTTGGAGATCCGAGAAAGAGTTGAACTTTCGACCTGCAGTTTTGCAGACTGCTGCTCTACCAACTGAGCTATCGGATCATGTAAAACTATATCAGGCTATTAGTAAATTATATTTATAAGAAAGCCTTCATTTTAATTAATTTAATATATTCTTGTTCTGTGAACAACCGATCTTCCCAATAATAAATTATTTTTTTAGAATTATCAAAAGCAAGTGTACGTCCTTGATTAAAGCTACCTTTCCTCACTAAACAAAATAATATATGAGTTTCAATGCCCGTAAATATTGTACGGGTTCCAAGCAATTTATCTGTGCTTTCTAATGATTTCCAATAATCAAAAATTATCTTTGGCACTCTATCTAATTGAGTCATTTCTTTTCACAAAGAGAAAAATTATTATATTTTTTCTCTCTAGTTACCTCTTTAATAACTTTTAAATATGGAGGCAGTTCTACTTTTTGATCTTTGCTTTTAAGCTCAATCTCTAAAATTGCTAATCCTTTTAAAGGTCCCTTAAAAACATCTAATTCAAAGGTTTGTTTCTTATAACAGAAAACAAACCTTGTTTTTTCTAAAGTAAATTTATTTGGTAAAGGATTTTTTAAATATTCTTCATATTGTTTCTTGGTTATTTCTTTTTCTAATTCATCATTAATTCCATCTTCAACAAAGAATTTTTGATTATAATGATAAACTACCTCGGTATCTCCCGATAGTCCTTGCAAGGTACGACGAACTCGTGCCGAAGGCTCTCCGTTTTTAGATTTTAAATAGGTTTGAGATATACGTTTAACATCAATTAATTGATCAAATAAAGCAGTTAAATCAGACCAAGAAGCTGGAAATTTTACTAGGTACTTTCTTTCTATTTCGAGTTTTTTACTCATCACACTCTCTTAGCTAAGGATAAATTTACGTACCTCTATACCTAGATATAGAAAGTTTTATCTAAATAAAAAATTATATTAAGACAATACAGTAGGCGGTCTATTTATTTCATCTGTGGCTTGGCTTAGGTCAAAATTATTATCTATAAATTCAATAACTTTTTGTGGATCAATGTTACGATTAAAAACAATATTAGGTCCATGTTTATCAAGATAAACGCATTTAATACCAGGTAAAGCTTCTACTAAGCCTTTAGAAGTATTTTCTCCACATTCGTGGCTCCCACATTCCAAGAATTTCTGGGACCTTACAGATAAGGCTACATTAGGTTTAAAAGGAGAGTGAAAATGTACGATGCAATCCATTTCTGGATGATCTTTAAATACAATCCTCTGAGACTGCCCACCCACGCTTGGCTTACTTCCATAAGCTATAACACTATCTGGACCACTAGATTCTACCTTCACTAAACCTATTTTATCTAAATTATTAAAATTAGTTTTTCTCTTAGAGGTTAAGAAAGTATTATCATTTACCTTAACAGCAAAATGACCTACAGTGGATCCATTAAAGGGCTTGTAAGCACCCTCTTTGATACAATGATTGACTACTGCTCTTAATGAATCTGGAACCTCATTACTACTCCAACTTACTGAGTTTCCTTCTACTATAGTGGATCTAGTAAACGTCAAAAGTGACCTGGCTAGAATCATTTCACCTAATTCTATCAAACAGGCATCTCTATCTGTAGTAACAGCATATCTTGCTTGCTCAGGAGTAATAATCATATTAACTCTAGTTTTAGTATCATTAGCTAAAACTAAATTACAACTAGCTGATTTTAATAGATTTAAACCAGCTATGAATTGCTCATCTTCAGTGGCGCCACAGGTTGTTTTGAAGGCAACCAAAAAGATATCTTTGCGATGTTTACGAATTTTGGAAACTAACTTATCTGATGGCGTCAGTAACATTAGCTGTGAGCCATTAGATGTTTGTAATCTTTTTTCATATTTACCAGATACTGTGTTGGTTTCCCAATCAACATTCCATTCTTTATCTGGAGTAATAGTGCCGTGAAAATCAACTAAAGCTGGATTAAAAATAACAATTTTTGTATCTGGATTAGCAATTATTTTATCTAGCAACTTAGACACATCTTCATTGGTTTCTAAATCTCCACCTGCCATTTTTGTCAAATGCAAATTTACATCGCTTAAACTTGGATAATCTCGGTTGTTAAATAACTTATTGTGAAAATAATTTTTTAATTTCTTTGCGGTGCTGCCATAAGCCGGAGCACATAATGCTAAATGATTTCTAACATGTGAAATAGTTCCGCCCCCAATAATTTCAATTGTTTTCATTTTGTAATTCACCAGTTCTACATTCTATATGACCATCAGGAAACTGCACCTCGAGATTATCTACTGAAAAATCTTCATAATAATCTGCCGGAAAATAATCATCTAAATTCCATTCAATTATTTTTCCTAATTTAATTAATTGTCTAACAACCATTATATTTATAGGTTTACTCAATGCCCATAATTGGTTTATCAAAAACTTATCATCTTCTGATAATAAACTTTTGCACATTACATCATATCTGTCTTTCAAATCTTTTTTCTTTTTTCCAAAAATTGGGTGTGCGTCTAATAATTTATAAGCCTCTATCATCTCAAAATGGCTTTTATTAAAAGTTGATTTATCTAAACCCATTTCTAATAAAAATGTATTTTGAATTTTATTAATCTCTGTATCATAATAAGTATTAATAGAATTACGTAAGTATTCTTTTTCAGACAATGAGCTATTTAATTTTTGACAAAAATTAATTGCTGCTAACAAATAACATTTGTTGTTGTGATGTGTAATGTTATTATTTATCCACACTGGATCTACAAGATTCGATTCTTGTACATTATTATCTGAATAATTTAAATTATACCATTCAACTAACTTATTTTTTATTTCTGTTAAACCATCTTTATCTGATTTAAACCCTAATGGTAAAGCTATTACTAATTTAGGCAATAAATCATCATCTATGATTTGATCAGTCATAATATTATTTTTATTAATAATTTTAAAAATATCTTCTTTATTAGAAATAATAGTAGGAACATACACGGGAAAGTGCTCCGTTTCATCTATAATAATAGATGGATTATTTAAAAAATAAACTAATAAACCTGGGTGCCCCCTTTCTAGTATGGAAAAAACATCATCTTGTTTTTTTCCTAAGTTTGGTAGAATATATTTTGTAAATAAATAATTGTGTTCTTTCATAATTTTCTAACCTTTTTTCAAAACTCTAAATAAAAAGGCTGGAACAAGTCCAGCCTCAAGTAATAATTTATAAAGTTAAATTAAACTGTTTGAGTTGATTCGTTCTTTACTGACTTGGCTCCACGAATGATTCCGCCATTTTTACCTCGGCTAACATAAGCTAAGGAGGTGTTATGGACAAAATAGCTTACGAAAGGCAAAATATCTTTAGGATCTTTTGCAACAGCTAGCCCCACGGCAGCTGTTAAATCTTTCATTTGAATACGTTCACCAACACTCATAGCTTGTAAGTTGGTTTCAGTAGCACTAAATACAATTTCAATATTTTTGATTAATGATGTAACTTCTTGATTCATAATTGACTCCAATTAAAATAATTTTTAGACATTTTAGTCTTTTTACCGCAACTAGTTTAGCCACTAAAAAAATTTTGTCAACAATACAAAATTTTAAAAAATTAAAGTTAATTCTTTAATCTATATATTTATCGTTATTGGCGCCGGGATATTTAATTACTGCAGTAATAGAATCTGATAAGCATTTGAAATCGGTGCTTTCATTGGGGTCAATAATTATAATATCATCAGCGACAAATTTTTCACCATTCATTTCAACTTCACCAGAAATAATATATGTAATTTCTTGGGCAATTTTATGATGATGTAAATTTTCAAAATCTCCAGCTTTATATTTTTTTATAGCAAATTCAAATTCATTAGTTTTGATAAGTGTTGGGGTTATATTCCCAATCGTCCAACCTTTAAAAAAATTATTTAAATTATCTTTTTTCATTTAGACCTCAAAGTATTTCTTACTTTCATTAAAGCTTTGCCTAATAAATTTTGACCCTTCCACTTACTTTCATTAGTAGCATCAGGATCACTCTCTGCCATGCCAATTCCCCAAATTTTATCATAAGGTGATGCTTCTACTAAGATTAAATCTTTAGTATCAAGAATGTCCTTTTTAAGGTCTTCATTCTGCGAATACTTAGCCAAACATGCATAATATACTACTGGTTCTTTTAGTTTGTCCCAAACTATCGGATTAAAATTTTTAACGTCTCTACCAAGTCTTTTTTGTTCTTTTGGATCATTTGTATTAATAATACTGGACATTATAGATTTATCATCAAAAGTTTTTGCCTTCATATACATCATATATTGTTCGGCACAATTAAATCTCATGGTACCCACATCAGCAATGTCAATTATAAAATTTGCTGGATACCAATTTGAAAAGTGACTGTGCCAAAATAATAAATAATTATCTCTAATAGTATAATTGTATTTTTCCATGTCATCAATATAAAATGTAAATAATAAAAGTCAAGACTGCAAATATTTTAATTTATTCTTCCCAAACATCACAGCAAAAATCAATATAAATATCAACCATATCATTGATGGCTGACGCATATTTTTTCTTATAATATTCGCTTTCTATCATGGGCTGAGCTTCCATTGGATCAATTAATTTGAGCTGTACTTTTCTGCTATATTTGCCAGCACAAGGTCTAGAACAAAAGGGTCCGGCTTTATCTTTTTTAGATTTATCTCTAATAAGACGGGGACTTCTTTCAAAATCTTTGTCACACCATTTACATTTGAATTTAACTAATTTAACACGTCTGGTATCATTAGATGAATGTTCAGATCTTGGAAATAACTTAAAATTATCAATAGAATCATTAGTATGATTTGAGTCCCAATGATCCACAGTTAAATCAGAATCTAATGGTTTTTCCATATGAACTTCAAGTAACCATCGTGGATAAGTCATCGTTCTTTTTGTACCATCTTTTTTAGATTTTACAATAACTATTTTACGTCCAGTATCCTTAGATAAATATGGTCCATAAACTATAAAATTATCCTCATAAGACATATAAAAATGTGATAAAAATAGTTAGTGGTGATATATCTCATGTTATGAGTATAAAATATAATTATAATTACAACATATTTTACAATGAAAATGAAATTTCCTATTATTTATTAGGAGTGTTTTATACTGATGGGTGTGTTTATAAAAACAATAAAAACACATTTGCTTGTCAAATAAGTTCTTGCGATCAAGACTGGCTTAATTCTATTAAAGATATTATTGGTACAAATCTCAAATTACATAAATTTAAAGAAAATTATTATGGAATTAGAATAATACGCAATGAAATTGCTCAATGGTTAATTAGCCATGGCTGTTTTCCTAGAAAAACATTAATTATTGATTTCCCAAATATTCCAGAAATATATATACGAGATTTTTTAAGAGGATGTATTGATGGTGATGGATCTATAGGAATATATAAAAATAAAACATCAATTAAAAGAGTTTGTAGTTTAACTTCATCTTCTTTAATTTTCTTGAATAAAATTCAAAATTATTTGGCATCAATTAATATAAAAGCCGGAATAACTGAGAAAAAACAATCAAAACCAAATATTGTTGATAACAAGCCAATCATACAAAAAAATAAGTGTTATTCCTTATATGTTATTGGAAAAAATGCTTATAAATTTTTATCTTTAATTTATTATGATAAATCGCAACTTAGCTTAAAAAGAAAAGAGCAATTAGCATATAATATTATTGATTTTTATGAAAAATCTCCTATAATTGATAAACGAAAATTAAAAAAATTAAATATTAATACTAAAATAAATTGGCCAAATGATGATAAATTAATTGAGATGATAAAATTATCAAATATAGAGCAAGTAGCAAAACAACTTGGAGTTCATGGCACAGCCATTAGAAATAGATTAAAAACAAGAAATAAATATCATTTAACTAAATAATCATCTGCCTTTAGTATAGTCTAAAATATCTTTTTGCAACTTTTTCTTTAGTGATTTAAAGAATTTTAATTCATCTTCAGATAATGAGCCTCTTTGTTTAAAAGAGAATGGGTTTTCAATTAAATTCCAGTAATCACTATGAATTTTGCCAGTAAAGTTTGAAGTCTCTTCCCAGTCAAAGCCTATAAATCCGGGAGCTTTATGTAAGCCATTATCAAATAAATAATAACCCAAGAATAATTTATAAGATTGTGGAACAGTACCATTAGGGTCAAACCACGAAGCTTTCCAAATGCCATCCATCGGGCAGCACCAAAATAAGACGCCACCCTTGTCTACAATCATTCTTCCATTTAACCAATCACCAGCTTCTTTATATTCAATTTCTGTAACAAATGCATAAGGATATTTTTCTCGAATAACTTTGCAAAGAATACCTTCTTGATTAACATAAAATTCATTATAAGGACGACCAAAATAATATTTAATTTCTTTTCTCTTACCAATAACTTCAATAGTAGGATCGATAATGTTTCCATATTGATCAAAACCACTTTGAGTATCATTAACAGAAGATAACAAATGGTCATATAAAATATGACGCCCAGCAGTAGTGCGAGCATCAAATTTCTTAGTTATTTCTGAACGAACTTCTGACCAAGGTTGACCTACTTTAGAACGAAGCCAACGAAACATTGGATTTAATTTATCATGAAATTCTTTACAAATTAAATCTTTTTCTTCAATATCAATTTCTTCAGCTAGTTCTGGATCAATCAAAACTTTTTGACAAAACTCTCTAATTGATCTGCGTTCTTGATTATGGGAATGGCGACGTTCCCAAGTGTTAACCCTACCACCTTCTATGGCTGTTCTGGCTAAATTTTTCTTTGACATGACATTCTCCTAAGAGACAAATTATCCAAATACTAAAAATGTTTTTATTTTATTTATAGCTTTATCATAATTAAAATTTCTAAAATCAAATAAAGCAAGATTAGCTGTATAAGAATTTTCCTCAAATGAGAAAATTTCCCTACCCTCTGCATCAATATTTTCTAATATAATTATCGTTTTAACACCATTAGTCTCATAAGTCTGCGTTAATTCATACTTTAATAATTTTTTTAAATCATAAAGATTAATAGTTTCTTTTTTTAATTTACCATCTTTAATCCAAACATTATAATGTTTTTGATCTTGGGCACAATAAAATCTTATTGAATAAGATACTCCATCAATTTGTGATTGACAAATTGGGCAACGCAAAGAATTTAATATTTCTTTTTGTGTTGGCATGACAACTTAATAGTTATTAATGTTTGAACAAAGAAATAATTGCAACTACTGTAGCAGTAATAAAACCTAATATGCCAGTAATTAATGCAGTTTTAACTGTGGTAGCTGATGATTTAGCTGCCTGTTTTTCTTGTTCTCTTTTTTCTGCTTCTTTTTCAAGAATCTTTTTAAGCTCTTCTACAGATTGCTTTAAATATCTATTCTCTAATTCTTGAGTGTTTACACTTAGTTTTAGAGCATAAGAAATATCTCTTAATTCTAAAAGAGACTTTTCAAAAAGTTCTTGTTTGTCGAGCGCGCGCTCTAATAGATCATTATCCATTGTGGAGCCTTCTTAAATTTTCTATGATTTTATCTAGTTCAGTAAAATCTAATTCCTTAGCCCTAATCTTAGTAAGGGATTCTATTTCTCTTGTTAAACTAATATGTTTGGCTAATAGTTTAATCTGAAAATTATCTTGTAAATGTTTTAACTCAATTTTAACAGTCCAATACATTGCTGCACAAATCGAAGTAGCTATTGCCAATATCAAGATAATTAAATATACTATCATTTGTTTATTAACTTATCTATTTTACTACAAAGAAGATCTAACTTATCATTCAGACTATCTATTTTAGAATGTAAAGATGGTATTTGATCATAATACATCTTACGTACTAATCTATTAGTATCAGTATGATCGTCTCTAAGAATATTAAAATTATTTGATAAATAATCTAATTTATTTACTATTTCTGGAATATGTTTAAAAAGTACTAAGTCACTTTCGGTCTGTAATCCCAAAATGTCTTTGTTTATTCTCTTTATTTTTTCTTCAGAATGCTTGTCCATTTCAATCAACTCTAATTCTGGAAGATCTTCTGATTCTATAGCTTTATTAGACATCACACTTATTCCCTTAAAAGATTAATTAAGTTGCATGATGTTATTCTCTTTTATTACCATTAGTTATGGTAGAAAGATTATTTATTGATAAAGCTTCCGCTTATTATATTTCGGTATTTTGGATAATCATCTGGTTGGTCTTTATAAAAAGAACCACCTAATATAGAAATATATTTGGGTCCAACTGAGACAGAAGTTGAAGGATTCACGTGAGTTAGAGACTTTCCGTATCCTGAAGCGGCAGTAGCTCCAGAAATATATGAGGAGATCCATCCAGCTCCAGAACCATTCCAAACAAGAGAGGCACCGGATGTTGAATTTGTAGCAATAGCTGGTATAGAAGCTGAGATAAAAGCGCCCCCTATAGGACCTGTTGGACCTGTTGGACCCGTAGGTCCTATAGGTCCCATAGCTCCAGTATAATTTCCAGCATAATTTTTTCTGCTATTGTCAATTACAGAACCGTAAGCGTTTATTGTTAATAATGGTCTCATGACCAATTCATATATCATGAAATGACGGATTAATTATTATAATAAATTGGTGGAGCTGATGGGAATCCAACCCATTTTTTTGCCTTGCAAGGGCAACATAATCGCATTATATCACAGCCCCATAGTTATATATCATTAAATTTATTCGAGAAGATTTAGATTTGGACTCTAAATTAACTTTTAAGATCTACTGAACATTAAATCTTATATCAAGCTTTACTTTGTTCAGAGGTAAATGCTTCTTCTCTAAGTTTTAAATCTTCACCATTCAAGAGAACTTTATCTTCTATCTTAATACATATTCCAAAGATATTATTTCGATGAACCCACCCATTTACAAAACCATGATTGTTGGAAATTTGATATCTATCACCATCAATTGCTGATATTAGATGCAAATAATAATTACTCTTTACCTTAACATACACAATATCACCAACTAATAGTATTAATTGATTTGAAGATTTTATTAAAACTTGATCTCCAGAATTAATTTTAGGAGTCATAGAGTTGCCGCGGGGTTTCCAAACTACTTCCCCACTCTCTAATAATGTTTCTAATATAAAATTTTTTCTCATAGTTTTTGTAAATGCATCATTAATTCAGATAAATCATTTTCGTCACTTTTGCACTCTATAAAAGGAATATCTAAATCTGACAAAAGTTTTCTAACTCCATTATCAATTTGAACCGCCTCTTTTTCAGATTGATACCTACCATTAGGATCATAAGGATGTGCTCGACTTAACATAACATGGATATGTTGATGACCATCTTTTCTGGCTTGCTCATAAAAAGCTTCAGCTGCACAACAAACTCCATCAGCCAAGTCCTTTTCGCAATATAGATAAGCATAATATACACTCATCATAATGGGAGAGTCAGTAATTATATAATTTACTTTTCCATATAGTAAACTCTCTTTATGAATTTGTTTTCCCAAGAAATATATTTGATTGTAGGGACCAATCTTTCTGTCCTGATATACCCAATCCTTGGCATATTCTCGAACTAATTCAGCATTTTGTTTATTTATTTTAGATAAAAAATAAAGATAAGCTGCAGAAGTACTCTTACCAACGCCTGGTCCGCCATATAAGTTTATTATTTTTGTTTTTAAATCATTTACCATGTTTTACCAAAATGCTTTTAGTTTGATTAGTTTTTCAAATTCTTCCTGAGAACTACATTCTATTTTTTTACCTTCAAAATACCACTCTTTTATAATTTCTAATGATTTATAAGCGATTTTTAGATAATAAGCCGGACCATCTAAACGATGTCTTTTACCATCTTTATACCAAGCATAACTGCCATTGGTACACAATATGGCAGGACCATCTAAACGATGCAATATGTTTTCCTTATTATACCATCTTTTTGTCCCATCACTTGTCATGACGCAACCTTCTGCAATCTCTTCGTCAGTAAGGTCTTTCATCCGACATATTGAGCAAAAGAATGTTTAATTTTACCATCTTTAGATAGATAAGTAAATCCTTCCAAGGAATCACCATCATCTACTGCTATAGATACGAAAGAAAACTTTAATAAATTAAATTTAGTATCTTCATCTATTGATAAGACTTTCCAATCATCTAAATTCTCTAAAGACTTTAGAAAATTTGACATACCATCATTATCCTCAATCATTTTACTATAGTCACCATGGGGCGCAATATTAGGAAATGATAATGATAACTCTTCGGCATGAGACTTAACATAGTCTATTAAAGGAGATTTGATCTCTTTAAATCCTACTCCAAGTTTTTCTTGAAGAATAGAATTAATTTTTTCTAAATAATCTTCGGCTTTTAAATCAATTTTATCTAATTCTAAATCTTTTAATGAATCAATCATATTAATAAATCTCCTAATTGGATTGGTGGGCTCACAGAGAGTCGAACTCTGATTAACTGGTTAAAAGCCAGCTACTCTACCATTGAGTTATAAGCCCATATTTAATATGTTGGTGGGTCCGGTCGGAATCGAACCGACGTTGCATTTCTACGTCTGGTTAAGAGCCAGGTGCAATACCACTATGCGACGAACCCATTATTTAAATGCCCACAACTTAGGATCTAATTCTCTCTTTATTTGAAAGCATAAATCCTTATAAACTTTCGGAATACATTCTTTACAGTAGAAAGAATTTTCTATTCTAGCTCTTAAAGTTCCTGTTTTAATAGAACCATCTTTATTTATTAAATCTGGATTATTACTACAATTTTTATAATAACATGGAGCATTACCACCAGGATTAGGCTCCACTTTAATATATAAAATATTTCTCATTTAAATATCCATAATTTTGGATCCAAAGCCATTTTCATATCCATATAAATTTGATCAATACAATCTCTACAATAAAAGGCGGTAGCTCCACCACCTGCACTAGCTATACTAACAACAGCGCAACTAGTGTCTTTTCTTATTCTACCTTTACGATTGATAAATTCTGGTAATTTTTTACATTTAAGTCCACGACATTTAGCTTTATTATTTGCTTTTTCTATCTTAATACGCATTAATTACTCTCGTCTCATTATCGGTCAAAAACATCTCATAAATGGTATGAAAATCATTTTTTAAGATTCTTTGCATTTCATCTCTCATTTGAATTGCCCAAAACATAATTTGTTTTTGATCATTCAATGATAAATGCAATAAGGTTTTTGCGGCTCTTTCCATTTCAACTAAATAAAAGATTGCTTCTTGTAAACAATATTGTTGATACGACAACCCATCAACAATGGAAAAGACCTCTTTCTTTAAAATAAAAGAAGATAAAGAGTGTTTAAATAAAGCTACTGACTGTCTTAAGTCTGACATTAAATTGTCCATTAAAACTCCATTGTTCGAAATTGGTTTAATTGAGCACTAATATCTTTATTAAGATTATAAACTTCCATTATCTTTTGCATCTCTTTTTTAGATTGTAAATCAAATTCTTTTTTGACATCTTGGCTTGGCATAACATAAATTGGAAAATCTTCCCAATCAAAAGTAGAGCAAACAATAATCATATGTGTAGCTCCCTTTGTCTTACCCTTTAAGAACCAATTTTTTAATTCATGAATTGTTGTCGCCATGATCCTTATTTGTGCTTTCATTAAATTCTTTTGTTATTTTTTCTAATAATTGCTTCTTTTCTTCTTCACATGCTTTTTTGTGCGAAGTAAAATAAACATTTACAATATTCTTATCACAAATGCTACAATTAAAACAACAAGCCATAATGTGCTTGACATTCTTAGAAATATGACAATGACATTTACAAACTTGAAAATAACTAGTATTCATAGTAACCATCCTTCCAATAGTGTCAATATATTAATTATTTAATAATTTGTTACAAAAATTTTTAAATTCTTCAAAAGGAACATCACACCGACCTAAATTGGCAAATTGTGAACATAAAACTACATTATCCCTAGTATATCCTTTATTGCAATCTATTCTATCTAATGATGGAGAATTTAATTTTCTTCTATTAAATGCTGGTTCTAAATCTATTCCAAGATAAAAACATTTTCTATCTTGTTTATTAAATAAACCAATTATAAAATCTTCATCTAAATCAAATAAAAGATTATATTTTTTCGAAATTGATTTTGCGGTATGTAACAATTTTTTAAACCAATTTTTGTTTTTCTAAGCATCGCCTTCTTTTTTAGTACAAGTTTTGCAATGAAATTTTAAACCATCTTTAGAGATTTTGTCTCTTGTAAATTCACTAGCTGGTTTATCTATTAAACATCCAGAACAAATTTTACTGATTGGCGTTTCAATATGTGTACGCGCTCTTCGTCTTTCTCTAAACGCTTGGTCTGATTTTTTTTGATCTTCTTTTGTCCACATATAGAGTTCCTAATTCAAATTATTATATTGTTAATGGTCGACCCCCGGGGCTATGATCCCCGCACCTACCGCGTATCAGGCGGTCGCTCTAACCAAATGAGCTAGAGGTCGATAGTGTTATTCGAAATAATCTTTTATCCAAAAATAAGGAAAATTTTTATCTTTACTAAAAAAAGAGTAATCCCCTCTTTCATTTCGAATATATATTAAATAATCATACGGTGATTTGGAAAAAGGCATATGACTAATAACTTTTTGTTTACAAATAAATTGATAATGTTTACCCTTTTTAAAAAGCAAATTATTATTTTTACTAAGATTCCTTGTACAGAGAAAAACTTTATGTTTTTTGTTAAAAATTTTAATACATTCCATACAACCGTCTGGAAACTTATTAGTTTTCCTAGGCTGATATATGGCTTTATATTTTGGATGAATCTTACATTTCATGTTTCACCTATTTAAATAATTGAAAACAACAAAAATTGACAAAGATGTTTTTTTCGTGTGTTAACCAATACACCACGCAGCAATTGTTTTTAGTTTGGTCGCTGCGGAAAGAATCGAACTTTCTTCACGTTCCTATAATGAATGTAATCCTTGTACGGGCATTTGTTTTCATAGAAATCATCCTGGGACTCGAACCCAGATCTCCGCCGGCACATAAATGTGATGGCGTTTTACCATTAAACTAGATGACTTTATCACCGTTTCCAACCAGGTGAACCGGCTGTCCCTTTTACTACTTGAGCTATACAGCCAAGAGGGAACGTCACAGTTTCGTCCATGTGAGCAGGCTGAAAGGCGCTACCTTTCTTGGTGGTACATCCCAAGTTACGCTCTGGGCTCCAAACCTCTTCAGGGTTTTGCGTTCACTAGATTCGCCTATGTACCATAATGGACAACAAGTAGTTGACAAAGATGTTTGTTTTTCCAATAAAATGTAATCCTTATCTAATTTGTCCATAGTCAAAGCAATAATAACTTAATATTATTGCTTGATAAATTCATTTCACAAAATTAGGTTGACCTTCTCTGGCTTTCCATTTAAGATGAATCCAACCTTTAGGAATATAATGAGATACTTTATCTTCATCAAATACCCTATGTCCACCACTTGGTGAGACATTTAATCTTAATGGTTTATTTATTAAGATTGATCTTCCGCTTTCAAATTCATAAATTCGATATTCTTCTGAAGATATATCAGAAAAATTCAAACCTGAATGATTATTAAATCCAACACGCTGATCGGGACAAATATAACCATCTCTATTATCTAACATGAGTGCTCCTAAATTATCACATGGATACCATGTGCAAAGTGAGGAATATTCCTCATGGTCCGCCATACAAGATTTGAACTTGTCCAAAAGCTTTATAAGAACCTTCAGCTCAACCAAGAGACTCATAGCGGATAATAATGGCGCCTCCAAGCGGTTACGATCCGCTGTTACTGAAGTGACAATCCAGCGTCCTACCATTGAACGATGAAGGCATGAATTACTATATATCAAGTTATTATAAGAAAGATTTAATCTTTAAATATCTTTCTAAAGACATTTCTAAAAAATTAGCCTCATGAATGAAATTATTGGTAATAGCCATTGGATGTGAGGGCTCTTCCCCATTTATTAAAAATACACTTAATACATATTCATTATATTGTTTTAATACCAAGTGTTTATTAGTCCACTCGTGTCTAAAGAAACTTTGTGTTACAAATATTTCTTCTGGATAATTATATTTAGCAGTTTGAATATATTTCATAAGAAAGCCTTTAAACTATTAAACTTTTCTATTGGAAATAACTTATTATTATCAATATAACTTAGTAATTGACTGCCTGGCATGGTAGCAATCGAAATAAAATTATAATCAAGATCGTAGCTTATATAATCAAAAAAATTCTTATGAGTATAAATATTTCTATTAAACTCTGGATAAATATTATAAATTCTACATAAATCTGTATCATGAATTATAATGAACTCACTTGGAACTACTGTATCCTCAATAATATAATATTTCATAAAAATGCTTTTATTTTATTAAACTGGGCTAAAGAAAATTCTTTATATTTTAATTTGCCATCAAAAAACATACGATATAAATCATCTTCTGAATATCTTGCATAAGAATAACGATTATCTTTACCATTAAAAAAATCAACACAATATTCATTATACTTAATTTTTCTAAAAACAAAATGAGAATTCTTTTCAATGGTGTGAGTTTTTGAGTCTTCTAAAACTAAAATAGAAGATGGAACATCTTTATCATGGATATGTAAGTACATTAATTTTTATATGGATGAGTTCTACCACATTTACATCCTGGTCTAAAACAATCTTGCTTAGAACAAGGTAAACAAGGACAATTACAATATAGATCATCAACACACTGCTCTGTTTCTTTGCAATGACCTAATCTTCTTATCTCATAAGGTGATAATGGTTTTTCTTCTTTTGACATTATAAAAATGCTTTCATATTGTTAAATTTTTCAAGTGAACATGGTATAATTTTTTTATTAAAAATCTTTTCTGGACTAAAATAACAAATCCATGTTGGATCTTCTTTATATTGAGTTAGTTCTAAACCATTTATATGGGTTATTTTAAATACCCAGCCTCTAATAAAATCAAGAATTAATTCTACTTTGTAATGTAGATCTTCTGATGGTAAATTATCTAATACCATAAATTCTTCTGGTATTTCTAATACTGTGCCGTTATCTAATGTGTGTTTTAAGTAATTCATGTTAAATGACAAAGGTGATTGAGAAGTCGGTACACTTTACCCTGAGTACTCCTAAGGTACATGTGGATTAGCCTGGCACATGCTGCAGTATCTTTGTGTTTAATGTATTCCCGAATCGGCATTCATTTAAATGAAAAGTTAATTAGATGACAAGAATGCAATAGAAAGTGCGATTAATTTTATCCAATAGCACAGTATATCTTATCCTAATAATACCATAGAGGACTTGAGCTTTAACTGGCTTCAAGTTTGTCAGTCACATAGTTTATCCTTATAGGAATTCCTTTAGGTTGGTTCATATCTCTTTTATGAAATCGGAGATATTGAATGTCTTGCGACATTCAGCTATCGGTTGTATATGTATTCCATTGCGGCATTCATCTAAAGTTTTTTATAAAAAGGCTAATAAATTAAGGGCATCCTTTGTTACTACTGTATGTGTTGGCAAATCGTTTAACTCAAACCAATCCGGATAATGTCTAACTTGACCATTTACTGACTCAATAAACCAAACAATAGTCCCATTATAAATGGTTGATGTCCAACCTTCTTTTAATTCTAAGATTTTATTATAGTAAACAGAGTTTTGTTGTGTTACTAAAATCCACTTGGTTTCCATTTAAACAAACGCCTTTAGTTTTTCAAACTTTTCTATGCTTACATATTCAATCTTAGATAAATGACTAAAGAGTAAATCAAATATTTTATTCTTATGATATCCTTTTAAAACTTTGATTTCAAAGCTGGAGATCCTCATATGAAGATAATATGTATGAATAAATTCTATATAATCTCCAGGCTCAATAAGCCAACTATCAGGACATTTTAGTATAACTATTTTTTCAGGTAAAATTTTTTCTTTACCGTTATCATCAACATATTTGATCATTACAAAAATGCTTTCATTTTATAATATTTTTCTACCGAACACTCTTGATAAATTAAACTATTTGCTCCAACCGAATGAATTAAAGGAGAAGGTCCAGAAATAACAACTCCGTTTTTTCTAAGGACAATAAAACAATCATTACCCATAATATTTTTGTCTTTTCCTAAAGCTAAATGTTCACCAGTTTTAGCCCAGATACAATCTTCTAAAATTAGAATTTCACTGGGAAGAGTTACTGTCACTCCATAAGATTTGATTGTTAATTTTGAAATCATACATTAAGGAGTTTCTATTATTCTAAATATATGTTGAATTGGAAACTTTTGAACTAGTTTACTAGCAAACATAACACAATAAAAATCACCTTTTTGATAAGCATTAGTTACATGTTCCAACACAATAGGATTGGATTGATTGTAAAGATGTATTTGAACTTGCATAGTACTTTCCTTTTATTTAATATAATGGCTCCGAGGGTAGGACTCGAACCTACAAAGTGTTACCACCGCGCGGTTATTCTTGGAACTGCCCGAATCGAACGGGACTTATTATTAACCTATAGTTCCCACAGCCGCGTGTCTTACCATTAGACGTACCTCGGAATAATAGCAACAAGTTTTGTAAAGATACTGTGGGAATCGATACCCACCATCAATCTTTCGATTGACTATAACCAATGTAATCCTTACTGCATTTGCTAAAGTTTTTGATTAATTATAATTAACTAATTACTTTGTTTTTATCTATTCGCGTAGATAATAACAGTTAGTGATTTAGTTAACTTATACGGTGTGCATCAGTTTTCCAACTTTCCGTATTTTCCAGCACTCATATATCAGATCGCGAAATCCAATATAAGTCAGCTGCACAAATTAATCATGGTGTCCTTATATAAATTTCTTTATTTAAAGACATTGGTTGGTTCTCATATAGGACTAACCAGGCTAGTTCCCTATATGAAAAACCAGCAGCTCATAAGGCTTCCTGGTCCTTACTTGCCTTTGGCACCCCCAGTTGGCAATTCTCCAACATCTTCTCCTATTACTGGAGATGTCCTGACTTTTTACGACGACAGGGGCATAAAATTAAGTTACCTAATATACGAGCAATTAGGCGGACTGTTATTGCATTTGAACTCGCTTAAATGATTTCCAGCCACTAACTTATGGCGCTCCAGATTGGTAATTCTCCAATATCTTCCCCTTTCGCGGAGATGTCCTAATTATTTAGACGACCAGAACGTAAATTTGGCGCCCCGACAACCTTACTTTTATGTAATTAAGTTAGTGGGCATGGAGCGAGTACTCAGAATCGAACTGAGATAACCAAGTTGGAAACATGGGACACAACCATTATGCCATACTCGCATTGTGCTAGTTTTCAGGTTAACTCTGATTCATGTGTAGGATTAACTAGCAAACCTATAGTTGCTACTTAGGTAATTATCCCTTGCGCATAACTCACACTATACAGTTTAGATATACTGTCAAAAATTTGTAACAACAAATAATGAGCAACATGTTTTGCCTGTCACCGGACCTTAAGAGGAGTCGAGCCTCATCGGATTTAATTCCAATAAATGTAATGCTGCCCTGGCATTTGTTACATGGTTGTCGATCTAGGAATTGAACCTAGTACCTCCAGACTCTTACGGCCGGGCGCTCTAACGATGAGCTAATCGACAATAATTGAATCAACAAGTAGTGTATAAGATTTATTTTTTCCGAATGTATTCCTATACGGATTTGATTCATGGCGCCCAATGTTAGTTTTATCCAATATCGAGCGTAATTCGCCTTATACCTGTTTCACCAAGTCCACAATTATAAGACTTCCCAATTAAATAGCAAGATTCGTTGTACACCGTTGATCTTGTAGCAAGAAACTATTTAATCAAGCAAAATTTATTAGGCTTTCCACCTAAATGCCGGGTTTGCCCACACCGAAGCAGTGGTCTCTAAAAGGATTACTCCTTAATGGTAGCCTAAGACCGGACTATTGTCTATATGTCTTAACCAATATAGGGATTCGGGCATATAAACTCAGTTGTTGTGATGCTTAGGATTTGCACCTAACTACCAGGCTGATCAGGGCAAACATGATAAATCATGTTTCTGGCGTGATTACTTATCAAACATCACTTAATGCAATCCGTTGGAATCGAACCAACATCTACGCCAGGCAAGGCGTTATTCTTACAATAATTTCCTGGTAGCCTCACAGGTTTCTTTGTAAGTGATACTCTTTTTAGAGTCAGTAATGCCATTATACCAGAATTGCATAATAGTGGATTCAATCCTCCGAGTATATTTCTATACCCCTTTGCGGATTTGGTAACCACCATCCAGTGGTTGCGGAAGGGTGGGATTTGAACCCACGTATACCACAGCTTATGAGGCTGGTGAGATAACCATACTCCTCTACCCCGCAATAAATGGCAGGCTCCCTTGGATTTACACCAAGATCCACGGGACTCTTTATGTCCCTTGCTCTAAAAGTTAAGCTAGAAGCCTATAAATCGGTTTTGATTAACCAGGCTACCGTGCCTGGAAGTTTATATTTTAGCTGGGTAACTCAACCAGTATAGATAAAAGAATACTACTCTAGTAGTATAAAATTATTCAGATAGCCACTTTTCACATTTCTTTTGTGTGCGCTTGCGACTCCAATTTTCGAATACATCAGCTACCCAGTTTAATGGGAAGGCTAATACCTTCAAGACGGTAACCACGCCATTGTTATATTTTAAATACGGTTTTAAATCAGTTATTTCGTTCATGTTGTGTTTTCCTTTAATGTTGTAATATTAAATTTCTGAATCTTGTATATCACGTAGAGCTTTTTCTAATTCTTTAAAAGAAGAAATAATAAATTCTATATCTTTTTCAATTGATAAAATCAAAGATTCATTTATTACTTTATAAGAATTAAACTCCACCTCCCTAAATTTACTCAAATCTTGGTTTGCAAGTTTAATTTTATTTCTTAAATTATCTAAATCTGAAGTATTATTAATTTTAAATGGATGTGATGTAAAAAAATTATATAAATCAACTATATGATTCGAAATAGATAGTTGTCTTAACGTTCTTAAGACAAGACCAGCGTCGAAACATCTATATTGATTTACAGCATTTTTATTATGTGTTACAATAGTTGATTTTGATTTAATTTCATTATCAAACTTGTCTTGAGCATCTTTAAAATTCATTATATGATCCTTGTGAAATTTTGCAAAACTTTTATTAATTCTTCTCTAAATTCTGCTGTTATCTTTTTCCATTTTATTCTTAAAATGGTCCAACCATTATCTTTTAAATATTGATCTTTAACTTGATCCGAAGCCTTACGTTCTGGTAATTCATGTTGTTTACCATCTATTTCTAAAGCTAATTTTCTATCTATATCAGCAAAATCAATAAACCATTTGTTAATTTTGTATTCTCGAGTAATATTTGTTATTTTTAACTCATCTAAAAGATTGATAACATATTGTTCAGCATAAGAAGGTTTTAGTTTTGATCTTGATGACCACCCATTATGGGTTCCATTTGTAACTCTTTCATTAGCTTTATTTATAATATTAATACGATAATTGGGATCTTCCCAATTATGTTTGATTTGACATGATATATTGCAAAATCTTTTATTTTTATTATAAGTTTCAAAATCATAATCACAAAATTCACAAGACTTAATATATAAAACAACAGCTTTTAATTTAAAATTCTTTTTACGTTTTTTACGAACTTTTATTATATTGACAGTTTCATTTTTTGAATTTTTTAAAAGCTTTAACGATCTTTTTAAATTTGATAATTCAGTGTGTTTACTAGGAGCAAAATAAGTATTAGAGCATGATATTGAGCAAGTAATTTTTTCATCACGATGTCCATGTTTAGTTTCAAATAAATTACCGCATATAGGACATTCTTTTTCTATTTTAGGAAATTTTGTATTTAATCTTTGACTTAAAAATGGATCAAAATGATCCGTCGATAAATTATATTCAATAGAAAGTTTCTCAATTTTTTTATAAACTTTCCCATTACTATAAGTAAAACCTAACTTTATGGCAACATCTTGCTTTGACAATGAACTTTTGAATATTTCTCTTAACTCTTCTAAAGAAAAAGATCGTTTCTGTATGACAATCATACAGAATATATAACAGTTCAAACCATACTTTGTTGACCAAATACTTTGGCTTTGCTAACTATATGAAATCATTTATATTTGTTGGGTAGGCGGGATTTGAACTCGCAACTTCTCCGATCCAAACGGAGGCGTCTACCAGGTTGACATTACTACCCAATACATAACTATTAAGTTGTCAAATAACAAGGCAAATTACTTTGCTTTATCTTTTGGTGCCGCAGGTAGGAATCGAACCTACAAAGTTTACCGGGACGTTTACAGCGTCTTGGACTCACCACACTGTCCAACTACGGCATTAAATGAATCAACAAATTATTGATAAGATGCTTTTTTAATTAACTGTTAAATGTAATCTTATCTGCATTTGATTCATGGTGGGGAAGGATGGATTTGAACCATCGACCTCTTCACTATTCGTTTTATAAAACAGTAAAGCGCTCTGGCCGGCTGAGCTACTTCCCCATAAACTTAAAATAACAAATACGTATTATTTATATCATGTTATTCCTAGATTTTTATCCTTTTGTTACTTTAACAATTAAAGCATCTTTAATTTCTAAATTAAATCTTTCTGGTTTAAAGTCTCGAGTTACAATATAATGCTGATTATCTCTCTTAGTAATTCTAAAAGAACTATTAGAATCTTTTAATAACTTAATAGCTACTGATTCCTCTAATCCCAATAAATCATCATTGCTTAGCACAAGGCATATTATAACTCCGACTTACTTGTTGTCAACGCCCGTTATTTTAAAAAATAAATTAATCGGCGGTTTCAATTACAATATATTCTTTTTCTTCTTGAAAATCAGATTCAACAATAGCTTCGATTTTATTTTTAGATAAATTATTATCAACAATTATATGTACATACTTAGTATCTTTAATAAGATCAATTACGCCTTCACAAAAACCTGGTTGGAAGAAAGGGTAAATAACACTATAAATATACTCTGTGGTATGTACTAAAGTACCTATAGCTTTATCTCTTTTATTAAATTCTTTAACTTTCATTTTAAACTCACAATTTCATTCAGAGCATTTTTAACTTTAACTGTAACTAATTTAGATACATCACCATTCCATTTATTAATTTCTTTAGCCATGGAAGAAGATACTACAGATAATTCTGGACGAGTTGGTATAAAGACAGTTTCAATCTCTGGTGCTAATAATCTATTACCATTAGCTAAATTAGTTTCATATTCAAAATCTGTTGAGGTACGAACACCTCTAATCAAAACTGAAGCTCCATGTAACTTAGCATAATTAACAACCAATCCATCATATGAATCCACTATAACATCTGCAGATCTCGTTGATGTTTCGAAAAGACTCTCTATAATTAAAGATTTTCTTTTATTTAAAGAGAAAGTGGTTTTCTTATTTGGGTTAACTGCTATTAACACTATTAATTTATCTAAAAAAGTTAAACTACGATTTATAATATCTAAATGCCCTAAAGTAATAGGATCAAAACTGCCAGCAAATATTCCAATTGTCATTATATAAAAGCTTTCATTTTTATCATTTTGCTACCAACATTATACAGAGTTAGTATACTTTCAAAAGAATCACCAAGCATACAATACCAATCATCACAATCTGGAGGAAATGGAAAATATTTATGATTAGCATAATTTTTCCATACAACAGCGGCACACTCCTCATATTTAACATTTACTCTTTTAAACGAAGAATTAGATTTAAATGGTATTAATAACATATTTTTACTTTTAAAATAAAAGCTTGAATTTTGTGCAATTGTTAAAATAACACTAAAATGTTCTGGACCAAATTTTTCAATAATACAAGATAAACTTTTTCTAAAATCTTCTTCTGTTGTCATTATATAAAAGCTTTCAAATTTAAGTATCTTTGATATTTTTCCCACTTAATGTAAAAATTTTCAACACCATCAATTCTAAGATGAAAAAAATCATTACAATCAGATGGAACTTCAATATATGTCCACGAATTTCCCCAAGTTCTTTTCATCTCTAAATTATTAATATGTTGTTTAAGCTCTAAAAAAGAACTACAATTAACTCTGTGTTCACTTATGTTATTAAAAGGAATAGAAACATACTCACTAAGAGTGCCGTCCCAAGTAACGTTATTAATCAATAAGTTAAAATTAACAAGATATTCTCTTCCATATTTTTCAAGCATAGGTCGAAGTAAATCTGCAATATCTTTTTTAGTCTTCATGTAAATGCTAATAATTCTAGATAACGTTTAAATTGATTCCAATCGATCCAAAATTTCTCATATGATTGAATTCTAAATAAATATGCATCATTATAAGAAATTCCTTGCCAAACAAAAATTCCATATCCAAAATTTCTCTCTATGAATTTTGAATTGTTAGGAATATGATTATATGGAACTTTAACACAACTTAATTGATCACACGGAAACCTAGACTCAAATTCCATTAAAGCTTTGACGCCATATTTATAAATGATATTATGTAATTCTTGTATTATTAAATCTTTTTGATCCATCGCAATATTATTTTATATTATAATTAACAGATAGCTTTCCATATTCTTTAACTTCATCATTAATATCATCAGTGATTAAACTGAACAATAATTTAATTAATCTTGAGGTCGGATCATTATCTTCAGAGCCTAATACTTTAGTTGCGCTCCATTGATTTAGATATTTATAAATAATATCTAAATTATTATTACATTGCTTTTGTAATGCTAAATTTAATATTAAACGCATTTTTTCTTTAGAAACATTTGTTTGATCTAAAGAAGCTTGATACAATTGCTCAACCATATCTTCAATATCAATCATGATTTATTTCCAAACAAATTAAAAAATTTATCAAAAAACCCTTGAGAAATAAATTTACCAGAATCTTCTAAGGGGGCAAGAGATAAAATATCAACATTATCAAATGATAATGGTTGTCTTGGTTGAACTGGATTTACTGTTGTAGGAGCCGCTTTTTCTGGATAATAACCAAACCCTAACAAATTAGTTTGAGATAAATTATGAGAACTAATTCTCCATTGTCCCCCAGAATTACCAGAGATACATTTAAAAGAATCCAAACCATCTACACTATAAATTCTTCCAACATGACGAAACCATTGAGTTTCTGGTTTATTAGGATTGCTTCTATCAAAAATAATAATATCGCCAACTTTAAGAGTATATAGTCCTTTGCGAACCTCATCAATAGTAAAATAAGTTTTATTGTGTTGCATATCTGCTACTAATTCAACTACACCTAAACGATAACCATGAGGCGCCATTTCATTAAGTAATAGACTTTCATGTAAACAAAAAGAGACGCCAGCGGCACACCAATTACCAGCAGTAAAGCTTTTCATAGAAACTTCTTTACCATTAACTAAACGAGTGCAAATGGCAAAGTATTCTCTTAATCGGGGCGAAGTAAAAGAATTAGGTTTATCTTCTTTTACTCCATTATTCATTTCATTTTCTGCAAAAGCTACACATCGCTCACCTAATGATAAATCAGGATTTTTCCATTTTGGATCCATATAAACCCCTATAAAAATGCTAAGAGTTTAATTTTACGATTGAACTCTTCTTGAGATTGACAGTCAATTTGAATGCCATTATAGTACCAATAATTAACACCATGAGAATATTCTATAGCTGGACCATCTATACGATGTAACAGATCGGTTCCTGGCAGAAACCAAAAAATACTATTTTCTCCGGCGACCCATTTTTCACTTGTCATTACATAAATGCCGCTGCAATATAAAAACTGATAATAGTGATTTTATCATGAGATTCTATAGACATAACTACTCCATTATTTTCATTATACCAAGAAGCAACATTATCTTTCCATAAAGTAGGTTGTCCAAATTTTTGGGTGGCAAGTTGTAATAAAGAACCATTATCATGATGAAAGAAAACTCGCATTCCAACAATCTTACTTTCATCTGAAGAAATGGGTATTATATAATAAGAAAAAATAGTTTCATTATCTAATTGACAATTAAAAGAACTATGATTTAGACCTATAATTCTGCCACCTTGTTTTATACAAATTCTTTCTGCTTCTGAAGAAGGGTCTGCCAGGTGTGGTGCTTCTGGATTATTTAATATTCGATCTACTTGTAAAGAATGTTTGGTAGTTACAGGATCTTTTATAGTAGAAGTTACAGAAGAACATCCAAAGCACAACAGAAATAGCACTAATATTTTATGACTTATTTTCTGCATTATCTTTCACCTTTTTATCAGAATCTAATAAGCTTTGCGCCTCTTCTGGAGTAAATAAGGATTCATTAGATTTCATGCCACTTCCCATAACTCTAGCTCTTTTTAAAGAATTATTCATGGTAGCATATACTTTTTGAGTCCCACCAGCGGAAGCGGAATAATTATAAGAATTATTGGCAGAAAACCCAATAGAGTCGCCAGCACTAACTGCATCCATATTGGCGCCAATAAAAGTAAATGACCAATTATATTTTTCTTCTTGGTGAGAAATCATTTCTTTAATTTTATTTTTAGAATATTTTCTAGATGAATTTTCCTGACCATCAGTAATCACTATAATAATTACTTTAGATGGTCTATCTTCTTCATTTTTAGCAGCTAATCTAACTCCAATCTCATCAATTGTAGTACCCAAAGCATCTAATAGTGCAGTACCACCACCTGGTCTATAAGAAATTTCATTTAATTCTTCAACCTGATTAATATCATCATAATGAGTAAGTTTATAATCTGTACTAAATAAACATAAACTAACAGAAGCTTGTCCAGGCTCGTTTTTTTGTTCTTTTAAAAGGGAATTAAATCCACCAATTGTATCAGAAACTAATGAACTCATAGACCCGCTACGATCTATTACTACGCCTACTAATGTATAATTTTCTTTTGTCATAAATATCCTCTTGCCAATGAAGTGCAAGAAAAAATATATCTTCAGTTATTTAAAATAAATTTAAATAAAAGCTTTTAATTTATTTATTTTAATAATATTAATTGCTTCATCTATAACTTTATGAGCCCATTCATCATCTAATTTCTTATCTAAATTTAGATATGAATTACCATAAGTACCTATATGTTTTTTAAAAAATCCAGGAGATTCATTTCTTACATCAACAAATTCCATAATTGCAAGAACCATAGTCATCCAAGCTTCATAATCAGAAGCATACATACAAGGAGTTTTCCTCCATTTTGTAAGTATTTCTATGGCTTTATTATGAAATTCTTGTGGTATCATACATAATCTGCTACAAACTCAGATAATGATTTATTAAAAGTAAAACCAGATTTCTCTAAAATTAGTTTGGCTTTTTCCATAGGCATTTGGGTTTCCCAAGTGGCTTCCATAACATTATAAAAATCATTTGGAATAATAGTTGATTCAAACGATTGATCTCCAATAGATTCGTTGGTACATTGATTTTTATCCCAATAATCTTTATTCACAATAAGAACGGTCGTTGGATAATCTTCACTTTCATCAATTCCAAAGTAACATTCATTTGGAACATATATTTCTGTATCATTTTCTATTTTCATTTTAATATTTCCTTTACACGAAAGCTTTTAAATTTGTTTTAACTAAATGTTTATCCATATAAACATAAGTTCTGGTGTCATTAGACCAACACACTGATATATAATTACATTGTTGTATCACATGATATTGTATATGAGTAATTTTACCAATACTAAATTGATACAGAGAATAATTTAAAGGCATAACATCTTTAGCTACAAGTGCCAATTTAACAAAATCTCCAACTTTAAAATCATTCATTATTTTCAAATGCTTCTTTAAATGCATTGAAAATAGGGGCATTTATTTTATTATCAAAGACGGCAAAACAAACATGTTTGAAATGAGGATATCTATTTAATACCTTTTGAAAAACCTCAATTATCATTTTAGAATCATTACCAAAAGCACCACAGCCCCAAGCTCCTAAGATAATATTTTCATGATTATTTTCAATAGCAATCTGTAAAATTCTAGCTGCCCTTATTTCTAATATGCTTCTTAAATTATCTTCATCAACATTCTCCATAGCTCTAACATTAGGTGCGGGCGCAGAAATAATAGAAATGTGGAATATCTCTTCTAAAAGATCTAGATTATCATTACGAAAGAAAGGAACATTGGGTGAGTAAATAATATGATTAGTATAGAAAGTATCATCACATAAAATGTTTTTATTATAAAAGATAGGTTTGCTTTTAATACAAAGATATAATCCAGAACACCGACACAAATCTTCTTCTTGGGCAACTGCCCCCGCTAAAAATCCGCCCCCAACATTTCTAGCTGAGGCAAAATTCAAAGCTACAATATTTTCTAAACCACTATTTAATAATCTTAACCCAGCAGAGGTAGTAGTTTCATTTGTTACCTCTATAGTAGGTTTAATTAAATTATTTTTACTATTAAAACAATCTTCTGGCAAATATAACTTAGTATTTTTAATTGAATTATCTAATGCCACTGAAATATCTATGATCTTATCTTTAACAAGATAATTTTTATTCTTAAGAATATTTAAAGTATCTTTTGCTGCTACTATATTTGGAGCTTGGGCAGTCTTAATTTCAATACCATTTCTTTTAATCATTAAATAAAAGCTTTCAATTTATTAATTTTATTTTCTAATAAAGAAATAAAGTCATTGATTTGATCTTTGTTTGCTCTAAAATCAAACATTTCTAATGGAGACTCTCCTGCTTCATAAAATAAGCTCATATCCTTATATTTATATTTAAATAAAATTACTAAAAATTTCCAAAACTCTTCAAACTCTTCATTCGAAAAGTTACTAGAATTTCTATGTAACCAACTAAAAAGGGGCAATTTTTGATTATGTAAACATCGAGTTGTGAATGTTTCTCTTAAAGTTTTAACTAAATTAATAGTTTTTTCAAACAACATGGTTTTCATTAGTTTAATTATACTCTTCTATACAAGACTCCATCTCTTGACAATAAGTAAAGCCTACTTTTAGTAAAGCCTCTTTTATTTCTTGCGACGTAGAATTTGATTCATAAACAGACTCTACCCACTCCACAAATTCTTCTGGAAGAATTCCGTCTTCAAACTTAACATCCCCAGTATATTTATTTTTATCCCAAGTCTCTTTATCTGAAATAAAAATAAGTACGGGCGGATAATCTTCCATATTTGGTTCCACTACGGCAAAATAACATTCTTGCGGCTCATGAGCTGTATATTTTCCAAATCTATGCTCAACAATTTTCATTTGCATATACCTGCTTACATTTCTACTGAGTCAATGGTTTGAACCCAAAGATCTTTATTATTGCCAAATTTTTGGAATAATGCAATAACATCGAATACTTGATCAGAAAATCCTGCAATGTTGATTATATCTTCTCTATTATGAGCTTGAGTGGTTTTATTAGGAGTGACATCAATACAAACCAATTTGGCTTTTGGATTACGAGCTTTATATTTATTCCACTCTTCCATTACCTTAGTACCTCTTTGAGAATAATAGGAATTAGGAGTAGTATCTACCCAAGACTCATTATCAGAAACATAAATAACAAGATTGCCTTTGGCTTTCTGCTTATTTAAATTCTCTAACGCCATACCACAATCAGTTCCTCCACCACCAAATGCAGCAAGAGTTGCCGCATTAGTCATCACTGAATCCATTGGATTCAATGAATGATTATGAACTCTAGTATCAAATGGATATACCTTAGTATCTTCATTCTTGCGCATTAATGCAGAAGCCATTAAGGCTGCTACATCAATACAACGCATAGTACTAGTGACAAAACCACGATTACCAGTGACTGGGCTACTCATGCTGCCTGATACATCAACTAAAACGTGAACTTCACCTTCAATAGCTGGAATATTTTCCAGCGAAGCATCCGCTGCTTTTTGTAAAGCATTAGTTAATTTCTTAGGAACATCTGCAGTTACATTTTTAAATGCAGCAAACAATTGATATGGGAATACCTTTGCTTTTGCAATTTGTGAAGAATCAGCTAATCTCTCAGCCAATAGGTTTAAAGTAGTAGCATCTTCAAATACCTTATGACGAGCAAAAGTATTTAAATTCATTCTGGTTTGATTCCAGGTTGCATTTTCAGCAATCTTGCTCCAATGCTTATCAGTTAATGGCAAAGCTGTTAACATTTGAAATGGAACATTTGGAATATCCAAACTCATTTCTTTTTTGAAAGATTCAAACTCTTGAACCAAGGAACATAAGTCTTCTGGATTATATTCCTTGTCTAGCAAATAACCATACAAAGCAGAGCGATTCTTAGTAGCTGGCTTAGGACGAGCTAACTTAATAATATCTTGTAATGAAGGGCTATTACCTACATCAGCCTTAAACAACTGCTCATCAGTTAATGAATTCAAATAATTTTGAATTAATTTCTTAGGACGGGTTCCCAAACTTTTTCTGCCTGTTACTCCAGAACGAATAACTTGTACAAAGTTACGAACCATTTTTGGATTATCAATAACCTTTGGAAAGATCTTGGATAAAAGAACAGTATCTTTGCTAGCAACAACTGCGGCTAATACTGCAGGCATATCCTTCATAAAACCTTCTTGGCGAGCATATACTGCTAACTTTGCCACGAACTCTACTGGAAGCTTATTAGCAAGAGCAACAACTTGATTAAGTTGATCTTTAGCATCAACATAATAAGTTCCATTAAAACAACCAGTCATGGCAAGTTGCGCTAAGGCAGCCTTATCATCCATAGTATAAGCCACACCGCCCGCATTATTAACAGCATTAACTGGTTTAATTGCTTTCTTAACTGAACCTGTAGACTTAAATAAATTTTTAGATACCATAATCAATCTCCTTTTATATTTGAAATAAATTCAACGAATTGTGAGGCAAACAAGTTAAATCATTGTATATTGCCGTCAAGGTTTTGCAAATAATAAAATTATTTTTTCTTTAATCTTCCTTTATATATCCGACAGAATGGATATTTCTTTTGCAAAATGACTCTTTTTATTTTACTAATTTCGTTTTTCAACTTTTCTACTTGACTTTCTGCGTCAGAAGCACGGCGCCAGCTTTCATAATAAGATGCTGTAAATGATTTATGTAATTTAACAGTTTCATATTTTATGAACTGAGTATTAAATGAATGTGCTAATTGTTGTGCTTTAAGAAGCGCAGCCTCAACAATTTGTCGAGATAATCGTACAGACTCATCATTTTGAAAAGGTTTGCTTACAATGTTTGTCAAAGCACCAATTTGATTATTATAATCGGTGCAAGTTTTTTGTAATTCTATTATATGCTTTTGTAAGCTTACAATTTTTCTAATTGCTTTTAAACGACGAATCTCGGAAGATTTCAAAAGTTGTTTAGGTGTTTTCCCAAACTTTTTCTGAATGATAATTGTATATGTTTGATTATTGATAGAATTATTTATTTCAAAGAACTCTTTAGCTTCATTTTCTAAAAATGCTAATTCTAATTTAGAAGCTAAAATGTTTTCCCAACGTTTATCATCAGGCAATTCTTGTTCTAAATCAAATAATTTTTCTTTAAGAACAGCATTCTCTTTAATAAGAAAAAGAATATTTTCTCGCATATTTTCATAATCGTAAAATAAAATATCTTTTTTATTAAGAAATTTTTCAACCCTTATTTTAATAGAGTCAAGTGTAGATTTATTAATAGTTCTCATTCAGGAAATATTGTTAATTTATTAACTTTAATATAATCTAATTGTTCTGGTACAATCTTAAATTGTCTAAATTTTGATACGATTGTTAGTTTAGATAATTTATCTTTAACAAGTGTTAATTCCCTTTTATTAACTTGGGGGTAATTGCCTGGGATAATAATTTTTTTATGCACCACAAATCCATATAAATGAATAGTATCAGATTTCAAATGATACTTTACCCCTTTAATATAATCTCCATTATCATCTTTAAAATGAAGATAATTATCTTCAAGTTCCTCAAATGGAATTGTTTCCATTTTAGTTAAAGATTTTTGATAACTAGCAATTAATTCATCTTTTGCTTGAATTTCTAAAGAAGAAAGGGGCGTATAATTTTGTAGAAAATTAATGCTTTTCTGCAATGCATTTTGATAATTAACATTAAAAACTATATTATAATCTGAAACTTCAGAATAAGAATTTCGATAACCTTTAAGGACTAAAAAGGTAGAATTAGGGCGCAACTGAGACAATTCATTTATGAAAGAGTTATTAGTCATATAATTTTCTGTAATAGTAAATTTATAATCTAGGCACACTCTAATTTAAGGTGCTCGCCAATATTGTCAATATCTTAATAATTTATAAAATTAATTTCTTAAAATCTCGGAACTTCCCCCACAAGGGCACTCTAATACAATTTTATTTTCATCTAACTTTTCAATATCATCTTCGTCTTCAAAATCAACAGACACAATTGTTCCACAAGACTCACATCTAAATAAAACATGTTTGCTTTTATCAAATAACATAAATACATATGTTATTTTTAATAGATTTAATTTTTAACTATTACTGATAATATAGCGCCCAAATTAGCCCAATCTACATTAGTGCTTTGCAATATTTCTCCCACACTAGAAATAGTAACAAAAGATCTTTCCGTATCTTCTTCTACTCCATGAGCAATTCCATCTTGAGATTTTAGCCAATCTAATTCTTCTTTATTTAATTGATAAGAATATAAATAATTTTTATGAGAAGATAATGTTCCACAGACTTGTCTAGATTGCATTGATTTTAATCTTTTACTATCAATCATAAGCCCTGTCTCCTCGTGTACTTCTTCAATAGCAGTGTCAAAAGCATCTTCTTTTGGATTATGAGAAGATCCGCCGGCATTTTCATAAATGAAACCATCTTCCGTAGATGCTGGAGATCTAAATTCTTTTATTAAGACAACTAAATTCTCCTCAATAGATTCACCTTCTGGATACCACATAACAACAGAAGATGTATCTGTTCTGGCGAGAACAAATTCATTTGTTTTGCTTCTTTTTTCTGATGTAATATAAACTTCAACTTTAAGAATCCAGAGAAATACAAAGTCTTTAAACCCGGGTCGAAAAGAATATAATAATTTGGCAGTCTCTAAGACATTACCAGCATTAGTTTGCGCTGTATACCAAGATTGAAAAGATGGAGTATTCCAAATCATTAATGGAACATATCTTTCCCCCTCATTTCTTTCAGCGCCATTTCCCAATTTATCTATAGCTGCCTGTAATAGTTCCGTTAAATTTTCATAATTACCTAAATTATAGGTATCAGCATAACGTTGTAAATATCTTACTTTATCTGCTTTAGGGGGAGCACCAAATAATACTTTGCCAGAATTACACCATGCGCCAAATTCCACATTAGTTGTAAGTCCTCCTAATTTCAAATTACCATTAGAATCTAGTGATAAATCTCGTGGAACCCAAAACAAAATACAATCAGCAATATTAAGACACTCATCTTCCCAATCTATTTGATCATCATAATCAAAATCCTTACCAAAAGAACCGTCCCTATTTTCTGGACTAAATATTACTCCGTCAAACCCCTTATCTTCTAAGATCTTAATAGCATCATGACGCCAATGAGCTACTTCATCTTCTTGTCCAGGACGAGCAGATGGTCCAGCCAAAAATATTGATTTCGTTATCTTCTTAGGTATTTTTTCACCAGTATATATTACTTGCATAATTTTTCTTTCTTCATCGATATAAGTGCCCGTTAAGTAAAACTTTTTAACTTCAATAATCTATTATAGACATCAACAACTAATTTTGAATCTAAACTAGAGTCAATTTGTACTGCACAATAGCCAATAATAGTTTCATTTGAAATATAATGTCCGTATTTTCCAACTAAATATTTTTTAGCCTCTATAACCATTTCTGGATACACTTGACTAATTGCTAGAAATAAAACTTCCCAATCACAACTATACATTAATGTATTAATTTTCATTTAACTAAACACATAAAATTTTTGATACCTATCATATAACAAAAGAAATTTGCCTACTGTAATTGTATTTATTTTTAAATTTAAAATATAAGAGATAATAGTTAAGTCAGACCAATTTTCTATTTTCTTGCTGTCATATATGTCTGGAAAAATTTCTTTAATAACTAAAATAAGAATTGGGTAATTTTTTACAATATCTATTGCCTTGTAATCTAAAATTTTATTAATTGATGTCATGAAAATGCCTGCATAGATTTATATTTTTCACAGATATCAATTATTTTATAATAAGATATTTCATCAATACTTTCGTTTAAGGCGAATAAAATTATAGTCGTTTCATTCATTCTTCTACTGTAACATGCATTATAAAATTCTGGCAATACTTGCTTAATAGCAAATAATAACATAGGATACATGTCTTTTGTTATTTTTGTTTTAGAAAAACCTTGTTTTAGTTTCATAATCTTTAAATAAAAGCTTTTAAATTTCCAATTTTACCAGCATACTTTAATATCTTTATAATTTCCTCTTCAGTTAAATCTAAAGCATCAGTATATTTTACTAACTTTAAATCATCACAATCAGATTTCTTAGCTCTTTCGTAAAAGCTAGGCAAATACTCTTTAATGGCAAGAGCTATATAATATGCCATATCTTGAGTTAATTCTAGATTAGACTTATTAAGATGTTTTTTTAAGTTATTATATAATTTCATTTTCTGACTTTAAACAAAAAGGAGAAAACCATATTACTTCTTTATTAGCATTTTGTTTGCCTTGTTTATTTCCCAGGTTTGCCATCCCGCCATTGGCTTTCCAGTTATATTTCTCCCAAGAATCTGGAATTCCCCAATCTCCATCATAACCACATAAAGCTATTCTTAATCTAGGGTTGCTACCATTTTCAACAGCCCACTTAACTACATTAAGAAAAATATCTTCATCATTATCATAAACTTTAGATCTTGAAGTAAAATCATATGGCGGATCTAACAAAATTCCAGTTATATCTTTATCAGTTAATCCTTTGTTATTAAAGCTAATAGATGGAGTAAGTATTTTTTTCCAATCGCCACATGCTACCCGAACTCGGCGCATTCTTTTTTGTAATTGATGCATCCAGTCATCAATATTATTGGTTAATCCATGAATGCCTCCCCCTGCGGAAGACAATAAAGGCATAGAATTTAACCCCTTCGAATTTAACCAATTATTTCCAATAGATGCGCCTATTCCCCATAACCACCATCCTGCAATTTTTACATCATAAAAGTCAGGATCTGTATCCATTTTTAATCGAAAATTATCATTGGTGCTGGAAACTAACCATCTATGGCGGGCATGCAAGTCGGTTTGTGTTAATGGGTAATCTGCAAAACTTGCTACTTTATCCGGTTCAGCAGCAACAGCTCGCCAAAAATTAGCAATATAACAATTTATATCATTAACTGTTTCTATTTTTGGAATATTAGGGTTTCCTAATAAAACCGCCAAAGTTCCAGCAAATGGCTCAATATAATTAGAAACTTCACCTAATCTTTCCCAAATTATAGAAGATACTTTAGATTTTCCTCCAAATAAAGAATAAGGAGATTTTATTGTTTTATTCATACAAATGATATATCATCTTAGGTAATAAAATCGAATACTTTTGAATTAAAGGTGAAGATGGATAAACTAGCACAACTTGTCAATCGTATAGAAAAATTCTCCATTGATGCTCATTTTGAGTATCATATGGTTAAAATAGCAGCTTCAGTTGCAGATATTTTAACCAAATCTGAAGATTATGATATTAGAGATGAAGAGCTGTTTCAACAATTTGAGACATTCATGTCTGGATATAAAGAGCTAATGAATACTCTTAAGACAGATTCAGAACATTTAGACCCAGAAAACTTCGAAGATGCTGGTGAACTCTTAACAACTCTAGAAAAAAGATTAGAAAGAATCATTAAAAATCCATACTTTAATCTAACAGAAGAACAAGGATGGGACGAAAACTTTAATCCTGCCGACTTCTTAACCTTTGTAGTACAAGTATATGATGATGCCGCTAATAAATTAAAGTCTTTTGCTGGTGAAGACTTTGAAATTTCTGATATGAAAGCTGCCCAATTAGCTAAAGAGTTTAATCAACAAGGCATTGATAAGGGCGACAAAAACATTACTTGGACTGGAGATAAAGTTAGACAAAATTTAGAAGCTAAAAAACGCTGGTTTGAAAACCTAATGGCTTTAAAAAAACTAAATCCTAACCATCCACAATATCGTTCTTATATCGAATCTCGTCGTAAATTATACAGAGATATAATGGATGATCCTATTAAAAAAGGAATTTATCGTACTAAAGCTAAAGAAAGACAAGCGAAATATTTAGAAAAATTTAAATCTGGTACTGATTTACAAGCTCGTAAAGAATTGATTATCAGAATGCTTAAAAATGAAACTAGTGTTGAAAAGACTCACAAACTAGAACAAGAGTTATTGGAAATAGATCAAGAGCTACAAAAACAAAAAGACTTTCTAAGACGCCATGATAAGAATAAGGATGTTGCTACAAAGATTAGAAATGTTAAAGAAAGTGGTAATTTAGATGGTTTATTAACTCATTTACAACAAAGAATAGCCACTCAAAAAATTGTAGTAAAACAAAGTATAACTGATAAATTATTAGCCAATAAAGATTCTATGTTTAAGCCACAATTAGACGCTATTGAAAAAGCTAAAGAAGCAAATGATACTGTAGCATTAACAGCTGCCACAAAAGAATTAAATAAGGCAATGAGTGCATATGCCGATCAACAAAATGAAGTTAAAGTATATGTTGAACATAGTTTGAAATTCAAAGCTTACAAAGATCAAGTTAAAGAATTAAATAAATTAGGTTGGTTAGATTCTGGCGTACCAGAAGAGGCTAAACCTGCTGTGCAAGCACTAATTGATAATGGCAAAGAACTTTGTATGAATTACCAACAAGTTAAATTTTTTAAAACTGTTGTAGATACAACATCTCAAATCGTTAGCTATTTGCAAAGCAAATTATAATTTATGCCCAAAATAGATAAAAGAAAAGAACAATATAAAAAAATTATGATGGATCCTAATAAAAGATCTTTATATCGTTCTAAAGCAAAAGAAAGACAAAGAAAATATTTATCAAAGTTTTATGATGGATCTGAATTATTAAATCGTAAAAAAATAGTTTTACAACTTTTAAAAAACGAAATAGATCCGGCAAAAAAACAAGATTTAGAAAAAGAATTACAGCTGATAAATTTAGAGCTAGAAAATCATCCAAAATTTATTGAAAGACAAAATAAAAATAAGGAAATAGCAACCAAACTAAGAGAAATAAAAAAATCAAATAACTTAGAAGGGCTATGTTTACAGTTGCAAACCAGAATTGCTACACAAAAACATGAAATAAAAAAATCAATTATACGAAAATTAATGTCCGAAAAAAATATCTTATTTGAAAATTTGATAAATAATGTGGCTGTTGCTAAACAAAATAATGATACTGCATATTTAGCAAAGACAACCAAAGAATTAAATAAGGCTATGAATAATTATGCAGAACAACAAAATGAAGTTAGGGTATATGCTGAACATAGTAGTAAATTTTTAATTTTTAAGAATGAAATATTATCTGTAAATGCTGATAGCCCTAAAGAAGAAATAGAAAAACTAATACAGTATGGTAATGAATTATATACTAAATATAATCAAGTTAAGTTCTTTATACCATTAACTGAAACAACTTCAAAAATTATAAATCACTTACAAGGCGGATTACTATGAACAAGAAAAATATTATAAATAAAATTGTTAAGGAAGCTAAACTTAACAAAACGGCTCAAGATGCAATTGATAAAGCTAATCAATCAACCACTCAAGATTCAAAAGAGTATGCTGATAAGATTTTTCAAGAATTACTTAATAATTTGCACATTACTGGGTTGGACGATTGAGCTAAGTCGCTTCTCAGTTTCTGTACAGTATTCTGAAGAAATATCAATTCCTATATAGTTCTTGTTTGCTTTAATACAAGCCTCAGCAACAGTTCCGGACCCCATAAAAGGATCTAGAATTACATCTCCGTTAGTAGACTCTAAACATCGTTTAGGTATTTCTAAAGGAAATGGAGCTGGGTGCCAACTACCTTTTTGTTGTGGTATTTCCCAAACATCACCATACTTATATGATTTATTAGCAATTTTAAATTTAGGCTTAGTTATCAAATAAATAATTTCATATGTTGGCAAATAATAACCTTCATTAAAATTAATACCACCTGCTTTTTTCCAGATAATAATTTGCCTTAATGGTAATCCTTGTATAATTTCTAATCTTTGCTGATAAAGTCCCTTTTGAACTCTCCATTTGTGATTGTAAAATATTGCACCATCATCTTTAATTAACCTGAAACATTCTTTAAGAATATTTTGCTGCCACTCAATATATTTATCTTCCGGCATATTATCTAAATGAGAATCATAACCAGATAATTGTAATTTAGAGTTATTCCATTTGCCTTTGAAATTCTTTGCAGTATTGGCATATGTTTTTCTTATATTAAGATTATATGGTGGTGACGTAATAACTAAATCAACAGATTCGTTGGGCATCTGTTTCATTATTTCAATTGAGTCGCCACAAATAATTTTATTTATAAAATCATTAGGATAATTTAACAACATTCCTCACTTGTTCTTCTAAGTGAGATATAACTCGATTAATATTCTTGACCAAGAAAACAGAATTTTTTGCCCCCATAGGTTTAACAATATCTAAAGGCTCTCCCTTTATTTTAAAATTATATTCAAGCCAATGTGATTTTTCTAATAATTCGGCGGCAGCTAACCAAAAACAATAATCTTTAACGGCTGAAATAAAGATACCATCATAATCTTTATGATAATGTTCGTTATCAACTCTATTCAAAATAACTACAATATCTTTATTGTAGTCAAATAAATTAACAAAGTCTCGGGGGGAACTAATGCCATCAATAATAAAATTATTATCTTTCTGGCAAGCCATGGTATCTACAATATTTTTTACATTAAGATCTGGATTTACTTTTAATCTATCAAAAACATATTTTTGATATTCTTCCACATAAGACTGCTCATGTTCATCTGGATTTTGCAATCTAAAAGTTTGTTTAATCCAATCAGTGCTTGATACATAAGTATATCCTAATTTCTTAGAAATTTCTTTTGCAATTGTAGTGCGACCTGATCGTGGTAATCCAATTATAAATATATTCATTTATACTTTTAATTTTTTCTTAAGTTTTTCTACTTTACGCTGAGCTGCCAATAATTCTTTCTCTGCTCTTTGTAAAGCCTGGCTTTCCAATAATAGCTGCTTCGCGGCTTGTTGTTCTTCATATTCTTTTAATTCTACTTGAAATTTAGAATATTTTTTATTGTAAATTTCAATTTCTTTATTATATTTTTTCAATTCCGATTCGTATTTGGGATTTTTAATTTTAGTAAGATAAAAAATAGAAGTAGTAGTAATAGTAGTACTATCATCTTCATAAGAAGATTCAAGAACAAAAATTACATCGCTCAACATGATATTGGGAGGTAATTTCTTTTCAATATCTGCAATGGTAAATTCTTTTTCATAATAACCCACATCAATAGGATTATATTTTTTAATATACTCTAATGGCGGAGAAGGCTTAACAGGCTCGAACGGAATATATTTAATATTTAATATTTTCATTTATACTCCTATAAGTTGATACAATCAAATGTATTAATATACTTTTCCCAACTTTTATCATTTGTTATTGTGTCAAATTTCATTTTGATAAATTCTTTACGTAATGCATCAAAATTAGATATACCTTCAACAAAAGAAATTTCTTCTTCAGGTACTGACCTAAACTCTATCAGTTGACGATTAATATTAAAATTTGCTCTATTCTCTTCGCTGGATAGGAACGCCTGAAAAGCTGTCGGATCTTCCATGCATTTTATAACTTTCTTGGGTGTTAACAGTGAGGGAATATTGTCAGATTTATCACCGGCTAAACTTTTCCAAGCTACGTAAGGATAAGATGGAGCTTCCATAGCAACTTTTTTTATTGGATTATAAATGCAAAGATTTTTATATCCTTTTTGCAATAATTGAATATAATCAGAATCATTACTTAGTATAGTAACATCTTCATCTTTTAAATTTTCTGCCAGAGTTGCAATGACGTCATCACATTCATAATTATCTGATTTGACTATTGTTATTGGCAAATAACGAATAAGTGTTTTAATAATTTCAAATTTATCAAATATTTCCTGTTTAACTGCAGAAGCAGTCTTGATAATTCTATTAGCTTTGTAGTCAGAAAATAAATCATATCTAAATTGAGGATGACCCTCTAAAACAAAGAAACATTTATTGGGCTGAAATAATTCAATTAATGGTCTAAGATTTCTAAAGAAATTAAAAACTACACCATATTTTTCCCCATAACAAAAGTTATCTGTAACATTCCAAGGAGACTTACAAGCGCATTTATCTTCAATTTGAATATGTTTGATTGGCGGACCAAAGGTAGTATTAGCTCGCCACATTTGATTCATCCCATCTATTAACAATATTTTATCCATTATGAAAATACCTGTAGTTTAGACCACCTGCGAGCCTCTTTTTTAAAAAGCCAATATACTTCATTGTAATCTAAAATATCTATGTTTTTATCACAGAGATCATTAAAGTTAAATTTTTTCTCATATGTAATATCTTTTAAATTACCATGTGGCATGCCGAATACATAAAAACAAATATCTATATCATTGTTTTTGTAATTTACGATTTTACCATTACAATAATATTTTTTATGCACAAAAGACATAGCCATTGATAAATAAAAATCTTCTTCATTATTATCACACAAATCTACTTTAAAGAAGTAACCTTGTTTTTGAACACAATGATTGCAAATTAATGAAGTGTATATTTTTTCATAATTCCAATAATCACGTCTTGATTTTTTGGTTAACCAAGTCGCACAAATAGGACATTTTACTTTCATGATTTATAGTACTTCCTCCATAACGGATATAAGAGAAATACTAATACACCAACTAAAGCAGAGTAAGATTTAGTTAATAAAAAATATCCAAACCAGCAAACCTCTTTTCCTATATAATATAGGATAAGTTTGCGATAGCAATCTATCGTAGGCTGTTCTATAATAGATTGATGTTCACTTAATCTACTAGATATTTGGGCATAACCGAAAGTCAACAAAACAGCAACAGCAGATATTATTTCTATGGTAAATAATTTATGAGTTAACAAATTAACCAATAAAAGAATGATAGCAACTACTGCCATCTCTATTTTCCATGTTTTCACTTAATTTGAAAAGTCGTAGATAGCATCGCACAGGTATCTTCTATAGTAGAAGATGTTTCTTCTCCACCACAAGTAAAAGTATAACCATACCCATCTTTGGTTGTTACCCAAAAATAAGCCACAATACCTTCCCTAGAAGATTCTATCAATGTCATTTTCTGTCCATTAAGAGTTACAGAATTGGCTGATTGTATGGTGCCGCCAGTTTCTTTTATAAATCTTATAGCCTCTAATACATATTCTTCATATGAAGAGGAAAACGCCTCAGCATCTAATGAAAGTAATTCATTAGCATTCATATTGGCAAAAAGCCTATAATTAGGATCATTAGTAGTATCTTTATGCTGGTCTTGAAAGAGTAATGGAACAGTTACACTTGCATGATATGATTCTACTAATTGTGTAGTGGGTACTGGAGGAACTATTACCGTCTCAGTAGAAGTGGGTAATGGTTTTGGTGGATCAGTTACATTTTTCTTAGAACAAGAAGTACATGATGCCGTACAAAACAGTAAACTAACAATTAAAATTTTAGATAAAGAACTCATAAATACCTCACACTACATATATCAGATAAATAAAAGGGACGTGAGTTTTTTCTCACGTCCCTTTTGGCAACTCACTCTTGTGTTTCAGAGGTAGTTGATATGTTTGTTGCATTTTCGACAGCTACGCGAGCTGCTTCTTTGGCGGCATTCTTAGCCACTCGACTTTGCTCTTTCTTCTGTTTCTCGGACATTCTCATGATACCACCATGAGCACCACGAGTAACGTGCCAATCATCATGCTCTCTAATAAAAAACCTAATCAATGGATCGTTTTTACGAACCTCTTGTTCATCCCAATTGAATTTTACAGCCATCATTCCCAATAAGGTTGGAAACTGTAAACATCCTTCACCGCTCCAACTATTTAAGGCATCTTCTGTAGCCTTAGCAATACTCTCAAACTTTTCTGTAGCTCTTGTTACATTGTTACTCATGATTTTACTCCAATATTTAATATAAAATTATGCTTTTTTAAAGCGTCCCAAACTGTCTCTAACATTATGATAGTTAGAATTTTTAACCGTAGAAATTTTATTTGTTTGTGGTGTAGGCGTATTTTTTGCTAACTGGTCTACGGCATACACTTCACCCAAAACAAAAACGAATGTATTACTATTACTTACTAATTTGTTAGCCACCGCTAATACATCGCCACCATTATCAATGGTAGAAGAAACCTCTTTAGCCAAGATCTCTATTTTTTGTGCAAAAGTCTTTATATCATTTTTTGATGCTGAATACATTTTAATCTCCTAATTATTTTTATCGCCATTAACTTTAAATGATTTATTAAAGGAGCCCAACAAAGTCTCTACAACATCATCCTTTGATGATTTTGGAGGACCAAAAGATGATGCTACTACTTTATGAATATCAGAGACTAACATTATAGCTTCTTGATAAATGCCCATACAAACGCCACCCGCCTTATTCAAAGCAATTAGTTTTTCATGTTCTAGCGCTTCTTGAGCCTCTTTAGAGAGTGCGGTGCCAGTATCCATTTCAGACGTCTTTAACTCTGTCTCTAATTGATCAACTAGTTTTTTTAAATATGTAATATTAACTTTCATGTAATCTCCAATTGAATTCGGTCAAAATCTATTAATCTAAAATTCCCATTAATATCTTTCATAATATTTCTGGGATGCAAATCTAAATGTTTAATGGGTGATGTCATCACTGATTCATAAAACAATTTAATCTTTTTAGAATCAAAGTCAAGCCCCCGCGATAATCCAAATAATATTTCTTCAATTTTTTCTGTTGAAAATTTTTTTGTTATTCCACGATCTTCATGAGAAATAATTGTATGAAATACTTTTTTCTCATCTTCAGTAAGCTTAAAGCATTTTTCCATTACACAATAATGTAATAAATAATATTGATCTATGTTATTGAATAATCTTTTAAAGATTCCAATCTTTTGAAAATCAAAGACTTTTGCAAAAATAGTATTGTGTTGTTGTAAATAACTTAGGTTTTTAGAAAATGCATCATATTTATTATTTAATACATCTTTACCAATAAAATCTAAATCAAATATTACTGATATCTTAATTACTTTATCTTTAAAGTCTGCAAGTTCAAATAGTTGTCCATCAGCCCCACAACCAATTTCTTTTCCTAATTTATAATTAATTAGACAATTATTAAGTTGAATAAGTTTTAATGTTTGCATTTAATGATTTATTTATTTTCATCAAGTGGATTGTAAACGGGATTTACTATCACTACTCCATTATTTATTATAATTTCAGTTTGAACTTTATCTTGTTGTTTAATTTGTTCTGATATTTTCTCTTCAAAATGTTCAGGATTATCTTCGTCAATTCTTTTAATTTTCTTGGGAGCTTTCTTTTTCTTAGATGTTTTATTGCTCATGTTAATCCGCCTGATCTATCTGATATAGATTTAACTTTATTAAAAGAATCTACTAAAACAACAGTAGGTTTAAATTCTTTAGCTTCTAAGGGGGTCATGTCAGCAAAGGTAGTAATGATTATTAAATCACCTTTATGACCTAATCTGGCAGCACTGCCATTTAATTCTACAATGCCTGAACCAGCTTCACCTCGTAAAGTGTATGTCATTAACCTATTACCATTATTAATATTCCATACATAAACTGATTCATATTCAAGTATATTAGCAGCATCTAAAAGATCAGAATCAATTTTAATTGATCCTTCATATTCGAGATTTGCTCCAGTTAAGGTAGCACGATGAATTTTAGATTTAAACATTTTAATTTGCATATTACAAATATCTTTCATTTCAACAACAAACTTTAAATAAAGGCAATAAGTTTTATTCTTTTAATTAATTCTTGTTCAAAAATTAACTCATTATTATATTTAATGAGATATTTCCATTCATTATAATATCGGAATTCAAATATATCATCTTCATATTTTGCTATTAGCTCTCCGGTCCATGGACTTTCATAAAGATAAAAAACTCCATGTTTATTATTTTTAGCATAATTAAGAACATCTATATTTAAATAAAGTTGAGCCTCTTCAATTATTGACCAATATTCATTATCATATTTATTCATTATGGTGTCGAGAGCAAGGACTTGAACCTGCAAGGGTTATGTAGTATAATTACAGTTTCCCAGATGAATTATGTATTATACCCATAATTCTTCCGCGTTTACCTTTTCGCCATCTCGACATTAGTTATTCTACAACACCTAAAGGTTTCAAATTAAAATAAATTATGTTTCCAATACTATTCCCGCAACATTGATTATCAATAGCATATTGATGACTTGCTATAGACTTGTCAATAGCATCAATAATTTTTTGATTATTTTTATCTTCAGGTATAAGAAAATTATTATTAATTAAAATTGATAAAACTTTATCTGTCGTTAACATAGAATCATTTCCATAATTGAGACTATTATTTAATATTCTAATACATTGATTCCACGTTGCTGGGTTTTCCATTATTACTTCCCGTGCCAAGCCCAAATAGGAACTATTCCTACAACAGCATAATGTGACTTGATATGTCCCCAAGCTTCATTATAAACTCTAAATCCTTTACTATTACTTCCAGCATGATCAAGATCTTCTTGATATTTTTCATTTGGCTGATTTTGTAACCACTGCCACGCCAGATTAGCAGCACCTTCCCAATTCAAATCAACTGGTAATTTAATAGAATTAACCGATTTATCTTCAGACCAAAGAAAGACTAATCCTTTTTCTGGATCTTCAAAATAATGAGAGACCTTCATTTTAGGATCATTGTCATCATATTCAGTAATAAATGCTACTTTCATAGCCAAATCAAATGCATTTCTACCGGCACATTGTATTAAAAATCTTTTATTATCCATTAACAATTTCCTAATCTTTTAAACAATATATTGCTTTACTTCATTCTTGTTATTACAATTTGTACGTGGACAAATTATATAGTAATATGTATCAGAATAACCGGCATAATCTGTATAGTCGTGCCGTTTAACATCTTCTATAGTATACTCTAGTTTATATCCACAATTAGAACAGATACACTTCTTAGAAGAAACTGGTTTTTTAGAAATTACTTTTACCATAAATTTTCACCAATCACTGCTGGCGCCGGACCCACCCGAGTCTCCTCCACCAAATCCACCACCAGAGTCATAGCTACTACCAGAATCATAACTGCTACTACTCCCAGAATCATAGCTAGAGTATGAAGAACTTTCTTCTCTGCGTCTACGAGCAGCTGCTTCTTCCTCATCTCGACGTTTTCTAGATGCAGCTTCAGCTTCACGGGCTTGTTCAGCTTCTCGCTTCTTGCGCTTTTTAACCTCATCATCAGATGATAAATGAGAAGCTGCTACGGCGGATGTTCCAACAACAGCGACAGCTACTGTACCAGCAGTAACTGAATTAACAGCGGAATGATTAATATTAGGTGCCGCAGCAGATTTTTGTCTTTTAGCTTTAGCAACATCAGCAGCATATTTATTAATAATATCTTGTTGTTTTTGAACGTATTTATTATAAATGTCTTGCTCTTTTTGCCAATCACGAAGACTAGCTTCCTTTTCTTTACGCTCTGCCCGACGAATAAGCCAATAGAAAAATAAACCACCACCTCCAAGACCTAAAAATAAAATCAAGAGAAAAACACCAGCAGAACTAGAATTTTCTGTAGTAGATGATACTGGGCTTTCTTGAGAATCTGGAGCCGGAGAAGCTTGTTTGTTGGCACGTGATTCTAGAAAAGAAGATGTTGCATCAATAGTCGCATCAATACCTCCATAAAAATCACCATTCTTTAAATGTGGTTTAAGAGTTTGATCTAAGATATCTTTTGCTCTAAGATCTGGTAAATCACCCTCTACCCCTTTGCCAGTTTGTAAACGCATCTTACGTTCACCTACTGAAATAGCAAGTAATACTCCGTTATTTAACCCGGCTTTACCAACACCCCAACTACGAAAGGTGTTTTGAGCCACATCCTCAATATTATCTCCATCCATAGATGTGATAATTAAAACAGCAAATTCATTCTTAGTATTTTTATTAATACCATCAATCTTTTTATTGAGATTAGATTTTTGATCTTCAGATAATTTATTTGCCTGATCAACAATGTACCAACCATTATCTGGTTTAGGTGGAGGGGCAAATGCCATAGCATTTGCCGTAAAAGCCGTAATTAATACGGCGAACAATAACGAAATATATTTTTTCATTTATTTAAATCCTATTTATCTGTAAAATGTATAATCTTTAAAGCCTTATCATCAGATTCTTTAATTGCTAAATCATCAATTCTAGATTGAATTATTGGTTTTATTTCTTTTGGAATATTTTTATTATGTAATATAAGACAGTCCTCTAATCTTTGTTTAGAGTTATTACTTAACGCCTGGCGAAGATCCTGCCACATAGCTTCTTCTTTTTTGGCAATTATATCTCGTCTTTTAGACCATGCTGCATATGATACTTTAACTATGAAAACAATTAAAGTAACAATACCAATTAAAACCGCAAACTCTAAAACAAATCTCATATTTTTTACTTATGTTGAATGATTAGCCCGGTCCCTGGTTGAGCTATAATTAAATTCCCTTTTTCAGCCGCTACCCGAATAGATTCTAATTGAACATATTCTGGGTTGCGACGATAGGCAGAACCAAGGGCATCAATACGAACTGCTTCATTATTAGATTCACTAGTGGCTAAATCTTTTCTCATTTTCATAGTTTCAATTTCAGCCGTTACTCTCTCACGTTCAGCAATAGCCTTATCTTTGAAAACGGCTTGTTCCGCCCGAGCTACGTTAGCCTTATCTAATTCATCAGGAAAATCTAAATTAGAAAGATTAATTTCTAAGATATTAATCATCTTGGGCTTTTGATTATTAATATCGTCTAAGAATGATTTGGTGGTTTCATCAAATATCTTTTCTCGATTATTGTTAATATCATTAGCAATATAAGGAGATACTGATTTTCTGACAGAAGAACCAAGAGCTGGGCGAGCTAGTTGATCATATAATTGAACACCAAAGATTACATGTTTCCATTCTGGGTGCTTTTCATCGTCGGTCCATCCAGGAGAAAACTTATCTAAGATAGATTTTAATGCAGCATCATCGTCACAATTAGCAGAAAATCTTGTATAGACATCCACGCTAAATTGTACTCCATCCTTTGTTAAGGATGGCAGCGTTTCTTTTTTGGTTCCTTGGGCACACTCTACCATTTTAAGTTCATTGTACAATCCAGTATAATGCGTTCCTGGACCAAGAATAGGTCCTGTAAAACCTACCTCGCCACTATAAAAGGCGAGCGCGCCCGTCTTTTCAAACATTCTGCCTTTATGAGCGGCTGGAATTTCTTCACTTGAACAACCTAAAGTTGATAATGCTAATAAACCAATTAATGTATAAATACTTTTCTTCATCTTAAATCTCCAATTAAAAATCACTAGAGGCACCAGATCCCCCAGAATCTCCTCCACCAAATCCACTTCCTCCACTCTTACCAGAACTACCAGAAGAGCTTCCGCCAGTAACAATGGCAAAGAATATATCTAATAGGATACCAACAAAACCATAACGTATTGCTAATATCAATACCACTACCGCTAGTACAAATAATAAAAATGTCATTTATCTGGACTCCATTCGCCAACAACAAAATATCATAAATAGAAAATACATTATTACGTATATCATTTTTAGATATTATTTATCAAAAGAAACTTTGGGAGCGGTCTTAGCATCAGCATCAGCAGAAAAATAAACTCGTGGTTTAAATTCCCTGCCAGTCAATGGATTAACCACTTTTCCACTAACACGTCGTAACTCTAAGTTAAAACTTTGTACTGATGTATTATAATCTCGACGTGCTGTCAAAATGCGATTTTCTGTTCCTTCCATTTGGATCATTAAATCATGGAATTGAGCATTAGCTTGAAGTGTTGGATACTGTTCTTGAATGCTCATAAGCTTACTTAACGCGCCCGTCAAACCTGCTTGAGCATTTTTAAATGCTTCAACCTTAGCTGGATCGGTTAAATCATCAGCATTTAATTTAACTTGAGTGGCACTAGCCCTAGCATCAATTACATCTTTAAGAGTACTATGCTCATGTGCAGCAGAACCTTTTACAACAGCTACTAAATTTGGAATCATATCAGAACGTCTTTGTAATTGTGCCTCATAGTCTGACCAAGCCTGGTTACACTTTTCATCTTTATCTACTAAAGTGTCATATTTTTGCACACCTTGATCTAAAAGACCACAACCAGTTGATGTAATAGCGCAAGTAGCAATCATAAACGCACAAACAATACTATTTAATTTCATTTTAATTATTCCTAACTTTATTATGATATTTTAATCTCTGGGTATTTTAATTTAAACGATTCTATTGTTTTAGAATTATAATCCGGAAAAGCCCCGTGTTCCATAGAAGTTAATTCTGAAGAACTCATCCACTTTACCGTTCCTTCTTCTGAAGATTTTACTAATCCTGAATCATCAAATTCAGTAGCATAAAAACAATGTGTATTGAAATCTTCCCCACTATCATTATGTTTCTTTTCAACTCTAGTATAAATTAAGTCACAGGCGGTAACTTTTACTCCTGTTTCCTCTAGGGTTTCTCTTCGGGCAGCATCAGAGGTAGATTCGCCTTCCTCAAGTTTGCCGCCTGGAAGTCCGAACTTAGATGAGTCATAACGGCGAGAAACGGCTAAAATTTTACCTTCTCTGTTTATAATTAACATAACAGCAGCGTGTCTCATATTAAACCTATATGCTACGACCAATTCCAATCATAACAGATTGGAATAAAATTAGAGCACCAAATGGTCCCCATACAAAATCTAAATGAAATATATTACATTTGTATACCACAAAGAGCCATAATGCATTGAGTAAGTATAGCGTAATAAATGAAAGTATTGTTGTATATATTAATTTGGACATATTAAAAATTACGGATACGGTTTAACTTGTTTCAGCGGAATAAAGCTGTTACACCTTATTCCTATGTATCTAAGTGTTCCGCTTCTACATACCTTTTAGTTCTTACTTATATCAAAAGTTCGTTTTGACTTTCATAAGACTTATTATGATAATTGTATCGCTATCCTTGTTAGCAAACTATTGTTCTTTTGGAACAGCCGAGCCGGCTACTTCTTCGGGTAACTACTCCCGTTTTCATGAGCTTAAACCTCACTAGCAGACAGTTATTCTGCATTGCAAAGACTAGGCATAATTGCCACCTATAACATTATTTCTATAAATAAATTGTCAAGGGCTGCCTATTTTTAAAATTATAAATTGTGTGGTTTGAATCTGGTGACAAAATCATGCATTATAATACCACTAGCAGTTCCAACATTCAAAGATCTTACTGATCCGTATTGTTTAATGTAAACAATGTTTTTACAAAAAGATTGCATCGCAGGAGTTAAACCTACCCCCTCTTCTCCAAAAACAAAAAGAGTGTTTGGTTGATACTCTATTTCATTTAGCGGAATACTTCCAGGAACATTATCTACTCCAATAAAAGTATATTTAGATTGCAACTCTATTACTTCATCTATGGTAGATAGAAAGGTGATATCAGTATAATTATATACTCCAGTAGCTCCTCGCTTATCCCATTTTTTATTTCCGAGATAAAATACTTCTCTGGCATTAAAGGCATTAGCATTTCTAATACCAGTTCCTAAATTAAAATCTCCAATGAGGTGTTCAAATAATACAGCATATGGAAAAGCTGTGCGCCTTAATTCTGCTTTAATTTCTTCTTGAGCCAAAGATTTAAATCTATCTTCTACATTATACTGCCAAGATCCAAAATGTTCTAATCCTTTTTCTATAGCAGAAAGATGTGCAGGAGAAGTATCAGCTAGATTAGGAATGGTTCTGATTTTTTGTTTCATTGATTCCATTTTCCTGATTTCATCAATATAAAATAAAATGCAGAAAGAATTATAATAATAAACAAAATTTTCATAATGCTTCTAACTCAATTTCTCTGGAAGATTTATCTATATTAATATTAGTAATTTGTTCTACTGGTAATAGAGTAGAATCATCAATGGCAACAAATCCGCTTTCTTTATTTTTCTGTAACCAGCGCAACATAGTATCTTCTGCTTTAACAGTTTCGTAATAATAAAACACACGGTGCGCTGTTGGATAACATGTTTTATATACTCTACCTTCAAATTTTTTATGTAATTCTTGTCCCTTTTCAAAAAATAAAGTGACACTTATATCATCAACTTTAAATTTAACTAATGGTTTAGTTGGCTTAGGTTTACTTTGATATATTTGAAAACCCGCTAGGCAAAAAAGCATCAACAGTATTATAACAATAATCATTAATTTAAAAACCTTTCCTCCCAAGAACAATCTATTCTTCGAAGAGTTTCACGATCAAATTCTTTATCAGTCCACCCGCAAGCATTAAGATAAAATAAATATTTTATATAAAAAACATTATGTTCATACATAGGAGACACCACCATTTCCGTAATTAATTTATCTGCTTCAATAGCAATTAAATCATAAGGAATTTTAGTCATCTTACCATAATGCTTTTAATTGTAACACTCTCGTTGGATCTGTTTCACATTCTATGTTTCCGAGACACCATGCAGATTCTGATAATTGAAATACCACACAAGAATAATAGTACACTTTATTACTATCACATATCTGTTTAATATCATCACGAACCTGGTTAGCATTTTTACTTTCAATTTTTAATAAATAACCTATAGTTGAAATTGCCGATTTATCAACAGATATTTTACCAGACGCTGCCCCGGCTGATACTTCATAGCCTAAAGTAATTAAAGATGGAGAAATAGCTTTATGATATTCTGAAGTTAGACAAGTAATAACAGCTACAAATGATTTCATAATGAATTCAATCTATTTACAATATCTTTGATTACATGATTTTCAAAAGCTAAATTTATTCGTATCATATCCTCAGCACCAAATAACTTACCACCAACAAAATGAATTTTAGCTTTATTAAAATCAGCTTTAGGTCCTACTTTACACCATCCAAACATTCCTGGAATATCTGTAAAATTACTTGGCAATTCCAAAACTTCCGGATTAATATTTAAACATTCTTTTTTGTTTTCTAACAAAGAAAGAAAACATCTTTCTTCAAAAGAACGAACTAGTTCCGGATCCTGATTCATAGATTGAAGTAAATTATAAAGATATCTTTGAGATATAGTTGATACTCCAACTGTCATAGCTTCCATATAAGCAGACATGTGTTTATAAAACTCTGTATTATGACAAACAGCGTACCCTAATCTAAGTCCAGATAAACCTAAAGACTTAGAAAAAGTATAAATTTGAACGTCACCAAGTTGCTTATGTTTAGGATATGTGCCTTGCATATACATATCATGATAATAAGCGCCATCAAATATGAATGGAATCTTGTGACTCTCAAATAATAAATACAAATTTTCTATATCATTTGATACCCAACCATCAGGATTGTTAGGATTTATACATAAATAACTATCTAAATCTTTTGGATTAAAGTCATCCTTAAATTTAGCTATTGTTAAATTTGGGTGACAATCCACATCTTGTTTTGGAAAAGTCGGAACAATTCCATGCATTTCTGCTAGTGGAGGAATGAGTGCCCAATATGGCTTTCTCATTCCCATTCTAATTTTACCCATTTTTTGTAGAGAGTAAAAAGCCCCACCCAAGGCTTGTTTTGCGCCATTTGTTATAATAACTGGAGCTTGATGTTTATCTTCCAACATCTTAACTAACGGCTCATATCCTTGAGGAAAAGGATATGATAGATCAACAGCTCCAACATCCTCGTCCCATGTAAACATATCAAAGAGATGCTTGCGAATAATGTAAGGCTCGCCAACGGAAGAATCAATAAAATCAGAAGATAATTTTGGTTTTGCTAATAAAATTTCAGTCATAATTATTTTACTTTAATGGCTTCATTGTAGGAAATAAAATTACATCTTTAATGGATGATGAATTAGTTAATAACATTACCAAACGATCTATTCCTAGACCCAAACCAACAGTTGGAGGCATGCCATATTCTAAAGCTTCAATGTAATCATTGTCGATATCCATAGCATCTCTTTGATTGCTTACTAGCTGTTCATCAAACCTTTTTCTTTGTTCTACTGGATCATTAAGTTCTTGAAAGGCATTAGCAATTTCTTTGCCATCTATGTAAAGCTCAAAACGCTCACATAATGTTGGGGCTTTATCATAAGCTCTGGCTAAAGGACAAAGCTCTGTGGGGAATTGCGTTACAATGACTGGCAAAGAATGTGTACCATCAGCAGTTCTATAATCTTCAGTAAGAAATGGTTCAGCAAGATATTCAAATAATAATCCTATTATTTGACCATTATCTTTTTCCAGATTTAATTTGTCTAACAAATCTTTCCAATCAATTTTTAATAATCTTTCATTATTTAAATTAATTCTTTCTAATAAAGGAGCACCATCTGTTGGGCTGTCTTTTACTAGAGGATGAATTCCGTGATGAATTAATATTTCTGCTTTATTACAAGCATGAAGTACTAAATCCCACATAGGTAATTCTTTCCAAAAGGAAAAAGAAAAGGGGCGAGCAGTTTTCCATTTATCAAATAATACTTTTTCTTCTGGTTTACTTTGATAGTAAGTTTCTAAATCACCCTCAATATAATTGAAAAGCCGCATTGTTTTATCTATTAAATTACCAAAATTACTATAAGCCTCATAAAATTCAAGCATAGTAAATTCTGGATTATGTCTAGTAGACAGCCCTTCATTACGAAAATTCTTACCAATTTCAAATACTTTATCAAATCCTCCCACAATTAATCGCTTGAGATTAAGCTCCGGAGCAATTCTCAAATTAAGATCCATATCTAAAGAATTGTGGTGTGTCTGGAATGGTTTGGCATTAGCCCCACTATTAACTATATTTAATGTTGGAGTCTCTACTTCCATAAAACCGTCCTGAATTAAAAAATTTCTTATGGAAGAAATAACAAGTGACCTTAATTTAAAGATCTCTCTTGACTCATCCGAACAAATTAAATCTAGATATCTCTTGCGATATTTTAATTCTACATCTGTAATGCCATGATATTTTTCTGGTAAAGGTCTAATAGCTTTAGACAATAAGATCCAGCTAGACATAAGAACCGATAATTCTTTGGTCTTAGAAAAAACCACTTTACCTTCGACTTCAACAATGTCGCCTAAATCTAAATTAGCTAAATCTTTATAATTAGATAATTCTTTTTTTGAAACAATTATTTGTATTGCACCAGTATTATCTTTAATTTTAAGAAAAGTAATGCCGCCAGTATTTCTGATACTGGTTAGTCTGCCATGAACCTTAACGAGTTCTTCTCCTTCTAAATCAGAGAAGCAGATAGTTGTTTTAATGTCAGATTCTGGTTGTTTAAACCGCATAATTAAATTATGCCCAATGATATCATCAATTGAATTACTATCATTAGCAATGGGGTAAGTTCCACCATTAGCTTTAATATGCTTCTGGCGACGGGTTTCTATAAGGGATTCTTCTGACATTATTTTCCAATATTTTTAGATCCATAATTGTCCGTTTGAGAATGACAATTAGGACAAAGGAACCTTAAATTTTCTATACAATTATTTAGACCATTACCATCTCTATGATCAATATGAAGTGTAATTGGTTTATTATTCCAAATAGTACTCACACCACATTGTTCACACTCTTCTTTTATGTTAGATTCTAATAATGCTCTCTTTAATCTAAAAGATTTCTCTCTTTGACCGTTAAGCCTATCTAGGACTAAAACATCTGTTGAACATAGTTTCTCTGGACCGCCTACATGATTTAGTCCCGCATTAAAAGCAGAACCAACAAAATGAGATGTGTCAATACTAAATGATTTTATTCTTTTAGTTAAAAATGAATGTGTTCCTCCAGATTGTTGGAGTCCTAACTTTCTCATTAGCTCTGCAACAGTAGTACATTCAGAAACTAGTTTAGATAGTAATTCTTTTGAATACTTCATTTGAAATTGGTGCTACTGAAGGGACTTGAACCCCTACGTCCTTACGGACATATCGTTCTAAGCGATACGTGGCTGCCATTACACCACAATAGCATAATTAAGATAAGCTCTATTAGAAAAAGGAGGGGATTAATAAAGCTTATCTTAAAGTCTATATTATAATATTACTGCCGTTAGACGATGGGAGGCGCCTAAAATAATTTATAATTTTATTTGTCTAATACCTCTAGCATACCTATTAACATAGTTACATTCTTATGAGATAGTTTGTATAAAGGTTGAGAACTACTTTTACGATCCAAATAAGCTTGATATTGAACCATATCAGTAAAATCCTTTATTGGATGAAGTTTTTCATCAACCTCCATAACACTTCTTAAAAGAGGTTCCGACATAATATCAACATAAAAATTATACAGTTGTGTAACTGGAATGGTCGATCCTTCTTGAAGTAACTCCTTCTTTGATAAGAGCACTTCATAATATGATTGATTATCAGCCCCTTGCTGATATTCTTTTACTTCAGAGATTACAGGCAAAGTTACATACAAAGTATATTTTTTAAAATGAATATGTCCTAAAGCAAACATAAGATTATCCTGGAAATGGACGACAAATTTTGGACTTAAGTTGTTGATAGCGCAATTTAATTGAGCGCTTTTGAATAGGCAAGGCTTCTACTTTCACATAAGATGGTTGCATGTTAACTGGATTACAAGCAATATATTCAATTTCTTTTTTATTAAAAAAGGTTTTGTTTTTACTAACATTGTCAGTGTTCTTGGTCTTTTCTTTAACATCACGCTTAATAAATGTCCAAGCAATTTTTCCTACCAAGGTACCTAATGCTCCCACTAAAATCAATAAAAATATATTAATGGCACAAAAAATGCCAAGACTAATAATTACATGCGCCCCAAAGAAATGATAAAGTGCAAAAACACATAACCATAATACTGGTAAAAATAGTAATCCACCAAATTTAGTAAAACTATACCAACAAGTCAACGTATAATTTTTAAAAGTACAAGAGTGTTGATTTGTTAATTTCCAACCAGACTCCCTAGTTTCACCAAATGCTAAACAGCGTTCATAAAATAAATCAAAAGAATCACAAAGATTATTTTGTAATGGTTTAGTTAATAATTTAAGACTACAGCTTTCAAGCAAAAGCGAGGCAGAAATAAAGATCAACAATGCTCTAAATAAATAATTTAAAGCAAAGATGATTGGCTGTAATGTGTATGCAAAAATCTTTCTTTTACGAAAATCACATTGATCTAAACCTTTATCACTAACCAACCAAAGGACCCAATCTTTTTCCCATTGTGGTGGTTCTGGAGCAAAGGCTTCCTCTGGCACATTTACATCTAGTGATGTTTCATTAAATTTAGAATGTTGTATCTTTGTTCCCTCATAATTAAGGGCATGAGATAAATATTCCCTATCATATTTTCGTAGGAATACATCGCGAGCAGTTTTAATATCCATATCAAGAACTGCCGCGAAAATTTTATTAGGACCAGGTCTTTTAAAAGAAATATAAGTCATTAAATCTTTTAATGGAACAATATATCTTATTTCTTTTCTTGCCGAATATCTCTGTTGCGGAGCAACTACAATAAGAACAATAGGATCATTATCAAATGATTCCATAATATTTTTGATGTCTTCATTATCTAAACACCAAGTAATTGGAACCGATCCTGTTGTAACATCTGTATCTGAAATATTTAAAGTTAACATTATCTATCCTTTTAGTGAACGATTAATTAATCTGGGTGGCAATAAACTATCCACTAATTTCTCAAGATCTTCTTCCTCTTCTGGAAGAAGCCTACCATTTAATTCATTATCTAATAATAAAAGATACTCAATTTGTTTTTCACTTTCAACTGCAAATTGACAATGAGACTCTCTGACTTCCTCAATAGCAGTTTTAATTGATGTGTGCTTAAGAGCCGTTAGCATTGCACAAAGTGCGGTTCCAGTTCTACCATGACCATGCTCACAATGGAACAATACATCTTTATACTTATTATTTTTACAATAAAGATGTAAAGCTGTCCAAAAAGAGCTTTTAACTGGAGGTCGAGACATATCTATCCATCCAAGAACTATTTCTGGAGGTAGTTGTATCAAATGCGGAGATAAGGCGGGAATATCATAAGCACCAGATAATGTTCTAATCCCTGGCGATTGAGTTAAATTAACAACTAAATCTCCGTCAAATGAAATAGCATTATCTTCATCTGAAGAATAATAATTGACTCCATCATGCGAAAAAATCTTTTTCGGTTGATGATTGCAGGTCTTCATAAATTTAAGCATTTTATTTTTCTGTAAGATTTACTTTAGTTAAAGGTTTTAATTTTTTAGTAGAATTTACTTTTTGTAAATGCTCATAAAATACATCTGCTAATTCCAGCGCTGAAAGACCTGGTTGTTCAGATATTTTTGTCATAGTCGATTTGTCACTTATTTTATTAAATAACCAACCATTATTATGAACTAAATTAATAGATTTGTTAACTAAACTAATTAGGCTTTTAATTTTTGATGTTGTAAGGTTTTTAGAATCTTGAATAAGAGCAATGGTATTCCAGATATTAATGGATTGCTTAACTGCATTTGCCCATAACTTACCACCATAGCCCCGACGAAATTTGGCTTTGGATTGAAATTCTTTTTTAATTTTATAAGCATTTCTAATGTAATAACTAAAAGATTTTTCATCCATAACGGTAGAGTAAATAGATCCTCTAGTTCGGGAAGATTTAATCTTCTTAAATTTTAAAGTTTTTCCATGGCAATGCCGATACTCACCATATGATAAGGCACATAAAATTTTCGAAAGATAAACTGATGCTATGCCTAATAACCAAGATGAATGTTCTGAAGTAGAAAGATAGTTCCAATTATGGAGTATCACTGCTGCAAAGTGCAGCATTTTTCTTTTACTAACTTTAGAAACTAAAGCGGCTGTAACTCCACGTAAAAATTGTTGTTTATTAAACTTTACTTTACTAATTGCGGTAGGAGCAATACTGTCACCAACATGAGGCTCAAAAGAAGTAATAAACGGTATTTTATTAATGGCGCAGTGAATAGCTGCATGACTAGCTAAAGTATGACCTTTACCATACACAACTGTACCTTTAGGGAATTTTTTAGTTTCTGCCTCCCATTTTAATAAGTTATTATGTGGAATAACTACTTTTTTAACATCCATTCTTTCTGGAATAAAATCATTCATCGCACTAACTGGTGGACCACCACGTAGTTGTGTAATAAAAAATGATTTATTAACACTATATTCATAATCAAAACGTTTTGCCGAACGACGCTTTTTAAAGACAGCCTCAATAAAAACGGTTGATTTTGAAGACAAACCAGATTTAAACTTTACTTTTTGAGTAATTTTAGCTGGAGCTACCGGAAAAGAAACTGAATTATTGCCGGCAGTAGCTCCGTCATGACCAGGACCAATTGATAAGTATCCGCTATTACACAAGATAGCATTATAATCAGCTTTAATAAAAGGCATTAAAATGATTTCGCCTTTTGGATCTACTGATTTAACTTCCGAAAGTAATTTCTCTAATTCTGATTTAGTCGAAATAACTCTGCTATCTATGAATCCATGACGAGGCTTTAAAGGACAAGGTCTAGCAAAGATAGGAAAATGCACGTCCCAGAACTTAGCTGGAAGATGAGAAATATCTGTTGGATCTTGAATTAGCTCTAAGAGTCTGGAACAAATAACTTTTGTTCCAACATTCTCTCTTAAAGAAACATATTTGTTTAAATCTATCTTTTCAAGTAAAGTAATACCATTGATAATAGATTTAGCTTTTTGAGTTACTGGTTTAAAAGTATCTTCTGAATAAACCGGATAATTATAATCATCATAAAAAGCAATAGCTTTTGTCTTTAATCCAGGAACAGGCTTAGCACAAGTATTTAATAAGTTGTAATAATCATTCATTTGGGACCATCATGACTGCGATGTTTTACTTTGGTATGATACCAAAGGTGAAGTTTTTTAAAATAAATTCCTATAAAAGGAATCATTGCCATTATCATCATAGCTTCATCAATACAAAAGTGAAAAGGCATTATAATAATCCTATCTCATATTCAGCAATTTGCTGACTAATGGATCGAAAGTAGTCTGGAAACCCCTCATACGAGGTTACTGAAATGGGTGAAGATGTATCATGCTTGTCATGATAAAGTACACAAAATTCATCTCCTCCAAATTGTTCCATCATGATTTTCATCACACGAGGATGAGATGAATATTGTTCTTTAAACTTTAAAAAAGCTTCATCATAATTCATTTGGTACCTTCGATAGGACTCGAACCTATATCTTCGAATTTAGAAAAATCGCACTTTATCCATTAAGCTACGAAGGCAAAACATTAATATGTTGTAATTATCCAATTACTGCCGTCAAATGATGGGACATTTTATAAAAATAAATTATTAAATGAAGGCTTTCAATTTATAAATCTTATCTAGCTTTTCACAATTACGAGCAATAAATGCAATTAAATCATATTCCGCATCGGAAATATCTAACCCAAAATCTTTAATGCTCTTCCAATTATGAAGCTTTTTTGGTATTGCTATGATCTTATCATTTGATTCTATATAATAATATTTAGGATATAACAAATCAATAAGCCCTGTATCTATCGTTAAATCTTTATTATTAATAAATTCATGTGCAATTAAACACAACCACTCTATCATAGACTTTGCTTCAACTATATTTTTGGTGTTCATATAAAAGCTTTCATTTTATATAGCTTATCGATTCGATCAGCATTATCCTTAATAAATTGATAGAATTTATCAGTATTTAATAGTCGAATTTCTTTATAAAGAAAACCGTTATAATAATTATAATCTAATATTGAATATGCCACCCCATCTTCTGTAACATGGTAAAAATGATCATTACTTAATATGGCATCTAATTCTGAGTCACATGAGACTTGATTTCTAAGGCATGATATAAAAGTTATTCCACGAACTAATTCTTCCTTAAGACAAAACATAAACTCTAATAATGATTTACACTCAAAAGCTTTATAAATACAAACTTCTTTAGAAGAACTGGTTGCTATCACAAAAATCCTATTAATTTACGTTTTTTCTTTACTTCCTTAACTGAAGTGCCAGAGAGCAACTTACTATTGTGAAACATATAATAACTTACATTAGTATCTGTTTTAGTAGCTTTAAAATCTAAATACTTTTGTAGATCCTTTTCTGCCTCTTCTTTTGTAGGGTAATTCCAGCCAAAATTCCCTTCTTGATCTCGTATTATAATCCAGAAAAAATATAAAAATCTTCTTTCTATTATAAATTTATATACTCGATGATAACTAATTCTATACATTATAAAAATGCCTTTAACTTACTCTTTTTATTTACTTCATTAATAGTATCTCCAGATAACAATTTATTATTACTATTTAAATAATATTTTATATCTGGATTTATTCCAGATTTTTGCAAGTTCTTTTTATCAATATATTTTTCTAAAACTTCTTCTGCATGCTCTCTTTTCGAATAAGAAATACATAATGCACCATCATATCGTATTGTATACCAAAAGAAATATAAAAATCTTTTTTGTATAATATAATGATATTCAGGATCCCAGACTATTCTGTACATTATAGAAATGCCTTTAATTTAGTTTTCTTTTCTAATTCAACTAAAGTCTCGCCATCAAAAACAGAAAAATTACTTATAATACAAAAGTATTTAATAAAATGTTTATCTTCTAAATAAGATTTGAGATAATTTTCTGCTGTTTGAATTGTATCATAAGTGTCTGATAACTCATCTACCCAAATGGATATAAATAAAAATTTTACTCTTCTTTGTATTTTAAATTTAAATTTTTTACTACTACCGTAACTATTGTATTCTCTTACAGACTTTATACGATAAACTTTATCTAAAGACATATTATTCTTCAGTAGAATAAACACTAGTATATTTATTAATTTTTACTTTATCTAGCTTGCTTGTAAAGCAATTTTTTCTTAAATGATGACAAACCGACTTATAACTAATATAGGTTCCACTATTATTAATAGCTTGATGGATAGCTGTTGGTGTTTTGTTTGGATTTTTGCTAACAAAATCGTATATCTCATCTAAAGCTTCTTCAGGATCTTTTTTCAATTGCAAAAAAGCTTTAGTTTCTTTTTCATCTCTAATTTTGTAATAGCCTTTAGATACTTTTTCAAATAGATGAATATTTTCTCTTAATGCAAGATAAGTTGACATATATGTGTTAGGCGAAGTTACATCACCCTCATCAACAATCTTATTATAAATATTAATAAGTTTCATAGGCTGACCGTTACTTAAAATGGATTTTATTGATTTTACTAAATCTTTTTTCATATTATTTTCTTTCTATAATTATTTAAATATATGTGGCACAAATCTACTAAGGTTGCCTGTAATCAAACTATTATCTTCTCGAATACCAATTCCGGCAGATACTCCATCAATAACCCATGATCCAATCATAGGGTGATTGCCATCAAAGTTAGGTAATGGGGCAAACTTCTGGTAAATAAATCCTTCTTCTCCATACTCACCATCAGAACTGGATATGATTTTCCCATTTTCTTCAATGGAAATGTTAGCACCTTCTCTAGAATAAAACGGCTTTTTAACTAAACTCTTATTCAACAAGACACTTTTATCATCAAAAAATGCCGGTAATAGATTAGGATGATTAGGATTTAGTTGCCATAAGATAGGAAGAATTCCTTTGTTGGATAAAATCATTTTCCATGGGGGTTCAATCCAACAAGTCTTATCAAAACATTCGCCTATGTTTTTACCAAACTCTTCATTCAATAACCATTCCCAAGGATACAATTTAAAGACATTAGTGATTGAATAAAATTCATTATCAACAAACTTTTTATCTTTAGAATCCCAACCAACATCAACAATATTAATGTCTTTAGTTTCTAATCCTGCTTGCTTGGCGGTCTCTGCCATATATTGAAGATTCATATAATCCTCAATCATATCAAGTCCAGTTAAATATAATGGTCCAGGATTTAAATAATCTCCTAATTCTTTCCACTTACTTACTAATCTTTCGTGGATGGAATTAAATTGATCACAAGAAGGAAACTGATCTTTCAACCAATACCATTGAATAACTGCTGATTCTAATAGAGAAGTAGGCGTATCAGCATTATATTCCAACATCTTCGGAGAAGACTTACCATCATAAGATAAATCAAACCTACCATAAATAGCAGGAGTCTCATTATTCCAAGAGGATTCAATTAATGGTATGGCATGTTGTGGAATAAATAATTTAGAATATAAATTATTATCAATAACGTGCTGAACTGCATTTAAACATAACTCATGCAAATTATTGGTGGCTTTTTCTAATTCATCTACTTCGGACGAAGTAAACTCATAGTAATGAGACTCGTCCCAATATGGTTGTCCCTCTACTGAATGAAAAAGAAACCCCTGTGACTCAACAGTTTTTTCCCAATTAGAACGTGCTGTAATACTTTTTCTTTGCATAATTATCCACCAGAACTAACATGACCAAGGCTACCAAATCCACCACGAGTAATTGAAGATGAGCCATGAGAAGGGCTGGAATAACTATGACCAGAAAGAGGATGATATCCTCCACCTGATACTCTAGAACCCCTATTAAATAATCCGCCACCATAGTACCAACGAAAATGTGGGCTGTAATGAGGGTTGCCTTGATCACAATTAGACTCATCAATTACAACACCATTTTCATCAACACAGTGCTTAACTTCTTCAGAGCTACTACAACCCAAAATAGATGCTGCTAATGCATTAATGAAAATCAAATTTATTGTTTTACTATGCTTCATAATTAATTCCCTGTATGTTGAGCCCGAAAGATTGCCATGATTTGGCGTTTGTCAAATTTAAAAATTACTTTCGTAATTCTAGCCCAAATGGTGTTTGAATGTATTTACGATCTAGCATCTTGGCTGATTTGGTTTTTCTAAATGAAAAAACGTGCCCACAACTTGCAATCTTTTTATTTTTATTATTAAGCCCAATAATTGTCATTGGTTGTTGACAAATAGGACAAGGATATATTGATTGCTTTTCCATATTAAATAAAGGCTGATAAAGCTAACTTTCTTACTTCTTCTATTGCATCTTCTATCATATCATGGTCCCAACTAAGAACATCTTTAATAATAAAGATAAAATATTCTCTAGATATTGTTTTCTTATTAAATTTATAATAATAAATTAATTCTCCACCTTCAGCATATAATCCATCAGAAATTATATCCATAGCCGCAAGGTAGAGCCATTTCTTGGCGGCTTTTTCATTCCAATCTTTCATTACCAAAAGGCTTTCAATTTAAGTAACTTTTTAAATTCTTCTTGAGAGGAGCATTCAATTTTATTGTCATTTACATACCAAGCCGGACCATATTCATCAATAATTGCGGGACCATCTAATCTATGTAGAAGATTATTTATATACCATTCTTGGCAAAGAACTCCATCTTCATAAACAATGCTTACTGCCGGACCATTATCTCGATGTCTTTTTCCATTAACATACCAACTTTCATATCCATGTCCAATTACTGCAGGACCATCTAAACGATGTAACTCACCATTTTCATTAAACCATCGCTTAATTCCATACTCATCTATTTCTGGATTATCTGTCATTTATTTCTAAGTTCAGTAGAAGAAATATCAACCCTACCTTCTACATGCGCAAATAATTTATAGTATTTATTATCTTGCATTAATTTATTTTGATCTCGAACATTTCGCAAAGAAACAAATTTATCATCAACTAAACGCCCCTGCACTAGAAACCGAACATTGTTTTCCCTAAATATTTCTAGCATTTCTACTGCATCAACTCCCCACTTAGGGTCAAACAAAGATAATAATACATCAGTTCCAATAGTAATCATAGACCCTGGAAACATCTTTGCTTTATCAATAAAGAGTGGGTCATCCATTGTAAGTAGAAAATTATGTCCTCGCATCTGTTTAATACGCTGTAGTAACTCTGGAACTGTTGGTTCTGCTTTATGTTTTGGATTAATACAAGTAGTAAATATTACACCTTCAACATTATCATTTAAATGAACTGCTGTCTTATATGATTGTTTCGCCGCATTTAAATGTCCATGATGCAGCGGATTAAAACTACCAGGATAAAAAATATAATTTGGGTATTCTGTCACCTCTCCAAAAAAATCTTTGGTTGAACATTTAGTTCCATCAGATTTAAAGAAGGGACGTTGTAATAATAAATCTTTAACTATACTAGAATTTTCATCACTTACTATGTTAGAAACATAACAAGAACCACTATACATATATTTAAATGAATCCAAACCACTTAATCCATTTACATTAGTAATGCCCTTTATAGTTTCTATAATAAGACGATCAGCAATCTCACCATCATTTTTTCTCTGAGGCTCACCAGTTCCTTTATTAACAATAAAGGAAATAGTATAAACTTTTTTATTACTAATTGCAACTAAATGTATTCTATGATCACCCTTATGTGCAACAGTTGATGCTACAGAAGCTGAAAGACCAATACCAATTGTATCATGATCTTTAAGAGTGGGATCATATGCTTCCATATAAGCTGCCATAGCTAATTCAGCGGCTGTATCTAAACTAGCAAATTGCTTTGGAGTATATCCAATTATCTTAGAGGTAAGTTTAGTATCATATGTAAATCCAGCTCCTACAAGAAAACTTGAACATCCAGGAATGTCCCATAATGTTTTCTGGGCTCCTGCCCCCGCTCCTGTGGCAAATACGAAGAGACGAACCTTTTTATTTAAGAGATCTGCAATAGACATTTTTACCTTATTACTAATTATAAACTAATTTATATTATTGTTACGTACTATATCTGCGGCTACGAGACAAGTTGAGGGTATGATATTTTAAACTTTAAATAATCAATTATTAAAAATTAAACGAACTTTTTCTCGACATCTGTTGAGGGGATCTATAGGGGAGTAGCATATATATAAGTTAACTCATAGCTTCAAACCTATTTAACAATAAAGCTATAATGACCAGTAAATATATGAGTATATGTAAACCCAATACATATAATAATAACTAATAGTATTATTGTTGACACATAACTTATTATAGTTTTAATCATCTGGTTATTAGTTAGATCTCTAGGTAAAGAAGACTTAGACTTTAAATATTGTTTAGCTTCAACTATATTTTGTAGAACTGAAATAATAGTGGCAAAGATAATTAAAGGGGAATGAATATAATAAAAGAATATTCCAGCAGTCACTATTGTTAAATAGTTTATTATTGTAAATCCATAAATCTTTGAAAGAGAAAGTACAATTGTTTTTAATATTTGTCCGCCATCTAAAAAGGTTACGGGTATTAAGTTAAATAAATTAAAAATTCCCATCCAAGTAGCAGTAATTGTTAAAAAACTATTAGACAGACTAATTCCTAATAACATTGTTATAGTTGCTAAAGTTAATCCCCAAATAGGACCCATGATAGCAATATAGGCTTGTTGTGCAAAAGTTTTATAATTTTCTGTGATGGCAGCTAAGCCTCCCAAAAATGGAATAAAAACAAAACCACCAGTGGATAAACCTTTTTTATTAGCTGCCCATAAGTGACCAGACTCATGGAAGCCAATAGAACACATTAATACTATGGTAAACTTCCAGTTTATTAGCCAAGTATAAATTAAGAAAAATGTTGCGGCTAAAAACCATTTATTAGATAGTAGTGATTTAAAATTCATGAATTCCTTTATTAAGTGAACGCTTTCAGCTTTTGATATCTAACATAAAATTTATCAATTATTTCCATAGAATCTTGAACATTAAAAGGTTGTAATGTTATCATATTATTTTTACCAAAAGATACTTTATCAAAAACTATATAATAATTATATAGATCTTTACCTACTCTAATGTTTTTTCTACAATCTTTAAAATACCAACATTTATTACCACCAGTATAAATATAAACATGATTATTATCATAACAAGTATAATAACTTACACCCTTATCTGGTAGTTTAGATTGACAAAGTGGGCATATATTAAATGTCATATATAATTACGATTATAAAAAGGCTTTTAACTTTTTATATTTATTAATAATTGAGTGGGAATCTTTTATTGAAAATGGATCAATATTAATTATTTCTCCACCAAAGCCATCTCTATTTCTAAAAGTAATATAATTACCCTTTGGATATTTCCCTATCTGAATTTTATCTTCATGAATATATAAAAGCCAATATGGTTCATCATTTACAGAAGACGGATCGTTACCTATAGAAAATTCATGCGTCTTGTTTTTTTTACAAAAATATCCGCCAGGTTCTTTTATAAGAGATTTTTTACAAAAGGGGCAGTTCATTTATATTTCAAATATATTAATCCCAACCTAAATCAAACGATCTATAGCTCCAGGTTGTATAACCTGGAAATTCTTTTTTTTCTAAAAGAAGAACAAACTCTTCACGCTTATTCGCCATATCTAAACGACCAAGTTGCCTTAACTTAATAATTTCTTTCTTTTGAAGTTCAATATGAGATTGATGTTCTTCTCTTTGTTTATCGCAATCCTTAATATGCTTATTCCATGCTGCTAATACTTTAGCACGAAATATTTCATTAAACTCTTTTTGTTCCTCTTCAGTTGCGACGTTTAAATAAACAACATATGTAAGATAATCTTCACGACTATCCTTATAAATTCCTAGATAGAATGGATTTAATAATCTGCTTTTATAATTTGATGTAGACATATTATATTTCCTTATTTAATTGCATTAGGTGAAGTGGTAAAGTCTTTATATTGTTTAGTTATCCTATCATAAAATCCCCAACTGCCACGACTAGAACGGGAACCAGTAAAAAATATAGTCCAAGCTTTTTTACCATCAACTAAGTCTACCCGATGGAAATCTTTACGAGATAGGAAGTTAAAAGAAAATGGTTTAACAAATCTTCGTGAAACTGTTTGGTCTGGATTTAATCTTTCTTCCCAATAACCATTGACTAATACAAATGATAATGACCAGGAAAATGGATGATTATGTAATAATCCAAATCCACCTTCACCTACATCTAAATCTGAACTATGAAAGTGATGTAAGAATATGTTTCCAAAATCTCGATCAGCTAAGAAAAAATAGAAACGACTTAAATAATCTTGTTTAATTTTTGTTTTAGGGTTTGGCAAACGAATAGTTATACCTGGCAAACTTTTGGAAATTTTCTCACATACTTTTGAGATTATCATTTTGATCCCTAATTTGTTTTAATTTTAAATAAACCTTATGTTGTATTTCGTTTTGAAGATGTTCAAATAAATAAGCAACATGTGCAAAAGATCCTGCCGCAATTGTAAACATATCATAACCTTCTTCATAAGGTCGAAAGACTTCATTGGGCAAATTTAATCTATTAATGCCTTCACAATACACTTCATTAACGTTATAGGCTTTCCAAATCTTATTATCTTTCCTGATAATTTTATTGCCGGACCAACCATTTATCCAACCATCTCCAGATTTCTCATCTTCAGTTAATCTGGGAGTTCCTTTATTATCATAATCAATACAGCGTTTCTTTTCAGCATCATATTCTTCTTGAGACATTTCATGATGTATATAATTATAATTAATATCAATAGGAAACTCAGATACTACTGATAGCTTGACATCATGAAAATTATCTCTTATAAAGCAAAAGGCACCTCCATTATCATAATGCCAAACCTTAAACATTAAGACTGGAAGTATGCAAGATTTACTTCTATGAGTGGCTGCCACCCTAGGCTCATCTAAATCAAACCTAACTAAGTTAGATAATGCTATTCCTTGCTTAACTTGATGCCCAACTCCACTGTTATAAATAAGATTTGGATCAGGTTCATTTTCTTTAATCCAGTTAGAAGCAAGAGGAGAAGTGTTGTATAATGTTTTTAATTGTTCAATCATTGAAATGCTATATTTTTGACGTAAGATTTTGTTTTAGTATAAAATTCATCCAAAGAATTTATTTCCCCGAAATTTAAAGATAGAAAACTTGTAACTGGATTGTTAGAGTACACAAATAGACTTACAAGTTTTTTATCTGAAAGATATTCAAATTCATATTCTATTTCTTTATTTTCTGATAAAAATGCTAAATGTATATCTTTTGTTATTGTATTAAAACTTACATCATGATAAATAAATTTATCATTATTACAAAAATATATTTCTATACCTAATTGTAGTTCTTCTTTACAAAAGGGACATTTCATTATCATAAGAATGCTTTGTTTTTTAAATACTTAAGTGTTGCCTTATAGAGTTCTTCTAGATTTTTCATTTCCCCTAAATAAAAATCACTATCATGAGTAGTTTTGCCCATATAATATGTTATATTTGTTTTTTGAGATGAAGAAAAATAGTCAAATTCATATGAATGATCTTTATATTTAAAAAATAAAGCCATATTATTATTTTTAATATTAAAAACTACATAATGTAAATTTGCACTATCATTAGTAAAAACGGTTTGTTCACACCATTTTTCATTAATATTAGTTAATAATAATTTCTGACAAATAGGACATTTCATTTTGAAATAATAATAACAGAAATAATAGCAAGAAGGCAGCCAATTATTTTTCTTAAACTTATTTCTTCGTTTAAAATTGCAACGGAAATAATTAAAGTTAACACAGGGTATACACTTGTTGCTGCTGCAATGGTGCCCGCAGCACCCTTCTGCAAAGCAAAGTAATAAGCTAAGGACCCTGCCCCAACACATGCCGCCGAAATAAATCCAAAAATAAATCCCGTAGTGTTCATTTGAATTGGAGTTTTAGTAAACCAAATACCTAAAGGTACAAATATTATATAGAACAATTCTGCCACTAATGCTAACATTAAAGGATGTAAATTGTTAGCGCCTACCTTAGTAAAAATGGCTCCCACTCCCCAAAGAATAGTCGCTATGATAATATAAATATTAGTTGACATTAGCTACTCTAAGTGTGTCGTGCTCTATAATAATTCGTCTGTTAGTTACCACAACATTGCTTTTCTTTTCCATTATACTTATTGCTTTGTTATGATCTAAATCTGAATTACAGGCAGATTCAATAACTTCAACTACTGCATCTGGATAACTGTGGCTTAACCCTAAGACAGTATCTAATACACAAGCATCAGTATTAACACCACATACTTTAAAGTGCATGGTAGGTATTTCAAAACTTGCTGTCAGTTTCTTAATATAAGAACTTCCATCACAGCTCGGTTTCTTTAGAACATATATATTATAATAGTTATCTACCAAATCATAGATGGTTTCCATAGTTCTACCACATCCAATAAACTCTAAGAAGATGATCGTTGCATTGTCTTCCATAGCTTGGATCAATAAGTTTTGACAAGCATTAATGGTGGAAATATTATTGGCGGCAGTAAATTCTTTTTGTAGATCTACAACGATTAGGGAATATGGCATTTTATTTTCTAAATCTAATAATTATCTTTAAGATAATCTTTTTGTTTATTCTTACCAGATTTACGTTTGTCTTTTTTATTTTTCATGGGACCACCTTTCCGCCCCTTCTTCATAGCTATGACAAATTTGTTACGTGGTGGTTTAGTCTTTTTCATTTCCAGTTAATACATAAGCAATCAGCTTCAAATCTACCTATAGGATCATTATAGGTGTAGGCATTAGCTTCTAAATTTACTTTTTTAACACAGGCATTAAATCCCAATTTATAAAATCGATGAGCTAACTCTTCTTTAATTTCTTTAGAAAGATGCGGTAATTCTAGAACAATATCATCTTCTCCGCGAAGAGCAGCAGTTTTAATATGATCTTTAATTGCAATAATAGAAGATGATAGTAAAGCGTTTAATTGTGACGCCTTAGATTCTTTAGTAAGATTAATGATTTCTTTATAAAAATCTGACATATTTAATTCCATGTTATACTAACATAATAATGTGTATGATTTTTAGGAGTATTATTTGTATAATAAGATAATTGTAAACGGCATTCTTTAAAGAATTTAAAGGCTCCATCTAAATAAACTTGTGGTGGCTCACTATCTCCCAAGAAAATATCTACTGATTTATTTCCTTTGTTTGCGGCATCCAAAATCTTTAATTGCCAAGTATTTATTAATTTTTCAGTTTCTTGCTTAACAAAATTATACTTACCATTAATAATGGCTGCTTTTAAAGCATCAAGAAATTGAAGTTCATTTAACATAATAAAAATCCTAAATAGGTAATGTTGGTGGTGATAGAGGGATTTGAACCCCCACGAATTAACGCAATATTTTAAGTATTGTGCGGCTGCCAGTTACGCCATATCACCATAGTGGCTAGGGAAGAAGGATTCGAACCTACACTATTGCTTTCGCAAAACCATGTTCAAAGCATGGGGAGCTGCCTGTTACTCTATTCCCTAATGTAAATTATATATCACATTATTCCATATTATAATCCACTTTTACAACCAAAACACACAAAAGTTCCATCCTGTTGGTTCGGTTCTGCGTACTCATTAAAATTACCACACTTCCGGCAAGTGCAACCATTTGCAGAATTATTTTTAATTATTTGCTCGCCATCAGTTAATATAATTATTTCGGCTGGAAAATTTTCATCATCAAGTAAAATTTTACTTGAAATTACTCCGCCTTTATTTAAGGTGAAAACTTTACGATTAAACATCTTTTTCTTTACTGTAACTCTATTTTTTCTATTAACAGGCATACATTAAATTATAACGCATGTCTATCTTCTTTGTTTAAAATAGTAACTATAGGAGTATTATGTTTAGAAGAATCAAAATTTCTATGACTAAATTCTCCGTCTTCAAAAAAGAAATCAATAAATACTGTCATTGTTTCAGAGACAATTTTTTATACCTTCATCATAGTTTGATTTATGAACTATAAATTCTTCTATTTTAACTTCTTGTTCAAATTCTGAAAAAAATGATTTAGGCAAATCAATAAAGTGCCAATGCGCTTCCTTAGTATCTTTAAAAGATTTTTGAAGAATTTTAAAGTCTTCAGTTCGCATTCTAATTGAGATTGTAGCGGATTTGATTTTTTTATCAAAATTTTTAGATACACAAAATTTATTATAAGCAAACTCTAAAGAGTCTTTAATCGAATTAATATCTGACATTATTCCACTATATTAATACATTGACCTACATAAGATGTAGTTTTGTAACAAAAATAATTTTGACCCGGAACTAACTCTTCACACTGAGCATCAGTAGTACAGTCTCCATACACAGTAGCTGATGTCTCAGGATCCTTATGTCCATAATATTTAAACCAAGATACTGGACTAAAATACATGGTACTGCATCCAGTTAATGTCAATGATAAGATCATTAATATTTTAATTAATGTCCATTCATTCATCTTCATCAACTTCGTCTTCTAGAGGAATAGTATCTTCATCGTTAAAAGATGAATCTTCATCTATTTCTTCATCCATAGAAACTAATTCTCCATCATCATCCTTACGACAATTAGTAAAGATTACAACTTCGCCCCGACGATTAATAGAAATTGAATATCCTGCTGGTAACAGATCATCTAAGGCTTCCTCTAATTCATCATATAACATATACAATATCTCCTTAATTAGTGACTACTACTACAACTGTGACTACAGTTATGGCTACTGTTATGTGAATGACTATTATCAATATCAATCACAACAGCGGCACAATTTGATTCCAAATCATCCTTAACTTTTTCATGTTTGGAATTACCTGAAACATGAGGTTTTTTATTATTAGTTACCCATAATGCACTATATAAAATGGGCGACATAACAAATGCTATTGATAAAAATATTAGTATAGTGATCATTGAATGTTATCCAAATGCTTTTAATGTAAAATATTTTTTATGATTATAGTTTATAATATAATTTAATGTAGGAATAAATTCAGATATATTTACTAATTTTTTACCAATAAAACTATACTCTATATTATATGATCTGTCAAGTTCAGTTCTATTAGAGGGGCTTATATAAACAAATGTCCTAATATTAATCATATTATTTACATCTAAATAACAATCAATGGCAAAATATGTAGGATATTTTATGCAGAAAATATAAGTCTGACCACTATTTGATTCTAGTTCTCTTAGAACTAAATCATTAATGATAAAGTTATGTTTAACTAAAACATCAATTTTATTAACAGTAACATTGCCGCCCTCTTTAAGATCCAGCATTAAGCAAAAACTTTCATCTTTTCAAAATATTTATAATTAAAATTAATTACTTCATTTAAGGCAGGAATAATATGAAATGGAGGCACATATTGTAAATCTACAAGCTCATGAGTAAATTTATTATAATGAAATAATCTAATAGAAATTGAATAATCTTTTGCTACATAGGCATCTATGCCAAATAAATTGTTGTACTTTAGTACAAAGATAAAAGCACTATCATCTAATGATTCTTTTTGAAGAAACTTAGAGTTTACTTTAAAATCTTTAAAGATTAAATCTATTCTGTTAATAGAAACTTGTGCATTTTCTAGAGAAATAATTTGCAATTAGATATTTGTCCTTACAAAAAGTCTCAAATTGTTGATATGTTTTATGTTTATAAAATTACAAATTTAATCAACGGTAAATTTTATGTTGGTGAGACTAAAGATCCTAAGCAAAGATTTTTAGATCATCGTAAAATTGCGCGTGGCGGCAAAGCTAAATATCCTGGCAAATTTCATATTATTCATGCAGCTATTACAAAATATAGTATTGATAATTTTAAGTTTGAAATTATTCATACAGTGTCAACTAAACAAGAATCGCTTGATTTAGAAGTGATTGAGATTAAAAATGCTAGGGATAATAATATTGAAATTTATAATATAGGAAATGGCGGTAGATCCAATTCTGGAATTTCTGGATGGAAACATACAGAAGAATCAAAAAAGAAAATGTCTGAATCACGTAAAGGTAAAACTTTTAGTGATGAACACAAAAAAGCATTATCTGAAGCTCAAAGTGGAGAAAGACATTCACAATTTGGAAAACATCAAACCATAGAATGGAAAGAAAATAAAGGTAAACTTAAATCGGATGATGTTAAACAAATTAAATTACTAATCAATAGTGGCGTCAAAAATAGAATTATTGCTAAACAATTTTCAGTTTCTGAAGCCACTATCAGTTTAATAAAACATGAAAAAATATGGCCCGAAATTAAAGTTTCTTAATGCCTCCATGTGCTCCACGAGTAACCGTAACTCCAGGATAACTTTCAAATAAGAAACGTAAAGTAGGATATAAGCTTGCGCCTGTCATACCAATTTCACTAGCTAAATCTTCAGCTAACTTAGTAGCAGGAATCTTTTCCCCAGGTTGCAAAGCTTCGATACGATCGGAAGCCTTTTCAAAAATAGCGCGAATCTTGGTTAACGAATCATCAATGTGTTGAGTATTGCTCATTATATTTCTCCGAAATTTAATTAATAGACATCCAAACTAATGGAAACAAAAAAGCCAAATGAATAATTTGATCGACAGCAATCATTAGTATCTTTCCTAGTGGAGTAGATACAAATTGTATAAAACCTTCTTTAGGGTTAGCATTCATCTCTGGAGGCTTGCGAATATATTTCGCCCATAGAAACACAGGAATATAACTATCTTCTATGAAGTGAGACCAAAAAAGAATATTAAGACCAAACATAAATTCTAATGTTGACAGTTTTAATATCAACATTAGAGGAACAAAGCCAATTGTGTAGATTACACAGTGCCTTGCCCTAACTTTCCAGTTATTATGTTTAGCCATAGCCTCTGCATGAGTTTGCAGAATCCAGTCCACCAAGAAGTGAACAAATGTAAATATTGCAAACAATCCACCCATTTTTGTAATTAAATCGATTGAGTTCATTTTATCCTACAAAAAGAAGCTTCCCACCGTTATACGATGGGAAGTTCTCTTATTACTTTGTAACTAAATTATTAGCATTAACTAGCCAACGAGCGGCTGCTTTGCGCGCCCGCGTTGGAACTTTCTTATTACTAACCAAATGGTTCATAACAATAGAAGATACTTGATGTATTGAAATGTCATTTTCGAAGACTACATCGGCACAAATAGGTGAACCATCTAACTTACTAGTAGCTTTTAATTGACCTAACTTACGATCAAATACATCGGTAGGGTGCAGTACAGATACTTGGTAGTTAATAGCAATTCGATTGTCTTGTCCCTTAAGAACATCAATAGCTAGGCATCCAATTGGATTACCTTTGCCTTGTGGATTGTTATTGTCACGTAGATACATAATGCGAGTTTTCATTGTTGTTATTCCTTTTAAATAAATGACTTTAGTTTTTGTAACTTATTATAATAATTATAATAAAAATCTATTGTTGGTTGCACATCTTTTTCTGTAAAATTATCTTTAATTTTAGTCCATTTTATGTTTGTATATAAATCAGAAATGAAAATTGTTTTATTCGTAAAATTAAAACATATTTTATAATCTAAAATTTTTTTAGGAGAATCAACATAAATACTATTGCTAATAATACTAAAATGTCCACTATGATAATTTAATGATTTAGAAAATTTAATTAAATAATCATTCATCTATAATATTTTGTATATCTTCTATGGAGGAAAATTTTTTAATTTCTGTCCATTCTTCATAATGATATAAGTCTGAAATATAAGCCGTATTTGCTTTAAGTAAATTATTTAATTCATCAAATACAAAATATAAAGCAAATAATTCATATTCAATGAACATACTTTTAGTATAAGTACGTTGATCAATTGAATTTATCGAAACTAAAATTAATTATTTGATCTTGTAATACTTTTAATTCATTCATAGGTTATGTAAATACTGACAGTTTTATATATTTTTTATAATTAAAATTAATAGTGTTTTGCAATGTTGTAAGTACACTATATTTGTTTACATTATAAGTACTACTAGGAGTATCAAAAGAATTAAAAAATAAAGTATGAACTGCGAAGATCATATTCGTTTGATGAGTTAATGATATATAGTATTTTTCATAATTAATATTTAGTATGGTAACATAATTATTATAGTTATTAAAATATTTAATGTTAAAGTCACAAATATCTATTTTGCCACCTTTTAAATCTAAAAGATTATAATATGATTTTTTGAAAACATCACTCATGTAAAAGCTGCTAGTTTAATATATCTTCTATGAAAGAAATCAATTTGCTTTTGAAGCTCATTTAATAAATGAGATTTTGGTATATGGATAATTTCTAAATGACACTTATAATAATCTCCCGCAAAATGATTATAATATATTTTTGTATGATCCCAAACTTTAATTTTGAAGTTATTTATTTTAAATAAATGTGGAACTCTTAATACCTCTATACTAAAACTTTTATATACGATAGACATATATCCATAATATTTATTAAAATCTTTTTGAAAAGAAGAGTTTAAATATAATTCTCCACCATTAAGATTTAACTTAGAATAATATTCTTTTTTAAGCAGTTCTCTATCAAACATAATTTTATGAAAATGATTTCAATTTATCAATTCTAGTATAATAATTAATTAACTCTTGACATTTATTTAATGTTTGTTTTAATGAATAACAATCATATATATTAACAACCATTTTATTAGTACTACAATATATAGCATATAATTTTTCTTCATAAGAAAAAATTACACTTACTTTATGTTGATGAAAATTTATATTAAAAACAATGCCTTCTATATTATTTTCTAATAAATAACTAATACTATAATTATAATAGTTTGCTAAATAATATGGATATTTTCCACAATCTAATTGTAAAAATGAATTCATGAGAAGACAATTAAATTTAAATATTTTTCACAATATGTGATACAGTTGATTAATTCCTCTTTGATTAAAGAGCCTGTAATATTATCTTTTTCATAAATAGAAGAATCATTTTCATGATCCCAGATTATTATGTGGTACCCGTAATATTTTACTCTATTAGGATTTTTAAACAATTCAATAATAAATTTATCACCGACCTCTATATTAAATAGAAATCCTGTTACATTATCATCTACAAACCTAATACTATTTCCATAGTTTATGCTATAATCAGACACATAAATATGTGGTTTATCTTTTAGAAAATCACATAAATCTATTATCATATTTTTAGATTTTCATTCCCCTAAGATAGATGGCGTCACAATTATGTACTGACATCTTTACTGATAAGTTATCTTGTAAACAAGCAGCATACTCTGCAATATCTCTAGACATTTTAGTTGGTTGACACCATTTACCTTTGGTTTTACAAGCGCCAGTATAACAACTTAAATATTCCGTTGCAGCAGGCTCTCTTCCCAATTGTTTATGACAAAAGTCTTGGCTTGATTGAATCCAATAAGAACCTACTGTAATATTTACCCAAGGATTAAGCAAATTAACGGAAGGACCGCCATAATACATAGCTCTAATCTGCATTAACCCAAAATCAAATCCGTCATCAGATATAATACTACTAACACATTTACTTTCATGTTTAATAATAGCAACAGTAATTAGAGGGTCTTGCTCTAATTTAACAGATTGATTGTAGATTACAGTAGCATAAGCATCTACCGAAGGAGTAGGTAGACCAGAGCATGCTAGTGAAAGTGCCATTTTAATGGTAAAAAGATCCATTAAAACCTCCTTGCCTTGTAAGGCGTTATAATTGTTTTAATTTATTAACAACAGAATAGATCTCTGAATTGAGTTCCATTAATCCACTGTCATTATTAATGATAAGATCAGCATATTTGACCTTATCACTAAGACTCATCTGGGAAGAAATTCTTGCCATAGCTTCTTCCTTAGAAAAATTATTGCGGTTCATTAACCTATTCAGTTGAGTTTCAGGAGAACAAGTTACTACTATTATAGGTTTGTATAATGTATGTAGTTTCATCTCAATTAAAAGAGCACTATCATATCCTACTAAATAATGTCCTGATTCATGAAGAGATTGAATTTGTTTAAAAGATTCTTCTTTAATAAAGGGACCTACTATCCTATTAACAGAATTAAGAATATCTTTATTATTAAAGCATAAATTACCAAGATACTTTCTATTTAAAGTGCCATCTTGGTTTAAAATTTTATCACTAAAAGCATGTACTAAATGTGTTAGACAAGGTCTACCAACTTCAACAACCTCTCGAGCTATCACATCAGCGTCAACAATAGGGATATTATATTTATCTCTAATAGTTGAAGTAACTGTACTTTTCCCAGTTGCGATGCTACCAGTAATAGCGAAAGTAATCATTTAATGCTTAGTAGTAAATTGTTTAATTTGAAAATCAACAGTCTTCTTAGAAGCGTTTGTTATCTTTAAAGATACTTTAGTGTCTTCTTTTAGATCCATTTTGCCCAAACATTTAGCAACATGCTTTTGCTCTAAACCCACTTCACCGTCTGAAGAAAAGACGCAAGTAAAAACTTGTTCATTGCTTTCTTCTGTTTGCAAGACAGCTATAGAAGTTTTTCCTTTTGGAATGGAAAGATCATATGATTTAGATTTGCCCGGCTCTAAAGAAGAAAAGATAGTTCTATCTAAAGGGGCAGCCGCTAATGTAATGCTTGTAATTAATAAAATTGATAATGCTAATAAATATTTCATCTGATACCTCAGATAAGGATATAACGCATATAAACAATAGTGTCTATATTTAAAAATAGAGTTTTAAGGAGACCACTTAACCTTAGGGCGATCTTATCAATCGCCTCCACCACTTAATCTCGATAAAGAGAAATTAAGATCTTGTCAGTTAACTGCTGAGTGCCGTCTACTGATGGGATGGTTACAATGAGAATGTAATATTAATCTTCTTCTTTAAAAGCATCTGGATTAATAATTCTTTCAATTTCATCGCAGGCAGAGCACATTCCCATTATTGACCTATTATGTTCGCAAAACTCAGGAGTCATATCTTTCATTAGATCTAATGCATCAGATAAAGATAAGGATCCTTTTTCTACCTGATCCATTAATTTGTCTCGTTTAATGTTTTCCGCCTCCCAAATTTGGGCAATTTTTAATTGTTCAGGTGTAAGTTTGCTTTTTATTTCTTCAGTTAAGAACATATTATACTTATTGTAGTTTAGCAATAGTTACGGCACCATTATCTATTTCCACACAAACTCTATCGTTTCGTGTATCAGATGGATAACTGAACATTGTTTTATCATCCACTCTTATAAGCCGAAAAATTAGGTTTAATTGTTCAGCTTTTTGTTGTGCACCCTTTTTAGTTAACCCAATAAAATCTTGTTCTTGCATTTTAATTTTCCTTATATTGATTAAATTATTTACATAAAGCTTAATAATTTATTTATCTTTAATAAAGTCGTATATGTTTCAGACATTTTAAATTCAAAAGGAATACCTGGTTGACCTTTATTCATTTCAAATGAAAAAGGTCTTCCTGATATATAGCCTAAAGATTTTATTTTCAAATTATCAATTTGTAAAATAAATGTCCAATCTTCAGCGGTTACTTCAAAATAATGGTTATCTAGTTCACAAGTATATAATCCAAATAAACCTCTATTTCGGATAAATAACATTTCTTTATTACAAACAATACAATTAATGTTTTTCATTTTAAAATCATGCAAATGCTATTAGCTTATTTTTTTTAATTAAAAATTCTTTAGATTCTTCGATATCTATTTTTTCTATTAGAATAAAACTATTATCAGTTATTCCTCTTATATAATATCCGCGTTTACACAATCCAATTTGGTTAAATATTGGCAAACCTGTCACTTGCAAATACCAATAATTAGGCTGTTTTTTAACACAAACAAACCAATGAGTATCTGATTGGCAATGTAATTGATCAATTACATTTTTAGTTTTATTGTTACAATATGGACATTTCATATAAATGCTTTTAATTTATTATACTTAATTAATATTTCTTTAGACTTTTTGATATCTATTTTTTCTAATTTAGTAATAAATTCTGCCATTAAATGTTTTATATAAAATCCACTTGCGCCACGTCCAATTTGGTTAAATATTGGCAAATTGTCAATATGTAAGAACCAATAATTGGGTTTTCCTTTAGTAAAGACAAACCAGTGTGAATTATCTTTACAAGATAAATGTAAAGTTTTATCTACAGTATCAAGATTACAATAAGGGCACTTCATATAAAAACTTTTAATTTGGGGAATGAAATCAAAACTTTATCAATATTATTTTTGACTTCATCTAATTCACCATAACGATATAGTTGATATCCATAAATCTTAATATATTGGTCTACACATTTTTGTAAAAATCCTCTACCAAATATTCTCCATCGAAGATCTGATTCAGTTACTATTTTATTATAGAGGTCATATAATATACCATCTGCACAATTTAATCCAATAAAACTTTGAGTCTTATTTTCATATCTTACCCAATTATAACCATGCCCCTCATCAGGTTTCCACTCAGATAAAATCTGTCCTTCATAAATAAGTGTACTCATATTATATAAAACAATTTAATTTATTAAGTTTGATCATTGTTTTAACAGCATCATTAATGTTAAATTTATTAATAGTAACATCTTTGTTTAAGTAAAGATTTGAACCAAGATAAAATCTACCATTAATAGCCCCAATCATATTAAATTTATATCCGGCAATAATAAGATACCAAGCATTTATTGAGTCATAATAAAACTCGTGTTCAGAATCAGCACACTGAATACTATAATAGATATTATGATGACAATAGGGGCATTTCATAAGAACACTGTTAAATTTTTATATTTCATTAAAATATTAAATGCTTCACTTACATCAAAATCTTTAATTAAGATATCTGTGCCCTCAGGATCATTTTCTCCACAAATATAAGGAGTGCCATTAATATACCCAATCATATTTAATGTAGTTTTAAACTTAATATAATCTATAGTTAAATACCAATTATCATGACTTCCATATACAAAACAATGATCTTTATTATAATTTTTATCATCATAACAATATAGAGCATCTTTATGGCAAATGGGACAGTTCACATCCTTGAATTTACGATTTTCTGAATTGATTTGATGCCTCGTTCCATATTCTGCCGACCCGCCGGATTAGCAGAGTGAATAACTATAATAGGTGGTTGGTAATTTGAATCCTTAAATACTTTTTGTTCAATCCATTTTATTACATCATAACCAGTTTTCTCTTCACCTAAATCATGATCTAAAGAAAGATTAGTTGGATTAAATTGGCAAAGCATATTAATACACTCTTGATAAGAGAATACCTGAATCCAACCTTCTGGTGATTTTCTTTCATCATCTAGATATATTTTTAGCTCAAGCTCTTTCAAGTAAAAATATCTTTCTATTAACTTAGAATTTAAATATTTTTTCCATCTACTGTAACAGTAACGTTATCTCCAGTAACTGTAATGGTATGTGAACTATGTGTGGGAACTGGAGTAGGAGTAGGAGTAGGAGTAGGAGTAGGAGTAGGAACAGGAGCTTGTAATAATTGCAACAACTTAGTACCTATTGGAACTCCAATGCCAGTACAGCAATCATAACCAGACTTAGCTACATAAGTTCCATTATTACCAGACGTAATATCTCTTGACCAACCAGCCAAAGAATATAAGGTTGGATTTATAAAACCAACATTTTTTCCAAGTGCTTGACTCAAACAAACTGATAATGCTGCCCACATAGGAGCAACAGCGCTAGTACCACCAATAACCATTTGTTGACCATCTACCATAATTATCCAACCTGTGTTTGGGTCTGCAACCCCAGCTACATCTGGAACACAACGATACTTTGTACTTGGAGCATTTGCTTTAGTTTGCCAAGTAGGAATTGTAAATACAGAACTTATTCCTCCACCAGCAGCACCACCAGCAGAACCATCATTCCAAACAACTTCTTGTATTGGACTTGTACTAGGTAAGGATGTTCCGCCACAACCTAAAACATAAGGAGAACTTGCTGGAAAATCTACATGTTTTCCAGATTCACCATCACTAGATCCATTATCTCCAGAAGCAGCAGTTACTGTAATTCCGGATTGACTAGCAGCTAAAAATACATCATTAAATTCTTTTAAGGAAGCTGAGGTCCATGAGTCTTCAGGACCACCCCAACTTATACTAATGGCATCCATTTTGTCTGCAATGGCTTGTTTGATAGCATTTAAAAATCCAGAATCAGTATTAGGAGCAGTATAACAATGTAACTCTGCTTCAGGAGCCATACCACCAATTACACAAAGGTCAAGCATAACTTCACCATCTGCTCCATTAGGTCCATCAGAAATGTTTTGAGCACCATCTATAGAATGAAATACAACTGGTTTAACAGTTAAACCTAAACTATGAAAGTAGTTATCTAAATCTTTTTGATTATAAGCTCCGCCAAGTTCAATAACAGCTACCTTTTTTCCAGTACCTTTAGCGTTGGTTGGGAAGCCATAAAAGGCAGCAAGTTGTTTTGGAGTATAATTGGTTCCAGCAGTAGAGTGTTTAAATCTATTGTGTTTAATATAAGATTTGAATTTCATTGTTAATCCCTTGTTTCAAAGCAATTAACAATATTCTTTATTATTAGTATTTCATTAATTTAGAATAATAAATTACATCCTACTTCCATCATGATGATCCACTACTTTAATTTCAATTTTATCCATGTATTGTTTTACTTCATCAAAAGAAGTGGGACGATATTCTGTAGTGATAACTGTAGAATCAACGCCTACATCAAATGATTTACCATATGGTGGTAAACTATTATGGCTGTGTCCCCACAAATGCCAGGACCCGTGGTGTGATTTATCCCAAACGCGGCAAGCGAAGTGAAATAAAATTATACTTTGATTATTAAACTTTAAATGTTTGTAATCCTGTATGCTTTGAAAATAACCAGACTTAAGTAGATCTTCTTTATTTTTGGCAATGATTTTATCATGATTACCCATAATAAAATTATGCTTACCATTTAAACGTTTAAGAATAGAACAGGTTTGTTCATAATTACCGAATGAAAAATCTCCTAAGTCCCAAACTTCATCATTAGGTTGGACTACTTGATTCCAGTTCTTAATTAATGCTTCGTTCATATCTTCTACTGAAGAGAATGGGCGGGAAGAATAGATCCGAATTTTGTCATGAAAAAAATGATTATCTGAAGTTAGCCAAAGCATTTATTATCCTATTCTTTATATCTCAAAAATTACGAGTAATATTGTTTATACAAATATTATATCTTATTAATGTATATCAATAGTTTGGTATGTATTCATGCAACTGTTGGAAAACAACAAAAATAAAATATTAAATGATTACAACTCGGGAGTCACTTTAACAAAATTATCTGTTGAATACAATGTCAGCAGATGGTCTATTAAACAATTTTTGATCAAAAATAAAATTAAAGTTAGAGATCCTTCCTCTTTTAGAATAAAGTATAATGAAAATTTCTTCACAAAAAAGAGCGATAATTTATATTATTTTTGGGGATTTGTATTAGGTGATGGGTCGTTAATATCGAATAGAAATAATAAAATAATTACTATTTCTTTAAATATAAAGGACGTATGTATATTGCAAAATTTTTGTGATTGGCTGAATATAGATTATTCAAATATAAAATATTATCAAAATAATACAGTTTGTAGACTTAATATTTATTCTAAAAGAATAGATAAAAATTTATTTAAATATGGAATTGTTCCTAATAAGACTTACAACCCCGTAAAGCCTATTATACCAAAAAAATATATAAAACCATTTTTATTAGGATTACTTGATGCTGATGGTCATATTAATTTTACTTTAAATAAACATTATGACATAGATATTGTTGGTAATAACTTGATTATGAATTGGTATGAACAACAAATTAAAAATTTGGGATTTAAAGGATCTATTAAATATTTCTTTCCTAAAAACAAATGGAAAAGAATTAGGGTGCGCCGAAAACAAGATGTTATTGATTTAGCTAAAATATTAAATATTAATAAATATTATTCTATATTATTAGAAAGAAAATGGAAAAATATTTATAATTATATTAAATCTCAAAAATATGAGGTGGGTTAATTGGCTGATAATTTTCATTGCATATGGCACTATTTGCAAATATAGTGTTATTTATTTTTAAAAGTCCATGACTATGATGAAGGTGCCCAAAAACATGCGCCTTAAGATTAGTTAGTTCCATTAACTTATTAGTTAAGTCGGCACACCCTTGATGTAAGTCTCTGCCCACATTATATATATTATCTTCTACTAAATCTAAAACCCCATAAGGAGGACCATGAGTAATCAAAACATCTACATCCAGCGGAATCTTTGCCCATTGTTCTGCAATAGTAATGCCTCGGTTATAATTCCATTCCCAACCACAAAAATATGGAGTTGCAGGAGATCCATAAAACTTATAACCATCTATCATTTCAAAGCTATTTTCCAGATAAGTAAAATGATTTTTTAATAATTTAATAGCTTTCTTTCTTTTAGGTCCAGCCGAGATTCCGACTTCATGGTTACCACAGATTAAAACTTTATTTTTAAATTGAAGATTGCTTGCCCAATCACAAACATCTTCAATAAGAGATAGTTCTCCCGTATTAGTAATATCTCCAGCTACTATTAGAGTATCAGCTTCAATATTACTTAAATCTACTTGGCGGTGGGTGCCATGAGTATCGCTTACTGCAACAATTTTCATTATTTACCAAAACGCTTTTAGCTTTATTAAACTTTCAAATTCTTCTTGAGAATGACAATTAACTTGGATATCATTATAAAACCAAAGTTTTATACCATTAATCATATCAATAGCAGGACCATCTAAACGATGACGTTTTCCATGTTGGTAATAACGCACACCATTAATAGTATCGATATAAGCAGGACCTTGTCTCTATGCATTTTTCCATTATAAAAATAAGCTACTTCGCCTTTGCGCCTATAATAGATCGCCGGTTCATCCTTCTTTCAACTTAATCCACCAATGATCCTAATTTAGTATATCTCACAGCTTTCTTATATATCGTCTCTAATTCTACAGTATTGGAATGTTTCCAACAAATCAAATGTAAATTATAAGGTCCGTTATTATCTAAAAAGAAAAATACTTCCTCGTTAGGTTCCTTATTTTTCATAATCTCATCAATAGAAGAATAAATATCTTTAACAATATTATCTACTACCTGAGTCAGAGTATTATAATTATAATAAATATTATTTCTTAATAATAATTTATCATTATAAAGTTTTTGGAACAACTTATCTTTACTTAAAGTGTTTAGTTTTCTAAACTCTTTTTTATGATTAGGATGCTCAATTTTATCTTCAAATTCTGAAATGTTCATTGATTTCTTCTTATAATAAAATAAGGAAGCGTAATTAATTATGCTGCCCTATTATCTTAATTAAATTATTTTACACAGATTTTACTGGTATATTTTTAGTATCAGGCTCAACTACAGGCTCTATATTTTCATGAGGAAGACTAATTGTTAATATTCCTTTTTCTAACTTTGCTTCTAAAGAACCCTCTAAATTATAACCGTTGGGTACGTTAAAGGAATGAGTTATGGAACGTTGAACTCCATTGTAAAGACTATCTCCTTTGACTGATAAAACTCTTCCTTTTAAAGAAATTTTAATTTCTTCTTCAGAAAATCCGGGCGCTTCAATTGTTATAACTAATGATTTATCATGAGTATAAAATTTAACATTATTATAAGAATCATTTATTTTAAAGAATGATCCAAAAAATGAATCATCTAAAGTGTTATCTACCAAAGATGATAAGGCAAAAGGATTATATAATTTTAATTTATTTGACATAATTTTTCTCCTTGTTTTAAATTGGTATATTTCCCCTCGCTTATAAATATAACATGCATTTTTTAAAATTGAAGACAAGGTCAAAATAATTATTTATAATTAATTTTCATTTACAGGAAAACCATAAATGTCATATCGGTACTCACAACATGGAAATGATTTTAAAATACCATTAACTTCTTGTAGTTCTTCATGACCATCAGAATCAATATTACAGTTACAACCTCTGGTGGGAACACAATCATCACAATAATATTTATTGTTAAGTGAGCCCTCCGAAACCGGTTCATAATACCAAACTGCTTTCTTGGTGCAGTTTACACATGTATTAAATTGTAATGGGAAAGCTTCTACATACCAATCAGAATATCTAATAGCTTCTTCTAAAGTGCCGCGACACTCCCCATCGTAATGATAGTCAAAAGCAATTGAAAAGACACAATCAGTACTGGGTTGGCTACAAAAATAAATACGAGCCAATCCATCTTTACGAAGAAAGATAGGCTTATCATATTCTCTACAACTATCTGACCAGATGTTTTTACACTCTTCAGCAGTCCACATTTCCCAGTGGTCTGGTAACTGCTTAATTAGTTCTTCGATTTCCATTGTTAAAAGGATCCCTGCCGTTAGTCGATGGGATTAAGATTACCCTATTGGCTGATTTCTTTGTATTAATAAATCTATTTTTTCTTGGTCTTCTTTTGATAAGGAATCATAAAATTCCTGAGCTTCAGTATATTTTTTATTTAAAAAATCTTCTTGCAATTTATGATTAATTTCTTCTTGAGTAAGTTCAATAGTAAATTCGGCAATGCCATTTAATTCATTAGCCAAATGATCGGCTTCATCTCTCCATAAACATTCTTTTATGTATGGCAAATGATCTGCTATATAAAAAGCCTCTTTTGGAAGAATTGTATATCTAGTTAACTTATGTCTAATAAACGTAACTAATTTTAGTCTATCTAAACATTTAGTAATAATTAAATTCATTTATAAAACCTTTTCATCTAAATTTATTATTTAACTAAATTGTATCCTTCTCCAACTAATTTTATAACCATACGGGAATTAAGTTTAGGCTCAAAATGCTCTTTGGTGGTACGTAATACGAAACCTTCCCTAACATGTTTGCCGCCCAGAGTAGTTAATCCTTCAGCATAAGGATACATTTCCTCTTTACCTTTCCAAACTCCACGATATAATTCGGGAACCGCTTCTAATCCCGCAGATTTAACAATAGAAACAAAATCGTCATAATCTAAGTACAGACCGGTCTTAGCATCACATACATCAAAGAATTTAATCTTAGAGTGCATGGCACCATTAATTAACTCACAATCATAACGAAACCCTTTATTATTTCCATATAATTCTCCAAAAAAGATTTTCATAGGGAATTGAGATAGTTTATTAACTAAATCATAACGAATGGCTATGTCCCACCATGGATCATCTTCATCCATCTTCTTATAGAAATTTCTAGATTTAACCCATAACTTCTCACCATCATGACAGAAAGCAGCATTGCTACCATGAATTTTTTCTGTTAAAACAATTTCTTCATCAGCATTTAAGCAAGCAATATACTTACGGAGCCCTTCAATATCATAGAATGGAATAGACCATCCCTTAGGTGCTGGAGCTGCATTCGCTCCTTTAGACTTTTTAGCGTTAGGAATATTATCTTCCTCTTCCTCTTCCCATTTTTTCAGCCCTAATAAGGCTATTACAGAGTCACCAATTTGTAGATTACTTTGATTAGTTAATGGTACTAACATGCCCTGACTATACACGTTACGAATCTTCTTAGCTTTAAGAATACGATACTTCTCTGGAACCGACCCAATTGAGTATTTGGGACCCATTTGTCGCTGTTGAATGTTCCCTTTATCATCTTCATATTTTTCATATGCTTTGGGGCATAGAAAATAAAATTGATCTGTATCTTGAACGATTGAATCTATTGGTAAATAACATGCCAGATCATCTATTTTATATTCATTGCGTTTAACAATAACAGGATAATCTCCTAGTACTGTTGCTATATCTAATGCATCGGCATTAGGATGATTAACAACTTTTTCTATTTTAACTACTTGTGGTGCCCAATCTCCCATGATGATGCTCTTTCTTTTACTTACCAAAATATTTTTAGTTTTAAAATTTTCTCAAACTCTTCTTGAGAGGAACAGTTAATTTGTTCATCATTAATCCACCATTCTTTAATTCCACCAAAAATGACAGCAGGACCATCTAGCCTATGTAGTTTGCCATGAGTAAACCACATTTCATCACCATCAGGATGTGTTGAGGCAGGACCATCATTCCTATGTAAATGATCATTATAATACCAAAGTTTGGAACCATCAGTATTAATAATAGCAGGACCATCTTCTCGATGAAGCATGTCTCCATCATACCAAGTAGTTCTATATTGATCTGTAACGGAGTATAAATTTCTGTTGGAACTCATTTAAAAACTTTTAACTTCCACTCTCTATATTGTGTAGTCTTTTCAAATTCTTCTTGACAAGAGTCTGTTAAAACAAGTTTACCATCAATATACCAATCTCTACCAACTATTGAATTGTTCTTTAAAAAGATTCGGGCAGGACCCGATAAACAATGCCAATGTATTTTATTTTTATTAATATGATGATAATTTATTACAGTATCATAATCCTGAATATTATTAGGAAATAATATTGTAACGTTTATTTTAGTTTCAACACACTCATTACACATTTATTTAAAAGCCTTTAGCTTCCACTCTCTGTATTCTTTACTATTTTCAAATTCTTCTTGAGAAGAAACAAGAACATAACTACCATTAATATACCACTTTCTAGTGGTAATTTGATTGTTGTCATAATATATGATAGCTGGACCAGATAGGCAATGAAAGTGTGATTTATTTTTGTTTAATCTGTGAACAACTGTAAAATTATAATGACTGGTTGTGTTAACTCCGGTCGTAAATTCTTCACATTCATCACACATTAATTTGCCTTAGAACTATTATTCAATGCTTCTTTTAATTGACGGGCTTGATTTTCCATAAACTTAATTCGTTCAGATAAATCATCTTTTACTATATTAAAAAGATTTAAGGCAGCCTCTATTTCAGAGGTGCCATCCGCTTCTTTGGTATCAATTTTAATATTCCATGGTTTAGTAACTCCACCACTGGTGCCTTTATATGTAATAAAAATACTGCTATCTTTATTAGTTGATATGCTATGAATTCTTTTTATTTCAATTATAATTTTTTCAAAAGTCATTTAAATAAATATTTTCTGACTTAAAATCCTGTTTAAGTTCTCTAATATTGAAGAAGATATACTACCATCATGATGTGTGACTTTACCATTTTTTACTTCATATACACATCCTGCGGTTGATCCATGATTTGCCATAAAATAATAGTTATTAATATTAACAAAACAGAAGGTAAAATTATGATTACCACATATCTTTGAATTAGGTACGTATTGATACGATCCTAACTCTTGAAAACAAATCATTTATATAAATGCTTTTTGTTTTAAAATTTTATCTAAATTATTTAATACTTCGGCAGGTATAGTTCCATTATTTATAATAATAGATCCCTTATCTACTTCATATTCAATTGTTAATGTATCTCCTTTTATAAGGCGATATTTGTTTTTACTCTTAAAAGAAAACCATATATCGTGATTGATACATACCTTTGAATCAGGTACACCTTTATATAGTCTTAATTCTTGAAAACAAATGGGACAAATCATTAATAACGTTTTTTATCTGGAAAATCAGCAAATATTTTATCTGACATTTTTTGATAGGTTTCTTTTAAGAATCGGAAGATCCATTCTACTAAACGACGAATGGGATCATTAACAATGGTGGCAACCAAACTCCATGGCCAATAGCAGATCCAAGCCACAATTCTTCCTTTATTACTAGCTGCTACAGGCTTATAAAACTCTTTATACTCTACTTCGGATTCAACGAAAGCATTATAGATTTTTTTACCATCTTTTACTTGAGCATAATAGTTATCCAATATATTATGATGCGCATAGAAATCAAAAGGCAAGACTTCTTTTGAAACTATTTTATTATTAATTTCAATGTGATTGGCAGACGCCCACTCATATTGACTTTCAATAAGATTCCTTTTATTAAAAATAAAATTATCTTTAATTGTTGCGAATTGATCTCGATAATTAATTAAATAAGAATACCATTTGATAAAGGACCAAAGCACGCCGACTACAAAGTAAAGGACAAAAAATCCAATACATAACTTTAGATTTGCTGCTATCCAATATGGAATCCCCCATAACTTGAAATCACAAATAATTACACCAGTAAAAATTATCGAAAGAGTAATCCATCCAAAGTTTTCTAATTCGACTAGAAATATATCTACTAGAAGTAAACAGATCACAAGTATCATAGCAATTAAATTTAACATCTTATATAAAACCTTTGCATTTAAAAATCTTTGTCAAATTAGAAATGATTAATTCAACTTCTTTAGTTATAGTGCCGTTACCTATACCATTTTCCATACGGTATGTATTTTCAAAATACATTTTATTTAAGTTGTATTTTTTAACTACAAAATTATTTTCATTATCAAACTCAATGAGTGATCCATCTATATGACTATCACCATAGCAATAATAATCATACATTATATTTATACCATATTCATTTGGTACTTTGCTGCATTTTTGAAAACAAATTGGACAGAGCATTTTAAAGAAAAGCTTTGTTATTTAGTATTTTATATAAATTAATTAGAATTTTACTGTCTAAATTATAATTTAGATCTGTTTTTCCAAATTGCTTTGAATATATAACATTTCCATTTTTTAAAATATTAAGATTATTTTTATCCCAAAATTGTATACTGAAACTATTTTGTTTACAAATAGCGCTATCACAATATTGATAATAAAGACTTAATGATGTTGATGTATATTTTTTTAATTGTTCAAAACAACTTGGACAAATCATTAGCTTAGATGAGGCTTCACTAAGCCACTAGAAAGTCCTTGTTGAAACTTTTCAAAGTAATCTTTTGGATATTTGGATACAATTTCTGGAGCATTTTCATAAGCAAAATCCCTCCACCATCCGGAAGCGATGCTGCTGCATATTTTCGAAAAGGCAAAGCGCCAAGCTTGTTCTGGAGTTAGAATATCTGGGTGTGGCACCAATGAACGCTCAATAGCTAAAACTGCTGATTCTTCTAATACAGAAGCAATTTGAATATCATGAGAACATGCAAGAAATTTTTCTTTACTAGTCTCTACTTCGGCATCATCTTTCTTAAAATAAGAATAAGCCGGCTTATCATAAAGCTTTACAGCCATATGAATCGTATCGTGATCAAAAGTATAGGTCAAACCGTCATCAGAAAAGAAGTCTTTCTTGCTTTGATTAAGTTTAGGATGCAAATAATTATAGGTTTCGCGTTCGCGCATCTTTAAAAAGCTTTGCCATTCCGGTCGAACCTTCGCTCCCAATCGTTTCATAAAGTGATAGTCACTCAGGTTCTTCCAAAAATGCGGGCTATTCTTCAAGTGCTTATGGGAAGATTTAATTGTGAATAGCATATCTAAACTGGGCAGTAAACCAAAGGAAGTTTCAATGGTATCCGGATCAGACTCCACCAATTTAACTAATAGTTCAGTGCTAGTATTTGGTTTAACCAATTCAAATTCGCAAATAGAATCTCCCTCAACGATATACTTATCGTGCTTGCCTTCTAATGAATAAGCTTTAAATTCTTTAAACTTGGATAAGTTTTTGCTTAGCCAGTTCATAACTTCATCTTCAGTACAGACAAAGTCAAAGTCTCTTATTTGTCTTACAAATAAAGAACCTGCCCGAAGTTTTAAAGCTCTACTTCCAATTAATATCATATTAACAACTCAATGTTGAACTAGACCAAGAATCTTCATATTCTGATTCTTCCCAATCATAAACAGGAAGATCATTAACTAAATCCATAAGATTATTTGCATCACCCTTATCAACTGATATTCTGTTTTCAGTTGCTAATTTGGAGGCTTCTGCTAAGAGTTTTTGTGCACTTCTTATTTTTTCTGTAATTGTTTCTTGTATTGCTTCGAATTCTGAATTTAAATTAGACATAATAGACTCAACATATTGCGCTGTTTTCCCAGCCAGTATTATATTCGCTAACATAGATATAAAGTCCAAGCTCAGCCAGCTTCTCATCATCTAAAGAGTTCCACTTTTTATGAAAAGATTCTGGGGTATATTGTTGACCAATCTCTGATATGTTAGAGTCAAATGGAATACCATGCTCCTCAGCGATTGAAATAGCTTCGTTTAGAATCTTTGAAGCTTGGGCAACTTTAGCTCTAATTAAAATTATGTTATCTTCATATACTTTTTGAAATTCACTTTCTAATGACATACAAACTCCTAATTAATATAATTCCATTACGCCAAATTCTTTTGGAGAGATGGTATAAAAAACTTTTTTTACTCTCTTATTTTTAATAAGAGATTGACAAAGTTCACATGGTTTAGCCATAGCCCATTCGCCAAAACGATCAATACGTGCCACATAAAGTACAGAACCTGAACCTGATTTGCGGAGGCATCTAAATTCAGCATGAGCCGAATGTTCACGGTTCTGAGTTCTGATATTTGTTGCTGTTACTATAGCTCCGTCGTTACGAATAGCAACAGCTCCCAATAAAAAATGTTTTTCATGCCAGGCGGCACCTTGCGCAATCCGAGCAGCTAATTCTAAATATTTCATATAAAAGCTTTAATTTTATTTAAATGACTTAAAAGATGTTTCTGCCATTCAGATTGATCTGATGGATCAATTATAAATGAGGTTAAACAAACAAGACAAATAATTTCACATTTATTTAAATCATCGTAGTTTAATATTGTAGCGCAGGCACCAGTATTAGATGCAAAAACTTTATATTCAGGAGGTGTAGATTTATTATGTACTACTAATAAATTTAAAGCCTTTAATTCTTCATTAGAAATCATAAGAACGCTTTTATATCTTTAAGATGCTCTCTGCCATGCTGTGCAGCTGGAAAGCGCAGATCTTTATTTGTATATTTAATATCTTTATTACAAATAAAACAATAAAAATCACTAGCAGAAACAGTGGTTGCCCAAAATCTATTATTTACTACATTTGCATGTTCTTTTGATAAAGAAGAAATGTTTTTCTTCGAAAGAAAAATTAATGCATCAACTTCTTCTATAGATAGATTTTTGTCATCATCTTTCATAAAACCTCACATTAAAGTGGGATAAAATTTCTACTTATAACTCAGATTAAATGATTTAGTTGCAACTTAATCATAGAACGAGAATTAACTATTTTACAACAGATAAGTAGTAATTATGTTGCTGTCGGTTTGGCAAGACAGAGCCTCTATTGATTTAGGTTTGGTATAACTATAGTACAAATACCCTCTTAGATTAGATTCGCTCTTAGAGACGGAGCTAAAGAAGCTTGTTTTTATCTAGACAACAAGACGACGAAAAAACTATGGATATTATAAGACGGAATTCCAGCGCCTCCAATTGATACAGTTATTGGAACCCGCTTAAGCTAATTATTAATTAGAAACTAATTAATAAACTATGGCAATTAGCTAAATCACCACTTACTATAATTGATATCTTACTTATAGTAAAGAACCTAAGATTTAAGTTTTAATTTTGAGTAGATGGATCTGAATCAGAATGATTAATAAAAGCCTCTCCGATATCTGTTAGCTCATAGGTAATTTCTCCATTATTATCTATAGCTTTTATGCATCCTTTTTTAACAAGGCTTTGTAAAGTTTCTTCTATTTCTTGCTGAGAAAAATTATCAATATTATGAGTTTTCATATGGCAAAAGTTCAATATCAATTGCTTGCTGTAAGGATTCAACAGTTTGAGCGCATTGTAAACCAAGATTCATATCACCTTGAGCAGGGCTCTTTAATAAATCTTTAGCTGCAGATAAATATAAATGACGAGCATGAATTAATAAATCTATTGGGGTCAGATTAATAACCAATTCATTATTAGTAATTTCTTCAAATGACATTTGTTTACCTTAAATAAAGGATGTTGCTGCCGTTACATGATGGGAGCCTTATTATTTATTTACTAGTAATTTATCTACAATCTTTATAGCTTTCATTTTTACAGTGGTTGCTTTATGCAACATATCATTATATAATTTTATATTTTCAGATTTTAGGGCAGTTATCTCTTTTTCGAGACAAGAAATGTTTTTTAAATTTTGTTTGATCTTCCAAATAATTTTGGATTTTCTTTCTTCTTCTCGGAGATTGATTATATCATCTAATAATAGAGCTTTAGAATCGGGATGCAATTGTCCATCAAAATGAATAGGGCATTCTTCAAGAGAATCCTCAAACATCGCCCACCCCTCGCCTTGACAGATACATTTAGATTCATCTAATTGAAAATGCTGCCATTTTTCCATTAAACAAAGCCTTCCAGATCCACAATTTTATAAGAGCCATCAGAGTCTTTTAAGATATTATAAGAATGCAAATCATGATATTCATTATCATGAATAATTTCTTTTAATAATTTAATTAAATTGGGATATTTTTCTTTTCCAAGTTTAATTAATGGAACATCATCTTCCCACATGCAACATAAATTTGTTGAAGCAGAATGAATAATATCTCTTTCCTCTTCAGATAATTTATATAAACGTTTCATATCATAGCAGTAATTAACATAAGTTTTATTAAAAAACTTAAATGTATCTTTTATTTGAAAGAATAAGACATTTACTACTTGCTCTGATGGCTCAGCAATATATTTTTCAATTATAGATTTAATCTTAAGAAAATCTTCATTGCTAGCACTAGCATGTTTCCTGACAATGTTTTCATTTATTACCTCAATAAATGGAGGTAAATTAGTATCATATTCTAATGAATTTAGCATGGTAAAATTGGTGGAGCCTAGTGGGTTTACACCACTCAGTCATGATCAGTGACACTCACTTGTAGCTAGGATATTTCTATCTTTCTTTTTGGCCGCCGGTGAAAACTCCATAAAACTTTAAATAAAAATTTTTAAATTACACTCATGAATATGTTGTTTGCCATGCTCTTGTATTTTACAAAATACAAATTTATTATCACAAATGTGGCAAACTAATTCATCATTTGGACACATTTTATCGAAGTTAACGAAATGACACCACCAATTATTTTGGATGGATTTTCTATAGGCTAAAGCATTTAGAATTGATAATTCTTCATTAGATAAAAAAGTTCGATTAGTTTTGGTCATTAATTTATAGAAAAGATTTTATCGTTTTTAAATGATCCATAGCATGAGAACGTAATGTAGTATATAATATAATACACTGACAAATATTGCACATTATATGCGCATCATCTAAAAAAGTACACCACCAACTGCAACCATTTTGCTTTCTTGCAGCTAATGCATTTAAAGCTCGCACCTCAATAGGTTTTAAGTAATTCATATTAATTTAATAAGTTAGACTCAAAAGTCCAACCATTAGTTTCTGACCACTCTTTAGCATGGGATAATACTTTTTCATCAGACCAAATATCAGGATAGTCATAAAATTTTTTTCTAAAGTCTTTAAGGGACCCTTCAAAAACTATTCCATTTTGGATAATAATGTAATACATGGTATTTACTTTTTTAAAAGCCAATGTCCAACAGTATTACCATTACTATCTATAACTGGAGCCATCGTTGGACCAATAGGCAACTCTGGTTCTTCAGCTAGTTTTTGAGCAATAACCCATACTGCTTGAGCTATCTCAGCTTGAGATAACTTATTAGCACTATTAGATTCAATTTCTAATGAAAAATACATCTTAATTGTTCACAATGAAATTGGCTGTCCCTTTTTCTCGGGCTTAACAGGATTTTCTTTTTCTAAATCAGAATCGTTTAATGGAAACGGAATTATTGGAGGATAACATTTAATTTGAGCTTCATCAATTTTATCAATTTTAGAATTAAGATTATTTAAATTACTTTTAAAATTCAACTCAATAGTAGTTAAACCCAATCGAACTCCAAAAATTAAACCTATAGATAACCCTACTAATGCAAATAGTAAGGAAATTATAATATTTTTTATTCCGTTATTCTGGTGATCCATCAGAAAGCAAACCCTTCTTTAATCTATAAAGGCGAAGTCGCTCTTCATAGTTTTCTTTTTGTAATAAAAGACCAATACACTCAGTTTCTAGTTCAAGAATTTTCTTTTTTAATGAAGAAATTTCCTGCTGATATCTAGAAATTTCTTCATTAATTTCATGAAGAAAAAAATCTTGTTGAGAATATGTAGTCATTTGGATACTTTAATTACAATTTATAGATATAAAAATATTTTATGGAATAATTTTTAGATCTTTTAAAAGAGTTTTTGTTAGGTTTTCTATCTCTGGATTAGATCCGAAAAAATAAGTTGCAACTTCGGCTGCCTTATCTTTTCCTAAATAGCTGATTGATTTCTTAAGCTTAACCTCAGATTCTTTTCTGATAGCCTCTACATCTTCAATCAAATATTTAAGGACAGTTTCATCAGGTAAATGGAATGTAAATTTCATTTAGCCCCCAGAAGACAATCGTTTAACAAATAATGCTCGCTCTGATTCTGGCCAAGAATTCCAAAGTTCAACTCCAGAATCTACAGCATTAATTTCTTTAACAATTTCCCAGCCCCGCCCTACTTCGCGCTCTTCCCACTTGTTAGTTTCCTCATTACGAAACCAACCAGTATATACTTTGTCGCGGCGAGCCACTACAATCTTATTACATTTTTCGCCGGGCAATGACATTCTTTTGGAAACCTGACATTTAAACATATTGTACCTTTTTTATTTGTGTGTTCTTGACACATATTTCTTTGGATAACATTTGATTATTTTTGTAGCTAGTTTTAAATCTAATTCCTTACCAATAATTTTGGCAGTCTTTCCTACGCGCCATACAAAAACTGTATAGACATTAGATCGACCAGCACATAGATCATGTATAACGGCAAAGTGATTGCCATTATCATGACTGGTAACAAATGATTTAACAACTTTCATTAACAACTAAGTGAAGAAGAGCTCCACCCCAACTGATCAATCATTCCTCTAACAGGTCTAGAAAGATCATAATCATCAATAATATTACAGCCAATTGTATTTAATTTAGCTTCGGCTTGATAAATTAAATCAACACCAGCTTTAATCTGTGCTGCAATTTCTTTTTGCACTTTATTGTATTCTTCTTCAAGAGAAGATTTTTTGTATTTAACGTCTTCAGCAGAACAAACGTAACATACTTTTACCAAATAGATGCGATTACTTTGGGTAGCAATACCAACTTCGCCTTCATTAACAAATTTAATAGTTCCGGATCGCAGCTGATCAATTGATCTTTTAGTTAAATTTTCTACACTAATCGGATCTTCACAATCTGGATCCCAATAAACTTCATCTCCAATTTTAAACATAGTCATTATTCATCCTCTACATGACGTTTGCGAATTTGTCGAATCTCTGGACCAGAGTCTTTCGAAGTAACCTTAAACCTGGTTAAGGATGATTCAGGCATAATGTATGATTCGCCTTCAAACTCTACTACATAAACTCCGGGCTCATTTTTGATCTGACTAATAATCCAGCCTTGTTTATTTCCCAATTCTTTAGAGAGCTGCGAGCCAACATACATAACCTTATCATCTTGATAAAATGCATTAAATTTTAACATATCTCTTTCACACTTACTTTCTCCTACAGCAGTAGGAATAAATTTTACTTAACCTTTTCTGAATTCTTTACGCAACTAATTGATGTATCATACCTATTACCTTCAACTATATAGCAGGTAATAGTACTATCAAACTCATCTTGAAATCTATATAAATCAAGATTGGGTTTTACTTGTCCCATATAATAAATGCCTGCTGATTGTTGCTGTGGCGCACTATGTACTTCACATGAAGTGAGTAAAAGTAAAAACAATATCTTTATATTATTCATTCTTCTTCCTTGATAATATAAGTAAAACCTTTACTTGTAGACACGTACTCATACCCGCCTAAATGTTTTACAGTATCAATCTCACCATCATCTGAAACGATAGATGACCAATGTGATAAGAATTTTACTTTGAAAATCTTTTTATCATTAGATCTAATTAAAATTGATTGTTCAGTCATCTTCAATTTCTTCTTCGTGATAATATGGCTTTCTTCGATTAATAAATGCTACAAAAATAACCCTGATATTGGCAACTATTCGCCAAATCAATATCATAAATACTAATAATAATATAAATGATAAACGATAATGTTGATTAATAATTTGTAACAAGGTTATATTATCCGATTTCGGCACCGTCATCTGCTCCATAACATTCTGCCAATTGTAATCCATTAGTAGAAGTCATGCCTGCTAACAACATTCCATGAGAAGTTTCCCCCATCATTTGGCGCGGGGCTAAATTAATAATCGCCATTACTTTTAATCCTTCGGCTCCTTCAGGATCATAACTACTAGCAATGCCTGCCAAAATCGTTCGACTACCAATTTCAGAACCAAAGAAAACTTCTAATTTGAGAAGTTTTTTGCTCTTCGGAATTCTTTCTGCTTTTGTAATGGTACCAACTCGAATATCTAGTTTAGCAAAATCATCATAAGTAATTTCAGATTTCATTAATCTTCGATTTTCTTTTTAGAAATCTTAATGGGATTACGATGAGCTAAAGCTTCTCGTTCAGTTGCAATCCTATTAGCAAGCTTAATATTAGCATCACGAAATAAAGACTTATGAACGCCCGTTAGTGCCGTGCTGAACTTAGTCTTTTCTACCCACTGATGCTTCTTTAAATCAGAAATTAAATCCATTGCTGAGTTATTGGTAGCAGCTGGAGCATTAGCTGTTTTCTCTAAAATATCTACAGTGTTAGCTAATTTCCTACTGAAAACCTTTAATTGCTCCAAAGTCTCATTAATTTCATCTCTTAAGTTATTTGACATGTTTTACTTCTTTCCCTTGGTTCGGCTCATTTTGGTAGCTGCTTTAGTGGCAGCTGCCAGTTGTTTGTTCTTATCTGAACGTGACAGATTCATAGCTCCTGCTTTAGCAGCAAACCAATCTGTCGCATCCTTATCGCCCGCCTTCATTAGATTGCGAGCAAACTGTCGTAAAGATTTACCCTTACCTTCTTTGTGCCAACGTCCCTTTAGACGCTTGCTAGGAGTACCTTCACCAACTTGACCATTAGAATTACGATTTTCATTTGACATTTCAACTGTTCCTTTGCACTCGGTTATACCGATTCAGTTATAATTAATTTTCGAATAAATAGTTTCTTTAAATTTATTTTAAATCTTCATGCTCATTGTATTTTAGTAATACATAAATAAGAAGTGTTAACAACAAAAACATTGCAATAATTCTAAATGCAGGGAATATTGTACATAATATAGTTATTGCAAGTAAAAATGCCGCCCCAAACATAGCAATTAATAATTTTTTAATTTCTTTTTTCATTTGTTTTTAGATACAACATAAATAAATGACCAGGCAAGACAAAATATTACTGTTATACCAATAACTATTGCGACCCATGGAAAAAAGTTTATCATATAAAAATATACTGCAACTATAAAGAATAATAGTAAAGTATACACAAACGTCTTAAGTAAATGTTTTAGCTTATTCATTTCTTTAAAACACTTGACCACAATTTAGTGCCACCTAAGAAATCCCAGCATTGCTTCCAAATTTCGATTTGTCGTTCATTAGGGCTTGGTACTCGCTGTTTTTCGTTCATGATTTTTCCTTATGCATTGCAGGACCGGCAAACCAAATAAAAAGTGGTTTAGTAAACTTAGGACCATGATCTCTTAACCAACCAGTTAACATCCAGAAACCTAACATTAGATAAAATACTAATGCAAATATCCAAAGTAAAATAGCTAGTAAAATATTCTTAATAAGAGACATTAATTCCTAACCGAGGATGATTATACTGCGCGATACTGAAGCTGGTCCCTTAGGTGATAGTTATTATTAAATAATAACTGAATGATTTAAATCATTCTTGGCTAATAATATTAATATATTATTTTACTCTAAGAGAAACATAGTCATCTTAGCTGCCCTTGTCAATCTGCTTCTCTCCTGCCTTAATTTTATTAAATATTAAGGCTCCGGTTCTGAACGACGTTGACCTTCGTTATTTCGATTACTCTAATAACTTTCTCACCCACAATCCTCAGGCGAGTTTCATCGTAGACTCCCCCGTTACTCGATGGGAAGGGGCTTACAGCATATTATTCTGTATTATTTGTAATAGTACTCATAATAAAAGAGCGGGCAGCTTCCATCATGAACGCACTATTATGTAATGGTTGATTACATTGTTTATTTAAACGCCCATATTTAATGGCTAAAGTTTTTGCTTTTAATTTAAAACGAGCCAGATCAATAGCTAATTGTAAATTTCTTTTATTAGCAGCTATAGGATCATCATTTAATATTTTAATGCGTTCATTATGAAGATGATTAATATGACGAGACATAGATGAATATGTCGTACTATAAAAGCTTTGCCATCCTTTATTAATACCACGAACATAGACAATTCTTAATGAACCAATAAAGAACATTAAAAACAAAATTATTAGTATGATATGCATTATTTATTAATATTATTTTGTTTATTTATAATAGATTCAATATTTTTGATTTCAGTTAAAACTGCAGAAATATCTTCAATGTGTTTATTATGAAGATTACGGATATTTTTTGATAAAGGTAGAAATGTTGTATTATAACATTTTTTCCAACCAAGTATATAAACAGTTCTTAATAAGATTATATTTAATATAATCACTATAATATACATTTAAATATCTTCTGATGATATAGAATATGACCAAGTCTTAAGATCAGCAGTAGCATGCTCAGGACCATCATCGCTAGAACATTGTAAAATTTTACGCATATTATTATCTATGCTTTGTTCTAAAGAAGTAATTAAATCATATGATTTATCATCATTAAGATCATATTCTACTTCAACCAATATCTTAACAGCTAATTTATTTTTCATTTTTATTTCTAAATAACTTATTGAGTTCAAAAAGTTTATTAACTGCTTCTACATATTCTTTTTGTTTAATTATTTTCTTTAAAGATTTCCAATAGCTTTTTGAAACTGCCGCTATAGCTTCTTCTCTTTTAGAAACTTTAAAAGGAACCTTAAGTCTCATCTTAGTCACCAAAACCAGTATCTTCAAAAGAACGATCTCGATTTAATACCGGTAAGTGACGATTGTTAAGCTCATTTTTTTCAGCACTAGAAAGACGTTCCCGCCAAATGTAATCCATCACAGTTCTAATTTTTTCAGCAATACAATCATCGCCATGATTGTCTAACTGTAAGGTTTGCTTTTCTAATTGCTTATAAAGTTTTAAATGCACGGAATTACTTTCTTAAAGAATTGGATTTATAGAATTCTTCTATTAATTTTATTATTAAATTCTTTTGAATTAAGGTTAAATCACAAAATACATCCAGCATTTCTAATGCTGAAAATCTATCTGAGTCTTCTAAACCATGGTATAACTCTAGCCACCTATTATACAACTCCATTGTTTGAGAAGATTGTTTAATAGGATCGTGACTTACATCTTTGTAAGTATTTCCTTTAACAGTTATTGGCGGTATAATTTTAAATACTTCGCTATATTCTGCTGGTCTATCCGTTGGGCGTTCGTCATCTTTTGCCATAACTTTATGGCAAATTATCACTACATCCTATTAGCTCTTGCCACCTAGCTTCTATCAATCTAGCATAAGTAATACAGTAAAGACCATAACAACCCAAAGCAAATCCGTCATTTACTTCTACTAATAAAGTTTGCCCTTCAGTTGTTACACCAAAATCTAAAGAGAATCCTCGAGGTTGTTTTGAATAAGCTTTTACTGCAGTAATAACAGTATCTTTATTAAGAGCTTTGGACCAATCACCTTTGTATAATCTTACTCCAACAATTTCACCATCTTGAATAAAGCACCTATATTCACTCACAAATGAAACAACATCTGATACCCATACCTCAGTATCTGATTCTTGAGTAGCAATGGATAGCCTATCACCAACTGATGCTTCCCAAACAAATCCAGTAAATAGTTTATGAGCAACTGGTTTAATGAAACATTTGCTCTTGGATTGTCTAATTTCTCCAATAGTACTTTTACGGATAGATCGACCTAGCCATGGCATTAACTCTTCTGGATAATCTAAAGGTTTAGGAATGGGTTTATTTAATAGTCTTAGAGCCTCCCAGACATCACCAATAAATCCTACTATGCCTACTTCTGGACCCAAATCCTTCAGATCTACAATATCACCAAACCCATAAAAAGGAACAGTTTCTACACCTAGATTATAAAACCCTTGATAAGCATTAAAAGTATTAATGTCATCTGGATAATTTTCTTTGTGTCTGATGTAGACTTTATTTAATAACATTAAGTTATATATAAGCTTTCAAGTTAAAGAGTTTTTCAGCGTTATTAATAACTTCTTGAAGAGAATCAAAAATCTTTTCGTGCTCTATTACTTTAAGAGTATAAAAAGGTTTCCATTCTTTTTCTGAATTATCAATTATGCTGATACCATAACAGGTATAATAGTGACCTAGATCTATTGTAAATTTACCATAATTTATAACTAAAAGATCTTGGCTAAGAAAACCTTTACTAAAGTGTTCTGATTCATCTGGGTACATACTATAAAGATCATACGTAACAATTCCTCCCTTAAAATCAAGCTCTGAATATTTCATTTTAAAATAATTTAAATTTATTTTCTAATCCACATTCAGCGCTGATGATCGTTTTCATATCATCATGATCAATTTTGATAATCTTATATCCACGATCTTCACATTGCTGACCAATATTGATCATACATTGTTGATCTTTATCACAAGATGTTATTACAGTTTTGTTTCCCTTATCACTATAAGTAACTTGAGAAACTGTTCCATTTGATTTAATAAAATAACCAATAGTAAACCCAATTACAATAAGTAAAAATGATTTCATTTTAGTTAGATTCCTGGTGAAGTTCCGCAATTTGCTTTACGTAATGTAATGCAATACGGCGGGCATTTTCAATTTGCTCTTGACTTAACTCTTGACCATTAATCAATTTTTCTGCAAACATAGAACCAACCTTGGCATGAGCCGAAGAGAATCCCCTGCTATTAGCTTGAGTGGTTCTACGATGACTTTGCTCTTCTTTAGTTTGCAGATGATACAGATCAATCATGGCTTTCTGAACTGCCTTGTCATTGCTGACCAGGGTCCACCACTGAATGTCGTATGAATGTTGCTTAGTCACGGTCATGTTTCCTTGTTTATCGTTGTTTGATAACTAGGTACCGACCGTTAAATGATGGGATGTTTCTTTCTGGTTTCTGTTTTACTTTGGCTGGACTTTATCAGTCTGTAGTCTCCAGCCCCCAATTATCCAGATCCAGTCTTGACATAATGTAGTAATCACGACGTGAACGATTTTCCATATCCTTATTATACAGATCCCAAATTTCTAATAGCTCATCAATAGAGAATCTACCACTATTATTAAAAGCTTTATTAGCTTCAATACATCGACCTTCCCATTGATAGCGATTAGCTAATAGCCAACGAGCCTCTAGTATTAAAGCATTATCAGTAAATATATTATTGGTAAGTAAACCTATGGGAGCAATTAGTAGTTTCATGTTAAAAATTAGTGCTACCCTATTTACGTAGGTAGCAGAAAGGCTAATACTTTACATTTAGTCTTTTTGTTCTCGTTTAAAAGACGTTCAAGTTTCGCCTCAACGGAATACCTTAACGCGGTTATTCAATACGACTGCTAAATATGTCCAGCAGCAGACAATTTTTCCATGTTTTGGCAACCATGTTTTACAAAATCTTCAAAAGAAAAGTATGATTTATTTGTGTTGCAAATACTACACATGGTATGTAAATTATCAAGAGTATCTTTTCCGCCTTTACAAGAAGGTATAATATGATCTCTTGTCATTAAGATTAATTGACCATTGTTTTCTACATGGTACATATTAATATGTGGAGTATCTAAATGACATTTAGTAAAATGTTTATGGTGGATGCACCACTTACAAGCATTAACATTTTTGATTTTATGAGACTGTACTAGAAAAACAGATCCTTTTCTATAACAAGTTACACAGGCATGATTTTTTGAAAAACAATTTAATCTCTTGGAACTAGCACTAACTTTAATAATTCCGTGCTCTGTTTGGACTACAATTTTTCTCTTACCTTCACCAATTAATGGTAAAGTGGATGCAAAATCTAATTTTGTAAAAGTAAACATTAAACTATCTTATTACCATATCTGGCTGGCGGAGCAAGTACTGGTTTTATTTGATTATCTTCTTGTTTAATTGGTTCTTTAATAGGATATTTAGGGGCAGTTTTCCCGCAGGCTGCTGTTAGTAACATTAGCAACAACAACCAGCGGAAAGCCATCTTTATGCCCGTCCCCGATTATAGTAGAGGTGCACCTTAATAGGCTGTTCTAATTGAATATGTGGCTTAGGCTCTTCATATTCAGGTTGAAATTCTGGTGGAGAGTGATACTCCTGACAGCTATTCATATAGCCGGCACCAAATACAACCAATAGAATTAATAGAAATTGCTTCATTACTTATATGAATTAATATTGATTCTTAATCAAGAAATTCATTTCCTTAAATATAGGATCCCCGCCGTTATATGATGGGAGGAAACTCCTAAATTTAATTAAGTATATAGGATAAATACTTGATCGTTCCAAGTATTAAAGTTAATTCTACAAATGAAATAAGAGTAATAGTTGCTAAACTATTAAATAATATTTTTGAATTAAAACGATTACTTAGCTTGTGCATTTTGCAGGTCAACTAATTTAGCAATTGATTCTTCATTATAATTAATTAAATTTTGAAGAAACAATTTGGAGCTATCATCAGTAGCTTTAGCCAGACGATTTGTTAAGAGAGTATTTTCCCTATTTAGATCGTCTATCTCTTTTTGTAAAACAAAAATATTATTCATTTTAATCTTTAGATGGGAATTTATTTTCTAGTATAGAATATGCCCAAGACCATAGTAACATAGAAATCATTATTCCTACCCACCATGATAAAAAAGCACCGCATGTTGGCATTAACAGATTATTAATTATAATTGATAAAGTAGTAGTAACAATACCAACAGTAAATAAGATTCCAACCAATGTTCTATTCATATAGATAAATTACCAAAGTTTGATCAAAAAATGGTATAGAACATATAAAAGTCCACATACCAAACTTCCGCTAAGTAATACTGCTACTACAAAAAAGGTACCAATCGCTTTGAATAAATTGCGCCCCCTTTGTTTCTTTATCATAAATTTATCTTCAATATTTGCCATAATTATTTACCATCTTTTAAAGTCCATACGTTTATTTAATAACCAATTAATAAGTTTAGCAATTTGTCTTGCCGAATAACCTTCGGTTTTTAATTTTAAAAAAAATAGTTAAACGTTTAATAGCTTGTGGATTAGATTTAGCAACCTGAAGTAAATCTTTCTTTCTGATTTTACTTGGATTAGATAAATCTAACATAGATTTTTAAATTATTTCTTTTCTTTTAAAGAAGAAAACTTAGGTGGTATTACCTCTTCCATTTGAAGAGGATTACCTAAAGATTTTACAAACAGTTTTTTACCACAAGAACAAGAAAAATAATCGCCTAATCTTACAGTAAAGATAGAATCTACTTCAAATTGACTTTGACAACCAGGACAATTCATAAGATATGTTTTATTCATAGGAAAAATCCAGAATAAAATACCTTAGAAATAGTACCAGTAACAGCAGTGATTGCTTGCCCTTCAGGCTCTACCTTATATTTATAAAGGCAACAACAATCTTGTCCTGAAGGATCGACACAATACTCTGGCTTGGAACATACCGCTTCAGAAAGCCAAAGCATAGAAGCATTGTTATCATCAACATTAATAATTTTATGGCAGGCAGCTTTTAAATGCTTCTCCCATTCTGGATGAATGGCTAAATCTTCATCTGGAATAATAAAGAAATAAACGTTATCAGGAACCTCATTATAAACCAATAAACTGCTAGTTTCCATAATTAATTCTTTTCTATTTAAACCATTCCATTATTACATTTTGCCACAAAGAAAGACACATTAGAGTAAATACAATAGCTAATACCCACTCAAGTTCATCTATAGGAAATCTTCTAATCCACATGTATAGCATACATAAACTAATTAGTATTAGTACTAGAAACCATACAGACATTATTTATCTTCTAGAGGGAACATCTCCCAATTATCTAAATATTTTAATCTTTTTAAATGATGCTGACAAATGGGGTGTTTCTTACCAGAACAATTGATTGTATCAGTACATCTAACTAAAGCTACAGCTTCATTATTATCTGGAGTCGGTTCACCATCTGCATCAATCCACTGAATAGTACATTTCATTTTAATGATCGGTACAGCACCAAAGATTATTTGGTAAGCTTCCAAATGAGGGGAATGAAGGGATTGTACAATGACGAATGTTATTACCTAATGAATTTTGCTCAAGATAAATAGGAGGGGCATTAGTGACTTCAGAACACTCCCAAGCATTAGGAGCTGGTGTAGAATTACCTTCCCAAGTAAATACTGCCATCGTACAAGCAAAACCTTTGCTAGAAGGATTGCAGGTTTCCTGTGGCACTGAACCACCTTCGCCACCAGAACCAGCATTGTCTGCAATAATTGCTCCACCAATATTGCTACCACCATTAGTGGTGCCGGAAAGACCATCTTGATTCATTCCTCCGCTATTTGGGTTGGTTCCACCAGTTGGATTATTACCACCATTATCATTAGTTCCTCCAGAATTGGAACCGCCAACTGTCATCCCGGCAGTATTTTTATCTCCAGCTTCTCCAGAAGAAGTTTCGCCTGCTTGATGCATATTGGTTGTAGCAGATTTTTCTTCGGCAGTAAAGGCAGCACCACTACAACCGATTAACGTCACAACTGAAATTAGAAGAATGTTTTTCATTTTATAGCGTGACACTACCGTTAGCGGATGGGATCTCTCCCTACTCAGGCACATAATAACACTAGAGTCTATTTAATTAAGACTCTTATCAGAGTTATTTCTCTTCTTCATATTAGATTGATATTCTAATAACTCTTGATCGGAGCTTAATGTAACGATTTGAACATATTTAGATTTTGCAATACCACGAGATTGCAGTGTATTTTCATATATCTTTTTTGCATTATTCTTGGCAGTTTCTTCATCTAGAGATCTAATGAAAATATTAGACTCAAGATTATTATAATCTACAAGAAGGAATTTGCAACGATAAAGATTCATATTTTTGTTTTAATTGGTCCGCCAGGAGGGACTTGAACCCCCGACCTAAGCCGTATAAGGACCCCGCTCTAACCAACTGAGCTACCGGCGGAGAATAAATCTATTACTTATTAATAGGGTGAGTATGTCTCATTACACCTACAGAATATGGTTTATCTCTTAAAAATCTTGGTCTAATACCATCTCCACCATAATACCGTTTAGAAAACACATTGCCATCTTTTTTCCAAAGAACAGAAACATCATCTCCAAAAACTGATAAAACTGTACCATAAAATCCCGGTTTTTTTAGTTCCCAAACTTCATCACCAACTTTAAAATTATACAGCGACTCACTCATTTATTTAATCTTTCTAAATTCAATTAGAAACTCTTTGCTGATTTCTTTTATCTTATCAGAATTAATTTCTTCTGGATTTAAATCTGCAAATTTAATCTTTAAGTTTCTTATAATGTTTTTGATTGTTAAGAATCTTTGTTCAGCCTTAATATAATTGGAATATTCTCCAATCCAAATACTTTTGCCGCAAATATAAAACTCAACAATATTTTTAAAATCAGATGATACGTATTGTTCAACCATTAAAGAGAATTTGTTTATTTCATATTTAAATTCTTTTAAGATAAACTTTTTCATCTACAATGGTTTACAGTCGTTTAGTTCCCTCTGAGACAAGGTCCACTCGTCAAGATAACTATACCATTGCTCTACGTTTTTTAAACTATGACTATATGTCACATTTCTTAATTTATTAACGCCAACATTACAGCGACAAGTGCATTCAGATTGTTCGTCTAAACAAAAGAACATACAACTGTCAAGCACTATAGTAAAAGTATTTTCGTTAATTTCTTGAGCAGATTCTAAAGTTTGAAATACCTTAGCAATTGGTTCTTTTTCTACTTCATTAGCGCTTACTACAGAGGTATTCTGAGTGCAACTATATAAGAAAAGAGATAAAGCTATAGGTCGTATATTCATAATTTAGCCAGTCTGTCTTCAATTTCTGGTAAAGAAAAGAATCCCCTCAAAACGGAAAGGTTACATTTGGAAGGATCTTCTTCATAAGAATGAAAAGACTCTTGATGAAAGAGGGTCCTTAAATCACCATGCCCTAAAAAGACGCCCACAATAGTATGATTATCAAAAGGAATCACGCTCATTTGACCCTTTAATCTTGCTAATTTAGATAGCAGATCTTTTAATTCTTTGGCTTTTAAAATCTTTTCTTCCATTTTAATAATATTGTCTTAGTGGGTTATTAGTGCAAGAATAACAAATAAATGTGTTATCTAATTGATTAGGAATAGAATAATGAAAATATTGGCTGCAACACTTACAGCTAGAACCTTCAGGTTGCTTTTTTAATAATTTATTTTTTAAACCTTTAACATCATAAGCGTCTATCCAGATACATTTGGACTCAAAAAATCTTGAAATATCTTTTACTACTTCTCGATAAGGAGTATTTTGCATCCATTTATCTTGGGCAAAGGAAGAGTGTAAGGTCCACTGATCACAATTCTCAGAAACTTCTGAGGTAAAACTTACTGCGATATGTAGCAGATTTTTTTGGAGATCATATTCTTTAATAATGATTATCCCAATACCTTCTACTATAAAAATAGTTCCAGTATAATCATGATAGGAGAATATAATTTCATCTTCTAAAAATAACTCTTCTTGATTCATTTACATAAATCCATTTGATAGTTTAAGCAAGAGTAAGTTGTACATTCTTTAGTGGCAAGACATTTACTAGCAATCCTATTAAACTCTTCTTTTTCTCCAAATCCATTTCGGATAGGATGTTTTAATTTATCTTCAACATCTAATTTATTAAGAAACTGATAAACTTTTGAAGACTCATTTAAACAAAGGTTTTCATTATGTTTTTCTTCAACACATGAAAAGTATTCTTTTAATGCTAAGTCTGTTAGATCATCTGTGCTGACTGGTTTAAAGTAAACCATTAAGCCAATTGCGATAATGATTAACAAAATTGCAAACAAAAGAATATATAATCTTTTCATTTAAAAACAAGGTTGAGGAACACTGTGATAATTATCGTTCTAATAATTAAATGATTTAATCATCTTTGGCTAACAATTATTTTACTATTGTTTTACTCCAAATTACTTTAGCTACCCTTATCAGTTAACTTCTCTCCTGCCTTAAATATTTAAGGCTCCAGTTCTGAATATATTACTGATCTTCGTTATTTTACTTACGTTAATAACTTTTCACCCATAATCCTTAGGCGATTTTAATTAAAAGGTGTTTTTTGATTTAAACTTAAATCATGGGCAAATAACACCAAACCTAAATATTAAGCAGGTTTTTATTATCAAGCGGATATTTATAGTTATGCTACAGCATTATTAGATGCTAGCACTTGTCGATCTCTACATATAGCCTGTACCATATGTATGATTACTTGCTTGATTAGTCCTATTAGATTGAAACAAGTTTGCAAACTTGTTGATGTAATCTCACTAATAGAAATTGGTGTTTTTGGGAGACCACCTAACCTACTTTGGATTAGCTCTCGACCGGAATATCCGAACGACGGCGCACCCCGCCACCCTTACCTTTAGTGATGGTAAAGATCGACTTCTCACCAACCGAGTTGTTCTGAATGTACTTACGAGCCCGTTCAGTAAGAGCTGCATGGTTAACAGGCTCCGCATTCATAGCAACCGTAATTGCTGCACACAAGGCAGGCATCGAAATTGCCGTACCAGGGTACTTATCAAACGCAGCATGAGCCGCATCTTCAAATACCGCACTCTCAGTCTTTTCCGCAGCAATAAGGCTATCCAACTCTGCCTTAAAAGCAGTAACCGAAGCCTTCGTATCCACAGCACCATTCTTGTTACGCACCACAACATTAGAAAGATTCATTTTAATTTCTCCTTTTATTTTGATATTTACCATACCGTCCCGGAAACCGGTAACGCTGATTCATATCTTACATCTTATCTCTTCATCCGTTAGCGGATGGGAAGCTCTACAGGTTTGTTAAAACTTCCGATTTACTTATAAATTATTTTATTGTCCTTGGATTCTAAATACTGCCAGGATTCGCGTAGGTAATGCCCTAGTAAAAATCCAGCAGCTAAAGCTAGAATAACCCATAGTTTACTACTTTTTCTGTTCATGACATTCATGCATTTTTTGATAATTTTGATCGTAAAGATAATAGCTTAACGCTATTAAAGTTATAGCAAGCCCATAAAAAACATGAATGAAAAATACTTTTAACATAATTATATAAATGCTTTTAATTTTAAAATCTTTTTAAGGGCAGATGTAACCTCTTCTATAGATTTTACAGAATCAAATATTATTAAATTAACTACAGAATCAGTTCCAGAATAATATATAACATGTCCATTTGCCATTATTCTACTAGTTCTATGTAAAATCCACCAGTTGTCTTTTGAGTTAAAATGAAATCTATGATCCGATTTATCGCACTCTAAAAAGGGGCTAATCAACTCAAAACAATAAGGACAATTATTAGGAGCTTCCATCTTATATAAATGCTTTTATTTTTAAAACAGATTTAAAAATAGCAATTGCCTCTTCTATAGATTTCTTGGACTCAAATAATATTATATTTTCTTCATTAGAGAAATAATATATAGAATATCCATTTACAATAATGTGATTGGTCGTATCCATTAACCACCAATAACTATTGGAATGCCAATAGAAACTGTGATCTGATTTATTACAACGTGAATCTGCAATTTTACTTAATAAATCTCCACAATAAGGACAAATGCTTAATGTCATAAATTCAAACTATAATTGATGTTTTCTGGCAGCAGGAGCCGCATCATATTTATGATCATAGCCACAAATATTACACTCATTATAATCTGCCGGAAAAATATTGGCAATAGAATTTTTCAAATCCGGCACTTCTGATTTAACTTCTTTTTGAGAAGAAACAAGAGTCAAAGTTGGTTTAAAATAATCTAAAACAATCACATCTTTTTCGTCCCAGATATCAGGAGTTTTAGACTCACCACGGTTTCCTTTAACCCAAGGACAACCACAACAATCACAGAATCCATCACATTTTGGATAGCTAGGTTTTATAGAGAAGCGAATAATGGTATCTGCCCCACAATCAGAGCAAATAGCACCAGGTATACAATTCTCATCATCCCAAGTAGGATTAGACATAATTAAAAATATCCTTATTGTTAGTTTAAGACGTTGCCACCAGGACATTACTTTTAACGTAAACGTCCTTGCCGAATAATAAAAGTTACTATAAATACAAACATAACAAATAGTAGAAGTATCATTGGTGATAACCTATCTTTTCAAAATCATATTGATCATCATTGCGATGAGCATAAAACCAAACAACATCTACAAACCAATTATCAGTTCCCTGTTTATTGGTAGCATAGGCGGCAATGATATATGGAGAATCTGCCTGTAGATATTCATCACGAATTTTGATAGCTTCTGCGTAAATCATTTGTTACCATTGAGGATCATTATTTTCATTACGAAAATAATCTACCCGTTTATTATCAAATGACTTACGATCGCGATCTCTATTCTTGGGACGTCGACTTGATGATTCTTCAAACATACGTCGCTTCTCGCCCTTCGGCGTTTTGTTATGCCAACCTTTGATTTTACTGCCCATGATATATTATTATAATTCCTTTTACTTAAACCAATTTTTTAATCTAACTAAATTACTAGGATTAGTATATGCTTTAAAATAAATTACACCTATACCAACCAATACAACTGATACTAAAATCCAATCTGTTTTATTTTTAAACATGATATCTTACATATCAATGAAGAATCCGCCCGCATCACCATTCTCTCTGGCATCTTTAGCAAGACCTTCCATAATAACCCAATTGCCTACCGCTTTACTTACCGGTAATGAATTAACAACAACTTCAATAGAGTCTGAAGGTCCACTAAATCCTTGGTCTTGATACCATTGTAAAAAGTCTTGACGACATTTTTGCTTTAACGTATCACTCATACATAACCAATAACTTACTGGAGTTTTGGTTTCTCTTGATTTCACTCTTAATAAATCAAAAGCCACAGCATTAAAATTGGTAAATTCTTTTAATTCTTGTTTAGAAAACATTCTGTCTTAGCCGCGAGAAAAATGAGAATGAGATTGCTTAGCTTTAATTCCAAAACCAATCTTACCTGATGCTGCTCCAAGCTTCTTAGTAGCAGCGCTCTTTGGCTTTCGCAAGATACGGGCAATAGAATCTTCACGAGTAATAAAGGTAGTTTGAGCAACCCCTTTGATTAAAATCCTAGTATGAATTACTTCACCATGACTGCCAGGATAACCAGAGTACAAGCGATTGTCAACCCAGCGCTCAGCATCTTGATGTAAGTTGAAAGAACCAGACTCTAATTCTGTACCATCAGCAGAAAGAATCTTGGCAATAACCGGCTTGCTGCTCGAAGGCTCACTTGCCTTATTAATGCTTTCTTCAGCCTTTTGAAGACTACGAACCATCATATGGGCAAAGACTGCATTAGTAATTTCTTCTAATCCAATTTGGGGGCTCAAGGCACCACTGTCAATTTTGGCTAAGATTGGAGAAGTAATTGATGCAACTTCCCCGGTAGTTAAATACTCTCGATACTGCGCCAGAAAACCTTCTGCGGCAGATGTAGTAGTAGCCTTTTTGATAAAAACCTTAAAAGAAGTCTTACGTTCAGTCATTTGTATTTTATTTATATACCTTGTAAGTTGAGTGTTACTGCCGTTATGTGATGGGGAGATTTAAATCCCTACGGATTGAATCTGCAATAGCATTATCGGGACCACTATAGATGATAATCTTCTGACTGTATTCTTTAGTGATCTCGGTGTTGATAGTTACTTCAATAAAGATTTGAGTATGCCTATCTTTTTTAATGTCTTTAACTTCTGTCTTGTACATTTAATTTATCAGCAAATTATTCTTTAATACTATCTTTAAGTAGATTTAAAATATCTAATTGCTGTTTAAGTAATGGAGCCACTGCTTCAGTATATGAACAACTAGGATCTTCAGTTTCAATATATCTATCAGTTAATCTAGAAATATTATACCTAATATTATCTAAGGCTCCCTGACAATGATTTATAAATATATTTTGGTCCATTTAATTCCTATTTATTTTAGTAAAATGCTTTAAGTTTAGCAAGCTTTTCTATAGTAGAATTTATTTCATCCAACTCTATAATATGAAGGGGAGTCCACCCACCCCAGTTAAGTATAGTATAAGAACATTTGTTTCCATCCCTTTTAATACTAATGGTAATTTTAGCATTAGTATGCCACGCATATAATTCAAACATAGTGTTGGAATAAAAATAAAATGTATGACCTATTGATGCCATACAAATGGATCTGTAACCAAAAACATTTGTGGCATTAGTATTTACTGTTAACTTTGTATTACAGATTGGACAATTCATTTAAAATTTTTAATTACAATATTTTTTAACTTATTAACAATAAGTATTTGATTTTTTAAACTATCTTGCACTGAACATAGATAATTCTCATCATCAAAATCAATTGAGTCCAATCTAGCTCGATAAACTTTCTGATGTTTTTCTTCTAAAGGAGGAATAAGTTCATCCAATTCTTTAATGATGGAATCAAATATTTGTTTCTTGGTTGCCATAATCATTTTCTCCCGCCGTTATAAGATGGGAACCTAGTATATTTTTAATAAATAATTTTTACCATAATAATACATATTATGTATGAATAAAAAGCCAGTCAAGCTGCCCGAGGTAGAAGAGTCATTTATTACAAAAAAAGACTTATTAGATAATAATGTCTTACCAGACAATCCAGTTAAGTTTAAGCCTTCAAAAATAAAAAAACCAGTTGTAGTTACTACCTATATAGAGCCTAAAGATTTATTAAAGGAAAAATTTATCAATTTCAAAAACTTTGTTATTGGCAGTTTAATCGGAAAAAGCTGTCAAGATTGTGGAATTGATGACATCAAATTATTAGAATATGATTACATCTGCCAACAAAAGTCTATACTAAATTGTTTAGCTATACCCCGAACTGAATTACAAACAATATTAGATAACTCTAATGTTAGATGTTTAAACTGTCAAAGACAATCTGGTAATATTTAAACTAGACTAAGTCATGCAGACAGACAAGCAGGGCATAATGTTCGTCATGTTAAATCGCATGAATAACAAACTAGCTTGTTTACTGCTATTTTAGTTTCACTGAGGGGCGTGTAAATATACGCACTCACGCACGCTTGTGCATGATCTTTTTATCCATCGGAAAGAAAAAGAAATTTACCAATCTTTTTAAGATAATTATTGTTGTAAAATAATGACGCTATTACGATACAAATCGACATAAATACTAAAGCAAAAAATCCCAACCAACTAAATAAAACATAAAAGAAACAATTATTAGCTGTAAAGCCAGCTCCCTTTTTATTTAGGATCCTAAGAAAAATCCCTAGTGGGAATAACCCCGTCATATATAATAAGATTATGGTAAGCATTTAATTTTACCTCAAAACTTGATAGTACATCCCTTAAGAATACCACAACAAACTGCGCCATCTACCCACTCCTTATTAGGATTCTTGGCAGAGAATTTAGTGCTGAAAGTATAGTCATCACCACAGGTAAAGAAGGCATAGCCTCCAGTTGTTATTTGGGTAAAACCTGCCTTGTGTAAGGTTTCGGTTGACATGTCAGGAGCTGTACAAGCCAACAAGCTCAAAGCTGCAGCCAATAAAATATAACGTTTCATTTAGTTTGACGACCTTTCTGAGACCGGAGGTCCCACAACCATTTCAATTTCAAGTGAGACGCCCTCACGAACCACTACAACTGTCCGTGAATGATTGCGCAGGGCACTAGCCGCTACATAATCATCCCAAGTATTAATTTCCTGCCCATTGACAGAAACAATTTGATCGCCCACCTTGACACCAGCCCGCTCAGCATGACAACCAGGCATCAAACCTAAAACGGGAATTCCTTTATTTTCCATTTCTTAACTCACAGTATTCAGTGTTACAATTCAATGAGTGAACTTCGTTGTTGTATTTAACGTCACAGTTAGTAAATTTTCCCGGACCTTGACAGTAAACTGCCTGACACTCCAGCTTCATTTCACGGCACCAAACTTCAGCAGCATTTACATTTTGTGAAGTAAAAACATGATTGGTTGCTTTAAACCAAGTCACCCCAATCATAAAACCAAAATAAATCACAAGACCTATTACTATAGTTGATAGTATATTATAAAGAAATTTTACTAGTTTCATAATTTAAATTGCTTTTTGATTTCCTGTAACATTTCTACGTGTCGGCACTTATGTGCTCGCCGATACCCCTCACAGTCACAATAAATCTTATTCTTTATTTGAAGAGAATATCTGGTATACTCAGCGTTCTCAGGGGAGTCTTTGACTGCCACCCACAAATCTGTACGATTACCAACTGGTCGAAACCAATAACTGTTATCCTGATATTGTACAGAATACATTTTCCTGTTAATAGGATCTAGGTCTGAACAGTCGGCAATAATCATTGTGACGAATTACTTAACTCATCTTCAATAAGATCTAAAAGATTTCTAGTAAATGAATTATAGATAAATCCAGCATTAGGTTCCCAACCATCAGAAAATGTGGTTGATTCTTCTTGAAATTTAACCCACACTTCTCCATTTTCAAATTTAACATCTTTGATAGAATGAAGAATATCAATAATTTCTTGGGGCGTTTTAGGTATTTTGGTTTTCATTTTAAAAGGTGTTTTTAGACTCACATATATAAGCCAAGGATCATAACACCTAAACCACAATAAGAAAGCGGGTGTTTATGGAGACCACCTAACCTTTTGTTTGTACTTTAGTTTTGTTCGATTGGAATATCCGAGCGGCGCCGAACTCCACCGCCTTTACCTTTAGTGATGATAAAAACTGACCTATCACCCTCTGCATTAGTATGTAGATAGTTTCGAGCCCTACCCGCTAGTTCAGACCAATTGTCTGGCGTAGCAGCCATAGCATTGACGATATGAGCGATGAGAGCTGGCATCGGGATAGAGGTGCCTGGTTGAGAATCAAAGACAGCGTGGGCGGCATCTTCGAAGATAACAGCTTCAGATTTTTCTTGCTGAGTTAGATAATCCAGCTCAGTTTTGAAAGCTGCCAAAGAAGCCCGAGTATCAACCAAACCACCTTTACGAACAACTACCTTATTGAGATCAATCATGTGCAATCACTCCTTTTATAGTTTCATTTTGAGAATCATTCCGGAGGCGGAAGCCGCTGCCGTTGACTCTCAATAAATACACTACTCCGTTAAAGGATGGGAGTTCTTGTCATTATTGCTACGTCAGTAGTTCTGACTATTCATTGTTGCTACAGGGGAAAGATTGTCTGTGTCATGATGTCACGCCGTGGACATTAGGTACACGTTTGCCGTTAGATGATGGGAGATTAATTTTGGCCAAAAAAAGCTCCCTTAAGGAGCCTTTCAAACACACGCCTGCGTTCGCGTACGTGAGTATGTATTAAACGATACCTTTGCGTCGCATGTCGATGTCATCCGACAGTAAAGACTTTACCTCTTCCATTGCACTAGACATAAACAGACTGCCTTGCTTATCTGGCGTCAGCCAGAAATTACCTGGTCGTTTATCCTTAACATAGCCAAACGCTAATAATAGATTAGCTTCAGCTGTTAATAATTCATCTACTAATTTAATTTGTTTCTTAGTAAGTTTCATTTGTCTTTTATTGATTTGATTAAATTCAAATTGATGGATTTAATCTTAATTAAATGATCCGCAATCTGTCGACTCACCAAATTCAATTGATTTTGTCGAGCTTGATCGGTTAAATAACTACGTGAATACTTCAAGTAGTTTTCATACTCAAATAATAATTCTTCTAATCTATTCATTTATACTTAGCTTCAATTTGAGACATTCTAGTTAAAGCAATTTCTTCATCTAAATCAGGAGAAGCATTTTCGGTACATCGCATGTACCTTACAGCATCTTCCAATGACCAGCCTTGAGCTTGCTTTCTCATTAGGTCTTTCTTGAACGCCAGAAGCTCTTATAGGTCGCAATTCTCTGCCCGATAAAAAGCCTCAGGCATTCTTGATAAAACCTTATTAGCAAACGTTTCAGGATCCATATTCACCAAACATCCTCCGAGTAAAGCTCTCCTAACTTATGACCAGTAGCACGAGCTGTAAGCTGATTAGCAGCCATAGCTACAGCAAGACTTTCCTTCCTAGTGAGGTAATTTCCCTCGTTATCTAGAAAGCCCTGGTCGCGCTTGCGGGCGTCTACGTACTTAATTCCGAGCGTTGTCCCAATAAGCCTAATAACATCGTTATGTCGATTAGGTTTAGGCAGTGACCAAATCTGTCCTTGAAAGCGGATGGCTACGTGGGTGATTGTGCGCATATAGAAAGATACAGTGACCCGTTAGAGGATGGGACTAGCAAAAAACTGTGTCAAAGATGGTAGCAGATCTCTTTTAATATTAATACAGATATACACGTATTCGCATGACAGGTAAATGTTGCAATAGTCAGAGTCGATAAACTCAATAGCAATTGACATGCCATGTTCCCAGTTGCTAAAACATTTTCCATTATTAGCTGTGGGAGCTTCCAGAATTATTTGAAGGCACTCAGACAATTGCTTGAGTGCGAAGTTGCCTTCATATCTAATATCTGTATTACCCACAGAATTATTAATGCGAATGAATCCATCACTAATTTCTATGTGAGAGGATTCATTAATCTGAAATGTATTATTCATGTATTATTTATCTACACTTCTATTGATGTTCATGAGCCATGGTGCCCAAGTAGATCGTTCATCTAGATTAAATTTAATTAATCTGCCAATCTGAATAAACAACCGTACAGATAAAAGAATCACAATATCAGGCATATCAGATAATGCTCCACCCACTTTATCGACATTAGCTTCATTATTGGCATCTAACTCTGCCGCCAACTCCTGACACAGAATGCAAGCAACAATTAGTTTATCTGCAATAGATAGTTTATCTGATAGCAAATCAGAATAATAACCCTTATCAATAAAGGTTTTAAGTTTAGGAAACTGATCCTTATGCTCTTGAAAGGTCTGCCGAAGATTACCTGCACGCATAAGTGCAAGCATGGCACATGCCTTAAGCTTATGGTGCTCCGGCATTGAATCAAAGACTTGATTCAATTCTTGCCGAACCTCAGCCGCCTTTGCCGTAGCAAGCCAGTTAAGGTTCCACTGCATTTCTTTACCTTGAACAGACAGCTTGGTTGTCGTGTCTTCCAACAAGGTATGAGACATATCCATAAGAGCATACGCCTGAAAGTTATTTCCACCCAGACCACTACCAACACAGTTGTTGGATTCTCTAATACATAGTTCAAGCATAATTTGTTTGAACATACGAGAACCTTTGGTGATAGTATCCGCGTTCACACACTCAATTTTAAATTTCATTTTATAGTGCTACCACTATCGTCTAGATATGAATCTCTAATGTTTAGAATTAGATTGCTGAATTTATGGTTGCTTATATTCTACTGTCATATAGTCTTGTTTATTATAAAGACTTTCAACTGTACATGGAGTTACCATTAATACAACACACTGTAATTTATTGATTTCAGCAATAAATTTTGCTATATCTTCTACACGAACGTGCATAACTTTATGTTGCATTAATATCTCCTTAGCGCTAATACGTTGATAGGTAATCTCTGCACTAGCATCCCATGAGGCGTTGCCGTCTCATGCACTGTTAATTCAGCCTGCAGAACTTATGTCCAGCGGATTGTTTTTGATCTTCCAGTATACAGTCAGATCTAACCTCTGCTCGGATTACTCCGCGGCAGCAGCCGTGGCACGGAGGCGAACGCCGCCGCCCTTACCCTTGCGGATTTCAAACTTACCATTCTCACCAGCATTGGCGCGAACGTAGTTAGAAACCAACTCCGCAGTCTCCTTATACTTGGCAGGCGAAGTGCCAAGCTCGGCAACCACGAATGACTCGATAGCAGGCATATTGATGCTGCTACCAGCATGCTTCGCAAACACCGCATCAACCGCGGGACCAACCGCAGCAAACGCCTCTTGCGCTTCCGTATTGGCAGCAGTGAGAGCCTCACCACAAGCCTTGAGAGTCGCAGTCACATCAACCAAACCACCACTACGCACAACCAACTTATTTAGATCCATTTTGTTACTTCCTTTGTTTTTTGTTTTTGTTTATTTTCGAGAGACTTCGTCGACATCCTGTCGTCTTCGCCGCTCTTACATCTTACTGCTTACCACCGTTATCTGATGGGAAGATTGAACTTGTTTTATTTAAACCAGACTGCAATGCCAGCCAACACTGCCAGAATGCTCAGGCATCCAATGATGCACCAAGCGGCACCATACAGAAAATCTGCGCTGTCATTTTTGTGCCTACTGCTATCCTTCATGTTACTTACTTTTTTTAGTGCTACTGGAGGGACTTGAACCCCCAAGCCAATTACGGCGGTTGATTTTAAATCAACTGTGTATGCCAGTTCCACCACAGTAGCTTATCTCTATCTCACTATCTTATCCGTTATCTGATGGGAAATTAGTACCGCCACCTAGCCAGTTTCATCGGCAACTATTGCAATAGCCCCCTTTTTATTCGGGTAACCTCAACTGACTAGGTGACTTCCGCCCTATAGAGCGGCATGATGTTGTTTGCTCTTAATTTCGTCCAAGAGCTGAGACGTATAACTCAAAGCAATCTTACGAGCTTTGGCTAGCTGCTGACCACTAAGAGACTTACCTCGCAAAATCCATTTTGCGTAATAGGTTCCTAGACTAGCGTGCCATCCTGTGAAACCAATTCCATTGTGATGTTTAGTTTTTTCCAAAGATTGTTCCTCTAAAGTCTGGCGATTGTAGATAATTACAATGGCAAGCTCTACAGCTTTATCATTGACTGTAAGTAGATTGATGAGTTTTTCTTTATTCCATTCAGTCATACTATTTAGTTCAATCCGTTAATGGATGGGAATTAGTAGTACGTTCGAATTGGATTATTTCTACACGAATAACACTTGAAGGTTCCATCACTTTGATTAGCGGCTGCCATAAAAGTGAACTGACCGCAAGTCTTGCAATTGCAACCATCAATAGTGTCTGTGCGTGGAGAAAACACCTGAGGCTCAACAACTTCAAGATCACCCATTTGAAACCAACCATGCCACTTATGATGGTAATCAGAGATATTATCCACACACTCAAAATGATTACCACACCAACTTTTATCTACGTGATCGCCTAGTTGGCAAGCTTCAAATACAGGATTATTTAAAATAGGATCAAGACTAGATACAATACAATTTGTTAATGCATGATTGATAATAATAACAATACCTGCGTAGTAATTGTTATCGTATTCAAACCTAACTTTCTTTCCAAGTTCAATCATAGTGTCTTATCCGTTAAGCGATGGGTTTCTTGAAAGTCTTTTCAGATACGGGTCGTCCCAGCTCCGACCAATGAGGACGATATTCCCGTTCCCTTTGAATCATGTCTTTCAAGCTAATCTCAAATTGAGAACAAGCGTGACAAGTACACTGAGGATCGTAAAGGTGAGTTTTATTATTGAATTTCATGTAATTTACAATAGTGGGTTTAGAGCACACTCTTACAGCCTAATGCCAGCTGACTTGCCTGTCTTGCTACTTGTAGCAACCTAATAAGGATTTACTGCTATGTAGTGGCTAGTTAGGTTCAACCCAAAAGAGTCTTGTTTATTTTTACTTAGTGGCAAGTTTGGTAAACAGGAAACACGCAACAGCAATCAAAACACAAGTGGCATATGAAACTGCCCCGGTTAGATTTGTGGTGAATGCTACCTTTTGCCAGAGCGGATTGGCATATACCATCAGAAGATATGCACTGCCAATCATTGCCAGACCGATTACTAGATATTTCAGCATTTTCTTTTCTCCTTCTGTTTTATGTCTTTCTGCCGTTAATTGATGGGATCTTTGCGCCAAGCTTCTTTACGGCGGGCTCGAGACTTAACCTGCTTCCGTCGTTCCGTCTCAACGGTTCGGATTCTAAGACGAGTAGGATCTTGTTTTTGAATGACTGCTAGCTCTGTAATACGACGTGACATATCAAATTTACTCGTTTGTTATGATTCTTTTTCTTGCTTTAAATTTTTATCAGGAATATCTGCTGCCCCAAATTGCCCACCTTCATTGGTAGTGTAGTCCCAAGTGGCTTTAACATCTAAAATATAATCTTTGATTCTTTTCCAGATATTCTTTAATTTCATTTTAAATATTCATCCGTTAATTGATGGGATTACAATTTAGTAATATATTCTTCTTGTAACAGTTTTCCGATTTGATTTACTAAATTACTACGATATTCTTTAATTATGTCTGCAATGAAATTAGCTTCGTCTACTGCAGTTCCAATTTCATTTTTATGAAAGTGGCGAAGTTGTTTTGGATTTTCACCATAACCATATTCCAAAACTGGATAGCCATGAGTATCCTCTTTTACTACAATTTGGTAGTTACCAACACTCCTACGATGAAATTGTGTCATAACTTATGAATCATTCCGTTATTTGATGGGTCACATACTGTCAGCAAAATCACAGACGACATAATCATGATATGTTTCAATCGCATCAAAAATATGTGAAGCAATATCGATTGCAACCTGGCTCTTCTCCGGAGGAAAGGTAAGTTCTTTTAGTACTACAGCACCATATCGATAGATTACAGCGCATTCACTAATCTTTCCACCATTGAATCTTTCAATAGCACAAATATGAAACTTACCGCAGGCATTATCGAATAATACATTCATTATTGTGGTCCGTTATAGGATGGGTAAGTGCGGCGCAGTTAAATTCTGCGGTTAAAACAACCGTGTTATTTCACTTGGACGAGCCTTATAGGTACGCCCATAGTCGATAACTTGGTAGCCATTGACTACTGACCATTCACTTAGTGTCAAGTGAGAGACAATAGTTCCAGTTTCGATCTTATTGGTCAGACTATTCTTTACGATAACACCAGAATGGCGACGTAATGGATGCTTACTGGGTGGAGCTAAAGTACTTGGGAAAGTAACTTCAATCTGCTCTCCGCTTAAGATGCTGTAAACTTGACTCTTCATGTTAAGAGACACACGTCCGTTAATAGATGGGAATTATTTTTTGTAAATCTTTTCCAGTTTGGAAGAAATTTCAGCCAATTCTTTTTCTAGCTTTGCTTTTTTATTCTTTAGCTCTGCAGCTTCAGCAGAATAAAGATGATCAACATCTAGCCTCGCTATAATCTTATTGATAGATCCGCCGGTACCCCACTGGATAAATCCTTTGAGTGACAAGGCATATTCTATCACATTGTGATAAGTTCCAGTTACAATCATTAGTCGTGGTTGACTATGAGGTCCACTAAAATCACAATTAGGATCTTCGCCCAAAATCTCCCAAGTTCCATATTCTCTGGAAGAATAACTTTTTAATAGATTTTCTCGAACAGGATCGATATTCATTATTAAATTTCCCTAAGTGCTACCCAATATGCCACTCTAATTCCAAAGATGTAAACTACACTATCAATGCAATTAGCCGTTACATCAAAATGAATTTTGGCAAAAGGAACAAACACTAAATTAAAATCAATTAGAGGAGGAAGTTGCATATTAGTTCCTACTATGAAGTGTATGAATTATCTTTCGGAGATTATCTCCAAGAACATTAAGCATCAGCATCCGTTGAGGATGGGAATTCTTTTGCAGATCACAGGCAAAGCGGAGAGCTTCTTTTAAAGCTCCAGCAGCGCTTTGCCCGTTATCTTCGGTAATCTCCCATTTATAAGGGAAAATTCTTACTTCCCTATTTTGTAATGGTTGCTGAAATTCAACTAAGAAAAAACCACGACCAATGTCGTGGTCCAGTTCAGCTACTTGTTGACCCAGACGATTGTAAAACGGAATTTTAATCTTCACATTCCTATCTCCTTTAGATAGGAAATAGGTTCCGTTATGTGATGGGAGCTATTGTAGCAAAATTACTCAGCAGCAATCGGCTGAATCTTTTTACGTCGAATGCCTCGGCTCTTGACGGCTTCAAAACCACTAAACTCCGGTTGAGCCATCAACATGCTAATGGCATTGGCATACACTGCTGGAACGTTAATGGCAATGCAAAGCTTCTCTCGCGTCAAATAATCACCATCCGGAAGAGTTTCCAGTTTGCCTTTAACAGCGTTTACAAATTCGTCAGTAAAAACTTTCATTACATATTCCTGAGGTAAGGGTGTTGTCAGTGTGGTATTCTGACATTGTGTTGCAAATAGCGCCGTCAGCCGTTTGATGATGGGAGACACTTTTTCACTAGCAATAGTTTCAGTGTGGCATTTTGTAAGTAGTGGTAGGTGGTGGTACGATTGCTGCATTATGCAAAAGCAATACCATACCTCAAAATAAAAAAGACCCCGAACTGTTTAAGCTCAGGGTCTTTAGTTCAAGATTCGATTTGATAAGCTGCTTTGTGTTTAATCGCATCATAGATGATTTCTGGATAAGTCTCTCGACCTTCAGCATCTAGCACTAGCAGTAGTCCACCGCAAGCTTCATAGTTTTTATTCCATAAATCTTTGATTCCATTTTCGGTGTAAGAACTACCAATTACTTTTAGACCAGTATACGTAGTAGTGCCAGTGTTTGATTTAAGTGTAATTCCACCAATTAAAGTATATTTCATTTATAAGCACCTAGCATGTTGGTTTCTACTTCCCTAACCATAATCCAGTGCCAACCCCAAGGATATTTTTCTAAACCCATGTCAAATTTTTCTGGTGGAGCCAAAAGCTTCCAACCTAATCGTAAAGCATGGGCGGGAGTTTTGGGATGATAATAAAGTCCCGCCTCCCAACCTTTCAAAAATCCAACATGAATGTTGGGATCTTGAAGCACCTTATCCATATCAACATCACCACATTCAAAAGTCCAGCCATCTACCTCAGAACGAATGCTGGGAGTGTAAGTAGTCATGTACAAAATTTGTTGAACTGTCTTAACCATTTAACTTCTCAATAATAGCAAGCAAACCAATTCGAACAGCATCTTCCGTACCAAGTCTGATAATATCAGAAGGTTTACCGTTAGGTTCCCTAACAACCAGACCATTGCCACGAAACGGTTGAGAAATTCTCCTATCACGAAACTCAATCAAATGATCTTCAATTGATTGGCGTGCATGTCCAAGCATATCTGGATCTTTAACAAGAGATTGAAGAAACTTAATTTTTTCTTTCTTAGTCATACTTGTTGCATACATCCGTTAAAAGATGGGAAATAAAATGGTGTTTTCACTCTTGGGAGATCACCAAACCCTCTATGTCTTATTGAGACAATAGGCGTTTAAAGACTCTGCCTACATGTCATGCTTAGTATTTAATTGTAATATTTACTTAACTAGTAAACTCAAATCATTTCGAATAGCAGTCAGACGACAGTATATCCATTGATAGCAAACATTTGCTCGTTTCGATCTTTGGCACGCCGCCCCTTTGCCATAAAGGTTTTGGCATCATAGTCGCCCGGACGATTAGCGACACCTAGTCTAGAAACCGTTTGCTGATTAAAACTCATTGACAGTTTTGTTTTCCTTTGGTTTTTGCAAGACTCGTTTGTTATCTCACGCCGTTATCCGATGGGTTATTTAAACCTAAAACCTAAACGATTGGCAAGGTCTCGTTGAGCTTGCACATAACCCATGTCATAACAACTATTTACCAAGCCTACAATAGATTCCGCTTGCTCTTGAGTAAAGCCCCTCAAGTGTCTAATTTTGAAAGTAGCATCTTGCTCTGGAGTAAAATAACCATTAGTAATAACTTGAAAAGATATTGAAAGATCTACTTTAAATGTATCATCTTGGCATTTATAAATACTAACTATTTTAGTCATAATAACTGGTTGACTCCGTTATCAGATGGGATTAAGATTTTTTGTAAAGATAGCGTAGCTTGAATTCTACCTTGGATGCTAAAGAAAACCACCAAGGCGCTTTAAAGTCTTGCCTTTCACGTCGAGCACGATTCTGTCGATAAATTACAGCAACACAAGGGCGCTCTACCCAATGATGAAAAGTACGTAAAATATTTTTCATTATTTATTTTGCCAAGAAATAATCCACACTTTATCAAAGCATGTAAGATCAAATCCATCACTACAAATTCTTTCTCGAAGAAAAGAAGATGGATTACAATTAGGAGGAAGGGCAAGTTTATATTCGCCCTTTTGAGATTCTTCTTCTATAAGATTCAAGATCTTATTGTAAGATTCTTCAGCAGATTCTTTTTCCCTTGCAATCTTGGCAAGATTTATTTGATTGGCTTTTTCTGCAAACCTTTGCGCAACTGTTTTTTCTTCGGGCATCTTAAAACTATTATAACTTCCGTCATTAGATGGGAAATTCAATCACCATTGTTAGTAACTACAGTGCTCTCACCATCATATTCTTCATAGGTGCGAACTACATTAGACTTCTGTTTACCAGATGCATTATACAGATTCCAATCAGCTGCCGTTTCGAAAAGATAGAAACACTTAAACGTGCTTCCGTCTGTGCGAGTTGTTGTAAGACAAATCAACTTGTCACCCTTCTTAATTGCGAACCTTGTCATATCAAATGGTAGCGTCCGTTAGCAGATGGGATCTATTCTCGATTGAAATGATCTTTTACTGCCATTGCTGATACAATAACAATTGCTAGTGGTAAGGTCGCCCAAAAGAACACTTTACCACGCCAAGTTTGTTTGTGATAATTTGTCAGCATATTTGTTATTTGTATCCGTTAAAAGATGGGTACCTTATCAAACTTAATCAGAACTGGCTCACCTAACAAGGCTCCTTCTGATACTAACCAATTATCTAAAGCAGGATAGCTACTATTGTCAGCTGGACCTGGAACCGTTTTCATGTAGTAGGTTCCTACTGGCGCACCAAAAAAATCACGTAAGTAGCAGAGAGTAGAAGTACGTACTTCTAATGGCATCCTCCTGTAATCAGCTACTTTAATACATTTCAACATATTTATTCCGAGGGATGATTGATAGTCTGCCAACCAATTTTCTTGTCGAAAACCATGACAGTATCAGTTGGCTTTACAACCTCATTAAACTCTGCTAATCGATCCCAACCTGGTCCGTCAGTTGTCTTGCTAGGACTAACAATACGAACAAGTTGTTGTTGCAATAGTAAGTCAGCTTCTCGACCAGTTTTAACAACTGTTTTCCATAGGAATTGTTCAATCTTCATAGTATCAATCTCTATCCGTTAAATGATGGGAGTATCGTCATGAATAACAGTTGGAATCTCTGTTACATTAAATAGGGCGCGCAAGGCATTAGCATAAGGGTATTCTACTTCCCAATCTCCTTTGGAAGAATCACCATAGCGCGCAACAAGTGCCGTACGACGTTCTTTCAAATGAAAGTCACAGAGATTGTGCTCTTCGCAATCCCAAACACCAGTTTTGGTTGTAGCGAAATTGCTGCAATCGTCACACTTTTGTAGGCTTTCAATTACAGCTTGCATCTTGTCGGGATTAAGACGTTTCATACTATACCTGTATAGACCGTTAAAAGATGGGATTATTAGTATTTAGCTTCACCAAAAAGACAGCATTGTAAGAATACATCGCCAGTAATAGCATCATCATCTTCACTCAGCCAATTGCCAAAATGGCGAGGATACTTCTCAGCGAAGACTTTCAGCCCGTGTTCAATTTCTTTCAAAGATAGAGTATAGGTTTTGTTGTTATCTTCCATATCTTTAATGGTGAGGCTGCCCCCCGCACACAAGGGATAATGCACATGTGCATATACTGTGTCCCAATGACCGTCAAAGGCGGAAAGATCAACGCCATTGGGTGGAGGAGTGTCGGAATTAATTGAGTACCAGTAATTACTTCCGCCTTCAAAGGCACTACATAGTAGGTAGGAAATTCGGTACAGAGGACATTGAATTGTTAGTTCCATATTCATATGTGTATATCCGTTAGTAGATGGGATTAACAACCTAGATAGTAATATTGCCAATGATCACGTTTGGCATGGTGTTGATGCCACACATATTCTTTGAATGCAGCATCAAAGGAATTCCAGACCAATTGGTAGAATAATTTAGAACACATTATTTTACTTTAAGTGAAGGAGACGTGCCATCAATCCAATTCAAGGTAGATACCAGAACGCCAGCTTTAATAGCTAGCTGCCTAGCACTCATACCACGAATGTCAACCCACAATGAAAGCTTGTTGCTTTTGGTGTAGACAGCTTGTGCCTTGAACAAAAGGGTCTCGCCAGTAGGCAATTCCACTTGAGGAACCTTTAAAGTATCCTTGACAACAAATCCCAAGTCTTTGAATTCTTGGATCAAACGATTTCGGGCGGCTTGATAGGTTTCTTTTTTCATGATAGATCTTGACATTTGTCATTAAGGGCTTTGACAAAAGCTGTAACGTCTTCCTCATAGGTAGTATCAGGATCGTAGTAATCCAGATCGACTAGTTCGAAGACTTGTTGTGAAAGCTTCTCGCTAAAGATCAAATCATACTTCAATTCCCATGACATATTAGAATTGAAAATTTCATTGATCTCTTTTTTCAGAGAAGAAAGTTCTGTTATTAAACTCATACTAATTGGTTTATTCCGTTATTAGATGGGACCACCAGAACCAATACCGTTTCTAGTTAGTAGCTTTCCCTTGATAGCTTTGAGAAAGGCAGGAGCCCTACTCACAGTGCCGTCTGGTTCAATTCGAAAGCTACCAGCTTTAACTACGTGAGTGTCATCAACGAAGCGCTGAATGCTGCCAGTAATGGCGCCATCATGATGCTCTTTATTGGAGACTTCAAACATGTACTTAGAACCACCAGCAAATTGATTGCGCTCGCTACCTCCCTTACTCAGAAAGACATTAGCCATTCCAGTTTGGGCAAAACAAGCATCTTGCCACGCATTCAAAGTATTTCCGGCTTCTGCTCTACAAGACCAACCCATGATAGTTATACCTTTCCGTCATTAGATGGGATAATCAAATCCCAATCTTTTGAATCTGAATATTAAATTTCAATCCAGCTAGAACGCCTTCATGTGTCGCCCGATAATGACCATCTTGAAACCGAATATAACGGCAAGTCTTCAGCAAAGCAGTAGACATAGTGTCTAAAAGACCACTATTAAACAACCTAATAGCATTGTCAACCGTAGTATATTTAGCACACATATCTAAAATTTCTTGCTCTGTCATATTGATTCTCTTCTGCCGTTAGAAGATGGGAATTACTCCTTGAGAAAGGGAGTGATATTAGAAGGATGCAAATGAATCCTGAGTGGCATTATTTTACCACAGAAAACACTTTCCTCTACGATGGCAATGCCGGGCTCTAGTGTCATGCTTTTGCCCTCAGCAATAGCCGCCCAAGGACTTGAACCAGTTTCCAGTTCAGCTACCTTGCCGTCTAGCAGACGAACAGCCCTGTAAGTATTCTTACTACCACCATCCCAGAAGGTATTATAAAAGCTAACGGTTTCCGAGACTTCAATTGTCACGGTTCGTTTCTTGCTAGCAAAGGCTGGCTCAGTCAACCATTTCACTTCTTTGGCAGCAACTTTGAAAGACTTCATAACTGTTATGACTTATCCGTTATAAGATGGGATTCATTCAATTCATCTAGTAGAAAAGCTAGCTCCCTCAGTTTCTCGCCCGGCTTGTTACTGGGAATGGGCTCGATTTCATCCAAGTATCGCCATTCCAAAGCTGTTGCAATAATCTTTTCTTTTAATTCATCCAAACTCATTGTCGCTCTCTTCTTGACAACGTTCTTGTAACTCTTGATCAATCTCAGCAATCCACTTATGCAACTCTGTTTTAAGAGCCAGGAGATAAACATCAGTGGCTGCTACCAAACATCCGCCTTTAGATGGCACTAATTGCCGAAAAGCATCGCCTGCTGTTCTATGCAGCTTACCTTCCAATTCCCACTCTCGACTCATATCACTAGAGATTGTCATATAGGATATATCTATCCGTCAAAAGATGGGATTGGGATTCTTCATCCAACCAATACAAGTACCTTGCATATTAACTACCGCCACAATATAACTGTAGCCTGGTAGTGGTACCGGCTTCCAACCATTTTCTACTCGGAAAATTTGAACGTCTGGAATGGAAATCCTACCATCTTCAGTTGTTGCGATTTGATTATCTCTCATATTCAATATCTCTATCCGTTAAAGGATGGGTTATTTTCTTAAGGTAGATACCCAAAATTATTCATATCCAATATCGATCCAGTTGTCCGATTTATTGCGAACCTTCAAAACAGCAGCGGCTACTTTTTCGGCAGGTATTCCAAACAAATCGGCTACTAAACTAACACTAATGGTTTGCGATATGGTTTCAAGATCTGTCTCAGCAGATTCATCGTTGAAAGCACAACATTCAACCGCAAACTTGTAACCTTTGCATTTAGCAGCCATGACTAATACTTTAACCAGTTACTGGATGGGAAGTTTTCTTATCCCAGAATAAAACATCGATAGTTTCTTGTAGTTGAATGGCAGCTTCGAGCGCATAAAACCCAACTTCATTGTCACTCTTGCCGCGTCCTGGTTTAAGACAATCCTTAGCACATTCCAGATATTGATGCCTTGCCATGACAAGCAACTCTTCAGCCGCAAAAGATTCGGCTGGCAATTTACTTACGATGTCTTTGAAGTATTCTTTTTGCATGTTTTTACTTGGTGTCTCTTACCGTTATTAGATGGGGCACCATATAGTTAGCATATGGTACAACTTCTAACTACTATTAAGGCTAACTCTTAGTAGCTAGAATCAATTAGTGGTTCCTTACCGTTATTAGATGGGAGGTATTTGTCGGTATGTGGCATGAGTCATGCAATATGCAAAGACAATACCACCAGCCACAAAAAGAAAAAGGAGACTGTTTCCAGTCTCCTTAAACTTCTCACTCCAAAGGGCGTCCGAAGAATTCTTCAAATGCTGCCGCTGTATCGAAACCAGGAGGACCAATCGCTTGATCAATCTTGGTAATGGCATGATGAACTGCTAGGTTTAACAGGCTTAGTTCAGGACCTGTCATTTTGTGCCGCAGTTGCGTCATCCGCAGCAGAGTTAAAGCATTATCTAATTGAACAATGAAATTGTCTCGGCTCATGCTATACGCTTCCTTCCGTTATTCGATGGGTTACTTGGTAGAAACATTCCAGCAATCTGCTGGACTGCAGTTAAGCAAAGCTGCTAGCTTGGAGCTTAGAGCTTTTTTCTTGGCAACTGGCAAAGCTGCTACTGTATTGTCAAGCTCCAGTGGATCGGTTGCCAAATCATGATACTCTACGTCACCATTGGAATATTCTACATACAAGCTATTATCATAACGCAATGCGCCATAAGTAGGAGGACCACCAATCTCTTCGTCTAAAGCGTCAGGATCACTAGGGTCAAGTGGTCCCCCATGATGCTCCACCAGAGCATAACTACGCCAGGGTGGATGCTCCCCTTGCAAGAGCGGCAATAGGCTGCGCCCATCAACCGTAGCAGGAATAGCCACCCCAGCAATGTCAGCAAAGGTCGGAAACAAGTCAATAGTCTGAGTGACTTCGTTTACATTAACTCCAACTGGCACTCCCGGACCTACAACAATCAAAGGTACACGAATATCGAAATCATAAGGCGTGCGCTTGCCTGCCTTCATTGACCTTTCTCCCATGTGATACCCATTATCGGAACTGAAAAACAAGTAGGTGTTGGGAGGTAATTTTTCGCGCAAGGCAGCTAGTGCTTCGTCGATTGCCAGAACCGAACGCGCTCGCAACTTATACTCACGATCAATATATGTAATGTTGTTATCTGTCAAGGCTGGCACTACCTGTAACCAGATGGGATCGGTATCTTTAGGACGCGCCGCAAAGGCAGCCGTGCGTGGATACATCAGTGTGCCAAATTGACCAGCATGCCGCGGAGCCGGAATATATGGAGCATGCGGCGCGAAGGTTGCCAATTCCAAAAAGAATGGATCTTCATTGCTAAGCAGTGACTGAGCTTTAGTAGATAGTACATCAGTCAGATAATCCTCAGGCAATGCAGCATGGTGCTCAATTGTACCATTAACACTTAAATCATAGTTAAATTCATTATAACCATAACCGGCAACAATCCAGTTATCCCAATTAGGACGAGGAGGATTCTTCAGAGGATTGTATCCATTCAGATACTTACCTAGCATGCTAGTAGAATATCCTGCACCTTGTAGGGTTGATGCAAACATTCGATCTTCTAGATTACTAGTCAGAGCTTTAACAAAGCCACCATCTGGTCCTACATTGGTATAAATTCCAGTGTGGTGTGGAAATTGACCAGTGAAAATAGTTGCCCTAGAAGGACAACACAAAGAATTGGCGACAAAGTAATTTTGGAAAGTGATGCCATCTTTTTGCATTTGCTGCAAATGCGGCATGTACTGAACCAAATCCCAGGAAAAATCATCCGCCAAAACAAAAACAATGTTGGCATGAGAAGGTTTGG